TACAGAGACTACAGTAGAATCTAACTATAAGAATAACGACGTAGACTTCGGTAATGATAAGAAGGCTGCTGAAACTCACAAAGATAATAAGGGTGGCAAGGTAACTACAACTAAGTCTCCTTCTAAGAAGCCTTCTACAACTAAGAAGACTACAACTAAGAAGGCTACAACTAAGACAACAGCTACTAAAGCTCCTACCAAGAAGCCTACTACAAAGCCAGTAGTTAAGCCTAAGACAAGCAAGACTCCTACAAAGAAGCCTACACCTGTACCTTCTAAGGGTTATGCAATGGTTAAGTTCCAGTTTAATGTTACAATGAGAGATAAGGATGAAAACGGTAACTATATTAAGCATTCCTTTACAAAGAATATTAAATGTGTTACAACTAAGTATCATTCAACAAGAGCTCGTGATTATCACCTTTGTGATGAAGATGCTATACTTAAAACTGTTAAATCTGAAGTTGGTTCTAATATTAGAAATTATAGTGCGTCTATATCAAAAGTAGTTGACTTCCTCAACTAACAGTTTGTAATAATTTAATAAAGAAGCCATCCAGAAATGGGTGGCTTTTTTAATGAAGGTATATTTAATTATATAGTTGTAGAAAGAAGGTATAAATATATGTGGTAAAATTTTTATTAAAACTGTAGATTTTTAATATACAAAATTATAAAGATATTTTATAATATTTTATTAAAATTTTCTATGAAGGGTTATTTATATAAATACTAAAGAAAGGAAATTAAAAAAAAATATGTATAATTTTATACATTAATTTAAAGAAAGGACATGAAAATGAGAAAAACATTTAACAAAATTGTAAGTGGTATTATTACCTTTACTCTCTTACTCTCTTTAACTCCTGTAACTGCTTTTGCTCAAGAGGATGATAAGCAGCCTGTTGAGACATCAATAGTAGAGACTACAAAAGAAACTACTAAAGAAACAAAAGTAACTCAGAAGTCATCTGAGAAAAAGGAAAGTGACAAGAATACTAAGTCAATTCCTGAAGACGAGACGACTCCTACTACAGAAGTAAAGAAAGACGTCGAAGAGCCTCCTAAGGCTGAAAAGGAAACAGAAAAGAAGACTGTAGAAACTACTAAAGAATCTACTGAAGCAACTACAGAATCAACTAAGGAAACTACAGTTGAAACTACAGCTCCAGAAATAACAAAAGAATCTGAAGTAGAAACTACTGAGACAATAAAGGAAACTGAAGCAACTGAGACTACTGAACCTACAGAGTCTTCTTCAGAGACTGCAGCTCCTTCTGAGTCTACAGAACCTTCTGAAAGTGGTAAAGAAACTGAGTCTTCTGAACCAACAGAATCTACTGAAAGTACAGAGTCTACAGAATCTACAGATGAGACTGAGCCTTCAGAATCAACTGAAGAAACAGAGCCTTCTGAAAGTTCTGAAGAGACTACTGAGTCTGAAAAAGTAGATCCTATTATTAAAGCTACTTCAGCTAAAGAATATCTTGAATTAGTTGGTAAGTTATCTAATAGTGAGAAGCTTATTGTTGAAACTAAGGCAGATCTTTCTTCTTTAGCTCCTAAGGCTGGTGTATATTTTGATGGTCTTTATACTTTACAATTTAATAGTGATAAGGAATATGATAATGCTGTAAAATTTGTAAAGAATAAGGGTTATAAGTATACTGAAGACGGTAAGATGACTCTTTGTTCTGTTGGACAATTTGGAATTACACGTATTAGTAATGAAGCTACTGTAAATGGTAAGAAAGTAGTTATTATTGATACTGGTGTTAACGGTGCTAATGAGTCTTATTCAGTAGTTGGAGAAGATAAGTCTGATAAGAATGGACATGGTACACATATGGCCAAGCTTATTAAGAAGTATGCTCCTAATGCATATATTATCTCAATTAAAGCTATTGACGATGAAGGCAAAGGTACTGTAGCTGATGTTTATAATGCATTCCAGTTTGCAGCAGATTTAAAAGCTGATGTTATTTTAATGGCTATCAATATTAAGTATAAAGCTGATTATGCTGGATTGAAGAGTCTTATTGAAGAAACAGCTAAAAATACAGTAATAGTTGCTTCTGCTGGTAATAATAGAAGTAATGCTGTTAATTATCTTCCTGCAGGTATTGATGAAGTTTTAACTATTGGCGCTGTTGATGAAGATTATACTAAAGCAGATGTATCTAACTATGGTGATGTAGTTGACTATTATACTGTTGCAGATTCTACATCTGAAGCTGCTGCAATTTTTATTGGTAAGCTTCTTGTAAAAGACGCAAATGATGTTATTACACTTTATAAAGGTGCAATAGATACTGAAACATATTTTGTATCTGATGAAGATGATATTTATTTTACAACAAGTGTATCTCAATCAAAGTTAATTCTTAATGAAAAAGACCTTACTACTGCATGTAAACTTAAGGGTGCAGGTCTTGATTGGACAATTTGGCATAATCATATTGTTGATGTTGCTGAAGACAATAAATGGAAAAATAATTATTCATATAGTACTGCAAATGATAGTTCACATCTTGACTGTATTGGATATGTAAATGCTGTTTATTGGGATGCAATGAATGATCTTAAAGATAAACCTAAAGGATCTTGGTCAAGTAATTATTATACTTCAGCATATAAGATGAAGAATGGTAGACGTGCTAAAATTTATGAAGGAAATAATGCTCCTGGTTGTAGTGCTTGGGCATATGATTGTAATATTAGTATCGATCCTTCTAAGTCTGAAAAAGCTAAAGAAGTTAGTGGATCAATTAAAAAAGCATGTGAATATTTAAAAGCACATGCAAGTGCAGGAGATATTATTCTTTTTGGTCAAAAAGGTAAGAATGGTTGGTTCCATGCTGCAATTTATGCTGGACTTAAATATAATACTGGATCTAGCTTCCGAGTATATGAAGCATCTGGTACTGGTGTACCTGTTGGTGAAATGCATACAAAAAATTCAGATAGTGTTATGTTTTCAAAAGTTGCAAATGGTAAAACTGGTGTAATAAATTCAGATACATTTGCAGCTGCTTCACATAGAGCAGACTATATGCTTGTATTTTATACTAAGCCTGCAAAAGCAGTAAACAAATCAATTAAATTCACAAAAGTTTCTACGTGTAAAGGAAAAGATTTAGGTCAGTATTATTCATTTGAAGGTACAACATATGGTGTATATACTGATGAAGGTTGTACTTCTGAATATGCAAATTGTCCTAAAATTACATTTGATGAAGATGGCACAACAGACGATTCAATTATAGTTGCAGAAGGTACTACATTAACACTTTATCTTAAAGAAACTGAAGCTGGTAGCGGTTATAAATTAGATGATTCAATTTATAAAATTACAGTTAAAATGACTTCATCTGCAAATACAACAACAGGCTCTATTTCAACTGTTGATGGTGATGGTGACGCAACAGGTGCTTGGAATTCAGGTAAAACAACTTATACTATAACATTAGAAGATGAACCTATTTTTGACCCTCTTTCTATTAAACTTAATAAAGTTGATAATTATGGTAAAGAAGTAAATGGTGCTACAATTAATGGTGCTGTATTTAGAATTGATTTCTATGATATAGATCTTCATGAATGGAATGTACCACAAGGTGGTGGTATTGTTACACCAGGTCAATTAGACGAAGAAGATGATGAAGACGTAACTCCTCCTTCAGATGCAGTTTATCCTGTAGTAAGTTATGAAGTAACATTTAATGGCGGAGTAACAATTATTGATTTTAATACATTAAAGAATATGCCTACTGCAGGTGGAACAAATCCTAATTTCTTTAAAGATTTAGGTAATGTGACTTATGGTCAGTTCCCATTAGGAACATTTAGAATTTATGAAAAGACTGCACCTGACGGTTATAATAAGAATGATCAAATTATAAGAATTCGTTTGTGTCAAGCTACAAAAGTAGTAGATGATGAAATTATTTATTTAAATGATTCAGATGTTGAGTATATTAATGAAGCAGATGGATCTGAATCTGATGGTGTATGGAATTATACATTAAATGGAGAGAATATGGCTCTTGTATTAGCAGAATCTCCTGAGATTACATATTACTCATTAACAAAGAAGATTGATGCTAATGGTTATAATCTTTCTGGTTATAATTTCGAAATCTATGATGTAACACAGAACATTAAGATTGCAACTGGTGTTTCTGAATCTGATGGTAGAGTAAAGTGGACATATGTTGTTACTGGTTGGAAGTCAAATTCTGATCCTACTAAGTCATTAGATGGAACTACAACATACAAACTTGAATTACCTATGGGTCCTTCTACTGCTAGAATTCAGTATGAGGTACGTGAGTTGAAGTCTTCACTTAGTAATAAAACTAAGAACACAGTACCTATTACATTTAATGCTCCAATAGTTGCAAGTAAGACTGTAACTGATGAGACAGGTTATTATATGATTGCTGAGACATTTAATACTCCTGATGCTGAAGTTACAAGAGAATTTGAGAATAAGCCTGAATTAACACAATTAACAATTAGAAAGATTGATGCTTCTAATGAAAATGTTTCTAGAACATTTACTTTCGATGTTTATTGGTTAGGTAATGCTGCTCAACCTGATACGCAGAAAGAAAAGAAGTATGATACAGTAACAATTACTACAACTGCTGCTGGTTCTGGTTCAGTAGAACTTAAGGATATGCCTCTTGGACATTATAAGGTTGTTGAGCAGAATGGTCAGAATGAATGGGTAGTAACATATCCTAATGGTGATACACATAGTGGTATAACTAATGGATCAACTGGTACTATTGATGTTCTTAATAAGGTTAAGCCTTCTATTGGAACAACATTCATTGATGGTGATACAAACTTACACCTTGCAGCTTACAAGAATCCTACTGAGTTGAAAGATACTGTCTCTTACAAGGGATTAACATCTGGACACTATGTTGTAACAGGTATTCTCATGGATAGAGAAAAGGATGATAAAGTTCTTGTAAATGGTAATCCAATTACTGCAACAGCAGAATTTGATATTACACCTGTACTTGGTGCTGAAGGTTATGAGAAGCAGCAATCTGGTGAAGTTGAAGTAACATTTAAGTTCAACATTGAAGATGTAAAGGGTATTAAGCTCGTTGCATTTGAAGAGTTGCACGTAGATACTGAGACTGGTGAAAAGATTGCTGAACATAAGAGTATCAATGATGATTTCCAGACAATTAACGTTGGTGACTTACATACAACAGCTACTGATAAGGCTGATGGTGATAAGACAGTTGATGGTACAAAGACTGAGCAGACAATTGTTGATACAGTTGCTTATAAGAACCTTATTCCTGATAAGGAATATACAATTACTGGTAGACTTGTAAAGAAGTTAGATTACAAGGAAGGTGAACCTGTTGAGTATATTACTTTAACAGATGGAACTAACTCTGTATCTAAGACATTTACACCTGATGCTGCTAGTGGTACAATTGATCTTGAATTTACATTTGATGCTTCACAGCTTGCTGGTTATGAAGTAGTTGTATTTGAAGATTTGTATTACAATGGAATTCTTGTCATGACACACTCTGATATTAACGACAAAGATCAGACTATTGATGTAAGTCTTATACTTCAGGTTGATATTGTCAAGATGGATGGTAATGAAGTTGCATACAAGTTAAAGAATGCAGAGATTACTATTTATCAGATTAAGCTTGATGAAAATGGTAACCCTACAAAGACATTTAAAGATCTTACTTCAAAAGATATTGCTAAGAATACTAAGGGTAAGCCTTGTGTAGGAAAGACTGATGGAAAGGGTAAGCTTGAGTTTAAGCTTGTCTGGAACAGAAATTACAAGTACTATGCAAAGGAAACTGTAGCACCTGATGGTTATGACATCAATAAGGATTATTTTGAAGTTGTACCTTCAACTAAGAGATCTGACTTAGGTGTATGTACAATTAAGATTGATATTGTTGACTTTGAGTTGGTAATTCCTACTGGAGATTCAACAAAGCTTGGCTTATTAATTGCACTTTCTATAATTGCAATTTTAGGTATTGCTGGTGGTAGTTTCTTTATTATAAAGAACAAGAAAAAGCAAGCAATTGAAACAAGCACAAATAGTACTATTGAAACTAACACTTCAAATGTAGATTTGAATGATAAGACAGATAGTACAAAAGATGATTCTGTAGAATAATAATTTTATAGAAATCTAACTAAAAAGGTATACTCAATTTATTTGGGTATACCTTTATTTTTTCAAAAAATTTACTAAAAATGTAATATAAAAAACGTCAAAAAAGGTATACAGGGATTACATTTCGTTATATAATATAACTACCAACCAATAAATAAAAAAAATTAAGGAGTAAACCGTATGATTAATTCAATTACAACACTACTAGTGTCAACTTGTTTGATTTTTAATTTTCTCTCAACTAATGTAGTGAAGATTAAGAATTTCATTTCTTCTAAGGTATTTGTTGTAAATTCTTATGAAGAAGTACTTGGCAGAATGCCTTCATTTACAGAATGTGATATAAATGATGGTAAGGCTCTTGCATACACACTCCTGCACTCAAATGAGTTTATTGAAAAGAATTATAGTGAAGAAGAGATAGTAAATATTTATTATAATCTTTTCTTTGATAGAGATGCAGATGATTTTGAGAAAGAGTTTTGGAAGGAAAGAATTACACCTACTGATACTACAATACTTTTCTATGGTTTAATCAATAGTGAGACTTATACTAAAAAGTGCACAAATAATAGTATGCCTGTAGATGAGTATTTTATTGAATCTGGTGCATTTTCTGAAGGAAGAAGCAATAAGTCTGACGAATGCGGACTAACTGAAGATGGTACATATGTATTCTATGCGACATTTGGAAATAGTACATACTATCATGAAGTATTGAATGCAAATGTATAACGTAACATAAAGATAAAAATAAAATTATATTTTAAGAAAGAGGGCCTCAGCCCTCTTTTTATTTATTAAGAAATATAATAAAATAAATAATATGACGAAATTTGTTTTATTTTGAAAGGCTATTTATATATAATAATTTAGATTTAAAGTATATAAATGTATAATGTAATATTACATTATATGAATATAACTTTTTGTTATAATTCTGTAATGAAGGAGGGAAATTACGTGGGAAAAGTAAAACTCGGAATGACGCCTGCAGAAATTGAAGCAGAGCAACTTGAAAAAGAGCGTAAACGTGTTGCACAAGTAAAAGAAGAAGCAGACGAAAAAACAAGAAGAACTGCAGCGTTAGTTAGAGTGCAGAAAAGAAACACGATAATTATATTTGCAGTAGCTATATTTTTAACAGTATCTCTTTTAGTATTTGGTACATATAATACATTTTTTAAGCATGTATTAAATCTTGAAGATGTTAGTAATCAAATAAATAAAGAAATAAATAAATATCCAGCAGATGGATTAGATAACTATGTTAGAAATGTATGTGAACCTATGTTCTTGAAATATGTTGTTTTTGATAGAAATGAATATGATTGGATAGACGTAGATGAAAGTACAATTTATATTTCTAGAGTTAGAAAGATTTCTAATTCATTAGCAGAAGTTTATTTCTCTGCTGACGTAATTATGAAACCAGTTGATAAAAAAGTAGAAGATGAAGAAGTTATTGAAAGACTTCGTAGAAATGGTTTTGCAAATGTGGCTAATCCTACTCCTACGCCTACTGAATCTACAGAGCCTACAGAGCCTGCAGAATCTAAAGAGGCTGAAGAAGTTTCAAAGGATAAGAAAAAGAAGAAAAAGACTACAAAGAAAGCAACTCCAACTCCTACTGAAACTACAGTAGAAACAACACCTTCTCCTACACCAACGCCTATTCCAATTGATGGAAATGGTTATGTAGGAAAGATTGAATCTAAAGATGGTGAAGGTACTGAAGAAAAAGAATATTATATTGTTGGTAATGGTACAATTTATGAAAAGAGTAAGCCAATTACTGTAAGATATAATTTCTATTTACCAGTAGAATTCTATTCTATTTTTGATACAGATGGAGTAACTCAGGTTGCGTCTGGTTACAGACCTGCATCTGATTTAAATTTCTATTTATTAAATGATGTACATCAAGAATCTGATTTTGATAATATAACAGAAAATCAGTATTATGTATTTAAAGGATTACAAGAAGTTGATGAAGATACTCTTAATGCTGCTAAAATTAAAGTAGACAATATTTTGAATGCTTTATATAGTGGAAGAAATACTTCTCAAGATTTCTTTAATTATAGAACTTTCAATACATTTGGAGCTACATATGTAAAAATGTTAGATTTCAAAATGTATGAAGGTAAAAATGCTATGGGATATAATGCCACTGTGGAGTATACAGTAAAAACTACACAAGGGTTCCAATATCAAATAAATGCGTATCTACTTGTTGAACCTGTTGGATCAGGTCAGAGTAGAACATGGAAAATTACAAAAATAACCTAAATTACTTGAGGAAAGGAGAAAAATCAAAAAATCTATGGCACAGATTAGACGAAGAAAAGATGGTGGTTGTAGTATCTGCAGAGCTTCTGATGAAAACGTTGGAAAACGTAGATGCTGCCACGTTTTAGATGGTATGTCTATAACAGTTAGACATGAAAAAGGAATGAACTTTGTTGACATTTCTGGTCAAATGAAGAAAGAAGAAGTTCAGTTTTCTGCAAAGGTTACTGAAAAGAAAGTTAAAGAATATATGAGTTCTTTATCTGATGCTCTTCCTAAAGCTAAGAGAGATAAAATTTATAATGCAATAAAGGATTTATAATATGAATGACTATAAAGATAAACTGGACAAATCTGAAAATGCTATACGGCCTGGACTTTTTGCAAAGGCTAAACGCAGTTTATCTGATAGAACAAATAATATTGTAGATCATACTAGAGGTCGTTGGCATAATACAGACTTATATGGTTTTACACATGATGCAAATGGTAAAAGAACTAAGTTACCAAATCTTAAGTATGCTAAAACCGATAAATTTAAGAGCAAACATCCTGGACTTACAGCATTAGTAGGGAAAATTAAAAAAATATTTGCAGCGATACAAAAAGCAATTGCTTTTATTATCAGCAATGCGTATGTAATTTTAATTATTACCGGAATTGTATTGATTACAAGTTCTATTGTATTTCAATGCATTTCTATGGCGCAAGCGTCAGGAGCATCTCCACATTATTATTGTGATTTGAAGCCTGATGACAAGATTAAAGACTCTGAACTTTACAAACAATATTGTGTTCATAATTATGATAGTATGGTATTTAGTTCTATGAATGGACATTATATTGTACAAGATGGTAAAGGTCCTGCAGAGGCTTGTGCTGTAAATAATATGCTTTTAAGATTTTGGTATTTAAATGATTTTAACTGGTATGATACACTTTGGACAGATGATGGACAATATCCAGCTAATTCAGATTATAAAATGGATTATTATAATAGTGCAACCACTTTTAGACAATATATTATTGGTGGTGGTTTATCATACGGTAGAAAAAATACAAATAAAGCTCTTAAACATAGTTCAAATGTAAAAGGAAGTCTTGTATTTGCGCAAGAGCATAAAAGTTCATATACATCTTCAAACTGGGGATATGTTAGAGATAACACATTAAAGTATAAAGATGGTCAAAATAAATATGCTGATTTATCTAAAAAAGATAAATGGGTATGGGATTTAAGTGCTCCTAACGGTACGTCTTGGGATGTAAATCCAAGTACTTTGTGTCCAATGGGACTTTATGCTTCAGGTTATGCTGAAGTTGAAGTTAAAAAGGAAACAACTTTATGGAAAGACAAACAAGGACTTATCGATATTTTGTATGGTAATTTAGGTAATAAAAATCACGCAGAAGGTATCGTAGTTGTATTTAATAATCATTCAGTATTAGTTACAGGTTACGATCCTATGAAAGATACATTTACAGTAATTGATTCAGGATTGGGAATGTTAGGAGGTTTTGAAGGACCTGCAACATCTTCTCATTTCTGTTGTATAAAAAATTTAAATGAAAAACTCAGTGATCCATTTAACGGTGGAGTTCAATATTATTGGATTTTAGATCCAAAATTTGAGAGTAAAGCATTAGCAACTAATGGATATACACATGTTGGTGATTTAACAAGTTCACCATATCCTTATATGATGTATTCTCCAAGAAAAGTTGTATATAATGCAATGAGCAGTCCTTATGCAGAAAGAATTGTAGAATATGCAAAAGCTGCATATAATTATCCTGGAGTTTGGTATAAATTAGGTACTCCAAATTATGCAAGTGATAAATTTAATTATGATCAAGTAGATAAAAACTTGTATAAATTATATGATTGTTCTGGATTAGTTGGAGCAGCAGTTAAATATGCTACACGTGGTAAAATTGTTTTAGGACATTCTACAAGATTAGGTGTAGGATATGGTAAAGCAGGTATTGCTATTCCTCTTGAAGAAATTGAACCTGGTGATATTTTATATTTCTCTGATGATAGTGGTAGAACAGCACATCATACAGGTATTTATATTGGAAAAGTAACTAGAAATGGAAAAACTGATTATGTATATATTCATGCTTGTGGTAAAGATTACGGTCTATTAGAAACAAGTATTGAAAATAGACATGATATTTGTGAAGTCGTTAGAATTTTGTGAGGAAATTATATATGAATAAAAAATATTTATTAATTTTAATTGCAATATTGATTGTATTTACATCAATAATTGTGGCAAGTTCTATTATGAGAATTAATACAAATGTAGAACCAACTGAGTCTGTTGAACATAATTATACAGCAACTCCTACATTTTCGACTTCAGATACAAATGAAACAGTAACATATCAGACAAATGACTATAGTATTCAGCACATGGAGAAGTTAACAACTGCTCAAAATGCGAATAAAACTAAAATGATTGCATTAGTAAAAAATGATTTTTTAACTTCAGATCATCCTACTGATACTATAGTTAGTGCTGAAATAATGGATTCATCTACAGATGAAGCAGTATTTATAAAATACAAATTTACAACTGCAGATGGTGCAGAATTAACAGATATAGCAGTTGTATTATATGACAAATATAATACATATAATTATACAAGATGCGTCTCATATGAGTACTATAAGTACATTATGAGTGGTGAAAATATTGGATAATCGATTAAAGGAGAGATAAAATATGACTAATTCAGTAAAACATACAAGAGTAGTGCGATCATTTGTGCTACTTTTTATCTGTATTATGTTACTTGTCTCTTCTTTTGCTTTTACTGGTTGTGCTGCAAAAAATGATTTTAGTTCTACTATAAATACTAAATCAGTTGCAGCAAATAAAGGTACATATCCATATGATAGTAAAACAGCAACTATTAAACGTGTAGGTTTAGATATTGTATATGGTAATCAAAGAAGTTTAGTAGTTTATACAGGAGAAGTACCTTATAAAGAAACTACAGATGATAAAGGTAATAGAATAGATTTATTTAAAGGTAAATATGCAAATGAAGGTACATCTATTAGTAAATCATTTACTATTGATGGAAAAACATTATCTGTTGAAGAATATTGGGGAAAAGGTGTAAAGCCTGTAGTAAAAGATAATAAGATTACTTTAGCTGAACTTGAAAAAGTCAATAAAGATGGTATTAAGTCATTAAGATTATATGGATCATCAATTGCAGTTAATGATACTTTATTATTTATAGGTAATGCTGCATATATGGCATTTTCTGCTATTGCTGGCTTTGCTTTAACTATATTAAGAATTATTATTTCTGCAAAAAATTTAGATGCTTCATTAATATTAAAAGCGTTTAGATTACAAGAAGTAACTAAAGTAATGAATGAAACATTTATTTGGGAATCTAAAGATGGATCTGGACATATTTCTGTATTTACTGCAATTTGTTTATTATTACTTATTACGACAATTGTAGGATTCGCAATTGGTTGCGCAAGAGGTAATAATACTGCAATTGGTATAAAAGATTTTGGTATTTGGGTATTAGTAGGTGCTTTAATTATTGGTATGGCATTAACTAATAGACTTTATACATTAGGTGGTATATTATCTACAGCTGTTACTAAAATTACTTATACTGTTGCAGGTATGGCATCAAATAGTGATGCATTTACAACAAGTATATCAGATCCTCAACACGAAGGTGAAATAGCTCAAATGCAAGAAATGAGTATAGTCAATAAAGCATATATTGATATTCAAATTTGTACTCAATTCAGAGCAAACGATATTGCAGATTTGTCAATGAGTAATTTAGGAGATGTTTCATATAATAAAGCAAATAAATATTTATATGGAATAAATGGTGTAGATCTAAAATCAGATTTTGATAATAATATTGGTTATTATTTCTGGTTTGCGGATTCAGGTGCAGAATCAAAAACTTCTAAAAATGCTACATTACCAAAAACAAATCCTGCATCTACAAGTAAGAAATTACGTTCTATGATTACTTGGATGCAAACAGTATATAATGAAGCAAATGATACACAAAAAGAACAATTAAGAATTATGATGCAAGGATTTTCATCTCCAGATTCACTTAGTGGATTTACAAGAATGTTCTTGTTATCTGCTATTGTAATATTATTATGTTTATGTTTATGGAGATATGCAAAAGATATATTACTTGCAAAAATTCAAATGATGGTTGCATTATTAGGTTTGGCTATTGCTGGACCATTAATGATAACTGGTAAAAAGAAATTAATTGATACTGGTAAAGATTTAATTGCTGTAATTTTTATCAGTTTTATTGAAATAACAATACATAGTTTAGTATTTGATGGAGTTTTATTCTTAGTCTCCACAATTTTAGGACCTGATTTCTTTAGATTAGTAGTAGCTTTGATTTTATCATTGTTATTATTCAAATTTAATAAATTAGTAAATGAAAAGATACATGAATTTACAAAGAATGCAGAAGCATCTATGATGAGTTCTAATAGTATGGTTGCTGGTGCAAAACGTAGATTTAATACTTGGGCAGGCGCTAAAACTACTAAAATTGCTATGGCAATTGATAGTAAAGTTCAAAATGCTAGAGACTTTGTATATGACGATGATGGTAATATACTTAGAGATAAAGATGGTAACGCTATTACTAAGAAGAGATTTGCAAATAATCCTCTTGGTGCAATGATACACGCAGCAGCAAATTCAACTAAATCATATGAAGAAACTAAGAATGATGGTTTATGGCAGTATGGTAAAGATGCTATTAAAGGTAAGCGTGAAGAAAAAGTTAATATTGCAAATGCTAGATTAGATGAAGCAATAAAGAAAGTTAATGAAATTAATGAAACTATCAAAAATACTGCAGAACAAGAAACTAGTACAATTGCAGCTGAACGTAAAAAGAAATTTTCTGAAATTAATAAAGAAGCACTTTATAATGAAGAAGAAAGAACAATGTCTCGTCAACGCGCTGGTTGCGAAGAAGAGAAGAAAAAGCTTGATGAAACACTTAAAGGTTATCAAAAGCAACTTAAAGATTTGGATGAAGATAAAAATAATGGCAGAATAAGTGAAGAAGATTATAAAGCTGTAGTAGATCAAATAAATGCAGAGCATTCTGAAGTTGCTGCAAAATGGGCTGCAACTGATGCACAATCTGAAAGTCTTAATAAAGCAATTCAAGAATCTTTACAAGCTAGAGCAGATAAGATGGTATTTGATGAACATAATATTGATGAAGCTATTCGTGAAATAATTTGCAAAGATGGACATAATATATCTGATGAAGTATTTAAGAAAAATCTTATAGACGGTCTTACATTAAATGCTCAAAATGCAAATCAAGCTCAATTATCTGGTGCTTTAAGTAAAGAAATTTTAGAAGCAGATCGTAACGCAAGTATTATCTTAAATAAAGATGACAAAGTTAATGGTAAGAAAGGCGTTAATACAGCTGCAATGCAACAAGCAAATGCAGCTAGATTACAAAAAGCACAAGTTGATGCTGGAGTACGAATGAGTAGTGATAAAGAAGCTGAACAATTAATGTTAGCTACTACTAATATAGTTGCAGAGCAAGAAGAATTCTCATTAAATCATAATGCTGGATATGCAGCAGCTACACAACAAATTAATGAAGCAAAAGGTATGGATAAAGGATTATTTGGATTCAAACGTACTAATGCAATAGTTAAAGGTAATGTACAAAAAGCTAAGAATCTTGGAAAAGCTGTAGCTGGTGAAACTGGAAATGCAGTTAAAACAACAATTAGTGGTGGAGTACATAATGTATCTGCAGCAGAAGTTAATGCTGTTGTTGGACAAACGTCTGCTGACTATATTGTTGCTCAGCAAATAGCAGGTAAAAATATACAAGATATTCATGGACCTTCTTTGAATGAAATCAGAGGTTCTGCAGCATTAGCAAGACAGAAACATGCAGCAACTAGAGCAAAAGAACGCGCAAAAACTGATAAACAAAAAGCAAAAGCGCAAGATAGAGCTACTAATGTTGAATCAAAACAAAATAAATATGTAGCAAACTTAAATAAAGCTGCACAGAAAACAACTAGACATAAACAACAAGCTGCAAACATTAGTGGTTATCAGCAAGAACAAAAAGTTGGAAATGCAGCAGAGCAAGCTAGACAGTTTGAGGCAAATGAAAGAGCTGCAATGAATGCAGATAAAGCAAGGTCTGAACCTAACTTTAATGATCTAATTGATCCAAATAAATAATTGAAAACTCAAAATGTTATATTTTGAAAGGAATTTAAAAAAATGAAAAACATGAAAGGATTTATGGGAAAAACCCATGCACTTTTGAGCACATTGCTCTTTTTGGTCTGCACATTAATTCCTGTAGATTTTTTCAAAGAAACTATTGGAATAATGCGAGATGAGACATTATTTTTTATAGTTGGACTTATTGTATTAGTTGGTGGTTCTTTGTTACCAGACTTAGATAATGGACAAAGTTCAGCAGGTGCTACCTTAGGTGCATTTGGTAGCATCTGTACCACTTTTATGCAAACTATAAGTTCTATTTGTTGGACATTTTTACATGGTAAAGGAGATAAAATGCCACCTTCACAACATAGATATTTATGGCATACATTAATAATTGGTGGAGGTATATTTAGTCTATTTTACTTTGGAATGCCACAAGGAGAACAAACTTTATATGATACAATTAAGAGATCAGATGATCTTGCATTAAGTGTTCAAGCAAATGCAATAGTTTTATTTTTTATTATTTTAATATTCATGGCAATATTAGTTGGTAGTAATATGGTTCTTTCAAAATTGATTTCTGTATTTAAATTACCAAAAATATTGAATTATATATTGCCTACTATAATGTTGGTATATTTATTTTTTATAGATATGTCACATTTAAGAATTTTAGGAATATGTTTAGGAATGGGATATATATTCCATCCAATAGAAGACTGCTTTGCAGATTCTGGTGTTCCTATCTTATGGCCATTACCAATAAAAAAGCAATTATGGAAAAGGATTAAATTTCCAATTACAATTACTACTGGAAGTTTACCAAATACAATATTAGATATAATATTGATCATAATTGATGCTGTATTACTTGGTTTAATGGTTGTAAAAATAATATAATACTTTAGAGGAGGTAATTTATGGGAAACATTAAGTTAACTAAAAATGACAGCTCTAAAGATGCAGGTAAAACTATTGAAATTAAGAAAGACGTTAATACCTATTTAGATGAAAATGGTAAAGAAAAGCTAAGCGTACTACGTCCAGGTTCGGTAGTTGAACCTGAATCTAACGCAAATAAAGAAGTAGAAAAATTAGAGCAAGATAATAAAAAAGAGAAAAAGGTAAAAGAACCTAAACCTGAAAAAGTTAAAGAGAAAAAACCTAAAAAGTCTCTTTTTAAGAAACAAAATCCATTAATTGTTGAATGGAATTATGAAGGCGATGCAGATATTACTTTAGGTGAAGAACATCAAAGTAAAGCGCCTAAACATTTATTATTTATCTTATTAGGTGCCCTGATTATCACAGGTGGTCTTGGTTTTTACTATAGATCATATCTATATGATTTTATAGCAAATCCTAAGTTAATCCTAAAAGACAACGTGGTTAATCTGGAGGTATTCAGTGAATTTAAGCCTGAAGAATATGTAATAAATGATGCTACAATGAGGTATTTTAAGCGTCCAGAAGAAGTTGATTATACAACAGAAGACTTCCAATATGCATATAGATGGGAAGGTAATGTTGATATGAAAGTTGTAGGTCAATATAAAGTAACTTATTATTCTTCAAATCTCGCAAAGATTAATGAAGCAGTTTTAACAGTTAATGTTGTTGATACTACACCTCCAGAAGTTGAAATGATTACTGGAGAAGATAAAATGTATTCTTTAGAATATAATAAAGATGAAAAAATTTATAATAGAACAATTGTTAAAGGCGATTATGAATTTACACATTTTGATCCTAAAAATTATATTGAGTCAATTTTAGATAATTATTCTCCTGTTGAAAGAATCAAAGTAGAATATCCTGAAAATGCGAATATAATTACAAGTCATAAAAATGAAATTATGTATAGATTCATTGATGAGTCAGGTAATACTACAACCATTAAAACAAGAATTGTTGTTAATACACCTACTCCAACCCCAACTCCTACACCTACGCCAACTCCTTCACCAACTCCAAAACCAACATCTGCTCCAAGCAATAATGGTAAGAGCAGTTCTAGCAGTGGAACTTCTACAAAGAAAACTACCAAAAAGAAGACTACTTCTTCTACTACAAAGAAAACTTCAACAGGTGGTAAGAAAGTAATTGATTTTAGGTCATTTACTTATACTGGAAATTCAGTTTCTGGATTACTCCAAGAAGCTTCTAAGCATGTAACATTAAAGAATTGTGGTCATGCTACTTGTGTTGGTGGACCTGGTATTTCATATCAATATAAGAAAGGTACTCAATATCTTATTTGGAAAGTATCAGGAGAAAGTGGACAGTTTAAGCAAAAAGTAACTATTAAGTAGGAAGGTAAATTATGAAAATACTAGATTTTGAAATAAAAGGTAATGTTATCAAATTTTACCTTGGAGATTGTAATGATTGGTATGGTGATGATTGGGATAATCGTCCATATGAACATAATGCTGGAATTGTATATGAGCAATTTGTAAAAAATACTATACAATTTGCAGTGCCATTCGAATATAATGTATTAGAACCATGTTCAGATATGCTATATATGTATAACAGTCCATATAGTAAAGAAGATATGCAAAATAGAGAGTGTCCTTGTTTAATAATCTCTAAATCAGATTCATATTTGAAGGAACTTACTAATAGAAAATCCACAAAAATATATTTTGGTGATAACATTGATCTAACTATTAAGAAGTTAGATAAAATAAATGCAGTAAAGTTAGGAGAACGTTAATTATGACAATACAAGAAGAGAAGGAATCAATTTTTGATGAGAATTTTAATTGTTTGACTACTGATGCGAATAAAGTTATCCATTTTTGTGATAGATTGAAAAAGATCACTGGCATACATACTTGTAATCATTTAGGTATGACGTATGAGTATTTGCCAATTGTATATCGTAGTGCTTTACAAGAACAAAAGTAAAAATTAAAGCAGGAAGATAATACAAGTTATTATCTTCTTGTTATTTATAAGAAGGAAGGAAATTATGATAGTACCAAAAACTCAAAAAGTAAAAATTAAAGCAAGTTCTAATAGTATGCTTGGATATATACCTATATATGATCCAGATATATCTAAACTTGCAAATGAATTGTATGAAAAAGATCTTTATGATTTAAATTATTTTGATAATTATAAAATGATAGCGTCTAAAGATATAGATACATTAAATAAAAAAGAAATACAAACATATATAACATATATACTTAGAGGAGAAAGATTTTGTGATGGCCATATGATTAAGTTTATTGAAAATGGTACATTAGAAAAATTAACAACAAGATGGAATGAATTAGATAAAGGAGAATAAATATGGAAGAAGAACCTAAAAAATCATTTTTATTCATATATTTAGGTTCTATTTTAGGTTTAATCTTTTTTATAGTATTAGCCATAACAACAATTTTAGGTATTATACAAATTTCATTATTTAGATTTATAATTATATTTTTTATATTTAATTTAGTATTACTTGCATTATATACAGTTTTAAGTTTTATAATAGCACTTATATTTAAAATTATAGAATTAATTAGTTCTCTACTGAAGTAGAGGTTTTTCTTACATCAATTCAGACATTGATCCATGAGATGTATATTTCCAAATATTTGGAAGTTAAATTTATGAAAGGATGTGTTTAATATGCAGAATTTAATTGGAAAATCTGTATTTAATAATCATTGGCGAGATAATATAATTTCATCAAATCCAGATTGTATAATAGATGACGAAATATTAAATATTTGTGGTTATGTTACAGATTGCAAAGAAATTGATTCTAATGTAATTTTATCAATTAAAACTATTGCAGTTGGAAATATAAATAAAAATAATTTAGATATATGGAAAGATTATTTTGGAGTTGATAATAAAACTGCTGATAATTTATTAAAATATTTGAATAAATATAAAATTAAAAATTTTGATTATAATGCGAGTCAACTTTTAGATGTTACAATTAAAAAAGATAATTTAGATAATGAATTTATATATTTTGATCAAGATATATTAGAAAATGCTACTTGGAAACCTTGTACATCTTCTATTCATAAAATAACATTAGATAAATGTTATGTATTACCTAAATCAATTGTAAATAAATTTAATAAATTGATTAAATTTGAAATCACAGATTTAATAGATTTATTAGATTTTTATATAGATTCAAGATTAGATCAATTTGAAGAATTATTTTAATTAGTTAATAAAAGTTAGTATTTACAAAAAGGTGCGTCTCAATAGATAAACAGTTTAATTTTGCCTGAAACAACTGTAAATATTGCTTTTAAGTAATATAAATAAGGAGATTACAATAATGAAAAATAAAATAATTTTAACTATTTTAAGTAGTTTATTGTGTTTTTCCATATTAACAGGATGTGGAAAGGCTAAATCTGCAGCAGTAGAAATAAGAGACCATAATGAACCAGTAATGCAAGAATATGCTGGAGATACTGAAGATAATTTTGGTTATAAAAATACTTATAAAGCTGCTAACAGTAGTACAAGCAAAGCAATAACTAATCCAGAAGAACAAAATACAGAAACAGGAAATAATGATGATAAACTAACTGTTGATCCAACTAAAAGTAGATTACTTATTAGAACTGTAACAATGATGGTTGAAACTAAAGATTTAGATAAGGTTAAAACTGATCTTGAAATTATTATTGGAGCAAATAATGGTTATATTGAAAGTTCTAATTTAACTGGTACTGGAAAAAATAAGAACCTTAGAACACTTACTTATACAATCAGAGTACCTGCAAATCAGTTAGATGCTATTATTACTGCAGTTGGAAATAATTGCAATATTCTTTCTTCTAGTGAAAAATCAACTGATGTTACTTTAGAATATGTTGATACTAAAGCAAGAGTTGAATCATTAAGAGTTGAATATGAACAATTAATGAATTTATTAAAGAAATCTGAAGATCTTAATAATATTATCATGCTTCAAAATAGATTAACTGAAGTAAGGTATCAGATTGAAAGTTATGAATCAAGACTCAGAGTTCTTGAAAATCAAGTAACTTATGCAACATTACATCTTACAATTAGAGAAGTTCTTGAAGAAACTGCAGTTGAACCTGCTCATGTACCAACTTTTGGAGAAAAGATAATAAAGCAGTTTGAAAATACTTGGAAAAATACAAAGAAATTTTTCCAAGGATTAGTATTAGTTTTAATTGCTTTCTTGCCAGGTATAATTTTCTTAGGCATTAACGCAATTATTGTTGTTATTATTATAAAATCAATCAAGAAAAAGAGAAGAAAGAAGACTAATACTGCAAAAATTAATGAAAAAATAATACCTTCAATTTCTTTTGATGATGTTATTCACACAGATGGTATAGTTCCAGTTGATATGTCTGAACCTAAAAAAGAAGAAAAGAAAGAAGAACTTGTAAAATTTGCAGGTGATGTAGCAATGAATATAGATGAAAAACCAAAAGATATAAAAGTTGCTAATATAAAACCTGTTACAGATTATAAAGAACCAAATTATAAAGATTGTAATAAAGATAAAGAAGAATAAAATATTATGTCTCCATGTAAATGGAGGTTATTTCTTCTATTCCAAATAACAGCAATTTCTCTATACTAATAGGGGTTTTTCTGGGATTATGGATGACATAGTCAAAGACGCCCTTATCTCCGTGTATACGGAGGTTATTCTATTGGTCAGAATAAAATCAATGAATTATTAAAGTTTTCTCCATATATATGGAGATTATTTAGGAAGGAACTTTTGAAAATTGGTTCTTTAGATGAAATAAGATAAAATAAAGGAGAGCATATGGAAAATTTAAAACAATCTGGTAAATATTCTGCTATAATTACTTGTAATATTCAATATGATAGTGATAGAACAGATGATAGAGGTGATGAGAATTTTTATTATTTTTATGATCTAATCAATAAATATATTAAAGACATAAAAGGTTTTGATAATTATACAATGCAAGTCTGTATTAGAAAATATAAACGTGGTGATATTAGTAGAATTAAATTTGAAATTCATAATAATAGACCAATATCTTTAAAAAGATTTATTAAAGAAATAAAAGAAATTTCTGATTATGGTCCAATTGAACTTTATGATAGTGAAAATAATGAATATGTAGATATTGAAACTTTAGGTATATAAGTATAAATAATTAAATTTAAGGGAGAGTGGAAATTAAATGAATAAATTAAAAACTTGCCTTATAGCTAGTTTAAGTAGTATATTACTTTTAACTAGTTGTAATGGATTTTTTGTGGTTACTCCAGAAGATTTACAAGAAACTACAACTCAACCAGTTGTAACTACTAGACAATTTGTAGAAACTAAACCTACAATTTATTCTAATTTTACTAGTATAAAAACATCTATTGGAGCTTTAGAATTAAATTTAGAAAATCCAGTATTAAATAAGCAAGAAGTCACTTTTGACTTAGATGTAAAAGATATGGATCAATTTTTTATTGACGATATAGAAATAATAATAGAAAATCCAGATATTATTTCTGTAGAGTTTAAAGAATTAAATGCAACTTATCTTTATTTTACAGTTAAAGGTAAAATAAAAGGAAATACATCATTTTATTTAAAATCTAAAGATGGAGCTGTAATATCTAATAGTATTAAAATTAATGTTATTGGTGAATATTTAATGCCAGAGGATCCAACTCCTACTCCTAAGCCTACTCCTAAATCTAAGAAAAAGAAGACTACTAAAAAGAAAGTAATTCCAACTCCTACTGAAACTAAAGAATTTACTTTAGATGATTTTAAAACTTTAGTAGAAAAATCTATTAATACAAAAACTAGACAATGTGAAGTTAATATAGAAAGTAATATAATTGTAATAAATATAGTAAATGATAAAGCTTTAGATAATATTGTTAAACTTAAAAATGAAGAACAAGATTATTCTAATGAGTGGAATGCTTATAAAATTTCTATTCAAAAGCTTTCATCAAATATATTTATAAGTGCAAAGAGTTATTTTAAAGAAAATACTCCTACAATACAAATTAAAGTTAATGATAAATTAACTGTTAAAAATGGTATTATTTTAGAAGATAATATGTGAGAAAAAATTAAATAATAAGATTACAATTTATTATTAAAATTTTGGAGGTATAAAAAATACCAGCAAAGTATAAGATTCGTATAACTGATGAAGATGCAACTGATGATATAATTCGTTTTTGTCTTAGAAATATGGATTCGTATATATCTTATAATGATCCTATAGAAGTAACAGTTTGGGTTAGAGACTATGAAAAGTTTATAGACAAATTAGATGTACTTGGTATAAATTATAAAGAAATTGGTCGTGAATATAATTAATTTGGTTATTCTTTGACAGAGGGCAGATGATTTGCTAGGTAATTATTGTCTCCATATAATATGGAGGTTTTTATTAAAACAAATTAAAAAAATTTAAATATGAAGGTAAATTATGATAAGATATTCAAATGAAAATGATATAGAAGAAGTAAAAAATCTTTTATATAAATGTTTTGGTAGTATGGTAGAGGAAAACCAAGATAATGCATATAAAAATATAGAAAGAGGGCGTTATCTTCTATATATAGAAGACAATAAAATAGTAGCTCTTACTGGTTTATGTTTTGGAACAGATAGTGAATTTAATGGAATTCAAATAACTTGGACTTGCACAGATCCAGAATATAGACACAGAGGTTATATGCAAGAATTATTTAAAAGAATAGTTTCTAGTACTGATGAAGCTATTTATTGTAGTTGTTGGTATATTGGAGATAATGACATTAATTTAAAAACTTTAATGAAATTATTTAATTTTGAAGAAGTTATGCCTTATCTTAATAGAAATATAGACCATTATTGTCCTCATACATTAGATTGCCCTTATAAAAAAGAACATTGTTATTGTGGTACTAAACTATATAGAAGACCAGAACAAAATAAATAATATAAGTAAACAATTATGGAAAATGTTATAAAAAGTAAGGAGAATAGTTCTAATGGGTAAGATTTCGCTCGTACGTATAGAGACGCCTCTTCAAAGCCAAAATCCAAATATAAGGCGATACGTATATTCAATTGATGAGCCACCAATCGATTATTGTAAAAAACTGTTTTGTGTGGAAGGCTTCGTTTTTTCTAAAATTGTATTGGATATTCACATTGAAGATAGGATGCCTATGAAGTTTGTAGATATTTCTTCATTTGATGAATTATTGGTTCATAGTAATGAAGATATTAGTTACTGTGCATTCAGAGGCAAATATATGAACAAAGAAATCCATGTAGTAGTAGAGTTTTGGTGTGGGTACATCTTTATTGTTTCTGAAGATCAAAGTATCGTTGATGAGTTAATTAAGCAATTAGAAAAATAAGTAAAGAAGTAATAAATGGGCTCATATCAAAAATAAAGTACATATAAATTTTAAAATAATTACTATTTATAAAAGAAAATTAACAAAATAATTTAGGAGATATAATTATGACTTGGGATGAGAATAAACGACAAGAATTATTAACACAATATCAAAATAAAATTAATGAATATAATACACTAAATAATAAAAAAATTAATACTTGGGATATAGTATTAATTTGTTATCCAATTCTTAGTATTATTTTATTAATATTATATGCAAATACAAATAATAGTTTCTTTGGTTTATTATGTATATTTTCTTTATTTTCAGGTTTACCAATTATATTAATAGGTCGTGAAGTTATTAAGCATAAGAAAAATAAACAATTAACTAAATTAGAGAATGAAATTGCTGTTATAAATTCAAATGGATATACATTTATTAGTGAATATTTATGTAATCTTCTTAATATTAATAGTGTTATGTTATTAGATGAATTAAATTTATTATCTAATTCATATAATGCATTGCTTATGAAATCAGGTATAACTTATAATTTTTGGCAAAATGTAGATTGTATAAATGGAGTACAAGATTTATTAAGTAGAAAATTTAAAGGTATTGATTTTGATAATAAATCTCAAGATCTTAAATTAGAAAATCTAAAGCTTCAAAATGAAAGTATTGTTATAGATAATACACAAAAGAAATTTTGGACTTGTCAATTTTGTGGAAATATGAATAGAGCAGATGATATGTCTTGTATTAAATGTGGAGGTATTAGACCTTCTAGTGAGTAATTTTTCTGATATGTATAAGTCTAATTTAATGAAATAAGGAGAAATATATGCAACTTGTAAGATCAAAAGGATATATTTTAGTATTTAGAAAAACAAAAACATCAGAATTTATTTACTGGTATGAACAAAATAAAGAAGATGCTTATTCCGATGTTAAGTTATTAAGAAGCAAAGGTTATATTGTAGAGAGATTATATGAAGGTCCAAATAATTGTAGAATTTATGTAAAAGATTAAAGGAGAAGGCTATGTCTTATAAACCAGAGAAAATTCCAAAGGAACTCTATAAAGATTGTGCACGATGTGCTAAGATTTATGGTACTTTAGGCTGTTGTGATACTGTCAGTAATGAATGGGTATATGACTGTGTAGAGGGACATAAAGAATTTATAGATATTACAATTTATAGGCTTGAAAGAGAAGAAAATTAAAGGAGAACTATTATGCAAACAGTTATTTGTATTAGTATTAGAGAAAGTATGCCAGATCAAATTAAAGTAGATCAAAAATATAAACTAGATTTATTTCAAGCTTATGGAGATAGAGACGGTAATTGGTTTGCTCCTACGTATACTATGGATGGAAAAAGAGTTGGTGATTTGAATCTTAAACATTTCACTACACCTTAAAATGTATGTAAATTAGTTTAATAGAAAGTGAGGATGCAATGCATTGGATTATTTTAGCAATTAGTATAATCATTTTACTTAGTATATGTGTTATATTATTTTGTTTAATGATAAAATGTAAAAAAGATTTAAATAATTGTATAGATAATTATGAATTATGTATACAAGAGCGAGAAAAATATAAAAATGAAGTAGAACGATTAAATAATAATTTACAATTTTATACAAAATATAATAAAAATTCTGATGAATATAATAATAAATTACAAGATCAACATATAAAAGATACTTCTAAATTATACGAAAATTTTGCAAATGAAAAAGTACGAATAGAACAAGAACTTAATAATATTGTAACAAATGCTAATTTAGAAATACAACAAATTTGTAATAATTTAAATAAATATAAAAGATTACAAGATGCTATAAATAAAGAATATATAGAAAGAGAAGAAAAAATACAGCAGGCAAATTTTTATCATATTACTTTAGACCAAACTGATTTACATGATATAAATATATTAAAATCTATTATTCCGCAATTATATAAGTCTGGTATTATATATGATATAATTTTTAAAAATTATTATGATAAAAAATTAAATGATTTATTTAAACAAATATTAAATAAATCTGACGCAATAGATAAAGGTGGAATATATAGAATTACAGATATTACTAATAATAAAATATATATTGGACAGGCTACTAATTTTCAAAAAAGATGGAAAGATCATATTAAAGATTTTAGAGATATAAATAAAAAAGACGATGTTTCTACTAGAAAATTATATGAAGCTATGCAAAATCATGGAATAGAAAATTTTATGTTTGAAGTAGTACAAATAATAGATGATAAAAATGAACGATGTGAGCAAGAAAAATATTATATTGATTATTTTAAATCAAATATAATTGGATATAATATGACTATAGGAGGTTAATTATGAAAAGATGTCCTGTATGTGGAGTAATGATGGGAGATAATGTTGCTCGCTGTTCTATGTGCAAGTATAATTTTTTTCAATCAAATTATGCTCAATCAAATTATATTCAAGATAAAAGTGATAATATAATTAAAGAAACAAAAACTAAATTTTCTTGGTTATCTTTTTTATTGGGATTAGGAATAGGATTAATTATATTAATAATTATTTTATTAATAAAATAAAAAAGAATAAGAAATAGTATTTAAAAAAGAAATTATATAAATGCCATTACTTAATAATATAATAGTTATACATATATAATTAAACTAGTAAAAAGCTATTTAATAATATAAGTATGGATGCTACTAATACCTAAGTGAATAGCTTAGGTATATTTTTATTTGAAGGAGACTAAAAGTATGACTTATATGATAGAAGTTCAACCTTGGATAAAAAATAACATTAAACAAATACAATATATAATCTCTACTACTGATTGTCAATTTATAGGAATAGATTGGTCCTTAATTAAAGAACAAGATATAGAAAATAGATTAAAAGAATATAATATTAAATTTGAAGATTCTATTTTTAGTTTTAATGTTTTTGGTGATCTTTGCTCTTTTCCAGTTAATAATGCTAAAGATTTAATAGATAATATAGAAGCTTTAGTAAAAACTGGTGAATTAAAATATGAAGAATGGACAGATGACTAATAAATAGTCTAATATTTATTGAAAGGAAATTAAAATAATGTCACTTTTTAATACAATAGCTAAACAAAAGGAATATGATAATAAACATCCTGAAGAAGCTAAAAAGCGAAAAGAAGAATATGAAAAACAAAGACAACTAGAAGTTCAACAAAGAGAAGAAGCTAAACGACAAGAAGAAATTAAAAAACAACAAGAATTAGAGGCTAAAATTATTAAAAAAGAAAAGAAAGCTATTTCTAAAACTACTAAATCAAAAGAAAAAGTAGTAGAAAAGCCTATAATAAAAGAAGTCGAGCCCTTACTTACTGAAAAGCAAGGTATTTATAAGTATATACCAGACCTTTTAGTAGATAAGACTACTGGTGAGAATATTATCTTTGCAGAAGATGCGTATGAAGGTTATGGTTTGACTGACCATTATACTGAAGATATAATGAAGGAACTTATTGCTTCTAAACAACTAAACTATAGAGTCAGAAAGTCTATTGAACATCAGAAAGCTCGAACGAAGAAGAATGCTGAGGTGTTTACTCCGAGTTGGATCTGCGATCAGATGATAACGATGTGTGAACCACCTGAAGATTGGCAAGAGTTTGTTTTATCTACTTGGCTTGAAATCACATGTGGTGAAGCGCCATTTATCTCATCTCGTTATGACGCGACTACTGGAGAATCCATTCCTTTATATGAAAGAATTGGTGTCCTTGATAGAAAAATGCAAGCTATCAATAAGAACGTAGACGATAAGAGAGAATGGACTAAATGGACAGAACGTGCTTTTAAGACTACATACGGCTACGAGTTTCAAGGCGATAATCTCTTTATTGCTAGAGTCAATGTTCTTAGATGTTTTGTAGATTATTATAGAGATAAATGGAAGGAAATGCCTTCTAAAGACTCTATTCTTAAAATGATAAATATAATCACTTGGAATTTCTGGCAGATGGATGGTCTTAAAGATACTATTCCATTTTCTGACACTCCAGCAAAGATTATTGATTGGAAATTAACCAATAGAAATCACACAGAAGTAATAGAATTTAGAAGTTGTAAAGAAGGATAAGTTTTTATGGAGCAGTATACTAAAAAAGAACATCATATACCACGTTGTTTTATAGAAAACTGGTATAATGAAAATAATAAAGTATGGGCGTATAATACTCAATATCATAAATCTCGTGAGTATACATCAAAGCAAATATGTAATATAGATAATTTATATGAAGGCAATTTCGAAACAAACTTAATTGAAAATGATTTAAGTAGAAAGTCTGAACCATTGTTATCTGACGTTATTAGGAAAATCATAAATTATGAAAAAATTACTGAGTTAGAAACACATAGCCTTATATATCATGCATTGCTGTTATTATTACGTTCTCCATTATTAGTAGAACATTTACCAGAAAAATTAAATATAGATAAATCTACATATTTATTAGGTACAATTCCTCTACATAAAGATAATATAGTAATGACTAAATTATTAGAAAATATAGGAGTTGGAAAATATTGTTATTGTACAGAACTAAAACATAAATTCTTTGTTTTTAATGATATATGTCCAGTACTTATAAAAAATCCAAATATCAATGGATTTAAAGATAAATATGATCCAGATGCAAATTTATACTTTCCTATATCGCCTAATATGTGTATTATCATAACTAATGAATATAATGGTGATAATTTTTATATAAGTGCAGTAGCTAATTATGTAGACTACATAAATGAATTATTTATAAATTGCAAATGTAAATACATATACAGTCAAAATAGAATCGATAACTATATTCAAAAACATTTAGAAAGGAAGTTTGACAAATGAAATTTGACTATGTGCTTGGAAATCCACCTTATCAAAATACAATTACAAAATCAGCTGCAGATAATACAAACGTTTTAGAAAATCTTTTTCAAAAATTTCAAATTGAAGTTGATAATGTATGTACGTGTTTTTCTTGTTTAATTTATCCAGCAGGCAGATGGATTCAACGAAGTGGACGAGGATTAGATTCTTTTGGGTATAATCAAATCAACGATAAACATTTACAATCTCTTATAGTATTTCCAAATTCGACTGACGTTTTTCCTTCTGTTCAAATTGGAGATGGTATATCTGTTGTAATTAAAAATTATAAAAAAAATTCAGAAAAATTTGATTATATTTATAAAATACAAGATAACACAACAAAAATAGTGTTAAGTTCACCTGGTGATATGATTTTACCATTAAATCCAGTTGATTTACTAATAAGTAAAAAAATAATTTCGTTTATTACTAAAAATAAATTAAATAATTTAAGAGATACTATAAATGGTTCTAGACGAGGAGATAATTTATTTGGTATTGCGTCTAACTTTGTAGAATTGAATCCAGATAAAGTTAAACCATTTACTGATGATAGTGTTTTATCATCAAATGAATGTAAAATTATTACGAATAGTACAAGTGGTAAAGCCGGTAGAGCTGAATGGTACATACTAGATAAAAAATATCTAAAAAATACACATTTATTACCTAAATATAAGATTATAGATTCTAGTTCAAATTTTTGTGGAAAATATAGACATCCAGAGATCTTAAAACCAAATGAATGTTTTGGTAGAAGTAAATTAGTATTACGCTTTGTTGACACATTAGAAGAAGCAACTAATTGTTTTAATTATATAAATAGTAATTTTGTTTTGTATGGTTTTTATTTAGTAGGTGGTATAACTAATGGTGGAAAATTTTGTATAGACTTTATTGATTATACAAATAATAATAAATTTATAGATTTTTCAAAAAACATAGATGAACAAATGTATAAATTATTAGATTTATCTCCTAGTGAAATTAAACACATAGAAGAAGTCGTAGGAGTAAATGAAAAAGTAAAAAGAGACAAGATAGAGGAGGTATAACAAATGAATATACAGAAAAACAGTATAATCAGACCGACTATCTACTGTTACACGACTCCTAATGATAAAGAGCATGAAGGATGGTGTAAGATAGGCTATACAGATAGAGATACTGCAGAGCATTGTGTCTATAAACAGACTAGACGTTCTGATACTCAAGCAAAATTAGAGTGGGAAAGTCAGGCAGTATTTGAGAATGGTTCTTATCAGACTTTTATGGACCATGATTTTCATAAGTATCTGATTGCTTGTGGAATAGAAAGAAAAGAATCTGTATATGAGGGAAAGAAAGCTCCTGAATATTTTAAGATTACACCTGAAAAGGCTAGAGAGTTGTTATTCCAGTTCAAATCTTTAGTAGAACCTGCAAAGGCAATTAGTAAAGATTATGTCCTTAGAGAAGAACAGGATAAAGCAGTAAATCTCACTATGGATGTAATGTCCAAAGAAGGTAGACATGAGGTTCTTTTGAATGCTAAGCCAAGATTTGGTAAGACTTTGACAGTATATAATTATTGTCAGAGAGAAAACTTCAAGAGAATACTGATTGTTACAAACAGACCAGTAATTGCTACATCTTGGTATAATGATTATGTCAAGTTCTTAAATACAGACAAGTATAGATTTGTTAGTAACTGTGCTGAAGTCAAGGACAGACAGTATTGTATTTCTAGAGAAGAGTGGGAAAAGACTAACCAGGCTGATTATAGTCTTATAGAGTTTATTTCTCTGCAGGATCTAAAAGGTTCAAAGTATTTTGGCGGTCAGTTCAATAAGTTAAAGGAAATCTCTGATATAAATTGGAATATTCTTATTATTGATGAATCTCATGAAGGTGTAGAAACATTTAAGTCTGAAATTGCTTTTAAGCATATAAAGAGAGACAGAACTATCTATCTTTCAGGTACACCTTTTAAACAGGTTGCTGGAGATAAGTTTGAAAAAGGTTCTATTTTCAACTGGACCTATGCTGATGAACAGGAAAAGAAACATTGTTGGGACTACGACATTGATGATGTCAATCCTTATGAAGAGCTTCCTCAGATGAATCTATTTACTTATAGACTTACTGATATGTTCAAGAAGCCTACTGATATGGATGCGGCAGATGTTGATAAGTATTTTGATCTAAATGAGTTCTTTGAATGTAACGGTAGCTCTTTTGTAAATAGCGCAGATATTGATATATTCTTAGATAAACTTGCAAATGATCCTCGTTATCCTTTTGCAAATAAAGAGTTTGATGGTCTTATCAATCATTCACTTTGGTTATTGGATAGAGTTAATTCTGCAAAGGCTCTAGCAAGAAAGCTAAAAGAACATCCTAAGTTTAGTCAATATAAGATAGTAATTGCTGCTGGAGATGGTAAGATTGACGATGCTGAAAAAGTAGATAAGTCTTTCAATAAGGTTGTAGACGCTATAGCTAAATATGAGAAAACTATCACTTTATCAGTTGGTCAGTTAACTACTGGTGTTACAATTCCAGAATGGTCTGCCGTATTTATGTTATGTAATGTAAAGAGTCCTTCTTTATATATACAGGCAACATTTAGAGCTCAGAATCCTTGCAAAACAAGATTAGGTGATGGTTCTTATGTACAGAAAGACAATGCCTATGTATTTGATTTTGACCCTGCAAGAACTCTTGATGTAATGGACCAGTATGCAAATAACCTGTATACAGATACTGCAGATGGTAAAGGTACAGAAGCTCAGAGATTAGAGAATATTGAACGTCTTATCAAATACTTTCCTATCTATGGTGAAAGTGAAACTGGTGAAGTTATTGCGTATAATGCTACTGATGTTGTTACAATTCCTTCTAAGATTAAAGCAGTTGAGATTGTTAAACATGGATTTATGTCAAATCTTTTATTCCAGAATATTGGTAGACTGTTCAATGATAGTCATGCATTAGAAATTTTAGGTAATGTCAAATCTCAAGCTCAATATAGACTTACTACTCAGCCTAAATATAATGAAGACGGTAGTACTGAAATAGAAGATGAGGACAAAATTGATGAGCAGGCTGAAACTTTACTTGAAGAAGTAAAAAATGATAGTCTCCAGAATGACCAGAATGAATTCCAGGAAACTACAAATAAACAGGTTATAGATTTTATGGCTACAGTAAGAGCTGATGCCAGGGAAGAATCTGAGAAACGAGAGAAAGCTCATAGCGCCTATATAGAAGAAAGAGTTGACAATGCTAAGAAAGTAGTCACTACAGCCTTAGATAAGTCAGGTTCTACTATTTACAATAAGGCAAAGATAGAAAGAGACGTAACTGACGGCCTTAAAGAAAAACTTACAGAATCACAGATCAATTATGATATTGAATGCGCTAAACGTAAAGAAGAATACGATAGAGCTATGAGTCAGGCTACATCTAAAGAAGAAATGAAAGATCTAACTGCAAAACAGGCTCAAGCTGATGCAGACGCAGAACTTGAACACATGTTTGAAATGAAGCTAATTGAGAATAACTTCAATAGATCAATCATTTCTGACACTATCAAGGAATCAAAAGAAACTCTACAGGCTAAAGAAAACAAGAAAGCTGAGAACGAATTTGCATATCCTAAGCTCAGAGCGTTCTCAAGAGCTATTCCTTCTTTCTTAATGGCTTATGGTGATGAGACTACTACATGTAAAACATTAGCTAGAGTTATAAATAGCGAAATGTTTAAGGAAATGACTGGTATAGATTTGGCTGACTATGTGTACTTTATAGACAAAGAATACTTTAATGAGGCTGTATTTAATAGTTCTATTAAAGAGTTCTTGAATCTAAAAGATAAACTTAGCAACTATTTTGAGGACACAGACGAAGATATTTTTGACTATATTCCGCCTCAAAAAACTAATCAGATCTTTACACCTAAGAAAACTGTTAAGATGATGGTTGACTTCTTAGAACAAAATGATCCAGGTTGTTTTGATGACCCTAATCATACTTTCATTGACCCTTATATGAAGTCTGGTCTTTATATTACTGAAATTGTCACTAGACTTTTCAATAATGAAAATATAAAGAAAGCTTATCCTAATGATGAAGAAAGACTAAAACATATCTTTGAAAAACAAGTATATGGTTTAGCTCCTACTGAGATTCTTTACAAAATAACAACTAACTTCATATTTGGTTTTGATAAAGACAATAAATATGATAGAAGTCATTTTGTTCAGTTAGACGCTAATGAATATGTTGGTGGTAAACTACAAGAAAAATTGGATGAAATTTTTAAGTAATGTAAAAGGAGAATGATATGGATTTATTTTATTTAAGCAAAGGTGGTCCTTATGGAGATCCTATAGCTGAAATTTGTGAATATAAAAATGGCTATCTCTTAAAATGCTTTGGACCAGAAGAAATTTGCTTATCATTTGACTATATCTCTAAAAAAGATGGAGATGAGTTAATTAAATATAAAGATAATCCTGATAAAGCATTTGATGAATGCGGAGCAGAAGAAGTCTTTAGACATAATTATATCAGGCTTAAAGAATACGTTGGATATAATGATATTATTCAAGCTATCGTTTCTATTCATGGAGATGACATAGCTAAATTTATGAACCAAGTTGCACTTAAAATGAATATGGATGACTTCTTTGATTTTATGGAAGAAGATCTTGAAAAAGACTTTGATGATGTAGATGACTTTATGAAAGAAATTAAAGAAAAATCTACTTTCTTTGAACAGTGTAATATGTATGACTGGTATAAACACGCTTAAATAAAAGTAAATAATGTAAAAGGCTAGATATAAAAGTCTAGTCTTTATTTTAAAGGAGAATATATGATTAATGAGATTGACTTAATGCTTAATTTTACTAACGAGAAATATCAAAAAGAATTTGATGAAAAAGTTAGAAAAGAACAAATAATGACTATGTCAGATCATTTTTATCAAAAAAGTAGAGATCTAGGTACAATTAGATATTTCTTTGGAGGCTATAGAGATGGAGTAGATTGGGATGGTCACTATAAAATAAATGTTTTCTTTAGTGAAGAAAATTCTATAGGTTTATCTATTTTTAAGCCTATAAGTAGATTAATGAATACTAAAAAATTCTATGATCAGTTTAAGAAAGATCTTAGAGAATACATTGAATTTTTAAATAAAAATTGTAAAGAATTTAAAGAATTAGGAGATGAACCTGTATTTAGTACCAAAAATATAGAAAAAATAGTTCAATCTGCAGAATACTCAGAGGGTCATAGAAAAGTATTTGAATGAGGGTGTAATTATTACTAAATTAGTTCAATTGTCTCCATACATACGGAGGTTATTTTTAAAAAACTTAAAATGAAAGGAATTACTTAAATGTTTTCTACATTTTTAAATATAGGTCTTATCTTATCTATAGGGCTTTTAGTTTTATTTTGTAAAACTAAGAAACCATTATATTGGAATTTATTTTTAAGTTTAATTATTTGTAGATTAGTTACAACTAATTTTTTATATGCTCGTCTTGTCTCAGACGATACTGTTAATAATAATAGAGATGCTGTAATGATGATAGGTGCAACAGCCATAACCTATATTTCTTCTATAATTTTACTTATAATTGGTATTACAAAAAAGAAAGAATATAAAGTTAGTGCTAAGTTAGACAGAAATTTTTTCTTGATGTCTGCTGGTTATATTTTAATTGGATCAATGCTTTTCTTTATTATCCCAGGTATTTCTACAGCCATTATAATTAAAAGAATACCTAAAAATATTACAGATTATTTTGAAAAAACCTTTAATGATTATTCTGTAGAAGTAGTAAGTATTGACAAAAATTTTCCTTCTTATGATAGTTATGAAGTAACAATCAAGACTGATTTAGTAGATAATGATTGTAGAGTTTATACAGACTTAGATGGTAATATGTCTCATTTAGAACATAACTTTCTTGCTAAATATTTTTATAAAAAGTATGGCTATACCAAGACTTATGACGTAGAGTATAAAGCTGCAGATGGATCTTATATGATATATATGAATATATATTCATATGATTTAGATCATATACCAACTTTAAATGAAGTAATTGAAAATGGTGATGTATATTTAAACATATACATAGATGAAGATACTGCATTAGAATATGATAATTATGATCGAATCAAATTTATCGCAGAGACATCCATCAAAGCTTTAAATAATATGGAAATTACTAAAGATTTTAGTTTTAAGTTCATAGGATTGGGGACTTTTGAATATAAAGTTACTAAAAAGAATAATACTTTAACAATAAAAGGTTATGATTTTGACACAGATGATTTAGATCAAGATTATGAATATAAGACTTATGTTTATAATATAGACACAAAAAATATAGTAGAAATAGAAGAAGGAGAATAAAAAATATGAAAATTAATGAATTAGTAAAACTTTTAGAAAATCGTATGGAACATCCTGATAATGATATAGTTGCTATTATAGATGGTGGTTTTATGTGTGTAGGCTATGGTGGAGAATATAAAGTACCTATTCCTGAATTAGGAAATTCTAAAATACTAGAGCCATTCTATGAAAAATATCCTGGTCGTAAAGTGCGCCATATAGAAACATTTTATGGACATCTTGTTCTTACTGTAGATATTCCTCACCCTTATAAAGACACTTCATTTGATTATAGCTTTATAGTAATTGATAAAGATGGAAATGTAAGTAAACCTCTTAATGAGTGGTCTGATGTTCAAAAAGAAACTGGTTATTGGCGATAAGAAAAATAAATTATAAGAAATAAATTTGTGTTACTTGATCTAGGCTATTTCAAGAACTAGCAAGCATGTTGAAATATAGAAAATATAGTAGACAACTTATTGAAATTTTTTGTATAGAATTTAAACAAAATGATATTTACAAACGAAAGGAAGATAAAGTGAAAAAGACAATAAAAAATATTAATGGTGGTACTGAATTAAAACATGTAATTGGTCCGTTATATATTAAAAAAACATTAAAACATTTTAATTTTCCTGATGGTGACACAATTAAAAGAATACTTATTAGTATATTTATTATAGTAATTGGTATAGGTGTTATTATTGAAATGTTGTCTTTTAATAATAAAGATATTGATACTTTAGTACATAATAAATATTCTAATTGTGTAATTAATAAAACAGGATATGAATATACTGATTGGTCTAGTAGTGTAAGAATAACAGATGATATTAATAAGGCAGAAATAGCAAAAGTACACATAACTACAGATACTGAAGAAAGAGTATTATACTTTGAAAAAAAATCTTCTTTATTAAATAATTTAATTTTCCATAAAATAGCATTTAAGGAAATAGGAGATTATCCTAAATATTGTATACCAGAGAAATATGTTGAAACTGCACAAAATGTATATTGGGAAGACATCATATTTAAAGTAAATTCAGAGGGTACATTTGCATATAATTATAAAGATAATACTGGATGGGAAAAAGTTGACACTTTTAATTTTTCTTATCCAGAAATGTGTTTCCATAATGATTATTATGCTGGACAATCATATATATTTATATCTAAAGAAGAAGCTTATAAAAAAATTCAAAAATTAATTGAGGAAAACGCTAAAGACACTTTTGATAAAGGTGTAGAATAACTATAAAGGAGAATAAATTATGAAAATGTTAAAAGATGCAATCTATGAATATGACACAGTAATGTGTAGTACATATGATGATAGTGACTCATATAGTTCTGAAGGTTCAGATGATTATACAGGTGGTCCTGATGGTACTGATACTAGTGGTGGAAGAGACTAGGATTAATAATTATCTCTGTGCATACGGAGGTTATTCCAATTGGCTGCATAATCTCGGATGCTTGTCATAATTGTCTCCGTACACACGGAGGTTATTCCAAGCTCTTACTGGACGTAAGATAAGTGAAGAAATTGTCTCCATACACACGGAGGTTATTCTCATGGAAATAGCAAAACAAATTTTAATTGTATATTGTCTCCATGCATACGGAGGTTATTCTAAGTACCTTAAAGGTCTTATTCAAAGGGTACATTTTCTTATATATAGAAGGTTAATAATTATTTAAGATCTTTGCTGATATAGGATTACGTTTTAACTTTCTTAAAGCGATATGCTCAATTCGATTAATTCTTTCTTTAGATATATTTAGCATGCTTCCAATCTGCTTTACTGTTTTTGGAACACCATCATAGAGACCATATCTATGTCTAATTATTATTGCTTCTTTATTTGTCAGTACTTTATCAATTGCACTATTTAAATCAATTCTAAGTTGTGATCTTTCTGCTAACTTTTCAGCAGAATCTACACCAGCAGGAATGAAATCAATAATTTCATCATCGTCATCTTCATTGACTGATTTAGATAAAGACACTAGATTAGAATTATCCCAATAGTTTAGTATAGTTTCTATGTCTTTAGCTGTATAGTTCTTTTTTACATTATATAGTATTTTATTATCATTGCAGTATTTAGCAATCATTTCATATGTAGGCTCTATACCATTATTATTATCTGCGTATGCTTTAATATATTTTTTTACAAGCATAGCAATTTCAACTATATAGACTGGTAATCTAATGGTTCTAAAATTATTAGAGATTGCTCTTAAAATACCTTGTCTAATCCACCAAGTAGCATAAGTACTAAATCTACTAATATTTGGATTAAATTTATCGACTGCCTTTATTAAGCCAATATTGCCTTCTTGAATTAGATCATCAATAGACATTGCTCCACTAGTATATAAAGCATATTTCTTTGCAATAACAACAACCAATCCTAAATTATGCTCTACTAATTCATTAAGAGCATCTTTGTCTCCTTGTTGAGCTTTAAGAGCTAGTTCAGTTTCTCTTTCTTTAGAAAGAGTTGAAGCGTCGATATTATCTAAATCTTTAAGATATGCAGATAAATTAGAATAGAATGAAGTTTCTTTATCAACATCTTCATCAATAACATTGTTAATAAATTCATCAAATATATCAGCATTAATTTCTTCTGTCTGTGTACTAGACTTAACAGAAGATTTATTTAATATTACTATATCAAGAGACTTTAAATAGTTGATCGCATTATTTAACTGACCATCAGTTCTAAATTCTTTATTGGTCCACAATAAAGTCTTAAGATCATCTAAAAAAATTTCTTTTTTAGGTAAATTTTTTACAATGTTGTCTAGTCTCTTTTTTAGTCGATTATTCATGTTAAAACCTTTTTATTTTTATTATATAATAAAAATATTTTTTAGTAAAATAAATATTTTCAATTTTGGAGGTTTTTCTTTGACTGAGGGAAAGTGTTTTACGCGGTAATTATTATCTCTATATTTTTTGGAGGTTATTCGATCCCATTCTCAGAATCATAATAAAGCTCACAATTATCTCCATATTTTGGAGGTTTTTCTTAGCGATCTAGACAGTTGAACTACTCGCAAGTATTTTCCAAATTTTTGGAAGTCATTCAAGCATATTGCCACCAACAAAAATTGATATAAATTACTTCCATTTTAGTGGAAGATAAATTTTTAAAGAAGGAATATTTAATATAAATAATAATAAAAAATTGAAAGGACGCAAAAAATGTCAAAAAATATATTACAAGTAGTTAAAGATTTAACAAAAACTCAAAAAGATATTTCAAATATGTTACCAATTATTGCAAAATATGACTCTGCCACAGATACACTTTGGAATTTTATACCTTTAGGTATGGCAATAGACTCAAATGAGGTTATAAAACCTATTGGTTGGTATTTAAATGACCAAAACATAAGTGAAGATTATATTGATACAGTACCAAGTACAACGTTACTTTTAGTTGGTGGAAAAGGATCTGGTAAAAATGTAGTCCAAGATTTAATTATTCAACATGTAAATGAATTTGCATCTAGAATGCAATTAATTGGTGTTGATCTTGATCGCACTGAATTTATTGGTCCTAATATTCTTAATAGATTTAGTGGTGGTGTATTAAATGATATTAACTCAATTGCTGAATCATTAGATAAATTACAAGCACTCATGATGACTAGATTTAAGTTAATGCTAAAAGCACAAGTTAATAATATTTATAAAGTTGATGCAACTAAGATAAAAGTAGATTATTATAATATAGAAGGTATAGGTAAAGTTCAATTTGATGAAATATTATCTATAAAAATTAATGATCAATCTTTATCTTTATCTGCTAGAGATTTTTATAATTTATTTATTGATAGTGAAGAAGAAACTATGATTGTTAATGATATTAAAATTACTCAAAATGATATTACACAATTTTTCTCAAATTATAAATCTTCAACAATTATATGTATGATTAATGACATTAATATAATTAATAATTATGATGATTACAATACAGTTAAATTTATTTATGAAAAAATAGGTTCTATTGCTAGATTAGGTAGAGCATCTGGTATACATCTTATTATTGGTTGTAAAAGATGTTCAAGATCTACAATTTCAGCTGATTTACAAAATAATATTGGAACACGAGTAGTATTTGGAATATTTGATGATGTTACAAGTAATATAGTATTTGAACAAGATATTTCTGATTATTGTAGACCTGAAATTAAAGGTAGAGCATTTATTACAGATTGTGGTTCAAATATTTATGAATCACAAACATTATATACTGATTTTCAGATTAAAATAACTAGCTTGTAAAAAGATATAAAGAGTATAAGAAAACTTATAATATTAATTAAGGTTATTTAAAAGAATTGTTTTATTTATAAGATATATAAAATTATCTCCAAATTAATAGAGGTTATTCGGACATATAAAGACACAAATTCGGTGACGATATATTTCTCCATTATAAATGGAGGATTATTTTTATTAAGAAAGGAAATTAAATAAATGAAGTATAAGACATCAAAATACAATATTATAGTAAAAGAAACTGAAGAAGGAACAATTGTTTATAATTCATACTCAGGTGGTATAAGTGAATTTGATCCTCAGTCATATCAAGATTTGATTAATGTAAATGAAGATAGTGAATATTTTCAAGAAATGATTAAGCAAGGTTTTCTTGTACCTGAAGGATTAGATGAGTTTGGTAGAATAATGGATTCGCACCATAAATATATTTTTAATAGTACTCCAGATAAAATGCAATTTACAATTGCTCCAACACTTAAGTGTCCTTTGAATTGTTATTATTGTTTTGAAAATACTCATAATGGAAAGATAATGAGTATGGAAACAGCAGAAAAATTAACTAATTACATTATAAATTCTATAGATAAAAATGCAAATTGTAAACAAGTACATATTACTTGGTTTGGTGGAGAGCCATTGCTTGCAGTTGATATTATTAAGTATATTGGTACAAGATTAGTTGAATTTTGTGCTTCTAAAAATATAATGTATACTGGTAAAATGATAACAAACGGAGTTCTTTTTAAGAATGAAGTATTTGATGATCTTATTGCAAATAAAGTAATGAATAGTATTCAGTTTACTTTAGATGGTAATGAAGAAACTTTCATTAAAACTAAACGTGGAATTCCTGGTATGTTTGAAAAGAATCTTAATGGTATTAAGTATGCGTCTAAATTTATTGAAACTTATGTTAGAATGAATACTACAAGTAAGAATCAAGAAGAACTTTTAGAAATAGTTGAAGATATTTTAAAAGATGTAGATACAGATCATAGATTAGTATTTTATGCGATGCCAGTAGTTGATTATGGTATGGATGATGATAATGCTAAAAATGTTATTAATGAAACAATGATACATGATTTTAGAGTAAAAGTTGTTGAGTTATTAAAGAAATATGATATGTATAAGTATTATGTATCACATGACATTAGAACTCTTGCTGCATTCTGTGGTGCAATGAGATTGACAAATATTACCTTTGGTCCTGATGGTGAAATGTATAGATGTGAAAATCTTATTGGAAATGATAAATATATTATTGGTAACTTAGAGCAAGGTCAATTCTATAATGAAGCAAATTATGAGCTTCCTATGTGTAAAGTAGAAGATAAATGTAAAGAATGTCCTTTCTTACCTGTATGTTGGGGTGGATGTCCTGTACATGCTCATATTTATCATCAAGAATTTGACTGTGAAGGATTTAAGAAGAACTTTGCAGATAAATTATTAAATAGAATATGAGGTTATATATGAAAATAATTAAAGCGGCAACATTTTTAAACTATGATGCTGCAATCTGTGAAGGTTGTGACTGTATTGGCGGCGGCTGCTTAGAAAATTCAACTCCCTTTTGATAGAACTATACTAATAAGGAGGAAAACAAGATGAAGACAATTAAAGAAGCTGAATTTGCTATTATTGATGCTGAATACTGTGATGGTTGCGACCAGGTTTCAGATTGGACAGGAACTTGTCGTGGTACTGATCAGTAACACATTAGAAAGGAGATTTTTCATATGAAAACTATAAAAGAAGCAGATTATAAGATCTACGATGTAGAATTCTGTGAAGGTTGTGATCAGGTTTCTGAGTATACCGGAGCATGCTACGGAACAGATCAATAATTTATGAAAGGAGTTCAGTATGAAAAAGATTAAAGAAGCAGATTTTAAGATTTTGGATGCTGAATATTGCAATGGCTGCGATAACGTTTCAAGTTATACAGGTGGATGCCACACTTCAGATCAGAATAACTAATCTGTAAAAAAGAAATGGTCTAGTTTTTATGCTAGACCATTTTCTATTTTATAATTATAAATATATAACTTACTTTTTAAATTTATCATATTCAGAAGGTACTTTAACAACATGAATCCATTCATCTCTACCAAAACCTTCGCAATGAACAAGATAGTCATTTTCGATCATATTTTCTTTTGTAATTTCTACTGTTTTATATTCAGTTAACATTTTATCAATATCATATTCATTTCTATAAAATGTTGTAGATTTAGTTAAACAAAACATAATTGGAATTCCAAAAATAATTATTGCGCCAAATAACGAAATAATTGCTTCTGCAAGATAATAAGAAAGTAAATTTTCAGTAAAATCAGGTACAGAAATCTCAGTTTGTTCTTTAATAGCTTGTTCAACATTTTCATGCTGTTTTTTATTATATTTTATTTTGAGTTCATTTTCTGCTTTATGTTTAAGAGAGTCAAGCAGTCCAAAAAGTAGCATAGTTACAATAATACCAACTATAAAAATTGCAATTGCATTTTCACGTAAAATATAAAGTATCATATTTTTACTCCTTTATTAAATATTTATCTGCATCATCCGTCTTTATTAAATATTTATCTGTATCGTCTGTCTTTTTAATAAAATGAATCCATTCTTCATGACCAAATGCAGAATATTTTACTACATAATCTATATTAGACTTATTAACTTCTGATGAATACTCAGTTCTTGTTATATTATAGTCTTTTATCATAGAGTCTATATCATATTTATATCTATTATATTTATGTGTTTTAACTATAAAGAATGTACTTATAAGTGTAACAAAAAATACAAGACCAAGTGAAAGGAATACTATACTAAATATATCACATATATATTCCTTTCTTATACTTACTTTATCCTCAATTTTAATAAATATAAATGAAATTAAAAGACTAATAACAGTAAGTATAATACCAAATGATATTATAGTATTACAGGTATCATAAATTGACATAAATTTTATCCTCCTAAAAAGTAATCTATTTTATAGATTAAGTATATATTATCATTATATACTTTTAGCTATTTATTTGTAAATAATTTTTGTAATTTATATTTATTTTAATATAATACGAAGTAATATTTAATTATATATCCATGGTGTCCCAGGATTAATTCTGGGATTTAGGAATGATATTAGATTAAAACTACAAATAAAAGGAAAATAAATTTATGAGGAAATCAAAGAATAAATTAAAAATGACTGTATTAGGTAATATACCGAAGAGTCAAATAATAATTGATTTTAGTTTATGCGTAATGTGGAGTATTTTTAATGTTACATATATTAGAATACTTTCAAAATTAATTGATAATTTTGCAAATACAAATCCAGTTTTAGGAGTTATTATTGGTTATTTTTCATTTTTAATTGTTTGGGAAATTATTGAGTATTTTGCAGATGTATATCAAGAAAAAGCTGCAGCAAGAATTGAAGCAATCGTAAAAAATAAGATACTTGAAAATACATATAATCTTAAACCTGAAGTTATTAAAAAATATAATACAGGTTACATTAATGGTATTGTAAGTAAATATGTTAATTATAAGATTGATACTTATTCACAAATGATCTTATTTGTACCTTTATCATTGATTTATGTATTATATTGCATTTATATGATGGGAACATTTAATATTGTTTTTGGAGCAATATTAGCATTATTAATTATAATTGCAATTATTTTAAGATATTTATTAACTGCAAAGAAAGATCGAGCAATATTATCTGAATATGATGGAAATAGAGATAAAGTATTGATTGACAGTATTAGTAATATTAGTACTATTCAAAAAATGCAAAGTATTAAATTTATACAAAACTTATTAAATAATTATAATGATAGATGTATAAAACAAACTAAAAAATGGTCATGTAAAAATGAATTATCGTTTGTATTATATAAATTAATAATATATTCATATATGCCTATTGTTTGTTTAGTATTTTATTTCTTTCCTGAATTAGTTGAAAATAAAACTGAATTCTTTAGTTTCTTAGCAGTTATTTGTGTTCAAGTAGTTCATATGGCTAAAACAATCGCAGCTGCTTTAATTGATTATTCTAAATATAATGCATCTAGAAAGAAGTTAAAAGAAATTTATAATCCAATTAATTTAAGATTAGGTTTAATGCAAGTAGACGAATTTGAAAAAGCTGAAATTAAGGATATTATATATGAATATAATAACAAGAAAACAAATCAAAAAGTTACTATAAAAATTCCTTATTTTAAAGTAGAAAAAGGAGATAAGATTTGTTTATATGGTGAGTCTGGTCAAGGTAAATCTACTTTACTTAATATATTATCAGGTGAACTTGAAACAAATAATATATATATAAATGATATTTTAGCTGATAAGAGATTAGAATGTGTATTTATATCTCAAGATACTGAAATATTAGATATGAGTTTGAGAGATAATCTTACTTTAGGTAATTCAAAAATAAAAGATGAAGAAATCATTAAACTTTTAATTAGATGCGGTCTTGGTGAATGGTATATAAAACAACCTGATGGATTAGATACAATTCTTGGTGAAAGAGGAGTATTTGTAAGTACCGGTCAAAGACAAAGATTAAACATTATAAGAGGCTTGCTGATTAAAGATAAAGAAATTTATTTACTTGATGAACCTACAAGTAATGTTGATGAAACAACTGAAGAAAAGATTATTGATGTAATAAAAGAATATTTAAAAGATAAAACAATGATTGTTGTAACACATAGACCTAAAATTAAAAATATTTGTAATAAAGCATATAAATTTACAAATAGTATTTTAGGTGAAGAAGAACAATTATAATAGAATATTTAATTATAATGGAATGCGAAAAATGTCTTAGTGTAAAAGCTAAGGCATTTTTTTATTAAAATAAAAAGGAGTAAATCAATATGAGCACAAGATCAATGGTATGTATTAAACAATCAGATAAATCATTAAAAGCAATGTTTAAACATTGGGATGGTTATCCAGAGTTCATGATTCCATTTTTGGAAAAATATAATGATGATGATAAAGCAGAAGAGTTAGTAAAATTTGAAGCAGTTGAAAGTTTTATGACTCAAGAAATGAAAGATTCTGCGCAAGGAAGATTTTCAGACCAGTATGATGAAGATAAATTTGTTAAGTTATCTACTGGAGATTATTTATATGATGGAGATGGTTCTCCTATTGTATATAAAGATTTATCAGAATTATGGCATGACAATCCAATGGTCCAATTTGTTTATGTTTGGGATGGATATAGATGGATTGTATGCGATTATGACGCTTTAGATCTTTAAATAAAAAATAGCACTATACAAATAGTGCTATTATTTTTTACTTTTGCTTATTTGATATAATATCATCAAACTCGTATAAACTTTTATAAATATCGTCACCACGACTTGTTTGACCAATTACAACAAGTAACTCTCCATCAAAAGCACTTTGCACAATTGTATGCTCTTTACAAAAAGCAATTAATTTATCAATATCAATATATTTATCCATATTTTTTACTCCTTATTTATATCTGTTACTGGAGGAATTGAATCTATAAATTCGTCAAAAAATTTACAAGGTATTTCTGCCTGTTCACTAAAATCAAGACCTCGTTTTTCATCAACTAAGTTCTTTACTAAAGACTCTTTATGCATTTTCTTTACAGTTTCAGCATCAAGTAGCTTACCATGATCTTCTGGAAGTACTATTCCATTTTCAATAGCTTTAAGTATAGTGTTCTGTACTCTTTCAGTTTGAATTAGACAAGTACTCATATCTTTTATAATATCTTCGTCAATCTTAATTATCATTTCCATAGTATTTACCTCAACTTTGTTTAGTAAAATTATTATATAATAAACATTTTTGCTTGTAAATAATTTTTTAAAGGCTATTTAATTTATAATAGTAAGTATGTGAACAATGCCTTGGCGTTATGCCAGGGTATTTTTATTACAAGGAGAATAATATGACTATTAATGAAATTTATGATAAGTTAAAAGAAATTAATATTTTTAGTAATAATGAAAGAGAAGTAGATGAGAGTAAATTTTCTAGTGATCTTGCATATAAAGATATAATTTTTAAAGTATATAAAAATTCGTTATTTATTTCTTGGCAAACAAAATATTGGGATGAAGATACAGATGAACAAGAAAAAGCTTTATTTGAAATATATGACACAGTTGTTTATTGGATTAAAAAGTTAAATATAACTGATAGAGTTGGTTTATATATTGAAATTTGTCCTGCATCATGCTCTGAATGGGATGAAAAGACAGATGATACATTTATTTGTAATAATTGGATTTTAAATGAAGATTAACTTCATAAATAAGGAGAATATTTATGGGAATTGATGATATAAAAAAAGATACACTTGAAACATTAACATCAGGTAATCCAGAATTATTAATAAATGCCTCTAAAGGTTCATTAGTTTATTATGCAATTTTTCATGATGAAGACGATCTTAAAGAAAAAAGGTCTTTAAAACAAATAAAAGAAGAATGGCCAAATTATAGTGAATATATTGATTGTGCAAAAGAAATAATTAATGATCCAAATAGTGAATATAATAAATATATAAATAATTATAAAAAGTTTTTAGAGCAATATAAAAAATTACCTGAATTATTTAAAAAATTTTTTACAGCTTCTGAAATTTTTATGGACCGAAATAATAAAAATTGTTATAATTCAAAATATAATGATGATTTTGATGATAATATAGCTTATACATTAATGAATTATATTTATAATGATACTAATTTTAACTCAGTAATTTATACATTAGGTTTTGATGGTCCTGATGATGAAGCAATTATACGTATACATTCAGATATATATTGTGATGAATTAATTATAAGTGGTAAAATCAGATTTTGTGTATATGGTGGAACTGAAACTGAATTTAGAAAATTAATGAAAGAATTAGATAAATATGAAGAATCAAATTCAGAATTTGGTACTTTTAAATTAAGTGATACATATAAAGCATCTAATGATTTTGGAATTAGTATGGATGCAGTATATAATACTGATTCTGAAAGATGGATATGTACAGATTTTGAATTTAAATATAAAATTTAAGGAGAAATAGACTTATGGGAAAAGAAATTATTTTTAGTGAAGGCGATTTTACTTTAGAAAGACAATGGGGAATAGGTATGCGAAATGTACCTTGGGATGGTCTTGAAGTTAGATCTACTGGCGCTGCAGATAAACATGTTATTTCTGTTAAACTTAATACTACTAATTCTATGATTTTAGAAGAAGATGAAAAAGGTAATCCTTTTCCATTTAGATATATTTATGACGCAACTGGAACATACGTAAATCATGGTATGAGAATGTGTTCAGATACATTAAAAGAAACCAAAGAATATATTGAGGCATTAAAAGCTGCATTAAACTTTGCAAAAAGAGTAAATGCTTGGTTAGCACAACATCCTGAATGGACTGATAATAGTGTAGCGAAGAAAGTAAGACGTGAAACATATAAGAAAGATCAGGAGGCATAAATATGTTATTTAAAGAACTTAAACCTGTATTACCAAAAGATTTTGCAATTGTATTAGACAATGGTTTATATAATAAGTTAATTGATGTAATGACATATGGTGTAGATTGGGATAATCCTGCTTATACGCATGGTTTTGATAGTTGGTTAGATTGGAATGATTTAAATAATTTTGATAAGTATATAACAGATCATTCTATTGGTATATTTTGGGATGATGAAGATTGGGATCAAATAGAAAATTTAACAAATCAAAATTTTATAAAAAATATTCATTTTGATAATTGTAAAGTTGAAGCTCTTACAGTTAATTCAGAAGATTGTATTTTAGTATATTTAGTTGAAGGAGAATAATAAATATGATGCCAACATTAGTTTCATTTTTAACAAGATTTGATTCAAGTGTAAAATTACACATTTTTAATAGTTATACTAGTGAAACTATTTTTCATGGAACTATTGGAGAATGTCTTAAAGATGAAGATTTTATTATGAAATATGAAAATAAAGTAATCTCTATTTCAACGGTAGATATTAAAAATGATACAGTTAATATTGAATTAGAGGTATAATTAAAAAAGTGAGGTTAATAATATGTCAAAATATGATATAACTCATGTATGTGATACTCCGGCTTGTGATGCTTCTGTATATAAAGATAGAGGTTTTGGTCCAATTGAAACAGATAAAGAATTATTAGATTGGGCAGAAAAAGTTTCAAATAGATGGTTTAATGCAGGTTGGCATCATACTTTTATTAGTTTTTATTTAGGCAGCTATGAATTTGAAAGAAAATTCACCTATAAAGAATTAGTTAGACTTCATGAATTACAAGATATTCAAAGAGAAGAATATAATGCTAAATATGAGTGGATTAGATTTAAAGGTAAACCACTTACTGAAGAACAAATAATTACATTTTTAGATAGACAAATTGAAGATGTTGAAAGACATTATGGAAAAGATGATTATAGATATAAATCTATAGTTGACAACAAACAAATTAAATTAGATAAATGGAGAAAAGGTGAAGTTATTGAAGTAGATAGTGATTGTAGTGCATATGATGATAGATGGTTATATAGTGATGGTACTATAAGAGAACAGCATTGGGGAGATTAAAATATAATTCAAATTAGATCTAATTTATTCTAAACAAATAGTTCTAGTACACATGCTTTGTATATGATTCTTTAGATATACCTAATGCAATTCAGTTGGTAGAGATAATATGCAAAGAATGATTGATAGATACTGGTGAGGTAAAATAAAAATGGATGATAAATATAGTATGATAGAAGAAGTATTTGGATTTTACTTTAAAGATATAAAAATTGAACAACAAAATGAAAATTTTTATACTGTAACTATTCAAGATAAGAAAGATTTTGAATTATTATATTTAGACGAGTTAAAAAAATGGAAAGTAACATTAGTTATTAAAGAATTTAATAATCATGAATATCGTATAAGTTGTACAAAAAGTTCTATTGGACTTGCTTTAGCTGAAGTAATGCAAGAATTACATAATCATCTTGCACATTGTTTATATTTACATGAACAATATTTTAGCAAAGATTAAGGTGGTATAATAGTTTTAAAATATAAAGAAATTTCTGAAGAAAAATGGTGATTATTATGCAACTAAATGATGTAATAAAATATATGACAGATTTAGGTTATAAAGTAGAAGTAAATAAAGAAAAGAAAACATATGAAGGTAAAAAAATAAATCAAACAATTTTACTTATAGAAAAAGAAATAATTGATACAAAATCTAGAGTTTGGTATCATTTTGAATATAGATCTGGAGATATTTATTCTGAAGACTGGACTTGGTATTTGAATGCAAAAGCTTGGAATTCTAAAGGAGAATTTAAAATTTTTGAAGATGAATATGAATTTCTTAATCAAATGAATTTTGAAAAATTTATAAATATGGTTGAAAAATATATTAAGGAATAATAAGTTGAGGTAATATTATGATAGAAAAAGGACTAGTTCAATATAAAATTGAACAAAGTATAAGAAATTCACCTTCTATTGTACTAGACAAAGATATAGAAATTGAAGATTTTAATAAAGGACATGATCTTACAGTAACTTTATATTTATATGATCGTCCAGCAATGAATAACCAATTATATTTTAGTCATATAAAAGTAACATTTTATATAAAAGAAAACGGTGAAGCATTTCATATGACAATTGTTCCAAAAGATTATCAAAATTTTGCAGATAGAATTTTTAATAAATATTTAACTCAAGAAGATTTTGATAAGTTAGCTTTAGCTGGAGAATACTTTGAGAAATTAAATATTCCTCAAGATTATTCTGATTGTAATCCTGAATCTAAAATTAAAGAAGTATTTGATTTATATTTTGATAATTATGAGCTTAAATATGAAAATAAGGTATATAATATATATATTTCAAATAAATATAGATTTGTTGTAGAAAAAGAAGAAGAAACTTGGCATGTAACTCTTTTCTTTGAATTTTCAGATGATAAAGATGATGTAGAAAAAGAATTTTATGCAGGTTCAGAATTTTTGCAAGATTCTGTACAAGAAACAATGAAATTATTTTTAGATTATTTTGAAGATGTATTTGTTCTTTATAAAAATTATAAAGGTAAATAAACATCTTTAATGAAAGGAAAATAAAATGTCAATACAATATGTTGGATGTAATAGTTTAATAATAGATACAAATGAATTAGAAAGATTGCTTAATAATAGTACTATTAAAAATTTTAAGTACGATATATATGTAATGGATGATGTTGCAACAATAACTATAGATGGTAAAGATACTCGATCAAAAAATAAGCATTGGAGTCTTGGTTATGTAAGTTTTCGTTTTAATATAAATATAAAAGGAAAAATTGAGTCTATATATATTTACTCATTTGATACAGATGATCTTTTTTCAGAAGATCGAGATCGTGATTATTATGAAATGCAAGATACACTTAATGAAAATATAAAAGATCATCCAGAAGAGTATTTAGAAGATACTTTTAATTTAATAGATCTTACAAATATTATAGAAAAAGATAATAAAGCAAAAATAATAGAAGAAGCACTAAATAAAGTTTTTAAAAATAGGCATTCAGTACAAAAATTTGGTACAAATGATTGGAAAATTACAAATTATGGTATTATATCATTTAATGAAAATTATAATAAATGGCTTGCAAGTTTTATTTTTGGTGATTCGTATATTCAAGCAGATAATACTGATTTAGCAGAAGCAATTATTGAAACATTAAATAAATGTAAAAAATATTTTAATGCAATGCCTGCACTTTATGATTATTTTGGAGAAGATATATTAAAAGGAGAATAATATGGAAATAAAATATAAAAATACTATTTATGATTTAGATATTGATGCCTTAACTGATTTTGTTGATGGTAATGGTTATCATCATTATATGTATGATTTTGGTGCGCCAGAATTTAAAGTTTTAAGTGCAGTAGTAAAAGAAAATATAACTGAAATAACAGTTCTTAGAACACAAGAATTAAAAGACTTTGAAGTTTATATTGATGATAAATGTGGAATTTATAATTTAAAAGCAATTACTAAAGAACTTCTAAAATTAGATAATAAATACATTGATGAAGCAATTAGTAAAGGTGGTTCAGTAGAAACAAAAGAATTAACGTTTAAAATTCTGTCTGAGGAATATTCTAATATAGAATATGTTAGTGGTGATAAATTTAAAAACAAAGACATCGAATCATATATGTCTATAGAAGAAGATTATGAAGAAGTAGTATTATTAGTTCACGAAGAAGTAGTATTATTAGTTCATAAGATATAATATTGAGGTGATTAATATGTACTTTGCAGTTGGTAAATATACTAATTATGGTCCTGGTGTAGAACTAGAGACTATGAAATATTTTAAAGATGAAAGACAAGCAATTGAGTATTACAATAAATTATGCGCAAATGCTCCAGATAAGTACATGCTTTATACTATTAAAGATAATTTTATTACTAAGATGGGTCGTTATACTTATATTATTGAAGATGTTAGTATAGGACCAATTATACCAAAATTTGAAGGAGATTAAAATGTCAGATTTAAACTGGAATAATGGAAAAATATTTTTAGATAATAATTATTCAAATGAAATTATATTTACAGAAATAAAAGTAGATAAAGTTAATATAGATCCAACCATTGTTAATCTTTATTTTTCAGGTGAATGTTATATAGATAGTAGATTATTTAGTAAAATATCTTTAAAATTTGATGCATTAATGCAAATTCAAATTAAAGATCTTGAAAATCAATTAAAAGATAGTAATAAAATTCAATTTGATACTATTGAATTTGATCTTAAAAATAATAAATTTAATTGCAAATCTGAAACTTGGGATGAAATAATTCGTTTTTATTCTGAAGGTGAAGATAAATATAGAGAATTTTATGAATTAGATTCAGATGAAATTCAAGAACTTTTAGATAAATTTTCAAATATATTAATACCAAATCATTATGGCTTTGAATTTTATAATAATTAAAGGAGAACAAAATTATGCATTTTGATTTAAATGAAAGAGCATATGTGTATGAAGAATGGTTTAAAGATAAGTATGGAAAAATTATTTCTGATAATATAGAAGAAATAGTAAAAAATGTAAAACCGAGTAAATATTATAAATATATAGATAAAGTTAGTTCTATATCATTATCTGGAAATGATTTAATCATAAAATATAATAATTTTTTAACATGTAAAGTTAAAGATATAAAATATAAAGTGATTGAATATGTTAATGACCGTATAGAAATTGATTTTAATGATGGATTTTTTTTAGAAGATATATTTATTAATCATCCAGAGTTATATATAGACTCATATCCTACAGCAGATGAATCATTAATTGAACTTTTAAAAAATACAGAGGATAATTCAAATTTACCAGAATTAAAACCACTTTTATATAAACAAGCACTTTGGCATGGAGATGAAGGTGTGTCTGTTTTTATTGAAGGTAAATTTTATAAACAATATAATGTATCATATACATTAACAGATATAGAAACAATTAAAACAATTGAACAATTGTCAAATTTATGGGATTTTGCAAAATATTTAATTGATTGGAATGACGAAGTTGTTATAGAAGATACACATATAAAAAATAAAAAAGATTTTATTATTTATTTAGTAAAAAGTGAAATAATTGATATTGACATTAATGCAGAATGTATATTACATCAGTTATTAAAAGAGGAAGTAATAGATTATGATGATATAGATGGTGCAACTGCAGAAATACTTACAGAAATGCTAGATGATAAAGGAGTATAAAAAATGGAATATCTTTTACAACAATATGAAGATGGAACATTCGGTTATTTAGGTATTGACGGTAATGAACATTATAATCTAACTACTGACTCAAAAGTGATTTGTACTCAAAAAGAAAGTGAAGACAGAGATGAGTTTATTGCTAAAAATAAAATTACTTTTAAACCTAACCAATATGGTTCTAATATTAAATTAGATAGAATGGTTAATCATTGGGATATACTTAATCATAAATCAGTTGCTTATCAAGGTTATGGGCTTGAAAAACTTATTAATGATAGGTGGGCTGAAACTCGAGCTGTAGTAGCTTCTCAAGGTTATAGACTAGAAAAACTTATTAACGATGAAGATTGGCGTGTTCGTCGTGAAGTAGCAAAACAAAAATATAGACTTGATATACTTATTAATGATGAAGATTTTCATGTTCGTATAGTAGTAGCGGCACTAGGTTATGGCTTAGATAAACTTATTAATGATGAAAATTTCTATGTTCGTACAAATGTAGCTAATCGAGGTTATGGCTTAGATAAACTTATTAATGATACACATTGGATGGTTCGTAGTTCAGTAGCTTCTCAAGGTTATGGATTTGAAAAACTTATTGCAGACAAAAATGAATTCGTTCATAAAGAAGTAGTTAAATATTTAAATGAAAAAGCAGATGATAATTTTATTATTGATTTAGGTAATAAATTATTAGACGTAGGTTATAAGTTAAGTACAAATGATATATTAATGATTTTTGAAGACGAAACTACAACAAAGTTTAAAAAATTTGAAGAGAATAACTTTTATCCAAAAAATAATGTTTATCGTATTTTAGCTAGATTATTGTGGAAAAATATTCGTGTTAAAGATATTTATGATCCGAATAATCCTGCATTAGTAGAAATTTATTTAAAACAAAAAAGTTTATTAAAAGATACAGATTCTATTATTGATAATTTAGAATAAGGAGCATAAATTATGAAAATAATTAAAGATAAATTATATAATGCAATACGTGATTCTAGATTTTCTGATGTAAATATTACTAATATTCAATATAATGATGATGAAGCAATAATAACTGTAGAAGCAGATGATCATAGAAGTTATGATAATCAGTCTGGTTTTGGAAATATTGAATTTAAATTTACTATTGATAATGATGGTAATGCATCTAATTTTGAATATATTTATTATGATAATGAAGATATGGCAAAAGGTGCAGATGGATTATGCAAAACAACTTTACCGGATGAAGACGATCCTACTTATTCAGATTGTGTTGAAAAAATAGTTCAAGAACAATTAGATTATGCAAAAAGTAATAATAGTGAGCTTTTTAACTTTTTTGGATTATATACAAATTATTCAAATTGTTTAGATGAAACAGAACAAGAAATAAAAGAAGTATTTTCAAAATATTTTACAATTAATAAAATTGAAGTTGATAATTGGGATGTATATGAAATAGATATAGATGATAAAATGTATTTTAATGTTTCATATGATGAAAAAACATATGAATGGAATGTAGCATTTTATATAATTGATTACAAAGATTATGAGTCGGATGATTGTGATACTTTAGAAAAAGCACTTGTGGATGCAATGAAAAAAGCTTATAATGACGTAAAAAATGTTATTGTAGTATTTAATAAATTTTTTAAATAATAAAGGAGAAATATAAGATATGTTGGTACGTGACGTTGCAGAAAAACTTGATTCAAATATAGCTTTAGTTATATTTAATACAAAAGGAAAACATATATATGGTGGAGATCGTAGTTCATGTATTAAGCATGCTGGAGAAGATATTCTTAATGCTGAAGTACAAGAATTAAGTACAACTCTACGTGGTGATATAATGGTTACAATAGATTAATAGTTGAGATATTTTGTAAAAATTGAATTTATATACACTGAAGTTATTTTTTAAAAAATTTTAAATAAAAGGAATTTAAAAAGGAATAAAATATGTACATAAAAATTTGGTTAGATGATATAAGAGAAGCTCCTATTGATTATGAAAGAACTCATTCTGTTAATGAAACTAAGCAATTAGTATTAAAAAATCAAGATGCTAAGACTATCTATTTTGACTTAGATCATGATTTAGGAGAATATGCCTCTGATGGAGGAGATGCTATCAAATTAGTAGATTGGCTTATAGAAACATATCATGATAAAAATAAACACTTTGTATTTCATTTCCATTCTATGAATCCAGTTGGAGTGGATAATATGAAACGTGCTGTTGAAAGATATTGGGAAGTAATATAAAAGTCTATTTATCTATAATAGTGGAATGTGAGCAATACCTAACCTTTGGTTAGGTATTTTTTATAATAAAGGAGAATAGTATATGATTATTGAACCTAAATGGATTGAAGAGGCAAAAGAAGAGTATAAAGGATTTACATATTTGGTACTTGCTTGTTGTAATAAAGGTTATCGTTGTGGATATATACAAATTCCTGAAGGACATCCTTATTATGAAAATAGAGAATTTACCAAATTTAATGCTGGTTATGAAATAAATTGGGGACTCACTTTTAGTGGAAGACTTAGAGGTCAAACAGGTTGGTGGATTGGTTTTGACTGTCATCATATCAATAATGGTGTGGATGTAGAGTTAATTCGTAATAATTATTCTACAGAAGAATTTAAACAGATTTTAGATGAACTTGAAGAAACCGAAAACTTTTATGGTTATGCTCCTTCTAAAATAGACGTAGAAAGAGATTGTATGAGTATTATAGATGAATTGTTAGATGGTAGAATTTTAATATTGGAGGATTGAATATGGTTATTTTTGAAAATGAATGTTTCAGATTTGAAAAGTATGATGTAGGAGAAGAATCTTCATTTGCTATTATCAGTCAAGGAGATGCTCTTGATGCAGGAGTTACTTTAAATTTAGAAGAAAATTATAAAACACCAAAAAAATATATAGAAATTAAGATAAATTACACTAAATTGCCTCCAGTTAATCCTTTTGAAGGACTGAAAGGTAAGATAAATGCAGAAATTGCAGCTATGGATATTTCACGTAAAATAATTAAGTACCTTAAAGAAAATGATTTATGGGCAGGTTAAGAATATTTAATTATCTCTATATGTATGGAGGTTATTTCTAAAGACTATTTAATTATAATAGTATGAATGTGAACAATACCTGATCTTTTTTGGTCAGGTATTTTCTTTGAAAGGGGCTTTTATTATGCAACTAGACAATTTTTTAAAACAAGATTGGACTCACATTGATTTACAAGCATGTAATTTATATGTAATACTTGATGACGTTGGTGCAATTACATATTTACAAAGAGATTTAAAAATAATTGATGATATAACTTTAAGTAATGCACAACAAAAATTAAGGGAAATATTAGAAGAAAAAGGTGTAAAAATTGAATATGTAGACTATAAAACTTGTGTTAAAATTTCACCTGCAGAATATTATGAATTAATTGAAAATTATAATATAAGAATTGATACCTTTATAATTAGTAAATTCTATGATGCTCCTACATTTTTATTAAAATTATCTTAAAGGAAAAAACTACGACATTAAAAAATATTGTGAAAAGTTTAATATAGATTATGATAAATTATTAAATACATTAAAAGAATATATGTGAGAAGAAGATGATAATATATTAAGACTTAAAATGGATTATGAAACTAATTGACTTACAAAATTAAAGTTAATTGCAAAAGACAATAATTAAAAGGAGAAATATATGAATTTAATACAGTTAATTAAGCCTTGTACATCTAATTATGAAGTAAGGATAAATAATGCATTTGATTTTATAACATATTGTGGTAAATATAAAGACGAAATTAATGGTTATAAGCTTATTATAGTTGGTCAACATTTAAGAGATTTTGATTATAAAGATGCAATTAGAGAAGTAGTAGATAAAAATCCTGAGTCATTTAGACTTGTAGGTAATGAAATTACTTTAAAAACTTCAAATATGGATCGTATTATCAACTTAGAAGTTAAAGAATTTAGAGCTGAAGATGATAATATTATTGTAATTGTTTATTATAAACATAATGGAGCAGATGTTGTTTGGCCACTTGCATAAAGGAGAAATATTATGAAACAAAAAACTATTGAAAAATTTGAAAAATGGTGTAAAGATATAGGTGCTGATTATAATAGTGACTTTGTAGATAATGAAAATGATTTTCCAAATTATAATTGGGATGATGAAGAATGTTGTTTTCAAGGAAAATATGATGGAGGTCTTTTCATTTTAAAACTTATCGATTATGGTGAAAAAACTGATACTGGTTCAGCTAATGGTATTGAAATAAGAGAATTAGTATGGAATGAAGAATTTGAAACGTATTGTTGGTGGGCTGAAGGTGGAAAATCAAATATTTATAATCGCATAATAAGAACTGATTTATCAAAAAATGGTATAAAATCTATACAAGAATGGATAGCTGCTCATACTACATATCCTAAATTTCCTAATTTCAGTATAAGTGATTTTATTTATCTAGTTAAAGATTTTGTTTATAAAGTAGATGAGTCTAAAACATTAAAAGTTGAATCTGATTATGATTCTATTGACAAATTTTTTGATAGTGACTTTAAAAGTGGAGATAGTCTTGTAATTAAAGCTGCTAATGTAAATATAACTCTTATTACTATTGAAAAAGTTATTATAGATGAAGAGGAAATGTTTAGATTTATTGTTGATATTTCTACAGATAAAAACGATGAATTTAAGATCAAAACTACTTTTGATTCTCAAGAAAAGTTCAGATCTTTACTCGAAGCTACCATAAATGCTTTAAAAGAATATAAAGAATTTTATAAATATGCAGAAGATTTAGAAAATTGTCTATAAATATTAAAATTAAAATAAGGAGAATAAAATTATGAATATTATACTTTCAGATATTAGAGACGGTCTTGTTAAAAGTGGTATAAAAAATAAAATGGCTGTTTCTGGAGAGTCATTAGTTATTAAATTAAGTGATAAAAATTTAATGACAATTTTTCTTACAACAGATGAATATGGCTATAGTTACATTAATTATAAAATTATGGTTTATCAAACTGGAAATGTATTAGAAGAAAATACGATTGATAATCAAAAATTAGATAATCAACCATTAAATGAGGAAACTTGGGGTCGTGACCAAAATTCCTATGATTATGATTCTAAAGATGTATTTGAAGTTTTGCCTAAAACTATGGAAGAACTATTAGACGCATTTAACTTTTTTAATGAGGAGAATTAATTATGAATATTGTAATATCAGACCTTAAAGATGCTTTAGTAAATTACGGCATTAAAAATAAAATGTTAGCTAAAGGCGGTAGTTTAGCTATAAAATTAAATAATAGTAATATATGTATTATTACATTAAACGAAAAACATATCTATTATAACCAATCTTTATTATATACTATACAAGTATATCAAACAGGAAATACTTTAGAATCAAATTATATACGTATTCCAAATTTTTTACCTCATGGTATAACAGAATATTATGCTGATTATAATAGAGGAATAAATGGAGAAAAGGGATGTTATGGATATTATCAACGTCAATATGGAGACCCTATTGACATTTATGAATCTCAAGATTTATTAGAGTTAATTCCAGGTGTTATTGAAGATTTAGTGGAAGTAATTAATTTTTATAATGGAGATTAAAATATGGATTATAGATTACAACAATATGAAGATGGTACATTTGGTTATTTGAATGTTGATGGTGATAGATATGAAAATACTACAACTGGTTCTAAAGTAGTATTACAACAATCTTTTCATGAAGATAGAGAAGATTTTATTGAAAATAATCACATAGAATTTCAGAATAATCAATATGGTTCAAATTTATTCAAAGATATAATTATTATAGAAGGTTCCGCTGATGAAAAAATAGGATTAATACATGATAGATATGGTTTAGATAAATTAGTAACTGATTCTGATGAAAAAGTAAGAAAAGCAGTAGCATATCAAGATTATCATACTACAACTATTGATATATCGAAAATATTACCACCTATTATAGATAAATTAGAAAAATTAGCTCAAAATTCTATATATGCTATAAAGGTTACTTCAAAAGCTAGACCACAGTCTTGGCCTGGACCTGTAAGTATGGATTATTTCTTTGAATATTATTTTACAGTTAATTTTAATGAAGATGATTTAACAGCGTATTTTGATGGTACTCTTAATAGTGATGGTAGTATGTGGGGTACATCTTATAAATCTTCAAATGTAACAAAAACCATAAAATATACTAAAAAGTTATTAGAGATAAAAGAACTTTTAAGTTCATTAAAAATAACAGAAGTAAAATATATAGCAAATGAAAAAATATCTGAAACTTCTTATAGCATAAATAATAAAGTTTTAGAGATATATGGTCCTAAAGATATAAGTACTAAAACTAATAATCAACGTTCGCATGATGACCATGCATATGATCCTAAATACTGGGGCTGGACATAAAGAATAGAATTTAATACTATCTATAAGGAGAAATATTATGAAAATTAAAATTTTAGATTGTAAATTATTATCTATAGACAAAGCTAATAAAGTAAATAAAAATATTAGAGAACACGGTCGTTGGTGGTGGCTCCAATCACCTGCTGATTATTATCCTAATCGTGTTGCTTATGTTGATCACGGTGGCGAGATTTGCACAGTTGGTATTCATGTTGACTGCGAGAGTGGTATTCGCCCTGTTTTGCATCTCGAATCTAATGCAGGTAAATCCTTTAGATTAGCAAATCTTAATTGGATTAATGTCTTTGATAATGTTTATCTCTCTGAGTATTTTATTGGTTACGATATATTTGATAAAAAATCAAATCAATATGAGGGTTCACATATTCAAAAGTTTATTATATCTTGGTTTAAAAGTCAAAATTTAAAATTTAATACTGAAATTGAACTTGATACGCTAGAAAATGATATATTAAATGAATATACTACAGCAATAGCTAAGTTTATACATAAAGTAAATGAGTTAGATAGCTTAAAAGTTCAAACTGAATATGATTCAATAAATGAATTTTTTAATTCTGATTTTCAAGATGATATAAAATTAGACACTTTAGTCATATGTACAGCATATACAAAAACACCTTTAATAAAATTAGTTAAAAATAAAAATTGTTATGAATTTATAGTAGATATAACTACTGAAGATAAAGATAATTTTAGTTTTAAATCATTTATTGAAACACGAGATCAATTATATCAAAAAATAAATCAAACAATTGAAGCTTTAAAACAATATAGTAAATTTCATAATTATGTTATAGCTTTAGAAAATTGTCTATAAGGAGAACATTATGAATGTAAAAATAATACTTCAAACTAATATATTTCAAGTCTTTTTTGATGATAGACAATCTAATATAGATTTTCATAATTACATAAGCGAAAAAATAAAAATAAATTTACATAAAGAACTTGATATTAATGATGAACACTTAAATATAGTTATTAAGAATGAACAATATAAAGCTTTTGATGCATTCTCAAATATTGTTTGCTATATGGTAGTATATTCTAACGTTGAACATAAAAATGAGTCTCATTTTAATAGATTTTTATTAAATAATAAAAAATTTAAAACAATGTTAAAAGAAGAAATAATTCCTGAATTATGTCAGCAAATAAAAGATTTACAATTAGCTTGTTTATCTAATACTGGTTATTCAAGCCCATCTTTTGAAAATTTAATATTTCAAAAAGGTATATATAGTGAAAAAATATGTCATATAGATCATTTAGATGATACCACTAATAATTGTAATTATAAAAAATTACCAATTGAGGTAACTAATGTAAAAATTGCAGATTATGCAAATGATATTGACATTGATGTAGATGAAATATAAATAATAGAAGAACAAATAATAATTTAGATAAAAAAATATAAGGAGAAAAGAAAAATGTCAGACTTTTATGATGCAATATCAAAATATATTGATTATTCAACTTACGCTACATTAGATATTACAACTAATTTAGTTTCAGATAGATCAGTTGAATATTGGTACGTAGAAAAAGCTAATTTTAAAGTTAGAGAAATTAGTAGTTCAAAAATAATAAATGATTATAAAATTGAAGTTCATAGTCATGTTGGCGGAATAAATACAGTATTTCCAAATAGTATTATGACAGTTAGAATTTTAGATAATAATGATCGTAATGTTACATTTAATATTATTGATAAATTATTTAGTTCTAGAGCTGAATTTATTAATATAGTTAGAAATTTAGCTGAACAAGTTAAAGAACAATATAATGCACAAAAATATAAAGTAATTGAAATAAATAAGGAAAATGGTTTCACTATAAAAAATGGAAAAGTTTGTATACCAGCTTTAGATTTAGAAACTGGTAAAATGATAGATCCAGCAGAACTTAATATAATAACTGTAGAAATAAAATCTATTGATATTTGATGGAGTAAATAATACCTTACTCTTTTGAGTGAGGTATTTTTTATATTAAGGAGGAATAAATAATGTCTTATGAAACAATTAATGGTATAAAAGAATTTTATAAATAAGTATTTAAAATAGCAAAAAATATGAGCATACAGAATCAAATTTTTATGATGGAATGTCTAATATACATCATTATATTAAAGTTGATGGTTTTACACCTAATTTTACTACAATTTTAAATTTTAGTGAAGCAATACATGGTGCTACAGCTACTGTTTTTAAATTAGTGCTTGGATTTACTGAAGACGGTATTACAATTAGCTGTTGTTTATTACAATCAGTTGAAAAGAATAATTTAGAAGAAGAAATTATTGATGATTTTAAGGTAATAAAAAATAAGCTTTCAGTTGCAGATTTTCAAAATGAATTAGGTGAAATATTACACTATCTTACAATTCAAGATGGTATAGTTATTGATTTCGAAGATGGTCAAAAAATGTTATATGAAATTTATGAAATAAAATAAAAAGGAAAATAAAATGGCAAAAAAGAGTCTTTTATATATATCAAAAATATTTTCACAATATTTTAGTATAGATCAAGTTAAGTTTGAGAATTCAGAAGATAATATAGATTTTTATACAGTTTATATAAATACTAAACCAATTTTTAAAGTAGAATTTAACAATGAGTACAAAATGTGGTTTATAACTTTAACTTTAAATAATAACTTAAAATTTACAAGTATATGGCATAATGATTTAGATAAAGCATTACGTGATGTAATGGATAAATTATATTTTGAATTAGAAGATGCTGCAAAATTGATAGTAGAATTTTATAATAATTAAGTATTGTATAAATAATTTTTAAAAGACTATTTAATTTATAATAGTAAGTACGTGAACAATGTCTAAGTCTATATGACTTAGGCATTTTTTATTAAAGGAGAATAAATACTATGACATTTCTTGAAGAAGAGAGAATAAAGGATATTAAAAATACATTTTCAAAATATTTTGAAATTAATAGAATTGAAAATGAAGGACATCAAGCTGGTAATAAAAATATTGAAGAATTTAGTATATTTTTTGATGAATCAGACGCAACTCATTTTATGATTCAATATCATTTGACAAACGAGGTATGGAAAGTATCTTTTTGGACATATGATTTTGCACATGAATATGTATCAGATTGGCACCATGAATTAAATGATGCACTAGCTGAATCTATTAAAAAAGCATTTAATGATGAAGGTTTATTATCTTTAATTGAAAATATAAAAGATGTTATAAATATATTTAATAAATATTCAGGTATAAATAGTATATAAGGAGTCCAATATGAGAGAAATTTTGAAAGTGCTTTAAGTAGTCCATCATTTACAAAAGAATATGATTTTATATTTAATAAAGGAGAATAAAATTATGACAGTAGATGAAGTAGTAAAAAAATTAAGAGAAATTAATTTAGCTGAGAATGATGAAAAATGTGTTGATGAAGATGCATTTTCTAGTGATCTTAGTTTTCATACATTTAAAATAAAAAATGTTAGTGATTGTATAACAATTAGTTGGTTAACTAAATACTGGGATGAAAATGAAGAACAACAACAATTAGTAATTGATCAAATAAAAGAAGTTATTCAATATTGGTTTAAGAAACTTAATATTAATGATGCTTTTAATATTTATATTGAAGTTTGTCCAGATAAATGTTCTGAATGGGATGCAGATGAAGATGGGGCTTATTTAAGTGAAGCTCTTGTTATTGAAAATGGTGAATGGAGACACTAATTATGGAAAATTTAGAAAAGATGGTTAAAGAAATGCAAGATTTTCTTGCAAATTTTGAGCATGAATATGTTGAATATGAAGAGGATTCCAGTCTAGCTTTTTATGTTAATTTTACAATAGGATATAATGGAGATGTTAGTTTAACATGTGATTTTGAAGAAAATAAATTTATAGTAGATTCAAGTATAGCAGATGATAATTATTATTATGCGTCTGGACAAGATCGATACGATCCAGAAGATGAAGAATATGAAGAATTAGAAGAGCAAAAAGAAAAGTATTTAGAAGATATGAATAGTAAAAATAATTTTAATAATTTTGAAAAAGCTTTAGATAAAGCTTGGGATTATTGTATCGATCTTAATGAAAATGAAGTATCTGGAGATGATGAGTGTACATATTCAGAAGTATTATCTAAATTATTATCTATATATGAAAAATATCAAGATAAAAAATAAGGGGAGATTTTAATTATGAATGATGAGGCAGAAAAGTTATTGTCTTACGCAAAAGCTATTTCAGACTATTGTAAAGAAAATGTAAACTGTAAAGATTGTCCTTTTATAAGTAAAAATTCAGTTCATCCTTGCATGTTTGAAGATAATGATGGTTATAATCAGCCTTATGATTGGTTTTAATTAGGAGGATTATTATGGGACCAAAATATGCAGATGATTTAGAAAAATATATAATTTAAAGATTAAGGAGATTAATTATGGAACTAACTTTTAAATTGGTTAAAGGTCATAAACATGATCATGGAAAATTTGAAATAGAAAATCTTCAAGTATTAGATGTAGATTCAGATTTAAGAGAAAATGTTACTTGGGATAATATTATATTATATTTAGACGATAAACTTTATGAAAATGATATTGAAACTTTTGCAATGGGAAATTTAGATGCAGAAGATATATTTAGACAATGTTTAAATGCATATTTAAGAAATGATACATCTGATTATGAATCTTTTGGAGATGAATGGTCTATTTTCAAAAAATGTGAAGTATTAAAAGAATATAAAGATAATTTACTTATTAAAATGCCTATATATGAATATGATGGACTTCATATTTATGAATTAGATTTAGCAACTCCATATAATAGATATTATTATGAATCTTGCGGTAATGGTTTCTTATGTTTAGATAGTAATGGTGGACTTGTTACAGATATGGAATGTTGGTATGAGCAAGGCATAATAGAAGATCTTTGTGCTATTATTAAAGGTGAACTTAAATGTCTTTATAGAGGAGAAAATGTTAATTTAATGATTAAAGAATATGGTGGAGAAGAAGCATTTTTAGAAGAAAATGACAATTAAAGGAAACATTTTATGAATATAGAACAAAAAGTTTCACTTTCTCCTGAAGATAAACATGAAATTTTAAGTATTAAAGCGCCTTAGGGATAAATAATATAGAAAATTTAATAAATAGGAGATAAAAAATGTTTAATAAAAAAACAGGTAAAGATAAATATGAACAAATGGTTAAAAATAAAGATGAAAATATGAAAAAGATAATTGATGCTTCACATATTAATTTTTTAAAGTGGCTAAAACAAAATAAACATAAAATTATGCATGATATAGATGTAGAATTAAATGAGTTTATAAAGCATGATGACGACGCATTTTGTTATGCAGAAATTAATTTTGATTATAATGATGATGAAAAAAATCCATATATTTTACTTTATAATCCTAGAGGAATTAAAAGTCCATATCGTAGCTTTAATAAAAAAATAAAAAATGTATATATATTTGATAAATGTCTTGATGAAGATTTACAATTTTATGGAGAAACATTTAAAAATTGGGTAGAAGATGAATTAGGTTTATATGCTAGTTTTTTTCTTACTTTTCGTGGAGTTGCTATAATAGTTTCATATGATAAAAATGCAATTAAAAAGAAAGACAATTAAGTATATTTTAAACTAATTTTATAATATAATTGTAATTAGATTGTAATTAATTTGAAATAAATAAATATGTACAAAACTATCAAGGAGTGTTAGAATTCTATTAAAAATACATAATAATTGGAGGTATATATTATGTTTAAAGTAAAATATCCATTACAACCTGATACTGATAAATTTGATAAATTAATTAATCCTATTTTTGGTAAAAAATTATCAACTATGTGGCATAAATCACCAACAGGAAAATCATGTATATATATTGCTAATGCAAATTATATAGACTTTGTAAAAGATAAGATAATTGCAGATAAAGAATTGTATGATGAATACATTGAAGATGAAGAATTTGATAATGCTGGAATTATAACTAAAAAGACAATGGTACTTGATGAAATTTATAAAATGTTAGACATAGAATTTACACCTGAAGATTTATATGAAAAGAATGAAAAATATATAAATTTTTTAGATTATCTTGATAAAATAGAAGCTGAAGAAAAAGGTACAGAATATGTTAATCATACATATGATGCGTTAAGAAATATTAATTTAATTGATCCTGTAGATTTTTTACATAGAGCTAGAAAAGAATATAATGAAGCATCTAGCGCATTAAATGATGAATTAATTGATAGATTAAGTGAAGATTATAAGTGGTTTTCAAGCACATATCAATTTTTCCCAATAGATATTCATGATTTTCGCGAATTAGAAACGTCAATTCGTACTAATTGTGAAGCAATTTTTGAAATAGATAATAAAACTGAAATCGCTTGTATGAGAAAAGATGGTCGATGGGATCTTTTTATACTTACTGATGAATTTTTTAATGATGTTATTACTAATAAAATTAAATTAGATAAATATGTTTTAATTAGTAAATATTGGAAACGCACTAAATAATTTTTAAGGAAAAATGAAATATTAATGCCTTAACAATATGTTGAGGCATTTTTTATATAAAAAGGAGGAAAATTATGTTAGATAGACTATTTGAAAAACCAGTTGAAAAACTTCAAGAATTCTTAAAATGGATATTCTTATTTATAACAGGTTCAGAATTTATGTTAATATGTATTGTTTATGGAAGTAAAATTAATGCACAACTTTCATATTATCATGATATTGAAGTAATAGGACAATCTATAATAATTGGTCTTATTGCAATGATTCTTACATTTACAATAAATTATGCAATTTGTTTATTTATGTATATGGTAATTAGTTATTTTCAGGATATTCATGAGATTAAAAATTCATTAGTTGATAAAAAGAAGATTCAATTAAATAAACCTGAAACACAAGAAAAGGATGGTCAATAATATGAAAAAAAGATTAATTGGACCGTTTGATCCATTTAGAAATGAAGTTGATGTTTATGGGCCTCCACCAGATGATACTTTATATACACAAAATAAACTTTCTGATGAAGACGTTAAAAATAATATAAAAGAGCGTACACAGATGTTAGTTAATGAAGCAAAAGCTGATAAAAAAGATAAACTTGAAATTTTAATTTTTAGTATAGCATTTTTACCATTTTGGGTATTTTTAGCTTATGCAGCATCAATATTAACCTTTGAAGGTAGTTTTTTGCCTATAATTATTGTTTCTGTGTTATCAATAACGTATCTCATTTTATCAATTGTACATTTTATTGATTCAGTTAATCGATTAAAATGTTATGAAGCTAAATTAGATTTTATAAATAAACGAGAGGAAATTAAAAAATGAGCAAAAATAGAATAACAGAAATTGAATATATTAATGATAAAGAAATTGAGTTTTCTTGTTATTGTACATTAATTGAATTTATATCTAATTTTTCAGACTTTGATTATTTAATTCAATTACAAGATGTAATTAATAATCATAATGATATTTTTAAAGGCACAATTATGGAATTTTTTGCACTTAAAAATGTATTAAATAAATATAAAGATTACAAAGTATATGGTGTAAAAATTTCAGATAAAAGTTTAATGTATATTAATATATTACCACAAAATTGTATAAAAAGAAAGGAATAACATATGATTGCAGAATATCAAGGAAATATTTATTTTGCTTCAGATCATGATAATTATATAGCACTTGTGACGCATAATCCTTCAAAGTGTATTGGTTGGTATGAAAGTGAGTATGATTATTTTTATAAATATATTCCTCTTGATGATCCAGAACTTAAGAATCTCTATGAGATTCATTTCTGGGTAAAATATCATGATTGTATTGAAAAAGATGATATTTGGTGTGTAGATGAAGGTAGATATGTCGGCATTGTACCAAATATTGAAGAAGGTAAGGTTGTCATCGATGTTGGGCATGACAGTAAAGATGAAACATGGGAGCAGTATGATAAGTATGCAGCTTCAAAAATGATAAATCTTAGTGATTGTGAAGAGTTTATTATTGAGAAAAAATATATAAAGAAGAATGGATCTAAATCTATCGCTATAGAGAAATTTAATGTTAATCTTGAAACGTTTAAGAACACAATGATTACAAATCGGAGTGAGAATTTATGATTAAGAAAGGAAATTAAAAATGATGGAAGATTATATTATTTTGTTAGATTTTAAAAACACATTTATTGCAGTTAGTGAAAATAGACAACATTGTTATGTAACTGCATTACAATATCTTACAAGTTGTCGTTTTACTATTTGTGGTTTAAAGAAAATTGCACGCGGAAATAGTCATGATGAAGATTGGCAAGATAAATATACAGTAATTAAAGACGGTGGATCATTTGCTGAATTTTTTAATAAAGAAAGTCAAAGAAAAGCTGTTTTATATAGTGATAAACCTATAATGGAATATATAGATAATCTTTCTATTGATGAAATGGAAAAATGGAGTCAATATTTTGAAAACTTTAGTGGTGAAGCTGGTTGGAGATATATTTATGCAAGTAAAGATAATAAGGACTATATATTTAAAACAGCATTTACATATATAATAATGCCAAATGGTAAAGCAACAAAAAATAATTTATATTATCTTAGAGTAATTGATACTAATTTATATAAATAGGAGTATATAGTATGACTCTAAATGAATTTTATATATTACAAACAAAATATAGTAATAATAAATTAGAATTAATAAACATATTAAATGAAATAGATGAAACAGACTTTTTTGAATTTATAGCTGAGATATTAGAGACTTCATATGGACTTGCATTTAATACTATATATAATATTAATGATTTTGAATGGGCAGATATAAGTTATGAACTAACTAATGCATTTTGTCATATTTTTTCTTATACTAATAATGGTTTTTATTGTACATTTTTATTAGGTGTAAATTGTATAGATCCATATGAAATAATATTTACTGGTAATTTAGAACTAAAACTAGAATTTACTTTGAAAAATGATTGGTTAATCTATAATAATATTTTAATCTTAAATGATAGTTTTTCTGCAGAATCAGAAGATTTAACTATTTATAATAAAATTACTAATGAAATTGACACAGTTTGGTTATTTGATGAAGAAGTAAAAAATCATTTACATTTAATTTTAGATCGAGTTGTGCACAATATTCAATCTGCATTAAATGCAGTAGACGAAAATGCACCAGAAAATTATGTAATAAAATCTAAGTTCTAATAATAATTATTTATTATTTAATTATATATTATTATAATAATAATTGTGTTCTCTAGTTCTATCTATATATATCAAATAAGTATGACAAATCTAGTAAAGGAGTGTATATATATGAAAATATATTGTGGATCTATGTATAAAGATTCTGGTTTATTTTCAATTTATTGTGCAGATTGTACAGAAAAAGACGGAAAATATTGGATAAATAGACCAGAAAATGATTTTAGGTTTGAGTTTGCAGAAAGTATATCTAAAAGTCAAATTGATAAATTATTTAATCCATATGACAGTTATGAGGATTATTTAGTTATTTATAGTTTTGATAAGGATAGACTTTATGATTATTTAAATGCGCATAGAATAAGATTAATCGCAGACACAAAACAAAAACTTGAAAATTTAGAAAAACCAATAAATATTATAGGAGAATAAAAATGAAGCCATTAGAAGTTAATAAAACATATAATGCAAATAAATGGAAAAGTCGCAGTAAAAAAGATCATAATAAATATGTTTTTTCATATGAAATAGATGTATGCTGGGATCAAAATGAAGAACTTGATCTAAATGAAGCATGGAAAAGTAAAAATGAAAAGAAATTTTTATATGCATATAATAAACGTATAAAAGAATATGGAGAAACTGCAGTAAAAGTTATTGAATGGGATATGGTTGCAGGTTGGCCTTGTATTGAAATACATACAGATTTTATGACAATTGAAGATTTTTTAGATTCATATGAATATGAAATGGAAGACTTTGTAGAATTTGAGCGTGTTAAAATTATTAAAGTACAAGAAGTAGAATAAAAATATTTGAAAGAAATTTGATAAAGGAGTACAATATGCCAGTTGATTATAAAGTTATAATTTATGTAGATTATAAAGCACTTGAAACAGTTCCAAAAGAAAATCGAGATTATCCTGATTATATAAAATTAAATAAAGAAGATAATCTTAAATTACTTAAAATAGTTAGTAATGAAATAAAAAAATTATTAGATACTAATAAAGATAAGTATAATTTTGAAGAATATTCTGAGTTTTCTCATAGTGTAGGTAGTTCAGGTATTGCAGATGCTTTTGTTAATGGCGCGTATCAAGCAGTTGATATTGATGATCCATCTTTTGTATCATTCGAGATAAAAATAAAAGATTATACATATATGAATAAATTGAAAAAAGATATAATAAAATTATTGCCCAAAATTGAAAAATTAGATAAAAATTTATGCTTTTATTCAGAATCTTATGATCCTGACAATTATGAAGGTTCTATTTATGTTCATGAAATTTAATAAAGTCACGTAAAATAATATGTCTCAAAATTTAAATATAAAAAATTTTTATTAATTACAACTTTAAAGGAGACAAATATGCATTTAGTCGAGTTAGAATCATTTTGGAGTATTGCAAGAGAGACTGATTATATACACCAAAATGTTCTTTTAAATGAATTAAATATGATGCCTGAAGATAGTTTTTTACAATTAGCAATTGATATGATAGATTATGAAAAACTTGATGGAAAATTAAGTCATAATATATTAAATTTAGGTTTTAGAAAGATTGAATTAGATAAATATGTTGAGCCAGATATATTATTTTATAAATTATCTGATCCAAACTCATATTATTTTTCAATAAAAGATAATGATATTATTTGCTCATTTATATTAGCAATTAAATGCTATACCTCAGGACGCATAATTTTATTTACTGGTTATATTGAACTTGAATATAGTGTTAATAAAAGGAAATTTATAAGTATGTCAGATGATTTATATAATATAAACGTTTCTACTTATAATTTTAGAGAAAATATGCAAATTATAGTGTATACTATATTAAATACTGTTAAAAATAAATTAAACGTAGAATATAAAGGTGATTATAATGTAAAATCTAATATTTAGGAGACATTTAATAAAAATAAACAGTGTATAACAGTTTCTTCAATACACGAAGATATAAAGCCTAAAATTCAAGAACTTGTAGAATTTTTAATATCAAATATAATATTTAAAGATTTTGGCATACAATCTTATACTATGCAGTCAAAATTTTAATGAGGTAAAATATGACGTGTTATGAAATATATAAAAATATTATTTTAATAAAAAATGAAAAAGATAAAATAAATTTATTAAATGAATTGAATATAATGGATTCTGAAGATTTTAAAGAATTTGTTGCGTCTATACTTGTACCAAAGTCAAAAAGAGATATAAGTAATATATTTTATAAAACATATAAAATAGTAGATGATAAAAATTGTTTTGCTAAATCTATATATGTAAATTTTATATCTCCAGTACTATATTATTTTACTGAAAAAGACGATGTATTTATGTGTGAATTTGGTATAAATGTTGAATTTTTTCTTGCTGGGTATACAATACGTTATATGTAAAGGTTGTCTTAACTTTCATTTTAATATATATCCGAATAGTCTTATATTATGCTCAGACGATCTTTATTTAAAGGTTAGTACAACCTCAGATGTAGATTTAATAGAAGTAAAGGAACAAGTACAAATTATTATAGAAACTGCTATAAATAATATGTTTGATATGTTTACTATTGATTGTAGTAATACAAAATATGTTTTAAATTCAAATTTTTAAAAGACTATTTAATAATAATAGCGGAAGTGAAATAATACCTAAGTTTATATGACTTAGGTATATTTTTTATAAAAAGGAGATAAATTATGATTGAAATTTGGACAGATAAAGATCAATATTTTACTGGTGAAGCTAGTATTAATTATGGAGACGCTTTTGTTAATGGTGATGTTTGTACTATAAAATCAATTGAAATAAATGATATTGAAATTCAACTTGAAAATAATGAACCTTATTTATATGGTACAGGTATTGCAATTTGTTATAGTATTACGTCTATGTTTACTCAATCTAAATTTGAAATTAAATTTAAATCTAAAAAACCGATTAATATAACTTATAAAGAATTAGAAGATAAAACTAAAATATATTTTAAAGATATAAAAATACTTTCAGCTACTTTCCTTGAATTTTATAATGATGAATCAGATTTTGATTGGAAAGTAGAAGATTTAAGAGAAATCCATGAAAGTTATGTTAATAATTGGATCCGTGGAAATGAAGATCATAGTAAATTTTTTGATAATGTTTATCCAAATACTATAAAAGAAATTAAAAATATTTTAATTAGTGAATTACTTGAGTATATAGATATTACTAAAGAGGTACACGACATAGATAATATATCTACAGCAGATTTTCCTCATATAATAAATCCTTATCTTAAAGAATATGTTCCAGAAATGTTAGATTGGGACTGGGATGATTATTGTAATTATTATGGTGATTCAGTTATAAGTGCACTTATAAAAGATGGTGAATCTAATGAAGATAATCAAAATTTTGGAATTGTAGCATTTAATACAGATATTGATGAAATATTTATAGATATTACTTGGACAGAACATGAATTTGAAGATTTATCAGATCCAATTATATTATATAAGAACCCAAATAAAGGAGAATAATATGACAAAAGACGAATTAATTAATTTAGCAAAAACATCAACAGATATAGAACAATTACTTACATTATCTTTTGGAGATATAGATATTAGACTTGCAATATTACAAAATCCACATTGTACTAATGATCTTTTATTAAGTATTATTGATAATATGACAGATGACGAAATAACAAACAATATAGATTTTCTGACATCATTTAGATATACTACTATTCCAAAGAAAATTATAAATAATCCAAATTGTCCAACATCTTTATTATTACAAGATTTTATATCTTATTCTGGAAGTACAGAGTATCATCCATTTTGGGAAAAATATGTATGGAATAAGAGTTCGGAAAGAAAAAATCTTAAGTTATCTGATAAAGATATAGATAATTTTTTAAATAGTGGTAGACATTTAAATATTGCTAGCTTCATAGCAGAAATAGATAATAAATTAACTTTATCTCAAAGAATTAAGATAATTGATTTTATGTATTTAAATAGTAAGGATAATTATGAAAAGCTTGTAAAAGACTTATTTTATTATAACCATTCCTATGATCAAAAGGCTATAGCATTACACATTAAAGAACATTTAGGTCTTGATTATTATACGACTAAGTATTTAATAGAAAATAAATTAATATCTTCAGAAGATTTAGAAAAATATATAGATACTTTACCAGTATATCATAAAAAGTATGTAGATGCTATATATTTTTTAACAAAAATAAAAAATATTCCAGTAAAGATAGTTAAAAAGGTACTTTTAAGTGGTGAAAAATTAGAACAAAGGACTATAGTTGATATTATAGAAAATGATGATCAATATATTGCAGATCTTTTAAGTGATAATAAAATTGTAAGTTTATTAGAAGAGAAAAATTTATTTGAATTAATCTCAAAATATTATGATGCATTAGGCGTTGACATCATTAGTAATGTTATAAATAATATTAATGATGATAATACTATTGAAAAATATTTAGATATGTTAAAAAGAAAGAAATGGGATAAATTTGCTAATATTGTATTAAATGTATTTAGTTATTCAGTAAATAACAATAAATATTGTTGCATTTATAATTATGCACAAGAGTATTTTTATTTATGGCAATTTGATAAAGATACTTTAATAAAAATATTCAAATTATTTAGTAAAGATTTATATTTTCATACTTTAGAGAAGTATTATTTTAATTATGATATATTATCTATAATATTAAAAGATTCTGAACATGTAAATGTTTTAAATAAATTTAGTTGGTATGATAAAGATGCTCGTGCTAAATTTACTAATAAAGTATCTGCAGACGAAATAATAAAATTAATTCCTATATGTGTAGATAAAAAATTTGTAAGTAATCTTTTGCAAATGTTAAATGATATAGGCTCAGATAAATTTGTAGATACATTTGTAGACTATATTACTTCTCATGAATTAAATGATTTTAAGATTAGTAATTTAGAAAATGATTATACATTAACTGATGAACAGATTAAAAAATTACAAAATTCTGCAGTATCAACTGAATTATGTAAGAAAGTAATATTAGGTGCTGCAAATAATACACAAGTACAAGTTAATTCTATTAAAAAATCTATAAAAGATACAGATTGGCGTGAATTAGTAGAAATATTAAAAAGTCCATCTTGTCCTACTGAAACAACAGAAGATGTATTAAATTACTATAAATCTAATTGTAAACATGATAGAGATAAAATTAATACTAATGTGCTTGAAGCAATTTTTAATAATCCAATAAATTCTGATAAAATAGTAGAAACTGCATTTAAATTATATATTTATTATTATGGTTCATACAGCTGTGATAGATATAGTACAGTTATTTTAAATCATTCTAGATTTAATCAAGAAATGTATATAAATTTAACTAAATATTTAATTAAAAATAAATTAGGTAGTTTCTTACTTCCTTTTATAAGACATAAATATTGTACAAAAGATTTATATGTTGCTGCAGTTTGCACAAATTCATTTAATCTTTATGATACTGGTTTTGATAGATTTGATTTTAAATTTACTGAAGAAGATTTAGAAGCTATGACTAAAGCAAATAAAGATGCTATAGGTATTGCAATAAGATCAAAAAATTGTCCTAAATCAATTTTAATTAAAGCAATAAAAGAATATAAAAATATGGCAGCTGTAAATCATGTAAATATGGATTCAAAAACTTTAGATAAAATTGTTAGTATTTGTGATCCAACTTATTATTCTACTTTAATATGTGATAAATTATCAGTAAAATCAATATTAACTATTATAAAAAATGGTAAAGATTTTACTAATTATGAAATTTCTGAAATAGTAAATATATTAAAACAAAAAGATTTTGAACCAGATGAAGTACAAGAACTTTTAAATATGGACACTGATTTATCTAAAAAAATAATATTGGCTCTTCCAAATATAAATCAGTCATATTTATCTAATTTATTTGAATAAGAGGTAACTAATTATGATAAATATACATGAATTTGTTGATAGAAAAGCACAAGATCATATTTTTAGTAATTATATATATGATAATTTAAACTTTAAACATAAATGTTATTTAAAAGATATAGAAGTAATTATTGAATATTACACAGTATCTAAATCTAATTATACATTTTATTTTGAAATAAAAAATTATCCTAATTTAGGATGCTTTCGTTTTTATATAGATGAAAATAATAATGTTAAGACAGATAGTTATGATGAAAATGTAATTAATCTTTTAGATAATAAAGAAGTATGTAATATTTTATTAAAAATATATCATGAAGAATTTTTACCAGAATTAGAAAGATGTATAAAAGAATTTGATAGTATTAAAAAATATGAAATTATTACAAATGAAAATGGAACATTTTTAAAATATAGTAAAAAATATAAAATTCTTGAAGATGCACAACCTGTTAAAATTGAACCAGGTTTTACATTAAATTTAAATGATGATAGTTATGTAAAAGCAGCATCTCCATATATTTCTAAAAATATAAAAGTTATTAATTCTAAAATTAATAAAATAGTTGGAGTTCCTACTAGTGAAGTTATTATTGAAAATAGTACTATTGATGTACTTAATTTAAAAGAAACAGAGTCTGCAACTATAACAAATTGTAAAACAGGATCTATTACAATAAAAGGACAAAATATTAATATTTCAAATTTAAATAATAATAGTAGATTTAGTTATCTATTTTTTAAAAGTGTAGATTTCAGTACACAAACAGATTTAGAACCTATTGCCAAAGATATATATAATGCAGCTACAGGAATATATTTACAATATGGAGATACAAATTATTATGTAGATGAAACTAATATTTTTAAATATATTGATAAAGGTATAGATGTTGAACCAAGAATTAATGTTAAAAATATTAAAGAAATTAATAAATTATTAGATTATTATTTTGTAGCGAAAACATTTAAGCATAATAATGTTATGAACAAAATTATTGAATCTATTAGAGAACGTTTAGGAGAAGAAACTAGTCCAACTAAAATTCAAGCGTTTTTAGATAAAATTTTATATCCAAAATGTATAGATAAGTTATCAGAATTATTTGATAAATATATTAAAGTTCAAATTAAGAAATTAGAAGAAATATTGATTAAAGATCTTAAATCTTCTTATTCTGTTCAACAATTAGATAGTTTTCCATCTTCAAGTTCTATATTAGATAAAATTTATTCAACATTTAATGTAAAAACTGATAATGAAAAACATAAATTCTTACTTGATAATTTCTTTGATGAAAATAAAGATCTTAAAGAAAGTATTGAGTATGATAGCTCAAGATCATATACTGATTATTGGGTAAGTTATCAAGGCGCTTCTATGGAAACAGAAAAGACAGATTTTTATTTTAATGTACTTAATACATCTATTACAGTTACAGCATCAGGTCGTACACAAGGTTGGTGGAATGATTAAAAAATAAAAGGTATATCTTTATGATATACCTTTTTTTAATAATATTTTATAGGTTTTCTATTAAATGAAAAAACAATAAGTGCTAACTGTTTATAATTTTTATATTCTGAGACTGGGACTTTTTCTCCAGTTTCTAAATCTCTAAGTCCTAATATTAGTTCACCAGAATCCAGTTTAAATGGAGCAGTTTCTATTAAAACATATGCATAAACAGAATTATCTTGAGAATTTATAAGATGCTCAAGATTTTTAGCGCAGTTTGTAGTATGCCGCATATCTTCATAATAATTTTTTAAACCTGGATGTTGACGAATCATTCTATTATAAAATTCATCTATAGTCTCAGTCTTAGTTTTCATATTTTATATATTATCTCCATAAAAGAGCTACAAGAATCAGTGTAACAGCAATAGCTTCTATCATATTAAAATCTCCTGTTGTTTTTATGTATATTCTTATTTTATCATACAAATTATTATTTGTAAATAAGAATTTTATATTTTTAATAAAGACTATTTAATTATATATAAAAATAAGAGCTTTAAAAAGCTTAATATATAATAGGAGGAAGTTTATGTATTGTTCAAATTGCGGAACACAAAATATAGATGGAGTAAGATTTTGCGCAGGATGTGGTAAAGATTTAATGCCGCCTATACAGAATAATACTCCAAGAAAAGCAAATATACTTTGTATAATTGGATTTATCCTTTCGATGTCAGTATTACCGATGCTTTCATTTTATTCATTTTCTAATTCAAGTAGTACATCATTTTGGTTATTTTTAACTGCAAGCATAGGTTTAACATTATCTATTATTGGATTTATTCAAGCAAAGAAGAGAAATCAGAAATGTAGAGGTTTAGGATTAGCTGGTATTATTATTGGTGGTCTTTTTTCTGTAATTTTTATGTATTCAATGTATACAGATTCTCAAGTTGAAAGAGCTGCTAGAGAAGAAGCAAAGTATACTTATGAAGAAACTGATTATGAAGGATATACTACACGAGAAACAACAGAAGAAACTACTAGTGCAACAACTAGAGAGACAACAACTGAAACTACTACAGAACCTACAACTACTACAACAGAAGAAAATATAATACCTTCATTTTCTGAATCAAAGAAAGGTTATACAATTACTTCAGTTGGTAATGCAAAGACAGGTACTGTTACATTAGATAAAGGCAATTGGGTAAATTTTATTGAAGCTGGTGGATTTGGTAAAGAAACTGTTGAGCACGCACAAGCTAAAGATTTAACTGGTGGCTCAATTATTGGATTATTTGTTCTTGACGTACCTTATTCATTAGAAGATCTTACAAAATCTCAAATGGCGGTAATGGAGCAGAATGGTGGTATTAAAGTAACTGGTGCAAAAGTAAAACTTGGTGGTTATAATGCATATCAGTGTTATTGTCTTTTCCCTGATGGTCAGTATTTAGTATGCTGGTATTTCAAAGGTAATGATGGAATGATTAGAAAAGTTACTGTTGAATTTACTGAAGAAAATTATTACGCTTTTGAATTAGTACAAAATAATTATAAACTTGATTAAAAGAAAGTTGATACTTATGGAATTTTTAATACCTGAAGAATTAAAAGATTATGTTGCAATAAAAAATGATAGAATTATCGTAAAAGCAATTATACCTCAAGAATTATTAAAACCTTTTTACAAATTTACAAAAGATTATGTAGATGCCTATAAAAAATTTAAGCAGGTAAATAATGAGTAAAAAATTTATTACAAATTATAAAGGTTTTGATATTTTTGCAGAAGATAATAGTGAAGCTGCGTATTGTTGTATAACTGAAAAACAATTTGAAGATGGCTCTATTATTAAATTAGAGTCATATCCAAAGATCAATAAATATTCATATTTAGATGAAGCAGTTCAAAAAATTAAGAATGATATTGATTATATTATAGACAGATTAACTAAAAATATAGATAGATTTGGTACAACTTATACATATTTAGGTAATATTCCTTTGTATGAAGAACATATACAACTTATGTGTAAAACATTACCAATATTAAATAATTGTCATTTATCTATGATAAAACAAACTAGATGGTCTGAAGATTATGATTTTGAAGATGGATTAACTAAACAATCTTCAACCAATAAAAAAGATACATATGTTCAATCTTATAAATTAGCATTTATGTATAAGAAATTTGAAATTTGGTTAGAAGTAGCACGAACTTTACAAAATGGAATATATCCAAAAGATCCAATTGATTATGTAGAAGAAAATAATATTTATTTTACAATTCGAATTATGTCTAGTCCGTATGAAGATGTTAATAAATTTGAAGAAATAGCAGATGAAGTTGCAAAAATATTCAGATGTTATTCCATTAAAGAATGGGCAAAAAGTACATTAAAAGGAGAGTAGTTATATGAATAATATAGATGCATATATATTTAATTATTTAAAATATACTATAAAATATTCAGATAAGCTAATTGAAAAACAAATGAAAGATTTTGAAAGAAATTTAGATATAAAAGCAGAATTCGCAACTACTCTTAAATTTGGTTATCCTAAGCAAGATCCAATAACAATAGAAGGTTATACTGCAGAACAATTAGAAGCAATAGGTAAATTATCAATTCTTAGTGCTTATAATTATTTGATTTATTTAAGAGAAGAACCAAAAGAAGCATTACGAATAATTAAAAAAGGATTACCTAGAAAATAAAATAAGTACCTAGTCTTAATTGACTAGGTATTTTTTTATAAAAATTATTTACAGCAATTATCTTAAATGATATAATAAATTTATAAAATTTAAGGAGAAAATACTGTGAAAAATGCAATCATTAAGAAAATAAGTGTAGTAATTATTTTAGTTATAATTATTTTTATTCTTTGTGGTTGCGCAAAAGCTATTACTTCTGGTGAAGTAGTAGAGAAAACACATAGAGATGCATATTCTACAGTAAGAATAATGGAAATTGATGTAGGCGATGGGCCTTCAACATATATTCCTATTACAGAAAACTATCCTGAATCTTGGTATATTAAGATTGGCGGATATAATGAAAAAGAAGAATATGTTTATGCAACGTATAGTGTATCAAAAGAAGTATATGATTCTATTAAGATAGGAGATCAGTTTACATATACAAAAGATTAAAAGACTATTTAATATATAATAGAGAGAACGTGTAAAATACCTTAGCAATTTTTGCTATGGTATTTTTTTATAACAAAATTAAAAAGGAGAACAATATGGATTATTTTGAGCATTTATGTGATAAGATAATTAGTGGTGATATAGTTGATAAGGAATTTGAATTAGATAATAAGTTAATTCAAATAAAAACAAGTTATCAATCAAAAGAATTAAAAAATCAATTTGCAGAAATATTAAAAATTTATAAAAATGGTGATAATAAAAATAAAGAAATATCCACTAATATATCTATGGAATATAATATGTATTTCAATAAAGAAAAAATGGATGATGATAAATATGTACTCGCAGTAATATCAATAATTTTCTATTATAATAAAAATAAACTTATATATTTACCAGTACTTCATTCTTTTTATTATTGTAATCATAAATCAATATATCAAAAAGATCCTAACGTTAATAAGTATGTAAATAATTTTAGTTTAAGCTTTCAAGATAATTTTGAAAATTTAAGATCATGTATTAAATCACTTATATATCATTTTAGTAATTTTGATAAAAATGCATATCCATATTTAGATAAATTTATTGAAGAAACTTCAAATTATTTTGAAGTCTAAGGAGAATAATTATGAAATACTAATAAAAAATGACGATAAGCTTAAGTTTAATTCAAAGAATGAAGTAAGAGTTTTTGCTAAAAGATATATAGACGATTAAGGAGATAAATATGACACTTCAAGAAATAAAAGATTTAAATAACATAAAATATCTAAATGATCCAAAAGTAGATCCAGTTTCATATATTGAAGAACATAAAGTAAATGATTATTTTATTATTGTAACTGGACCTGCTGGTTGTGGTAAATTTGCAAAATACTATACAAAATCAGAAGTAGTTTATAAGTGCGAAAATATTTTACAATTATCTGATTTAATTACAGATTTTGAGTTTAAAGATAAACAACCTACATTTTTACCTTCAGAATTTGAAAAATGCATAACTACTGGTGGAACTGTAATATTATATGATCTTAATTTATTAAGTGACAACATATTAACATTTTTGCTTGAAATTACTGAAACTAACAAAATAGCTACATTACATCCAGATTTTAAGATTATTGGTATTATGACTCCAGGTTATAGATTAAGTAAGTGGTGATAATTATGACAGAACAAGAATATAGAGAAGAATACGATAGAATTCAAAAAGAATATCCAATTATTGAAAAATATATTCCAGTTGCAGATAACTGGAAACCAAATTATCCAGATGATGAAATTAGAGCAACAATTATGATTGTATTAAATACTGAATGTGTACATTCTGAAAAACCAAGATTTCATAAATATCATATATTCTTTGATTTTTATAATGCAGAATTTAAAAAATTATTTAAAACATATTCTAGTGATGATTTTAGTAAAATTGTACAAAAATACGAAGAATGGCAAGACTATTTAAATAAAATTCCATTTAATATAGAGTTAAAAAAATATCTGTTAAAGGATAATTTTGAATGGGAGTAAAAGTATGAAATTAGAAGAATTTAAAAAAATTAAAGTTGCTTTTAATAAAATAATTGATGTAATTAATCATACTAAAATTAATGGTCGATACATTTATATTACAAAGTTTGAGAATAAACATAGAATACTTAAAAATGAACTTGATATACCTAAAATAAAAACATATGAAGAAACTATTTCATATCATAAAGAACAAGTATTGTATGAATATTATTTTAATTACGAAAGTAGTAGAGAAGAAGAAGTCAAGTTAAAATTAAATCTTAATATAGATTTTCAACATGATGAATATAAATGCAAAATGTTTGTAAATTATTTAGATAAAGGATATTCTCCATCTATCAAAATAGCTCCAGTTAATACAACATTATTAGATATTAATATTGATACAAATGATTTTAGTGATTTTATTATAAGATTTGATGATGCTTATTATGATTTAGCGCATATAACTATTAATTCAGTTAAAGTATTTAGTAATGATGAAGATGCTATGGCTATTTACGAATCAAAATATGAAATATTAGATAAATTAAATGAGGAGCAATAAAATGAGTAAAATAAAAAAAATTAGTAATCCTGAATATGTAAAATATTTACAAAATTTACTTCAAAATCTTGAGTCAGATTATAAAATGCATTTTTTCTCAAATAAAGACTCAGAGGATGAAATACCTTATATTGAAGAAGATAGCAGTACATTTGGTAGTCATGAACAAGGCGCAGTTGAATTTTCTTCAGAATATGGAACTCCAACTTATAAAATGGTATATTGGGTAGAACCTTATTTTGATAATGCAGTTATATTACATGTATATATTAATTGTAATTTTGCAGATACACAATTACATTTTGAAGAAATTTATACGCCTAGTATTAAAAGATTTAAAACTTTTATGCAAACATCTTTAGTATGTATTGAAAAAGCTGTTTCATTTAGTAAAGAAGAACAAGATAAAGCACGTAGATTTATTAAATTATTAGACGAGGTAGAATAAAAATGGGAAGAATTAGTAATCCAGAATTTGCAACATATTTACAAGATTTTCTTCAAAATGTTCAAAAAATTAGTCCTAATTATCATTTATATTTTAGATCTAATAAAGGTAGCGAAGATATTGGAATTCCATATGTAAAAGAAGATGAAACTACTTTTGGTACACATGAACAAGGTTGTGTTGAAATTGAATATCGGAATGATTATACTTTTTATGATGTATCAAAGTATCGATTTTTTTATTGGGTTATGCCTGAAAGTTCTACACATTGGAGTAATCAACTTATTATAGCTATAGAAGCTGAATGTCATTTTGGTGATACAAATTTAGATTTTACTGAAGAATTTATACCAAATATACAAGAATTTAAAACTCGTATGGAAACAATTCTTACTACGATTGAACATGTATTAAGACGTTTTGGAGAAGATACAGACTGTATAGTTAGATTTATAAAATTATTATAAAAGATAAATGAAAATGGCAAAACAGAAGAAAGTTACATTATTAGGACAAGATTTTGAAACTGTTGGCGAATTAATGGAAGCATTATCAAAACTTCCGCCTGAAACGCCACTTAATCCTTTTGGTTCTTCAAATGCACTTTTATTTTATATTAAAAAAGATAAAAAAGCATATTTAGATGAAGATTATGATTGGATTGAAGATGAAGAGATTTATAATGAACTTGAAGATCAAATTGAGTAATTGTAATTAAAATAATACCTAATTCTGAAAAGGATTAGGTATTTTTATTTTACAATATAAAACATATAAAATATAATAATTATTAAAATAAAAAAGAAGGTATGAAATATGACTACATTTAATAAAGACGATTTTTATCCAAATGGTAAGAGTGATCCTCAGATTGATTATAATAAACTTTTGTATATTTTGTTGAGTAGAGGTATTTTATCACCAAGAGATTTTGATTTTATGCTTGGAAAAGAATCATTTGAATCTTGGAAAGAATATAATGATGAATATAAACGTTCAATTATTTATAAAATGCTTCAAAAAGGTGAATATACTAAAACGAAAGAAGAATAAATATGAAACCTAAATGGTTATATAGATTAGAATCAAAAAATCCAGAAAATGGATTATGGTATAATGCAAATAATGAATTAGTTTGGGGAATTGGAGAAATTCCTGGTTGTACTACAAAAGATTTACCTATGGATTATGATGAACGTTATCATAAAGATGGATTAAATTGGTTTTCTAGTTGTTCAAAAGAAGAAGATTTATCACATTGGTATAGTCTTGAAGATGCAAAACAATTAATTGCAAATGGTTTTGTATTTACTAAATATCTTGCGGTTGATTATGTAGAATATGAACTTGAGACAACATTCCTTAAAGAAACTGCATTACAACGAGTTGAATTAAATATTGAGGATATTTGGAAATCTTAAAAAGGTAGTGAAATAAACTACCTTTTTTAGTAAAAGACAATTTAAATATAATATAGTACTTTTATTGGAGGTAAATTAGAACAATGAGCGATACTCAAATTTTAATTGGAAAATCTGGAAAAGAAAATATATATTGGGACTACAAAAAAGATAAAAATCTTTTTATAATTGGTGAAACAGGTTCTGGTGCACAGATTGTTAGAGATACTGTTATAAATGCAATTACAAAATGTAATATATTAGGAATTATATATGGTATTGATTATACAAAATCTGAACTTGGCCCATGTCAATCAATAATAAAAAATATTTTATATGTAAATACATTAGATGAAAGTCTTTTTTATCTTGAATTAGAATTAAAAGCAAATAGTACAACTTCACCAATTTTTATTATAATTCCAGATGTTCAATGTTTTTGGTTTGAAGATCTTGCATATAAAGAAAATAAATTTATTGAATTAAGCAATAGACATGAGAATATACATTTAGTTCTTTGTTCAAGAGCATTTTTTAATACTCGTGCAGACTATGCAAAAAAGTATAAAGATAATTCATTATTTGTAATGATAGGTGACTTAAATTTTTATACAAAAGGTTTCTTTTATCCTAATTTATTTGAATTACCTGAAGTTGATCGAAAAGTACGAGGTGAAGGTATTATAAATATAGATGGTAAGCCTAAAAAATTTAATGCTCAATACGATTTAGCAAAATCTTTATATGATTGGGTAGACGATTGTGTAGGAGAAAAGAAAAAATGAAAAAAGAATTAACAGATAAACAAAAAGATATAGTACTAGGTATTATAACAGCTGGAGCTATTTTATATTTAATTGCAATAATTGTGTTTTTTATTGTTGGTTGGTTTACAATTAAAGCTAGACGCGAGGCAGAGTCTGTAAATCCACCTCCAATTTCTCCAGAAATTACAGAAACTGTATTTGGTAATATAATTTAATATTATAAAAATACAAATTAAATTGGGATCATCCTGGTTAACATGGAGATTATATAAATGGAATATAGAATAGCAACTTATGAAGAAGTTTCAAAACAGTTTGATTGGTTGATTGAAACTCATGAAAATAAAGAAGATTGGACTGCTTGGAAAAATGAATATCTAAGCAATATTAAACATGGAATTATGATTCCATATTATGGTTTTATTGGAGAAGATTGTATTTGTGAGGCTTATGCAAATATAAGTAAATATGCAGATTATATTGTTATTAAAAGAGATAGACCTTATTTATCTGCTTTTAGAACAAGAAAAGAATATCGAGGTCTTGGATATTTTTCAAAATTATTTGATTTTATGATAAAAGACCTTAAAGAAAAAGGTTATAAAAGAGTATCAGTTGCAGTTGAATCTACTGAAACTCATAATATTGAAATGTATAAACATTTTGGTTTTAATACTTTTTTATATAAAGATAGAGAAACTTATGGAGATGGTACTATACATGAAATAGAGTACTATGAAAAACAACTATAAAGGAGAAAATTATTATGAATATAAAGAAAGGATTAGCTGCAAGTTTATGTAGTCTTTTATTATTGACTGCAGGTTGTGATAATATGCAACCTATAAATAGTAAAACTGTTGCTTCTCAAGAAACAACAAATGAAACCACTAAAATGATTAGTGATACATTTAATAAGACTGTTAATTCTAACATTGTTTCTATTACAGTTATTTCAGGTCCAATGACTTTAGATTTATATAATGCATCTGCAAAAACAAAGATGAGTTATTTTGAAGTTATTGTTAGAGATAATAATATTTTTTCAACTAATGATCTTGAATTTGTAAGTGAAAATCCAAATATTGCAACAATTGAAGTTGATTCTTTAAGTGGAACCTATTTATCTTGTAAAGTTACAGGTAAAGCAAAAGGTTCCACAAATGTTTATATAAAAGCAAAAGATGGTTCTATTGAGTCTAGTAAGATTGCAATTTCTGTTATAAATACTAAACCAACTCCAAAACCAACTTCTAAAGCTAAAAAGAAAACAAGTAATAATAAAACATCAAATAAAAAGAAAAATAAAAATTCAAAACAAATTGAGCCTTCTCAAAATACAGAATTACCAAAAATTATTGAATTTAGATCATTTACTTATACTGGAAATTCAGTTTCAGGATTATTACAAGAAGCTTCAAAGCATGTAACATTACAAAAATGTGGTCGTGCAACATGTGTTGGTGGTCCTGGTATTTCATATCAGTTCAGAAAAGGTACACAATATCTTACTTGGAAAGTACAAGGTGAGCCAAATCAATTTAAGCAAAAAGTAATAATAAAATAAGAAAGGTAAATAAATACAATGAGAAAAGACATAATACAAGTAGTTAAAGAATTAAATATGTATATGAGAGAAAATATGGTGCCTGGTGGTGTAGTATATTTAGGATCAGATAATAATACATATCAACTTCAAGCTGAATTTAATGATAAAGTTGTATATGATTTTGTTAAAACATATTTACATTATGAAAACTATGACGCAATTTTAAGAGAAGTTAAAGGTAACAATACAATAATTTACGTAGCAAAATAATTAAATAAAAGGAGAACATAAAAATATGGGATTTACTTGGAATGTAGAAGAATTAAAACTTAAAAAAGAACGTGATGCTCATAAAGATTTACAAATTTTTTCTGTAGAGAATTCACTTAGTAGAGATGAAAAAATTGCATTTATTGATTCTAGATTTGATGGACAAATGTCTCAATTATTAGATTTATATGATAAATTTCAAGTTGAAAAAGATACTATTAAGAAGGGTGTTGATGGAGATTATAAATTTAATTCATTAAAAGCTTGGTATACAAAAAATATGAGTGATTTTAAATATTCTGATTATGGTTTAGAAATTTGGGGTATTGGTTGTAATCGTACAATAGATAGACTTATGAATAAACACATGTATGATTTATATTCTGATATTGTAGATCAAGTATTCCATCAATTAATTTGGGATTTATATAAAAAAGAAAATAAATGGTTTAAAGAGCATGATGAATATAGTATTTTAACAAAGAAATTAATTGATTCAAATATTTTACCATTTTTAGGTATAGAGTATTGGTATGGCACAGGCGGAATTGGAAAGAATGTAAATGGTAAAACAGTAAAATTTACTTTACTTGAACTTCGTTATCTTTCTGATGCTTGTGATAAGTTAGAAGAAAAAATTAACAGAACTGCTAAAATAATTAAAGCAGATTTTGAGAGAACATTTCCTGATTAAAGGAGAATAAATAATGGAATATTTTTATTATGGTCAGACTTTAAAATTATCTTTAGATCAATCAGTTAATGAGTATATTTATGATTTTGAGTATGATGATGCTAGAGTAGATTTAGATATAATTCAAAAAATAAATCCTGGAATTAGACATAAAATTGATCAACTTTCTTTTTGTAAACAATTTCGCAGATACTTAAATACATCAGCAAATATTGTAAGCAGTATTGTTGATGGAGATTCTGAATTTGTTTTTGGTAAAGATCTTGATGGTTATTCATATGAAAATATTTTTCCAAACGAAGTAACTGAAAATGATAGTTTTATTGTATACATAATTATACAAACTGACCAAAAATTTACTGATGAAGAATTAAAAGAATTGACAAATATACTAAAATTATTATCTAATTATTTTAAAACTAATGATGAATTTGAGTTAATTGAACTAACAAAAGATCAATTAATGAGTATGAGAAGTCATTATATAGACGATTCTAATGAATAAGAAATATTAAAATAGATATATGGAAAATATATGATTAAGTATCATTTTTCAAATATACTGGAGGTTTAATTATGGATATAACAAATATGTTCTTTTATAGTGGAGAAGCAATAGATTGGAAGTTAGAAACTAGTCTTGAAGAATATAATAATGACTATGAATGGGATAATGCTCGTGTTGATTTAGATATTATTAAAGAGATAAATCCAGTTATTGGTAAAAAAATTAAATCTATTGATCTTGATTATGAGATTCGCAGATATTTGAGAGATGAAAAAGGTAATCTTGTTTCAGGCACTGATCTTGAAGATATTACTGAAGAAATGACAGAAATATATGAAATTGATGATAATGGTTACGTATTTGAAGACGTAACTAGTGTACAACCAAAGAAAACAGATAGTTTTGCACTTTGTGTATTGATTATTGCATATAAAGAATTTACAAGCGATGAAATAACAGAATTAACTAGAATTCTTAAAGTATTATCAACCATTTTCTATTTAAATAAAGAATTTAAAGTAGTACAATTAATACCAGAATCTGTTGAAGAAATTAATGGAGAGATTATTGATGTTGGTGGTTTTATCCCAACTGATGATACTCTTGAAATTGATGGAGATGACAATGACGATGATGAGGAAGATATATGATTAGTTGGAATCCTTGGCATGGTTGTACAAAATATTCTGAAGGATGTAAAAATTGTTATGTTTATAGAATGGATGCTCAATATGGAAGAGATCCAGCGGATATAAAAATAACAAATTCTTTTGATTTACCTCTTAAAAAGAATAAAAAGAAAGAATATAAATATCCTTCAGGAACAGTATTTTTTACATGTTATACATCAGACTTTTTCTTACCTGAAATGAAAGAACAAAGATTAAAAGCTTTAGAAATAATTAAAGAAAGATCTGATTGTAAATTTTTTATTATTACAAAAAGAATAGATTTAGTTGATATAGATATTCCTGATAATGTAGAATTATGTTGTACTATGGAAAATCAGAAACAATATGATTATAGAATGCCTATATTTAAGAAAATAAATGCTAAACATAAAAGTCTTTGTCTTGAACCATTATTAACTCCTATAAGTTTAGGTGGATTAGCAGATATAAAACTTGAAAAGATTGTATCTGGTGGAGAATCTGGATACGGTAATGACATAAGGCCTTGTAAAGAAGAATGGGTTAAAGATTTATATTTGCAAGCAAAGAAATACAATATACCTTTTTGTTTTAAACAAACAGGAACATATTTTGAAACTCTTGATGGTAAAAAATTAACTGTAGAAAGATCAAATCAATTTAATGAAGCTAGAAAGCTTGGTTACCAAGATTTTGAAATAACTACTTTGTAAAGGAGAACAATTATGAATAAACAAATACTTACATGTCCAAAATGTAAAACAGACATCTTATTTGATGCTGATAGAATAACGAAAGGAATTAGTTTTGAATTTCATTGTTCTTGCGGAGCAAAAGTATTATATAAAATTCCAATGTATACAAAAGAAACTATTTATGAAATGATACATAGTTTTTAATTAGAAAGGAAATTATATGTTTGAGATATTAAATGAATATTTTGACGAGTTGAATAAACTATCACCAGATAATAATACAGTTTATAGTCCTGTATCAACTAGATCTGCATTACAATTATATAAATATTTATATAATTCTTCTGCATTTGATTATATGTTAAATGATAAAGATTATTTAAGTTTTGAAAATGCAAATAATGCTAAGTTTGTAAATAGAATTTGGGCAAATACATTTTTTAATGCATCAGTACCAAATAAATTACAACAATATACACATTTTATTGATATGACAAATAGTCATTTGGCTACAAAAACAAAAGATTTATTTGTTGCAAAAGAAACAAATAATTTTATTGAGAAAACTGGAACTTTATTATCAAATGAATTAAAATACGATTTGATGAATATTGTTTATTTTAAGGATATTTGGGCAAAAACTTACGGATATAAATTAAATTTTATGCCTATAACATTTACTAATATTGATAATTCTACTAAGTCAGTAAAGAATTTTATAGTATCTTCAAAAGATGTTCTTGAAAATGAGAGCTGTTATTTAGTAGCATTAAACTATAAATCAGGTAATAAATGTTGGTTAGTATATCCTAAAACAAATATAAATAGAGTTAATTTTAATAATTTAACTTGTAAAAATGTAGTTGCGTCATTATATATTCCAGAATTTGAAATTGAAAATAATTATCAATTAGATAAAGCATTTTTACCTGATGGAGATATAGTAGCTATGGATCAAGTTGCAAAAATTAAATTTGATCATATTGGAACAGAAGCAGCTGCAGTAACAGAGATTGCAATTAGAGGCGCAGCACTTAGAGTAGACGTACCTCCAAGAATAATATTAAAATTTGATAAACCTTTTATGTACGCAATACAAGATACTTATAATAATGATTTTATATTTATTGGTAAAATTGTTAAATTTTAATTTAGGAGAATTGTAACAATGATACAAAAATTTAATTGCCCTCTATGTAAAAGTACAACAGAAGTTAATTTAAATAATTTTAGAGTAAATAGTAAAGTAGAAGTTTATTGCAGTAATTGTAAAGTTCAAAAATGGTGGATTATAACTCCAAATGTAGATATTCTTGGTGAATGGTCTTATATTGATCAAATAAATAAAACAAAAGAAACTTATTGGTTTAAAGAAAATGGTGAAGGCAGATATATAACTGGCACTATTGATCCACAATTAGATGGTATAGGTTCTGCTGCAATAAAATATGAAGTATATCCAAATCAAATAATAATTACTCAAGGTGAATCTATAAAAATTTTTTATTATGAATTAAATGGTAATGAACTTGCATTAACAACATTAATTGATAATAATATTCAAAAGAAAGCTGAAACTGTAATTTATAAAAGAAAATAAAAGGTAAATTATTATGATAATGAAAAAAGAAACTTTAGAAAAAAGAATCATTTCATTAATCAAAAAATATGCACCAAGAGGTACAAAATTTGAGTGGAGTAGAACACAGTCTTGGTTTGGTGATTTTGGATGCGATTATAATCCATCAACAAAAAGATATAGTAATTTTATAATAAGAATAAGTTATCCACTTGCAAGTATTAATGAATGGAGTATAGTAAAAAGAATAGTATTACATGAGATTGCGCATGCTAGAACGCCTGGACACGATCATGATGATGCATGGCGTCAAGTCTGTTTATCTATTGGAGGAGATGGAGAAAGCCGATTCGAAGTTGTTGAAGATGGTGGTGATGTTAGATTACCATATTATAAATGGTTAGGTATATGTCCAGTTTGTAATAATAAATATTATAGACAAAGATTAACTGCAGATGATAAACGAAGATCATTTTGTTGTGATCCAGATAGAAAGATTATTTGGCTTAAACGAAAGTAAGAAAGGAAATTATAATGTACGGATTAAATATAATTTTTAATGTAACGTGTTATGATGATGAAGGTAAAGATGAATTTACTATCCAAAAAGTCTATGTATTTGAAAAGCAAGAAATAAGAGATAGTTTTGGACAAATATTAAATTCATTTGATGAATCTGGTAATAATAAATTATATAAAGCAAAAGATATAGAACATTTAGTTGAAAATCTTTGTGAAGCTTGTGAAAATCAGTTTAATGACGAAGAAATAGTTAAAAAAGATAATGAATATTCAATTGGAATGTATCAATTATTTGATGATGAATATATAAAAAAGAAATATAAAGTATCAGTTACATATTGAATAAAAATTCAAAAAGTTATTTAATTATAAAGGAAGGAAATTAATAAAATGCAGTATAAGAAGTCAAGATATAATTATTTTGTACCTTATGAAGATAATCAAACTATAGTATATAATTTTTATTCAAATTATACATCATTATTTGATGAAGATACTCTTAAAAGATATAATGAAGATTTATTAACTAATGAAGAACAAGAAGAATTATATAAAAGAGGTTTTCTTATTGATTCAAATAGAGATGAATTAAAAGAAATTATTAATCGTAGACGTCAAGAAAATTTAAATAGTAAACAAAAATTATATAGAATTTGGACTACATCAGGCTGTAATGCAAGATGCTTTTATTGTTTTGAAAAAGGCGTTAAAGTAGAAACAATGACTGATGAAAGATGTGATAAAGTAATTGAGTATATTAAAGGAACTATTAATGATGGAGATACTGTAACTATTGAATGGTTTGGAGGAGAACCTTTACTTAATACTCATGCAATAGATAAGATTACAACTGCAATTAAAGAAGAATGTAAAAAGAAGAACGCAAAATATAATAGTTTATTTATTTCAAATGGTAGTCTTATTACTCCTGAAATTATTAATAAAATGGAAAATGAATGGAATACTAGAAATATTCAAATTACACTTGATGGTTCTGAAAATGCATATAATAAAATAAAAGATTATTATAATCCTGAAAAGCATAACTTTAAAAATGTATTAGATAATATTATGCTTCTTAAGAATACAAAGATTAAAGTTGCAATTAGACTTAATTATACAGAAGATAACTATGAAGATATTCTTGATGTAATTAGACTTATTGGACCTAAGTTACAAGATTCTAATAATGTAATTGCATATGTATATCCTATTTGGAGTACATTAAATGATGAAGAAAAAGATAAATTTATTTCTGATGTTGAAGCAGATAAAAATATATTAAATATTTTTAAAGAAATAATTAAATATAATCTTAATACAATAAAGAAACTTATTAGAATTAATAGAAAACTTACGTCATGTAAATCATGTAATATGTATAGCCATACAATTTTACCTACTGGAGATATTTCAAAATGTAGTGAAAGTTTTAATAGATTATACGGTAATGTTACAGATGGTATTACTGATAAAGAAGGTTATGCATATTGGAGTAATCGTGATATAGATCAGGAATGTAAAGATTGTGTATTTATGCCAATATGTCAAGGTGGTTGTGAAGCAAGTAAGTATATCAATATGCCTAAATGTTTTGCATATAAACCTATTATTGATGAAATCTTAATTTATTATGTAGACTCTCTACAAAATAAATAATTTTCTTTATATAGAACTATACTATAGAAAGGAGAAAAATATAATATGAAGTTTTTTGACGAAGACATAATGGAAACTACAACAAGTTCATGTATTTGTGATGAAGATGGCTGTCAAATCACTTGTCAATCTTGTGATGACTAAAAATAAGGCTAGAGCCTTAGACTCTAGCCTTTTTATAACAATCTTGACAGAAAACCAATGAACTTTAGTTCATTGGATGAATTGTGATGTTAAATCTATAGAAAGGAGAATAAGATGTCAACTTACGCAGTACAAAGTAATGTCATTCGAGGATTATCCAAAAAGCAATATAATCTACTTAAAGAAATGTGTCGATATTCTAATAGTCTGTATAATGTCACTCTTTATAATATCAGGCAGCATTATTTTAATACAAAGATGTTCCTGACTTACGAGAGTAATTATCACGAATGTAAGACTAATGAAAATTACAAGTTATTGCAAGCAGGTGTGGCTCAACAAACTATGAAAGTTGTTGACCGCAGTTTCAAATCATTCTTCAATTTGCTGAAAAAGTGTAAAGTCGGTGATTACCGCTACCACGATGTAAAGATACCACATTATAGAAAATCGGGGGGGATTATTCAATTTAGTGCTTTCTACTAATGCGATTATTATTCGTGGTGATTATCTGATGCTCCCTATGAGTAGAGAGTTTAGGGCATTACATCCTGAAGTTAAAGAGATTGCAATACCATTTCCTAAAAGGCTTTCAGATAAAACTATTAAAGAAGTTCGCATCTTGCCTTGCGGTAATGGTAGAGTATTCAAAATTCAGTATGTGTATGAAGTAACCGAAGAACCGATAAATCTGAATAAGGACAATGTAATTTCAATTGACCTCGGAATAGATAATTTAGCAACTTGCGTTTCCACCATTGGGACATCATTCATAATGGATGGTCGTAAAATTAAATCAATCAATCACCAGTGGAATAAAGAGATGTCAAGGCTTCGCTCAATTGCTATGAAACAGAATTTGAAAACTACTAATCGTATTCAGAGAATTACTGCTAAACGCAATAATCAGGTAAATGACTGTATTAAAAAGACTGCACGATATATCATTGACTATTGTATAGAAAATGATATAGGTTCACTTGTCGTTGGATATAATGCTGACTTCAAAAGAAATTCTAACATCGGCAAAGTAAACAATCAGAATTTTGTTCAGATACCTCTCGGAGATTTGAGAAATCAGTTGAGTTTTCTTTGTTGGAAGTATGGTATTGACTACATCGAACAAGAAGAAGCATATACATCTAAAAGCAGTTTCCTTGACAAAGATGTATTGCCTGAATACAAGCCTGAACAACCATATACAGGTAAGTTTAGTGGTAAGAGAATACATCGAGGTCTGTATTGTTCTGCTAATGGTACAATCATTAATGCAGATGTAAATGGTGCAGCAAACATAATGAGAAAATGTAAGCAGAATGTCGATTTCGACAAACTGTGTCTAGGGCTTTTGGTGAGTCCCGCAAGAATAAGGCTCTCGTAGCAAACTTCTTGCGAATCCCATTGGCTTTAGCCGATGGGTACGTCAAAAAGTAGATTCATAAAATGGTATTTTTTGAAGAAGAAAATAACGTTAGAGATACTTATTGTGATCTTTTTAGTTGTGATTTTTGTAGAAATGACAATATCCTTAAAAGAGGTAAAAATATGAAATTTTTTAATGAAGAAATTAAGCCAATAAATAATAATTGCTGGACAAATTGTGATGATTGCGAAAATTGTGACGGTTGTATAAGTTGTGATTATTTACCTGAATAATTTTAATATTAAAAAGAAGGTGCATAAAATATGAAATTTTTTGATAATGAGCAGTTTAGTTTAGGATTTAGTGCTTGCGATAATGTTTGTGACAATGATTGTCAAGGTCCTACTTGTGATAATTGTGATAATGATACTACTGGTGGTGGCTGCGATAATATAGGTTGTGATTTTTGTGACTCAGTAAATTATTAAAGGCTATTTAATAATAATAGGCCGATTTAAAAAAAAATATTTACAATGGCTAGCTTAAGAAGCTGGCCATTTTTATTATTCTAAATGGAGGAGGAAAAATTTAATGAAGATACAATTCAAAAAAGATGATGATGATCATCACGCCGGGTTAAATTATTCTAAGCATCCTCCATTTGTTAAACATACATGTAGTAATTGTAATAAAACAGTTACTAGAATGTTTAAAAAATATGATGATTGGGAATTTAATTATTCGACGCTAATAAATTCTAGAAAAGAATTTTTTAATAAAGTAGAATTGTGTCCTGAATGTGGTTATGTAATGTTGTTTAATAATACTGAAGTTTCAAAACAAACTAAGAAATATATTAAAACAAACAAAGTATATTTAAGCACATTAAAGGCAAAAGGTTATGAACCTGGTTTTAAGAAATGGCTTTTATTTGCATATTTATCAGAATATAATTGTAATTATACTGAGGCTGGAATTGCATATACAAAAGCATATGATTTTTTGGAATTTAATAATTTACCATTAGATCCAATTTTATTAACATTTGCATCAGATTGTTTTCTTGCAGCAGTTAAAAATCATTCTACATATATTGATGCATTATTAGCTGTAGATGCAATGAGAAGAGCTGGAAAATTTGATCTAGCATTAGAAACATTAAGTTCTATGAAAAATATATATAAAAAAGATAAAATTGATCTTTTAATAGAAAAAGAAAAAGTTTGGATAACTGCAAAAAGTAAACATAAATATAATTTAGATATATAAGGAAGTAAATTATGGGTTTTAAAGAACAACTTGAACAAGTAACTCAAAAACAAACAAAAATAATAAATGATTTAACAAATGATATTAATTCAATATTATCTGAAACTTGGTTTACTAAATATATTGTTAAACAAGTAGAATATAGAAATCTTAACTCTCAATCTGATACTTTTAAAGTATATTTTACAATTGATAGAGAAAATATAAATAAGCCTATAATATATAGATTAAGTTTACATGCAGATAATGAATTAGCAAGTGCGAATAAAACAGGCGAAGTAATTTGGTCTACATTACAAGAAATAAATAAAATTGCAATGACTCAAATACTTGAAAAAATAATTTATAATAAAATAAACTCATTTAAAGATGTTGAAAATGTTTATATTGTAGAATTTAAATTAGAAAGTCCATATTATAAACCAATTTTCATGATTGAATTCAAAAATCCTTTAAAATAAACCTCTGTTTCTTACAGAGGTTATTTTTTGTAAATAATTTGTAATTTAATTGAAATCCTATAGTAATTTTTTAAATATGTACAGCTATTATAAAGAGTGTTATAATACACTAAAAAAATATAATATAGGAGGATAATATATTATATAATAATTTTTTTAAAATAAGTTATGTAGCTCAATTTAAAGAATATATTATATTTTTTGGTTTTATAATTAATGGAGATCCAGACATAATGGGTAAACAAGATTGGATGAAAGATTTTATAGAAATAAATTCTATTAAAGATCTTAATGATGCATTTGATTATATGTTAATGAGTTTAGAAGATAAAAAGTTATTAAATTTTATGGATAATGCAGATTACATAAAAATAATTAAAGAATTAAAAGAAAAAATAAATCAATACAAATAATATTAAATAAAAAAATTTAATTTTTAGAATGCTTCAACAATATATAGTTGGAGCATTTTATATTTAAAAAGCTATTTAATATATATAAATATATAACAGTAAGGAGGTGAACAGATGAAATGTGCTGTATGTGGAACGAACAGCGGAAATTTTGTTGTTTGTTATAAGCATAGAAATACAAAATATAAAAGCACATGTCCTATACATGGAAAAACAATATTTATAGGACGACAATGTCAAAAATGTAAAGATTTAAAAATGCCTCTATATGTTATAAAAAATGGAAAAGATCGACTTGGTAAAAAAATTGGTGTACGTCATTTTTTATATCCATATTTAGATAGATTAACTAAATTAGATAAAAAATATCAAGTCAAATATCAAAAAAGAATATCTAGTGTAAGTGGAATATACGGAATATTTGCTGGAAATATATGTTTATATGTTGGTCAAAGTAATAATATAAAAAAACGAATAGAGCAGCATAAGAAAAATTTTAAGATTGCACAATATCAAATGAGAGGTATTAGAATTCATAAAAAGAGAATTAGTTTAAATAAAATACCTCGAAAAGTTGAATATAAATATTATGAAATGGCGAGTAATTATAAATTAAGTGATCTAACTTATAAAACATTATTTGCAATTCCACAAATAGAAGATACTTATAAATTTAATGAATTATTAACTTATGCTGAACAAGCTATGATGATTGCGTATAAACCAAAATATAATCATATAGCAGCAAGACCGAGCGAAAAATAATATGGAAAGAATTTGTTTTTTAAATAAAGTAGAGATAAGTAGAATAATATTTGATATTATTCGACAAGAACTTAATATAGAAGATCGAGTTATAGAAAATAATCCATATAATGAGATAAGAAGTAAATGTATATTACTTAATACAAATGGAAATAATCAATTATATCTTGTATCAACTATATATGATGGTTCATTACATTTTACATTAGATGTTTATAGAAGAGGTAAACGTATTAGACGTAGTAATATGTTTGGTAATGCTGGAAATGTAAGTTATACATTTACTAGACAAACTAAAGAAGATTTTGAAAAAGATTGTATTAGTGAATTTTGGAGAGCGTATAATAATTTACCTAGGCATTATAAATAAAAAGGAGAATTTTAAATGATTGACGACGAAACAGCAGTTCAATATGCAAAAGAATTATCTAATTTCTGCGGCAATCAATTTTGTCCAGACTGTGTTTTTAATAAAAATAGTAAATGTATGATAGGCGATATAGGAGTTACTCCGATGTGTTGGGCTATAAATAAAAAAGAAAATAAAGAAGAAAATAACGAAGACAATATTGAATAAAAGTCTATTTAATTATAATAGAATGGAAGTGTATAATACCTAAGTCAATTCGGCTTAGGTATTTTTATTTATATAGGAGGTAGAATGATAAAATGATTTGTCCAAAATGTGAGCATAATTTAATTGAGTTAAGTTCAACTATTGATACAAATACAAAAATGTATAGTGGAGAATTTATATGCGAATATTGTAAATCTAGATTTGTAATTAATAATGCACATATACAATTTCCTTCAAATTATACATTATTACCAATTGATATTAATATTAATCCAGATTATTCATTATTAAAAAATATTTGTCCTCATTGTAATACAAATATAAGTGGTTATTATATTGTTGATGAAAATTCTATTAAAATTAGAAGATTAGATCTTGAAACAGGTTTATTTGAATTACTTGATAAAAAAGGTATTTATCAAGGCTTTATTTATTATCATTGTGATTCATGTAATACAGATTTTAAGTTACCTTTTAAACTTAAAAACGCAACTTTAATAGAAAAGTAAAATATTTTTTATTTTTAAAAATTAATTTACAAAAATATTTATATATAATATAAATTATAGTATAGGTAAAGGACTATTTAATTATACTATAATGTGTCTAATGGAGTGTGGAAATTATGCTGTCATATGCAATTAGCTTAATTATCACATTGAGTATCATTGTAGGATTTGGTGCTCGATGTGTTATTTTTCAGCAACGAGATGTTGCTTGGTGGAAAGGAATTATTCCAATATATAACAAATATATATTTGGAAAATTATGTAATAAGGGAAATATAGGTATAGCAGTTGGATTACTTGAGTTAGTATGGTATATTGCATGTTATTTACTTATGTATTTTGAAATGTGGGTACAACAAACATATAATGCATCTACAGCAGATGGTTTTATATACGCAAATGTACCTGAAGAAATTGTAACTGTTTATACTTGGTTAAAAATTGGATTTTTAGTTTATATGATATTTTATCTTGTAATTTGGTGTTATTTAATGAATAAATTTTCTATGATGCATGGAAAATCTAAGAATTGGATCGCACTTTGGGCGCTTTGGCCTGCTGCAGCATATTGTTATTTTGCATTGACTCCTAAGATTGCAATGTATGGAAAACAGTATGAATTAAAGCGAGTAGAAGTTGCTACACCTGAGAAAGTAGTGAAAAAGAATGAAAGACGACGTAAGTAAGTTTAATTCTCTAGAAGAATATCGTGCATCAATCGCGCTTTCAGATAAAGATCTTAATTATTTAGATGAATTAACATTACAAGATAAAGACGCTGCTAAAAATACATTTTATCATTATCCAAGAGTTGAACCTGATATTATTAAGGCAAATCCTAATAAAGAAAGATTCAGACCTGAAGTAAGAACTTTAGATGGAAAGATAATACTTGATAAAATTGATGAAGTTACATTATATATACTTTGTGAATTTAAGTTTATTCCAATTTGGTTAATTCAGCAGTGGTATGATATATATGATCTTAATGGTTATGATAGAGTACTTGGTTGGATTCAATTTGGTTTAGCTTGGTGTGACGCTACATCTTTAGGTGTATATATTAGACCTACAATGTTTTTATTAAATGTTATTTATGATAAAGATGATGGTAGTAAAAAGTATATTGGTCTTCCATTTAACTTAATGAATCATACTTGCGCAGAAGAACAATTAATGTTTGACGTTATGATGGGTAATCCAAAATCAGAATTTTGGAACATGTTTAATAAAGAAGTAAAAAATAGATTACCTTGTTATCATCCATTATTTACTGATAATATTGATCCATTTGATAAAACAGGTTCTACAATTTTAGCTGAATCATTATTTAGATCAAGTACATATGATCAGTCTGATCTTATTGCAGGTCATAAAGAAATAGAACTTGAAATGCAAACAAAAGCAACTATTACAAAAGAATTTGGTGAATGGCCTTTGTTTACTTTAGAGTGCGGATATAATGAAAAAGGTAAGTTAGAAACTCAAAGACCTGACCTTGTTATTCCAGTTCCAAGAATTCAAGGAATGCCTCAAAGTTTTGCAATTGAAATGGAATTAACTGCTAAAGATACAACAAGATATGATAAAATAATGGACCATTATAAAAATAATAATATATATGGTTCAGTTGTATATTTATGTGCAAATACATATATAAGAGATTTAGTTGTAAAATCTTATAAAAATATTGGTGGATTAGGAACATGTAGATTATTATGTATTCCTTATACAGCACCTGCGCAAATGCTTAGTACTTTTAGTAAAGAAGACCTTGAAGCTCAGTATGGTTTAATGAAAGCCACTACAGAGAAAACATATGAGGTAAAGAAAAATGATCAGAAATAAAAGCATAATAATTAATGTTTTATTTTGTATTGCTGCAATATTAGGCGTAATGATTATTAGAACAATTTTTATGCCTACTATTATTTCTGGTAAATCAATGGAACCTCATTTTAAAGAAAAGCAGTTAGTAATAATGCATATTTATGTAGATATTAACAGATTTGATTGTATAACAGCAAAGGTAGATGGTAAACAATTATTCAAACGAGTTATTGGTTTGCCTGGAGAAAAAGTTGAATATAAAGATAATCAACTTTACATAAATAATACTCTTATACAAGATGTATTTGCAGTTGGAAAAACAGAAGATTTTTCAATAACATTAGCAAATGATGAATATTTTTGTATGGGAGATAATAGAGAAGTATCTAAAGATTCAAGACATTTAGGTGCTTTTAAATCAAGTCAAATAATTGGAAAGAAAAATGGAGGAGATTATGGCAAAGAAAAAGAAAGATCCAAAAGTTAAAGTGCCTAATGCTTGGTCCTCTAAAAAAAGTAAAGAAGGCGGAGGCAGCAAAACAGGCTTAAGTGGTAGCGGTGGTAAAGTAATGACTGATGCTATTTGGTCAGTTGGCCTTGTTATAGTAGGTATATTACTTTTATTATTTATATTTTTAGGTGGTGTTAATCAGAGAAAAGCTGTAAATTGGGTAATTAATTTTTCTCAAAATATAGGTAGAACTGTTTCTGGTTGGTTTAATCCTGAAAATATTGAAATTTCAGATGATGGTGTTTATTACAGAGTTAATGGTACTACTAAATCTACTGAAAAAGATAAATCTGATAAATCAGAACCTACTAATGAAAGTGGAGAAAGTTCAGAAACCTCTGAAACATCAGAAACTTCTGAAGTAAAAGAAACTGTTAAAAAGAAAAAGAAGTAATATAATAATGGTATTAAAAATCTAAGCAAAGGAGTAGGTAAATTATGATAAAAAATTCATTAATTGGATTATTGATCTTAGTCATATTTGGCTTAGAGAGTGTTTTTTTATCTAAAAAGAAAACAATACCAGTTATTGTCTGCGACCAGATATTTATTTCTGCAATAGTTTACTTCTTCTTTGGTTATGTAACTTTAATTTATTCAGCTCTCATTACTGCTTTTATTATTTGGATAAAAATGAGACATGGAGAAGATGAAGAGCCAGAACCTTTAGATTATTCAGGTAGAATATTTAGTATTAGTGCATTATTGAATCAATTGCATAAACCTAGCGAAATGGTAATTGGTACAGTATTGCCAGTAAATAAATCTGAATTAAAGTATAATATGAAGAAAATAGAAATTGATGACACTGTATTATCTGGTGAAACATTAATTACTGGTTCAAGTGGTTCAGGTAAGACTACGACCTTAAAAACAATTCTTAAACAAAGAATTGATGAAAGACGACCAGTTGCATTCTTCGATTATAAAGGCGAAGAAGAAATTCTTAATGATATAAAAGATTTTGCAAGAATAAATGGTGTACCATATTATGAGTTCTCAGCAAGAGAATGTAACTTTACTTATGATCCATTTAAAAACTTAAATGAAACAGGTAAAGTAGAAGCGCTTATGAATACTCGTAGATGGTCAGCAGACGGTGCTGATGAGCATTATAAAACATCAATGCAATTAGTTATTCAGAATCTTGTAAGAGAATATGATAAATATCGATTAGAAAATAATGATACAACTAATTATATTGTTGGTTTATACGATTTTGCTTTGAAATATAAACCTCAAGCAAATGAAAGAGATGGTTTTGGTAACTTATTAAAATCATTAGAAATATTACTTTCATCAAGAGCAAAAGATTTATTTGGAAATGATCCAAATTTTACTTTTGAAGATGATAGTATATATGTTGTATGTTTTAGTTTTACTAGTGCAAATAAAGCACTAGCAAATCAAATGAGTTCATTTGTATTTACAGATATAATGGACCGAGGTACTAGATGTAAATATGAAGATAGATTATTACTTTGTATTGATGAATTTGGTACTCTTGAAAGTTCAACACTTATTAAAGATTTACTCGAAAAAGGTAGATCTGGTGGTGTTCAAACTGTATTTTCTATATTAGATGTAAACCAATTAGCAATGACTTCTGGTGAATTCTTTGTTCAAGCAATATTAGGAACAATCAATAATTATATTATTCACGCAGGAGCAACACAAACAACTGCAGATTTACTTGCTGGTGTTCAAAAATTCGATAAAGGTTATGATATTATGTCATTAAGAAAACCTTATCGAGGACGAAAACCAACTGCACTTTTTATCACAAAATATGGTATTTTGGATAAAAAACATAATCAAGAAGTATTAAGAATGGTTCCATATACAAAAATTCTCAAAAAGAAACAACGTTACGAACTTGACGAAAATCCTACTCCATTAGACAATCCTGACGTTGAACCAGAATTTGATGAATTTGACGTAGATCTATCCAAGCCTATTGAGGATATTTCTAAGTACTTGTGAAGGACTATTTAATAATACTAATAAGAATAATGGTAACACTCTTTTATAGATTGTTACCATTTTTTACTAAGAAAATAATAATTTTGGAGGAAGATATATGATACTATATACAACAGGCTGCCCTAAATGTAAAGTCTTAGCAATGAAATTAGACCAAAAGGGAGCAAATTATGAAGTAAATGATTCGCTTGAGGAAATGGAAGCATTAGGCTTTTCAGAAGCTCCAATGCTTAAAACAGATGATGGAACAATTTTAAATTTTTCACAAGCTATTCAATATGTAAACAATTTAAATTAATTAAAGGAGAATTATTATGGCAAAACTAAACAAGGATTTTGTAAGAACATTAGATAGTTTAAAAGAGAAATATGGTGAAGACTTTGAAATATTGAATGGCTTATCAGAAAATCAATTAAATCATACTGAGTTCTTAGATAATTTTACAAAAATTAAAACAGTAGCTGACGCTTCAGTAGATAGCTCAGCAAATGTAAAACAAAAAGATATTGTTACTTTGAGAAGTGAAATTTCTAAGCCAGATGAAAAATTAATGGCTTATCATAAGATTTTTATTGAAATTAAACAAACATTTGGTCTTAGAATGGCTAAAAAGTGGTTAGAAGCTGAATGGACAAAAGCACTTTATATGCATGACGCAAATACAAGTTCGTTCGTGCCTTATTGTTTCGCGTATGATCTTAAAAGAACTGCTGAAGAAGGTTTATTCTGGTTAGAAGGTAAAGAACCAATGAATGTTGAACCTGCTAAGCATCTTGAATCATTTATTGATTTTGTAAAAGAGTTTATTAGTTATAACTCAAATAGAACTTCAGGTGCATGTGGTTTACCTAACCTTATTCCTTATTTATATTATTTTTGGAAAGAAGATGTTAAGAATAACGCATATCCTAGAAATAAGAAACCTGAAGCATTTGCTAAATCAGAAATTCAAAGACTTATTTATGCTATGAATCAACCATATTGTAGAGATGGTATTCAGTCTGCATTTGTAAATACTTCAATTTTTGATGGTGAATATTTTGATGCACTCTTTGGTGGAGCAGTATTTCCTAATGGTGAACTTATGATTGACCACAAAGAAGGAATTATGAAATTCCAGAAATGGTTTATGGAAGAAATGAGTGCAATCAAGGATAGAGGTAACATGTTCACATTTCCAGTCAATACTATCTCTCTTCTTAAGAAAAATGGTAAGTTTGTAGACGAAGAATTCGCAAGATGGGCTTGTGAGCATAATAGAAAGTGGAATGATTCAAATTTCTTTGTAGATGATTCCGTTACTTCACTTTCTAACTGTTGTAGACTTAAGAGTAATATCAAAGATTTAGGTTACTTTAACTCAATTGGTGGTACAGCTCTTAAAGTTGGTTCAGTTAAAGTATCTACTATAAATCTTGCTAGAATTGCTCTTGAAGCTAAAAATGAAGATGATTACATTGAGAGACTTAAGGATAGATTAATTGTTAACCTTAATGCTCTTCATGTTGTTAGAAATATTATTAAAAAGAATGTTGAAAAAGGATTACTTCCTAACTTCCAAGATGGTTTAATTGATTTTGAGCATCTTTATAATACTGTTGGAATCAATGGTATTTATGAGACAATGGTTAAATTTGGATATGTAGAACAAGATGAACTTGGTAATACAATCTATAAACCAGAAGCTTATAAATTTGGTGAAAGAATTCTTACTACAATTAGAGAAGTAAGTAAAGAATACCAAAAAGATAAAGATTATAAGATTAATGCTGAAGAAGTTCCTGGCGAGAGCGCAGCTGCTAAATTCTTAAAAGCAGATATGCTTCTTTATCCTGAAACAGTTTGTAAAGATCTTCCTCTTTATGGTAACCAGTGGATCCCTCTTGGAATTAAAACAACAATTCAAGAAAGAATTAAGATTTGTTCTAAGTTTGACGCATATTGTGATGGTGGTTCTATTTGCCACTTAAATCTTGATGCAGCTATTCCGACTAAAGAGCTTGCTTGGAAGTTACTCAATTACGTAACAGATCAAGGCGTTAAGTACTTTGCATTTACTGGTAAACTTAGTCAGGACGAAGATAATCACATATTCTATGGTGAAACATGCCCTGAGTGTGGTAAACCTAAAGTAGCTGAGTTTGCAAGAATAGTTGGCTTTTATACAAAAACTGCATCTTGGTCAGCTGAGCGTAAAGCGGAATTTGCAATGCGCAAATGGGATAACCAAGATACAATCAAGCTTAGTACCTCTGATGCATTAGGCTAAAGAAAGGAAAATTATGGGACGACCAAAAGGCACAAAAACTAAAGAAAGAATGAGATGGGTATCGAAAGATGGAAAATCTACTATGGTACCTGAAAGTAAATTGGAGAGCTATTTAAATGATGGTTGGATAAATGGGCATGTTACTGATACTCAAAAATTATCACATAAAAAATGGTATAATAATGGTATAAAAAATTTAATTATAAAAGATGGTGATCCAATTCCTGATGGTTTTGTTCCTGGTTTATTAAGTAATTCTAAATATTCAGATTTTGGATATGTTTGGTATACAAATGGTACTGAACAAAAAAGAATAAGTACAAAATTAGGCCAAGCGGTACCAGAAGGTTGGTACCCTGGCTTTTGTACTGCTTATAAAGAAAATATGAGTAAAGTTTTATTGTCAAAAGGTAATTTTCATTTAGATAATAAAAATTATACAGATGAATATAAAGAATTATATCATAATGAAGATAAATTAAGATTATTTGTTAAAGAACATCATAATTTAACATTAGAAGATATGGCAAAACGATTTAATTGCTCAATAAGTAGTGTTTTGTCTTTACTTAATACTTATAAATTACAAAATGAATTTGATTGGTATAATGAATATGCAGGTACATCTAACATTGAAAAACAAATAGTTGACTTTATTAAAACTTTTTATGATGGTGAAATTATTACAAATACAAGGCAAATAATTAAACCTCAAGAATTAGATATTTATATACCAAATAAAAAAATTGCAATTGAAATAAATGGTACATTTTGGCATTCTGATACTTTTAATAAAAATAAAAAATATCATTTATCTAAGTCATTAGAATGTGAAAAATTAGGTATAAGACTTATTCATATTTATGAGTGGGAAGTACAAGATGAAATACAGTATTCTAAAATACAAATGATGTTAAAAGAAGCTTTTGGTATATCTAATAAAATTTATGCAAGACAATGTGAAATTAAACAAATAAGTAATAAAGATGCAAAAATTTTAAATGAAAAAGTTCATTTACAAGGACATAGAAATGCACAAGTTACTTATGGTTTATTTTACAAAAATGAATTAGTTCAATTAATGTCATTTAGTAAAACACGCTATAATAAAAATCTTAAAAATGATAATGACTGGGAAATTATTCGTGGTTGTCCTGGATCTAATACTACTGTTATTGGTGGTGTTAGTAAATTATTAAAACATTTTATTGATGACTATAAGCCAGATAATATTTTTAGTTATTGCGACTTTAATAAATTTGATGGTAGAAGTTATGAAAAATGTAATATGAAATTTATTGGATATACTGGACCAAATAAATGGATTTTGGTTGGTGAAAAAGTAATAAATAGAAATCCTAAAAAGTATAAAGATTATAAAAGTTGTTTTACTATTTGGGGTGCAGGCAGTAAAAAATATTTATTAACACTTAAAGAGGAATAGAAATATTCCTCTTTTTTATGAAAATAAGGAGAATTAAATGAGAATAATAGATATAGTCGATTTAGATGTTTCAAATTATAAAGAAGCAAGTATGTTTATTATAACTTGCAAATGTTCTTTTAAATGTGATATTGAGAATGGAACAAAGATGTGTCAAAATAGTCATTTAGCAAATAGTCCTGTTATTGATATGGATGATGATAAGATTGTTGAGAGATTTTTAAATAATCCAATGACAAGCGCAATTGTATTTGGTGGACTTGAACCTATAGATCAGTTAGATGAATTAATTAGTTTAATTTCTAAATTTAGAAAGAGAACTGACGCAGATATAGTTATCTATACTGGTTATACTGAGGAAGAGTTACAAAATATAATTGATAAATTTACTTGTTTTAAAAATATAATAATAAAATATGGTAGATTTAGACCTAATCAAATAAGACATCAAGATCCAGTATTAGGAATTGGTTTGATTAGCGATAATCAATATGCTAAGAAAATTAGTTAAAAGGCTATTTAAATATAATATAGGAAATGGTTGGTCAATTTGACTAGCCATTATTCTTATAAAAATATAAAGGAGAATAATAAAAATGAGTAAACTATTTCCAGGTAATGCAAAAGAGATTGAAAAATTATCAGAAACAATTGAAAATATTATTGATGAACAAAAGGTTGTAAATCTAAATGAAAAGGTAAATATAGATTTTTATTTAGGCGGTTTTGGTGGTTTTGATATTATTTCAGAGTTACCAACAAGCGTTTCTATAACTTGTTATAGTGAATATTTTTCTGAAAATTTTAATGAATTTAAAGAAGATACAACTATATATGAATTTTTAAAAAGTGCAAGTGTAGACGTAGATAAGTCAGATAATATGATACATGCACCAAATTATTTAACTTTTATTGGTCATGTAAAGCCAGAAGGTTATAAATACATACAATATAATAAAGGTGATAAAAATCCTTATGAAAATAACGAAATATTCGAAGAAGATTGTACTGTTATTGGTATAGATCCAAAATTATTAAATATATCAAAATTTTTTAATAAATGTCTTACAGACAATTTTAGTTGGTTTTTAGACTTATTACCTAACTATGAAATTAGTGAAGATGTATTTAATATGTTTTCTAATAAAAGCGGTGGTCATTTTGCGAATGGATTTAATAAAATTTCTACTCAAATGACATATAATGATTTATTAAAATTACAAAATAATTTTACAAAAGATGCTGATATATATTTTATAATAAAATAATATTTGTGGAGGAGAAAAATAAAATGGTAGTAATTAAGTGGACAAACAACTTTAGCGGTGAAACAGGTTTTGTAGAGAGCATTGATACAAAAGAGAAACATTTTATTAATACATATGATATTCAAAATGCAAAGCAATACAAAGCTGAAGCAAATGCTAAAGGAATGATTTCTAAGCTTATTTCATTTGGAGAAGGCGATAACAATACTTTTGAAATTGTTGAAGTCTGATCTATGCTGAAAATACTACGAATTTCAAATAAAAAGATCTCTATAGATAATATAGAGATCTTAACATATATAAAAAAATTTAATAATATAAAATATAATGATATGCTTATATATGAATTAGATGAAATTTGTTTTTGTGGTGCAATGGGAAAATTAATTGTATATGTTGTACAAGGTAAAATATATAAATTAGCATTTTCCTGTATCAATATGCACAATATTTTTGGTATATCGCCAGATTTTGATGCTTATAATACATTCTTAGCAGAGATGGAAGAAAATTATAGACAACAAAATAAAAATAAATTTTATAATAAGAGATTTGAATTTAAGATCTTGAAGAATGATAATAATTTTGTGACAATAATAAGAGGTAGAGACTATGCGGTTAATGAGATATAGTTTTATATGTCCTATCTGTGATAAATCTTATTATACTTATGTAGAGCAAAAACATTTTCAAGAAATGTTTGATCATAATATTTCTATAGAAGATAATTTTATTGGTTATCCTGACTATTATTTAAAAATGATTAAAACTGCAATTTGTCCAAAATGTCAACAAATTAATGTTAAGACTATTTGTTTAGATGAAACAGATAGTAGAGATGATATTTTATATAATTATATACAAGAATTAGAAAAGAATTCAAAACGACAACTCTGATTTTACTTTTTTATTATTATAAAATATAATAATTTAAATTATGTAAAGATTTAGAGTAATCTTACGTAAGGAGGTAAACAATGCGATCAAAGAAATTAGTATCATTAATATTTACGATGATACTTACTATTATTTTGGTTCCTACTGTTGTATTTGCACAAGAAGTTAATGTTATTGCGAATACAGGAGTAAAAATTGAACAGCCAGATCCAAATAGTGTAATTCGTGGTAAGAAACGTGCTACTAAGCGATTTAGAGATACAAAGGCAGCTAAGAATAATGATGATTTGATGAAATCATACATTAATAATCGTCTTTCTACTAAATCTCAAAATATTAAATCAAAGAGAGCAAACGTAACTGCAGGTAGTAAGTTATTATTCAATAATAAGATTGGTTACGATTCATTACTCGAAAAGATTAAAGAAGTTGCTGCAGGTACTAGAACAAGTACTGAGTTTGAAATTGAGCCTGAAGAAATTCTTGGATATAGAGCATTCACTGCAGATGAATGGGATGATGTAGAGTCAATAATGGATAATGGTGAAATCTCCTACGATGCAACAGAAGCAATGATGGATCAAATTGATATGGATCTTGAGTTAATTTATTACGCATTATTAGCAGATTGTCCTTATGAATTATATTGGTTTGATAAAACAGAAGGTATTTTCTTTGAATATCCAGACGTTGACGCATATTATGATACAGATTTAGGTGAATATGTTATTTATTATACTGGTAATATTGTACTTAGATTTGCAGTTGCAAAAGGATATGATAAAGAAGAATTTAAAATTGATACCTCAAAGATTACTAAAGTAAATACAGCAATTAATAACGCAAAAGCAATTGTTAATTCTGCAGCTGGTAAAACTGACTACGAAAAGTTAGTATTTTATCGTAATAAAATTTGTAGTTTAGTTGAGTATAATACAGCTTGTTTAGAGACAGATGAACTTATATATGGTGACCCTTGGCAAATAATTTATGTATTTGATAATGATCCAAAAACAAATGTTGTTTGTGAAGGTTATTCAAAAGCATTTAAATATTTATGTGATCTAACTAACTTTAATAAAAATATTGAATGTATTGTTGCGTGTGGAGATATGATTACTCCAACAATGAATGATCGTCATATGTGGAACGTTGTAAAGATGGAAGATGGTAAGAACTATCTTGTAGACGTTACAAACTGTGATATGGGAGGTACAAATGAGCCTTCTGATAAATTATTCTTAGTTGGTTATTATGAAGGAGATTTATATACTGGTTATGTAATTTACACTAAGAATTATCTTATGACATATGCATATGATGAATATGATACATTAAAGATATTTGATGATACAGATCTTATATTAAGTAATTTTAATTATACGCCTGGAGAAAATATTGCAACAGGTACTTGTGGTCCTAATGCTAGATGGGAATTATCTAAGACAGGTGTCTTAAATATTATGGGATCTGGTAAGATGTATAATTATACTAATGCAAAAGATTATCCTTGGGCTAGTTATGTTTCAAATATTAAAACAGTAGTATTTGATGAAGGTATAACTAATGTTGGTGATTATGCATTCTATAAATGTGGTAATATAACAACTGTTACATTAGCAAATTCAATTACTGAAATTGGTGGTAATGCATTTGATAGTTGTACTGATTTAACTACAATAAATAATTTCCATAATAATATTACTTCTATTGGTAGTTATGCATTTAATAAGTGTACAAGTATTGTTACATTAAAAATTCCTAATAAAATAACTAAGATTTATGCTGGAACATTTGCAAATTGTACAAAACTTAAGAGTATTACAATTCCTAGTACAGTAACAGTTATTTATGATCATGCATTTGAATATTGTACTACTTTAACTTCTATTACTATTCCTGGTAATGTTGAAACAGTTGGAATGAGTGCATTTGCAAATTGTACTGCATTAAAGAGTATTAGATTATTAGATGGTGTAAAAACTATTAATGGTAGTGCATTTGAAAATTGTAATAAAGTAACTGCAATTGAAATTGCAAATTCAGTTTCTTATATTTATGGTGGTGCATTTAAGAATTGTAGTAGTATTAATCATGTTTATTTTGATGGAACTGCTTCAGAATGGAATAATAGAACAATTATTATAACAGATAATAATTATTTACTTGCTGCACCTCAAAAACATTTTGCATATATAAGCCTTAAAGTAACATTTGATTCTGGTACATACGCAATTGAATCAAAGAGAGTTTTAGCAAAATCAGACGTATCAATTGCGCTTGAATTTGATCCAGGTTATGAACTTAGTTCTATAACATTTAATACTTCAACTATAAATTATTCAACTAGTTGGAATAGTGGTAAAATGTATATTACATTTAAAGCGCCTGCTGATGATTTTGCAAATGATTTAACTATTAATATTGTTGGCGCTAAACATAATTTAGTACATTATGAAAAGAAAGATCCAACTTGTACAGAAGATGGATGTCAAGAGCATTGGACATGCTCTAATTGTGGAAGAACGTATGCAGATGCTGAAGGTAAAACTGACATAACAAATAGTAATTTTGGTATTCCAGCATTAGGTCATAAATATGGTACTCCTACAATAACTGAACCTGCAACTTGTGTAAGTTCTGGTAAACAAGTTAAGAAGTGTGAGAGATGTGATCATGAAGAAGAAGAAATAATTCCTGCAACTGGTCATAAACTTACACATGTACCTAAGAAAGAACCTACAAAGGCTGAAGAAGGATGTCAAGAGCATTGGAAATGTGAAAATTGTGGATTATTATTTACAGATTCTAATGGTACAAATATTGCGTCACTTGCAAGTCTTACTATACCTAAATTAACTCATATTTTAACACATGTTAATAAGTTATCTCCTACTTGTACAGAAGCAGGATATGTTGAGCATTGGGTATGTAAAGATAAAGAATGTGGTTGCGGTAAGCATTATAAAGATCAGTACGGTACTCAAGGAATAAGTGATGCAGATCTTATTCTTAATCCATTAGGTCATAATAATGTAAATAAAGAATTTACACCTGCTTCATGTGAAAAAGATGGTCATGAAGATTATTATGAATGTAAGAATTGTCATAAACTCTTTAAGGATTTACAAGGAACTAAACCTATTGATAAAATTCCAATTATACCTAAGTTAGGTCATAATTTTAATATGGAAGATGGAGATGTTGAAAAAGAGCCTACTTGCGAAGAAAAAGGTATTATGTCTTATCCTTGTACAAGAGCAAATTGTTCTGCAACTAAAAATGTAGAAATTCCTGCTTTAGGTCATGATAAAGACGATGCTATACATTTTGAAAAAGAACCTGCCACAAGAGATGAAGATGGATGTATTGAGTATTGGCAGTGTCCAAGATGTAATAAAAAGTTTAAGGATGCAGATTTGACTCAACCTGTAACTGGAACAGAACTTATTATTCCTGCAATTGGTTGTGCTAAGTTAAATGAAGAATTTGATGTTAATACATTAAGATATAGAGTTACAAATCCTATAACTAATGGTTCTGGTACTGTAATTCTTATTGGAACAACTGAAGATTTTACTGGTACTGCAAGTATTCCATCTACAGTCACTTATAAAGAAACAGTTTATAAAGTAACTAGAATTGGAACTAAAGCATTCTATGGAAATAAAGTAATTACATCTGTATCAATTGGTTCAAATATTACAGTTATTGATAGTTATGCATTTGCATATTGTTCAAATCTTAGAGTTGTTTCTGGTGGTAAAAATGTAAAGACTATTGGTAATAGAGCATTTTTGTGTTGTAGTAGATTATACTCATTTACAATTAGTTCTAGTACATTAAGATCGCTCGGTCAATATACTTTCTATAAAGATTCAAAACTTAAGACAATTAATATTAGATATACTACTAAGTTAACAAAATCTGGTGTTAAGAAGTCTCTTAAGAGCTCATCTGTAAAGAAAGTAAGAGTTAAGAAGTCTAAAGTTAGAAAGTATAAAAAATACTTTACAAAGAAGAACTGTGGACGTAGAGTAAAAGTTAAGAAGTAATAAAACAATGCCTAGCCTGTAATAAGGTTAGGCATATGTTTATTCTGATATGGGAGGTAACTTATATGGAAAAATTTACTGAAGATGAAATTAATATGGCTGAAAATTTTACACCAATTATTTTACAGTCTGCTTTAAATTGGTCAGATGAAGATACTGAATTCTATAGTGAAGCATATGATCATTTTGACTTTTTCTATGAAGAAAATTCTAAACTTTTGCAAGAATATTTAAATAATGCGGATGCTGATAATGAATTTGAAGGTGATACTTTATCTGGCGTATTGACAAAGGTTGCATTAATATTTACAATAAGTATGATCCGGAGAGCAAAAACAGTAGAAAAAGATCATCAAATATTTATATCATTTGTTTATGCATCTATTGCAGTATTAGCAAATTATAAAGATTTTTATGATGATATGTTAGACGATGAAAATGAATAAAAGGCTATTTAAATAATAATAGAGTGTTTTATAGAGTTGTTTATAAATATTCATTTATAAGACTATATAATTTAATTAAATTATTGTGCTCTATTTGAATCTTGACAATTTAATAGTATGTATGCGAACAATGCCTTAGCAATTTGCTAGGGCATTATTTTTTATATATATACTTTTAAATATAGTTGATATATAATTTTTATATAAAGGAGAGAAGTAAATGAAACCTATAAAAATAAATGCAGAAAATCTTGAATATGAATTTGAATTAGGTGATAAATATAGTTTTGAAAACGCAGAATTTGCAAATTTTGAAATAACTGATATTACAATAGAAGATAAAAATACATCAACTATTTCATTTATATATACTGCGACTAATAAAACTTTAAATATTCTTGATGAAAATGATCATAAAGAATATAGTTGTCCTACAGACATTGAATTATTTGCAAAAGTAAAATTTGATACAGATAATTTATTTAGCGCTATACATTTTAATCACGAACATAATTATCTTAATATCCAAAATATAGAAATATTAAATATAAATGTTAATGTACATACTAATAAAAACAAAGAAGATTATAATAAAAGTGCAATGCTATTTTTAAAGGTATATTATGAAGATTTAATAGAATTATATTTAAAGATAAATAAATGAAAGGAGGTTTAATATGGTAATGAATGAAGAAGCTAATTATAGAAATTATACAATAAATCATGATGAATGTGTAATTATTAGACTTGACTCAAATTTTGCAACAAATATTCAATCAACTAATCATTTAAGAGAAAATGAATATGCAAATTATATTATTCGTCAAATAAGAGATATAGTTCCAAATAGAGATATTGAAATATCTGAAGATACAGGAATTACAATAAATATTGGATTACATAGTAATAAATTAGCAATTAGTATTAGATTTTATGATTTAAATGAGTATTATAATTTTGTACCAAATTTTGCAAAAGAAATGACTGAGAATTTATATGCAAAAATTGATAATACGATTGTACAATTTATAAATGATATAAATAGCGCTAAAATTCCATTTGTTACTTTTGATGATGATCAAAAGATTCAAATATTTAATAATAAGATATATGGATATTTTTATGATCTGAATACAAATAAGTATATACAACCTCCTAAGGCAACTTTAAATTATGTACATATTAAAGAGATAATTACTCCAGTAAAAGAAAGAATTGAGTCTTTTATTAGACAATAAATGAGGTTAATATGAGTTATATAACATTATATGCAGGTTTAGTTTTATATAGTGAAAAAAGATTTGAAATTGCAGAATACGAATGTGAAATACTTCCAAATGGAATGTATAAACTTCTTTATAAACGTGCATTACCTAAAGACAGAGAACACATGACAACTGCAATTCATGAAAAATTATTAGATAAAAGAATTTATATTGATAAAGCAAAAAATGTAAATTTTGTTTTCTATTCTTTAGACAAAAATGCAGTATTATTTGAATTATTAAAAAGTAAAGAAGATTTTATAAAATTACAAGATAATTTAATTAATATGAAAATGAAAGAAATTGCTGAGTTACAAAAGCAAATAAATAAGCATAATAAAAAGAAAGACCAAATGCTACAAGATTTTAATATTAAATCAGTTGATGTAATAAATTATAAGGAGTAATTTTATGAGAGAAAATACTATTCATGATTTAGAAGATTATTTGAATGGATTTCGTATGTGTGATGAACTCTCACAAAAAGAAATTAATGAAATTTTAGAAGATTATGAAGATTGGGATAAAAATTGTTTAGATGAAGATTGTTATTATTATGATGGTATTCCTTATATTCATACTGATGAGAATAATCTAAATAAATTCAAAGAACTTTATACTCTTGCAAAAACTATAAATGAAAATGGAGTAGAAGGTTTTTCAGATAATAAATACGAACTTTCTATTCGTGTTAATGCAAGTCCTATTGGTTATATGACTTGTAATTTAAACATGAAGACTAAGGAATTTAAAGTTAAAGTATCTATGGACTTTGCTACTATCAAAAGTCTTGGGGAAGATCCTGATGAATACCATGATATAAATGAATCATTTAGTTCTATTACTGATGCAGTTGATTGTTTTTATGATTGTGTAACGACTACAACTAATATATATGATGGTGTAGAATGTGATAAATTAGATCAATTTTTTGATCTAGTAGATGAAATATATTTTTGGTAATATAAAAATTAATAAAGGAGAATAATATGAAATTATCTAAATGTGAATTTGTATGTCCATTTTGTAGAAAAACTAGAATTACTTTTGCTGATGCAAATAAATTAGAATTAAGAAAAAGTGGCGCGCATATACAAGAAATATTTCCACCTGAATATTTTGATGCAACTTATAGAGAAATTTTAATATCTAATATATGTTCAAATTGTCAACTTAGTGTTTTTAGAGATCCAGAAGATGAAGAAGAACCAGAACTTGTACTATTTGATGCTGAAGATGGTACAAAAGAAGTTAATGAAGTAGAAAATAGAATTAGAGAAATGTATGAAAATGCAGAAGCAGATGATAATATTTCTTATTGAGGAGTAAATTATATGAAGTTAGGTGAACAATTAAAAGTTATTGAGGCAAGTCAAAAAATAATATTAGAAGCATATACACAAGACTTTGAAAATTTACCTATAGGAAAAATATTAAAAACTACTATTTATAATGAAAAATTAGATAATTTTTTAAATACTGAAGTTATGGCTATTAGTGTTGGGCCGAAAGACTCATTGTTAATTAAGATCTGAGGTAATTGTGTATGGACAGTTATTTGGAACATTTAATAAATAATATTATTGAAAGTGATAATGCTGGAAAATTACAAAAATATTACAAAAATGAAGTAAATAGAGAAGGCATAGATCGAGAAACAAAAATTTATAAATGGAATTTAGGACCTGCAAAAATAGATGAATTAAAGAATATAATTTCAACAGGTAAAATAGCTGAAGGTAAAAATGATGTAACATTAGCTACAATTCGATATGAAATAAGATATAATTATCGAACAGGTATTGAATTAGCTTGTATTATTTCAAAATTAAAGTTAATTGAGAAAGAAACTGGATTGAATGTATATGGAACAATCGAAGTATTTCCTAATGATAAAGATCTTAAAATATCTCCAATTACATTAGTAAGTCATTGTGGAAATACACCTGAACAATCAATATTAGACTTTTTTAATACTTTAGATGATCTAATTAATTCAATTGCTGATTGTAATAATGAAGAATTAAGAAAATATAAAGAGGTTATACACGAATTATTAGACTAAGGAGTATTTTATGGTAAAAGCAGAATGGACAGGCTCTTTTCCGAGTCTTTGTTCTGGAGTATGGAAATTGTGGGTTGATGGTGTAGATGTTTCTGAAAAAATTCCAGAAAGTTTACGTAATGATGAAATGAATACTTATGGAACTTATTATACTTGGTCCTTTGGAAGTAATTGGAATGAAGAATGGGATATGTATGAAGATGGATTAGAACAAGACTCTTGGATTAAAGAAAATAACTATTGGCTTTCAACTATCACAAAGGATTATGAAGTAAAAATACAAATTTTTGAAGCAATTCAAATGCACGATTGGCGTCGTAATTCTTGTGGTGGATGTATATAAAAGGAGAAATAAATATGGAATTTAAGAGTAATGAAGATTTTGCTAAAAAATACAGAAATTTTTTTAATTGATATAGCTGATATTGGTGCTAAAAGATGAAATCAATCTTCTAGAGAATTTATAAAAGATATACATTCAAAAAATAATATTATTAATGATATTTTTAATTATAATATAGGTTATTTAAGAGATGAAATCGTAGATCTTCAACAATATTGTAAAAAGCAATATGATAACAATGATCCTAGAATTGCAGATATTATTCATAAATGCAATAATATTCTAGATTTTTCTTGAAAGTTAATAAGGAGCTCAAAAATGTTAAAAGAAGTATTTTCTTATACAGCTAAATTAAGTACATTTGCAGATACTTATTTTGTTGATGATAGTGCTGAAGCATTTAATGACGCATTAGATAAAATATATAAATTTTTTGATACTGATATTACTGCACTTGTAAATAATCATGAGTTTTTATTTGATTTATATGGAGTAGAATTTAAGTTTGATTCTGTATATGATAATAGTGAAGTAAGACTTGACTTTAGAATTCAAAGCAATATTACAGAAGAAGAATATAAAAGTGATAAACAGTATGAAATAGGTCTTGAAATACTTATTGTACAAAGTCTTGTTAAAGTTATAGATGATATGAATGAACAATTTAAAAAATATAAAATAACGCAAGGTATACCTAAACAAGAAGATGTATATTTTTATGATGGTTCATTTTATCTTAAACTTGTTGGTACATATATAAAAGAAATTAAATATATTACTGCAGAATTTAGTAATGAAATAGATGATAAACAAATTGATGATATTATTGATGATATTCAATACTCATTCTAAAGAATATTTAATTATAAATATTATAGAAAGGAAATTATTAAAATGAAATGGAAAGATATAAAAGTTGGACAGAAAATGAAAGATGGTTCTGTTGTAACTCAAATCCATAGAAAGCATCAAGAAGAATGTTGTAAAGTAACATATGATAATGATAGATCTATGATTTGTGCATATAAACATGTATTTTTAATAGATGTTCATAATTTACCTGATGAAGCAAAAGAAGAATTAAGTAGAATTTGCACATATGTTCCATTAGAAGAAAGTTATGAAGTTTATTATAATGAGGAACTTTCTATAGAAGAAAAATTGATTGTACAACAATTTTTAAGTAATGAACCAGTTAATATTGATGTTAAGTGTGTTTTAGATGGAGAAATTGAAGTATATGATTTTTGTTTTGATTCTGGCATAAAGAAAGTTTATGTAAAGAATGTGATTACAAAGAAAGAGCCTCAAAAAGTAGATGATAATACGTATTGGCTTACATGTAAAGGAATTGATTATTTAATGAAAAAGTATAATGTTAACTTATATTGTAATGGTTTAATTATCAATTCTATTGAGCCTGTTGGTAAAAAAGAGTGTTTTTGTATTTCAACTGATACTGGAAGATATGAAACATAAATATATAAAAATGATAATTATAGTTATAGAGAATAATAAAAGGAGAGAGTTTTATGTTAGAAGTATGGACAGCTACTGGTGGCATAGTAGATGGATATTTTAAAGGATATATTAAAGATACTAATAATATTAAATTTGATACTAGTGATATACAAGATTGTTATATTAAAAATAGTTTAAAATTTGATGAAAGCACATTACAAATAATTATTGAAAACAAAGAACCTTTTCTTATTGGAGATTTTTGTTTTATTCTAAAAACTTTTTATTATACTGTTCGTTTTGATTGTAGTTTTAAAATGCCTATAACAGTTGAAGCAAAAGATTTAGACGATATTATAAATTATAATATTACAAAAGATATGATAACAATTAAAAAATATAATATAGAAAAAAATATTGAAGTTATTGAACAATTTGAATTAGCAAGTTTTTATTGGTTTATTAATGAAGATGTTGATGCTAATGTTGACGTTGAGTTAGATTCACTCAGTAATCCACAATTAATAAACACATTAATGAAATATGCTACTCAATTATTAGAAAATGATATAAGTAATCTTTCTAAAGATGATCCATACACGAAAGAAATAGAAGATTTATTAAAAAAATATCCTTATACAAATATTGATGAAGAAGAATTTAGAGAAAAATATAGTAAATATTTAAAAGATTTAGATGAAATTCATTTATATGATAATTATAAAAATATTATTCCAGGTTTTGAAAAAGCAATTTTTGAAGATATATTTGATTATGCTAAATTTCAAAATGAATGTTTTAAAGAAGATAAAAATATTACAAATGTTATACTTACAATAGATTGGCAAGATGAAACATTAGATACTAGTAATGCAGATACAATTGTACTTTATAAAAAACCAGAATTTTTATATTAAATAAAATTTACAGAAAAATTATTTTGGGTAAAGGAGAATGCTATGATAGAAGTTGATCCTATAGTATTACTTAATACTGTATTTGAATCTATGGATTATGAGTCTGCAAAAACTTTTATAGAAAAATTAAATTTAAATTTTGATGAAATATTTGAAGATATATTAAAAAAATATGATAAAAAAGAAATTAATAATATAAATAAAGACGTTATTAAATACGTTGTGAACTATGGTATTTTATCATTAGGTATTAATGATTTATGCGATGAAGATATTATAAATTTTATTACTAATATACCACTTTCTCAAAGTACAAAAGATAGTATTAATAATAAAATAAGTAAATGTGATAAAAGTAGTTATATACAAGATATATTATGTTCTAAATTAGTTGAATGGCCACTTTGGAATTCATTTATAGAAACTAATTGGGGTCATGATATTGAAGGTATAGGTTTTGATTTAGATGTTAATGTGCCTACATCTGAAATTTTAAATGAAGATACTATAAAAGCATTAATATATAAATATGCAGAAGATAATTATTTTTATCATTTTGTAGGCGATACTAAGCCATATACTATACTTTTTGAAATACCTGAAATTGGATATGAATGGCATTTAGATGATTTTATGGATTATAAACCGTATTGTACTACATTAAGTAGTGCAAAGTATGAAGTAAATGAACATAATTTAGATTGGACAGATGAAATGGAAGAATGGTTTGATGAAAATGGTGATATTATTCATGAAGGCTGTTCAGTATATGAAGCAGCACGAAAGTTTTTTTGTACATTTTGTATAAAAAAGATTTAATAAGGAGAATACTTGTGAGTAATAATATGAAAATATATGGTGGTTATATAGATAATGATACACAGTATTATGAAGTATTTTGTGTAAATTGTACTGTAGATGGAGAAAAAATAATAATTGAAGCACCTAAAAGTTTACTTAGCGTTGTGTATATGACAGGTACTTTCATAACAAAAAATACATTAAATATTTTAATGTCAAACGTAGAAGATAATATACAATATGTATATGGATTTGATAAACTTACAGTTTTTAATATTATAGATACAGAAAGACGTAAAGCTTTAGAACATGCGCAGTATTTGGTAAATCAATTAGAAAAACCAACAGTAGTTAAAGAAGAAAACTAATGTTTTAAAGGAGAACAATATGGATTTATCTGAATTAAAATCTTTATTAAATAAAGCAGTACAAGAAAAAAGAAAAGCAGATGATTTTGTAAATGAATTATCAAATATGTCAGAAGAAGATTTTAATGGTCTTGTATATAGTGTATTAAGTTCTTTAAAATCACCTTATGTACCAAATGGAACTTATGCAATTAATTCTATGAGGGAAGATGGTCAGCAGAAAAATTATTATGAAATAATGAGAATTGATAATTTTAATGAATGGAAATATAATAGATTAGGTCTTAGTTTTGCATTTACATTAGTTATTAAATGCTCTGATTATAAAACTAAGAAAGGTATGTTTATTGGATATATAGACTGTAAATATAACTTTCATCAAAAGAAATTAACTATAAGTTATGATCGTTGGAATACAACTGCAACATGTACAGACTACGATTATCTTGAAACAGTAAAAAATGATTTACTTATGGATATATGTAATAACTTAAAAATTAAAGATTATACAAGTAAATCTAGATTATAAGGAGTAAATAAGTATGGCGTTAGATTTTGGTGCTGTAAGGAAAGCAAGAATGCAAACAGATACAAAAATATTTAATATGCAAGAAGAGCATACTAAATTTCAAGAATTTTTTAGAAAGAATGATGATATTATTGAGAAAGATATACAACATTCATTAGTTGAGCATGCAAAAGAACCTTATATGTACGCATATGTAAGATTTATACGATTTGGATTTGATACAAATTTTGCAGTTAATACTGTAATTGATTATCATTCGCAATATTTACCTAATTATGCATCTAAAGATCATGTACAAGAAGAAATGGATTATTATATGAATTCTTTAGCTGAATATTTAGAATCAAAAGGATTAAAAGTTGAGTATGTGGATGGAGATTTATCAGATATTGATGTTGAAAATACTTTAAATATAGAATGTAAAATGAAAATTTTAATATATGAAATTTAAGGAGGAAAACAACAATGATGTCTGGAGATGCGTTAAATGAAGCTGTAAAAATTATTGAAAGTAAGTTAAAAGAAGCTGGAATACCAAAGAAAAGATTTAGAGTGGAATGGTGGACAAATAATGGAAGTCCAGCAATGATTTATACATTTCCAAATGATTTTGATGAGAATGGTTCACCAATTATTAATGATTCAGCTGATACTATAGAAATTTATTCACCTTTAAATATTGATAAGATTGATTCTGTTGATGCTGCTTTAACACAAGCAATCAATAAAGTAAGATATAATCAGTCTTATGTTAGAAAAGAAGGTTATTGTAATTTTGAAGATGATAAATCTTTTGAATGGAGTAAATTTAAGCCTTTTTATGATAAAGTAATTGAAGTTTTATTAAGCATCAAATAAAGGAGAAATATTATGAAAGAAAGCTTTGATCTTAGACAGTTTTATGAGCTTTGGAAGGAATATATAAAAGAATTTGGTGGAAGATTTGATAAAATTCAAGAAGATTTAGAAAACAATAATTTTGAAAATTATGAAATTGAAGATTTAATTGATTTAGAAAATAATGGAATGTCTACAATTGATAGAGCAATTTGGACTCATTTTTGTGCATATAGAATTAATGCAATTAAAAAAATTGATTTAAATGCAGAAAATGCATTTGATCAAATGTGTGATATTATTGATGATAAATTTAAAATGAAATTTCAAAGAACGTCTATGCCTGCTTATGCTGGTGCTGATGAAAGAGATGAAATTTTATTACAAATTTTTGATTATTTAAATAAGCTTCCATAAGCTATTTAATTATACATAAGATTTTAAATTGGAGGGAAATTATGTATATTATAGTATTTTTTATTGTAATAGCTACCTCGCAATTTATTACTAATAAGATACTAAAAGTCAGTGATGAGAATAAAGTAAGTTATTCTTATACTAAAAGAGATGGATTAATTTTATTAGCATTATTAGGAATCGGAATTGGTTTACAGTTTACAAAATTTACTGGAAAAACATTCTGGAGTATTTTAGGTATTTATGCAGTAGTAAATGCGTTGATGATGGTAGTTCTTGCTACTGTCAAAAAAGCTATTGTAGAAAAACAGCGAGAAGAACTTAAAAAAGTATTTGATGTTCTTGCACCAGCATTACCAAAAAATGCAGAACTTGATCCTAATAATCCGCCTTTTAAACTTGGATATGAAAATGGTAATATAAATAGAATTACTATGGATATTATCAATCCAACAACATTTAAAGATGATTTGGCAATCAGTATTTGTTTATCACTAAATAAATATTTACCAAATTATGAATGGGTACCAGAATTTGACTTTGCTGCAAGAGAATGCGCATTTGTAGGTACTCCATTACCACCTCATGTTGCTAGATACCCAGGTTCTTGGTTAAGACCTACAGAATTTATTCCTATTGGTCTTACAGGTTTAGGAGAATTAGGTTGGGTTATTACACCGCATAAAGGTGATGGTAGATCATTATATGAATATGAAGATGGTAAACAAGCAAAAACAGTAGATAGTCCATCTGCTCCACAAGCATTAGTTGTAGGAGGTCCTTTAGGATTAAATACAATTATTCCAACTACAAAAGGATATAAAACAATGAAAACTATTGAAGTTGGTGATGAAGTTTTTGGATATGGTAATAAACCTACAAAAGTATTAGAAGTTTTAGATATTCATGATCCAAATAAAACATATTTGCTTTCATTTGTAGATGTAAATAATAATTCCATTAATGTAGTATCTGATGAAATTCATAGGTTTCCAGTATTTAGATATAATAAAATAGAACCTGTTCATTGTAAAGATTTAAATGAAGGTAATGTAATTATTGGAAATAATGACAGATTCTTATTAATCAGTAAAGTAGCAATAAAAAATGAACCTGTCAGGTGTATTAAAGTAGAATCAGATGAGCATATTTTCTTAATTACTGATAAAGAAGAAGATTTTAATGGAGGAATGTATTATCCTTATAACGCAATTTACACCTATAATACCGGAGGTGGAAAATCGCTTTTTGTTGAACAAGAAATAGACGTAGATAATGAATAAATGCCTTAGTTTTATGCTAAGGCATTAATTTTTAGAAAGGAACTGATATATGGACGAAATTACATTTAAAAATCTATTTAGTGATATACAACATAAAATAGAAACAAAAGATTTTGCTAATGTAGATAATAAGAAAAGATTAGAAATATTAATTCCTATAGTTGAAGAAGATTATCATTTATTAACTCTCACATATGATTTTATTAACTTAAGTGATAATACAAAAAAGTTATTTTTATATATTATTCAACATTTTATATTTTTTGCATATGATAAAAAAGAATTTAAATATTTAAATGAAGCGGCATTTTTTGATTTTATTAAAACTAAAACAAATACTGATTTTAGTAATATGATATATAGTTATATTTATATGGATAAAATGAGTGAAGAAGAGATCAAAAAGGCAACAAAAGACTTACAAAAACAATTAGAATTATGGGAAGTAAAAACTAATAAATTAGTAATAGATAAATCAAATCAAACAAATGAAAATGATGAAAATTTTAAAGATATTGCAGATTGTGATTTTAATTTTGATTTAAGTAATATTACTGAATATGAGCTTTCAGTTATAAAAAGATTTATTGATTATATAGAATTAGATAAAAAAGAAACAAAAAATCATAAATTAGGTGTAACATTTCCGATATGTATTTGTAACACATTTGATATATTAAGCAATTCATTACATCCAAAAACATTAAATAAAGCTTGGATGTCAATAGATATGCCTAATTATGAAAGAAAATGTGATGTTGAAATTAAACAAGATGGAAAAGAAGATTTATGCTATGAGTCTAGAAAATGTAGAGTTGCAAATAATGAATATCCTTGTAGTGTATATGTAGCAGCTGCATATAAATATTTGTCTACATATAAACCTGAAAAATTAGAAGAGCAAAGAAAATATTATCAAGAGCATAAAGATGAAATAGATGGTAAAAATTTAGCTTGTGCAAATCTTGTTAAATATACAATGAAAGTAGATGAATTACCTTTTGTTTCAATTGAAACTATTAATTATATTAGAGATTTACTTGATAGAGGTTTATTAAGAGCATATTCTAATGATCCAAATTATGGTATATATTATGCTGCGTCTGAACAGGTTGATAATGTTAAAGGTGAGAGTATAAGTAAAACTGAATTTATAAATTATGTTAAAAATGGTATTGTTTCTGACGTAAATAAACTCTTTACATTTCAAGTAAGATTTATTTTATCATTACTTAAATATAATCTTAATTTATATCATGAATATATTGATTATGTAAAAGATAAAGAAGCAAATATACCTATAATAAAAGGAAATAGTTATTATGGATATGTTGCAGGTAATGATAGAGAAGAAGTTAAGACAGAAGTTACAAAATTAATTGATGCTATAAATTATAATTTTAAATTAAAAAATAATTATATTAAAACAACTGCAATGGATTTAATGCAATCTTTAGCTCTTTTTAAAGATTGGATAAGTCCAATCACATATAATACATTAGAATATGGTAAAGTTTATTTAATAACTGGACTTAGAGAATTTATAAAAACATATCAAAGTGATACAAAAAGTGAGTTTAATATAAAATCACGTTCATTTGATCATTTCTTTAAGCAATTAAAATTATTTGATGATAATAAGTATATTATTCTATGCGGAACTAAATTAGAAATCGATGATTTTATGTCATTAGATCCAGCAATTAAGTTATTATTTGAACAAAATGCTACAATAATTGAAGATAAAACTAATGAAGATTTGTACAATATATACAAAGATAAGGTTGAAAATAATTCAAAAATTGAGTTGACTGAAGAAAATAAAGCTGAATTTATAAATTATATTTCATATAATAGAGGATCATTTCCATTTGATAATTCAACTTTAGCTTCATATTTAGCAAACTTTACTGTATCTAGAGATGAATTTATATTACCTACTAATTTATCCATTATAAAAGAAAAGAATTTTATGAAAGAATTAGATGATTTAGTTGGTATGGATCAAATCAAAGAACAAGTTAAAAATTTCTATGATTTTGTTAAATATAAGAAAGCAGCTGAAGAACAGAATATCAACATTGGAGAAGGAAATCTTCATATGGTATTTACAGGTAATCCTGGTACAGGTAAAACAACTGTAGCAAGAATATTAGCAAAAGCTTTATATGATATTGGTATAATTAAAGAAAATAAATTAGTTGAAGTTGAAGCAAAAGATTTAATAGGTCAATATGTTGGTCATACTGCTCCTAAAACTGCTGAAGTAATTGAAAAAGCTATGGGTGGTGTTTTATTTGTAGATGAAGCATATTCAATAACTGGAGGTAGTTTACAAACAATTCATGGTAATCATTTTGGTGATGAATGCATTGCTACATTAATTAAAGCTATGGAAGATCATAAAGGTGATTTTGTTTGTATTTTTGCAGGATATAAATTAGAAATGGAAAAATTTATCGATTCTAATCCTGGTTTAAGATCAAGACTTGGATATGTATTCCATTTTGATGACTATTCTACAGATGAATTAGTTGAAATTTTTAATAGAAAAATTAAGAAATCTAATTTAATTGTAGAAGATAATTGTGAACAACCTATTAGAGACGTAATTCAATATTTTGCAAATTCAAGAAATATTGGTAATGGTAGATTTGTTAATAAATTATATCAAATTATAATGCAAAAGAAATCTAAATTACATGATACAGATATACAAAAAATTACAATAGATTGTATACCTTCAATTCAAGAAGTTATTGATATTTTACCTGAAAAAGATGAATTAATTTCTCCAGATAAAATAAGTCCTGAAATGAAACAAAGAACTATATATCATGAAATTGGTCATGCATTTATATACCATTATTTTGGTGGTAAAGTTGATGCAATTAAAGTTATTGTTTCTGCAAATGGTGCTTTAGGTTATACGCAATATGATAAAAATGAACTTTTAAATATTTCTACTGAAGAAGCACTTAGAAATAGATTATGCTCATTATTAGCTGGTGTTGCAGCTGAAAAAGTTATGTTAGGAGTATATTCTGCAGGTGGTAGTTCAGATTTTGAAAAAGCTAATATAATAATTAAACACATGATTGAATGTGGATTATCTTCTTATGGGTTTGCAGGTTCATATATTATTAGTCATAATGCAGATATTTCAGTAGAAATTAATAAAATTATGACTGAAGAATTTGATAGAGCTGTTGATATTTTATCTAAACAAAAAGATAAAATTGAAGAATTCAGTAAAGTTTTATCAGATAAAGGCATAATTGAAGGTGATGAATTAAAAGAATTATTAAAGGCTATTTAATTTATAATAGTATGAAAGAGAAAAATGACTTACCATTTTTGGTAGGTCATTTTCTTTATAAAAAGGAGTAAGTAATATGATTAAATTTACAAGTTTATCTAGTGAACACGCTAGACTCCCAGAAAATTTAATAGACAAATCTGAAATGAATAAAAGTAATTATTCTCCAGAATATAAAAATGCTGAGATGGGAAAAGATCTTCAAGCAATGTTTTATTGCAAAGAAAAATATGTTGTTTATTGTACTTATGCTTGGATTAAAACTGATGAAATAAATAGTAATGATTTTCCAATTGCTGTATTAGATTATAAACCAAAATATTCTAAAAGAACCACTTTTATTTTTAAAGAGCCAATTTGGAAATTTATGCAAGATGAAAGAACAATAGAACAACAAAAATTTATAGATCAAAATTTTGATAAATTAAATGAATTATATTTAGATTTTGCAAAATCTCAAGGATATTTATAAGGAGAAATGTATATGAGATATTCAGTTTATAAATGGGATAAAGATGATATAGAGTCTTATGATGATACTTTTGGAGAAGGCGTTTTTGAAGCAGATTCTGATAGACCAAGCTGTTCAAATGCTATTAAACAATATGGTACATTAGTATTAGAAACAGATAATGAACTTGAAGCTGCTACTGCTTGTGGTAAAGCTTATGAGGAATTTAGATTCAGCAGAGGTGAAGTTGCTATTTGGGATTCAGTTGAGCATATTTGGTATAATTGAGGTAATTAAAAAATGGAAGAGCATATAGCTTATAATATAGAAGATAGTTATGTAGAATTAACTGAAAAATATGAAATTAAAGCAGTAAAAAATTTTTATGAAATTCTTAATAAAAATACATTAGATTATTCTGAAATACTTGAAGAATTAAATGCAATATATGTAAATGTTAGACATGAATTTTTAACAGCAGGTCCATATAAAATTTTATGTATAGATGTTGAACCAGAAGAAGCAAAAAATATGATTCATTTTGTATTAAGAGATATAAGAAAAAAGTATACTGGAATAAACAGTAATTTTGGTGTATATCAGTATATGAATACTCATGGAAATATAAAAAAATTTGAAATTGGTATTGAAATTAAAGATCAATCTATATTATATGCAACTAAAGATAATTATAAATGTGCATTTATGTTTAAATATGATATTGGTACTAATGTAATGCATGGTCATTATGTAAAAAATGAAATAGAGCTTAAAGTACATCAAAATCTCATAGAAAAAATATTACATATACATAGTATAGCATATATTACATCATATGGTGATGGATCTCCATTTAGTCATTATCCATCTCGTTCTAAATACAAAAATCGTTTTTGGGTTGACCCAAGTGAGAATATATATGTAACAAAAATTTATGAATTACCAGATCGGTTTGAAGTATTAATGCGTAGTGATGATTTAGAATATGCATATTATGGAATAGATAAACAAGATATTTTAGATTTATGTAATACAGAAAGAAAAACTGATTTATTTAGCTCAAAATTATTTGACCAAAATTTTATTAATATGTTAAATAATTCTTTAAATTATTTAAAATTACATACTACTATTTCTTCAGAAGCACAAGTATTTGTTTTTTATACAACAATTAATACAGAATGGAGTAATAAAGGACATGCATTTATAGAAATAATAAATAATGCAAGTGATTATGTTGCATCTTTATTTATTACAGCATTTCTAAGTTGGGATGAAGAAAAATATCATGCTACTTTATTAACAGATGCAGATCTTAAAAAACATATATCAAATTTCTTACGTCAAGCTGAAAATGAAAAAGATACTGATCATTATGAAGCAGTTAATTTTTATAGAGAAGATCTTGAAACAATAATAAATGCATTATAAAAATTATTTACATAAAAGTCTATTTAATAATAATAGTATGTATGCGAAAAATGCCTTAGTCTCTTGACTAGGGCATTATTATTTAAGGAGTAAGAGAAATGTATTATCATAGGCTAAAAAGATTGGCTAAAAATTTAAATATACTAGATAGTTATGAAGAGAATTTTTTAAATATAAAAATAAATTTACAAGATGGAAAATATGGAACAATATATATACAATTTGATTTTAAAGAAAATGATTATTCTATAAGATTAAATGTTGATGAAGATCAGTTTTGTCACATATATAATTTAGGATATGATGAAATTTCTACTTATAGAGATGAAATTAGCGGGTTAAATTTTATGAAGAAGTATGATAAAATAGATTTAGCTGTAAAAGAACTTGATAGAATAATTAATATGATAAATATAAATTGTAAATATAGATTAACTGATATTGATTTTAAATTTGCAGAAAAAGCAAAAGAAATAATAAAAGTAAAAAGGAGTTAAATGTATATGAATATAGATATACTTGGTGAGTGTACGACTTATGAAGTTGATCTGTTAAAAGTACCAGATTTTATGAGAGAGACTATAATGAAAAATCTTGGTATAGATTGTGATAATTTAATTCCTAGATTAAGTGCTGAAACTATTGCTCTTTATCATATTCCACAAGAGGCAGTTTGTCAAGAATCAAAGGAACTTGATGAAGATAATCTAGAATTAAAATTATATGATTATTTAAATAGAATGTCTTACTTTTTAGTTTGTGCATCTGTCTCTATTTGGAATGGTTTACCTGGTTATTATTTTTGTACTAATATCTTAAAAACAGTTGAAAGACCTATAGATACAAAAATTTATATTACAGAAGCAATAGATGGTGCAATAAAATGTAGAGAAATTCCTTATAATGTTTCTTCAGGTGTAGATACTTATATTATTGGTTTAACTGAATCTGATTATAATAGATTATTATGCGAAGATTATGATGTAATTGAACAATTCGCAGTAGACCAATTTAAATAATTGGAGGCTTTATGATAGTAGAAATATTTCAAGTAAAAAAAGATATTGATGCAGTTCATGATATTATTTTTATGGATTATCAATTCGTAACAAAACTTGTACCTGACTTCATTAATACTTTTAAAAATTATTATAATAAAGTATATGAATACAATGAAAATACAAATTTAAAAGATGAAGATTTTTTAGAAGAAGTCTTTAAAAAATTTAATATAAATAGACCAGATAATTTTAAAGGTCATTCATTAAGTGTATCAGATATTATTATTTTAGATAATGATAGAATTTGGTATTGTGATAGTTTTGGTTTTAAAGAAATGAAATAAGGAGTTATTATGAAAGGTATAAATATATTAAATTCATGCACATATTATTCAGTAGATATTTCAAATCTTAAAAAAGAATTAAAAGATAAGTTAATTTATGAACTTGGTTTAAATGGTGATGAAACATTTATTACTCTAGATTTAGAGACTATTTATGATTGGGATATTCCGCTTGAAGCAGTAAATTGGGACTCTGAAGATATTGATGAAGTAGAATTAGAGGAACTTTTATTAGATCTTATTGGTAAATTTCCTTATTATTTAGTATTTGCTCAACATTGTACTTGGAATGGATCATCAGGTTATGCAATTGTTGAAGATATTAAGAAAACAATTTATAGAAGTGATGAAGCAAATATTGTTTTAAATGAAGAAGGTAAAGGTTGTATTAAATGTACAGAAAGTAGTCATGATGTACCTGGAGGTCAACCTACATATATTATTGGGCTTACTGAAAAAGAATACAACAAAGTAAGAAAAATGTCTTTTGAAGAAGTTGAACAATACGCAGTTAGTAAATTTTAAAGGAGTTTAATATGGGACTTACAGATTTAATTGGTATTTTTGATACAAATACAGAATTTCATCTTTTAGATGTATATGATGTAGAGGTTTTTGTTGGTAATGCAGATGATGCTCGTGTATTTCTTGGAAAAAATGAGCAATATTTTGTAAATTTAAATAATGGTGGAATTTGGGTAAGAGCGTCAGGAAAAGACCAAATTACTATTTATATGGATGAAAGAGGAATGGATTAAGGAGGTAAATAATATGGATAAGAAAGTAATTAAGTTTTTTAATACTCATTTTGATATTACAGGTAAACTTATTAAGATTATAATTAATGATTATAGAATTAATTCTGATGATTTTAATGCTGCAAATGAAGGTATTAATAATGGACCTTTTTATATTAGATTAAATGATAGAATCAATATTGAAGATGCTCAACTTTATGGTGTAAGTGATATTGTATATGATGAAGCAAATAAATCAATTGATATTGAAGGTACAAGTTATATGATACTTGATGATAAATCATTAATTGAATTTGCAAAAGCAATTGATGTAGATATTGATGATTGTGTTACTGCAATTATGAATGATTTTATTGTTTGGTTTATGAAAAATATTGGTGCACTTTAAGGAGAATAATTTATTTCTAGTATACAAGTAAATAAAGTAAGATTTGTTGATCGTAATACTGAATGGGATTTTATAGAAGGAAGATTATGGTTATGATGAGCCTAATATGTCAGATTAGAAATAATATAGAAAAATTATTATAAAGGAGTGTTAATAATGCAATTAACAGAGGAAATAATAGAATGTTTAAATGCAGAATGTCCTTATGCTGGATTTAGATTTACCTTTTTACCACAAACTAATAGTGGAGAAATTATTTTAAGAAATACAGATGGTATTGAGAGTTATATTGTTAACATTACAAATGATGCTAAAGTTTGGATTGAAGAGTATTTTTATAAAAAATATGGTGCAAGACTGATGTGGAATAATACTGTTCATATATTTTGGATTGTAGGAGATTAAATATGACGTGTGATGAACTTTTTATGTGTATAGACGATTTATGTGATGTTTTTGATTCTTATCAATATATAATAAATAATTATAATTATTTTGAATTAAATGCAACTAATAAATCTATTACTTGCGCATATACAAAAGAACAGTCTGAAAAACTTGCAGAATTATTAGATGGAGATCCTGATTTATTTAATAAACGTGGAATATTACATAATAGAATTAGATGGATTAATAATACATCTTATTATAATGCAAATGTATGTATAAATGAATTAGACGAATTTGGTATTAAATACTTAGAAAGCATATTAAATGATATAAATCAACAATCACTAGATGATCTCCATATTACAATTGTAGGAGTACAAAATATTGAGTCAAATTCAAATGCTTGGATTCTTATACATGTTTATAATTTAAATTGTGATGAGGCTACTGAATATAAAAAATTAGATGAGACTTTTAAAAAATACGATTGTAATGTAAAATCTCGTAAAATAGAATTAGGAATATATGAATTTATTTATAAAAAATTTAATATGACTTTATTTATACATTGAGGAAATAATTATGGATATAGATAAATTAACTGACTTATTAGATAAGTTATACGAAGTAGCAGAAAGTTTTAAATATATACTTAATAATTATAATGGTTTTCATGTTGAAAATTTTCCAGATAAAAAAATTGTATCAATTTATTCAGAAGAAGATTCAGCCTCTATTGCTGCACTATTAGGTGGAACTACGCAACAATTTAATTCACATGGAATATTATATCACGATATAATTTGGCAAAATAATCCGAATTCAAATAGAGCATATTTATTTATAAATCAATTAGATGATTTTGGTATTAAATATTTAGAAGGAATTGTAAATGATTTATCAAATATTTATGATAAGACTACAGTTAAAATACTTGATACTTCTAATGTAGGAGAACCATTAATTTTATTACATATTTTAGATCCAAATATTTCTAAACGTGATGTAAAAGACTTTATAGCAGCGCATAAAGATTGCAAATGCGTAGATGATCCAGTAACAAAAGGATTTGATTCAATGTATAAATTTGATTTAATTTATAAAAATGTGCCAATTTATTTAGAAATAATGACATAAGGAGAAATAAAATGAGAGATTTTGAATTTAATAAAGATTATAATTTAAGAGACCAAATTATTTTTGGTGAACCTTATAATGGAAATGTTAAACCTGATTTTAAAGATAAATCATTTGATGAATTTCTGAAATTAGTAAATAAATATTATTCAGGTGGAGTTAGACGTTTTGATGATTTAACAATTGAAAAACTTAAAGAATTAATTGATAGAAAATTTATTGATGAAGAAGAGCAACAAAATGAAGGACCAACAATAAAAAAATTTTTAATTGTTGCATCTAAAATTAAAGAAAATGATTCATCTGCAGAAATTTTCTTTCATGGTTATGCTGTATCACCAGATAGAGATGATTATAGAGTCTCAATTGATGCTATTACAGTAAGTACTGGAAATTATAATATTATTGTAGATAAAATATATGAACCATTAAGAGAAATGTGCTCTAATGCAGATGATTTAGATATAGATGAAAATGAACTCTATGCTTGGTGGGATTAAAATATAAAAAGAATATAAATCTATTTATTCTTATTAAAATCCTTATCGAGAATTTAATAAAACTTTCGATTTTATAGACTTTTTACTGAAAACCGTCTTGAATACATCAAGCGGAACTCGATATTTCAAATTTCGAGTTTTTAATTGTATATATAAGTCTTTAAGGTCTTTGAAATCTATTGCATATGACAATTCTTCCAACGACTGCCTTACACAATTTAACGATTTCTCTGACTCGTTAAAGATTATATTCTTTTGTTGTGGTCTATCTTTCACTATGTATTGATGATAGAATTCAAAGCCTCTACGACCAATTTCTACTGAAGATAAACACATATCAGGTAAGCCTAAACTTCTAAATACAAGATTGCCTTCAAATGATGAATAGTTCGGAGCTACAGGAATAAACTTAATCCTGTAAATGTCACAATACTTATGACAAAGATTATAAGTCTTGTTCCTATTCCATTGATTATTTACAAGTCGATTATATCTTTTACCTAATTTCTTGTCAGAAATTGCCATATCAAGATCTTCAATGCTGAATATTTGGCACTTGTAATGTTTGCAAAGATTAAATAGATACAAAACAGTATCTATATTTTCAAAATCTCGTTTGTTATTGAGTTTGAGTTTTATATCACTATTGCTTGCGACTTTGAGATGATTTTCAATATCTGTGAATTGCTTATTAGAAACTACACCTGCATCAATTAACTTATAGTTATCAGAGTCAATCCAATCTACGACTGACCAACCGATATAGTTAGGATTAAGGTCAATAGCAAATACTCTATCTGTAACTTTGTCATAATCAGATGTCGCGAGAAAGTTATTTTCAAAAGATAATTCAATATGAGTCAAACTTAATCTATAAGTTATAGGGCAAACACAGTTATTCTGTAATTCAATAAGTTTAAGAATATCCTTCTTATAATTTTTACGAAGTTTAGGCAAAGTCAGTATATAGTGGTGTTCTCTATCAGGCTTAAATACTAATGTGGATTCATCAATAATCTGAAACTTACGATTTGCCTTCTTATTGGCTTCACCAATAGAACATACAGGAACTAATCTCTTTAACTTAAATTCTTCTTTAGAGATTTTGTCTTTGCATCTATCCACAAATAGCGATTTACTGCCAAATACGACCTTTGGTTTATCTGATAAAGACTTTGCTACGTACCTTGCAGAGTTAAGAAAATGACTATCTACAAAAACATTGTTCATCTTGTGCTGTAACTCAGTAATCTCCTTAGTAGAATACTTAGGATTATCCTGATACCTGTTATAAGTGAATCTCAGAACATTATTGTAGTTGAGTATTAAGTTTTTGATTTCTTCATAATCAGAATCACTTATCTGAATTGGAAGTTTTATTGTCCTTATGCTCATTTGGTAAGTCCTTTTCTAATTCTTTGCGTATCTTATTTAACTTGCGTCTATGTGAATATGACTTCATTGTGAAGTAGTGAATTATTGAAATTAAATCCTCTGTAAGCTCTTGCTCATAACTTTTATTATTAAGTGAATCATTTAAAACTACAATCTGTGTACCAAAGCACTTGAAAATGTGTTCTAAAGTATCAAAATTAAATCTTGTAAGTCGGTCTTTATTTTCAATGATAAGCAAATCAATCTTACCTTGAATAATCAGATCCACAATAGACTGAAAACCTTTGCGGTTAGCATCCATCCCAGACTTTATATCTTCAAATTGATGGCCAAGTTGAATGCCTCTTGAAATGCACGATTCATATATCCGCTTAGTCTGTTCTTTTAACTGCTCCTTTTGAGATTGGGTAGATACTCTCGAATAAGATACATTTATCTTATCAGGCTTTTTGTGCTTTAATCCTAAGAACTGATAGACACTATCTTCATCGTAGTCGTACAAACCGTTAGGGAGTTTAGTTACTTTGATATATCCTTCTTTGACATATTTACAAAGAGTAGGTCTCGTTATATTTAATTTTGCTAAAACTTGGTTTGCTTTCATACTTATTTACCTCTTAATGTAATTATAATATATTTCTATTAAAAGATAAATAGTAAATTTAATAGTTTTTAATGCTGTTTAATAAAACCACCATAATAAAAAATATTTAATAAAATAAATTTTATAGAATAGGCTTACTAAAAAGCCTATTTTATTTTTGTTAAAATTATATATTTATAAAGGACTATTTAATAATATTAAATAATAATTTATACAAAATTTTAGTTATTTTGTAAGAAAGGAGGAAAAGAGAGATGAATGAAGAAAAGATCTTACAAAATTGTTTTAAATTATTTGAAGAATTTAATTGTATAAATCGAAATAAACATAATATTGGATATTGTGAATCTATTAGGCGAATATTTAACATAGTAGGTGGAACAGTAGACATAAATCATTATAAAATTCATACAATTGAAATTAAAGGTAATATTGATAAGTATGAAATAAACAAAAATTTAGATTATGAGACTATTACTGAAGATTTTAATGATTTATCAAAAGAATTGATATTTGATTATTATTTAAGTGAAGATGGTAAACAATATAATGATATTGCTGAATTTTCTAAAATTTTAACAGATAAAATGTTTGTATAAATTATTGTAAATAGAAAGGAGGGAAATTATGTACCAAGATATACATCAATGGTATACAGCCATTCATGATTCTGTAGAAGATGCTCAAAAATATGAAAAATTAATTTTAAAATTTGGCAAGACGTTAAAGTATTCAGAAAAGAAATGGTTAGATGAACCATTTATGAATGAATTCTATAAAAAATATCCATATCGTAAAAGACTTTTTAATATTTGTCTTTCTGAATTAAAATTTTCAGCAATTGGATTATTTTTAGGTTTTGCTATTCCTTCTATTCTATTTTATTTAAAAGGTAAAATTGAAATTGGATTAGTTATTGCAGCAATTACAGCAGCAGTTTCATTTATATTAGTTGAAGTTGCTGCAGTCTTTTTAAATTATTTAAAATATAAATCATTAATTAAAAAATTAATTAAACAAGAAGATTTATTAAGACCAATTATGGTTTCTTTACCTGCTAAATATAGACATTCAGATAAATTGAATATTATTGCAAAAACTTATTTAGCTGAAAAAGGTATTATTCCAGAAGCTGCATTTGATGTTGTTGATGAAGTATTTCCTAAATATAAAACAAATAATATTTATAGTGTAATGTTTGATTTACCTTTTAAAAATAATTTTATTATTGAAGAATCTTATTATGAAGGCCAGCAAATGGCAGAACTTACTAATGAAGAAAGAATTATGGAAAATCCTAATTTACCTTCAGATATTAAAACAAAAACATTTAAAGGTTCTGAAAATGCAAAAATTGATTTAGATAGTATGATTGGTCTTGCTTCTGTTAAAGATCAAATTCAAAAATTAGAAAATAGAATTAAATTCTATGGAAATCAAAATAATGGTAATCATATGCAATTTTTAGGTTCTGCAGGTACTGGTAAAACTACAGTTGCTAGAATTGTAACGAAAATTTTATATGATCTTGGTTATATTAAAAAGAATCAATATATTGAAATTAGCGGTGATTATCTTAAAGCTGGAGATACAGCTAGAGCAGATGCTATTATTGAGTATAGTTTAGGAAGCGTTCTGTTTATCGATGAGGCTTATTTATTATATGATAAACAAGGATATAGTAACGAAGCGATCGGAGTCCTCCTGAAAGCAATGGAGGACCATAGGGAAGACTTTGTAGTTATACTTGCTGGATACGAAGAACAAATGACTAGATTAATTGCTTCAAATGAGGGTTTCAGTTCTAGAATTAAACATACAATTTATTTTCCTGATTATACTGAAGAAGAAATGCTTGATATTTTTAAGTTCTTTATTAGTAATTATAGTGGTAATGCATATAAACTTGCAGATGATGCAGTACCTGTATTATTAGAAGCATTTAAACTTGAAAAACAAGTTAAATCTTTTGGTAATGCTAGAACTGTTAGAAATGCAGTAGATGCAATTATGGATAATTATGCAGATAGATGTATGAATATAGTAGATGATACTAAAACTATACAGAAATCTGATGTAGAATTATATAAAGAAAATAGAAAAATATTCTTACAACATGAACTTAAAAATAGTTCAGCTGCAAATCAAGTTGATGAATCAATTATTAAATTAAGTGAATTAAAATCTAGAGTTAAAGAAGGTTCTGAAGATCCAGATACAGATTTTAGTAATATGGTTGGATTAGATTCATTTAAGAAAGAAATTGAATCACTTAAAAATCAAAAAGATTTTTATGGTAAAGCATCATCACAAAAAATATTATTACTTGGCGAACAAAGTTGTGGTAAAAGTACTTTAACAAAAATTATAACAGGTTATTTATATAAATTAGGCTATATTCAAGAAAATAAGTACTTAGAAATATCAGCTGATTTATTAAAAGGTTCATTTGTAGGTCATACTACAAAAAGAGCTGAATCAATTATTTCTTATGCTACAGGCGGAGTTCTTTATATTAAAAATATTAATTTACTTGTAAATAGTAATGATGCATTTGCAGGAGAAGCTTTAACTGCAGTAAATGAAGCATTAAAAAGTAATCTAATTGTAATAATAGGAGATCAAAATTCACAGTATATAAATAGTATTAAAAATATGTTTAGTATTGTATATGAATTTCCTAAATATAATGGTGAGCAGTTAACTCAGATATTTGCAAATAGAGTATTTGCAGATGAATTTTCAATTACTGAACAAGCGCTTAATAAAGTTGGTATGCTTTTAGCAAATAAAACTAGTGTAAAAGATGCATTAAATTTATATGAAAAAGCTAAGAAAAAGCATATTGAAAATTATACTGAGCAAACAAAATATGTTATTGTTGATACTGACATAGAAAGACCAAAGATTAAATTAAATGCTAAATAACTTAAATACCTGATCTTATTTAGGTCAGGTATTTTTTATTAAAAAAAGTATTTACAAGAATGTATTTAAGATATATAATAAAAATATCAATTAAACAACAAGGAGATAATAAAATGTCTGCATTTGCATATGAAACTGATATTAAAAATATGATTAAGGATCTTGCTCCTGCTGGAACACAGTTTAGATGGTCAAATGCTAAGAGAAGATTTGGATCTTGCAGATATAGCTGGAGAAGAAATTATGGTACTGGTAATAGAGAGTATTATAATTTTTGTATTACTATTAGTTATCCTCTTGCAAATATTAACTCTTGGGAAGAAGTTAAAAAAGTTGTAATTCATGAAATTGCACATGCTAGAACTCCTGATCATGGACATGATAGAGTATGGCAGAGAGAATGTATTCGACTTGGTGGAGATGGCCAGAGATGTTATACTAATGAAGAGCATGGCGGAGTAGTTAAGTCTGTTCAGAAAACTTGGATTGGTACATGTCCTATTTGTGGTAATGTAGTAGCAAAGAGATTTAGAAGAACAGATTGTTATCATCCTTGTATTGCAAATAAAACAAAGAAATCCATTGTTTGGACTCCTTATAAAGCAGCATAATAAAAGGCTATTTAATTTATAATAGTATGGACGAGAAATAATACCTTAGCAATATCGCTAAGGTATATTTTTTATATTTATGATTTTTATGTAATATTAATAGGAGGAAATAATGATTAATTGGAGTGAATTTGATCAATTTGAACCTATTTGTGATACTTATTTACCAGCTCGTGGCGAAGGTGAAACAATGGCATCTCAAATAGTTACAGCAATTACAAAATTAATTTATAAATTTTATAATGATGGAGATGTATTTGATAATACATATCATTTAAGTGGTTGGGCAAATGATCTTTCATCTTATGCAAATTGGCTTGTAACTTATATAAATTTAACTGAATTAGAAGACATTAGACATATTGAAACTGAAGATGATTATTCAGTTTTATTATTTAAAATCGCAAATAAATGCATGAATGAAGAATATTTAGAACAATATAAAGATGAACCTAAAAAAGGTTCTATTTATGATTGTGATGGTCCTTTTGAATTTTCTGATGAATCAGAAGAGGAAGAAGAGGACGATTGGTATGACGAAGACGAAAATGATGAAGATAAATATTAAGAAAGGAATTAAAATATGATCGGAGTAATTAATAAAAATAAAATATTTGAATTTGGATCATTAGAAGAATTAATTAAGCCTTTATCTACTTATGCATCAAAATATAGTAGTAATGTAATAATTATTACAAATGCAGAAGATCTAGTTAAATGTATTATTGCAGACGAGTATTTTATAAAAAGACCAAAAGAAACAGACTTAGTTGAAGAATGCCCATATTATATTAGATTTATTGATTCAGGTAGAAAAAGAGCAAGTGAAATGGAAATAATGGATAATAATGGTAAATTATTACCTGAATATGTATATGTAAAAGAACAGTCATTTAAATACTGTCGTAGACCAACTCCAAAAGAATTGGATTAAAAATATTTTACAAACGATAAAAACTGGTATATAATTTATATACCGATAAATAAAAAGGAGAAAAGGCCAATATGAAGATTACAGATTTATATAAACCTATGACATTACCTGCAGACGCTAATATTGATACTAGATATTGGACAGATAATGGTGATGGTACATATACTCCTACAGCACTTTTGATCTATACAATTGCAAGAGATGCTACAGAGTATTTTAAGAAAACAATTGCAAAGCTTGATAAAGAAGAACCTGCAGTTACACAGTATGGTAATAAGCCTATTGTTGTAGGTGATTATCACTTTAGAGAAGCAAATGTAAAGATTGTTGATACTTATGAAAATGATATGCTTAAGAGAGAATATGAACTTAAGTATGGTGAACAGCTTAAGGAAGTAGATAAGAAATGGAAAGCATATCAAAGATCACATCCAGATGAATTTACAGTTACAACAGGTGTACAAGTAATAAAGCAAGACCATGATGAAAATAGTTATATTAATAACTTTAAGATTGAAGATCTTGGTCTTTCACTTCAAGAAGCAGTTGCAGCAGCTTCTGCAGCAATGAGTTTACTTGCTAAGTATAAGTCAGATGGAGAAAAGTTCTCAGAACTTCCTTTGAATACATTTGATACATATAGATCAAAGAAAGAATATGCAGAAAAGCATAGAACAATTAGACAATCTTATATTGATGAATTCAATATTCCTGTTCTTGTTCAGATTGACGAAGAAAAGCTTCCTGTAACTACTGGATATTCTGAACCTAAGTTTTATAAGAAATCTTATACTGACGGTGTAAAGAATCCTAAACCTGGTACAATTACAATTGAGAACTTTGATGAAAAGATCTTAAGAACAACTCCAGATGAAGAAACATTTGGTAAATACGCAGCAGGTCTTATTGGATATATTACTTCTACTACAAAAGAAGATTATTTAAAGTCTCTTAATGATAAGCTTTCAACTGTAGGTGAAGAATTTGTGGAAAAGTTTAATGAAGTTTCTAAAGAATTCAAAGCAGTAGATACAGCAACAGGTTATGAAATCTTTACTAAGGGAACTCCAGATAAAAGTCCAGAAAAATATATTGATCTTGTAAAGCAAACAGATGAATATGATTGTGTATTACAAGCAAATATTGATGGAATTGATATTTCCTTTAGAGGAACAGTTAAGAAATATGGAGATTTTAAGAAAATTTTACAAATCTTTGCTAAGATACTTGATTCTGCTGGAGTTAAAGATAAAGCTGAAGATTTAATTGAAATTATTGCAACACTTTAATAAAAAATAAAAAATCCTGCTCTAAATTTAGGGCAGGATTATTAAATTAAAAAAGAGGATTTTTATATGAATGAATTAATTAGACAACTTAATAATTTAGAAGCAACTTCAATTGATCAAAAGAATGCAATTAAAACAGTAATAGACCTTATACATTATAATGAAGTAAATCCTCAGCAAATAGGTTTTGATGATTACCATCAAATAAGTTTATTTGATTCATAAGGAGAATAATTTATGGTAGACTCAAAAAATATACTTGAATTTTTAGATCAAGTAGCAGATCTTCATACAGAAGTATGTGCAGCTACTAATGGTTTTGCAATTACTACTCATTTATCTGAAGATATTCCATGCGTAGAACTCCAGATTAATAATAAAAATTTTAAAAAGGTTGTAAAAGATTTTTTAGAAGATTTACCTATTAAAAATGATGATTCTGATGCATCATATGTAATATATAAAAATATTAAATGGTATAATTCAGATGAAGATGAAAATATTAAAGTAGATAATGCGTTAATAGATTCAGCTCAAAAATTAGCATTAAAAGTTAAAGATTTAGTTGAAAAATATGATATGACAAATGAACTTGGATTATATATTAGTAAACAAGTTTTAGCAGTTTCTATTTATAATTTAAGTCTCGAAGAAGCAGAACTTGTTAAAACTGTATTAGAAAAAGAAACAAATACTAAAATAAGAGCGCATCAAACTACAGTCGGAGTACCTTATAAAGATAAAAAATTTACTCTTTTCTTCTAAAATTATTATACATTTTTAATTTATATATTTATAATATATTAAATTGTGTAATTATAAGGAAAGGTAGAATTGTATGACATATGAGGTAAATGACAATTATGCATCTAATACTATTGAAATAGAATATAATTTTAATTATAAAGATTTAGAGTGCTATATTGCTCTATCTTGTTTTGGATGGAGATGCGCTTATATAAAATTACCAAAAAATCATAAATATTATGGTAGGCATGCACAAACCTTGTGTTTTATTGACTGTCATGGTGGTGTAAATGTAGCAGGTAATTGTTGTCCTTGTATAAATAATACTGATGAAGGTTGGATAATTGGTTGGGATTATAATCATCAAGGTGATGCTTATGATTTTGATGCAGTTGAAAGATTATTTGGAGAAGGTACAATAAATGATCTAAAACAACGTTATTATTTTGCAAGTTCAAATACAATATATCATGGAAATAATTGTAGACATTATAGTGTTGATGACATAGTTAATGAAATCAAATATGTTATTGATAAGTATGAATTATAAAGAAGGAAAATTATGAAAAAACCAATAAGTGAAGTAAAAATTGGTGATAAAGTAATGGGAACAGACGGAAAATGGCATAAAGTCATTGGAAAAACTGAGCCTAAAATGGCATATATAATGTATGAAATAACATTTAGTAATGGTAAAGTTAAATGTTCTGATACTCACCAGTGGAATGTATTTGTTAATGATAAAATGTATACAGTTGACACTATGGGAATAGAAGATGGTTTAGATGAACTGTATAAAGATTGTCATGTTGGAACAAAGGATGGTCCTACTATTGTAGGAATAAAAAGAATTGAACCTATGATGGTACAATGTTTAATGACAGATGCTCCAGATAATCAATTCTTGATTTATACTGAAGAGGAATAATTATGTATAAAGTATTTGGATTTTTAAATGCAACTATTTTTAATGGTGGTGATGATGAAGCTTTTGCAGAAGCTTTTTATACTAAACTTAGTAAAGGTGATTATAGTGCGCATAATTTATGTAATGCAATGATTAGTCAAACTGATACTTTAGAAAAAGCGGTTAGAGAAGCAAAAGCAGTCAGAATGACAGATTATTTTGATGGTTGTATTTATATTTGGGATGAAGAAAAGAAAAAGTGGTTTGATCCTGAATGGAATGAATATATGGATGAGGAGTAATATTATGATTTATAAAATTGCAATAAAATCAGAAGCATATGGTGATACTATAGATGAAATTTATATTGAAACAAGTATGTCAAAATCTCAAGTACTTGAAGCATCTGAAGAATTTAAGAAATGTTATTTAGATATGCATCTTACTTTAGAAGTATCAATTGCAAGAGCATTTGGTCCATCTGCAAAACGAGTAGATGTTGAAACTATAAATTTATTTTATTAATTAGAGGTTAAATTTTTGAGTTATTTATTATTAGCTTATATATTTTCAATAGTTAATTATTCTTTATACGCAATAGGCAGATTTATGAAAAGTAAATCTGCTATACTCTTTTTCTGCGTATTATCATTATTAACTGCTGCAATATCTTGTTTTTTCTTTAGATCTATGTCAGGTTTTTATCTTTTAATGATAGAAATATTCTTTAATATTGCAGCTTATATAAAAGAGAAGAAACAATTTAATAAAATTATTAGTTATTCTATCTATATTTTTACACAAATATTGATATTACTTGCTACATATAATAGTTTTAAAGGCATATCAAGTATATTTTGTTTTATATCAGTTGCAATAGCAATGTTTAGTGCTTGGTGGTTAGATGCACAAAAGATAAGATTATTTGGTGTACTTGTATGTTTATTCTCATTTTTGTATAGTATGACTATTGGAAATTATATTGGAGTTCTTGAATTAGTCATAATGGCTATGAATATAGTTTCTTATTTAGTATATAAGAAGAAAAATAATGTAATAGAAGCAGGAATAAGTGTATGACAGATTTAGAAATAAAATTACAAAAAGAATTAAATGATGAACAATATAATGCAGCAATTCATATGGAAGGACCTGCTGCAATTATTGCAGGAGCTGGTTCAGGAAAAACACATACACTTATAAGTAGAATTGAACATTTAGTTGATTCTGGTGTATCTCCTGAAAGAATTGTAATGCTTACATTTACAAATGCTGCAGCTGATGAAATGAGAGATAGAGCGGCTTTAGTAAATGAAAAATGTAAAGGCGTTACTGCGACTACATATCATAAATTTTGTAGCTTATTACTTAGAAAATATCATGGTTTTGCTGGATTAGATATGAACTTTGAGACATTAACTCCAGCTAAATATAAGACTTTAATTGAATATGTTAAAAGTTCAAATGATAAATATGATATAAAAGAATTTCCAAGTGCATCAAAATTAGATACTATCTATAGTAGATCAATTAACTTAGGTCTTACTATTGGAGAAATTGTTGAAATGACTCCTTTTGCACATTTTGCTGTTGAAATTTCTGATCTATATAAAGAAGTAAAAAATTATGGTTTTCTTACTCAAAAATTAAACTTTGATGATTTACTTGTATATACAAATCAATTATTAGATTTACCAAACGTATGTAAACAAATTGCTGAATCATTTGATTATATAATGGTTGATGAGTTCCAAGATACAAATGGATTACAGTTAGATATTTTAAAGAAATTAGGAAAATATAATAAAAATATAGTAGTTGTCGGTGATATATCTCAATCTATTTATAAATTTAGAGGCGCCAAAGCAACAAATATTAGAGATTTTATTAACTACTTTGATCCTTGTACAATATATACATTAAGTTTGAATTATAGATCTTCTCAAGAAATCTTAGATGTTGCAAATAAGATTATGGACTCAAATAATCTCTCTTGGGATTATGTTGATATGGTTGCAAATAATAAACATGGAGATAAACCTGAATTATTATTCCATGATAATAATTTAGACCAAGCAGAATGGGTAATTGGTAAAATTGAAGAATTTGTAGAAAATGGTTATAATTTAAGAGATATTGCAATTATTGAACGTAAATCAATGAGTTCATTTAAATTAGAAAATGAACTTAATAAACAGCACATTAAATTTGAAAAACGTGGTGGAATGAAGTTTACAGATTATCAATGTATTGATGATATAATTTCATTTTTATCTATTGTTTCTAAGAAATTTAATAAATTTGAATGGTTTAATGTATTAAAAATAATACCTGGTATTGGTGCAAAGGCAGCAGGTGAAATTGCAGATACATTAGAAAATAAAGAGTCTCTTGATAAATATAGTAAGAGAAAATTTGCAGCAGATCTAACTGATTTAATGAGTTATATTGAGAAGTGGAAACAAATCAATAATTTAATTGATTTAATTGATGCTGTAAAAGATTATTATGTTGCAATAAGAGAATTTAAGATTGATAATAGTACTAAAATGTCAAATAGTGCTAAATTTGACGCAAAAGAAAAACTTAAAAGAGATATACAAATAATTGATATATTAAAAGATTTGTCTACTGATTATAAAAATGCAACTGAATTCTTAGAAGATATTGCATTAGATACATTAAAATCAGAAGAAACAAATGAAGATAGATTAATTATTACTACAATTCATAGTGCAAAAGGTCTTGAATGGAAAGCAGTAATTCTTCTTGATTGTATTGATTATGAAGTAGATGATTATGAAGAAGAATTAAGATGTTGGTATGTCGCTTTAACTAGAGCAATGGATAATTTATATATTTCAATACCTAAATTTGGAATAGTAAATGGAAAGCCTCAAGTTAATAATCCAAATATGTTATTACGTGATGCTATTCCACTTCTTAAAATTTATGCATGAAAGACTATTTAAATATAATAGCAGAATACCTGCTATGTTTCTCATATTTTCATAGTTTTATAGTTTTGGATGCGAAAAATACTTAGTCTTATGGCTAGGTATTTTTCTTACAATAAATAAAAAATATTTTATTAAAAAATAAGGAGAGAACAAAAAATGGTACAAAGAATTTTTACAGCACAAAGATCATCAGATTCAGCAACTGGTTGGAAGTTAGTAGATACTCAAGATCAAGATCATGTTGTTGACTTACCATCTTATATTTTTGAAGTATTAGAAGATGGTGTTTATATTAAAGATGCTAATATAATGCTGGATAAAATTAGCACTTTACAAATTGCTCTTGCAGGTATAACTGATGGATTCAATATTGTTGATCAATTTAGTTTTGACAGAAGAAGCGAACTTAAATCATTTGGTCTTAAACCTAATGGAACAATTGATGATACAATTGACTTCTATCTTAAATCTGTAAAAGAGTATGAAAAATTCCATACTCTTAAAATGGATAGAGATATTAAGGGTGATGATGATTCAATTCACGCTTATATTGAAACACCTACTGAAGGTAGAATCAGAAGTAGATTTAGTAAGCAAAATGGAATCAGACTTGATTCAAAGAGAAATAATATTGATTATTGGTTAGATGATTATAAGATTGTTTCAGGTTCAGCTGGTGGAAAGTCAGTTGTACCCATTGGAGATCCTATTGAAATTATGAGATAATTTAAGAAATGCCTAAGTATTTGCTTGGGCATTTTTATATAAAAAGGAGAAAAAATACATGGTACATGAAAAATTATTCGCAGACTTAGTAGATTTATATAATAATAATGTAAAATTATATAAAGAACAAAATACAGGTTTAATTATTGATAAAGTTAGACCTCTTTTAATTGAAGATGTTGAAAAAATATTTATTAATGTAAAAGAAATTATAAATCATGATTACATTAATCAAAATTATCGTAGTTTTACAGTCAATCCTCAGGTTACAGACATGAGAATTGTAAATGGTGTTACTCATATTGAGTTATCTCCAGATTTAAGCTGGGAAAAACAAATAAAAAATGATTAAATAGGAGACTATATATATGGCATATGATGATGTTAAACTTATAATGGTTACTGCAGATAATCATAATAAATTTTATAATATGCATGATAATAATAATGGTACTTTTACTGTAACATGGGGAAGAGTTGGTACAGATGGCACACAAACTACGTATAGTATTAGCGAGTGGCATTCTAAATATAATTCTAAAGTTAAGAAAGGTTATCAAGATATATCAAAGAATACAACTGTAACTAAAGGTTATAAACCTGAAGCAGATCCTGATGTTGAGGCTTTACTTACTCATTTATTATCAATTTCAAGACAATATGTCTCAAATCAAACTGATATTGGTACATTAAATCCTACAGCAATTGCAAATGTTCAAGATTTAATTAACCAATTAACTAGTATTAAAGCTGAGTATGCAGGACCAGATAGTTATACAGATTATTTAAAGAAAAATAGTTACTCTGATAGTCCTCAACAACAAGATACTTTTACTAGAAGAGCCGCAAAAGAGTTTAATGATGTATTATTAAAAATTTGGGTAATTATTCCTAGAAAAATAAAAGATGTAAGAACTGCAATTTATAATCCATATGGCAAGTTACCAGTTAATACAGCAGGTAATTTAGATAAATATATTAGTAATGAACAGTCAATCTTAGATAACATTATTCTTAATAGTAAAGCAACTACTAATGCTAATGGTATCAATACTATTACTGAAGCATTTGGATTTAATTTTGTAAAAGCATCTAAAGAAGAAGTAGATTTTATTAAAGATAAAATTAATAAAGAATCTGATTCAGGTAATTTTAAAGTTAAAAATGTATATAAAGTTGCAAATCCTATTAGAAATGCAGAATTTATTGAGTACCTCCAAAATAATAATCTTAAAAATGATGATAAAGACGTTAAATTATATTGGCATGGTACAGGACCTGAAAATGTTCTCTCAATTATGGCAAATGGTTTAATTATCAGACCTGCAAATGCTGCATATTGCGGTTCTGCATTCGGTGATGGTATTTATAGTGCTCCAAGTCCTAATAAATCTTGGAACTATGCAGATACAGATTATGATAGACATTCTAAATGGTTATTTGCAAATGCAGTTATTACTGGTAATACATTTAATTGTAATAATAATACAGATAGAATTGGTAATATTAGAATTTGTGACTTAAATGGTAATAAATTTAGTCAGTTAAATCTTGGTTACCACTCAGTTCACGCTCATGCTAGTTCATCTTCTTATATTAGAAGAGATGAAGTTATAGTATATAATAAAGCTCAAGTAGCGTGCAAATATCTAGTTGAACTTGCTAACTAATTATAAAAAAATTGAAAGGAATTTTTACAAATGAAAAATTTATTTTATATTGACATTGTTGCAGATGCATATGGAACAAAAGAAACTTTTTGGTTTGAAACAGACTTAAGTTATGATGAATTTAAAATATATGCAGATCTTTTTGGTAATGAAATGACAAAGGTTCATTATGATTATGATACTGCAGTTGAGAATATCTGTGGTGACGGCAAGGTCAAACTTGTCAAACCACAAGGATATTCATATTGGTGGTAAATATGCTCTTTAAAAAATTAACAAAATGCAAAGTTCGATGCACAGATAGAAATCTATTAACAGACAGAATGTTATATGAATTTTTATTTGAAGTAATTGAACCAAGCTATTTATCAAATAAAATAATGTATTTATATGACAGAGATATTCACGCTTATTATGTAGATACAAAATATTTAGCCACTTTTAATGATAAAGATGGTGAATTCATTATAACTAAAAAATTAGAGTAAAGGAAAATATTACAAATGAGTTACGCAGATAAAGTATTTAAACAGACGTGCAGAGACATTTTAGAAAATGGAACAAGTACAGAAAACCAAGAAGTTAGAGCGCATTGGGAAGATGGAACTCCAGCATATACAATTAAAAAATTTGGAGTTGTAAACACATATGATTTAAGAAAAGAATTTCCAGCTATTACTTTAAGACGTATAGCATTAAAATCTGCAATGGATGAAATTCTTTGGATCTATCAAAAGAAATCTAATAATATTCATGATCTTAATTCACATATTTGGGATCAGTGGGCAGATGAAAAAGGTTCAATTGGTAAAGCTTATGGTTATCAAATGAGTTGTATGGATTGGTACAAAGATGTTACTGATGAAAAATTACTAAAAGCTTTTCCTGATTATGAAATTATGGATTATAATTCAAATCCAATTTGGTTCTATGATGAACAAGAACATTTAAATAAAGAAATTACAAAAATTTGTAGTAATAATCAAAATACTACTGCAGTTTATTTTGAAAAGAAATGGCATATGACTCAAATTGATAAAGTTATATTTGATCTTAAACTTACTCCATTTAGTAGAAGAATTATTACAAATACATATCAATTCAGAGATCTTTCTGAAATGGGATTATATCCTTGTGCATATAGTATGACTTATAATGTAACTGAAGAAAATGGTCAATTGGTATTAAACGCAATTCTTAATCAAAGATCTCAAGATATGTTAGCAGCGAATGGTTGGAATATTGCTCAATATGCAATTCTTTTAATGATGATTGCTAGAGAAGTAAATATGATTCCTGGTCAATTAATTCATGTAATTGCAGATTGTCATATTTATGATAAACATATTCCTATGATTAAAGAACTTTTAGATAGAGAAGAATTTGAGGTTCCAATAGTAAAACTTAATCCAGATAAAAAACATTTCTATGATTTTACTACAGACGACCTTATTATTGAAAAATATCAATATGGTGAACAAATTAAAAACATTCCAATTGCTGTCTAAAGGAGGATAAAATGACAATAAAAGATACTGCTGAACAATATTTTGATGGAGAACTTGATATTGACGTTTGTGATACAGAAATAGATATGATGGTTGCATTTTGTTATAATGGAGATAATAATGACTCCTATGATAAATTCTTATCAATTCTCTATAATAACGTAATTGTTTCAAAATTCGATCAAAAAACTCCAATGTTAGTTTGCGATTTTAGTGGTTTTTATAGAATATATAAAGAAAAATTAATAGATTGGGCAAATAACTACCTTGACAGAGAATTTGATGACGATGAAGTAGAATATGATATGACAATTGCAACAGAAGGTTTAATTGCAGGCTATTTCTCAGAAACAGCATATTCAAAATTAATCAAAATATTAACATGATTGGAGTAAATGTATGGAATCTGAAGACATTCGTGAAGAAGTAAGAAAAATTATTACAAGAGATATTAAAAAATTTATCTTTGAATATGAAGATAAATTACCAGAAAAAATTAAAAATGAAATACCTAACTATGATCTAGAATGGTCATTAGGTGAAGATAATAACAGCTTCTTCTATAAAAATAGCATGGAAGACGCTATAAAATACTTCGTAGCAGCAGAATTAACAAATCTTTTTGAAAATAAAAAATAATAAATAAGTTTATACAATGTATAAACTGAGGAGGCATAATTAAATGAAAAAAATAATTGCAGTATTAATTGGTTTATCAATGATATTTACATTAACATCTTGTTCAACTAAAAATAATACTATAAATCAAACGTCTATTGGAACTACTACAAGTAATGTAACTACTACAATTGAAACAACAAGTGAAGATGATACTATTGATGACGAAGCTTGGGATTCACTTAAAAAAGTAGGCCAGATTCAAACTGAAAATGGTATTTTTATAACTAGTATTACAGTACCAAAAGATTTTGTTGGAGAAGGTATTACACAAGCTGATATAGATTCAAAAGCTGGAGATACTTATATATCTGGTAAATTAAATGATGATGGATCTGTTACATATAAATTAACAAAGAAACAGCATAAAGCAATGTTAGATGAATTGATGAATTCATTAGAAAAATCATTTACAGAAATGATAAATAGTGAAGATTATTCATTTACATCAATTAAACATAATAAAGATTATACACAATTTGATGTTACAGTTAGTACAGACGAACTTGGATTATCTGAAAGCTTTGCAACTTTAACATTTTATATGGCAGGTGGAGTATATGGTATTTTCTCAGGTAAAAAAGCAGATAAAATTATAGTAAATTATTATAATGCATCAGGTAAATTAATTAATACTGCTGATTCTTCAAAACTTGGTGAATCAGAAGAGTAATATAATAAATAATAAATAAATAAAATATTCATAATATATAAAATATTTTTTATATACATTTATAACAAATTAGACATTTTATACATCCTATATATAGTCTATTTGTCAAATTGTACAAAAACTCCTCACATTTTTGTTTACTTTGACTAAAAATTATATTATAATTATAATGTAATACAAAAGAGGAGGAAAATAGTATGAAAGCATTTTATTTAGACAACATTGACGTTGCAACATTTATGAAAGCACTTGATGATTGCAAGGGACAGGTTATTCTTTTCACTGATGAGGGTGATAGATTTAATCTTAAGAGTAAGCTTAGTCAGATTACAGGTCTTTTAAAGCTTGTTGAAGGCGGTAAGCTTGTAAATGCAAAGATTTCTTGTTCTGATCCTGATGATGAAGCAATGCTTTTTAGACTTAACCTTTTTGGAAAAGTCGATGAGAACTAATCTTTAAACAAAATAATTAAAAAAATCAAAGGTAGTAGCAATACTACCTTTTTTTATTTCTAAAGACTATTTAATTATACTAAATACTAAAAAGAAGGAGGTAAATTAAATAATGAGCTGGTTTAGTCACCAAGATACTGGTTCTGCAGCAAAATCAAAAGTTGAAGTAGATGTGCCAGAATTAGAAGTTTGCCTTGATGGTGAAAGTTGGATTCCAGTAAACAAATTTAGCGTCAACAAAGTATACCGAGATTCAATGCTTCGACTTTTAATTGTGGTTGATGAGATAGCCGAGTTAACTCAAAAAGGTGGACTTAAAACTACTGAAGGTAAAAATGAAGATGCGCTTAAGGACGAGATTATAAGCAATATTCAAAGTATCACGCAAGTGCGAGACGTTATATTGAAATGTGCATAAGCACAAGGAGATATTATAGAAAACTTATAATTCAATGAATAGAATGACGGAGTAACGTCCTGAAATATTCACTTTGAGAGTTCCCACATGCAAAAGAAGTTAAGTATTCAATTGTATGAAGCTGGGTAAAACAAGCGGAAGAGTAATCTATACGTTATAAGGCTATAAAATATTTATGGTGAGAATGTCTAGTAGGCTGACGAACTTCTGAATGTACAGATTATATTAGTGAGGTTTAGTAATTTTTGCGTGGTGAAAAACCTTATATTGTTATAGGCAATATCAAGCTAATAAATCTAAAGGAAGCACCTAACAATATATGTAAAGCTAGAATTATAGGAACGTTGAAAGCTAAGAATATGGAGGAAACTTAATTCCAATGAAATATTGATAAGAAATACATAACTTATCTTAATCTTAGTGATAGTGAAGTCATAGTACCTATGAAGCAGAGATAATAATCTGTGGAGGGATGGGCTTTAGTCAAAGTTTAATAATAGCTTAAGAATCATTAAACTCTGATGGAACGCCGTATGAGTAGGAAACTCTCATGTACGGTGTGAAGTGGGGGAAAAATAAGAGATAATATCAAATATTTACCTATCACTATTTAGGAAGATCGTCTGGTATACATTGTATACTTTGTACGCAGAGGTGCGAGACGTTTACCAATGAAAAGTTGGTAGCATAGAAATATGTAACTAATAGTTTGATAGTTAGTAATAACTACACTAATCTACGACATGCATTAATTTGTATGAAGCTCGTTAAAGTCACGTTGTTAGTAATGTGGGTGTCTATAAAATATATATGGTGAGAATGTCTAATAGGCTGACGAACTTGTGAATGTACGATATAATTTATTATGGATAAGTAATATCTCTGTGATGAAAGTCCATCTAGAAAAGATAAATTATATTATAGTAAGCACCTAAGTATATATGTACAGATAAAACTATTGGAACGTTAAAAGATATAAGTCATTTTAGATTTTAGTCGAAGAATAATAAGCTAATTAACTTATATTGAAAAGCGGTGATCAAAGTATTGATACTCTTTGTAATAAAGAGAGGAGCAACGGTCACTAGTCAATTTTTATATGATAGCTAGATATTAAAAATTGATGGAACGCCGTGTGCGATGAAAGTTGCATGCACGGTGTGAGTCAGGGGAAAAGGTAGCGATAATTTCAAAGCCTTACCTATTGACATAAATGATGCAAGTGTAATTCCAGGGTGCGACTTGTTGTTAATTGAAAAGATTAACTATGCATTAGTTGCATAAACTGTAAAAGACGATGATACAAATGATTGGGTAACGCCTTGAAGGTATCACAATGAGACTGCGACATGCATTATTTGTAAAGAATTTTGTGTGAAGCTCGCTAAAGTCGTGTTCATAGTAATGCGGTTGTCCATAAATTTGGTATGGTGAGTAATATAGTAAGACGAACTTATGACCGAAGGCTTTTATTGGTGAGGAAAAGTAAAAATCTTGGATATGAAATTCCTTATATAACGAAACATTTTGTGGCGGGTTATATTATGTCAATAAAAGTTATAATAAGCACCTAAACTAAAATATGTATGGATAGTCTTTTATGGAACAAGGAAAGGTATCAATCGAATAAGGTGTGGTCGAAGAAAATAAGCCACTTAATTGATGCTGAAAAGTAGAGATCGAACTGTAGATAGTTCTTGTAATGAGAAAAGTAGGAATGGTCTCAAGTCATGCATTAACTATAACTCGAGAATTGTTAATGTATGAGGGAACGCTGTATGAGCAGGAAACTCTCACGTACAGTGTGGGTCAGGGGAAAAGGCAGAGATAATTTCAAAGCTTTATCTATTGACATAATTATACAAAATAATCCATTAAGTTTGGATACGTTAGTAGAAGTAAAAAATTAAATTTACTTTTATTAAATAAAAGATTATAATTTATACGTGGGTAGCCTTAGAGTCATGATCCAAGGAGATAATGGTGCCTTCATCACCAAGCCACTTTATTTCTATGAAGGAGAAATATAATGTATAAATGTTTAATTTGTAATAGTAATTTTGATACTATTAAAAAATTAAGTAATCATTTAAGATTTAAAGAAAAAATTCAAGTAAAAAAATATTATGACGCATATTTAAAGAAACCTAATGAAGGAATATGTGTTTGTGGAAAACCTACAAAATTTTCATGCTTAGAAGAAGGATATAAACATCATTGTAGTTATAAATGTTCAAACTCAGATAAAGAGGTTCAAAAGAAACAACAAGAAACTACATTAAAACATTATGATGTATTACATCCAGCGCAAAGTTCTATTGTAATGGATAGAATGCATGAAACTTGCAATAAATTATATAATGCTTCTAATGGTCATGGAGAAAATCAAAAGGAAGCAATGAAACAGAAAAATTTAGAAAAATATGGTGTTGAATATTCTTGGCAACGTGAAGATGTTAAACAAAAAATTAATCAAACAAGATTAGAAAAATATGGAGATGAAACATTTACAAATAGGCAAAAATGTAAAGAAACTATGTTGTCTAAATATGGTGTTATAAATTGTAGTCAGTTAGATAATTGGAAAGAAAAAGTTGAAAATACGAAATTATCTAAGTATGGAGATAAACATTATAATAATGCTACAAAAATGTCTATTACTAAACAATATAAGTCAAATAAATATGAAATAGATAATAATTGTACATCTGTTCAACACCTAATTAAACAATATGGTGCAGGATTTAGATCATCACCTTTATATAAAAAAGTAATGTTTATATATAAAGATAAGGCTTATATTAATAATGAATATATTCCTGAGCTTTTGGCGTATAACAATTATACTGGAAATAGTAAATATGAAAAACAATTAGAAGATTTTATTAAATCATTTTATTTTGATACTGTTTTAAAGCAAAGTAGAAAAATAATTTCACCACAAGAATTAGATATTTATTTACCTGATCTTAAATTAGCAATAGAATTTAATGGTACATATTGGCATTCATATCCAAATAAATCTAAAAATTATCATTTGAATAAATCAATTGAATGTCGTAATAAAGGAATTCGTTTAATTCATATATATGAATTTGAGAATTTTGAAGAGCAGAAGAGATTATTAAAAGACTTGATTGAGGGAAGAGATAATTATCCTCTTGGAGATTTTAATAAAAATAATTTAATAGAAGATATTCCTAAGCCATGTATAATTTATAAAAAAGATTATACAATATATGGAGCCGGAAAGTTATATTAAATAGAAAGTCGTAAATAGATGGTAATGATTCATTAAAATTTGAATGGAAGAAGTGAAAAATGCAAGTAGCTATATTAGACAACAAAATTGTATATGCTGATGAAGCATTATATGAATATGGTAGAGATAAATCTTATATATGTCCATGTTGTGGAGAAAACGTTATTCTTAAGGCTGGAGATATAAAAATTCCATATTTTTCACATTTAGTAAATAGTGATTGTATTGATGATTATGATAATGAAATGAGTGAATGGCATAGATATTGTCAGTCATTATTTCCTAAAGAATATAGAGAAGTTATAATCACAAAAACTTATGCAGAATTATATCCAGAAGATCCAGATTATATAGGTAATATGACTACAGAAACACATATTGCAGATATTTGTTATAAAAATTATGTAATAGAATTTCAGCATAGTCCAATGGATCCAGATGAATTTGATACTAGAACAGACTTTTATACTAGAGCTGGATATAAACTAATTTGGATATTTGACTGGAATAATAAAGATTTAGAAGTTCTTGATGTAAAAGAAAATAAATATGGAGTGTCTTATAAATGGAAAGTAAAAAATGCGCCTCATACTTGTAAGTATTTTGTACCTCAAGATAATAAAGATACAGTAGCTTTATTTTTCTCTATAGATAATCCAGAATGTGATGATATTTATGCTGATTGTGATGGTATAACATTACATAGAATAACATGGGCTATTCCTAAAGATTATTATAAAGATAATTGTGATGCTGATTATAAATGTATTTTTACTCAAGTATATTTAGGACAAACTATAGAAGAATTAGCTGAAACTATATGTAAAAAATGAGGTTATAAATAAAAGGCTATTTAATAATAATGGAAATTGAAAAATGACTTACTCTTTATGGGTGAGTCATTTTTATTAAAATATAAAAGGAGAATAGAAAATATGTTTATTGTTGGGCACAAAAGTGATCAATTTATAACTGGAAATTTTAATTTTGATAAAATAAATTGGTATATATTTAGTAATATTGAAGAAATAAATAAATATGAAGAGTTAATTAAACTTAATATTCCTAAAGTACTTCAAATATTACAAGAGCAAGATCAAAATATAACTTTTGATTTTTCACAAGAAGCAGATTCTATAACGATTATAATTAAAGATAACAAAAGTTTACGTAAACTAAAAACTGTTAAAATTAATAAAGATGAAACTTTTATAGAAGAAACTATTAAAGTATTAAATAAAATAATTCAAGAAGTAGAAAAAATTAAAGAAGCTGTTAAAACAAAAAATTTAGTGTTTTTAGCAAAACAATTTATAGCATCGTCTAGTAGTTGGACTTCAAATCCATATTGTGACATTTTTAAAAATATATATAATATAGGCCCATTAGACTTTATTGCAAATAATATAACTTCAGATAAATTAATTGATATACTTAATATTCCTAATATAAATGTTAAATATTGTAGAGTATGTTCTAAAGATTTATATGCTTTTGTTCATAAAAATTTTAATAAAATAACTAATAAAAAAGCAATTCTTCAAATTTTTACATATAATAAAGAAACAATGGAAAAATTAACAAAAGAAGATTATGAATTTATTTTAAGTAGTAAGTATGCTAATGAAAAAATAAAATTATTAAAAAATATTGATATTCCATATGAAATATTAGTTAAATATAAAGATGATGAAAGTACAAGCGTTGCAAATTTAATTAAAGAACGTCTTGATATGGTTGATTTAACAAAATCAAATAAAGAATTAACTTTAATTAAAAATAAGAAAGTATTTACTATTCCAGTATATAAGTGCATACCTGATGATAATATTAATTTTGATAATTCTGGTTGGCATAAATATAAGCAAGATATAATATTAGATGATGGTAAATTAATTGAAGAAATTAGAAAATTTAATAGATCAACATCTTCTTATACATTGGACTATAGTAAAATAAAATCAAAATATACATCTTTATTAAATGATGCTAAAGATAAATGTATAATATTTAGATATGATGGTTGCACTTGGTTAGTACATTCAAAAGATTTTTATGATTTTTTATGGAGCGCAAATTCTTTATATATTTTAACTATGAATTTTAATAATTTAAAATTACAAAATTTAAAATGGTCTAAAAATTCAGACAAGACTGCAATTAAATTTAAAGATAAAGAAAGTGATAATATAGAAATAAAAATTAGTAAGATTGATAAAAATAATTATTGTGGTATTTTATCTTCAAAACAAGATGGTAATATTGAAAAAGTATTTATTGAAAATAATGAAGATGTACAAAGATTTTTAGAAAAAGTATTTACACATTGCAGAGAAAATAAACTTTTATCAAAAGGTGCTTTAGATGATCTAGAGACTATAATTGAAAATTTATAAGGAGAATAAATATGCGATGTCCAGATTGCGAAAATGAATTAATTATTAAAAATAGAAATAATATTTATGACACTGTAGATATTAAGCATAAATCTATAAATGCGTATTGTAAATGTACTAAATGTAATAAAGAATTTAAATTAACAGCTAAACTTGGTTATCCTGAATTATATCATTTAACTAAACCTATTGAAATGGAAATAATACCTAAAACTACGTTATTAAGAGACTTTTGTCCTATTTGTGAAGAAAATTGGAAAAAGAGTCCTGATTATGAAGATTTTATTATTGATAATGGTGATATGCATTTAGTTGATGAAGAGTTAGATTTAAGAGAAGCTCCATATCGTACTTGGACTCATGTAATGTATTTGAAATATTATTGTAAAAAATGTAATAATTCATTTAAGTTACCAGTAAAGGTAAAAGATGTAACATTTACAGAAATATAAAAAGGTGATAAAAATGAATGAATATTTAGAAAAGTTTGAAATAGCTGATGATGTAGTTAAAACAAATCTTGAGTATGTAAAACCAATAGTAGATAAAAAGTTAAATGAATTTATAAATAATAATCCAAAAGATTTATCTGTAGAGTTTGAACTTATGTGTTATGTTGATAATATAAATGATAAATATCAAAATTTTGTTTATAATCTTAAAATTTATTCAAAAGAGGATAAAAAAGAAATTCTTAATGAATTAAAAATTGAAAGTTATATATTAAAAATGGATTATTCAAATCAACGAGAATTTTTCTGGATAATGTATATGTATAATATTGTCCCAACTTTAATGGATGCAAATTTTATATTTGATAAATATAAATTAATATGTTTAGAAGAACATGATAATAATTTATATAGTCATGCATTTACTTATGGTTGTATATAATAAGGAGATAATATATGGATTTTGATAAACTAAAGAAAAGTGTAAATGATGCGAATGAAATTAAAGATATTATAGCAAAGAAAAAAGCAGAAGAAAAACAAAGAAAAATAGATGAATATAAGGCAAAAATAAAGATTTTTGAAATAATTGAGAAAGAGCAAAGAGAATTTATAGATTTGATCAATAATATTAGTGATGAGAAGTTGCAAACATTTTTTGAAGATTATTTTAATAATATAGAACGTGAATATCAAGAATGCTATAATATTGTATTAAAATTTTTCTTAAATACGCCAGAACTTAAAATTTGTTTTAAGCAAGAAGAAGATTTGAAAAAGGCTCGTGAAGTATATGATGAATATTTTGCAAATGAAGATGAATTTAAAGATTTTGAAGAATATCTTAAAGCATATAAAGATAATGATTCTGTTTTTAAAATGCTTTTTTATAATATATCTATGAAAGGATATTATGCTTTACAATGTTGGAGAATTTGGGCAAATTTAAATATTCCAGATTTTTATTATGAAGAAACATTACAATTTTGCACTGATCATATGACAGGTATTGATGATGACGCAGATAGAAATAAATATTTATCAATTAAAAAAATAATTAGTACGTTATTATATAAATACTTAAGAACAAACCTACTTGATTCAGATGAATTTAATTGGTGGAGAGATTTTGAAGCAGAAATTTTTGGATTTATTAATTCACGAGAATTTAATCTTGAAGTTAAAAATGCAATTGTTAATAGATTAGAAAAATTTGATCTAGAAGTAATAGATTCACAATTAACTGATGATGATGGAAATATTGAAATAGAAATTACTATTAGAAATCCATTACATTAAAGGAGATTCAATATGAATGAATATGCCGAATTAATGAAAAATATGCTATCTGTAATATTATCTAGATTAGAACCAAATTTTAATTTTGAATGTGAATATAAAGATTATAATGAATTTTTAAATTCTCCTTTTTTAGATGATAAAGAATTTGATATATTATATGTAAATCGTAAAATTGATAATATTAAAATATTAAGTGTTATAAAACTTGAAAATGGAGAATATTTACTTAATAGTTATGATGATGCTGGTGAAACTATTATTTATAGTGATAAAATTACATCTCCAAACGGATTTATGGAATATTCAAATCATCTGAGAGAAGCGCTAAAATTATAATTTTTACAAAAAGTATTTTACAATGTAAAATTATATATATATAATTAAATCGATAAAGATAAAGTTATTAACGAAAGGCTATTTATCTTTAATAGTAGAATGCGGGTATCGGGCTACTATTGTTGCTTATTTAAAGCGTGGTGTGTGTAGAAAAATGCTTAGTCTTATGACTAGGCATTTTTAATTATTATAGTTTTACAAATTTAACAATATAAATTATAATTTAAAAGGAGTAATGTATATGACTGGATATGCAGTAGATTTTACATTTACATATGAAGATAATAATACAACTGCTTGCGCAATTGCTTTTGAAAAGCAAGAAGTTGCAAAGAAATTTTATGATTATTTAACTGATTTAGATGATTTGTCTGAAGAAGATTGTGCAATTCAGATTGCAGAAGCATTTGAATATTGTATGCAATATTCAAATAAATATTTTACAAATATTGAGGACCTTTATTTTTATAAGAATAAAGATAAATATTTTAAATATGATGACGATGAATATAAAATTGTAAATGATTATGAAATTCAAATTAATGGTTATATGATAGAAGATGAGGATGATTAATGAATATTTATTATGATTTGAAAGATATTAAAGAAGATAAGTTAGATGATGGCCAAGTGTATATTTATGTACTTGAAAATTATCCACAAGGTTGCATAAAGATTGGTCAAACAACTAATCCAAAACAAAGAATGGCATCTTTATCAGGAAGTAATGGAGGTGGAAATAAAATTGCAAGAGTTGCATTTAGTCCACCAACGTATGTACATTTTTTGGAAAAAATATGTCATACACATTTTAATAAATTTAGAGTTAAAAATACTGAATATTTTGAAAATGTAACATTTGAAGAAGTTTTATGGTTTTTAGTTTCTCTATTTGACGAAAAATCTTATAATGATGCTAATGAAATGCAAAAGAGAAAATATCAAAAACAATTATAAAGAGCTATTTAATAATAATAGTAAGTACTACAATTGGATGCGAAAAATACCTTAGTCTATTGACTAGGGTATTTTTATTATAAGAAAGGGAAAAGTATGGATATACAGACAAATTATGGTATATGTAGAAATGTAGATATAGATCATATGAGAGAATATCTTAGTGGAATTCAAGATAATACAGCTTGTTTTATCTTTACAGATGCAATACTTCAAGTTGATGAAGATGAATATCTTATTTTTGGTTTTGAAGTTTGGAGAAATAAAGATGATGAATTTCATTTCTTTGTAGAAGAAGGTTTTCATGGTGGAGAAGCTCAAACTTATAATGCTGGAATTAGTAAGGCTGCACAAGAATATATTAAAAAATTATACTATACTTATATACAAAATAAATCAACTTATAAATATGAAGAAGATCCAATAGGTGGATATACTATTTATAATGAACTTGATGAAATTATTATGTGGACTGATTCTAAAGAAGATGCAGAATATTATGTAAAGACTTATTCTGCAAAACCACCAAAAAAGCATATTTCGCCTTATCAGCAATTTGATAATTATACAAAAAATTTAAAAGGTAAATGTTATATAAATGGAAAAATTGCAACTCCATTTGAAACTCCATTAACAAGATTTGCTAAATCTTTTGAAACTAAAATGGGATATAAAATAGAAATAGATGCTCAATATTTAGGTGGAGAATGGATTTATATTGTAGATTCAGTAGAATAAAGGAAAATAAAAATTATAAATACTGAAGTTGATGGAAAGTATTGTAAATTATGTAAAAAGACAATGGAACAACAGATTTAATATTTTGTAGTGATAATATAAATGCATTTTTAAAAGAATATGGAGGAAAATAAATGACACAACAAGAAGCTATAAAGCAATTTAGAAGTATATATCCAGAAACATTTATTAAAATAGCAGAAGTAGAAGATTTTGATGATACATTTATTATTGGAGCATATTTTCCAGATGGAAAATTTTGGTTTATTGTAAGAAGTTGTATGGTTTCGCCTTCTTATGATACTTATGAAGATGCTAAAAGAAATATTATTTGAATAAAAAATAAAGGAGGACTAGAATATGTATACAGCTGGTCATCCGATTCTTATGGTATGTGATTCAAAGAAAAATACTGATATTACAGAATTAGAAATGGAAATAGCATTAAATGATTTAGAAGAATTACTTTTAAAATTTATTTCTAATACTACAAATTTTGATCCATTCCATGCTGAAATAATGTATACAAATTTAAGTGATAGATTAAAAGGAGATCAATTAATAATCTCTTGGAAAGTATGTTATGTTACTGATTTAAACAGATATAATAAATTTAATTATATAAAAGAATTAGACACAAAAGATTTTTTATATGAATTTAAAATATATAAAGGTTACAATATTTTAGATAGAATATTAGAATTAGATTCTTTTGTATTACATGCAGGAGATTATAAAGAATTAGAATTTATTTTAGGTTTTGGAGAAGATTTTTAAGGAGATATTATATGTACGAAGCATTCTTTATAAAAGAACCTCTTACTAGTACATTAGAAAGAGATATTGAATATAAACATATTACAGTTGCTTATAAACCTGAAAAAGATCATTCAGAATTTTATGGAATGATAGGTAAATTTAATGTAATTGGTTATGGTAATGATGGTAAAAATGAAGGTCTTTTAGTAGAATTAGTTTCAGTTGAAATACCTGATATAAATGATATATTTTGTGACGTACATGAAATGTATTTATTAGCAAAATCAATTCCAGTACCACATATTACATTATCAGTTTCAAAGGATGGAAAACCAGTAGATACAGGTAAACTTAACTTTGATCAACCTATTCCAGATGAATTTAAAGATCAGATTATTATAGGAACATTTGGAGGGTTTATAAATAAGCCTTATTTTAAATAAAGGAGGACATTTTATATGGTATACAGTTTTGAAGATTTTAAGAAGTTATTGGTAAAACATAATTATGTTACTTATGAGGATGATGAAAGATTAGAATATGAAATTAATGTAAATAATTTAATAATTATTAATGGATCATTCTGGTATGATGAACCTTGTTTTGAAATTTATGTTGAACCAACTGAATTTGGAGTTGACCATATAAATGAAGCAGATTTAGATTGGTTTGTAGGTTTAACAGATTTTAAATCATTTACAAACTTTAAAAAATTTGTAAAATATATAATTAGCATTTATGAAGGATTATTATCAAAGAAAGTAATCTTTAATAGAGGTTTTTATTATAAATTAATTAAATATAGAAATAAAATGAATAGAAAAAAGGAGAATAATGAAACATTATGATGTACACAGACAAAGAAAATCAAGTAACAGACGCAATTATTTTTAATTTACAAATTTCAGTATCAGATGCTAAAAGACTTTTAGACCCAGAATATTTAACAGCACCTGAGGGTGAAAGAGAAGATTTTGGTCCATTTGCAGTTGGTATTTTTAGTAATAATCTTTCTATGATTGGTTATTCTTATGAGTTTATAAAAACTGATTGGTGGAAAGAGATTAAAAATAATTTAGAAGTAGATATTGATGCTTCTACTGATATTTGGACTGTAACTTATATTGATTTTTGAGATAAATATAAAATAGAGGTATAATATGTATGGATTATGAAAAATTTTTTAAAGATTATCAATTTGATATGCAAATAACACCAAAATTTTTTAAAAAAGATAAAATTTCAAATAGTTTTATATATTTATCAGAAACTGATACTACAGTTACAGTAAAAAGTGTATATGTAGTAGAATGTACAATATATAAAAATAATTTAGATAATATTATTTCAGAATATCCTGAAACAAAAGAAATATTTAATGAATATGATTTTGAAACAAAAAGAGATGGAAAAGTATATCCTTATCTTCTTTTTGTTGGAGGTCAAGATATATTTCTTACATTTTATAAAAATACATTAGACAAATTAATTCAAGATCCAAAAGATTTTGAATTAGATACTTCTATTTTAGAAAAAGTAAATTTTGAATATTATGATGGATATGCATTATTTAATGGAAAGAAAATAAGAGCTAAAAAGAAATATAAAGCATTTGAAAAAGCATTTAATCTTCCAATAAATGATTATAATGAGATTTATGATACTTTAGTTAAAGTAGAAAGGAAATAACTACTATGAAATGCTGTATATGTAGAAAAGAAATAGAAGGATATGGAAATAATCCGTATCCTCTTTGTAATAAAGATGATTATGAATCAAGATGTTGTGATACTTGTAATAGTTATGTAACATTAGCAAGATTATATGAAATGAAGGGTGAAGTAAAAGAAAAGTTAAACACAGATGATCTTGTTATTGTATTTTGGGCAAAAGAGTCTAATATGCCTATAGATACACTTAAAGAAAATGATAAATATTTAGCAGGCTATGTTTTAGAAGAAGTTAAAAAAGGACAGTATAAAGGTACTTGGGGAGACTTTATACTTAATGTTTCTACTGATAGTTATATTGTGATAAATAAAAAATAACAATGTTAAAATTCAAAAATAATTAAGGAGAATCATATATGAACACAGTAATTGCAGTTCAAGTTGGAGATAAAATTAAAGTTAGAACTTTAAATAATAATTGTGATGATATGGTACTTTTAGTTACAGTTGCTAATTTAACTGGAATTGTAAATGTTAAAATTCCAGGATTAACTGATGTTAATGAGATGCCTCATGACGAGTTAATTCCTTTACTTGGACCTGATGGAGTACAAGTTATTGGTACAATGGTTATTAGTAATGGCACTATTGAAATTAATCAAGGTGAGTTAATATAAAAATAAATAGGAGACTAATATGAATATTATTAATGCAACTGATGCTGATCTCAAATATTTTGAAGAGCATTCATCTTTAACTTTTACTGGTTGTGTAGCTTCAGATGAAAATATAGAATTTTTACTTAAATGGTTTGAAGATCATAATTGTAAAATGACATCAGAGGATATATATGTTATTACTGGTAAACAAATGAATACAAAATATCATTTAAAAGGTGATAATCGTTATGCAAACGATCTTCATTTTTTAGTAATTAAGCTCGAAGATTTATCAAATGTTGGTGCAATTGTTATGCCTAGATTTGAACTCGGTGGTCGTTGGTTTGACGATATAGTTGAAAATAATAGACATCATAATAAATAAGGATTAAATTATGCATTCAGAAAAATATAAACAACAAGCAACAGTAAAATTTGAATATCTAATAAATGATTTTGATAAAATGATTGAATTTATTGAATCAGAAAGATTTGATCATATTTTTAATAATAAATTAAAAGAATTGTCAAAGTCTGGTAAATATTGGATTCGTATTAAATTTGCATTTGAATATCGTAATAATGGATATAGATTAGCTATATATTCAGATAAAGATGTAATTTTTTTTCACAAAATCTAGACAAAATGTTTATATGTCCGATGTAATTAGTCAAAATTATTCAAGACTTAATACTTGTTATGATGAAGTTATTTCAACAATTAACAATAAATTGCGACATAGACAAGATTTCCATTCAGAAATGCAATGAAATTATGCAATAAATGAAAAAGTTGAAAATATTGGAGAAGCTAATTCTACTGGTTGGAAAATAATACCTATAGAAGACTAATTAGAAAAATAAAATAAATTTAATATAAAAACTTAAAGGAGATTTAATATGACTGCACAAGAATTAGTTAAAAAATATTGTAATGGAACAAATGATATAGAATTATTTAGAGTTTTAGCAAATGCGGCTGGAATTTTTGATGTTTATGAAGATTATTCTATAGAAGAAGACTTAGATGATTTTAATTTAGCTGAATTAATTGATGAATTTGTAAAAGTTGCAGATTATAAATCTATTAGTGAAAATGATGATGAAGATGTTTTAGATAATATTGATAGTATTCAAAATGATAATTATTATAATAATAGAATTCTTACTGGAGTTTTCTGGTTAGATAATATGGATTGTGATTTTGGTGAAGGAGCTGCAAAATTAATTAAGCCTTTACTTGAAATTAGAAAGTATATTTCTTATGAAGATTGTTACTTTTTAGATGAAGAAACTTTAGCTAGTTTTAAATTAAGAGAAAAATATGCAAGTGAATTTTCTGAAGGTTTAGATATTTATGACTTTCTTGAATATTTAAAAGACAATGGATTAGATGTTTATAATGATGATATAGATATTTGTTATGAAGAAAAGACAGTTTATGTATTTATTGACAATATAACTACCGCAGATAAAGCAGAAGAAATATTAAAGAAAATTAAAGCTAAAATAGATGAATATAAAAAATAATTCATAGGAGAATAAAAATGTATAATATAGAATATTATATTAATGAATTTAAACATTCATTAAAAAGAAATGAAAGTAGACTTTTAGACTATATTACAAATAAATCTCAAGAATTTAAAGATAATATAATTAGTACCTTTGATTTTATTTTAATGATTGAATCTAATAAACAAAATGGTGCAATTGTACTTTCAAACAATTTTATTCTTTTAGCTGATATTCATTTATATAATAAGTCCGACTATACTATTTTATTCGAAAAATGTAATTATATATTTTATGAATGGCTTAAATATACTTATAAAGATGTAAAAATTAAAGATATAGTAAATGGATATAGATATGGTATACGTCTTTTTAATAATGATATTTTAACTAAAGAATTTGAAAATAACGGTTTTGTTTATAAACAAGAAATTAAAAAAGAAGAATTAAATGATTTACCTTTAAATATATCTTATTATGGAAATTATTTAAATCATTTTTCAGCTATAACACATATAGAAAATGGTTTTGTTCTTTTAAGTATAATTAATGGAAAATTTGAGATTATTAAAGTTAAAGATAATAAACAAGAAAATTTTAAATTTGAAATAAGTAAATATAAAGATGTTATTAAAAAATATCTATTATATTTAGAAGAAAATAAAATAAATAACTTAAAGGAGATATAATTTATGTCTGCTTATACTGAATTAGAAAATTTATTGATACAATATGATGAAACATATAAAAAACTTGTAGCGTCTAGTAGAAATGAAAAAAGTGAATATGATCATACTAATACTGAATTTCTTTGGGGAGATATACATTCACTTCAAAACGAAGTTTCAAGCTTATTGTTAGCTAATAGACGTACAGGTTTAAGTATGCTTAGACAATTTTTAAAAGAGCATTGTCCTAATACATATGAAGAAATAAAAGATTTAAGTGATAAACAATTTACTAAAGCAATGCCAAAATTAAAAACTAAAACAAAAGATAATTTTTATTTTATAAATTATAATTAAGAAAATTTAAAATAAAGATATATTTGAACATGTAATTGACATTTTAGAATAATGAGGTTTAGTATGTTAGAAAAAGGAAAAAAATATTTATTGAAAGAATTTTTTAATGAATGCGAAGTAGGTAAAACATATAATATTATATTTAATAAAAAATATACATACACAATACATAAAATTCCAATATTAAAATCTAATGAAATATATATGCATCCTGCAATATATCATTATGGTATGTATAAAAGTTATTTTTATAAAGCCACTGAATTTATTCCAGCATTTTCTAGATTTTTAGGAGAATACGCAACTGAAATAATAGGTACACCAAAAGATTGGTATGGTATAACAAAATATTATGAATTAGGCGAAATAGGTGATGCAGATGGTGACTTTTACTTAAAAATTCCACAAAACATTGTAAAGTTACTTATGCAAAAATATGATATAAAAGATATAAAAGATTTTGAAAATTTAATTAAACAACAATTACCTAATATTGATCACGCTTTTGATTGTATTAATTATTTATGTATTATATATAAAGTAGATCAGTGTTTTCATAGAGATGGAATTGTATGTGATTTATTTGTAGACAGATGTGGTAGAGAATTTAATCTTAATATTATAGAAAAAAATGAAATTTGTAAAATTAAAGTAGATAATAAAGGATATGCATGTGCAAGTGTATCTGATTTTAAAGATTTAGATTTTTCAGCAACAATTACAATAATTGATATTTTAGATTAAGGAGGTTAATATGAATATACAAGACCTTCAAGTAAAAGTTCAAGCAGCTGAAGAAAAAGTAGCTAAAATAGAAAAAACTATTGAAAAACATAAAGCTAGACGAGAAAAGAAAATATTAGAAGTTAATAAAATATTAGAACAAAATGGTATTTCTATTAAATTTGAAGATATTCAAGATGAAGATAATGTAGCACATAAATATTATGGAACTGCATTTCATAATGAATATTATTGGGCTGTATGTGATGTACATAACGCAGAATCAGATATTAGAGGATCTGAATATAAATTAAAAGATGCTAAAGAAATTCTTAAAAATTGGAAAGAAAAATTAGGTAGAGAAGAGGCTAAAATTCAATATATTCAAGATACAGTTCCTCAAGTAATTAAAGATTTCTTAAATGAATGGAAAAGAAAATGTATTGATTATTATCAAAAGAAAGCAGATTCTTATCCTGAAGCTTATAAACAATACCAAGCTGATTTACATAGAGCTTATTATGATGCATTAAAAGAAATTGTTGAAAGATTAGTGTCTGAAAATAAAGAAGAATTTATTAAGCAATATTGTTGGGGCAAAGAACAAAGATTTAATGAAATAATGGAAATGCTTGAACAATATAGTCCAGAAGGTCCTCAAGCTTATTGTCAATCTTATTATAAGAGCTATTCTGAAATTTTTTATTTTGATTACAGAAGTAAAAATGATCCTCGTAATAGTAGAAGATATGAAGACATAAAAGAAGCTTTTAATATGAAATTTGGAGATATGTTTTTCCAAGCATTTAAAGATCATAAATTTGATAAAGATTGGTTAGATAAACAGATTGAACAAGAAAAGAATAATAAATTAATTGAACTTATGAATAGAGTAACTAAGATTACTGGTACAATAACTGACGCTAAAGGTCTTTCTGTAGAGAGTACAGGTGATTTGAATGGTGTTATTATTGGTGAAAGAGGTAAAGCAAAAGTTCAGACAATTGGTGCTGGTGGATATAATGAACATATTATACTTGACTCAGGACGAAGAGGGCAATGCTACCATTTTCGCGTATTGATTAATGAAATTAAGGAAAAAAATTAAATATAAGGATCTAAATAAAGGAGAAGAATAATATATGCGATCTGCTGATATATCAAATAAAAAATATATTAAAGAATTTATTGATATAGATAAATTACGAAGATATAATTTAACTGCTATTAAAGCGTATGATATTGAATTTCGTAATTTTGAATATGCATCTGTTACAACTTATTGTAGTTTAAGTGCAAAAGCTTTAAAAGAAGGTAAAATTTCTAAGATTTATAGTGACTATAAAGGTATAATTTTATATGAAGAATGCAGTAGTACTTATATATATAAAAAGAAAAATTCAAATAATTTAGTTAAATTAGCTGATACATATTTATATGTATATTATGATAGACTAGCTAAAAGTGTATCTAAAGTACCAATAGATATGTTTGAATTAGACAGAGCAATTAAACAAATATATGAAAGAAAACAAGCTTTTAGAAATGATTATTATAATCAGTATAAAAAACGTAAGAACAAAATTTTGGAAATTGACATATCAAAAATAAAATTAGATGTATATACTATTAAATTTTTCCAAACATTATTAACTGCATTTAAACGCTTAGATGATGCAGTACTTTATATGTGTACTAATTTTGAAATTGATGATGATATAATACAAAAAGATGATGCAATTGAAATTCTTACAAATAAATTTGATGAATGTTTAGCGCTTTTATATAATTTTAAACATATTACAAATGAAAATAGAGAAGCAGTTGCACATTATGTAGAAGATTTAAATTTATATTCTAAGATGAATACAATATTTAAAGAGGAAGATATTATACCAATTGCAGCAGCAGCTGGAAAGAAAACAGCTAAATATGTATTTAAAAAGGCAAAATTATCTCCTAAGCAAAAACAAGAACTTATGTGCTATACTGAAACTATTAAATTATATGCTACGCCTAAGAAAGACCAAGATATTAATGATATACAAATGAGTTTATTAGCATTACAAGAAGAATATAATAATGATTCTGATGGTTGTATTTTACTTGATATTAAAATTGAGGGAGATAAACTCGCATATTATTTCTATACTTATGAAGATGGTACTAAAATTGACGGACAACGTTTATCTTGGTTAACTAATTTGTATAATCAAAAGAATAAAGGTAAGAAGCCAGAATTATTATTAGAATATCAAGAGGTATAATATGACAAAAGAAAATGTTATTGGTTTAGCAAAAAATTTTAATCAAAAACTACGTGATACATGTTGTGAACGTCTAGATGAATTTAAACAAATATATAATAAAGAAGCATACTGGATTGAATGTGGTAATCCTTGGTCTGAAGAATCACAAAAAGAATATATTGAGCATGGTTATCTTGCAACAGATTTTGTTGTAGACGGAAATTATGATCATATGAGTTCTGAAAAACAGTTGCAGCTTGATATAGCAGTTACTAAATCATATATTGATTCTGCTGTTGAACAAGAAGGCGTTAGGCCAAGAGTTATTTGTGCAATTCTTCATGACTATTTTGGAGAGTTTTTAGATAAAATTTAAAAAGGAAATTATTTAAGTTAAAATAACATATATATCTAAAAAATATGAAGAAGCTAAATAATAGGAGTATTATTATGACAGAAAAAGATATAATTAGTAAAATTAATGCAACTGAAAATAAAGAAGAATTAAATGCTGTAGTAAATAAATTAACTTTAATGGATAATAATGAATATCGAGAATATATTACAGATATTTTAAAATCAAAATTGTTTTTTTTAGATGAAAAAATAAATTTTTTTGAATATGTACAGTTATCAGAAATAAAATGTTTATATTTTAAAGTTGTAGATTATCCTTTAAATTTAGGATTTACATTAAATAACGAAATTAATAATGCAGGCCTAGAAATATGTAATAAATTTGTAGTAAAAATTGATGTTATGAATGATGAAAATACAGTTATTTTAACTGGACATTTATATTTTAAATATATAAAATCTAAACTATATTCTGGAGATTTTTATATTGATGACGATGACTTTCATTTAACAGATACACTTATGCCTGGATTATCTAAAGATGATTATTATTTAATTTTAGAACATATGATTAAATATATTAGCGAAATATTTCATATATATAATGATCATTGTAAATCTACTTTATGAGGCATATTATGAAAAAAGATGATTTACTTAAACAGCTCAAAAAGGCTTATAGTAGTACTTCAACTGATTATAATAAATTATTAAATCAATTAAATTTAATGAATGATTCAGAATATAGTGAACTTATAACAGATATTTTATATTCTAATCACTTTGCGTATCTACCAAAGTTTAAATATATTATAGGTTATGATAATCAAAATGTATTAAGTTTTATATTTAATGGTATGCCTATAAATTTAGGATTTTATCAAGATTATCATGGAATTAGAACAAATTTTTTAATTAAACTTTTATGTTTTAGTGATGATGACTATTTTTGTTTTAAAGACAATGAAAATTATTTAGTTGCAGCTGTTATAGAATTTAAGTATTATTTTATTCCAAATAGATTATATCTTATTAATGCAGATTTTATTAATAGTAAAAATATTTCTAATGAATTATATGAAAAAATTAGTATAAATACAATAAATCATATTATGAAAGATAGTAAAATATTATTAAGAGATAAAAAATTTAGAGGTTTAGTATGAAAATTGAAGAATTAATGGATAAATATAATAAAGCGTGTAAAAACAATAGATGTGATTCTTTATTAAATAAATTAATATTATTAGATGAAGCTGAATATAACGAACTTATATATGAAATTTTTAATAATAGAATGTTTAATTATAATTTTGAATTACAAATTTTTATATCACCAGACTTGATAATATTTTTAAAATTTGAAGGATCGCCTAAAAATTTTGGATTTAATATAGAAGGTCAAGAATTATGCGCTACATTTTCTACAAAAGTAAAATGTCATGACCTAGAAAATGAATATATAATTACTGGTTATATAGATTTTATATATAATTTTAATTCTGACACTTTATGCTTTACTTTTGATGATCTTCAGTCAGATTCAGAAAATAAAGAAATATTAAATAATATTTTAAAAGCAATATTTAAAAATTTAGCTTATAAGCTTGATATAACTAACGATTATTTTTTATATACAAATTTTTAAGGAGAAATATATGGAGTTACAAACATTACTTTCAAAATTTGATAATAATACAAGAATACAGATTGAGAATATAAATGGAGTTTTATATCATGGTTTTCTTTTAAATACACCTGATAAATTTAGAAATTCAAATCTTGATGTAACTTGGTGTGAAATTAGAGATGGTAAACTTATTATTTTTGTAGAATATTAAAAAGGAGATTAATATGTCTTGGAGTGAAATTGATAAAAATGATGGTTATGATAACAATTCAGAATCCTGTATAATAAAAGATGCTACTATACAAGTAACATTTGAAGGCGATTGGACAGAAGATGATATTATAAATTTTATTGAAGAAGATTGTAATCTTACAAGAGCTGATTATCTTAAAATTAAAAATTTAGATGATGAAACACTTGCTAAATTATTTAAATATGAGCATAATTTTCTTTTTTCAATAAATGATGAAGATGACAATTTATATAAATTATTTGATAAATTTAAAGATATAGAAGATGAAATAAATGCTGCGATTGATACATTGAGTTCTATTGAATATATAACAGAAGATTCATTTGCTGTTAATTTAGAAAAATTTTTTAGAGATATGTATAATACAGACTATTTTGATATAAATAGTGCAACAGTTGTAGATATAGATCATAAAAATCATAAATATGTTATTGATTTTAATATAGATTATAAAACTGAAATTTATCCAGATGGTTATATAGATGAAATAACTTATGATTTACCTGATCTTAAAACAACTGCATTAAATGGAATTAATAAAATTTTACAAAATACAATTTATAAATTTTTGGCAGCAACAAATATAAAATATCATAAAGGAACGGTGAGAATATGACATTTAGTTTAGATAAATTAAAAACAGTAAAGCAGGCAAGTGGTCAATTTATTGATCTTAAATATGAAGTAGAAGAACTTATAAATGGACCAGAATTTGAGCGTAAATTGCAAAAATTATGTGAAGATGCTTTAAGATCTGGTGATAATAGAGTTGAAGTTATTTTGTCTTTTGGAAAAGAAAATAGAGGTAATGTTAGAATTACACTTACTTCAAGTAATTGTATGATCTTAGATTATGTAATTTCAAATGGAGTAAATCAAGATAATATTTCTAATATTGATGATGCTTGGGAAAGTTTAAAACATAAAATTTCAAATTTAGGATTAGATATATTTCCAAAGCCTAATTTATATATGTATAAAGATGGAGTTTTTAGTTTTAAAGATACTATTGAGCATCAAACATATGATAATAAAATCATAATTAACTTGAGAAATATTTAAGGAGCAAATAAAAATGGAATTATTCGCAAAAGAAATAGAATCAATTTTGTATTGTGATTATAAAGAATTATTTGATAAATTATTTGAATCTAACAGTTTTAGTAATACAGAAGAATGGGAAATGGATGAATTAGATAATATTGAAAAAGATGATCCAGAAGGCTTTATTCCTATGTATAAAAAATTTGGTTGTATTATTAAAGAAAATGGTTATATAATATTACCAGCTAATTCAAAATTTTCTATAATTAGAAAACGCAGTAATGGAGATCCTGCAAATTTTTATATAAAAAATAATGGCGAAGAAATAGAATATATCATGTGGAATGATAAAGAGATTATAAATGTAACTCTTACAAAATTTGGAGAAAAATTATTAAAATATGCAAATAATAATTTTTATGATATTATAGATGCATATGAATCTTTACAGAAAATAGATAAAATATTTGGTACTAATTTAGCTGATAGTTAATATTATAAAAATAAATTTACTTTTAAAATGATAAATATAAAGGAGTTTTAGATGATTAGTATAAGAATAAAACAATGGGAAACTAACAGTTCCTCAGTACATGTATTTTGTATTTCTAATGGAGGCACAAGAGAAATTCCATCTGAAATAAGATTCAGTGAACTAGTAGCAAATAGATGGGAATACAATGATGGAGATTGTGTAAAAAATAAGATACAAATATGTTATGACATTGCAGATGAGCAAAATAAAGCTGAGGCTTTTTTAACATTTCTTAATAAAAATGGTGTAAATATTATCTTTGATTTAGAAGATGAAGATACAAAAGGCCTTGGAGTATTTAGTTCTGATAGAGAAATGGCTGATTTTATATTTAATTCAGAATCAAAATCTTTTGATACAGATAATAATTATACAGAGCATATAATTGAGGATCTTGAAAAAGAAGGTTGGACAAATATTAAACAATATCATTATTAAGGAGAATAACAGTGTTACAAATTAGACAATCATTTTTTGAAACAAATAGTTCTAGTGTTCACGCTTTAATTATTAGTAAAACAGAAGGATGTAAATTACCTTCTACAGTTAATTTAAGTGAAGATTCAGCTCATGGTGATATTATAAGAGCTTGGGTAAGATCTTTAAACAATGAAAAAGCTGAAAAATTAATCAATTGGTTATATAGTCATGGAGTAGATGAGATTATTTATAATGGAAGTAATGAAAATATTATTTCTTGTATAAAATCTTGCAAGTCACATCCTAAAGATGTGAATGCTGAAGACATTGCATATAGATTCAATGATATTGCATTGACTAACTTTATCTGCGGTAATATATATGAAAAATATGATGGTCATGATGATTATTTATATTGTCAATTAGATACTGATGAATTTGGTTGGTATATAACTTGGAGTGAACATTAAAAGGTGTTAATATGACAAAAATAAATTTACCTGAAGATTTTGTTAGATTTAAAGAAATTGATGAACAAATTAACGATACAAAAATAACTGGATTTAGATATAAAGATTTTGTTACAATTGCAATATATCAAAATGTAAATCATGTAACTTTAAAGTTTAAATTATTTAATACAGATTTATATAATAAAATGGAATATGATGATCAACGAACTTATTCAAGATTTATTAGAATAAATAATGATACTTGTAATGTTAATAAAGCTCAAGTTGCAAAAATTGTTGAAATGTGCGAATATTTATATGATAAATATAAAGGAGAATAATACATGACTGCTGAACAAAAAGAAAATTTAGAATTCTTTTTTAAATATACTTTTCCAATAAAAATAGAAACTTTTTATACTTATACTTATAAAAAAGGTATTCAAATAGAGCTTAAAAATATAAAAATGTTATCAGATTCTTGTTTTTGTGAATATGCTGCAAATAATAAATCATTTTTTGTTTCATTTTATAAACATTATAGTGATTGTTTATTTGATATATCTAAAACAGAAAATTCTACTGCAAAACATTTACATATTCAAGACATAGGAATAAATGAGCTTTTAGATAATCCTATTTTATTAGATAATTTTTTAGATACAACTTTAGATAGTGAATTTGGTAAATGGTTTAATGCAAGTATTTTACAAGAAGAAATAGCTGACATAAAATTAAAACATTTTACTCCTGATAATGTATTTAGATTATATAAACAACCAGGTTCTAGTAGTGTAAGATCTTTAGGAATAATATATAAAAATTATGAATTTCAATTAGATTTTACAAACGATAAATTTAAAATTTTATATTTTGAAAGTCAAGACGATATAAAAGATATTTTACAGTCACAAAAACAAATAACTTTATCTCCTTATGGAAGTCAAAGTTATAAAGATCAAAATTATATTTATTATCAAATTAAAAAAGGAAGAGTAGGCAAAAAAGAATTTGCGCAACTTACTTTATATGGATATAAAGTATATGTAGATGTTAATACATTAAGTAATTATATCTATGAAAATCCTGATTTAATTAAAAAATATAAAATTGTTACTGAAAAATAAAAATTATTTACAATATTTAATATTAAGTATATAATAAATATATGAATAATTTTATTATGTTAGTCGGAATACCTGGTTGTGGAAAGTCTACTTTGACAGAAAAGTTGGCTTCTGAAGGTTATGCAATTCATTCATCTGATGCACTTAGAAATGAACTTAATATGCATGAAGGTTCTCAGTGCGCATATATTTTTAATTTAATGCATAATAACATTAAAGCTGATATGGAAGCTGGAAAGAATATTGTATATGACGCAACTAATCTTTCTAGAGGTAGAAGAATTTCATATCTTGAATCAATAAAGAAGTATAATTATAAAAAGATTTGTTATCTTTTTATAGTTCCTGTTGATGTATGCATGGAAAGAAATGCAAAGAGAACAGGTTATGCTAGAGTTCCTGATGAAGTATATGATAGAATGTTAAGAGATTTTGATGTACCTATGTATGAAGAAGGATGGGATGAAATAGTTCCTATTCTTTATGATGGAGAAGTAAATCTTGATTTTGGTAATCTTGATGAATTTTCTCAGAATAGACATCATTCATTATCATTAGGTATGCATATGAAGACGTCTGCTAATTATCTTAAAGAAAAGAATGCACCGCAGTATCTTATTGATATGGCAAATATGCATGATATTGGTAAGTTTTATACTAAGAAATTTGAGAACTATAAAGGTGAATCTACAGAACATGCTCATTTTTATGGTCATGAACATTATGGCGCATATATTTATTTAGTATATTGGATGAAGAAAAAAGATAGATCTTTTGAAGAAGCTTTGTATATTGCGCAACTTATCAATTGGCATATGGTTCATTTTCTTAGATGGAATAAAAATCCTAAATTGTTAGAAAAAGATAAAAAATTTATATCAGAAAAATTTTACAATGATTTATGTCTCTTCCATGAAGCTGATTTATACGCGCATTAAGGATTCAACAATATGTTGAGTCCTTTTTATTATAGGAGGAATTATGAAGACTTGTTATTTTGACGATTTAATAGCATTAATGTATCGTTATAATGGCACTGTACATGGTATTTTACATTATTTTTATTTATTTAAAAATGAAATAAATGAATCAAATTTAATATTTAAAGGTAGTATAGCTGAATTAATGGACTCAATTAATCCAAAAAATTCTGAAATATTTTATTATACAGTTACAGGTGAAATTAAAGAATGGTTTATTGAAGATAATAAAGTAGTCGTTGTATTAGTTAGATAAGGAGAAAAGTATGTATTATATTTATAATATGTGGTCTTTACCACACAAAGAAATTGGAGAATATTATACTGAAGCTGAAATAAATAAAATAACGATTAAAGAATGGCCAGAATATGATCCAAAATCTGATGAGCCTTGGCCTTTACCAGATAATGGTAATGAGTGTTGGTGGCCTGCGTATAAATTTAATGATTTTAGTACAAATCCAGGTAATTTTGCAAATATTGAAGAAGCAAAACAAGCTATACTAGAAAATTGTAATCAAAATTTATATGAAAAATATAATAATTGTTAAAAGGTTATTTAAATATAATAGAATGGAAAATGTAAAATGACTTGCTCTATATTGAGTAGGTCATTTTCTTTAATTTATAAAGGAGAATTTATATGCATAAATTAACAGCTAAAGACGTAGATAAGTTAAATCTTGCATTACCTAAAGATGTAGCATTTAAAACTAGATATTATGGTAATGGAGAAGTAGAAATTATTTTAAAAGATTCTACTGGTATAAGAAATACATCTAAAATATATATTGAAAATGAATATATGAATTGGATAGATAAATATATGTATGATAATTATAGAGCGCAAGTATTTTGGAATAATGGAAATGTTTTTCATCTTGAATAATAAAGGAGAATAATTATGTTTAGAATAAGACACTGTATATTTGAAACTAATAGTTCATCAAATGATTATTATCGAGACGATCGTCGTTCAAATGATGATCTATATGATGATCTTCCAAAATATAGTCATGGTATGCAAAAAGTACATATTGCAATAAAATTTAAAGATAATATGACTGAAGAAGATCATAAAGAAGTAGAAAGTTTATTAAATAATTTTGATGATGTAATTGAACCAATTGTTGATTCATTTTTAGGTATATATGATAGATTTGATCCTGAAGATTATTATTTTGATTCATTAACTGAAGATGAAATAATATTAAAAGTTGATTGTGAAGTTGGACTTCATTATTTTTATGATGATTATATGGAAGTTGAATATGATTATCTTAATGGTATACCTTTAAAAGGAGAAAAATTTACTGATAAACCCAAGTATATCCAGAAGCTCCAGGATGTATTCAAGCGTGTAGGACTAAATAATTTTATAGTAGAGATTACAGATTTCTATGGTGAAGATCCTGATTACGATGAAGTATATGATAATATTAACTGGTAAGGAGAAATATAAAAATGTCTAATATAGAATATGAAAAATTACCAGATTTTATAAAAAACTTATTTAATGAACAAGAATTATCAGGAACAAATAAAATTTATGAAAATTTAGATGTTATAAATTTACCGGATAAAATATATGATAAAATAAATGAAGAAGTATATAATAAATCTGAATATTATAAATTAATAAATTCTAATGGTTTTGATGGTCCGTCTGAAGATACTATTTTAACAATGATACGATCTTTTGATGGTAAAAATACTATTAAAATTTATGGTAAATTAAGATTTTGTATTTCTGGAAATGATAATACAACTAAATTATTAAATGAATTAAGTTCTTATAAAAATGGTATTTTTTCTATAACAAATGCATATGAATCAGAACCACTTACTGAAGATATATGGATTATTTGTGAATATCAATTAATTTATAAAATATAAGGAGATTAATTATGCTTAGATATGGTTTTTATATTACGTTGCACACATGCGAACCAAATATAGATGAAAATAATAAAAATTTAGAAGAAACTGAAGTATTTTATCCATATGAAAATAAACGTTATAAAATGAAGAAATTTTCTTCTGCAGATGCAGCAAATGAATTTTATATTGATTATTTATCAAGAGAATTTAATCATTTATTATATGATTTAATAAAAGAACATTTTGAAGTTGAAAATGATCATATTGATTTTCATGTAAATGCACCAGAACCTGAAGATTGGGCTAAGGGACCAGATGGAGTTGATGTTACTATCTCAATTTATTATGAAGGTGTAATAAATGTATATTTAACAAATTCAGAAACTGGAGAAGAAATTAAAGATAGAGATCAACTTCTTGAAGAATGTTATGGAAATGAAGATTGGTTATTTGATTCATTTAGGAAACAGCTCAATACTTTATTTGAAAAAACAATAAAAGGTAAAGAAGGTATTGTAGGAATTAGTTTTGACGTAACATAATTTTATTATACTTTTTTATAAAAATGAAGTATAATTTATATTATAATAATTAATTGAGGAGAAATTATTATGCAAAAGATGAAGTGGAGTGAAGCTCTTGAATATTTAAGAGAATATAATAGAAAATATGGTTTTAGACAAGGAAATACACCTAATAAATATTGTGTTATGGTAGCAGTATTAAAACCAGAAGCTATGATTGATGAAAATGCAGATGAAGATCATAGAACATATACATTTAATAATAATAATAAAGCTGTACTTGATGGTATGCTTGGTTATTCAATTTTTGCAACTAATAAAGGAACTAAAGGTTGTGAAAGAATTGAGCATCTTATGGATAAAGATGTAGAATATTGTTATGTTAAGTCTGAAGATATAGAAGATGATACAATTGATTAATAATTTGAATAAATAGTTATGATTTAATAAAGAAGCACATTAGGTAGCTAAAAATTTCAAAATTCTGCTTAAATAACAATTTACATTTAATTTATAATAGATAATATTAATTAAAAATAATAAGAAAGGAAATTATTAAAATGGAAGAAGAAATCAAGAAAGTAAATGGAACTTGGCAAGGAATACCTTGTAACATTAAAGTTGTATGGGGTAAGAATGACAATTGGGAAGGTCATGAATTTACTGCAGAGGAAAGAACAGCATTATTTAATGATGAAGTAATTGAATTTGATGCAGTTTCTAAAGCAGGTAAACCTTATAAAGCAAAAGGTAAGCTTGAAAAGCAAAAGTTTACTGATAAAGATGGAAATGAACATGAATATGTTGGATTTAAACTTTTAATTGATGAAAAGTTCACTTGTAAATATGGTGGTAAAGAAGTTTTAATAAATAGAAAATGGGGAAATCATTATTTTACGGATGAAGAAATAAATATTCTTAAAGATGGTGGAACTATCTCATTTGAAACTGTTTCTAAGACCAAGGGTACTAAATATACTGCAAAAGGAAAGATTGCAGAACAAAAGAGAGATGATGGTAGTACTTATATTGGTTTCATGCCAATCTTCGATTAAGGAGTAAAAAATGTTTTACAAATTAGTACAAAGTACAGATTTTGATGCATTAGAGGGAACTGTAATGATGACTGCAAAAGAGATTGTTGCTGTAACTGCTGCAGATTCAAAAAAAGATGCACAAATGATATTTGAATTTATGAAAAGAAAAGGACTTATATATTTTAGTAGTGGAGCAGTCAATGTTGAAGAAGCTACTAGAGAAGAGTTCGAACATTACGTAACAAATAATTAATATTTCACTAAAAGACTATTTAATTATATAGAATGGACGTTATAAATGCTTAGTTATATTGACTAAGCATTTTTTATTATATATAAAAGGAGAATAAAAATGGTAAGTGGAACAAAAATATATTATGGTGTTGGACAAATATTTGAAGATGGTACAATAAAAGATATAGAGCATTTAAAGTTCTTTGAATTTTATTCTGAAGCTGAATATTATTGTGCTAAACAAATGGCAGATTATGGTTGGACTTTTGCTAAATCACCATATTTAGCAATTTTTACATATATTGATGGAAGAATTATTGAAGCAAACTATGTAAAATTTACTAAAAAAGATTTAAATATACCATTTAATCCAAAGTATATTAATGTAAGATAAAAATAAAAAAATGAAAGGAATTTGAAAAATGAATATTAAATTAGATCGTAAGAAAACTGATGATGAATTAGATATGGAAGCATTAGAAAAAGATATATTTTTATTTGATTATTTAGATCGAATTGAAAAAGATTTATTATCTGATAAAGAAAAGAAAGAAAGAGAAGATTTTTATAAAGCATTAGGTTTTGCGATAAAGAAGTAAAAGGAGTTTAGAAAATGAGTGTTATGATTACTTTGCCTAAAAGTGGCGAGCATATTACTTTAGTATCACTTAAATCTGGAGATAGAGATAATGGAAATGCAATTGCAGGTTATCAGAAAAATCCTGAAAATGCGGAAGCTGCAATTGAAACAATGAAAAAAGATACAAATCTTATTGTTGATCTTGTAACTGCAATTTTTAGAGAAAATATTGGTGAAGGTGAAAGAGATAATATTATCAATTACCTTACATTATTAGATGCTTGGAAAAAGATTACAAATAATGATGGTGGACAATTAAAAGGTACATCAACAAATGATCTGTTTTTCTCAGTTTGGGTTAACTATACATGTTGTTCAAAAAAGTTTGATAATGTTAAAAAGATTAGTTCTTATCAAGCTTTAAGAGATGCAAGAGTTCTTTGTGGATTAGATGAACATGCTGAATTAAATTATCAAGATTATATGGTAAGTTGTGAAGCATTATCAGGTGAAACATTAGATTTTATTGCTGCAAATAATGATTATTCAGTTAAATTCTTAATTAAAGTACCAGTAGTTAAAGTACCTACATTACTTGGAGATAAATTTAGAATTTCTAGTGATAAAGCAAAAGGTTTCTTATATCCAAATGCAGATACTGAATATGAAGCAGTTATACCTTCTGCTGAACTTATGCATATGATTGAAGAAAATCTTAAAGATAGAAAAAGAGTAAGATTTACTTCAGAAGAAGCAAAAAAATCATTACAAGAATATGTTAATACAGAAGATGTTCATATTGAAGAAATTCTTAATGTTAATAGTTTTCTTAATATTGGCACATTAACTTCTAAAAATGGTTTATCTCAAGACGCATTAAGTATTTCTGATGCACAAGTTACAATTAATAAAGCTGGTGTATTTTTTAAACCTCATAATGAAAATGATGTTAGTGGTAAGAATGATATTTTTGATGAAAAGAATGGTTCTATTGCAGGTGTTACATTAAATCAAAGAAGTGAGATAACATATACATTAGATTCTGCAAAATTATATATTGTTAAACTTACTGGTTCTAACGGAATGGACGTAAGAAGTCCTCAATAATAGGAGGAGGTATTATGGCTAAATTAACAATTAATAAAATGACATATGAAATATGTCATACTCAAACAACTAGTCTTAAATGTAATATTAAAGAATTAATTACAGATAATAATAAAATATTTAAAAATTTTATGATCTTTATTACATTAAAAACTTCAGAAGATATTAAAGAAATTAAATCAATTGAATATCTTGAAGATGCAGATGTTGTTATTATAAATGATAAAAAATATTTTATCTATTGTTTTAATACATTGCATTTACCTTCTGATATGATTAGAACATTAAAGTATGTTTTAAATGTAGAAACAGAACAGAATGTAGAGAAAGAACTTAAAAAGGCAATATTTGAATATATAAATAATAAAGGAGAATGACATGTTACAACCAATAGAAAATGGTGATTATCTTGATCAAAAGATAACTCAATATTCTACAATTGGAGACTATGAAATTCAGAATAATGATATAGTTGCTATATTTATGGATTCTGTGGCTCCAAATAATTTTATTGCTAAATTTCAATTTGTACATTTATGTAATTTAGTTAAGCAATTAGCATATAATCATGGTATTAAATATCAAGTTAAGATTATTAGAGAAGCAACTGAAGATGATGGTAATCTTTTTCCTATTTATGCAAAAGACAGAATTGAAAAGAGATTTGGTTTAGTTGTAGTTATTGGTAATTGTAGTGAACAAGCTTTAGATTATTTGAAAAATGATGAAAATGCAATGAATGAACATCAAGTTGCGCCTGGTTCTGGTGTATTTAGAAAAATACAATAAGGAGAATAATTATGTATGATTGTGATGTAGATTTTAGTGGTTGTATTGAACCTCCAAAAGATATTGGAAAATATAAAAAATTTATGATTAGAATATCTGGTTTATATTTTAGTGGAGATGGATTTAGAACTAAGCAAGATATTGATGTTTGGGAAGCAATTAAATCTGAACTTAAAGACATGATTCCAGATTTTACTGGTTATTTTGGTAAATTAGTTTATGTTAGTAATGGTGGAAATGGTCATTGTGATACTGTAATTGCAGCTGAGTCTGAATATGAACCATCTAATATATATTTACATCCAGAAAGTTTGTCAGGAATACTTTTAGATGAACATATTGATTTACTTTATGATTGGCTTAATAATTATTTTAAGCGTATAAATAGACAAGATTGTTCTGCAACTATTACATATAAAGAAGATACATATCATCTGACTGATACAGATTATGCAAATCTTTTATATATTAATTCTGATAAAATTATTGAATATGTTCAGCAATATTTAAATAAGTTAACTCCAAATAAAAAAGAGTCATATCTTAAATTTGGATATAACAATATTGGATTTGATTTTGCTAAAACTGGTAGAATTGAAAGAGATTTTTCTAATCATATGGGATATACATCTAGTGATACAGATATTGTAATAGTTAAAACTATAATTAAAAATGCAATTGATAAAGGAATATTAAAATAAAAGAGGATTAAAAATATGAAGATAACAACTGGTGAAGAATTAAGAACTTGGTTAGAAGAAGACGGTGCATATGACTATTATGAAGACGATATTATTAAAGGATATATAATTACTTGTGCAGTACTTGGTGGCCATGAATTTGATGATCGTGATGAAATGGACACATATGCAGAAGGTTATATGGCCGCAAAAGATATTTCATTAGAAGATACTAATGGTGTAGAAGATTTAACAGATGAATTGAGTCAAGAATTTTATGATACAATAGATCCAATAACAGAATTTGTAGATGACCATATAGATGAATGTACTGAACATATAAAAGATAAAACTATTACTAAATATTTATCTGATAATGTTGAATTAGGTGACTGTGGAAGTGATGATTATTTTGATTACATTTTGGATAGAATTGATAGTTTAATATAAAAGGAGATAATATGAATAAAGATCAAAAATTAAAAGATTGGTTTAAAGCAGGTATAGATGAATATGGTTCTAAATCTGATAATGTTGATAAAGCATCATTAGAAATACAGATTAAACCTGATTCAAATGGAGAATATTCTGTAATAATTAATGGTATTAACTGCCCTCAAGGTAATGAAGAAGGTGGTATTATTACTATTGGTGATTTTATTGATGTTTTAAATAGATTTTTTTAAGGATAATATTATGGAATTACTTAAAATGGATATAAATGATATTGACATTAATATAAAAGCATTTTTTAATACTGATGGTGAATATGATCATTCTGAAATTTATATTTCGCATGATAATGGTCAAGATAAAGAATATTACAAAAGATTTACACAAGTAAAAGAATTACAAGAGTCACTTGGATTAATTCTTGCAGAATATATAGATAATCATATTTAAAGGAGAAAAATAAGATGTTAAAAATAGGCCAAGAACTTAATTTAGAAATAATCAATAATGAAATAAAAAATAATGATCAAACAAAATATATATTTGAATCAGACACAACTTTTCCTGGTGATATAGAAAATCCAGATTGGAAAATTATAGGCAAAGAAAAATTACAAAATATGCTTATTAATGAAGGCATGAAATTAAATGAAATAACTGAAGAAGATCTTTATAATAAGTCAACTGAAGAAGTTAATAAATTAACTGAAGATGAAGCATATAATAAATTATTAAAAATTTGGGTTGGTGAAGAAATTAAATTTACTAATTTTATAACTGACCAAGATTTATCTGGTCTTTTCCATGGTGGTGAACGTTTAGGAAAATTTAGAAATACTAAACCTATGACATGCAAAGAATATTGCGATTATATTATTGAAAAGACTAATTGGTTTCAAATATTTGGATATGATGAAGATTTAGACGCCTTTTTATGTACGACAAAAGTAATTAAAATTATATAATAAAGGAGAATTTATATGTCAAAAATAATTACTTATGAAGAAGCATGTAAAATTCCTAGATTATTTGATAGTAATAAAAAATTTACTGAAATAAATTTATATAAAGAAGCTTCAGAGAATGGCGCGTGTTTCTTATTACAAGATACTAATTTAAATCCTCCAGATATTGAAATTATTTATAAAATGGAAAATTTAGGTGAGAATATTATTGGATTATATATTTCTGTATATGATAATAATCATGTAATTATTTATGATGCAATGACATATCAAGATGAAATTTATGCAGGTAAAAAAATTACTGAAATTCAAAAAGAAAATTTATCATTAAATACAGTAATAAGTGTTGCAAAAGAAGCAATGAATATTTGTCCAATTTGTGGTAAAGAAACACCTTATATTGAACAATCATTATTTTCTTTTGCTGGTAGATGTTGTAAAGATTGTTTACCTGAAATGAAAAGAAAATATGAACAACCTGGTTGGTATAATTAAGGAGTAAATATGAAAGTAGCTGGTTTAACTGTAAAAAAGATAACTATAGATGAAATAGATGATTATATTAAAGGTCATCCAAATGAAAAAACACTTGAACCATTTTTTGCAGAAGCTTTTGCTTTTGGTGCAGATGTTTATACTTATTCATCTATAAGTTTTTATATTGTTGCTCGATTGCCTGAAATGACTTATACAGAAAATAATATAACGAAACAATTATATTTTTATATGAGTGTAGAATTTGATTTTAATACTGTATTTGTATCTGTAGCGACTGAAGAAAATGGTGATATTATTGAAGGTGGAACAATAGATAGATTTGATATAACTGAAGGATTTAAAACTATTTTATATAAAGCAGCACATCAAGCTAATTTTTGTTCATATTGTAAAAAAGAAGTTGGTTATCAAAACATAATAGATGTTGGATATAGACGTGTATGTAAAGATTGTGAAGATACAGCTATGGATGATATTATGAATGAAAAATTTCCAGGACTATAATAAAAAGGAGAAATAATTATGGAAAAACAAACGCTTATGGCATTTTCAGAATATGTATATGGCACAATTATAATACAAGGAACTAATAATCCAGATACAAAAATATTCTGTGGAGATAATAATACAAAAATGACAGTTACTTCTGGAGATACTCTTGTTTATGTTGATGAAACAAAAGGAATTATATATGAATCAGTAGCTGCATTTGATTGGGATTGGAATGGTTCTAGAGAAGATATACCAGATAAAATTAAGATGCCTGAACCTATGTTTATAGGTAAGAAGTAATAAGGAAAGTTAATAGATATGAAAATGATAATAGATAGTGATGATATTTATGACATATCAATAAATGATATTAATATTGGTCGTAACTCTATTGGATGTCCTGAAGGATATAGTGATTTTGAAGTAGACGTAGACGATGTAGATCATGATGGTGATATAACAATTGAAATATCTGGTACATGCACAAGTTTTGGTTATCATGATCCAATGCCATGCACATTTGAAGGCACTCTTACTATGGATGAAGATGATTTTACTTATGAATATACAAAGGCGGCAGAAGATGGTGCTAAATATATTATATTTGAAGGTAATATTGAAATATCAGAGACTTCAGGACAAGGTATAGAATTAGATGATAGTTATATTGATGACACTTTCAAAGATACTATGTATAATGTACGTCGTGAAGTTGAAGAAGAAATAGATGATGGATATTATATTGTACATGATGCTGTATATTATATAATAGAAGAAACTGCAGATAAAATTATTGAAGAATTAAAACGTATTGATAATATAGATATTAATAAAGATAATATGCGTAAATATGTAGACTATGTATTAGAAAATATATTGGATGATTCAGATTATTCTGTAAAAGATAATAAATATAAGTCTATAGATACAATACTTAATACTCATGCTGCGGAAGAACTAAAAAATGGTGAACTTGCAGAAGTAATTAATGATATGTTAAATGACATAGCTGAAGATTATAAAGTAGAGCATGAAATTACTGCTAAAGTATTTTTCTCAGATTTAGATCCTTAATTTAGAAAAATTTTTAGAATTATATTAAAAAGGAGAATAATTATGACTATTTTAGAATTTGCAAAATTACCTTATATAGAAGGTTTTGATTTAGATATGTATACTTTAACTTTTAGAGATTATAAAAATAATTTAATTGAATATTGTGAAAGCAGATGGCTAAGAGAAATAGAAAATAAATTTGATAATAATTGGAATTCTAATGAATGTACAGTTTTTGGTAAAACTTATCAAGAATATCTTTATAATTGGGCAGATTTAAGAGAAGATAATGAATTTATAATTGAATTAAATAAAAAATTTGGTAAATTTTTAGATGAAGATATTTCTATAAAAGGTGAAACTCTCACTATTAAACATTTCGACCAATATTTAACAAGACATGATTTAAGAATGAGATTAGAATTAATTAAAATAAATATAGAGCATAAAGTAATTTTATGCGGAATAGAGAGAGCGATAAATGAAGACATAATACCTGAAATTTATTATGTAAGATAAAAGGTTATTTATTTTAATAGTATGTAAATAAAATAATGACTTAGCAAATAGCTAGGTCATTTTTTATAATATTAAAATATGAGGTAAAATAAAATGAATACAGATTTATTAAATTTACTTAATGAAAAATGTAATCAAACAAAAGAATATACAAAACAAACAGGAAGAGCAAATATTGAATTAGAAGATAGTATGCTTGATGATTTTATTAAATTATTTAAACTTGAATTTTCTGTAGATGTAGAAGAAGGTAGTTATAGAGGGCATGGTTGGTATTATTGTAATTTTAGTTTAAATAATGTAAATGGTGAATTTTGTTATCATCCATTAAATAATCTAGCTGATATATATTGGAAAGGTAAATATATATCAGGTGGTACAGAAGGCATAAATATTGAAAAATTATTTAATAAATTTCATAATATTTTAGATAAATCTTAATAATTTATAATATTATATATAGGGAATTCATAGGGATTAACGTGGTAACTCTGGTATATAAAATATTTATGAAAGGAAATATAGCATGGATTTAAAAGAGTATTGCGCATTAAATAATGTTAATTATGATAAATTTGTTGAAATATTAAAAAATTATACAATAGATGCAGAAGAAGAAAATACTAGAATTTATATAAATGAAAATCATATTGGTATAATTTTTAACTCAAAATATACTAATGAAAATGGAATATTTTTATCATTTGTTACATTAAATATACAAATAGAAAAAGATCATGGAACTTGGGCAGAAGATAAAAGAAATATTTCAGCGTCATTAAAATTTTATTTAGATAAATTATTAGATTTTATTAATGAAAGAAAAAATGTACAAGATGAAAATGGTAAATTATGTTATTCTAATAAATTATTAAATAAAGTAATTAACTGTATAAATGAATTATTTACTGTACTAGACACTGATACTACGGAGCTTGAATTAAAAAAATGTATTAATTTTCTTACACAAATAAAAGAATTTAGCACTTATAAAGATAATAATTGTTTATTTATTCGTAAATCAAATGCTTATTTTATGATAGAGCATGGACCAAAAATTTCAGATACATGGAAAACAATATATGATTATACTAAATTTAATATTGTATATAAAAATGAAGATGAAGGTATAACATTTGATCGAGTTGTAGATAATTTAAGAGATCTTAAAAAGGCACTTAATAAAGTAGTAATACTTATGGAAGATAATAAAGATTGGCTAGAATATAGTAAATATTTATCTTCACTTTTATAAAAAGGAGAATTATATGTTATCATTAAAATTTTATTTTAAAGGTAAATCAGAAGATATTAGTGACGAAGAAATATTAAAAGATGTAAAAATATTTTATAAAAATTATAAATCTAGTATAGAAAATTTTATATTATGTAGTGCAGATTATGCTAGTTATTTTAGACATTCACTTGAAATAGCTGGTCAATCAGAAATAAATATTAACAGTCTAAAAGAAGATACAAATGGTAATAAATATATAGAATTTGTTTTTAATACTGAACCTGATATTGACGAAGATAATGATTTAGATTTTAGTGATTTATATGATGTATTTGATATAGATAGCTTTGATGAATGTTTAAATAATTATATAGTTAAAGCAGACTTTAATAATTCATATATAGATAAAGTTGAACGTTATTTTTGTTAAAAGCTACTAATTTATAAAAAGGAGAAAAAATATGTACGCAGTGGATCGTGGTTATATTAAATATATATTTGAACAACGTGATATTGATAAGATAAATAATACATTACTTAAAACTGCAGCATTTATGTTATCTATAGACAGTTTCAATAATGGTGAGTATGTATATGCTAGATTAAAAGATTATACTGGTTTAAGAGACACAATGACTGTATATGTTTCAAAAGAATATCAAGAAAAAATAAATGAATATATAAAAGATGAATATAATTTAGATGTATCTTGGGATAAAGCAACTATGTTTTGGATTAAATTAATTTCGCCAGAAGATCCAGATTTTGAAAAACATAAGAAAATCGCAAGAAAAGAATAAAATATAAGATTTATATAAGATAATTAAATACTATTACAAATCCCACAAATAGCATAACGATTATAACATAATTTACTTATAATAAATAATATGATACAATTCTATTTATTATAACCTTATATACTAATACAGAAAGGAGGTGTAGGGAGTGCTGAAAACTTGGAAAGTTAATCTTAAGGGATTATCTGCAGAAGAATACGAATATTTGCGAGAGATGTGTCATTTAAGTAAAAATGTTTATAACGAGTCAATCTATAATATTCGTCAGCATTATTTTGCTGAAGGCTCATATCTCAGATACGAAGCTAACTTCTACCAGATGAGAACTTCAGTTAATTATATTAGATTAGGTTCGAATATTTCTCAGCAATCTATGCGAGCAGCTGACCAATCTTTCAAAAGCTTCTTTGCACTTCTGAAGAAAACAAAGCAAGGCATATACTCTAATTGGAAAGTAAAATTACCTCATTATTTGCCTAAAGATGCTTTATATCCAATAGTATTTGTCCATGTAACTGGAAGTTACATTAAAGATGGGAAATTTCAGATACCTGTATCAAGATCACTTAAAGAAGATTACCCTAACCTGAAAATTATGCTTAATCTTCCGGAATATCTTAAGGCTAAGAAATTACATCAGATACAGATTATACCTAAATATAAAGGTAAGCACTTTGAAGTTAGATATATATTTAATGATGAGGATATTAAGAAATCTCAATTAGACTCTGCAAAAGCATTAGGCATTGATTTTGGAGTAGATAATTTTGCAACATGTGCAACATCTGAAGGTCAATCTTTTATAATTGATGGTAGAAAAATTAAATCAATAAATCAATGGTACAATAAGCAGTTATCCAGACTATCAAGTATTAAAGATCATCAAAAGATTAAGTCATATACTGCAAAACAATATAGGTTATCAACTAAGCGAGATAGAAGAGTTCAGAATTATATTTACTGTTCTGCAAAATACATTATTCAATATTGTATTGCCCATCAAATTAGTAATATAGTAGTTGGTTATAATGATGGATTCCAGAATTCTACTAAACTAGGTAAAGTCAATAACCAGCAGTTTGTAATGTTGCCTTATGGTAAATTCAAGAACCGGTTAAGATATTTATGTAATATCTATGGAATTACTTATATAGAGCAGGAAGAAAGCTACACATCAAAAGCTAACTTCTGGGGTAAAGATGATATTCCCGTCTGGAATCCGCTTAACCCGAAGCAAGGTAATTTCACAGGTAAGAGAATTAGTCGAGGGCTTTATAGAACTGATGATGGTAGAATACTTAATGCCGATGTTAATGGAGCATTAAATATCTTAAGAAAAAGTAATGTTGTATCTCTTGCGGGATTATACAGTAGAGGCGAAGTCGATACGCCTGTAAGAATAAGGTTATCCAGATTTTCTGGAGGAGACTTAAACAACAAACTTCTTATAAAAGAGAATATATAAATTTATATAATTTTATATAGATTTATACGAAACTTAGTCGATAAATGCTATAAAACTTTTAAATTTGGATAATAGGAGAAATTATATGAAATCATTTAGACTTAAAAATGGTAAAAATGTAGAAGTTGAAAGAGAAATTAAAACTTTAAAAGTAGTTAATATTGGCAATACTGATTATTATAAAGGTAAAAATCATGATGAATTTACATTAACAGATGGAGAAAATCAATATATTTATAATGGTTCTTTAAATGCAGATATGACTGTATATGATACAAAAATTGCTCAAGAATTATGTTATGCTGAAAATAAATATGTAGTAATTAGCGCTTATTTTGTACCTATGGAATCTACTTTTGGTAATGAATATTTTTATATTTATAATCCAAGATTATTAGAGGTAAAAGATTAAAAATGAATATTTCAAAAGAAAAAATAATACAAGTATTAGATCAATTAGTTATATGTAAAAAACAAATTGAAGATATTCAAAAGCAAACTCCATTATTTGTAATATTTAATTCTTTTGATCTTACAATTTGGGTACATGATACAAAAGAGTTAGTAGACGCTTTAGCAAAATTTTTAGAAGTTGATTCTAATAATATTAATGACAAAGATTTAATATACCATAATGGAGCAAGATGGCATATGCATTTATCAGATGAAAATAAAGCAAATTTTTTTAATCCAAATAGAGATTTAAAATATCTAGAACAGCTTGAGGAATTATTTTTATTTACACGGAAAATAAAAACTCTTGTAGATTGTATAGATAGTATATGGATTTCTGCATCTGGAATTACAGTTTATTTTGTATCTTATTCTAATGAAGAAAAATTGAAAATTATTGATAATATGCCTAAAGATGTAGGTGAATTTAAAACAGTAGAAGATTTTGCTGAGTTATTAAAAGTTGACTATAACTATAAAGGTTACTCATTTATATTGTGTATAGATGAAAAGTAAGAAGGTACATAAATGAATATAACAGTAGAAAAAGTAAATCAAGTATTTGATCAAGTTTCAATACTCCAAAAACAATACGCAGAACTTTGTATTCAAACACCATTATATATATCATTTAGTTCGCGTAGTCTTACACTTTGGATAAATAATGATATAAAATCAATTAATGTACTTGCTAAATTTTTAAATGTTAATCCTAATAATATTGAAAATCGGATAACTATATCTCATAATGGTGCAATATGGGTTATTTATATAGCAAATGAAGATAAAGCAAGAAATTTTAATCCAGACAGAGATTTGCAATATTTAGATAAATATGAAGAATTATTTATATTTTCACGAAAAATATTAACACTTATAGATAATTTAGTATCTATAATGGTATCTTTTACAGACGCTCATATCTTTTTTAACGCATATTCTTTAGAAGAACGAGAAAAAATTATTAGTTGTATGCCAATAAAAGATTTTAAATCAAATTCTGATGAATCACTTTCAATGTTTAAAGACGCATTATATATAAATAAAGGTAATTTATTTAAAATAAGTATAAAAGAAAAATTTTAATTATGAAAGGAAAATTATATGATAGGACAACCAAAATATGAAAGATTTGATATTGTAAGATTTAAATTTGGACCTACAGATGAATTACAAGGTTTTGTAGAAATTGTAGATGCTTATGGTACTTTTGAACAAAGTGAAGAACCATCTTATGATATTTTAATCGCAGAAAAAGAAGGAAGAGGTCTCTATAAACATATTAGAGAAAGTCGAATTATTGAAAAAATAGGTCGACAAGATCCAGATAAAATTAATTATTAAAAATAAACAGTAGATTTTAAATCTACTGTTTTTTATTTCAAAATAGATATTATAATCTTTTCCATTTTTTTATCTGTATTTGCTAATGTATTTAGATTATTATTTTCGAGTTTTACAGAACAATAATTTTCATAATACTATATTTGTAAATAACTTTTTTATAAATTTATAACTAATTTTTTTTAAAGTATATTTAATAATATAAATAATATAAGGAGGAAATTGTATGCCTAATTGTCCTAAATGTGGAATTCTTTTAACAGAAACACGTGTATTACTAGATGCACAACATTACTATAATTTGCATAGAACAAAGGGAACAGATGGAATACGCTATTGTTGTCCTAAGTGCAAAGCTAAATACTGCACAGAAGACTTTATGTCTGAAGATGAAATAAATAAAGAAGTAGAGAAACTTGCTAAAGCAGAACTTGCTTTTATACATAGAGATGAATTTATTAAAATAAAACAAGAAATATTAAAAGAAAAATTTAATAGATAATTTTATGGAGGAATAAAGATGGATAATGATTGTAAAACCAATTTTAATTGATGTCGCTAAAAAAATTTGACAAATTTGTAAAGAATCACCAGAACACGGTAATGCAGTTATGGATTTATTAGGAGAAGAAACCTATAATGAAATAATGCAATTACAAAGAAGAATTAAATAAATAAAACAAATCATGAAAAAGAATTAAAGTATATTTAATTATATTAGTGGGTAGCCTCGGAGTCGCGATCCAAGGAGATAACAGTGCTTTCTCACTGAGCCACTTTTTATATAAAGATAAAAAGTACTGTATATAGTGCATGGCTCTATTATAAATAGAAATATATGCCAAAGAAAGGTGGTGATGCCAAATGTCAATGAAGAGTAACAAGAAAAAAGGATTAATTTCCCACAATTCAGTTACTTTGCGTTAGATTATTAACTAAAGTAACATTATTTTTCATTGTATTTAGGCCTGGCCTAAGTACACAAGTGGATTGAACATAATAATAAAGTTAGCGTAGCTCTCATTGATATTTAGCTGAATAAAGCAAACCGAGTTTTATGCATTTAAAAATATGAACGGAGTTTGCGCAGTTGCAAATTCAGTAGCTGAGGCTGCAGAAATTTTAAGAATTTCTCGCGCCGTCATGTATGCTAGAAATAAGAAAATGCAAAAAATTGGCCTGAACGATATAAATGATTTTCAACCTTCGGACTGGACTGGTAAGATCTGGATTACAGGTCGTGAGTTTGACAAGGATGAACAGATCAAAGTTCGAGTTAATGGCGAAGAGAAAACTATGACTGCACTTGAAGTATACGAGTATCTTCATAATTAAAAAAATGACTTGTCTTTATGACAGGTCATTTATTTTAAAAGGAGAAAATATGAATATTTTAGAATATTTGGTAGATCACTTTAAAATTTGTTAGAAGAACATGTTGACGCGCTAGTTCCATTATTTGATGAAAAAAGAATAATATATTGGTCAAAAGAAGATTTTATTAAAAATATAAAGGGAGAATAGTTATGGCAATTTATTTAGGAAATCAGACTATATCTGATTTAGAAAGACGTACTGGTTATGTCTTTTCTGATGAAGATAGAAAATGGTTAGAGTCTCATAGACAGGATGAAGCTAGTGTCAAATTTGATTCTGATAAATTTCATATATTTGACATACCATTTGAAATTCATGTAGCCGAATCAGTTAGTGAGTATTTGCTAAAATTACTTACTAAGTATGAAGAATCTAATTCAAGTAAAGAACAGCTTCAGTTTGCAGTAATTAAAGAGACTGAAGAACTGAGAGAAAAACGACTTAAGAAAGAAAAAGAAGAAAAAGAATGGCAAAATAAACTTACAAATCCAAATTCAGTTTGGAATGTTAAATGGCATATGTTAGTTCCAGTATTAGTGAAAAATATTGAAACTGGTGCTACTAGAGAATTATTGTATTGGTGCTTTATAAATACGTATACTACTAGTAGAAACAATATTCCAGATATTATTGATGGTTTTGCTAATATTGAATTAGATGAAGAAGGATTTCATGGTAGATTTACTTTATACGATGAGTCTAATAGTGATGCTGATGAACATATAAATGAGTGGAATTTTGTTATAGGAGTTGGCTTCTATAATGAAAGAGGAAACTATATAGGAGACATCAAAGATATAACTTTTGAAAATACTAATTTTAATCTTAAAGAAGCAATTAAACGATATAATAATATAAATAATCATTGTAAAGAGATTCATTTTGATAAGATAAAAGAAGCATAAAGTTAATAATAATATAAATGTTAACATATTAAATAATACTGACTTAAAAACTAGTTATTCGATAGAAAAGGATAAGTTTATTTCTTTTTTTTTGAAAGGAACTGGCATTTGTCAGAACAATGATTTCTATAATTATAATAACCGCAAGTTATTTGTTTCATATGAAATAGACATTTCAAAAAGAATAGACTTTCCTGCTGATATAGATAAATTTGCAGTTAAATTAAATCTTATATAAAAAGTATTTACACTATCTAATAAATTAGTTATAATAATATAAATATCTAATTTAAGGAGCAAAAATGATTATAGTATATTTAATCGCAGACATAGTATCTTTATTATTAAATACTCAGAGTCCTTATTTGGTTAAGTATTCTTATTTTAATGTAGAGTCTTAAGAATATTATATTCTGACTGATTAAAATCAAGACTTAAATAAATACGTAAAGGAATAATAATGAACGGAAATTGTCATTTTATGTACGGTGCAACTGTTGGTGCAATGGTTGCAATAAATATGGGAAATATTGCTACTATATTACCTCATGTAACTAGTTCTCCAGAAACAGCAACATTATTGGTACTTGGCGGATTAGTTGGTGGAATATTTCCTGATATAGATAATCCGTCTAGTTTTATGGGACAGCTTGCAGCACCTGTTTCTACAGTTATTGGCGCAATAAATAAAAAGATGGGAAAGATTGGTTCTAATCATAGAGGAATTTTGCATGATCCAATTACTTATATTGCTGGATTGGTATTATGTTATTTTTTCTTTCCTCCTATGATTGGTTTTTTTATTGGATGTTTGAGTCATTTATTTTTGGACGCATTTAATCCAAAGGGAATTCCATTCTTTTTTATTAAAAAGATTAGGTTGGCAAAGATTGAAAGTGGTTCTATGTTGAGTGTAGGATTTACTTGGGCCTGTATAATTATAGCACTTATTATTGGTTTTGTTTGCAGAATTTATATTTGAGACAGTAATATATGGATGATCTTAAAACTACAACTGAAAACATTATAGATAGTTTTAAAACACATAATTTTTATCTTACAGATGAAGATATAAAAAAATGTGTTGTTTTTGTAAGAACATTACGTATTTGGGCACATGGTAAATTAAGTTTTGATAAAATATATAATATATATGTGCACAATATAGAAAATTTTGAAGAAATGTATAATGAGTATTCGCGTAATTTTAATTTAGAAATTTTTGATTTAGAAAGAATAATAAAAGAAAAATTAAATAATGAAAATTTAATAGATGAAGTTGATGTAGTTAAATTTTGTTGTAAAATACTATTTTATGATTTATATAATGCATTTAAAGATGCTTCTAAATTAGATATTAAGCGCGTAATTACAATACTTTGTTATGAATATAATGAGATATACCATTTTCTTTGGTGAGGAGTAATTTATGTATAAATTTGAAAGATTTGATACTGCAAATCGTTTTTATGCAGATGTAAAGTATAAAGATAAAGAAGAAGCCAAAGATCTTGGAGCTAAATGGGATTGGAAGATTAAGAAGTGGTATTTTGAAAATTCTAGAATGAGACATGAATGGGATATATCTCATCAAGATGAAGTACCTGAAGATATGCAAAAATTAGACGAAATGTTATTTTATTCAGATAAACTTTATTCTATTATTATGTATCTTGATAATGATAATGTAGAGAGTCCATTTAGTAGTTATGATAAATTAGTAAATTATTTGCTGAATAAGTATGGTCCAGTACCATATGATTATTTTGATGAAAATTATAATTCAAATGGTATTTTTAATACTAGAACTGATGAAGGACTTGAAATTCATCATATAGATGAAAATCAATATTTATTTTTAAGTAGTCCTGAAAAATGTAAAGAAAGAAATGTACCTTTTGAATGTCAGAAAGCAAATAGATTAGTTTATTGCGATAAAATTGAACATTTATTATTGCATATTAGAATTGCAGAAGATTATCATCAGAATGAATTGTTTAGATATTATCAGTACGGAGTGAAGACTCTTATTTCAAAGATAAATGATTATTATGAATATGAGACACTTCCTGAAGATTGGACTGCAAATATGATAATAAATATTCAAGATGAATTTGAAGATTATATTTGTTTATTGATTAGTTTAATGTTTAGATTTATATCTTTAGGTTTTAAAGCTGATTTTATTAAATCTATACTTTTTAGTAGTAGGTCTAATCAGTTTTGTAGTAAAGTAGTAAATAAATTTACAGAAGTAACTAATTTTTTAAATGAATATCCAATATCTGATGAAGATATAATTATACAAGATATATTCAAAAATAACCTATCAAAATAAAAGGCTATTTAAATATAATATATAGTGGATGTGAATAATGGCTTATCTGGTAACGGGTAAGCTATTTTTTATTAAAATGCATAATACATACTATTGAAAGGAATATTGAAAAATGAAAATTAAAATGAATAGACCTGCGGAGAAACCAGAAAAGAAACCTGATCCAGTTATTGATGAAGTACAGGCTTTTGTAATGGATGCTGATAGGTTAGAACGAGTAAGACAGCGAGAACTTGCTAAGAAAAATAAGACGCCTGAACAAATTAAAAAAGAAAAGTTAGAAGATGAACAGAATGCTGACTTAGATAAAGTTGTTGAAGGTAAAATGACGAAGGAAGAATTTAAGAAAAAATGGAAGCTGTGAAGGAGATTTGAAAAATGCTTAGAAGCAACAATTTAGACAAAGTTATTTTAACAAGAGTAATGTGTGGTGATACTAATAATGATACAGTTTATAACATATACGCAAAAGATCCAGAATTAGCTAACTGGAAGCTTCAAAAATTAGTAGATAATTTTGATAGATATGTTAGTGAACCAATTGATGCAATATTTGATGGAACTGTCGATACTAAAGATTTTTGGAATATGCTTGCAGTTCTTACATTCTGGGATTCAATTCAAGCTGCAAGAAAAGAGTATATAATGAGTGCAAATGACTTATTTTTTGCATTATTAGTAAATCATACTGCTACTCGAGATGGTAAAACTCAAAAGATTAGATCTTATAGTGCATTATATGCAGCAAAACAAAGTGCTCAGGATAATGGTACAGATTTAGATTATAGAGATTTTATTGTTAAAGACGAAACATTTGCTAATGAATATATTAAAGTATCTGTAAAGCCTTTTGGTTATAATGTTGAATTTGATATTGAAGTTCCTATTAAACATGTTGGTTTAAAGAAGCTTGGAATTATTAAACTTTGTACAGATAATGTACCTGCAAGATTAACATTTAAAGAAGATAATAATAGAAGTACATATACTATTCCTGCATTTATTTGGATGAATATGATGAAGAAAGGTGTTTCTAAGTTTAATAGAGTTAGATTTACAAAATATGAAACAAAGAAAGTTTCTGATTTACTTGATTCAGATCCTCATTTTATAAGTGATATTCTTGACGCAAATGATTTTAGCACATTATTAAAGATTGAAAGAGAAGGATCTTTTGGTGTTGATTACGATCAAGAAGATGGAAGACTTATTTTACAACAAATTAAAGAACTTCCTTCATTAGATAATAGACAATCTGAAGCAGCTGGTCTTGCTTGGAGACAAATAGGTCAAAGAGATTATAAACTTGAATGTCCTGATTTCTATTTAGTAAATGCAAAGAAAGATGCGTTTAATATTATAGCTGCAAACTAAAGGAGAACATAAAATGAGAAGAGTAGAAGAAATTTTTCCATGGTTTTATGAACAATTAGCAGTAACTAAGGATTCATTAAATTATTATAAATCTCCTAGTTTACAACATTTACCTGATACTGGTGCAATGATAAATTATTGTGTATATAGAATAGATTGTTTAGAAAAACTTTGTTCAGTATTACAAAATTATCAAAAATTTGATAATGAAGGTCTATCAGGTAATATTGATTTAACAGTGTTAAATGAATTAAAATCTTTTTGTATAAAAGAAAAAGAAAGATATACAGATGCTGTATATGATAATATACAAATAAAAGAAAAATTTTATAAAGCATTTCAAGATGGAGATGCAATGATATATTTTCAAGAAGCTGAATTATATATTATTAAATTAATTTCAGATGTTTCAAATGCTTAATTTTAAAAACTATAAATATTAATAAAAAGGAGAAAAAGTATGTCAAATATAAAAACAAAAATATTTACTTGTTTATTATCTGCTATAATGGCAGTTGTGTCTATGCCAGTAGTAACAGCTTATGCTGCAGAATTAGATAATTCTAATATTAAAATTGAAAATGCAACAGTTACTGCATTAGGTAGATGTGGTAAAAATCTTAATTGGAAAATTGAAGGAAATAAACTTATAATTTCAGGTAAAGGTGCAATGTATGATTATTCTTATGAAAATGCGCCTTGGGATAAATATGATAAAAATATTTTACATATTGTAATTCAAAATGGTATTACATCTATTGGTACTTATGCATTTGCTGGTTTAGGTGGATATGTAGGTATAGATGTTACATTTTCTAAAGTAACAACATTAAAAACAATTAGAGCTCATGCATTCCAAAGTAGTTTAATACAAAGTTCAACATTGGTTATTCCTAATGGAGTTACTGCTATTGGAAGTTATGCATTTGAAGGAGATTGTATACCAACTCTTAAATTACCTACATCATTAAAAACAATTGGCGCACATGCATTTGAGAATGTATATTGGTTAAAATCTGTAAATATTCCTAAGAATGTTACTTCTATTGGAGATTATGCTTTTGCTGATATAAAATATTGGGATGATGATTCTATTTTTAGTTCAGCTGGATTAACAAGAGTTATTGGTGGTGCTGGTCTTAATACTATTGGTAAATGCGCTTTTAAAGGTTGTGATAGATTAACTGCATTTAAGATTACTTCAAAGAAATTAAGTAAAATTGGTTCTAGTACATTTAGTGGATGTAAAAAATTAACTACTTTAAATCTTCCTAATACAATTAAATTAACTAAAGCTGGAGTTAAAGGTTCATTAAAAGGATCTTCAATAAAGACAGTTAAAGCTAAATATTTCAAAGTAAAATATTATAGAAAATATTTTAGTAAATCAAATTCTGGTAGAAAAGTAATGGTTAAGAAAGCATAAAATTGTTACAAAAAGTTTACAAAAGAGGTCTTGAAAAAGGCCTCTTTTTCTTTTTAAAGAGCTATTTAATTTATATAGTTTTAGTTTATAAATTTATAATGTGAGGAGGGTAATAATTGTGTTGTCAAAAGAATTATTAAATAGCATGGTTGATTTTGAATTTTGTTGTGGCAATTATTGTCGAGGCTATAAATATCTTAAAATTAAAGTAGAAAATGATAAAATTATTAAAACGAATTTTACAAAATCAAAAAAGAATCCTGAAATTGAACAATTGATGACTAAAGAAGAATTTGAAAAATTTAAAGACGAATTATATAAATATATCAAAAATTGGACAGATTTATATTATGATGATGAAGCATTAGATGGAGAACAATGGTCGGTTGATATAATTTGTATGGACGGATTATTGCATTATTATGGAAGTAATGATTATCCAATAAACTGGAAATCATTTTTAAAATTTATGAAAAAGATGGAAGGAAATTAAAAAATACTATAAAATTGTAGAGGAGAGATGATATATGAACATGCAAGATAAATATAGTATCTTGTTTATATTTTTATTATTAATACAAATTACATGTTCAATATTATCTTTTAGATCTAAGAAAAATATAGGTAAATATACTGGATGGTTAAATATTTCAATTATGTTACCAATTATTGGTAATTTAATTATATTAAGAGCAAGTAATGAGGCTTCAGCAACAGTTGGATATTATATGTCATATATTGGAATGACATTAATTTTAATTGCATTAGCGTATTTTACTGTAATATATTGTAAAGGTGTTGAACCAGAAAGAAAACATAATAAATTTTATTTAATTTATATTATTGGAATATTTGATATATTTCAATTAGTTTTAGGTATATTTATACATCATATTTTTTCAGTGCAAAAGGTAATATTAGACAACAAAGAGATATTCTATATGGATATGTCTTCTTTTGGTTTAATTTTACATAGAGCATTAACATATATTATGTATGGATGTATTCTTATTACTTATATTGTATGTAGTGTAAAAGCTGCAAAATTATATAAAGAAAAATATTTAACTATTTTGTCAATTTTAATACTAGCTGGAATAGCACAAGGAATATTTATCTATTCAAAAATTCCAATTGATAGATCAATTATAGTACATAGTTTATTTGGTGTTATTGTATTTTATTTATCTATTTTATATCAGCCTTTAAAATTACTTGATACGTTATTATCATCAATTATTTCAGATATGGATGATTCAGTTTTTATATTTGATAATACAGATAAATGTATATATGTAAATGAAAATGGTTATGCTTTATTAGGAATTAAACATAATTTAAAAGCAGTTAAACAAGCATTTATAGACACATTTGGTGCTATTGCAGATAAAAGTGATAAATGGACTTCAGTTGTAAATACTCCAGATAAACATTTTATTATAGAAAAAAGAGCTGTAAAAACAAATAATAAATTATTAGATGGTTATTATGTTGTAATAAAAGATGATACTGAAAGATTCAAAACAGTTGAAAAAGAAAGATATGATGCTACGCATGATGAATTAACTGGATTATATAATATGGCATATCTTTATAACTATATTGAAAATGCACTTAATACTACAAGTGATAATTATAGCATTATTTATATAAATATTAAAAACTTTAAAGTTGTAAATGATATATTTGGTAGACGTTTTGGAGATATGGTCTTAAAACAATTTGGTCAATGGTTACAAGAAAAATTTAAAAATATTGCAACTACTGGTAGACTTGTTGGAGATACTTTTGGTATTTTTATAAAACAATCAAATTATAATGAAGCTGCATTCTTAAATGAATTAGCAGATTTTTCAATTGAAGGCAAAAATATTAAGCATAGAATTTCAGTACATATTGGTGTATATGAAATTACAGATAAGTTTGTTGATATTGCAACTATGTTTGATAGAGCTCACTTAGCAGTTTCTTCAATTAATAGTAATTATAAAACAGATATTAAACATTACGATGATAATTTAAGAAATGATGTAGTAAAAGAACAAAAATATACAAATGAAATATATGAAGCTATTACTAAAAATGAGATTCAGCCATTCTATCAACCTATTGTAGATAATAATTATACAATAGTTGGAGCTGAAGCATTAGTAAGATGGGTACATCCTGAATATGGTTTACTTAATCCGAGTGACTTTGTAACTATATTCGAAAAGAATGGTCTTATTGCAGATATTGATAAGTATATTTGGAAATGCGCTTGTGAAACATTATATAAATGGAAAGATACAAATTTTAAATATTTATTCTTATCAATTAACATTTCTCCTATTGACTTTTATTTTATTGATGTATTAAGTGAATTAAAGGGTTTAATAAATCAATATAATTTGGATCCTAGAAAACTTAGAATCGAAATTACAGAATCAACGATGATGTCTAATGTTGAAGAAAAAATGGTAATTCTTAAAGAATTAAAAGCAATAGGATTTATTGTTGAAATGGATGACTTTGGCTCAGGATATTCTTCACTTAATCTTTTAAAGGATATGCCTGTAGATGTACTTAAAATTGACATGCAATTCTTGTCAAAAGATAGTAAACGTGCTAATATTATTATTAAAAATATAGTCAGATTAGCTAGAGATTTACAAATTACACCTTTAATTGAAGGTGTAGAAACTGAAGATCAATATGATATGTTAAAAGGTTTTGGATGTCAATTATTCCAAGGTTATTTCTTCAATAAACCATTAAGTACATATGATTTTGAAGATTTTTGTTTAAAAATTAGTTAACTTTTGAAAAAATTTATTTATAATATTAAAATAAGGAGGTAAATTATGAAAAGCATAAAACGTAAGCTATATGTTTTTGTAATTAGTATAGTTTTGGCTATTTCTATTGGTGCAATTGTCTCATCATATATGACAAATGCTAGACAAATAGATAGACTTTATAAAAATATTACTTCTGAAAATGCTACTAATTTTGCCTCTACACTTGATGGTGATTATTTAGGAAAATTAAGAGTATTACTTGAATCCGATGAATATCAAGCAATACATACAAAAGCAACTAAAGAAAAAAATGAACAATTAATTCAAGATTATCTTGAATCAAAAGGTATGTGGGAAGAATATTGTAATATTCGTAATGCATTAACTAAATATATTAATAATATGGATGAAGTCAAATATGTATATATTGTAGCACATGGTGATGAAAATGCTGTACAAGATATGTATATGATTGATGATTCTAAACAAACATTATATGAGGCAGCTGGTCGATGGGAAGATAGAGAAGATGTATATTTAGGTAAAGATCTTACAAAAATTGATCCAGATATTTCATATAGTGATACTTGGGGTTGGTTAGTTTCTGACTTTGCGCCTGTTTATGATAGTAATGGAAATTGCGTTTGTATAGTTGGTTGTGATGTAGATTATTCTAATATTGCAAATGCGAAAATTCGTTCATTAATTATTAATGTAGTTGTAGTAGTTACTACAACAATTATTGTAATTATTGTTGGTTTATTTATTATTTCAAAAAATCTTATTAAACCACTTAAAGAAATTGCAGATGCAATTAAATTATTTAATCCAGCTGGATTAAATTCTATTGATGCAAATGTTATAAGTCTCAATATGGATCGTGATGATGAAATTGGTGAGATTTATAATAATATTAGAGCAAATCAATTAAAAATTGTTGACTATTTAAAGGATATTAATGAAATGTCTAGTAGTATTTCTCAAAAAGATAGCCAGATTAACCATTTAAATATTGTTTCTTATAAAGATGCATTAACTCATGTAGGAAATAAAGCAGCGTATATGCAAAAGATGCTAGATTTAAATAATAATCCACATGATTATGCAATTGTTATGATAGATATTAATGATCTTAAAGCAATGAATGATAAGTTTGGTCATAAAGCTGGAGATTATTATTTACAAGGTTGTTGTCAATTAATTTGTAAAGTTTTTAAACATTCACCAGTTTATAGAATTGGTGGTGACGAATTTGTAATAATTGTTGAAAATCAAGATTATATAGATAGACAACAAAAATTTGAAGAGCTTGAAAAAGCATTTGAAGTTTCTTATAATAAAGAGTCTGATATACCTTGGGAAAAATTATCTGCATCTTGTGGTATGGCTGAGCTTTCATCTGATGATAATACTGCAGAACTTGTCTTTAAGCGTGCTGATAAACATATGTACGAGAATAAGACTAAGTTTAAAATGCAACATGGAAGTTATAGATAAGGAGGTATAATATATGGGTATTCGTAATATTTATACTTTATTATTTATAATTTGTACAATAATACAGCTTGTTTGTGTATATAAAGCACGTCAAGCTAAAAAACCTAGTTCAAAATATATTATTTATTTTAATTTATCAATTGCAATTATTTGTGCTGCGAATTTTATAGTTAATATATCAACGAATAGGACATTATCGCTTGTTGGATATTATTTTTATTATAACGGAATGACTCTTACATTAATATCTTTAATAGCATTTACAAATTGTTATTGTCAAGATATTGATAAAAAGAAAAAGCATGGTAAACCTATTAAGTTATATATTATAGGTGGATTAGATATATTACAATTAAATATTGGATTATTTACAAAACACATTATAAAATTAAATGAAATAATAATAGATAATAGTGTATATTATAAAGCAACTCCATTAATAGGATTAACTATACATAGAATTATCAATTATGGATTATTTTTTGCAGTATTATTAATCTTTACATTAGGTGTAATAAAATCATCAAGATTATATAAAGAAAAATATTGGGTTATACTAATAACATTAATAGTCGGTGGTATATCACAAGCTATATTTATTATTTTAAAATCTAGTATTGATGGTGCAGTTATTGCACATGCAATAACAGGTGTTTGTATTTATTTCTTTGCTATTAAATATAAACCAATGAAATTATTAGATACATTACTTATGAATGTTACATCTAACTTAAATGATGCTATTTTAGTATTTGATGATTATAATAAATGTATTTGGGCAAATGAAAATGCGCATAAATTATTAAATACTAGAGGAGATGTAACAAAATTAAAAGATAATTTATTTGAAATGTTTGGAGATCTTTCAAATAAAGGTGAAGAATGGACAGAAAAAATTTATGTTAAAGAAACTGATAGATATTTTACATTAGAAAAGAAATCAGTTAACTCAATTGATAAATTAGAAGGTTCATTCTTGGTTATTGAAGATAATACTGAACGTAAAAAAGCAGTTGATAAAGAATTATACGAGTCTATGCATGATAGACTTACAGGTCTTTATAATGTAACAACTCTTTATAAACTAATGCGAGAAATAATTGCTGTAAATAAAGATAAAGACTATTGTGCAATATATCTTAATGTTAAAAACTTTAAAATTATAAATGATATATTTGGTACTAAATTTGGTGATAGAGCCTTAATTAAGATTGCAAATATATTAAAAGATAAAATTAAAGGCGAAGATGTTATTATTGCAAGATTAGTTGGAGATACATTTGGTATATTTATGCCTACTGAAATGTATAATGATAAACTATTCATGAATATGTTCTCTAATTTTAAAATTAAAGCAAATAAATATACTGAACATCAATTGTGTATTCATATTGGAGTTTATAAGATCTTAGATAAAAAATTAGATCCATCTGTAATGTTTGATAGAGCACATCTTGCAGTATTGATAATTACAGAAAATTATAAAACAACAATAAAATTTTATGATGAAAAATTACGTCAAAATATCTTAGAAGAACAACAACTTGCAATTGGATTATCAAAGGCATTAAATGAGGATCAAATTATACCATACTTGCAACCAATTACTGACGTATATGGAAAAGTTGTAGGTGCAGAAGCTTTAGCAAGATGGATTCATCCAGAGCTTGGTTTTATGCCTCCTGGAAAATTTATTCCTATATTTGAGAAAAATGGTATGATTGCTGAAGTAGATAAACATATATGGAGACATGTATGTGAAATACTTCAGTCTTGGAAAACAAAATATCCAAATTTATTTTTATCAATCAATATTTCACCAAAAGATTTCTATTTCTTAGATGTTATTCAAGTTATTACAGATTTAGTAGAAGAATTTGAAATTGAGTCTAAAAAATTAAGAATAGAAATCACTGAAACTGCTATGATGACAGATCAAGAAGAAAAGTTAAAAATATTTAACACTTTAAGAGAAAAAGGATTTATAGTAGAAATGGATGATTTTGGCAGTGGATTCTCATCATTGAATTTATTAAAAGATCTTCCAGTCGATGTATTAAAGATTGATATGAACTTCTTATCTAAAGATGAAAATGAAAGATCAAAAACAATTGTTAAAAATGTAATAAATCTTTCAAATGATTTACATCTTACAACTCTTACTGAAGGTGTAGAAACATTAAAACAATATAGTGACCTAATTGATATGGGAAGTGTATTATTCCAAGGTTATTATTTTGCAAAACCTATGCCTTTAGAAGAATTTGAAGAATTCGCAGATAATCATATTTAATAGGCTATTTAAATATAATAGTGGATGAGATAAAATACCTTACTCTTTTGGGTAAGGTATATTTTTTATATAAAAAAGGAGAATAAATAATATGTCTGTAATAGTATATTGTGGAATTATTGAGAATTTAATATTTAATTATACTGTATTTTCTAAAAAATGTGAAGAAGAAGATGGAAAATATTTATTAGAAATACCTACTAGTTATTTAGATCTATTTTATAATAACAACTTATATCCTTTTATATATATTGATAAAAATAAAATAGATAAATTAAATGATATGGAAATGTATAGTATAAAAGCAAGAGTTGTATATAGTACAAATAAAGATGAAATTTTTACTATAGTTGATCATGAAAGACTTAAACATTTAGAACTTGCAAAACGTCAAGTTGAATTACTTGAAAAACCAATACAAATTAAAAATTTTGAATAAAGGAGATTTTTAGTATGAAATATTATTTAGGAAAATTATGTTATGCAGCAAATATTGATCGTGAAATTTGTGATAATATAGCTGAAATTATTCTTATACAATCAGATGATGATTTAACTGAAGTACACCAAAGTGAATTAGAAAAATATTATGAAATTCAAGAGTTACTTGAACAAAATGATTGTGAAGAACTTCATTTAGAAGAAATTGATGAAAAAGAATATGAAGAAGAATGGGTACCTGCAGCAAAAGAAGGAAAAATGGTATCTTTATTTATAAATAAGAGTATGTTATAAGGAGAATTAAAATGGATCCTCGTGAAGAAAGATTAGAGTTTGAATGGGGAAAATTAAAATTTGCAAAAGAAACTATTAAAAATGGAATAGAAAATACTTTAAATCATGCAAATTTTAGAAATGTTGGTAGATATGTAAAATATGATTTATATAAACCAGAACACGAAAATAAGTATTTAAATATTACATTAGCAAAAAATTTTAATTTTTGGACTGTAACTGTATTTGAATATGAACAAAATTCTAGATTAACTTCTATATTTATTCATAATGGAAATGATCTTATTATTGGAAATAAATGTTTAGCATTTTATTATCTTCCTATTGAAAAAGATAATAGAGGTCATGCAGTATTTGAAAGTACAGATAAAGATTCATTTGATATTGCTTGTGCTAAATATAAAATTGAAGTTGGAGATACTTCTCCTGAATATATAGCATATAAAAATGCTTTAGAAGAATGTAATAAATTTGTAACAGAAATAAAAGATAGAGTATATCAAGCAGTATCTAATTTAAGCTGGAAAAATTATATAAATAGAATGAAAAAGATATTTGAAGATTATAGTCAATATACAAAAGATACATTAGAAATCAATAATGCAATTACTGTTAATGATGTTACAAAATTTGTTAAAATTGATTTTACTGATATGATTGATAGTATTATTACAATAAATCATTCATCTGAAAAAGATATTGAATTATTTAAACGTGTATTTATGGTATCATTAAAAAGATCAAATCATGCATTTAAAGAAGCATCTGTACGCGCGCATATAAAAGCTCAAGTTAAAAAAGTTGGTATTGATGAATATGTAAAAAATATTGAAATTGACAGTAGTATTGATCTTGGTAGTTTTGATTGTGTTCAAAAATTAATTATTGGTCAGTCAAAAACATATGATAATATTATAGATGAATCTTTTAAAAATATTACAGATCTTGAATTATTAGCAAAAAGTATTAATCAATTACTTAAACTTTATTACGAATATAGACATATAAATGAGCAAAATGCAACTAGACTTGCAAAATTCTTAATTGATAATTCTTTAACTAAAAGTATTTTTACAAGTAAAGTAAAAGAAACTGAAGCTGGTGGAAGATATTTTAGAAATCATAGTAATAGTGCTGATAATTTATCTGATATAACTCATAGATATTTATTTGTTGCAAAGATTAGAAAATCAGTAGCAAATAAACAAAATTCTGAAGGTAAATGGATAAAAGAAGAATCAACTGCAGAATTTAATGATTTACTTATCATGAGATTGTTAGATTTAGTACCTGCATTTAATTTAGAACATAAACATCGTACTGAAATTGGAACTATTACTGGAAATAGTGAAGATAATACAATTATAATTGATGCAATTTCATATGAAAGAAAAGATGCAGAAAAAACTACTGGTGCTAGATTAGCAGATTTAGTTGAAATGTATAATGAAAAATATAATGATGTCTTATTCTTAAAATATATAAAAGTTGAATGCATTGATAAATAATTAAAAATTTATTTACTTTTCAAAATAAATGTATTATAAAGATTATAAGAAAAGCTTAATTATTGCATTTATTTGTAAATAATTAAGCTTTTTTTCTTTAAATTTAGAAAGAGAAAGGAATTTGAAAAATGACAGACGCTAAGAGAATTGATTATTATAAGAGTCTAATTAATACTGATAGATACTTTGATGTTGCAGGAGCAATTCTTATGACCGGTGGTTTTACACTACCTGTACTTGATTATATAGAAGATGGAAATTATTTTATTTCTAATGCTCCAGATAATGAATTTGAAGGTGTAAAGTATTATACAAGACTTGATATTACTCCTTCAACTCGTAATGAAAATGATTTTGCAGGAGTATTTAGTTTTGGTACATTTGACGAAAACAATAATTGGCAGCATTTTACAAATGTTGGTTATATTCTTTATCAGAATGGAGAATGGACTTTATAAAAGACTATTTAATTTAATAGACATGTATGGAAATGACCGGTTACAAAACTGGTCATTTTTAATTTAAGAAAGGAGAATAGAAATGTCATTAGGAACAATTAAAACAGGCCAATATGGAAAATATTATTCATATTATTATGACCATAAATGGCAAAATCTTGGATTAAAAGATCAAGGCATTAATTTAACACCAGATCAAATTGATGAACTTATTACAAAAGAAATATTAGTATTTAAAGATGATAATAATAATGATGTTACTGCAAAGCTTATTACTTATTATAATGAAAAGAAAAAACAATATTGTAAATATATTCATTATGCAGGTGGATCTGTTATAAATGCAGATATTAACGCAGATTTAGCAACACTTGAAAAGTATAAAGGAAAGATTGTTCAAATTTTCTCAGAAAATAAAGAGTATTGGAATGATAAGAAAACTGAAAAGTTCATTAATAATACACTTAAATTATCTCAACCTTATTATTGCAAATCACAAATTACAATTGTACCTACTTTTATGAAAGTAGAAATTTATTATGGTAAGTCTAGAAAAGATACTTCAAATATATTAATGACAATGTATTTGAAACAAACTGGTAATAGATTAGCTATTGATTATTATCATACAGATGAGTATAAAGAAGCAACAGAAGCTGAATACAGAGTAGAAGAAGCTCAAGTTGAAGCTGAAAAGAAAGCAAAAGAAGCAAAGATTGCAGCTTCTAGAAATATGTATGATCAGAAAAAAGCAGAAGCAAAACATTGGATTAATTCTTTATGTGATCAAATCTGGGGTACTCCTCGTGAAAAGAAATCTAGAGAAGAAGTATTAAAAGCTGTATTACCTATGGTTCAAGGTATACCAAATTCAATAACAGCTTCTTCTTATGTACCTAGACCTGTTCATGAAATATTAACTGATGCAACAGTTGATGCTTTTTATAATTGGGCAAACTGGAAAATTGAAGAACCTGAATATTGGGAAGAACAATATGATAAATTAAAGAATTTAGTTTTAAGAGATTTACGTCAATGGTATGACTATGCTGTACTTAAGAATGTAAGACATAGTATATATAAAGATGTAGTTGAAAATGGTCTTGGAGCTGTTGTAGATCCAATAAATTTTGATGATGCATTAAATTTAGATGTATTTACTAAATTTAAAAAAGCAATCAAAGCAAAGGCTATTGATGCTCCTAAATATATTTGTTATGAAATGTTTCTTGATGTATTAGAGCCTGAACAATTAAGACAGAATATCTTAAATATGCTTAAAACATATCATGAATTCTATGATTTTCCTGCTAAAGATATTAAATCTCTTGCAAAATTCATTGCAACTCATAATTTGAAAGATTATTATGATAGAATTATGGATTTTGATGAAGCAATTGAAGTTATTATTGATCATTCAAAAGATAAAGCATTCAAAAAGAGAGTATTATCTAGTATTGCAGGTGGTGGAAGAATAGATTTATCATTCTTACAACAGAAGAGCTTCTATTTTGAAAAGAAAGCTCAAGTTAAGGAAGATAGAGCTGTTTGGGATCCAATAAAAGTATTAGATGACTTAAAAGCATTAATTCCAGAGTATAATTTTGGTTCTGATGTTGCAGTTATGACAAATGTAATACTTGATGCAGATGGATATACATATACATTCCAATTCTATACGTTCTCAGAAGACGCAAATGGTAATGATATGGATGGAAGAAGATTACAGTATATAACAAGATTATATAATAGAGATAAAAATGAAAAGAATAAACTTTATTTTAGATATAATTTAGACTAAAGGCTATTTAATTATACTATAACAGTAGAAAGGAAATTAATCTAATGACTATTGATGAACTTTATGAGAAAATTAAACCGATTTTTAATGCAATAAATTATCCTGTACCTGGATTTGATTTTATTCAAGAGACAGGAGATTTTGTATCAAATGAATACTATACTAAAGATGATGTAGATTATATTGTACTTGTTAATTCTGCAGGTAAAGTTGCTTATGGATTGACTGATGGTGTAGTATTTACTGAGTGTGGAGTATTAGGTTATATTTAAAAAGATAAGCTAGTCATTCGTGGCTAGCTTATTTGTACAAAAATAGTTATAAAATTATAATAATTTTTAGTTTACAAGTAAAAAAGAGCATTATATAATACAATTAAGTATTATATTAGAAAGGAGTAATGTCATGAAATGTCCTGATTGTAACGAGCACATGGGTGTAACTAATACATATGATGGTGAATTAGTAACAAATTATTTAAAGTATATTTCAAATGGAATTGCACAAGTTACTAACCCAGATCAGCTGGTTATTAGAAGAAGGAAGTGCCCAAAATGCGGTGTATACAGGTATTCAATTGAGATACTTGATCAGCCTATTAAAGTTAATAATATGATGCGACATACACTCAAGCAGAAGTTTTCAAAAGATTGATAAGCTATTTATATATAATAAATATAAGGTCTTTAATTTTTGTTAAAGGCCTTTTTAATTGAAGTGTGAGGAAATTATATGGCAAAAATTAAACAAAGTAACCCTCTGTATATGGTTAGAACTTCTGTAGAGGATCAGGAACGTGCGTTGTTTATTTCAAAGGCGCTTGTAAATTCTCACGCAGCTGTATCAGTTCATATAACTGAGGTAATTAGTACATTTGAATGGGAAGGATCTGTAGATACTATGAATGAGTATGAAATGACTATACTATGTACAGATCTTGAAAAAGTTAAAAAAATTATAAGTACATATCATACTTATAAGTTACCAGAATTTATTTATGTAAAATTAGAGTCTTCTAAAGAAATAAATAAATGGTGTAATGATTGGTGTAAATAATTGGAGGAAATTATGAGTAAAATTTACGAATCTGAAGAAGAGGTAAAGTGGTCAGAAAAGAAACGCTGGGCACTATTTGGACTTCCATGGACTTTTACTACATATAGTCTTACTGAAGATAAACTCTTAATTGACTCTGGATTATTAGTACAAAAACAAGAAGAAATATTATTATATAGGGTATTAGACATTACTTTAACTAGAAATGTAATTCAAAGAATGTTTAAACTTGGTACAGTTAAATTAAGAGCTGCAGATCAAAGCACTCCTTATTTGGAATTAAAAAACATTCCTAATGCTAAAAATGTTAAAAATATGCTTTCAAAGTATGTTGAACTAGCAAAAGATAAGAAGCGTGTTGGTTCTAGTGAATTAATGGGTACAGTTAGGGATTTTTAATATGAAAAATAAATCATTTAATACAAAAGTGATAATAATTTCTATTATAATTTGTACTATTATTTTAATAGCAAGTATAATTGGTATATTATTTATAAATTATAAATTAAATATATCTAAACCTCTAAATTTACCTAAACTAGAACAATCTGAAATGAGAGAAACATACTAAATACTGTCAAAGAATCCTAATGATGAGGAGTATAAATGGTAATATTGAAAGAAAATTATGGAGGTAATTTATGAGAAAAATAAGAAAGAGAGGTGATGGTCTATATTCTAGCACTAAAAATGCAATTTTTACACATAATTGCGGTGCTAGAGTATAGAACCAACCAAGTAGTTTGTGGAAGACTGGAAAATATTCCTTCACAAATGGCATTAGGTTCTACGCTTGGTACAACAATTGATGGTTCTCATAAAGGTGCTGGTATCACTAAAATGCAAGGTGAAATTGCACGTGTACAATATTATTTTGAGAATCAAAGTTGGATTGTCGATACATATTTTAAACAAAGAGGTCTAAATAAATTAGGTTATTTAGATAGTCAACCTCAAGAGAAAGAAGATATAATTCTTGAAGGTAATATAGAGTTAGATAATACAAACTCTAAAACAGTTATTGATTTTGATGGTCAACACGCAGAAATAGATAGCAGAAAAGATCAAAAATTTGAAGAATTATAATTTATATTTTCCATAATTAACGTAATACAAATGTAATAATTTTGTATTACGTGGAGAATTGTCATACTTATTTGATATATATAGATACAAGTAGAGACACAATATTATATAAATAATAATAATAATTAAATAATAATAATAATTATTATTATACATTACTGCAAAAATTTATTGAAAGGAGGATACGTTATATGAAAACAAAACCTAGTAAATTTATTAACGTATTACAATTGATTCTTGCGTATAGCGTATCCTGTACAGAAGAAAATATAATTTTGAATCAATTAACTTTTGCTTCATTTTTAGATATTTCACATAGAACAGTTGCAAGACATTTTAGTAAAGCAAAAGAGCTAGGATATATTAAAATAATTGGTTCTGTAAGAATTTATAATAAACATACAAAAAATAATTGGTTATCTAACATATATGAAGTAAATAATGATAAAATTAATGAATATATTAAATCTGAAGTTGGAGCAGATCTTTTAAATGATATTGATAACTTAATTAACTTATATCATGAATATATGAATTTTATTAAAAATCCAACTAATTTAGAAGATAAACTTATAATTGATAAAAAATCTCAAAATAAAATAGATATACTTAAAAAAGAAAATGTTTATTACATTAAATTACTTGATAAAGTTAATAATAATGTAATACCATTGAAATATTTGAATCAAGATAAAAAGCGACTTGTAAGTAATTTATGTTCAACTAGAAATCAGAGTCATGATCCAAATAATACTAGAATTAAGATTTTAAAAAACTATTTTAAAACTGAATCTGATATAATTGAATATGATACAAATGCAAGTATTTACAGATTGTCATATGCTTTAGGTCATGGTTATTGTGCACCTTTAGATATGGATATGTATGAAGTAATTTTTAAAGAATGCAATTTTGATTTAGAATGGAATGATGAATTACGTAGTATATTTAAGAAAATTTTGATGCCTATTTATATGCGAGAAAGTTCTCTTAAATATAGATGTTTACAATATAATTCTCAGAAGTCATGGAAGTATATTTTTAATAAAACAGATAGAGAACAATATAATTCTTATATTTGGCTTGAGGAAAGACTTCAGAGACCAATCTGGAATATATTAGATACAATTCGCAATTCAATGCATAAAGTATTAGGTCTTAATAAATTTTATAAGGCTGATATTTTTATTTATGAATCAAATTTACATATATTAATGTTGAAATTATTAAAAGATCTTAATGTTCAAACTTTAAATGTTTATGATGGTTTTTATTTTGTAAAAGGAACATTAAGTAGAGAAGAATATAATGAAATTTATACTAAAGCAAGTAATATCTTGTTATCACAATTGAAATAAGGAGATAAATAATGGCAAATATAGATATTGATATTCAGAATATTTCTGATAAAGATAAATCATCTGATGGAGAAATAGTATTGATTACTGGAGAAAATGGTGAACAATGCTATGCGTTACGTTATCCAGATGGTTCAATTAAATTAATCGATCATTCTAAAAATGATAGTACATACGATTAACAATAACTGAGAAAGGAGATTTGTAAAATGAGTACAATTAAATGGCTACCTACTACTGCACAATTAAAAAATGACGCACCTGGAACAATTATTTTAGGATCTCCTGGTTCAGGTAAAACATTCTTTTTAGTAAATATTGCTGCAAATGCATTAGGAATGGGACAAAGAGTTATTGCAATTGATCCTAAAAATGACTTAGGAGCAATTTATAATATTAATCCTAATATTGAAGTTGTAGATGTTAACTATATTAGACCTGGTGCATTAAATCCATTTGAATTTTTAAAGAAAGAAAAACCAGATGGTTCTTTTGAATATCCAGACTCAGCAACAATAACATCAATTATTCAATTATTATTAGGTAAATTAGATAAAGCAGATGAAGATGCACTTATTCCAAAAGTAAAAGACTTTGTAATTAAAAATAAGCGTAATGAACATATAGATTTATTAGATTTTGGAAATTATCTTTTAAGTAAATCAGATGTTGAATCAAGAACAATGGGTCAAAAACTTTTATTATATGCAGATAATAAATATGGTAAACTTTTATTTACATATGATACAGAGGCTAAACCACTTGTATTATCAAAAGATAAGTCTATTATAATTACATTACATGGTATGGAATTACCTGATTGTAGTAAACGTGTTGAAGATTATGATGCAAATGATAGATTTACTTCTACAATTATTTATATTATTGCATCAAAATTATTAGATATATTACAAGATAATGAAAAAACACCTAAAGTATTAATTTGTGATGAGGCGCATATATTATTTAATAATAGGCAAATGGCAAGTGTTATTAATAAATTTTTAACATTAGGTCGTGCATTAAATACTGCAACTGTACTTGCGTCTCAAGGTATTTCACAATTTCCTAAAAATATTGCAAATTATATTACTTCAAAATTTATATTTAAATCTTCAATTGAAGAAGCGCGACAATTTTTAGAATTATTTAATACTGGTGCGCTTGATGCGTCTCAGTCTATTGATGAAGATAATATAGTAACCGCAATTACACAGTTACCTAAAGGTGTATGTTTCTTTATAGATAGAAAAAATAGAAATGGTGTTATACATATTAAATCAAATTATGATGAAAAATTAATTTCATCAAATCCACTTACAAAGAAACGTATAGATGAAAATGGTAATTTAGTAGATAGAGAAGATATTGATGAAGAAGAATAATTAAAGGAGAAGATGAAAAATGGTAGATCTAAATGAAGAGTTTTGGATTAGTGTTTCTGAATTTTTGAATGCAAATCCAGCATTAGTTTTTAAGTTTACTACAACAGATTCAAATTCAATTAAACAAAGAGGGTTAAAATGGTTTGAATCTTGGCAAGCATTAAAATCAAATATTAAATATACACATGATATTTGTAGAATTCTTAAAGATTTGAGATATTTAAAAGAATCAAATGCATATATTAGTTCTCAAGCATTTGAATACTTAAATAAAATTAATTTAGGATTAAAAGAAATTGAACCTAATATTGAAAATGTTGAAGTTGTTGGAGGAGATAGAGAAAACTCTTGGTATTTTTATCCTGAAAATAATTCATATTTAGAAATAGCAACTTGGGCAAAGCAAAAAGTTGGTGGAATATTTGAAAATATGCCTTTGGATGAAATTATGAACAAACATATGTTCTTTGGATCTGATACTGGTTTCTCAAAAGGATTTTACAATGGTGATACAATTGTATTATATAAAGATATAGATGCTTTAGAAGAAAATGTAAAACAAGATGCTGAATTTGTAAGGAAGTAATACAAATGACTTTATATGAACAATTTGAGAAATATTGTCATAAATTACCTGGAAAATGTTATCCAGAAACAGCAGGTAAAATGGCAACAACTCATGGAGAAGCATTACATAGATTTGTATTACCATTTATAAAAAAGAATAACGCAGAAATTACTATAACTATTAAAAATTTAAATAATAATTTATATTATATTGTAGAAGATGTGAGAAAGAAGGTAAATTAAAAAAATGAGATTTTTAAGAAATAAGGAAGGTACAATTGTTGCAGTAATTGTAATTTTAATTGGTATTGCTGTTGGTTATTTTGCAGTGTCAACACTTGCCAAATATTATTGGGATGCTGCTGCAAATAATAATGCGTACAAAAAAGTAACTGACGAATTTTATAATGATGATGAAAATAAGGAAACTCCTACAGTTCCTGCAGATCCAAATGCGCCTTTATCTAATGATACTAAACAACAATTACTAGATAAGTATAATAAGATGCATAATATAAATAAAGATTATGTATTTTGGTTAAGTATGGAAGGAATTAATCTTGAATATCCAGTTGTATCATCTAGTAATGATAGAATGGGAGAATATACTTATTTAACTCATGACTTTTATAAGAAGAAGAATAAAAATGGATGTTTATTCATGTCTGAAAATTGTACAACAGATAGTGATAATATTATTATTTATGGACATAATATGAAATCTGGTGAAATGTTTGGTAAGCTTAATAGATATGAAAAAGCGTCATTTGTAAAAGAGCATCCTCTTATTTTAGTGTATTTAAAAGATGAAATTAGATATTACGAAATAATTTCAGTATTTACTTGTCCAAATGCAAAGAGACCTTTTAACTGGGAAAGTTATACATATATGCCAGGCGCAGGTCAAAGAGTAAGATTCGGATATAAAGTAAAAAATAGTTCTATGATTGCAACAAAATATGATCCTACTATTCATATGGATAAGTTCTTAACATTAGTAACTTGTGAATATACACATGAAGATGGTAGATTAGTAGTTATTGCAAGACAGTTAGGTACACCTAAGATAGAAGATTATCAAAAACAAGGAGTAGAATAATGAAATGTATAGTAGGAGGCATAGAATACTATATTGCTCAAAAAGATGTAGATCTTAAAAAGCAAGATTTAGGTTATATTTGTTCTATAAATCTTATTGTAAAAAATAATAATATTGATTTTGAAATATCTGAATTAAACTTTACTTGTAATTTCTGTATACCACAGAAAAATTATGTGATAGAAGATCCAATTGCATCAATATTTGCAATAGAATTCAATCATATTGAAAGTAGTAAAATAGAAGTTTTTGAAGATGATTCAATACATTGGTATGGTACAGCAGATATTAATTGGCGAGAACCTTTTAAATCGAATGTACCATTCGATATTTATATTTAAGGAGGTAATATATACATGGCTAACGGAAAACGATTAGATGAAAATATTGCCGACTCAAAAGATCAAGAGCAAGTATTAAAAGGTATACAACCAAGACATCAAAACTGTTTTAAATTCTTTAAAATTTGTAGATTTTTATCAATATTTGCATTAGTAATGGGAATTATTGCATTTATATTAACTAAAGTACCTGTATTTAAATTTATTACTGCTACAAGTTTTTATAGAAAATATATTTTTGGTGGAATGCTCATTCTTGCTGCTATTATTGGATTATTAGCAGTATTGACTAGAGTTTTATTCTTAAGAAAAGCTCCATTTGATGATTGGGTTTGGGATATTGCATCAAATAGACTTGGAACAGACGTTATCTTTTATGATAGTAGATACATATATCTTAGTTATGATAGAAAAGGAAAAGAAGTTGATAAGAAAGATTTTGTTACTGAAATGAGTGATAAATCAATTCATTATTCATATTTCTATGTAAAAACTGATATTGATGCTGGATATATTGTAGTTGAATGTAAAAAGCGAGCACCTATTCCAACAAAAGCATCATTAAATGCAGACGATGATAAATTTTGGAATATTATTCCATTAGGTTTAACTATTCATCCAATAAGACAAACTATCGCTCCTATTGGTTGGTATTTAAATGATCAAAATGTAAATGATGAATTATTAGAAACTATTCCGTCTGTTTCAATACTTATTGCTGGTGGTACAGGATGTATGGAAAAAAATACTCCTGTTGTAATGCACGATTCTATTATAAAGTAAGAAAGGATGTATAAATGAAAGCACAAAAAATTGTAATAACTGGAGGTCCATGCGCAGGTAAATCAACTGCCATGAGTAGAATTCAAGAAGAACTTAGTCAATTAGGTTACAGAGTATTTTTTATTACAGAATCTGCAACTGAATTTATTACTAGTGGTATTGTTCACACATTACCTAATTTTCAAAAAAATTTATTAGAATATCAATTATACAAAGAAAAAATGTATGAAAGAATTGCTGAAAGTTTAGATGAAAAAGTAGTTATTATATTAGACCGAGGTGCTTTAGATAGCAAAATTTATACAACTAAAAAAGAATTTAATGAAATTTGTAAAGCATTGCATACAAATGAAATAGAATTACGGGACAATTACGATGCTGTATTTCATTTAGTTACTGCTGCAAAAGGCGCAAAAGCTTTTTATACGACTGCAAATAATTCTGCAAGAAGAGAAACAGTTGACGAAGCAATTATAATGGATGATAAAGGAATAGCAGCTTGGACAGGACATCCACATTTTAGAGTTATTGATAATAGTACTAATTTTGATGATAAGATTAAGCGGCTCATGAAAGAAATTACTTCTTTCCTTGGTGAACCTGAACCTTATGAAATTGAAAGAAAATTCTTAATTAAATATCCAAATATTGAATGGTTAGAATCATTACCAAATGTTGAAAAAGTTGATATTATTCAAACTTATTTAATTAGTGATGATCCTAATGAGGAAGTTAGAATTAGACAAAGAGGTATAAATGGTAATTACATTTATACAAAAACAACAAAAAGAAAAGTTTCTGCTACTAAACGTGTAGAAGTAGAAAAAAGACTTTCAATAAATGAATATATCAATTATTTAATGAGTGCTGATACAACAAAGCACCAAATAAGAAAAACAAGATATTGTATGACATACGATAATTGTTACTTAGAAATTGATATTTATCCATTTTGGAAAAACAAAGCAATTTTAGAAATAGAACTTACAAATGAAGATGAAATAATCAATATTCCAAAAGAAATAAAGATTATCAAAGAAGTTACTTCAGATGATCATTACAAAAATTACAATCTATCTCAATTATAAATTTATAATAAAAATTATTTACTACTTTGAAAGATTGATATATAATATGAATAGATATATAAAAGTGTAATCTAAAAGTAATAAATAAGGAGATATTATAATGATTGGAGCTGTAATTGGAGACGTAGTTGGAAGTAGATTTGAGCAGTCAAATAGAAAATCTAAGTCATTTGATTTTTTTGATGATGGATGTAGACCTACTGATGATACTATTATGTCATTAGCTGTACAGGATGCTATTAGAAGTATTAAATCTCTTCAGCTTACAGATAATGAAGCTAAGGAATTTGTTATTGCAATAATGCAGTCTTATGGAAAAAATTATCCTGGAGCTGGATACGGATCTGAATTTTATAAATGGTTGCAGTCAGATCATCCTGCACCTTATAATAGTTATGGTAATGGTGCAATAATGAGAATATCTTCTCTTGGATTTGAGTTAGATAATCTTAATGATATTGAACATTATGCAGAACTTATAACTGCAGTATCTCATAATCATCCTGAAGCAATTAAAGCTGCAAAGGCATTTGCAGGTGCTATTTATATTGCTAGAACTACAAAAGATAAAAATAAGGTTGCTGAACATATTAAGAAGTATGGATATATAATTCCGGATCTTAATATTATTCGGCCTACATATAAATTTGATGCTTCTTGCCAGGGAACATTACCTGAAGCAGTTGCTGCATTTATTGAAAGTACAGATTTTGAAGACGCAATAAGAAATGCAATCTCTATTGGAGGAGATAGTGATACTATTGCTTGTTGTACAGGTGCTTTGGCTGAAGCATATTATGGAGTTCCAGAAGAAATGATTGAAGAACTTAGACATTATATGGGCTCTAACTTGTATAAATTGTTGATGTAAGGAAGAGAAAGGAAACATGTCAAAGGATTTACAGACTAGACTTGATAACATACTTAAGTCTTTACCAAAGAAAGAAATTCATATAAAAGAATTGAAATCTTTGTTAGCGACTAATAAAAAGTATGCAAATAAAGAATCAATACTAAATGCTGCTATTGATTATTTAAAAAATAAAAATATAAAAATAATAGAAGAAACAAAAACAAAAGCAAAACCAAACGTATTTGATGAAATACTTGAGCTAGAAGATGATATAGACGATTCAATTATTGAAGAAGAAACTGAGGTAGATAAAGAAGAATTAGAAGAAATTGAAAAGATTACTTTAAATTCAATACCACGTGCAATAGTACAATATTTTAGAGATCTTGATGTACTTGATACTTCGGTATTAGATAAAGAAACTGAATATGAATATATTAGAAAAGCACAAAGTGGTGATTTAGAAGCTCGTGATGAGCTTATTTACCACAATTTACTTTTAGTAGTAAAAATTGCTAAATACTATAATGACAGATACGATTGTAGTCTTGCTCTAGATGATTTAATTCAAGAAGGAAATATGGGACTTCTTGAAGCATTAAAGCGTTTTGATTTATCTAGAAATCTTAAATTTAGTACTTATGCTGAAAAATGGATAAGAAGTAAAATTTTAAGAATAATTGCAACTGAAGGTAGAACAATTAAATATCCTAGTTGGGTTGTAGATTTAATTAAAAATGTTAACTACGTAATAAATAAATTTGAAAAAGAAAAAGGACAATCTCCAACAAATGCAGAAATTGTAAAAATTTTAGCTACGCGCGGTTATAAGATTTGTTATAGACTAAATATAAATGAAGATTATATAAATTTTGCAAGAGATCTAATTAATTCTAAAATAATTTCATTAAATACTCAAATTGGAGAAGATAAAGATTCTGATCTTGGAGATTTTATTCCATCTACTGAATATTCTCCAAATACTGAAATTGAAAGAGATGATTTGCTTGAAAAAATTAATAAACTTTTACCTACTATATTGAATAAAAAAGAATGTTATATTATTAGACAAAGATATGGATTAAATCCAGAACATAATTTTAGAACATTAACTGATCTTGCGCAAGAATTTGGAGTAAAACATCAAGCTGTTCAACAAATGGAAAAAAGAGCTTGTGCAAAGCTAAAAAGAGGTAGTGTTGGTAATTTATTGAAAGCGTATTTTACATCTAATTCATTTTGTGATTTTTCAGATGATAATTATAAAAAGGATTATATATTTTAAATATGAATAAGAAGTTGGAACGTAAATTAAAAAATCTTAATGTTCAGAAAATTGATTTTCCTGAACTAAAAAATATTATTTTTAGAAATAAGGATTTTAGAACTACAAATTATCTTGTAGAGTCTATTGATTGGTTAATAGATAATAATATTAAAGTAACTAATATACCAAAGACTGACGCTTTTGCAAAGTTTAATGAAAATAAAGAAGATCAAACTATTGAAGAAGAAGATGCTGAATATGATACTTCTGAAATGACTACTTTAGAAGAAGTAGAGGAAATTGAAAAAGAAATTGAAGAAGAAGATAAGGCATCAAACTATACTGAAATTAATACTTCTAGTGATTATATTCTTAATTTATATATAGGTGATGTTTCTGCAATTAAAAGAAAAAATCTTACTAAAGAAGAAGAAGTAGAACTTTTTAAGAAATATCATAATGGTGATGAAAGTGCAAAGCAAGAATTAATTGAAAGAAATTTAAGACTTGTATTATTTTGTGCTAGAAAATACGCAAATAAGTCATTAAAGTTAAGTATAATGGATATTATTCAAGAAGGTAATACTGGTTTACTTATTGCATTAGATAAATTTGATTATACCATGGGATTTAGATTCGCTACATATGCAGTTTGGTGGATTATTAATGGTATTAAGACTGCAATTGCAAATAATGGTAAAACAATTAGAATACCGATACATACAACTGAACAAGCACTTGCAGTTCTTAAAGCAAAATCCGCTTTAATGAATAAAACAGGTAAAGAACCAACATTTGAAGAAATCGCAGATTATTGTAACAAGAATGATCTTAATAAAAATGTTAAAAGAAGAGATGGTGTAAAACCTCCTCTTACTGCAGCACAAGCAAAAAAGTTCTTATTTATATATCAAACTGAACTTATTTCTATTGATACACCTACTGGTGAAAATGAAGATGATAATCTATATGAATTTCTTGAGGATAAAGAAACAGAATCACCAGAGAGTTATACAGATAGATTAGTACTTAGAGATCAAATTGAAGAAGTTATGAACCAAAAACTTAATAAAAGAGAAAGAATAATGGTTAAGCTTAGATACGGCTGGGATGATGATAATCCTAAAACATATGTTGAAATTGGTGAAATGTTTGGAGTAACAAAACAATGTATTGAATCAACTGTAAAAAGAGCTCTTAAAAAGTTAAGTAAATCAACAAAACTTAAAATACCTAAGACAAAGGAAGAATTAAGATGGTGGAGTACAAGATAACATTTTCAGATAAAAGTTTTATGTATGTAGATAATACATTTAAACTTTGTTTATTTAAGAATTATAATCATAAACCAATTAGAGTAAATATTAAAGATTATTTAGATTTTTGGCATATATTTCTGAATAATTATTTTTTTATGGATCAAATTTCTGAAAATAATCAAAAATTACTTGCTTTTAGTATTACTGAAGCTGAAGATAGAAAAGATTTGCCTTTAAATACACGATATAAAATGTCAAATGATATTGAAGTTGGAGATATTGTTGAAGGTCCAGATGGTCCTAGAACAGTAAAAAATCTTCATCGTGGTGAAGAAGCAATGTATGAAATTGATATAAATGGTGTAAAGTATAATGTAAATGAAGGTCACGTATTACACTTAATTGATAAAGATGATCCTACTAATGTATTAGATATTCAAGTTGGAGTATATATGCATATGGATGATGAATTTAAAAGTCATTGGGTAATGGAAAAGATTATAAATTAAACTAATTTTATAATTTATTTTTTAATTATAGCTCAGACATATTTGAGCTATTTTTATATTTAGGAGGAAAATATGAGTAGAGATATGAAACCAATTGAGTTTAAAATGTTTAAAGATGCATTTCCAGATATGCCAAGCTTATATACTAAAAATTATGTATATTCAGCAACTGGAAAGCCTGTCTATTCAGATGAAGAAATAGAAAATGCGTCTAAATATCCAATGCTTTCATTGTGTGGGCCAAATGTATTTTTAGCATTAGTAGAAGAGCATCTTATTAATAATGAAGTAATACAGCAAATTGAAGATATTTTAAATAATAGACCTTGTGATGATAAAGAATTAACTGAAAAAACAATGTTATGGTATAAAGGCGAATTAGAACCTGGATATTATATGGATGGAAATAATTATGCATTTTTAAATTATATTAAGCAAGTAATAAATAAAAAAGGAGAGCAGGAAAATGACAGAAATACGTGATCAAGAAATCATTAGTAAACGAGGTTATCCTGAAATAACTGATGATAGAGAATTAATTGAAAAAGCAAAAGAATTAACAAATGATTGGGAAAATAGACACGGTAAAGGAAATTACGACCTTAGAACATATCAATTTGATACATTTAGTTTTTCAGAGCCATATAGATCATTTACAGATGCAGAATTTAAAAGAATAAAAGAGCTTCAAGAAATTGAAAAAGAAAAGTATAATGATATGTATGATTGGACTCAATTTATAGGTAAACCTTTAAGTGAAGATATTATTATTCGATTCTTAGATAAACAAATTTATAAATCTGAAAGAAAATGGGGACCATATAGTTTTTATACTGAAGAAGCAAGACGAATTAAAGAAGATACATTAACTAGATGGAGACAAGGTGAATTAGTAGAAGTAGATAGAATGGTTGGTGACTATCTTGAAAAGATCTTATACAGTGATGGTCAAGTTAGAGATGTTGTTTGGAGAAATTAATTTTACAAATATAGTAAGATAAATTACAATATAATGGAGGGAAATGATATGCCAACGGATGAGTTTACTAAACTTACATATTTGGAAGCAGAAAGTCCTAATAAATTAGTTGAGTTAATAAATGACTTTTTGATGAAATATCCAGTTATAAAAATTGATTATATTATGAATAAAGAAATGTTTGGCGCTTATATTTTATATATACAACAAGAAAATGGACCTAAAATAGGTGCTAAACTCGAATATTCTATAATAAATTTTAATAATTGACCTTAGACTATTTAATTATAATATTATAACACCTGTAAGGAAAATTGAGAGGAGAACTTAATGATGATTAAAAATTTATATTTCTTATATAAATTGTAATAGAAATAACTAAATTTAGCGAATGGAGGAAAGTATGATAGTTTATGAAGATAATCATGTAACTGTTGATGCTCGTATCGACGCTAGTTTAGATATTCCTGTAATAATTACAATTTATTATAATGATAAAGAATATCACTATCATTTAGATGGGACTACTGATGATAATTGCCCATATGATGCAGATATTAAACCTTGGATTAAAAAAGCAAGACTTGAATTAAATGAACTTATTTGGGCAAATAAAGAGCATCGACAACCAAATCAAATTACAATTTCAACTCCTTTAAAATTAAGAATGAGATTCAATAAAGATTAAGTAATTTGGTTTAAAAATTAAAAAATTATATTATAATATAATTATACAAATAAACAAGAGGTGAGTATTATGTCTAAAGCAAAAGATTTTATGGATAGAAAAATTAAGGCACGTCATAGAATTAGAAGAATTGAAACTAGACATAAGAAATTAGAAAGAGCTAGAAGACATGATAATAATGAATATTCATGGTATAAAGGCGGATATGGTGTTAGAAGAACTGAAGAACATCATAGATATGAATATTATATGGTTCCTGAACGCATTAAAGAATATACAGTATATGATTTTGATGAATACTTCAGAACTGGAAGAGATGCAACAAAAACAATAAGAAAGGTTATTCCTGCATATAAGGCTCGTAAATTAGTAGATGTAATTGAAAAGCCTGTATTTAAAGTATATAGATATGGGCCAAGAATTAAGCCTTATAGACAGGATGCAGCTAGGAGATTTAGAAGAACTAATAAGTTTGACGAAGAGAACTATGAGATTTTAAAAGGTTCTAAATATAAAAGATATTATGATATAGATTGGATTTTATGGTAATATGGACGATGACAGTTTATCGCGAAAACGTAATGAATTATTAAATATATTTAAAACACTTGTTCAATTTAAACAAATAGAAAATAATGTTTATTTTGACGAATGCATTGGAAAAACAAAACTAGAATTAAGATCAATAACAAAAAAATTAAAATAATAAAAGGAGGTGCTCTAATGCACCTCTTTTTAATTGACATTTAGGAGGGAAACTAATGGGATTAGGTAAATTAAAAAATACTTATAATTTAACCGCAAAATTTGATCCTTATAAAAATTTTGGTAATACAGCAGTTATAAATGAATATGAAAATGGTAAAACATTAACTTGTTATAAAGTTTTAATGTTATATGTGGATAATAATGGCAATTTTAAAAGATTTATTAAAGATGAATCAGAAGTTATAAATAATAAGATATATGAAGAATGTAAAGAATTTATGCTTCAATATTCTGATTTTTATAATTTAATTGAAGGTGTTCATACTAAAGATAAAATAATGAACTTAGAATTATATAATGAAGATGAAGAAACTGAAGAAACTATTACTTTAGAAAAATTACTTGCACGTAAATTTACTGTGGACGATTTTAGAACTTGCAAAGTATCTTCTTATAATGGTGAATTTACATATCAATTTGATTTAAAAGAAGTTGAAAATGGAGATGATCAAATTACTTTTAAAGGAACATTATTACAAGGTGATAATATAAATACTCTTATTAGAATTGATGATAATGATCCAATCTCTATTGGATTAGCAAAATGTTTTAATAATTCTGTATTATATTGTAGTTTTGATGTTTCAATTGTTATTCATAAGTCATTATATATAAATCAATTACTTGAAAATATGATGGAAGAAAATGGAGACTGGATTAACTTTGAAAAATTAGACTTTGATAATATAGTCATTACTCAACAGATAAATAATGGCTCATACTATATAGATTCAGCAGATAAAAATCCAGAAGCATTTATTAGATCAAGAATTAAAAGATTAAATTTAACAGAAGAACAAATTCAAGGAGTACTTAATACATTTAATATATTCTATGAAGCAGATAAAGAATATATTGACAATTATAGATTATGTGATTGTCCAAATCTATTAAAAAATTGTTGTTATGGTGCTGAAGCTTTAATTATTCCGTCTAAAAAATTAGAAGATGAACTTATAATTATAAAAAATTCTTAACTTTTAAAAATTAATTTACAAAAAATATAATTAGTAATATAATTTTTTTAAGAAATATGAGAGGGAATAGACATGATAGATCTAATTGCAATAGAAGAAAGAATTGAAGAGGCAAAGCCAACTACTATTATCACAAATATATTTGATGATAGTATTATGTATATATGGGATTTAGGGAAAGATCGAGTTATACAGCTTGCATTTTTTATGTATAATGATAAACTAGTAGGTAGATTTGATATTTCTGATGATGATTTATGCATAAAAGATTGTTCTTCTATTGTAGATAATACTATGGATCTTTTAATTGAGATGAGTGATGCATTAGAATATATAGAGACATTTTGTTCAATGCCAGTACAAGCACAATTACAAATTATTACAGATACTATCGATGAATTAATTCAAGAAGAAGGATAGTGTATGGCTAGTATAATAGATAAAATATTAGGAAAGAAAGAGAAAAAGAAGAAAGGTAATATATTTATTGCTGGAACAAATGTTGATAATTCATTAGATTTAGTAATTAAATATTTTAAAATACCTTCAAAGAAGTTATATACAGAACAAACAGTTTTATTTGATAACTTAAAGGAACTTGAAAAAGAAGCAATTAGACGAGAAAATGAAATAGTTGATAAAGGTTATAAAGACTATACTCAATTATTTGAACCTAAATTTATAGTAATAGAAGATCTTGAATCATTAGATCTTACTAATACTATAATGATGGACGCAATTAAAGAAAAATTAGTTACTTTAACTAATAAGAGTGAAATTACTGGATTATTTTTTATATTTATTATAAAAAATGATAATTGCGCAAATATATTTTTAGATATTTATAAGTCATGTTTATATAAAATTCATTTTGGTGAATTTAAAGACTCTATTTATATCCAAGAAATATTTGAAATGATGACAAAGCATTTTACAAATGACGAACTTAATGATATAATAAATAAGTTAGTAATACAATATTCAGATGTAGATGTAGCACTTTTGAATATTGAAGAATTTAATTTTTATATGAGACAACCTATATGAAAAAGATAATTTTTGATTTAGACGATACTATGTGGCCACTTAATGCAAAAGCATGCGCTCTTGCAAATGTTGACATTAATAAATTAGTATATTTTAATCTTAGCTTGAATAAAGATTTAACTAAAGCTGAGAGAGAAAAGCTATGTAGTATTTATAGTGACCCAGGTCTTTGGAAAAATATAAAGTATTATAAAGGCGCTAAAAAAATTTATAAGTTAGAAAAACATAAAGATGTAAAAGTTTTTATTAATTCTAATAGTATGAATCAAGATGTTCGAGCATATAAAAGAAGTATTTTAAGTAAGGACCTTAATTTACCTAATAAACAGATTATATTGAATAGCTCTTGTAGAAAAAAGAATATTAAGGGAGCATTTATATTTATTGATGATAATCCTGATAATATTTTGCATGCTGAATCTGAATATTATATTATGCTTGATAAACCTTGGAATCAAAAATTAAAAGGAAAGAATATTTTTAGATGTTATTCATTTGAAGAAATACTTGAAACAATAGAAAAACTTATAAAGGAATCTGAATCATGAAAGCATTAGTTATTGCAGATACTCATGGAATTTTAAATTCTATCTATGAGCAAATTAAAGATCAAATTCCTAAATTTGATATGGTTATTTTATTAGGTGACCATAGCACTACAGATATTAGATGCGCACAATTAATTGCAAATAGAAAAGTAGTATTTAGAATTGCAGGCAATCATGATATGCCTTATTCAACATCAACACATAATTTTCATGCAACATTATGTAATGTAAATCCATCTTTTACAGGATGGCAAGGTTCTCATAAATATAAAGAATCGCAATATTATGGTTATACTCAAGATCAATCTTTAAATGAATATAGAAAAATGCCTAAAGCTGATATTTTATTTTCTCATGATGGACCTTTTAATAATGAAAAAGATGAAGCTCATTGCGGTCTTAAAGGTATAACTAAGTATATTAAAAAGATTAAACCAAAAACATTTATATTTGGTCATTTACATAAACCAAATACATTTAAATTATATGATACAAATTGTTTTTGTGTCTATCAATTTTCATGGTTTGAATTTGATAAAGAAGGAAATGTACTAAATTATAAGCAATTTAAAACATTCTAAATAAGGAGAACTATTATGAATCTATATGCAGGAGTTGTTGATTTAAATAATAAACAATATAAACTTTATACAATAGAAGCCGAAGAAACAAAAGAAGCTGAGTATAAAACTTCAAAAGCAGTATATGTAAATTATTCAACTACATTAAGCAAAATTTCAAGACATTATTGTAACTTAATGTTACATATAGGAAAGACAAATGAAGATAGAATATATGTTTATTACTCATTAAATAAAGATATAGTATTAAATAAAATGGTTGATTTTGTAAATAAAAATGATGAAAATAAAATAACAATTGATGATATAATTATTATATAGGAGGTATTATATGAGAAGCGATGTTAGAAAACTTACAGATGAACAGAATAGAATGCTTTTTGACACTTATTATAAGTTAATCAAGCCTATTGAAGAAATTTCTATTGATGAATATTTAAATGCTCCTGAAAATTTTTTAAATACAAATTTTGATGTACAGAACTATGGTAAAAAGGAATAATGACTATGTTGACTTTAAAAGATATTATTGATATGACATATGAAGAATATGTTGAACATTTGTTGAAAAAGTATGGTCCTGTACCTGAGAATTTTGTAACTAATAGAGAATGTGAAAAGTTTAATCTAAATATTGATAGATCAAAAGAAGGATTAACTATTCATCATGTTAAGGAAAAGCTTGGTGGCGTTCCTATAAATTGGTATGATTATGAAATGCATAAGAAAGAAAATTTAGTCTACTGTGATATGGTAGAACATTTTCTTTTACATGTTAAGCTTTTCTATGATCCAAAGTTTAATTATGAACAACAAGGTATGTTACATATTGTAGATGAAAATGGACAATCTGATGAAGAAATAGATGATTTAGATCCTGCAATAATAACTCCAGAAATACAATTAGTCGGATTTAAAATGTATTTAAAAGATATGATCTTTGAAATCAATAGATTATATTTTGATAATATTTGTTATGGTCAGCCTGGACCTACTAGAATTCCAGGATTAACAACAAAAATATTACCTAAGTATAAAGCATATCTTGGAATACTTAAATATATATTACTTGTAACTGGTGTAGGATATATGGAACAGTTTAGTGAAGCAGTTTTAATTTGTGCATCTACATCAGAATCTAGTATTTGTCATGAAATATCTGCAGATTTGTTAGATATGATTATTGATTATAAAGATACTTCAATTGATCTTTAAGAGGTAATATATATGAAGAAAACAATTAATCTTGGAAATTGTACTGTAAAAGAATTAAAAGAAGCTTTAAAAAATACAAATGACGATGTAATTATTAATATTTGTAATACTGGAACTACAGGTATAATAAAAGATGTTAATATGGATATTAGTAAAAAATCTATTTGTATAAATATTGAAGCGGATGCATTAAAAAAGGGGTAATAATGAATTATTTTTTAAAGAAATGTATAGCTGAAGGGTGGCCAGTTGTTTGTGACTATGATGGTGTTTTATTTGAAGCACGATTTGAATATATAAGAGTTGGTGCTTGTAATAATGATGAAGAAATCAGAATAAAGCATGAACAAGGTTTATGGTTAATTACTACTCCAATTGGTTTTATGATAAATCTATTAAAAGATTTATCTAATCCAAAATTTGTATTATCACATATTCATACGGATATTGAAGAAAAAACAAAAATTAAACAATTAAATAAATATTATAATGGAATTCCTCTATTGAGAGCTAATTCTGTTGAAGAAAAAATTAAATATTTACAAGATATTTATGATAAATATGGTGGATTTATTTATATCGATGATACATTACCTTATATTCAAATATTTGAGAATGCATTAACTGAAGATACTATGCATTTCTTCCATGTATCATCTTTATATGTATAAGAAAAAATAACATAATGGAGGATAAGTATGGTAAAAGAATACGATTTTAATTATTCAGGTGGTTATATTACAATACAAGATGCTGTAATTAAACTTGATTCTATTGATTATTACAGATTTGATCCTAATCAATTAGTCATGATTATTAATGGAGTAACTATTGGTTTTACTTTAACAGAAAAAGATAATGTTGAATCAATTAAAACTCAATTACAAGACCTCTTTAATCCTAGAGAAATAGTATAATAAAATATTTTTTATTATTTAAGAGGCTATTTAATAAATAATAGAGTGGAATCTGCACAATGGCTTAGTTTAATAAACTAAGTCATTTTTATTACAAAAAAATAAAAAGGAGAATAAAAATTATGAAAATGACAACTTGGGACTTAATAAATGAGGCTAGAAGAAGATTAAATTATAAGTATAACAAAATTGAATGGGTAAATTGTGATTATAGAGTAGAAGATAATAAGTTAATTGTAACTCCAAGAATGATTGCAATAAATGGATGTGATGTTTATTGTAAGGATGAGGAAGTTTGTACTGATCCTTTGACTGTATATTTTGATAAAATACTTCCTAAAACAGTAACATATGTAGATTATAATCCTGAAACTAAAGAATTAAGATTAAATGACACAATTTATTTTATTAAAATATATTATGATGTTGGATTTTTTATTGGAGATTTTGGATGCCAAGACTCACAAGCATTAGAAAGTTTAATGAAATATTTTGGTGAATGGTTATTAAAAGGAGACTAATTATGGGACTTGATATGTATTTATATAGAGCGGATAAAAAAAGATTAAAAAAATTTGAACAATTAACTGATGAAGAGAAAAAGAATGTAGAAAAACCATTTTATGAAGTTGCGTATTGGAGAAAAGCAAATCAAATAAGACAATGGTTTGTTACAAATTGTGGTTATCCAGAAAATGGAAATTGTATAGATTTTAAGCTTAAAAAATCAGATTTAGAAAAATTAGTTGCAGATTGTAAAGCAATTCGTGAAATTTATAAAGAAGCTGAAAATTTATTTGGTGAAGATGAAGATCAAATTTCAAATTATGTAGGAAAGAAAGCTAAAAAAATATTACCTACTCAATCTGGATTTTTCTTTGGTTCCACAGATTATGATTATTATTATTTAATGGATATTGATAATACAATAGAACAATGTGAAAGAGTATTATCTGAAACAAATTGGAAAGACGAAATTGTAGTTTATTATGAATGGTGGTAATTAAGGAGAAATAATATGTCTAATAGATTTGATGCTGAACAAAGAGCTTTTAATAATTGGATAAATACAAATGCAGAAACTGTTGATATTTATAGAAGATACAATCATGATTTTGAGTTTTTTATGGTACCTATAATTCAAAATAGAATTAAAAAAGAAGGTTATACAAAATATCTTGATTTAACAGATGAAGAAATTGATAAACTTTGCAAAGCCATAGATGAAAAGAATGAGCAAATAAGTAAAGAACCTGATGAAAATGGTGTAAGACACATTTCAATTTGGCAAGGGTATAATGAAAGAGATACAATTATTTTAATTAAAGCATTTGTAAAACTTTCAAGCGATGACCAAAATATTATATTAGGTTATTCTTTTAGATAAGGAGTAAATTATGACTAGAGAGGAAATTATAGAAGAAGTTCAAAATTGGAGTGGAGAGAAAACCGATATTTGTGCAAATATTCATCCTGAATTTCGTGATTATTATAATAGATTAAGTGGTAATGTAGTAGATGTTGTTTTTGATGATTTTGAGGGTAAAGCTAATAGAAATACTACATTTTTAGGTATAATTGGTGGATTAGTTGATTCTATTATAATTGGACTTCCAGAAAAAGATGTTAGATATTATGCATTAATTGCTGTTTTATATGATACAATTCATAATTATCAAGACAATTAAGGAGTAAATAAATGAATATTAAAAAAATTTGTGATTATTTAAATAATAATTATAAAGAAGTATTAGAATATTCTTTTTATGGTGATATATGGGACACTATAGTTACTATTAAATTTACTGGTGACTATATAGTAGATAAAGAATTTGGTGATGATTTTATAATTAAAGTGCCTGTAGAAGTTATAACGTCTGAAGACGATGGTGAAAGTTTAGATGAAATAGAGTATTATAATACTGAATTATTTATTTGTAATAATGCAGGTAGACTCTTTATTAGTTTAACAAGATACCCAAATGATCAAGGTGAAATAATTTCTACTGATATGTTTGATACAAATGATTATACTGGTGTTACAATTTGGGAATTTCATAAGAAGCCTCTAGATTATTTATTTAAAAAAATAGGAGAATAATATGTATAAGCATCTTGAACAATTAGATTTTAATTTTGGTGAAGAAATGTTTAGAAGTGCATTAGATCTTAAAAATAGTGATAAATATCATGAATATATGGTTGATGAATTTGAATCTGAATTTGACGATTTAAACGAATTAGATGAAGTTATTGCTGAATTTTATGATCTTATTCAAAGTTTAACTCTTTATAAATCTGAAGGTTATGAATATATTGAATTAGCGGATGATCGAATTGATTTTGGAGTTGGACATTTAAAATTAACTGATGAAGATTATGTTCAATTAGAAATTAGTCAACAAGTATATTTAGATGACGCTTGTCTTGCATTTACCGAAAAGACAAATTCTGAAATATATTTACTTGGTAGAAGTGGAAGACATGTTTGTGTAGATTGTAATTTTGATAATGCACTTAGATTAGAAGAATTATGCGAAGTACAAAAGAAATTACAAGATAGATATATTGAGGATATTCAAAATGAAGCAAAGAAGCTTGCAAAAGGAAAATAATAAAGAATTATTTATTTAATATAAATAATATTGAAAGGAAATTATGTAATATGATTGTAATAGGAGTAGATCTTGGTAACAAATCTAGGAATAGTATTTGTGTTATGCAAGATAGTAAATTATTAGAATGGAGTAGATTAAATTATTCTGATTCTAAAAATACTTGGGAGCATAGACAAAAGATAGTAAAGCAGATAAAAGAATATATTAAAAAGTATAAGTTAAATAAAAAAGATTATCTTTTATTTGAACAAATATTCTTTAGTAGAGGATTATCTAGAATGGCAAATATAACAAGTATGGCATTCTTACAAGCAACTCTTATAAATGAATTTTCAAATAAAATTTCTATAAGTGAAGTACATGTACAATCTTGGAAATCTAAAGTATTAGGTTCAAGATCTGCTACTAAAGATGACGCAGTTAATTATGTTGAAACTTATTATCCAAATGTAGATTTAGATATTATAGTAGAACATAAAAAGAAAGGTACTGAAATAATAAAAGATAATGATACAGCTGACGCAGTATGCATAGCAAAATATGCATTTATTGTGGATCAAAAGAAGTTAGATGAGCATTTAGTTAATTATACATAAGGAGATAATTAATTATTATTTATTTAATATATAAAGGAGAATAATATTATGCAAATAATTTCAGCTGAATTACTTACAATTGAACAATATATGAAGTATAAAGACGTAATACCTTTTAGTGGTGATGCATTTTGGCTTCAAAGTAATCAATCAAATTCTGAATTTGCTCCGGTAGTAGCGAATTCAGGTTATTTTAATGAAAAAGATGATAATTGTTTTGCAAATACTCTTTGTGCTTTTGGTGTAAGAATATTATTAACAGTTGATGGTTTTGACGAAGATATATTAAATTTTGGCGGAAGAGATGTATATACAAAGATTGATGATAATTTATACATTTCAAACAAAATACTTGATTACATTTGGTATGATCAAAATAGTAGCGATTATAAGAATTCGTCTATTAGAGATCAAATTCAAAAGCACGTAAAAAAATACAAAATTTAGGTTATTCAGGCGCAGGCAAGTCTACACCGATAAAGATACTAGTCTCTATGTAAATGGAGGGTTAGTATGGAAATTAAACAATAAAAATAAAATTTTAAGGAGATTATTATGTCTAATAAATATGATGAAATAAAATTTGTTTCTCAATTTTTCGATTTAATAGACAAAAATCCAAAAATAGCAAATACAGTAACTATGTATAAACCAAATGTTGCTATGACATTTAAAGGACCTTATGTATTATTAACATATGAAAATGGACTTAATATAATAGTTAATTCTTATGATTATGATGAAGTTATACATAGTATAAAATATCCAAAAGATGTATTGAATGCAGTTGATAATTTTTATTTATTTACATTATAATAAAAATGTATTATAAATAAATAGGAGGTAATTTATATGTCTAAATTTGATAAATTAGAATGGTATGTATATTGTGAAGATCTTAACGGTAATAGTATTAAAAAATTTAATATTTTTAATCATTATGGTGTAATGGAAGATCTAAAAAAGCTTGATAAAAAAATTAAAGATTATGATGAATTTTGTAAAAAATTTAATACTACTTTAATGTATTATTATTGGTCTAAATGTGAATGGGAAGTAATTATTTCTGATTGGCCACCATCAAAAAGAGATCCAAAAGAAATTAAAGTTGATGTATATGATCAAATTATGTTAAATAAAGATATATTCTTTAAATATGTCTGGAATACAATACATCCAAAAAAGCAAATATAAAAGTCTATTTAATTATAATGGAGTGTGAACAATACCTTAGCAAAAATGCTAAGGTATTATTTTTAATAAATAAGGAGGTGTCAGTAAATGATTATCTTGAAGTTTGGTTATGAAGATTTTATAGAAGATGATGAACCTTTACAATTACATTTTGATAAAGAAAATAATAAATGTTCAGTATATTATACATATTTAGTTACTGACAATAATACCTTTGCAATAGTAAAAAATGAAATAGTTTTACAAAAAGATATGAATGCAATTTTTATTTATAAAGATGGTTTAATTCATAGTACAATAAATAAAATTGATTTTGATAAGAAAAGATTAAAGATAGGAAAGGTGTACTTATCTGAAAAAAGTGATATAATGGCAGTAGGTGTTAATAATCTTTATACACTTCCAGGATTAAATGATAACGAAGAAGATGAAGGAGATTTTTATGGTTGAACGTTATGGTGTATATCGAGATTATGAATATTATGTAGTATTTATGAAGAAAGGCGGTTGGAGGTCTGGATATATTGGTATACCAAAAGGTCATCCATATTATGGCCGTTTTTATGATGAAATACCTTATATTGATTGTCATAAAGGATTAACTTTCAGTGACTTTTTACCAGAATTAGATATTGCTGAAAAAAATATTTGGTATTTAGGTTTTGATTATAATCATTACGCAGATGGATATGATTGGGAATTACTTAAAAAATATAATGGTGCTGCATTTGTTGAAGAACGTTTAAATGAATTAGACGATAGATTAATGACTAGAAAAATTAATACATGTGTTACAACTGATGAAGTTGAAGAAGAATGTAAACATGTAATTGACCAAATTATAGCAAATACTCAAAAATAAGGAGAATATATAAATGTTAAATGAGAAAATGAAAGCTTTTCAAGATTATTATAATACATTTTCAGATAATGATATATTAATGTATCAATATGTAGATGAGAATATTCATGCTGAAAAGTTTATAAATCAAGAATTAGTTACTAAATGCATTAATACGCAAAAGAAAAATAAAAAGATTAAATTTGATTCAATGACAGACGAAGATCAAATAATTGCGTGTATAACAATTGCAAGGTATCTTGAATTAGATTATTTTTATGATTGGTTGAAAGAATTTGGAACTGTAACTTTAAAGTTATTTAATAAATATTTAGTTCCTAGATACGCAGCTTTGATTGATCCTTTTTGTGAAGATAAAGTTGATTTTGAAAAAGAGTTTGCTGAGTATAAACCAGAAATAAAAATTGGTGAACATCATAATGTTTGGGCAATTAAATTAAATTATGATGAAAGTATGAATTCTGTATTTGAATTAGAGAATTTAGATAAAGAAGGATTAAAGCTTCTTAAAGAAAAAGTAGCAATTATTTCTGAATTTGCTAAAAGAGTTAAAGAATATATTGAAGAAAGAGATTTGTTTATTAGTAAGATATATAATCTTTTAGATAAAGATCATTATGAAAGACGTAGATCTAGTATTTATTTAGATACTGCAAAAGGTAATAGAACTCAAAAACATTTAATGGTTGATTCAAATATATATTCAACTTGTTCAGTATATCATGATTTTAATATTTCTGGAATGAGCACTAAAATTAAAGTAATAAGAGGAACAACTGTAGTTGGTGTTATTTGTGATAAAGAAGTTCATTTTGATAATATTGAAGATATAATGAATAATCCTCAATTTATTGATTTAGATGAAATCTTTATTGCAGTTAAATATACAATTGAGCAGAATTATCAAAGTATTGCAATTCTTGATTAAAGAGGTATTTTATGTCTGATAATTGGAATGATGACTGGAGAACAGAGCTCAAAGAGAAAAATTATGATTGTTGGGAAAGATTAGCTGAATGTCGAAATACTTTAAAAGATGTTAAACTTATGGCTAAACTTATGTATCAATATAATCCAAGGCAAGAAGCAAAAGACTGTTTAGTTAGAATGCTTGAATGGGTTTGTGATTGGAATAATCAATATAATATTGATCCAACTAGAGAAGAATTTGATGAAATGGTAAAATATATTAAAGGAGAAAAATAATGAAAGATAGTTTTAAGTTAGTAAATTATACTACGCTAACTCCTAAAATAATAGATGAAACTATATACTTATCTGATGTAAAAATAGAATTTAAGTTTCATTTTAAGGATGCAAAAATAGCTGGAGATAAAATAAAATTATTTTACAATACTCAAGCAAAGTTAATCAATTCAGAACTTGAAATTGCAGGCGAATTTTATGATCATGCAGATATTGATGTATCAATTGACACTATCTTTACTTTACCTATTTCTGAATTATATACAACAATAAATAATAAAAGAGATTTTGAGGAAATCAATGATCTAGAAGTAGAAATTCAGCATTCTATAATAACTAACTTTGCATGTTATAATAAACAAATAGATTCAGATTTAAAAGAAAAGCTTGTATTAGAAAATATTAAAAAGTTAGAAAATATATTTACAACACAAGGATTATTAGCAGGTTGTACTTTAGAATGTGTATTAAATGATATAAGTTATATAGTAGGAGATTAATGTATGGATATTGAAAAATTACAAAGAATTAGAGATGATATTTTGGATGCAGAACAATATAATATGCAAGCAATTTATAATAGACAATTAGATGATGCTTTTAATAGTTTATATACTTTTGAAGACAGAGAAAGATATAAAGATAAAATAAAATCTTCAATTGAAAAACTTGATGATTATCAGTTGCAAGAAGTATTAGAATATTATGTTAAAAATTATACAAAATCATCTTATTTTTCTATTAAAGTAGACGTAGATTTTCCAATTTATAAAGTGCAGAAGCATGTAGATGAAAATGGTAAGCTTGCATATTATGAGATAGATTCATCTAATACAGAGCTTTCTGGATTTTTTAGAGATGGGTCTTATATATTTCGTATAAATTTATATGGATTTGAACGTATTGACAAAGACTCTCCTGCAATAAGATCTATTAATAAAAACTGGGAAAAAGCTTGTACTGATCTTGCAGTAAGAGTAAAAGAATATTTTAATAAAACAGAAAATCAACTATTTGAAAATGAAGATGAAGTTGTTTGTAATTTTCTTATTAACCCTTTAATAGAAAGACTTCAAGCATTTGGATGTATTTATAAAGATTTTGATTTAACACATGAAGTAAATCACGGTAAATGTCGGTACGAATGCACAATTATAATAAAAAATCCAGTATATGAAGGAGACTAATATATGTTAAAATTAATGATGGAATGTACAGATTGTGGTTATGAGGGAGATGTAATTGATATTACATGTTTAGATGGTTGTTGTCCAGCTTGCCATGAACATTCAGGTAATATTATTTATGGTAGTAAAATGACTGCAAAAGAGTTTTTAACTGAATTATATAAAATGTCTGAAAGAGATATTGCAAAGTATGCAGAAGCTATTAGAGTTTGTGCTGAAGACATTGTAGAAAATGATCTTTGAGGTACTATAATGAATAGTAGAGAAATTAGAATAAATTTTATTGAATATTTATATAAAAATTATTTTGATCCTGAAATGGATGATATTCTTATTAGCTATGGTGCAATAGAAAATACTGAAAGTCCAGATGGTTTTTATGCATCTATGTCTCAATCTCAATTATTAGGCGCTGCAACTGCATTTTATACAAGATATAAGAATGTCGTACCTGAACTTAAATATTTATTTTGTTTAATTCGTATTAATGCAGGAATAGATGTAACTGATGAACTATATATTAATGCATTTAGAGATGGATATAGTCTTGCAGGTAAAGATTATACAAAATTAGATGAAATTTTAGGTTTATAAAGGAGAATAATTATGGAATTAGAAGAATTAATATATCAACGAGCACAATTAAAAAAAAATTTAACAGAAATTGAAATATGGGTACTTGATTTAATATTAATTGATGATTTAACTTTAGTAACTTTAAATGATGATGAAATACGTCTTTTATGTAAAGAAGCTAGAGAAAAAGCAAGAAAATATTATAATGAACATTATTCTGAAGATGAATATATGAGAAATCATTTAAAATGGGAAGAGCTTAATAGAGAAAAAATTCATAAAATTATGATTTTAAATAGAGATATTTTAAAATTACAAGCTGGAAAGAAATAACTCACTTTAAATAAAAGAATAGGAGAATAATTATGTCATTAATTTTAGATTGGGAAATTCTTTGGGAGAATTATGTTGAAGATTATGTTAGTGTTGCAATTACTGAAGGTTGGGTAAAAGATAAAAATTTAGATATTGATGAGTGGTTACAAAATAAAATAATTAAAAGAATTATTAGAGATGATCTTAGTGAAAAAGGTTTTTCTAAAGGAGAAATTCAACAATTAATTGATAAAAATGTAACTAATTCTGTTAGTAATAAATTTATTGCTTATTCTCTTTTACTTGATGGCTTTGAGTGGGATGGTGTAGAAGATCTTAAAAAATTATTACAAAAAGAGAACATAGATCTTAGAGAAGATGTAATTAGCGACAATGATCTTAAGCAAATAGATAAATTTGCACAAGATTTGGATATTTGAGATAAATAAGGAGACTAACTATGGCAACATTAATAGATGAATTTTCATTAGATTGCAGAGTTTATAATGATCTTTCAATGCCAGATAATTGTGATTTAGCTGCAGACATGGCAGAACATTTTGGGATAGATTGTAGTGGATATGATGAAACAGTTTCATCTGATTCTATTGATCTGGAAAATGTTGATTCAAGCATTTTAAGAAAAATTAAATCAGTTGATCTTTATTTTGAAGACGAAAAGATTACAGAGACTTATGTATATGGAACTGCACATATTGTTTTTTATTTAACAGAACATTTTTCTGAGAATGAAGTAAATATTTTAAAGAAGTTATTTAGAAAAGGTGTAGGTACAGAGTATATTCTTAAAGAAAATATAAGGAAAGTATATCATAGAATTATAGAATTAGATTAAGGAGAATAATTATGAAAAAGTTATCAAATGTTGAAGGTATTAAAGAATTAAAAGCTGGTGCAGAAGGTCTTCAAATTGAATTTGAAATTTATAAATCTGACCGAGATGGATCTAACGAATTTAGTGTATATATTTCTCATGATGGAAGTTCTGGCTGTACTTATAATCGTTTAGTTACTTCAGCTGATATTGCAAAAATTATTGACGAGTATATTGAATTCAATATGTGAGGATAAAATTATGTCTAAAATGAAAAGATTTTATGAGGATATTGTAGATATTTTCTATACAATGGCAAAAGAAGATAATTATGGTAAACCTTATAAAGATGATGGAGTAAATTTTTTATGGGTACATGATTCATCTGATGGTTGGTTAGATCAAATTAGTATTAAGATGGATTTTGAAAATAATGATTTTTATCTTGAAACAATGTGGTCAGAAGGTAAACCAATTCAAACTAATGATTTTATAGTTTTTCTTAAAGGTTTAGTTGCAATGTGTGATAATTATAAAACAATTAATCCTGACAGTATTAAGAAAATAAATACATATATTGGTTGAAAAATTTAAATTATTATTTACAAATCATAAAAAATTTAATATAATAAATTTATTCATTTAAAGAAAGGAATTTATAAAAATGAATAAGATTTTTGAAAAATATAAAGAAATTACTAAGGTTGTTAAGATAGGTGAAATTGACGGTAAAGCAGAATTGCTTGTATTTACAAAGCCTAATACACATTATCAGGCAACTTATATAGATTTATATGATGTACTTATTACAAATCATAAATCAGTATATCTTTATATGGCTGCAGATGAACGATATGCGGAATTGTTAAATGTAAATGGAGATATAATTTATGAGGCCAAGGAGATTTAAAAATTATTCAAGATATACAGATTCACAACGTATTCAAGAAGGAAGAGCTTCAGTTAAACAAGCAAAAAATCATTTAGAAATAAGTGAAATATTTATAGATAGATTTTTTGATAATAAGAAAACAGATCAAAGTGATATTAGAACTGGTTTAGTTGAAATAGCTATGGGTATTGAAATTATGTTAAAGGGTCTTCTTGAATATTATGGAGAAGAATATGAAGAAGAACATACATCTGTATATAATGCTACACTTTTAGAAGCATTAAAAATTCCAGAATTACAAAAAGAATTTTTAGATATGCTAGGAATTTTAATGAATGTTGATTTTTCATATGAATTAAAACAAATTTTAGCAAGTGAAAAAAGTGCAAAATATAATAATTATTATTATAAAAGTTGGTGGCTAACAGACGCACAAAGATTAAGACGAATGCTATTAAGATTTGCAACTAAATATATTTTAACTGACGAATAAAAAACTTATTTACAATTAAAAATCAAAGTGATATAATAATTAAAAAAACCAAAAATAGGGTCTATTTTAGATCCTATTTTTTATTAAATTTTAAAAGGCTATTTAATTATATTACAGAACCAGAAATGGTTCGGAAAATAGAAAGGAATTTGAAAACTATGGCAGAGAATACTGAAAAGAAGGCAGTAAAGAAGATTTCGCCTCTTGCAAAGGCAAAGATTGCAGCTAAGAAGGCATCAGCAGACGTAAAGGCTGCAGACAAGGCAATCGCAAAGGCAAAGGCAGATCTTGCAAAGGCAACAGATAAGTTGAAGAAGACTAAGGCTGTTGAGAAGGCTGCACTCGCTAAGGTTAAGGAGCTTGAGAAGGCAGAGGCTGTTAAGAAGGTTCCAGCTAAGGAAGCTGCTAAGAAGTCTTCAGTTAAGAAGCCGATTCAGAAAGCTTCTACTGCAAAGAAGAGCTAATCTTGCTTACAACCGATAGATAAAGTCTATCAATTTTAATTTAAATACCTAACTCTAAAAAGGGTTAGGTATTTTTATTTTTAGTTTACAAATAAACCTTTTCTATATAAAATATAATATATTTTATAAATACGAAAGGGTAATAAAATATGAAAAATAAGATAATTGCAGTACTTTTAGCAAGTACTATGTTATTTTTAACAAGTTGCAAGCAGTCTACAAATGAGTCTACAACTGTAACTTCAGATAATACTTCTGCAATTGTAACTACAACATCAAAACCTATTACAAAATATTCTACATATATCAATCTTGAAGGATTATCTGCAAATCAGGTATTTGATAATATTTGGAAGACTGGATATTTTCCTAATGATATGTCTAGACAAGATTATATGAATAGATTTGTTTGTCAGCCTGAAGAAATAAGTGATATTAGTACAACTGATTTTTATTGGGAATTTGAAATAAAAGATAGTAAGCAGTATATTGAATATGTTGATGTATATATTGCATTAGGTTCTGAAGAAAGTAAGATGAGTTATTCAACAAAGACAACCGCTACAGTATCTATTAAATTTGATGAAGAAAGTAATGCAAAGGAATTATTCTCAACTGCGCTTAATAGGTATCAGAAGCTTGGATTTTCTGTAATTTCAAACTCTTATGATTCTGATGAAAAGCAAAGAGATGTTGTTATTACAAAAAATGATATGAATTATACAATTAGTATAAGTGATAAAAATGTAATTCTTAAAGTTCCTGCTTATACAAATGAAATTTCTTCAGCTCCTGCTTTGAATAAATAAAAATTTTTTCTTATTATTAGTATTATAAACATGGGATTTTATAAAAACCTATTTATTTATACTATTTTAAGAAAGGAAAGAATATTAGTTAATGAATATATTAAATGACGATTGGTTATTTGTTAAATATAATACTGGAAAAGTAAGGCAAATATCTGTTAGACAGGCATTTCAAGACGCTGAAAAAATTAAGAATATTGAAACACCTACATTTCATGGTACAACTGTAAGTTTATATGATGTACCAGTTATTCAGTTTCTTTGTATTCTTTTATTGTCTGCATATTTTAAGCCTAAGAATAAGTTTAAGGCTGCAGATAAATATTTTAATAAAGAATTAACTGAAAAAGGTTGGGATCTTAAAGTTATTAATGATTATTTTGATAAATGGGAAAAGAGATTTAATCTTTTTGACAACAAATATCCATTTTTACAAGATATTAGATTAAAGAATGAAATTAAAGAAGATAGTAAAGAAGATTTAAGTTTTATTTCAAAATCAAGTCTTTTAGCTCCAGGCGGAAATAATCTTATATTTGAACATAATTCAGCTTCAAAAACAGATTTAGTTGATTTTAAGCCTGAAGCAGATGAATTAGTATATATTTTGTTGTACCTTAGAACACTTGGAACATCTCCAATGGCAGCACAATATCCATATAAAGCAATGAGTGCAAATGCAACATTGTTTATATTAAATTATGGTAAAAATCTTAAAGAAACTATTATTGCAAATTGCTTACCTTTAAGAGATAGTGAACAAGGTACAATTTATGATAAACCTATTTGGGAATTTAATAATTTTGATGAATTATTAGATTATGATACAGGTGACATTTATAAAAATGTTCTTCTGTGTACTTATTTTCCATATCCAATTTATATACAGTATGATAAGGAAGTAAAAAATATTTTACTTGCTAAATCTATTAGTGCTGGAAAAACGAATTATGATATATTTGATGCAGAAACAAGAAATAGTATAAGTAGTAGTTATGCATATACAAATCCTTGGGCAATAAAGAAATATGTTATAGATAAGAAAACAGAAGTTGGTACTTGGAGTTATAAAGAGTGGAATAATACATTAAAACTTATAAATCTTTGTATTGAAATTACACAAAAGAATAATGAAGGTTTTATATGTAATTTATTCTCAAGTGATTTTCAAGCAAATGATAATGTAAAGTCAATAATTTATTATAGACAATATGATGGAATGAAATCTAATGTATTATCTTTTGGTAAGTATAATGTAGAGAAAGGCATTCTTAATAAACTTCAAAAAGAAAAGAATCATGAAATTGCAGTTGAATTCCAAAATATGTTTAATAAAATACAATCTAAATTTGCAATCTTTAATGATTCTGGAATAAATAAATCAAGTCTTGAAGATATAAAATTATTGTTTGCAAAGAATGCTGAGAATTATTTCTTTACAACATTTATTGAAAACATAAATAAAAAAGGTTATATAGATGAAGTAACAAAATTATTTATAGATGATGCAAAGAAAGTAGTTAAAAAGTTAGAAGCAGTAACAAATAATCCACTTAAATATGCTGAAGCGTATAGAAAATTTTGCGGAAGTTTAAATAAATTAAAGGAAGGAAATGATAATAATGGCAGAGAATCTTGATACAAAGTTTTTCTCAAATATGCTTGGTTATGCAAATTCATCAAGTTATTATCCAATTAAAAGATCATTTGGTCAAACATTACAAACTTGTGATATGGATGCATTAATTGCATATACTAAGTTATCACAAAATAAAAATCCAATTGATCAAAATATTGAATTTTTAATTGCTGGTCTTTGTTATAATTCTATTAGACCTGGGCAAGAAAGACCAACTTATGTTAGATTTGAAGATGTATTAGCAAGAGTTCATAGACCTGAAGAAATTGAAAAGTTTTTGAAACTTAGATATGATAATGATGGTTATTTTGCAAAAAGATTTTATACTTTAGCACGAAAAGCAATATCTTGCTTACAACCATTTGAACAATTTGATTATATTAAGTTATATAAAGATTTAAAATATTGGAATGCTAATAATAGTGTAAAAATGAAATGGGCAATGGCAATTGCTAGAGCAGATTTTGAAACTGAGGAGTAAAGAAAGGAAATTAAAATATTATGGGAAATTTTATAGCAGTACATTTACTTAAGCATTATAATCCTGGTACCTTTAATAGAGGTGAAGATGGAGAAGCAAAGCAGATTACAGTTGGTGGAGTAAATAGAGTTAGATTTTCATCACAGTGTCAAAAGAGAGCAATTAGAGAATTGATGGCTTGTGATGAGATTAGAACAACTCAGATTGAAAAGCTTATTTCAGATTGTCTTGATGTTAAGGTTGCAGATAAGACTATTACTGCAGACGAAAAAGATGCAATTGGTAAGGCAATTTGTTCTAAGGAAGTTATTGGTGTAGATCCTAATCAATGGGAAACTATTATGGGACGTTATGATAAGAAAATCAATCGAGTTGTAGTTACTACAAATGCTGCAGAAATTGATGCTCTTATTGCTGCTTTTATTGACTTTGTAAAAGAAAATGGTGTAAAGAAACTTGATAAAACAAATATTGAAAAGGTTGCTAAGACTGCTGCTCTTAATGATGTAAATCTTTCAGTTGCAAAGTCTTTGTTTGGTACAATGGCAACTGATGGTGTACTTGGTACAGTTGATGGTGCTTTACAGATGGGCCAAGCTTATTCAGTAGATGCATATCTTCCTGAATCTGACTTCTTTACAGTTAAATTTGTAGGTAGATCTGGTGCTGATTCTTCAGATCCATTCTTTGGTGCGTATGATAATTTTAATAATACAGAAAGTGCAAAATCTAATGGTGAAACAATTAACCAAGGTCTTTCATTATATTCTAATTTGATGTACTCTTACGCAAATATTAACCTTAAGGAATTTGAGAGAAATCTTAATACTTTTGTATATCCTAGAATATATTCGCCTAATAAAGATACAAAAGAAACTCTTGTAAATTCTGTTATTGATTTTACTAAATCAATGATTGCAATGGTACCTGAAGCAACTCAGAATAGATCTGCTTCTTGTGTTGAGCCTACTGCAATTCTTATTGAACTTATTGAAGATGGTTCTAACTTACAACCTGATTGGAGTAAGGTAATTACTGCAACAAATGAAAAAACAATTTCAGAGCAAGCTGTAGAAAAGCTTAGTAAGTTTGCAAATAATAAGACATTTAGATCTGGTAAGATTCAGCAATTTGTAATGTTTGGTAGTGATTTTGAGGATGCTGCAAAATTATTTAAGGATGCTAAGCAGATTACAAGTCTTGATGAACTTGAAACGGTATTAAAGAAGGCAGTTTCTGCATTAATCTAAGAGGTATAATAAATGAATTATTTAAAGTTAACATTATCTGGAGTCTTACAATATTTTTCTGACTCAGATTCTATTGCTTTAAGAACAACTTATAATACTTCATTATATCCAACAAAAAAAGCTATAGTTGGTATGTTAGCTTCTGCTTTAGGATATGAAAGAAATGATGTTAGAAGTAAAGAACTTTTTAATAATATTGACGTTAAGTATTCTATTATTGAAGAACCAATTATTTTAAATGATTTTCAAACAATAAGACCTCTTAAAAGTCAAAAGAATTATATGAATAAATTTAATAAACGAAATACATTTCAAACTGTTGAAGGTAAATATAGAGATGGTTCTTTATGTAAAAAAGTTCAATTTTTACAAGATGCAGAATATGAAATTTTTATAGGTGGTTCTGATGAGCTATTAAAAGAATTATATGATGCAATTCAAAATCCAGTTTATTCATTATTTATTGGAAAGAGAAGTTGCGTACCTAATAAACCTATAGTAACAGAATTTAAGTTAATTAAGAAGGAGGAACTTAAGAATGTACATGACTGTGCTTAAGATGACTAGACCATCTATTTTATCTGCCACAGATCTATTAGACATTAATAGTTCTAATTCAGTTCATAAATGGTTAACTGAACAACAAGATACACATAGAGCTGAAGGTAAAATTCTTTATAAGATTATTTCTAGAAATGATGAAATCTATATGTATATTCAATCAAAAGATAAATTTAATTTAACAAATATTGAAAAATATGGATTTGAATTAGTTAAAGAATTTGAAAATGATATTACAAATACAGGAATATATCAATTTGATCTCCAGGTCTTCCCATGTAAAACCCATGATGATAAGAGATATTTCTTAAAAGATATTAATGACCGTTATTTATGGTTACAACGTCAATTCAATAAATATAATATTGATTTATTGGAATGTACAGAATATAGACAAACAGATATTATATTTGACAAAGATAAAGTAAAAAATATTCCTACTTCTACATTTAGAGGTAAAATTCAAATTAATAATATTGAACAAGCGCAAGAAATGATTGAAAATGGTGTTGGAAGGTTTAAGAATTATGGATTAGGTTTATTACTTTTAAAAGCAATTTGATATAGGTTTTTCAATGTCGGATATTATCTTCGACATTCTCAGAGGATAGTTTCCATATAGATGGAAGTTTTTCTTTGCCGGAGTTTCATATTTTAACTCAGCAAAATGTTTCCTTTTTTAGGAAGTTTTTCTATCCCTATAATAAGTCGGATAGTGTCAATCACTGATTCTCATAGTATGGGAGTTTTTCTATGGGATTTTAAAAGTTGTATCGGCTCGTCTCATTTTCTCCTGGTAAGGAGGTTTTTCTGAGTATCTGAATGGTCTAATTCATCAGGTTCAGAGTTCTCCAAGTAATTGGAGGTTTACATTTAAATAATTATTAATTATAATTTTATATATACCTTTGGAGGTTATATTTAAATGGACAAAAATTTAACAGTACTTTTATTGTTTGGTGATGCTCAAGCAGTAGAAGTAAAAATGCGTAGATATTTTTATGAAGTAAAAGATAATGTATTTGTCAGCACAATGTCTGAACAAATGAGAAATGAAGTTTGGTCAGAGCTCGAAGCTTCTGGTGTAGAAGCTAATATGATTATTCAAGCTGATAATGAACAAGGTTTCATTTATAAAACAACAAAAGAAGATGCAGATTTTAATATTAAAGATGTTAATGGATTCATTTTACCTATTAACTCTACTGCAAATTCAATAATTGATATTGATGATCTTTATGCAAAACAAGATAGATCTTTAATTGATCATATTTTAGATGTTGCTTGTATTGCAGAAGCTTTAATGAGAGAAGGTCGTGCATATAATATGACAAAGTCTATTGCAGAAGCAACTGGAGTAGATTTTGATACAGTAGTTAGTTCTATTTGTTGGCTTTGCGCATTACATGATATTGGTAAAGCGCATCCTTATTTTATTGCGAAAATGTATTCAAATTCTCTTAATATCAAACAAGTTGAAATTTATAAGAGATTAAAAGCACAGAAATTAGTTCCTGATGGAGATTATTCTTCATTTAGGCATGAACGTTTTTCTAGAGACATTCTTAAAAAATATTTTGCAAAAAATAATTATCCAATTGAAGCAAATGATTTTGCAAATATAGTAGCGTATCATCATCAAGGTAAAGATGAATTTGATTTTTCAGATACAATTACTTTGAAAGATGGACCTTGGCTTGCAATGCATGATCAAATTATTGATCTTGTAGAAAAAGAATATCATTTTGATAAGACATTTGCAGCAAATAAGAATTTTGTAAATGGTGTTAATTACTCTATTCTTTCTATTATGGTTACAGCTGACTGGATTGCTTCTGGTGAAATTTGGAAGACAAAAGTTAGTATGACTCCAGATAGAAAATATTGTGCAAAACGTTTCTTAATAGAAAATGCTTTAATGTATAGGCCTATGAATGAAAGGTTTAGAAAAACACAGTGGCAAGATGCATTTACATTTATGCCTAATGAAATGCAGATTAAAACAATTAAAGCATCAAAAGATAATCCTGAATTAATGATTATTGAATATCCTTGTGGTGGTGGTAAGACAGAAGCTGCTCTTGCTGCTGCAATTCATATGGGATATGATAGATCTGGTATATTTATCGCTACTCCTACAATGGCTACAGCAAAAGGTATGACACTTAGAATGAATGATTTAGTACATAAAATGAGTTTAGGTTTTATTGTACCAGAATTTGATTCAAGTAACCTTTGGTCAGATGATGATATGTCAAAAATTCCAGCTGAATTATGGACCTCAAAATCTAGACATAGAATGCTTTATCCATTTGCAGTAGGTACAGTTGACCAGGTTCTTAAAACTATGTTGTATTATAGATATGCTTGTATTGGTCTTATGGGACTTTCAGATAAAGTCTTGATCATAGATGAGGTTCATGCTTATGATTCATATATGAAGACAGAAATTAAAATGCTTCTTAAATGGTGTAAATTTTTACATATTCCAGTAATTATGCTTTCTGCTACATTACCTACAATTACTAAAATTGATATGTTAAGAACTATGGGTTGTAGAAGAGAAGATTTAAATATCTCAAATGATTATCCTCTTATTACAACATTTAAGAATAATAAATGTAATGACTTTACAGTTAAATGTGAAGGCAAAAAATTTAAAGTTAATATTATTGAAACAGACAATTATGAACAAGAGTGGGAAAATGCAATTGTAAAGAATAGAAGAGGTTGTAATGCTTTTATTGAAGGTACAGTTGATCAAACTTGGCTAATTTATAATATTGCAAAGAAACATAAAATTAATCCAATGATGTTTAATGGTAGAGATACTCTTGAACATAAAGAAAATAAGACACTTACTCTACTTAAGAAATTAGGTAAAAATAGAGCAAAACGTCCAAAAAGATTAACATTAACTGCTACATCTATTATTGAGCAGTCTCTTGATATTGACCTTGATAGAATGTTTACTTGTATTGCTCCTATTGATCTTCTTATTCAAAGATTCGGTCGTGTACAAAGACATGATGACGCAGGTACAATAAGAGAAAATGAAACTATTGATAACCCAATCAATATTATCATTTCAACAAAATTTATAGATATGCCTTGTAGTAAAATTTATGGTGTACCTATTCTTAAAAAGACAATTGAAGTACTAAGAGGTAGAACTGAAATTGATACAGTAAAAGATGCTAGATTACTTATTGATGCAGTTTATAGTGATCCAACTATTGTTGAAAGACCTAAACTCATTGTTGCAGCAAAATTTAATACAATTGAAGAACCTAACAAAAATGCTATGTTTGATAATGACAATAGTAAATATGCTAGATTTACTCAAATGCAAAATGAGACTAGATTTGAAACATATCCTACAGTTTCAATTGCTATAATTGATGATCCAGATTATGTTATGGATATTGAAACAAACTATCCTAAAATTAGAAAAATTATGAAGTCTCAAGTAGTAACTATTTCAGAATTCCAAAATTCTGATATTGAAGTTGCTCCTCTCATATTTGAAAATCATAAAACATTATCTGAAATCAATTTCTACCTAAAAGACGATTTATTAAAACAAAATATTATATTAACAGAAGATGGTTTAAAATTTGGTAAAAATCATATATAATTTTTAAAAGTTTTTCACAGAATGGTGGAGTTGTAAAGTCAACTACCTTAATTTTCCATATTATGGAAGTAATAACAAATAAGGAGATACTATATTATGAAAAGAATAATTATTACAATAATGTTACTTTGTTTAATTCTTGTTACATCTTGTAATAAAGCTGATACATCATATACAATAACTCCTACTATTGAAAGTTCATCAATTTATACATTAAAATTAATAGATAAAGAAGAAATATATAAAATAATTGACGCATTATATTTAGGTGAACCAAAAGTTGGAGATACTACAACACAAATCTATCATCGAGTAAGAGATCATATTCAAGAACCTTGTAATGGTTATTGTATTTATGAAGATAATGATATTTGTATAGAATATGGTAATATTACTCCTGAATATCATGATGGTATTGGTGGTAAAGATAATGTATGTAAAATAGTTTATAATGGCTATACATTAGAATATCAAAATAAAAGAAGTACAGATATTAAAGTTACAGGTAATAAACCTTATGATGAAGACTTACCTGGTCTCGGTGTAGTTGTATTTCATATCTATGATGAATCAAGAGCAAATGAATTATACGGAATTTTAGGAAGTTATATAAATAATAAATATCCAAATACAATCAAAAATGCAAATAATAAAGATAATGGCTACGCTTCATATGTTCATATTTACAATGAAAAAGATTATTATGCTGCAACTAATATGAGATTTGATGAAAAAATTAAATGTTGGACAGTTATTTATGTTGCAAAATTCTTTCCAATAAGTCCAGCTAATAAAGAATTAGAAGCCTCATCAAAAAGAGCTGCAACTTCAACAACAACTACAGAACCAACAATAATAGAATCTGTAGATCCTTATGAAGACGGTGTTTATCATTAAAATAATAAAATAAAATTTAACTTTTCAATATCCTCTAATTCATTTTAGAGGATATTTTTTTATAGACTATTTAATTATACTAAAAATAGATTAATCGCAGCTAGGTCTCATTTGCCAATCTGCTTTTAATATATTAAGCTTAATATTTAAGGAGGTAAATTTATGTCTAAAGAATTTGTGGACTTCTCAGTTCGTCCACTCAACCGTTCTGGACCTTACTATGGGTTCGAACTTGCAGAAGATCCTCTGCATCTAATGCCAGATGGAACTGTCTTTCACAATTCTGGAAAAAGTGTTTGTGAACAGAGTATTGTAGGACACGTTTCTAGATTTGCTGACAGATTCCAATTAGTAGGCGTAGATGTAAAGCGTATTTAATTCAATGCGCATTTCTATTGAACTCTATTGCTCAGAGGTGTATATATGATCGTATTCATATATGCTAACGGTATCAGCAAAATAAGCATAGTTGGTTGGGTGTTACAACAGTTGCCAACTTTTATCCAAATGACGAAACAGCTGACTAAGAGAACCTAAGCCTAAAAATAGGTCAGTTAAAGGTAATACCGTGGGAAGACTTATTATAAAGGAAATAAATTAATTATGAATGTTTATTATGTATATGAATGGTATAATATTGATACAAATATAGTATTTTATGTTGGAAAAGGTAAAGGTAATAGAGCATACTCTGATAGAAATAGAAATAAATTTTTCTTAAACTATAAAAAAACTAACAATGTAAATGTTAGATTTGTTAAAACTGATTTATCTGAAGAAGATGCTTGGGATTTAGAAGAAAAACTTATTACATATTATTGGAGTATTAATCAATGTTTTACTAATTTTCATCCAGGTGGTAAATCATTATGTTGGAATAAAGGTAAAAAATTTGACGAAGAATATGCAAATAAACGTAGACAAGTACCTGAACAACATAAAACCTCTAAAAAAGTTATTAGAACTGATATAAAAACTAATGAAAGTGTTATATATGGTTCTTTAAATTTAGCAGCAAGAACTAATAATATAAGACCAAGTTATTTGTCTATGATGTGTCATCATCAAAAACCTAATATACGTAATAATTTTATATATAATTTTTATAATGAGTAACCTGTATCGACTATTCCCGTGAGGGAAGTACTCCAGAAGATGAGCTACTGGCTAGGAAGTGGTAGAAGTACATTTGTACAAGATATAGTCAGTTTATTATGGAAACATAGTAAGATAATGGTTGAATTTAATTTGTTGAAGGGCGTGAAAGGTTGTAAAGGTGTAGCGTTAGATGTACCTACAGCAGCTGCAACAATTGAAAACTTTCAAAGGCAGATGATGAACAGATTCCAGTTCATGCAGGATCAGCAAGTTAATAACATTTACAAGATAAAAGATAAAGAAGTCGATTATTATACTTGGGCAGGACAAAAATATCAATTTGATGAATTGTTCGAGTTGAAAGTTGACTTGGATGAGAATGATCGAAATTATTCAAAATTGAAAATGATCTATAATGATGGCAGACAACCAATGATCATCACAATTCAAGAAATTTATGATGGAATGATGGAAGGTAAATGGGATGGACGTCACCCACAAATGCCTGTACAAAAAGGAATCAATTCATACATAAATAAAGATTCAATACGTAAATCTAAAGGTATTTTTGTTCCTAAAATACTTTTATTTATGGCGGATGAGCTAAGATTCATTTGGCTCGGTATATTTTAAATTTCTTATAATTTAAAATTACAAAAATTAACCCATTGAATTGCTGGAAACTCTTTAGAGCTTCTTAAACTACAACATAATATCTTAAATGATATAAGTGTGAATGTTTAAAAATTAAGAAGATTAGACAATCAGCAGCTAAGACCGAAAGGTAAAGTTCAGAGACTATCGAAAATATAGCTTAAGAGAAATACTTAAGTGAAGAAGTGAGTAGAGTAGCAGAAATGCGAAGTGGTGGGTATTATGTAGAGGTTAATACAATACATAATAAAGATATAGTCCAGCATATATAATAAATATATATTGCAGAAACGAACTTATGAACTCAGATGACTATAAATCAGTAGATACGTTTAAAACCTGTTTAGGATCTATAGCACGTTTAGGACGTGCTGCAGCTACACATTTAGTTCTTGCTTAACAAAAAATAATTTTTAAAAGGTAATTAAAATGAAATGTTTAATTTGCAATCATGAAAGTCCAAATTTTAGAGGTCTTGGAAATCATATTAAAAAAGCGCATAAAATAAATAGAAAAGATTATTATGATAAGTATTTAAAGAAAGATAATGAAGATATTTGTCCAGTATGTGGTAAATTTAATAAATTCATTAATCTTAATATTGGTTATTCTAGAACTTGTAGTGTTTCTTGTGGTCAAAAACATCCTGATACAAGAAATAAAATTGAAAATACAAATATTAAAAAATATGGAAAATCTACACCATTAATTACAACTGAGTCATTAAATAAAAGTCATAATAAAAATGCAATGACTAAAAAGAAAAATACTATGCTAGATAAATATGGTTATATTAGTGCATTTAGTATAAGTGAAACACAAAATAAATGTAAAGAAACAATGATTCAAAAATATGGATGTAGTAATCCTATGGTTTGTAATTTTTCATTATTTAAAAAATATAATGGTACAAGATCTTCATATGAGCAGTTATTAAAAGATACATTTGAAAAGAATAATATATCTTATATATATGAATATAATAAAGATATTCGTTATCCTTATTTTTGCGATTTTTATTTGCCAGAAAAAGATATATTTATAGAAATTAATGGTTTTTGGATGCATAATTCGCATTGGTTTGATAAAAATAATAATGAAGATTTAAAAATATTGAAACAATGGAAGAAAAAAGCAAAAACTTCAACTCGTATGAATGCAGCTATACAAATATGGACAAAGCATGATATAGAAAAACGAAATTGCGCTAAAAATAATAAATTAAATTATGTTGTTTTATGGAATAAACAAGACATAATTGATTGGATAAATTCAAATTTTAAAATTAGGCATGATTACTAATTAAAAATTATGACAGGCACAAATATAAGCAATTATATTTGTTAACCCATTGAATTGCTGGAAACTCTTTATGCTATTTAAACTACAACATAAGAATGAAATATATCTAAGTGTGAATGTTTGAAAATTAAATAGATTAGACAATCAGCAGCTAAGTCTCGAATAGAGAAAAGTTCAACGACTATCGAAAATATAATTATAGAGAAATACTATAATGAATAAATGAGTAGAGTAGGTATATACCAAAGTGGTGGGCATCTTATAAAGGATAAAACAATATAAGACGAAGATATAGTCTAATAGCATAAATTATGCTAGTGTCAGAGAGCTAGTGGATCTACAATTTCTACTGATTTGAAGAATAACATTGGTATGTGTGTATTACTTGGAGCTTTTGATGACGGCGCCTCAAGTTTAATGTTTGATAAGGATTAATTGAATAGTCCTGGTATATGGTGACATATACAAAAATTAACCTATTTAATTGCTGGAAATTCCTTAGAGATTATTTACTACAACGTAAATTTGAGATATAATAATTAAGCGTGATAGTTTAAAAAATAATAATATTGGAAAATCAGCAGCCAAGCTCTGATGAGGAGAAGGTTCAACGACTATCGAAAGTATAACTTTTAAAAGTTAGTAAATGAGTAGAGTAGCACCAAATTATTGGGTTGGTTTTATAATGAGAATAGTTATAAGTAATTCCATTAAAGCGAAATAATAGGTATCTAATTAAGATAAAGATATAGTCTACTCTTGTATGAAAATACAAGACAGTTTTTACTGTTTAAGTATGTAGTGAATACTTAATAATTTTTAGGATTTCAAATCTTGCTAAGCCCGAAATCAAAGGAAGAGGATTTATAGGAAATGGTGGAAATAATATAATTGAGACTCAGACATATTATACTCAGCCTGAAAAAGACTGGATATTTGATGAGAATATGATGGACACTTATAAAAATCCTGTATATCAAGAACAAAAGTATGGAAAGAAATTAGAAGAAGCAGAAGTTAATAAGATACTTGAAGGTGATGAGTGGGTCAAACAAATTCCTTTAGATCAACTTGATGATGAAGATTTAGAGGAGCCAAAAGATAAAGATTTTGAAGATGAAGATGATGAATTTGATTCTGAGGATGATTTTAGAAAATCTTTTGGTAAAGAAGAAAAGAAGACTGAAACTCTTGAGGAAGAGGAAGATGATTGGGAATGGGATGATGAAGAAGAGGAAGATGATAAAAAGTCTGAACCTGAATTTAAAATACCAGAAATTCCTATATCAACTCGTGAAAAGATTGAAGATGCAATGAGCTCAATTAGTGAAGAGGATATTATGCCTGAGGCTAGACCTCGAATTAAACTAATTGCAGAAAAAGTTGAACCTCAAAAACCTAAGATCAAATTTAATAAGCCACCTGAATCTACTAATTAAAAGGCTATTTAATATTAATAGTGGATGAGAACAATACCTAACCCTGATTGGGTTAGGTATTTTTATAAATTTATAATTAATAAAAAGGAGAACTATTATGGCTATAGATATTAAGAAGATATTGGCAAAATCAAAGCCTTTGTTAAATGGTGAGAGTAGATTACAGGAAGCTTTAAAGGATATTAAGCGACAGGTTGTTTCATATATTAGTGATGAGACTAGTATGAAGAAAGAAATTGATCATGCTGGAAATAATGAATATATTTATTTATCAATATTTCCTCATAAAGCGCAGTCTGGAACAATTTATATATATAGTATGAATATAAATTTGGGTACAACTAATTTTAAATTAGAAGATTTAAGTACTACTGATGATTTTAATGGCGAAAAAATGATGCAATCATTTATTAATAATTTAATTAATACTATATTCTTAAAATTTAAAGAATATGGATTAATGAAAAATGCTCCTTATGTTGATGAAGGTGGTACTAATTATTATACAGTAAATTTTAGATTTAATAATGAAACAATAAATAAATCATTAAAGAAAAGTGAAATTGCGAGATATGTTGTTGCTCAAAGAGATGCAAAAATAAAAAATTATGTAGAAGAATTTAGTAAAATAAGTAAAACAATTGAAAATTATACAAGAACAAAAGATTTTGAAAAGAAAATTGAAGACTTATTTTTAACAGCTCGTAAAAATGAAGTAGATTTATTGGTTCAAATATATGGTGTTGAAGTTGAGGATCCTGATGATTTATATGGTGAATTTACTCGAGATATTGTATATATGAGAATATATGATGAATTAAGTAAAAATAGATTTGAAGATCTTAATGATGAATTAAGTAAAGTATTTAGTGAATTGGATTGCCCATATACAAATACTGGCGCAGTTGGAGAAGCAATGAAAGTTAGTATTTGGTCTGGATTAGAGTGGTTAAGTGTTAGACTTGAATCTCAAGGAATTAACGCAACTAAAGTTGATGTAGAAAAAATTGATTTGACAAATAAAGCACCAATTAAAATACATTTATTTATTAATAATGAGTAAGGAGGTTAAAAATGACAATACAAGAGATAGATAGAATTATAGATTTTGGATTAAGAGATAATACTCCTAATGAGGCTATAGTTTTGATATTGTCACAACTTAATCAACAGCCTCTTAGATTTTCAGTAGAAGAATTTGATTCTGATAACTTAAAGAATTTTAGTAATAAAGGTGAGATATTTAATAATAGATCATATTATGATGTTGCTTCAAAAGATTTTGATTTATATGATGCTGAAGGAAATTTAGTACTTAGTGTCACAATGGATGGTCGAGTAATTGGACATTTACCAAGATTTGAAGTACCTTCTGATAATGAAGAAGATATTGAAACATTTAAAAAATTTGCAAGAGATTTATTAAAATATGATACTATTACTTATCCTGAAAGAAAATAAAACGAATTTGCTCTAACTTTATTGTTAGGGCAAATTTTTTTCTTTTTTAGCATAAAAGTATGTACAATAATATAATTATATGATAATATATAGCTATACGTTAAAGTTAAAAATTTAAGCGAGATTTTTTTAGTTTTTGTATAAAAGTTATTTACAAACAACTAAAAAGAGGTTATAATTAAACTAACAACAAAACAACAACATTTTATTCAAGGAGATTTAACTTATGGCTAAGAAGACAACTGTTAACATTAACAAGACTTATTTCATTACAAAGATTGATGCAAAGACGCTTGAAACAAATCTGATTCCTAATAAGGGAACAATTCAGATTGTTGAAGGTCAGGATATGCATTACGCAGCAATCTTGAGAATTTATAACTGGTATCAGACTGATTACGCAACAGGTAAGATTAGTGCTGAGGCTGGTAACATTATTTTGTCTCGTATGTATGGCATACTCCAGATGTCTGAAAGTGATATTGATGAAAGACTGCTTACAAGCGATATGACAGTTGATGAGAATGCTGAAGCTATTGCTCAGAAGCTGATTGACCTTCTTGCTGAGCTTGGAATTGATGTATCAATAAGAATGTTTGATACTCTTGCAAGAGCTACTGATAAGGTTGCATATCTGTTGAGCTACTACAAGCTTTCTGACCATCCTGCATATAATGAGCTTTATACAAAGATTCAGGGTTCTGAATGGAGAACATTCCTCAAGAAGTTTAATGTAACAGCTAAGACTGAGCCTGTAAATAAGCACCTCAAGATTTACTTTGGTCCTGCAGGTACAGGTAAAACATATACAGCTGAAAAAGAAGCTGACACAGTAATTCTTTGCTCTGCAGATATGACTTGTAAAGATTTGCTTCAGGATTTTGACTTTGAAGATGGTAAGGCTACATTCAAGAAGTCAGACCTTTGGATTGCAATTGAAGAAGGTAAAACAGTACTTCTTGATGAGATTAACCTTCTCAACAAAGATACTCTTCAGTTCCTTCAGGGTTTGACTGACGGTAAGGAAAGCATTAACTTCCTCGGTAATATCATCAAAATTCATCCTAACTTTAAGGTAATTGGTACAATGAACCTTGTTGTAAACGGTATGAAGTTCCCTCTTCCTGAGCCTCTTGTTGATAGATGCTCTGAGATTATTGAATATAAGCTTACAGCTAAAGACCTTCTTAGATCTTTAGGTCAGTAATAAATCTCCTAAATTGTTGTTAGAAAAAGAGTCTCGTAAGAGGCTCTTTTTCTTATTATTTTAATAAAAAGTTATTTACAACAGTATATAAATAGGTTATAATAATCTTATAAACAACAAGGAGATAACATATGGAAATTACATACGCTTTTATTAAGTCAATCTTTGATACACTTTCAGTAAGCTACTATCTTGGTAGAAAGATTGACGTAGTTCTTTCAAAGACAAGCAAAAATTCATTTTATGCTCCTGAAAAAGACCTGATCGTTATCTCAGCTCCTTCAATTGCAAGAGTTATTTTTGAAGGTAACTTTGATAGAGCATACATTGAGCAGATTGTTCGTGGTCTTCTTTATCATGAAGTAAGCCATGTCATTCTTTCAGGTAAGAATTGGATTGGTATAGCTGCAAATAAGAAAGAGCAGAAGAACCTTAACATTTTTGAAGATGAAAGAATTGAAACAATCCTTGCAAATTATTATATCAATACAGATTTTAAGAAGAACATTATTCTTCTTAATAACTATCGTGGTCAGGCTCCTAGAAATGCTGACGAAGCTTGGTACTTCACAGTAAGATTCCATGTTGGTGAAGCTAAGTGGATTGACTATACTGAACAGCTCATCAATAAGTATGCTGATCTTACAGCTACAGCTTCAAGATATGAGTGGAGAGAATATCTCTCTGATATTATGGACTTCTACAATGAGTTCTGCAAAGATTGGAATGAAAATAATGAAGAAACAGAATCTGCTCCTTCTGATGAAGATGAAGAAAAGTCTGAGAGCGAGTTTCAGAAGTCATTTTTTGGTAGTGACGGTCATGATGGTAATGAAGAAGATTATGATTTTGATGAAAATGCGTCTGGAAATGATGCATCTAATGACTCTGACTCTGATGATGAAACTAATGGCTCTGGTAAGTCTGATGATAAATCTGATGAAGCTGATCAGAAGTCTGATGAAGAGTCTGATAATGGTAAAGAATCTGATAAGATGACAGAAGAAGAAGCTGAAGAAAAAGCTAATAACACAAGAAAGTTCAAGTCTTCTATTAATAAAAATCAGCCTGGCTCAACATCTCCTATTCTTAGAAGAGCATTTGAGAACTTCAATGATTATGAGAATGCAAATCTTACTGCAAAGCTTGCTAAGATTTTGATGATGGCTAATAAAAAGAAAGGTTTTTATAGCAACTCAAGATCTACATATAATAGTGGTAGAATTAATCCTCGTAGTATCAAAGAAGACAACTACAAGTGGTTTATCGACAAAGGTCATAATAGTGACAAGAGATACTCCAAGATTCATTTCAATCTCTTTATTGATAACTCTGGTTCTTGGACTGCTGAGCTTGAAATTAATCAGCTTATAAGAGCACTCAACAAAATTAAGTCTCCTGACTTTGATTTTGATGTAATCACAATCAACACAAATATTGTTGAATGGCCTACAAGTGACGCGTATGTATTTGAAGCAAGTGGCGGTACTGATCTTAACAATGAGATTGCTCCTGTTATTAAGAAGCATACAAAAGCAGGTTGCTATAACTACAATATTGTTGTATTTGACGGTGCAGCTCATAGTTATAACAGAACTTCTGAGCCTTTCCTCAACTTCAATACTGAAAACACAATTCTTGTAGTTGATGACTCTAACAAAGATTTTGTTAAGAATTGCAATACTTGCAAAAAGAAGATTATTTCTGATAACTACGCAACACACTTCATCGATGCTATCATCGAGCTGCTTGAAAGAACAATTTGCTAATAATTATTAAATTAAGAAAGGATAAATTATTATGGGAAGAAAGATTAGAGATTTGACTGGAGAAAAGTTTGGAAAGCTGACTGTGCTTGCATTGTCACCTGATAGGCATAATGTAAATGGTAATGCACAATGGCTTTGTAGATGTGAATGTGGTAATATTGTTGAAGTAGTAAATACATCACTTTTGTCTGGAGCTACTGCTTCTTGTGGTTGCCTTAGACGTGAAGGTAAAGCTAAAGAAATGAAGACAAGAAATATGCCTAGACTTGATCTTAGAAATATAAGATTTGGTAGATTGACTGCAATTTCACCAACTTATAGACGAGATGCAACTAGATCTATTGTTTGGAAATGTAAGTGCGATTGTGGTAAAACAATCTATGTTAGAGCGTCAAATCTTAGAAGTGGAAATACAAAGTCTTGTGGTTGCTTGAAGAAGGAAAAGATTAGAAGAGCTGTTCTTGACTTCTAAAATTTAGTTTACCTATTATTTAGAATAGTTTATAATTAAAAAGGATGAGATTATTACATCTCATCCTTTTTTAAAGGCTATTTAAATATACAAGAAAATTTAGTTTAAGGAGGAATTTTTTCAGATGAGTAATGAAGAGATTTTTGACGCGATTATTTATGAATTGACATTTTCAAATGGTGTAAAGTTGACTGGACCTCTTGATAAGGTATCAAATCATTTGACAGATTTTGATGATCCTAAGATGGTAATTTCGAGAAATCAGCCTGAGTCTATTAAGTCTATTGTTGATGAATATCATTCTATTAATGATGTAACTCCAATTAAGTTTGAAGATTTTCTTGCAAATAGATAAAGAATTACTTTAAACTTTAAATGCAATTAAACCAGAGTCAATCTGGTTTAAATTATTTATATATGGAGAAATAGAATGTTAGCAAATAAATATAGACCAAAGACTTTTGACGAAGTAACTGGTCAAGAAGTTACTGTTAAAATTCTTAAGAACCAATTAAAAAATAATAATTATTCTCATGCAATGTCATTTATTGGACCTTCAGGCTCAGGTAAGACTACTTGTGCGAGAATATTTGCTAATGAGATTGATGGTGAAATATTTGAGTATGATTGTGCATCTCATAATGGAGTAGCTGATATTAAAGAAATTCTTGACAAAGCTAGAATAAAGTCACTTATTCATGAATATAAGGTTTTTATTTTGGATGAATGTCATACTCTTTCAAGTGCAGCTTGGCCTGCACTTCTTATTACTTTAGAAGAAAATTTACCTAATGCAATTTTTATTTTGTGTACAACTGATGCACAGAAAATTCCTAATACAATTATTTCTAGAGTACAAACTTATAATTTTTTACCATTAACTCAAGCTCAAATTTTTGATAGACTTAAAGAAATTTGTAAGGCTGAAAATATTCAAATACAAGATGATGCAATTGATCTTATTGCTCATTATTCTAAAGGTAGTTTAAGACAAGCATTAACAAATTTAGATAAATGTATTGTATTTGGAGAGCTAGATTATAATAGTATTTGTAAAGTATTAAATATTGTTACTTATGATCTGATGCAAGATTTAACAAACGCAATTAAGAATTCAGATACTAAGAAAATTATTGAATTAGTTGATGGTATTTATAATAATGGATATGAATTACATCAATTTGTAAAACAATATTTAGATTGGGTTGTTGATAATCAAGTTGTTGATCTTATGTCAATGTTATTAGATCTAGTAAATGATATTAGATATGATGAGACGCCTAAAGCAATTATTATTGCTAAATTTATAACGAAAGGAGGAAATTATGTCTAATGGTGAAAAGAAGTATAAAGCAATTTCAAAACATTCAGTTACGCGCGGAAAGCAGCGATTAGGTAACACAAAGAATGGTATAAGTTTAGCTGCAAAAAGAGCTAGAAAAGATGGATTAGAAGCTCATTTAGTTAAAGGTGCTTTACATGATGAAATGGTAAAGCATGCTGGAACTTTAATTATATATTATGCGAATGCAATTTATATTTTTGGTAAGAATGATGCTTTAATTACTGTTTTAAATAAAGGTACTTTATTTGATAAAGAACTATATAAATATACTTTATATGGAACTTTTGTAAGTTATACTCATGCTAGATATAAGTATACAGAAAATAAAGAAAAAATGTATGAAACTCTCAATGCAGGATATAATTATATTGTTGCACAAATAAATGAGTATATTGCTCCATATTTAGCAAAATGTGATTTTATTTATGCAGATCCATATACAAAAAATAAATATGGTCAAGCAAATATTAGTTGTGATGACATATTACCTATTGAAATTGTTGAAAAAATTAAAAATGATTTTGGTTTGGTAGTAATGTATTTAAATGCTCCAAAAGCAGTTGATCCAAATGAAACAATGGATCGTGCAGAAATAATTAAAGAATGGTTTAGTAAAAATTATAATATAAATGTAAAAGTTAGTTTTGCAGACGGTAAATATACTATTTTAAGAACTGCTACTAGTTCACCAGTTAAAATAATTTCTGAAAAAGTTCAAAAATCATATGAAAATGCTTTTAAATCTAAATTATATATTAGATATAAAGGTGATGGACTATCTAATAATGTATTAGTTCCAGAAAAAATTGCATTTGCTTTAAAAATTACAAATTGGTTACAAAATTATACAAGTAATTATATAATATTTGATATTGATAAAACAAATGTGGAAATTCAATCTAATGAAAATATAAGTGAAGATTTGAAGGATAATTTTTATAAAGAATTTAATAAAGTATTATTGGTTAGTAAGCGAGGGTGATATTATGGCAACGTTTAAAAAGTATAAAAATTTAAATAATACCACAAATCACTCTATGCGAAGAGGAAATCAAAGATTAGGTTTAACTAAAAATGAAACTAAAAAAATGGCTGATAGAGCATTAACTGATGGTATATCTTCAGAATTAATTTTTGGTAAACTTAAAGAAGAAGTAATGGACACTTGTAAAGGTAATGTTAGATATTATGCAAATGCAGTTTATATATTTAATAGAAATAATCATTTAATTACAGTAATAAAAGTAGATCCAATATATGAAAAACATTTGTTAGATTATGTTAGTTTACCTGTTTTTGCTTGGTATAAAATGAATAGAATTAAGTATAAATCAAATCAAGCAGCTTGTCAAAAATCTGTACAACGATTAATTAATGAGTCTAAACAAAAAATAATTTTGAAAATTAATACTGAATTTTTTGCAGATTCTGATATAAAAGTACATGATATTATACTTTATGAGAAGAAAGGTACTGTTGTTGTAGATACAACTGATTTTAGTAAGATAGCAGATTTAAGATCTGATTTTAAGAAAAAATATAGAATGAACTTAATAACTAAGAGAAAGTGAGAAATGAGATGAAAGTAATTGTAATTCCAGATATTCATCTTAAGCCTCAAATTTTTGATAGAGTTGATCGAATTATGTATAAGTACGACATTACCGAATCAGTATTTGTGGGTGATATTGTAGATGATTGGGGTAAAAGTGATGATATAGAACTAGTTAAAGAAACACTTGATCGCGCAATTAAATTTAAGAAAGATCATCCTTCATGCAAGTTCTGTTGGGGAAATCATGAAGTTGGTTATATTACTGGAATTTATTGTTCAGGAAATAGTGAAATTCATTATATTGATATTCAAGATATGATTAAAGAATATGAAAAGAAAGTACAGCCTAGAATAGCATTTAAGATTGATAATGTTATTTTTAGTCATGCAGGTTTTACTGAAACATATAAATCAGCTTTAGAAATCTTGAATTCAACTAAAGAATATAATGAAAAATTGTATGAGTGTATGTTAGATACTGGATCTCCTTTATGGGTAAGACCTGATGAGTGGATTAAATTTTGTAATGTAACTCAAGTTGTAGGACATACTCCAGTTGAAACTATTACACAAGATAGAAAACTTTGGATAGTTGATACACATAGTACATTACTTAATGGTGAACATTATGGAGATCAATCATTCTTAGTAATTGATACAAAGACACTAACTGCAGAAATTTATGGAGTAGATGAATGGATCAGCAAGACCGTTTACGCGAACAATTAAAAACTTTACCAAATAATTTAATTATTGTTGGACCTAAATATTCTGGTAAAAAGACTTTAGTTAATGAAGTTGCACCAGATTTTATTTGGGTTGAAGGTAAAGTTGATAATATACGTGAATGTAAAGATGGTAATTATGTTTTTGCAGATGTAGATAATTGGAATCCAATTTGTTTTAGCGCTATGCTAAAATTATTGGAAGAAAATGAACATCATATTATTATTACATGTAAAAATATAATGAACCTTCCAAATTCAATACAATCAAGATGTATTATTGAACATATGGATCCTTATAAAAATATTAAAAAATATTGTAATAGTATAGGCGAATATCAATTATATAGTGATGAAATGCTATATGATATTGATAGATTTATATATAAAGATTCGTATGATCTTGATGTATATTTTAGTGTTCTTTGTAATAGATTAATTGATAGAATTAAAAATGGTGAACATTTAGAAAAACAACTTTTAATTTGTAGTAAATATAATGCACTTAAATCACTTAAATCATTAAATACAAAACAATTTATTGTTAATTGGTCTTTAGATTTAAAAGAAATATAATACTGTAACGGTTAACATTAAATTATTAAAAAATGTTTACGGTTAAAATTCTACAATATATAATATAGTTATAAACCTATAACTATTAAGGAAGTGATTGCATGAGTAATTATAAGATTGATAATGAATCAAAGAACCCAATGCATGTTGCACTTTTTGTTTCTAGAAATAAAGATAATTCAGCAGTAGCAGATTTTAAAGAGAGAAGAGTTACATTTGTAACTCATGCTACTATTGATGAACTTAAAAATAAGTTTAAGCATTTTGTAGAAGATGGTAAATCTGGTGAAATGTGTAGACTTTATTATTCTGTAAATGCTAGAAATGAAGAGAAGGTTTATAAAGAGCTTCTTCATTATTTAATTGATAATCCAGACACAAATCTTTGTAATATGGATGCTAGAATTGCTAGTATTGCTGCAAAGAATGAAAATGCAGCTGAGAAGAAGTGGATGTTTGATTTTGATATTAATGATGAATCCAAAGCAAATGACTTTGTAAATGATATTAAGAGTATTGATAATTCTGTTGAAACAGAAATTATTAAGACTCCTAATTGTTATGCAATTATTTGTAGTCATGGTTTTGATACTAGAGAACTTTACAAGAAATGGGATCATAATTTAACTGAGCTCAAGAGAGATGATCTTATTTGCGCATATTGGGCAATAAAGGATAAAGGAGGTTAAAATGCTAAAATATATTGAGCAATCAGGCTATATTTATCATTATTATTTTAGTATTGATGATAAAAAGGCAAAAAATAAATCTTCTAAAATCTATTTATGGAAGGAAAAATATGAATATGGTACAAATGCAACGGTAGATCTTGAGAATAAAGATACTTCAAAGTTTTATTACATAATTTATAATAAAAGGAGTAATAAACGTGTAAGACAAGACCAAATTGGAAAATTAATGCATGGAAAATGGATTTTATTGTTAGAAAGAAATGATGATCTTGCAAAACAGCTATATAATGATTATATAGCGCAAAAAATAAAAGAAGAAAAAGCAAAGATCAAAGCATTAAAAGACAAACAGAGTCTTGTTAATAATTTAGATATTGAGGAGTAATTTATGATTAAGAATTTTGTAATAGATACTAATGTATTAATGTCAAATCCTAATGCACTTTTTGGTTATGCAGATAATAGAGTTTTTCTTGTAGGAACTGTTCTTCAGGAACTTGATAAACATAAGAATGATGAAGGTGAAAGAGGATTTAATGCTAGACAAGCAATAAAGAGCATTAATGCAGTTGTTTCTACTGCAATTAAAGATAAGACAGCAGAAGAAATAAGAAAAATGTTGACTGTTGATGGTATTCCGCTTAATGATGAAGGTGGAGTTCTATTATTTGAACCTGATGGTGTAGATGAAAATTATTTGCCTAAAGGTTATTTGTTAGATAGAGCAGACAATAAGATTATTTCTTCTTGTATACATATGAATAAACAGTATTGTAAAGACAATAATGTTACTCTATTGACAGAAGATGCTGCAATGTATTTAAATGCAATTAACTGCGGTGTAAAGTCAGAAAATATTAGAAATGAACAAATTGCATATACTGGATATTCAGGTCATGTAAATTTGCCTATTGCAAATGCAAATCATATAAATGAAATTTATAAGAAAAATTCAATTGAAGCAAAGAAAATTCCTGAAATAAAGAAATTAGATTATCCTTTATATGAGAACCAGTTTGTAACAATTACTTGTGGTAATCAGTCTGTTTTGACAGTTTATCAGAATGGAATGATTAATAAAATTCCTGAAGATCTTGGAATAAATGAGTATAAGATTAAGCCTCTTAATAAAATGCAGAGATATGCAATTTGGGCTCTAACAAATCCTGCAATTCCTCTTGTAATTCTTGAAGGTCCAGCCGGTACAGCAAAAACTTTCTTATCAATGGCTGCAGGTCTTACTCAGCTTGATATAAGTAATGTTTATGGTAAGGATCTTTCTGAAAAGAATAGAAAAGAATTGTATGGTAGAATTCTTATATCTAGACCTAATAATAAAACGTCAGACGCAGACTTTGGTTATCTACCTGGCTCACTTGAAGAAAAGATGGGACCTCTAGTTGCATCTTATATGGATAATCTTGAAGAAATTCTTGGTGATAAAGATACTCCAATAAAAGATACTAGAGCTACAATTGAAGATATGATGTATAGTAGATTAATTGAACTTTGTCCTCTTTATGCAATTAGAGGCAGATCAATTCATAATGCATATCTTATTTGCGATGAGTCTCAGAACGCAACAAAAAGTCTTATTAAAGACGTAGTTACAAGAGCAGGTAAGAATACTAAGATTGTAGTTGCAGGAGATCCAACTCAGATAGATAATACTGCACTTAGCATGCATAATAATGGTCTTGTTTATCTTAAGAATTGTATGAAAGGTGATCCTCTTTGTGCAATAATTAGATTTGAGAATGACAATTGTGTTAGAAGTGCTCTTGCTGAAAATGCTCTCAATCGTCTCAAGTAAATAAAAGTTATAAATATATAACAAAAAATAAAAGGAAGATGTAAAAATCTTCCTTTTTATTTTTACTTATAAAAGTAATAATATTATAATTAAACGAAAGCTTATTTAATTATACAAGGAAAATTATGTAAAGAAGGAGGAAATTGAATGAATAAAGAAGAATTCAAGCAAGCAATGCAATCACCAAAGAATGTATATTGTATAGTTTCCTCTGATGCTAGAATGATTGATTTGTATAGAGATAGATTTAAAGCAGCAATAAAAGCAGATCAAATAGTATTTGGTCAGATACAAACTTCAGGTAAGTTATTTAAAAAGAAAACTTTAAATGTTATTTATATGCCAAAACTTGAAGAGTCTGTATTTGAAAGAAAAGAATATATTTTTATTCATACAGATTCAATTGATAAAAGAACTGTTGCATATAAAAGATATAAGAATCAAATAATCATATTAGAAAATGATTATACTGATTATGTAATGAAGCATAGTAATATGAATGAAGATCAAGCTAAAGCATTTATAAAACAATGCGCAAATGATCTTGGTATTATTGAAAATGAACTTATGTTTTATAAAGAAGCTGGAATTCATTATAATAATTATGAAAATAATATATATGGTTGGGTAGATAATTTCTTAAAAAGAGAGCCTTTACCTAGAACTACAGAATCAGAAATAAGTATAATGGCATTATTATCAAATAATTGTCAAGATTTATTAAAAGTAAAACAAAATAATATAGATGGAATGGATCCATACAGAATTAAATGTATGAACGCAATGAAATCTTATAGAACTGAAGAAGAATTAAAAAATATGATAAAAGACTGTTTTTATTTAGATTGTCAAATAAAGAAAGGATTGTTAGACCCTAAATATACTATAGCATTTTTAAAGGAGAGATATTATGCCATTACCAATTAACTTTTTGCCTGAAGTCAAGTCTAAACTTGATGATGCAGCATTAATAGAAAAACTAAAAAATGAAAAGAAAAAGAGTAAATTAAATTCAAATAATATTCTTGATATTATTGAAAAAATTAGACAAGATATTGATCAGCATCTTGCATATAGAAAAGATCAATTTGCTATTATTCGAAGACCAAGTGAATTAAAAGAATATATTAAGCAAGCAAATAAGTATGGTAAGATAGCAATCGATACTGAGACTACAGGTCTTAATCCTTTGGTTATTGATATTATTGGTTTCAGTATGTATTTTCCTGGTGCTAAAGCTATTTATGTTCCTGTAAATCATGAAGATTATTTAACAGGAAATAAACTTATAGACCAGATGACTGAAGAACAATGTAAAGAATGTTTATCTGAATTAACTGCAGATGTAATAATGCATAATGCACAATTCGATATTAGAGTTATTTATCATACAATTGGTGTTAGATTAAAGTGTTGGTGGGATACGCAAGTTGCAGGTTTTCTTATTGATGAAAACGAATCTCATGGATTGAAAGATTTGCATAGTAAATATATCTCTCATGTAGTAGAAAAAACATTTAGTGGTTACTTTAAAAATATTAAATATCAGCAAGTTCCAGTTGAATTAGCATATCCTTATGCTGCAAACGACGCTATTGATACTTGGGAAATTTATGAGTACCAGTATAATAAAGCTGGATTAAATGAACAATCTGATATGTGGTGGTTATATAGAAATATTGAAATTCCAATGATCGATGTAATTATTGCACTAGAAGATAATGGTGTATATATTGATATGGAATTTTTAGAGACTCTTAAAGAAAAATATCATGGTAAGCTCGATGAAGCACTTAATGGTTGTTATGATGAGATTGCAAAAATTCAAGGCACAATTGATACTTATATGCTCAATCATCCTGAATGCAAATTAAAGCAACCTATAAATATTGGTTCGACAACACAACTTGCTATTTTATTTTATGATATTTTAGGTGTTAAACCTATTCAAGGTAAGAAACCAAGAGCTGTAGACGATGATGTTATGCAAGAATTAAAGAAGAAATATCCACTTGCTGCTAAAATTACAGATTATCGTAGCGCTATGAAAATGACTTCTACTTATATTGACAATATTCAAAATATTGTTCATACAGATGGTAGAGTTCATACTGGATTTAATTCAAATGGAGCAGCTACTGGTCGTATGAGTTCAAAAGAACCTCTTAATCTCCAAAATATTCCATCTAGAGGTCCAGCAAAGGAACTTAGAAGAATGTTTGCAGGCCAAACTACAGAACGTGAAGTAGAACTTAGATCTGATAATGCATATATTCTTGATAGATGTGAAGAAGTACAACTTCAAGATGGTACTTGGGTATGGGCAGAATTAGTTAAAGCTGGTGATGTTCTTGAAAGTGGAGAAGTTGTAAAAGCAGTAATTGTAAAAGAGTTTAAAGTTTTGATTGGAATTGAAACTTAAAAATATATTTAACTATACAAGGAATATTTTAGAAAGGATTTAAAAAATGGAGCAAGACGACAGTTTGTTAAGTAAGATAACTAATACATTTTTTATTAGTTTATCTATACTTCAATATGTTTTTATTGCATTAAAATTTTTAAATATTATAAAGTGGTCGTGGTTTATAACACTTTTACCTACTTTAATTCTAATAATATTTATAGTTTTAATTCTATTTGCAATATTATGTATATTAATTATAACAATGCTAATGAAAGTGAAAGGAGGAGTAAAGCATGATTAAAGCTAGAACTAGAAGAATTATTCAAGGTTCTGACTATTCAGCGCAAGAACCAAGACTTCTTTCTCAACTTTGTGCAGATCCTGGAATGTTACAGGCATATATGGATGGAAAAGATTTGTATGTAGAAATTTCATCAATTGCTTTCCATAGACCATATAAAAAATGTCTTGAACATTTTCCTAAAGGCTGTCCAATTAAGAAAGATGCAGAAGATCATTGGGTTTATGCGTTATTAAAAGATGGTTCAGAAGATTCAATAGAAAATTTTGAGGATCTTCATAAGTACTTAGATGAAGATTTTAATCCTGAATTATATGATTACGATAAATTAGCTGATGGTGAAGTTGATGCTTTTGCAGAAGGTAAAGAATACCGTAGCCAAGCCAAACGTATACTCTTAGGAATAATGTACGGCAGAGGTGCTAGATCAATTGCAGAACAATTATTTGGTACTCCTGAAAATAAAGCACAGGAGAGAGAAAATATTGATCAAGCACAAAAAATTAAAGATGATGTGTATGATGCTTTTCCAAAGATTAAGGAATTTGAAGAAGCTTCAATTGAAATGGTTCAAAAATATGGATATGTTACTACTCTTTGGCTAAGACGTAGAAGACTTCCTGAATATAATTTAGAACCTATTCAAATTTTTTATGTTTGGTTAGATGCAGCAGGACAAGAAATTAAGAGAGAAAATCTTGAGAAAGTAAATCCATCAAAATATAATGAAGTATTAACTGGTTATATGAATCAAAATTGGAATAATAGAGATAATTATGTTAATAAGTTATATAATAATGAAGGTATTTTAATAATAAATAATAATAGTAAGATTGCAAGAGCAGGAAGACAAATTATTAACTCTCGAGTTCAAGGTTCTGCAGCAGATATGAGTAAGATGGCATTAATTAAAATTAATACTGATGAAGAACTTATTAAACGTGGAGTTAAAATCATCATTCCAGTTCATGATGAAATCTTAGTTGAAACACCTCTTAGATACGCAAAGTATGTAAAGGAAAGATTTGCTAATGATATGATGACTGCAGCTAGACCTAAATTAACAATTCCAGTTAGTTGTGATGTTGAATCTGCAGATAGATGGTATGGTGAACCTATGAACTTAGATGAAGAATTAAAAGGATTAGAAGGAGTATAATATGACTACTAAAGATTTATCTAATAGTGCAAGTTCTGTAACAGCGCATTTTGTTAAGATATTACCTGATCTCAATAAAGTTATTGCAGATATATCTATGTCTGATAATCAAAAGAGAGATGATTGTTTAGTAATTGCAATACAAGCTTTGAATATTTCAGATGCAAGTAATGCATATTATACAAAAACAAGAGAAGCTCTTATGAGATGCAGAACTGCTTTTGAAATTAGAAATAAAGTATTATCAATTATTGAGAATGGAAAGAATTATTCGAGGTAATAAATATGCCAAATTATGCAGACAAAGAAGGCACAGTAACTTGGGTATATAAACAGATTTTGCCTCAATTAATGGAACTTAATGCAGATCCTACAATGTATGAGTGTGAAAAATATTATGCATGCTTTGTACTTACGTATCAAAGTCTTAAAAAGATGACTACTCATATTGAGAAACAAAGATTATGTAATCAATATTTAACAGAGTTATGCAAATGTAAATCTTCACAAGAAATTGTAGATTTAGCAAATAATATGTTAGTTAGAGGAAATAGAAAGGATTAATATATATGATTGAATTTATAAAAGTTAGAGATGTTAAGGATCCGATTAGAGATGTAAATGAGAATGCTGGAATTGACTTTTTTATTCCTGAAAAGTCAGATTCAATGATTGCTGAAATTGTTGGTTTTAATCCAAATATTACATTTTCAGGTAATACAATTATAATTCCACCTCATGAAGATATTCTTATTTCTGCTGGTATTAAGAGTAAGTTTGATAAGAATCTTGCTTTAATTGCAAATAATAAGAGTGGTATTGCTACTAAAAAGAAGCTTATTTTTGGCGCATCTGTAATTGATTCTTCATATCAAGGTGAATGGCATTTTCATTTGATCAACTGGTCTAAGCAAGAGCAAAGAATTGAATTTGGTCAAAAAATTATTCAGTTCATTCCAACAGTAATTTCTAATGATGCTCATGTTATTTTTAATGGTTCAGAAGAAGAGTTCTTTACTACTAAGACTAATCGTGGCGAAGGCGGATTTGGAAGTTCAGGTATATAAATAAGTTTACTAATTATAAATTTATTATTATAATTTATTGAGGTAAAAAATAATGAGTACTGAAGATAGATTAGATGAAATTAGTTCTCAAATGCAAGAACTATCAAATGAACAATATAAACTAAATAAACAATTAATGATTGAACAACAAGAAAAACTTAAACCATTAATTGGAACTTGTTTTTGGAAAAAGTCTAGGAATCAAATAATTTATTATAAAGTTGTAGATGTACCTCAAGAAGATAAATATTCTATTAGATTTAGTTTTAATCCATATCAAATTCCAGTAATTGAATTAGGTATTGATTACACTATATCTAGAGTTACAGTACATAGCAAAGCAGTAAATGACAATGACCCAGTTGCAAAATTTGCAACTGAATATAATATTTGTACAACTACAGAATTTAATGATAAATTAAATGAAATAATTAAAAATATAAAGGAAATTTAATATATGAATAAATGGGATGAATATTTTATGAATGTAGCGAAAGATACTGCTGCATTAAGTAAAGATCCTAAGACAAAAGTTGGTGCAGTAATTGTAAAAGATAAGAGACTTTTATCTGTTGGATATAATGGTGCGCCACATAATTTTCCTGATGAACTAATTCCTATGACTGAGGGAGAAGGTTTACTTAATCAGAAAAATACTTATATGGTACATGCTGAACTTAACGCAATTTTAAATTATAAAGGTCAGATTCAAGATCTTGCAGGATCAACTGTTTATGTTACAATATCTCCTTGTACAAATTGTGTATTAGCAATGTCACAAGTTGGTATTAAAAAAGTAATTTATTTACAAGAATATCATAGAACAGAAATACATAATGCAGCTACAAAAATAATGGATAAATGCGGAATTAAATATCAAAAATTTGGAGATGAAGAATGAAAGTTAATACAGAAATATTAAAAAACGCGTTGTCTTTTTTATCAATGGGTATATCAACAAATTCGGATAAGTATGAAACTCAGCTTATTGAATTTGAAATATCAAATGGTAAATTAAAAGGTTTCACTAATAATGGAACTGATAAGTTAGGTATGAGAATTTGTGATTCAACTGATACATTTAATGCTGTTCTTAAATTTGCAGATCTTTTTAATTTAATAAAAGCTTGTAAAGATGAAGAAATTGAAATGAAATCAGGTAAAAATTATGTTCAATTTACAACAAAGACAATTTCTTGTAGATTGAGCGCATTTGATCATAAAATTGAAAGACCTATAATGCCTAAGTATGATAAAAAGGTAAATGGTGAAAAATTAAAAGATTGTTTGCCTGTAATTAAAAGTATACTTAATCTTGCACATGTTGAAGAATGTTATAGATATGTATATTTTAGCGATTATGTAATGGTTACAGATACAGATAATGTAGCTATAATAAATGAGAAGCTATTTAATAATATACTAATGTCATTGCGGAGTATTGAGATTCTTAGTACTCTTGGAGAGTTTGATTATATAACAAATGGCAAAGAAATTTGTGCATTTAACGATAATAAGATTGTTGAAATTTTACTCAAAGATAGTTCGCATTATCAATATACAGAACTTTTAGGTCTCTTTGCAAAATTAAATAATAAAATATCTTTAACAAAAGATACATTAAATAATGCAATTAGTTTAGCATCTATATTTAATACAGATGATGTAGATTTAGTATTTGATACTAATGGTGCTAGATTAGAAATACCTGCAAATAGTTTTGTATATCAATTAAGTACTTCACATTGTATTGATAAAAAGTATACATTACCTTTATCATTACTCAAGAAATTTTCTGTTATTGGAGAAAATCTAAATATTGGAATTGATTCTGATGATTTTATTAGTGTTGAGGATAGTGACAATAATAATATAAAAGCTTTATTTGGAGTAGCAAATGAGGACTAAACATGCAATAATAGTTTTAATAATAATAATATTATTAAGTGTTGCAACTATTGTCTTTTATTTTTATAATAAAGATCGAGTTACTATACCAACAAATCATGTGTATTTAGAATCTGAAGAATTTACTGGTTGGATGAAAGAAGAATTAAATCTTAATTGGGCACCTACATATTTAATTATTAAAGACGGAAAATTTATTAGTAGTATAAAAGGTGGAATTCCAGTAAATACTTTTGAAAGTGCGTATGCATTAGCAATAGCAGATAATAATATAATAAAAGAAGTACCGAGTATTGAAATAACAAATATTGATAATCAAACAAATAATGTTAGTGAATTATTTAAAAATGGAGTATATATTTTGGAAATTAGTTGGGTAGATTGTCCAGACTGTATATTCCAAGATGAGAATTTTACAAAAGACGTGTATCGTAAATACGGAGTTAAAAAGATTTATAGATACTATGTAAATTCAAGTCCAGACCAAGTAATAGAAAAATATAAGAAGGAGAGGTGATGCTGTTTGGGACTTTTTGATAAATTTAAGAAAAAAGAAAAGCAAATTATTTTATGGCAAAAAATGGATTTAATTCCAGGCGGCATGTGTGTTGGCGATTATGTTCGTAGAATTCTAAAAGATAATAATAAGAGCGTTGGTTATATTTATTTAAATGATGATCCTATTGGTTTTGCATATGGAAATTTATCAGACATAATTGATCCTTCTTTATATACTAATTTAGTAAAAGAAATATATGGTGCGGATGAAGATGGTACTCTATATTATAAATTAGTATTCTAAAAGTAGTTTACTTTTTATAAAATAAAATATATAATACTTTTATAATTAAATTGAAACTTGAAAATTAAATATAGATCGTAGTTATCTTTTCATTTGTTTCTTATTATGAGTCTCCTTTGGTTCTAACCAGATAACTATTACGTAGCCAATCGTACCCGCTCAGGGATAGAGAGTTAAGAAAAAGAAAGTCATATTATACCTCGTTACTTGTTTTTTGTATATGACATTATTGTGAGGTTTCTAATTTCTGAATTATTATCTTAGTTCTTTCCTCACTTAAAATTTATCGGACTGTGGCGGAACAGGCAGACGCAACGGACTTAGAAATTTGAGCACTAAGTTAAGAAATTACTTATGTGAATCTTGGCTAATTCGAGGAAACTCCTTTTAATAAGGACAACCACGAGCTAAATGGTTAGTAATAACCTAAATGTGTAGAGACTATACACCAAGCACCTAAGTTGAAAAATATGGTGAAGATATAGTCCAGACTACAACACAAATGTGGCTATGGTAACATAGTGTAGTAAGAAAATCCGTCGGTGGAAACATCGTGTGGGTTCGACTCCCATCAGTCCGACCAATAAGGTTAACCAACCTTTCTTTGTTATTTTTATTTTTACGGATCCCTGGCTACTTGGGTTAAAGTAGCATTTTTTATATAAGAGAGGAAATTATTTTGAATAGTAAAGACAAATTTTTAAAGATTGTAAATAATATTACAAGACCTGGATTTAAAGGATTTTTGGATTATCTTGAAAAATCTGATTATTTTATTGCACCTGCATCAACTAGATTTCACGATAGTTATGAAGGTGGATTGTTAGATCATTCAATAAGAGTTTATGAACATCTTAAGAAACTTGTAAAAGCTTATAAGTTAGATATTTCAGAAGAGTCTATTGCAATTGTTGCATTATTTCATGATGTATGTAAAATTAATTGTTATACAAAAGAATCACGTTGGAAGAAAGATGAACAAAATAACTGGGAAAAATATTATACTTACGCATTTAATGAACAAGAAAAATATGGTGGACATGGTTCAAAATCAGTATTTATAATCCAGTCTTATATGCATTTATCTTTTGAAGAAGCAACTGCAATAAATTGTCATATGGGTCCTGACGGAAATGATTTTTCTTGTATGGACGCCTATAGAGAATGTCCTTTAGCCTTTCTGCTTCATACAGCAGATATGGCAAGTACAGTTTATCAACTTAACACTCAAACCACTGAGGACGAAATATAAAACATAGTCTCCTATTTCGGACTCCGAGACTATTACGTTAAGTCGTACGTTTGACCCAACGATATTGGGTCTTTTTTAATTTACATAACAATTTATTATAAATATAATATACATATAATAAATTACATCGAGGATAATTATGTTACAATCAAAGAATATTATAATTTATACTTTAATTTGTGATAAATGCAATAAAACAACAACGGTAGTTTGTAAAAACAAATCTGATTTACTTGCACAACCATTTATAATTGACTTTGATAAAAATACTTGTATTTGCACTAATTGTGCAAAAAAAGAAGCTAAAGAACAAAAAGCTTTAGAAAAAAATAATAAAGTTAAAAAACAACAATTTACAAATGATGATGTATCAAAAATATTTGATGATGTATCTTATGAAAAAACTACGCATCCTTTAGTAGATGTTGTTGAACATATTAGAGACTCTCGTATAAAAGATATGATTATTCGACGTCTTAATGGAGAAACTTTAAATAATATTGGTGCTGTATATGGTATAACTCGAGAAAGAGTACGTCAATTAACAACAAATGTATTTTCAAAATTTTTAGTAGAAGAAGATACACTTGATGCATTATATTATTTTGCGCATTATGGATTTTTAACTAAAAATCATATGATGAAAGTATTTAATATTTCTGAACAAGTATATTATTATTATAAGTGTAGATTTGATAGAAATATGAATACTACTAAGGATGATTTATTTACAGATGATAATTTAACTGAAGAATTAAGAATAGCATTTGATAATATATTTATATATTCTAAAGAATTAAAAGATTTACAATGGCATAATAAGGCTATGAAGTCATATAAATATTTATTTGATAATAATCCACATAATAAATTAACAGTTTTAGATATTTTGAGAGAGTATAGTCCAACACAAAAGAAATATATATATAAAGCACTTTGTCAATGTGAATGCGGTAATTATACAACAGTTGCAACAAATATGGTATCTCGTACGCAATCTTGTGGATGTATTACAAAAAATGTTAAAAATTGGTTAACTCCACCAAAAACTCGTCTTACTAAACCAGTTAAATGTATTGAAACTGGTAAAATATATGCATCAATGGCTGATGCATCTAATGAGTTAAATATAAATACTGGATCTATTTCTACAAGTTGTAAATATTCTACAGCTGTAAAAGGGTATCATTTTGAATATGCAGATTCTAAGTATGGTAGAAATACTTTTGAATGTGAAAATACTAAAAAAGTAAAATGTATTGAGACTGGAGAAATATTTAATTCAGTTAATGAAGCTAAACGAAAATATCCTTCTGTGTCAAATATACTTTATGGACACATTAAATCTACAAAGGGTTATCATTTTGAATTTATAACATAATTATTTTTATGGAGGTATTTTATGGATAAATATGAAGAAGATTCTGAGTTATTAGAAAATTTTGAAAATTATCTCGAAAAAGATAAATCTAGAGCTAAAAGACGTAGAACTGATAGAAGTAAAGCATATAGCAAGGCAAAGCTTGATAAACAGATTTCACATTTTGTGTGCTATAAAAATCTTCATCAGTATTCTAAGAATAAGATTCATTGCTCTTGTCCAGCATGTTCTGCAAAATCAAATATGCATAAATATAAAGCTATAGGTAATAATACATATAGACGTCGTGATTGTTCAATTACTTGCAGAAGATACGGTAAGAAGAATTATAAAATAAATGATATAAGAAGAATAGACGCATTAAATTATAGTGAGGTATCATAATGGAAATTGAACACGCAATTTGGCTAGATGGTGAAGATGGTTTTGTAGAATGTTCTAATTGTGGATATATATCAAAAGAAAGATTAGATGAATGTCCAGAATGTGGTCGGTCAATGGGAATGACTGATGAAGAAGCTGAAGAATACTTTAATAAAAGTCTTGGAATTGATAACGAATAACGAAAGGCTATTTATACATACTAGAGATATAATGCGATTGTATCGGCGACATGAGTATTATATGGCTAGTTATTATATATAAATTGCAATTATATATTGCCGAATATATGAAAGTATATTTATATATAATATAGCAAGTTGCATAAAAACTTCCTTATTACATTTATAATATTCATGCAAACGTTAGTTTTCGCAACTTAAAATGAAAGGTTATTTATTAATATAAGGTGATAATATGAAAGCAAAATGGATAGAACATAATGATCCGAATAGAATAGATAATAAAGTTTGGTTTGAATGTTCTGATTGTGGATTTATTTCATTAATTAAATCATATGAATGCCCACATTGTAAATATATTACATCTAAAGAAAATAAGAAGCTGTAAACGAAAGGCTATTTATTAATATAGCTGGAAGGCTATAATAAAAAAACTAATTATACATTATATGAAAGGAGTAAAAGTCATGTTACAGACATCTAATCTCGGACACTATAACACAACATGGAATACCATGAGTATTGCATGTGAGGTTAAGGGTTTAGGCTTTGCTCCCGAATATAAATCAGATAGAAAGTTTAGGACTTTTCTATAGATTGAATTATAATTAGTATAATATAATAAATGAATAAAAAGTAATATAAAATAATATAAAACTATAATATAATTTAAACTATAGGAAAGATCTAAAAAAGGTCTTTCCTATTTTTTTTATATCAAATTTTATAATATAAAAAATTTTTTGACATTTTTTACAAAAAGCTATTTACTTTTTTTACATTTAATATTATATTTAAACTAATAAAAATAAATGATCTTTTACAATATTAATTAATAACATTCTTCTATAGCTTAATGGAAAAGCATAAAAGATGTAGGTTCGATTCCTGCTGGAAGATCCATGGCAGAAATGCCTTGTAAATCATACTATAATGGTTTACTCCTTAATTAATTTATTGGTGGTGTGTGAAATTCAAGCTGTCGAAAGATAATCGTTAAAGCCGATTTTAAAAAGTTTTAAAAAGCTGTTTACGAAATAAAAAATTTGAGATATAATACAAATATATTATAAGAAAGGAAGAAAAGCAAAATGTTATCAGTAATGTTTAGAAATACAACAGAACCGAAGCTCTATCGCAAAGCGATTTGCGTCGATACCATTATGCTTTTTGATTCGTCTGGACCAGGATAAGTTTAAAATAAAAACTTAATTCTATCCAAACGAAGATTCCTCAAAGATCTTCGTTTTTTTATTTTAAATTCCGGTGTAGTTCAACGGCTAGAACGAGTGCCCTGTAAGCATTAGATGTGAGTTCGATTCTCTCCTCCGGATCCATAAATTCCTCTAATAGAGAGGTCCTGTAATTCAGAATTGCGCAATATGAATTATGGAAGACTGTATAGTTTAAAATGGTAAAACGTTAGGCCTTTGCCTAAAGTTACAGGTTCGAATCCTGATTACAGTAATTATTTTGGCTGAATAGCTCAGTTGGAAGAGCAGAGGACTGAAAATCCTTGTGTCACTGGTTCGATTCCAGTTTTAGCCACCACAATATATGCGTCGGTATGCAAGTCTGGTCAAAGCAAGCGGTCTGTAAAACCGATCCTTCGGGTTCAGTAGTTCAAATCTACTCCGGCGCACCAAATAAAAAGAAAGGAAAGAAAAAATATGAAAGAACGATTTACAGAAGGTATATTTCGATATACCATTGGCTAGTAAGCTAATCTAGTGATAGCGGTCGCCTGAAGAGCGATGTCTTAGGTTGGAGCGGAACCAACACTAGCCACCAAATTTTTTTATGGGTTCGTAGTTCAACGGCTAGACCCCCTGACTCTTAATCAGTGAAATGAGGGTTCGAATCCCTCCGAGCCCACCAGTACATAATAGCAAGTCAGAAATGATACTACTATTAAAATTGAATCTTGACAACTTAATTATTTATCCACCGTTAGTGTTAGCGGCTAGCATGTCTGCCTTCCAAGCAGAAGGGGAGAGTTCAAATCTCTTACGGTGGTCCACAATATTCTCATATGATGTAATCGGTAGCATGCGTGACTGTTAATCATTCTGTACAGGTTCGAGTCCTGTTATGAGAGCCAAAAGTTTGATAAGTATCTTTTTAAAAACTTATTACCAAGGGGATTAACTCAACTGGTTAGAGTGCTTGCCTTACAAGCAAGAAGCGAAAGGTTACTATGGGTTCGAGTCCCTTATCCCCTACCAATAAGGTTAGCTATAACCTTGACGTTTACTGGGTTTCAGTCCTGGTACTCGTCTTAAGTCGAAAAAAATCGTACGCAGTTCTCTATTTGAGTTGCAATAGAATATGAGATACTTAGACAAATAGCATTTTATGGGGCATGGGACTGCATGGAGTGGTCACTTGATTTGCACTCAAGAAAGCAGATGAGTTCGATTCTCATATGCTCCACCAATATTTTGCATACGAACTTCCTTATATTATAACAACTGAAAATTGTTTTAAATTAGTTCTCGCAAAATTAAAAAAATTATTTATTTATTCGCATATAGACTTCCTTATTTATAAGATTTTGGGTTCTTTTTTAGTCTTCGCGAATTATATGGTGATATTGATGTAATGGCCAGCATAATCGGTTGTGACCCGGTTTGATCGAGTTCGAATCTCGGATATTACCCCACATTTAATCTAGATGTCAGTCAACGGTAGGCCGCGAGCTTTGGAGACTCGGAATGAGCGTTCGATTCGCTCCATCTAGACCAATTATCGGGATGTATCACAATTGGTCAGTACACTTGGCTGATAACTGAGAAGTTGGAAGTTCAAATCTTCTCATCTCGACCATAAAATATTGGAATATAACTCAGTTGGTAGAGTGCAGTGCTGATAACGCTGAAGTCATGGGTTCGAGCCCCATTATTCCAACCATTTAATTCTTTTTATTATTAACAAGTCCAATTAATAATAAAAAGTCCTGATCTACTAAGAAAAAACAAAGGACAAGTTGGATTGATAGAGGTCAGAAGATGACGTAGTTTAATTGGTAAAACACTGGACATTTTGTCCGGAAATGAAGGTTCGACTCCTTTTGTCATATATTATGGGTGTGTAACTCAATTGGTAGAGTACCGGTCTCTTAAATCGGGAGTTGCGAGTTCAAGTCTTGTCGCACCCACCAATACGTGTAGATAGTGATTTATTTTGCAAGATAAATCAATATCCAAGACAAATAACATGACTGATCAACATGAAATGCGTTTATGTGGGTTCAAGTCCCAAAGGGTTAACCATACTCGAAGCCGATGTGAAGGTACACGTATATTTTTATGGGTCTGTAGCTCAACTGGGAGAGCGCCTGCTCTGCAAGCAGGAGGTAGTGAGTTCAACACTCATCAGATCCACCATAATATTTGCATAAAGACTTCCTTTATTTTCTGGTTCAACTCCAGAAACTTGTTAACAACGAGTTTCGGTATTTAGTCTTCGCAAATAATATCTCTGGGTGATGGAATTGGTATACATACTGGACTAAGAATCCAGGTTCTGAGGGTTCGACTCCCTTCTCAGAGACCATGTTGGACAAGCAAGTTCAATTCTTGTAGGCTTAACGATAAGGTTCAATTCCTTATATGACTGGAAGTTAGTAAAGCTCTCTTGGTGAGATACATGTCCACACTATATCTATTTGTAGCTCAGGTGGTAGAGTGCCTGGTCAGGGGCCAGGAAGTCGAGGGTTCAAGTCCCTCCAAGTAGACCAAAAAATAAATTTTAAGGAGAAAGAAAAATGATGTTACGAAAATGTTTTACATTACGGATTTAGTACGCGTCTGTAATGTAACGGTCAGCATACCAGACTTTTAATCTGGGCGTAAGAGTTCGAATCTCTTCAGGCGTACCACATTTTGCCTGTTTGATGCAATTGGCAGACATGACTGTCTCAAAAACAGTTTCTTATGGGTTCAATTCCCATAGCAGGCACCAATATGCTTCATTAGTCTAACTGGATAAAACTATGGATTTCTACTCCATAGTTACGGGTTCGAGTCCTGTATGAAGTACCAAATATATCAAATAATTGTTTACGAATAAACAAATTATATGATATAATATAAAATATTCTCCGGTCATTCAAAGGTAGGATAGGTGACTGTTAATCACTCAATGAAGGTTCGATTCCTTCTCGGAGAGCCAGTTCAGTGCAGGAGTGAACGAGTTGCAATCGACGGATGGGTGGTATTTAATACCTTAGCTGCACTTTAAATATTAATAATGTTCGCGCTATTTTTATAACAACTCATGAAAATAGCATTTATCGCCTCATACGATAACGGTTAGTCGGGTAGATTGTCGATCTACAGGTACGGGTTCGATTCTCGTTGGGGTGGCCAATAAGTTTGATAATTCTTTACAAAAATTATCATTTATGGTGGCATGGTATAATGGTTATTATGGCGGACTGTCGCTCCGTCGATGAGAGTTCAATTCCCTCTGTCATCGCCAATAAAATACTAATTAGTATTTTTTATATGCCGGTATAGCTCAGTTGGTAGAGCAGTTGATTTGTAATCATCAGGTCTTCGGTTCAAGTCCGAATATCGGCCCCAGTGCCAGTTGCTAAATGGTTTGGCGTGCAGTCTGCAAAATTGCATTTCATCGGTTCGAATCCGATCTGGCATTCCACTTCTTGCATAAGAACTTCCTTAGTTTCCAAGCCGTGGGTTGTAGGTTCGAGTCCTACCTTCCTCATTTTGAGGAAGTAGCTCAATGGTAGAGCAACAGTCTCCCCATTAGTTCCAGCAAGAAAATTATAAGGATGTGGCGAAATAGGAAAACGCCGGATGTGACTCGTTCTGTATACATAAAAATATTTATTAAATATACTAGTCAATTTAATACTTATGATATACAGTGTAGAATTGCAGGTTCAACTCCTGCCATCCTTACCAAAATGCAGGTATCGTATAGTTTGGTCTATTACACTGCCTTGCCAAGGCAGATACGCCGGTTCAAATCCGACTACTTGCTCCAATACTATTATAAAATAATATTTATAGTAAATTGTAATGCTGGTGCAAAGGTGTGGATGAAGAACAAAGATTTAATATTGATCTTAAAGTTCGATTCTTTTCCACTTACAATTTAAGCATCTTAATATCCACATAAGAGAAGATGTTATAATAGTTTTTTATCGCTACGTAGCTCAGTTGGCCAGCAGCAGTCGGTTCATACCCGTCAGGTCGTGCGTTCGAATCGCACCGTAGCGACCAATAAAATGGGTTTGTAATATAATGGAATTATACCAGACTTTTAATCTGCGATATGAGAGTTCGATTCTCTCCAGACCCACCAAAAATTATTGTGCTTATAGTATAATGGATATTACATCAGTTTCCTAAACTGAAAATTAAAGTTCAATTCTTTATAAGCACACCATTTTATGATAACGTGAGCCCAATTGGTAAGGCGATTGTTTGGAAAGCAGTTTATCGATTTAAAAGATTGATATGCAGGTTCAAGTCCTGTCGTTATCGCCAAGAAATTATTTACATATATAAAAATATATGATATAATTTTATAGTAAGTAAGAGGTGTAGTTCTATTTGGCTCCCCGGCATAAAAATAGACGAGACTTGTCCGCCTCTTACTTATACTATCTCTCCATAGTCTAATGGTAGTGACGCTGGGCCTTCAACCCGGAAGCGAGGAGTTCAATTCTCCCTGGAGGGACCAATAAATCGCGGCGTGGAGAAGTGGTTAACTCGCCAGGCTTTCAATCTGGTATTCGACGGTTCGAACCCGTTCGCCGTGACCAATGCGAGACACTTGCAAATTACAAGGCTTGCCCGCTAAAGTAATTGAAGTGAGGAAGTGTGAAAACTTGATGGAAGGGCAAATAAGTCAAGGGGAGATGGTTCGAATCCATCCTCGCAGTTATGCCGCAGTGATGCAACTGGCAGACATTGCGCACTTAAAATGCGTATTCTGCGGGTTCGAAGCCCGCCTGCGGTACCAAAATGGCTCTATGGTATAATGGCTATTATGACGGATTGTCTCTCCGTAGATCGGGGTTCAATTCCCCGTAGAGTCGCCAATAAGAGAAATAACCGTAGTCTTGTAGCCGAGGCTATAGGGGAGATTATATTAGAGATAGGTAGCTACTATCCAAATATAGTTTCTATTTCTCTTTTTAAATATGGCCCCATCTTCTAATTGGTTTAGGAAACTAGATTCTCAATCTAGAAATACGAGTTCGATTCTCGTTGGGGTTACCATTATAAGCCTCTATGATGCAAAAGGTAGACATATTTGTTTCAGAGACAAATTTTTCTCAGTTCGATTCTGAGTAGAGGTACCATCTGCTGTATAGTTTAACGGCAAATAATTATCTATTGGTACTGAATTATGACAATAGCTATGATTATAGAACGGCACTATTTTGTCAGGTGTTGATACCTGTTCGACTCAGGTTATAGCGACCAAAAAATGCTTCTATAACTCAATTGGTAGAGTGATTGTTTCGTAAACAATAAGCTAGGAGTTCGAGTCTCCTTAGAAGCTCCAATGAAAGTATATTTAATTATACAAATATTATAAAGAGGTATAATTATATGAATAATACATTTGGTGTTTTTAATATAGAAACAAAAGAGCTTTTTCAATTTGATAAATATGAAGATGCTTTAAATGGTTATATGCAACTTGTTATAGAACATGTAAAGCATGAAGATCATAGATTAGCTCCAGATTGGTATTTAGTTTATATTAATGATGGAAAAATAGTTCAATTTGAACAATTTAATTGGAATACATATTGTAGAAATGTTGATCTTGATAAATTAAAAGAAATTGATAAATACAAACTTGAAAATAGAATTTTTTAACTGGAATTATTTCCAGTAAAAATGCTTGGGTGCCGGAGTGGTCGATCGGCGTGGTCTGCAAAACCATCGTTTCGTGGGTTCGAATCCCACCTCAAGCTCCAATATGCCTCTGTAGCACAACGGAAATGCAGCACTCTTCTAAAGTGTAGATTGCAGGTTCGAATCCTGTCAGAGGTGCCATTGTGTGTAGTTTAAAAAGGTGCCAAAAAGTAAATCCTTAAAATAAAATACTTCTAGCGCAGAAGAGATATTAGTTGGAAACACTAATCATGCAAGCCATTAATTATTTACTTTTATTTATTAATTTATTATAATAATTATGTTTAATCAATAGAGAAATCTATTATTAAATACCAGTCGAAAGTATGCAAGAATCACAAGCAGCTGGGGGTCCAAGCCTGGCATCCATAAAAGATTAAGTGCACATGTGTCTTAATGGATAACGTTGGGGTAGTGTCCAGCCTTTCACACCAAATCGGGGTGTAGCGCAGTTGGTAGCGCACGTGCTTTGGGAGCATGGGGCCGCAGGTTCAAGTCCTGTCACTCCGACTTTGAATATAATATAGGGAGCGTTAATTTAATTAATGAGATAATAATAGCTTTATTAAGCTATATTGTATTTTAAGCAAATAAGAATATCTATTTAAAAGTTTGATAAGTTCTTTTTAAAAATTTATTACCAAGACAAAGAAAAGTCTTTAAAACACCTGGCCGGACCAAGTTCCTATTTATAGGTCACCAATGATAATACTTGGAAGAGGTCCACCATCTAAGATAGGTAAAGTCAAGAGAACTCCAGGGAAAATCTCTGCAGAAGAGGGTTGTGCCTCTTCATTTTATAGCAGGAATTCCAATTCTTGCAATCAAAAAGTTTGTTAGGTTCTTTTTAAAAACCTATCACCAGTAGAGGCGTGCTGATAAATTCAGCGTGCGGGTTCGAATCCCGTCTACTTCATCAAATATGGTTGAGTTTCGTAGGTAGTAACGAGCCTGATGAAGTTCAGGTACGGCGGCAGGTGCAAATCCTCCCCAACCACCAAAAATGAAGTAGTGGTGAAACGGCAAACACCGCCTCGTTCCCAAAGAGTTTGGTAGGTTCTCTTTAAAAACTTATTGCCAGAAAGAATGGTGTAAAAGTAGTTTGTACCTGTTATTAAATTGGCGCCAAACAATGATAGAGTACAGCGGCTACTACTATACGAAGCTGGTATAGTGAACACAGTTGGATGTTGTGTCCAAATGATGTTAGTTCGAGTCTGACTTCTTTCACCAATGAGGTAGATCCCAAGTACCTCTTTTAGAAAAACCTTGGCGTGGAGATACTGTATAGCACACGAAATAACGGCAGTACATAGGAGAAGCAGAACTTCTAACAGTATTCATACGGATGAACGTGATCTAAGAGGTTTACGACAAACAAATCTGCATTAATATGAAGTAGTGGCGGAATAGACATAAGATTTGGCACACAATGGTATCTTATGTGATAGTAAACGCAAGGCTGGAATGTGTATGCTCATTAAGAGTGCAAGTTCGAGTGAAAGGCTCGATGAGGTTGGCAGAGTAACCGACACACGACATTTGGCTAACTGTCTTGTTAGGTGCAAATCCTAACCTACTTCATTAAAATCTTAAAATTATATATTTTATCTTACATTAAATAGTTTTAAGATAAAGTTATCGATATTGGTCTTGACTACTTAGGTTAAAGTATCAAATATGCCTATGTATTCCAATGGCAGAGAAAGTCGGCTTAGAACCGATACAGTGAGGGTTCGACTCCCTTCATAGGTACCATATAAATAGTTGGCTGTTTTTAGTAATAGAAGCTTAGCTCAGACGAAAAAACTTGCAACTATTAAATTTATAAACCTGATAATTGGGTGATTGTTTTTAGTGGAGAAACTTGTTGTTCCTACGAAAAAGCTTGCACCCAATAAATTTAAAAGATCTATATATGAAAGAAAGGAGTTAATATATGAAAAATATATTTGCTTACAATAAATCAGATATAGATGATGATGGAAAATTATATCAAAAATATCTTAATAAAGGTATTAATTCTAGAAAAGAAAATATTAAATTTGATTTAACTTTTGAAGAATTTATATTTTTAGTGAGAGACGCAAAATTAAAGTCTTCTCAATTAGGATATACTGGTGAAAAATATGTATTAGCTAGATATGGTGATAAAGGTGGTTATACAGTAGATAATTGTCGTTTTATTACTCAAAAAGAAAATGCAGCTGAAAAAGTTGTAACTGAAAAATCAAGAAGAGCAAGTAGAATGAATGTAAGATCTGCATTTCAAGCAGCTGTACAAGATCCTTTATATAGACAGAAAGTTTCTGCTGGAATTAGAAAAAGTGAATCATATAAAATAAGAGCTGAAAAAGCAAAATTAAGAAAAGAATTATATGATGCTACAAAAGATAAAAGGTATTCTGGTGAGCATAATTCTCAAACTGGAACCTTTTGGATTACAAATGGAAATATAAATAAAAAATGGAGACCTAGTAAAGGTGAATTACCTGAAGGTTTTTATAAAGGTAGAGTTATGTAAGGAGTAACGTTATGAAAAATGAATTTGATATAGTTTATGATAAGCATTGTAGTAAATGTCATTTAAGACATAGTAATAATTGTGAATATAAAAATTGTTCAGAAGAACAATATAAAGAATGGTTAAAAGAAGCTCGTCATAATATAACAGATACATATTTTGATGGAAATTTTGGTTAATTCAAAATTTTTTTTTTAAAAATAGCAAAAATTAGTTTATTTTTAAATTTGAATGTGATATAATAAATTTTATATTTTATACTATAAAAAAAATATTTAAGTATATCCAGCTAGTTTAATTGGTAAAACACCGGCCTCCAAATCCGGGTAATATGGGTTCGAGTCCTATGCTGGGTGCCAAAAACAGTAAAGTGATATTTATTTAATTTATTTAAGAGGACATTTTAATATTTAATTATAAGTCTAGAATTATAATTGAGGAAGAAAACGATCAGAAATTTAAATTAATAAATATTTGATTAGTGGTGCAATAGGTAGCACGCAGATGGTTAAGGCGCCGAGATGATAGGTTCGAATCCTTCCTAATCACTGTTTTAATTCAAAAAGTTATTTACATAAAGGTATATTTAATTTATAATAAAGATAATATTCTCCGGTCATTCAAAGGTAGGATAGATGACTGTTAATCATTCAATGAAGGTTCGATTCCTTCTCGAGGAGCCAGAGGTTTTGATTGAATAACCTGTAAATCTATTATAGAATGTCGCAGAAATCTTAATAGTAAAATTCAATTAGGAGTTTGTTAGGTATCTTCTCTACTAAAAAATCTACAAATCGATACGTAGCTCAGTAGGTTAGAGCAGGGGTCTTATAAACCTCAGGTCGGTGGTTCGAGTCCACTCGTATCGACCAATTTTTAATAAAATATTTTTATACTTATAAAATTATTCAAATTAATTTAATAATGGTGATCTTGGTGTAGCGGTAGCATTACAGATTGTGGCTCTGTCGGTACGAGTTCAACCCTCGTAGTTCACCCCACTTTATATATGGTTCCATAGGCTAATGGATAAACTTATCGGCTACGGACCGATAGTTGCGGGTTCAAATCCTGCTGGAATCGCCATTAAACTTAATTTAATACTTTTTTGCTAGTTTTATGTATTAAATTTAATATATAAGTTTTTGTTGTTTGTGTAAATAGTAATTTGTCAAATCGTAATCGTTTTATCCTTTCAAAATGTAAAAACTAGCATTTAGTATTTATTACTATAAATGACAATTAAGGAGAACAAATTTTTTGTATGGAGGAGTTAACTAAAGCAAGTTTAGAATCTATGATTGATATGCAGCATCAATTATTTTCTAATGAATTTATTGATAAAGTTATACTTACTCAACAAGGACCAACAATGCAATTAAAAGGAATATCTGATGAGAATTTCTATTTATTAATGCATGAATTATTTGGTGAAGAGGAAGTTGTATATCAAAATCAAGTAGATGGTAAATATGCATATTTTGAAGGAAATGGTTGTTTATTTATAAATAAACCTGACGGAGAAGGTGAAGTATCATCAGATACTTTTAGAAATACTTTTAATTTATTTTATAAAATATGTAGTACATTTAATGATACATTTACTATGTTTAAAGATCTTTTGGATTTTGGTGCATATTCAATGGTACATGATCTAACATCATATAAACCAAGTATTTTTAAACGTATTAAAGGTGAAAAATCTGAATTAGGATTATTAGATCAATTAGGTGTAAGATGTAAAGATAGAGATATGGGAATTGAATTTAAATATAACGGAATGTTAGTATATATGTAAGCCATTTTTCCATTTCTTTTGCAGTTTGCTGGTTCTGCAAATTCCAATCCATAATAAAACCTCTGTGCTTAATAAAGTCACGCCCCCCATAAAAAAAGAACTGTACAATAAATAAAAACCAGCATTTTAATAAAATTTAGTTTACTATTTAGAAAATTGTATATAAAATATTATATACTATTATGAATTACGGAACCAGGGTTGAAAAATTCGTTAGAGTAAACTTTTGGTTTGTAAGGGCATAATATGAAATGAGAAACATTCGAAATTTTTCACTCATGTTATGCCAAGTACGCTTTCATAGCTCAGTCGGTAGAGCAATTGATTAGTAATCAATAGGTCGTGAGTTCAAGTCTCACTGAAAGCTCCAATTATGGTAAGGTACCGAAATGGTTATAACGGCGCTGTCTTGAAAACAGATGAGCTATCGTGAGATGGCCTGTGGGTTCGAATCCCACCCTTATCGCCAATGCTCTAGAAGAATGTAAGTACCTTCTAGTAAAACCTATCCAAGATTAATTTATTCTTACAAATAAATTAATTAGCCTGGGTCAGTTTAGATGGGTGAAATATATGGACAGCATGTATTTCGAGCTTTTTTCCGCCAGGCATAAATGCAGATGTGGTGTAATCGGTATCACAATGGATTGCTAATCCATCCTACGTGTGAACGTAGTGCAGGTTCAAGTCCTGTCGTCTGCGCCAATAATAATCGTATAGTTTTTGGTAGTTTTTTCTATATGATTATTTTTATATATATGAAGTTTTAAGGCATGCCGCTATTCTAGGAAATTTTTATATATATAAAAACTACCATTATATTGAGAATTGGTGAAATTGGTTATCATATCTGACTCTGACTCAGAAGTTTTAGGTTCAAGTCCTAAATTCTCAGCCATTGCAAAATCTATTTGAAGTTTTGCAAAAATTGCTCTTACAGTAGATAAATTTATCTACCAAATATCGCAGTGAGGTGCAATTGGTTGCACGCTGGGCTCATAACCCATGAGGTTGCGGGTTCGAATCCCGCCGCTGCAAGATATACAATGTTTCTGTACCTTGACGTGGTGTATATCCTTTAAACTAAATCAGAAACAGAAATCCAAAATGGTAGTAGTAAGAGCCACCTCCTTAGTACTTGAGGCAAATATTTTGCTCGTATATTTGCCTCTTTAAATATTCTCGATTGGTGAAATTCGGTAATCACAGTGGACTTTGACTCCACAGTTCTGGGTTCGAATCCCAGGTTGAGAGCCAAAAAAGAAGTGATAATTAAAGTATGCACAAAGGGAAGCCTTTATAAAGATCCAGTCATTTGACAAGATCTTGAATTAGTAGTTTTGATGCCGGGACGCCGGTACATACGCTACCTGATATACTGGGAGGGTGTTGGTTCCCAAGTGAGAGTCATGATCTCACCCACGCTGGTTCAATTCCGGCCCCAGCAACCATTTTGTAGCTTTTTAAAAAGCTACCGTGAACAGAAATCTTTTTTATTATAACGTAATTAAGTTGATAATAAAAAGAGACTAATTCCAGCTTAGTACGTAAAGCTAAGGTTTTCTTTCTTTTGATAGGCAGAGATCTTTTTAGGTCTCTGCTTTTTTATTTATAACATTGTTATTTTATAAAAAAATTATTTACGTTTTAATAATTATTTGATATAATTATATTATAAAAATAAACCACCAAATAACAAAAAATTAAGGAGATAATTTATGACAGATACAATTAATGATATTGCAAATGCAAAGATCACTGAATTTTTTGATAATTATAAAAAGAATAAGGCGTATTATGGACTTGGAATGGATGAGCAATGGAGAAGTGCATATTTTGTATATTTAGATACAAATACTGGTATTACATATATTTCCGCAACAAGTAATACTTTTTATGAACCTTCAGAAAGATTTAATGTAAATCTTCATTTTGATTTTTTATCTTTTATAGATTTAAAAGATCGTACGCCTAGTACAAATGATAATGCAATTATATCTCGTACTATTTTGCTTAATCCTCAAGAAATACTCACATATTATAGAACAAATAGACCTACTGAATATAATTGGATTATGAAAAATTTTAAGTCTGAAAAGCTTACTAGAAAGCTTGTAACAAGACTTAAGCTTGCAGTTGTTTGGCCTGAACTTGTTCAGCTTAATATTCTTGGATATACATTTACAAATAAGCTTTGTAATGTAGAAATATATCGTTGGGATGCTAATTTTGATAGAATTTGTAAAACTGAGTATGGTAGTCGTGATTGGACAGCTAAAAATGACTATACTTCTTTTTGGCTTAACTTTAAAGGAAATGGTCCTAAAGAAATTTTCTATCCTATTCCAGAAAAGATGATTAAAACTCTTAAGAATGTAAATATTACTACTATTGAAACACTTAAGAATATTTATTCTGGATATGACAAAGAACATGCAGCTGAAAATAAAGATCGAATTGTTCAGTTCTTAAAGTCAATGCACCTTGATACATATGAAGAAATCATTAATTCAGAATTTAATGATAGTAACTTTTGGCAGATTCTTTCTGCAAAGCATAATGGTAAACCTGTATATAGTTATCAGAATCTTATTGATTATCTTGGAAGACTTGATACATTTCAGGCAATTGATAGAAGAGAAGCACTTTGCATTCTTAGAGATTATCTTCATATGTGTGAAATGCTGGGAATGGCTCCTGATAAGTATACTAACTCACTCAAGAGAGAACATGATATTGCAGTAAGAAACTTTAATGCAAGACAGGATGAACTTTCTAATAAAAAGATCGCTGAAGTTGGTAAAGAAATTTCAAAGTTTAATTATGTTGATGAGTCTGCTGGATTGTTTATTAGATCAATTACTGACTTTGAAGATCTTAAGAATGAAGGAATTAAAATGCATAACTGTGTTGGTTCATACTCAAGCAGAATTATAAACGGTTATTCATATATCTTTGTAATTAGATCAATCAAGCATCCTAATGATCCAATTATTACTGTTGAACTTAATCCTTCAAATCTTAGTGTAGTTCAGAAGTATTTGTCGTATAATAGAAGTATTACTGATGAACGTCATCTTCAGTTTATTGATGATTGGCATAGACATTGTCTTAAAGTAAACTCTAATTCAGTTAAGCCTGATAAGTATGTAAAAGCTGTATACAATATCGTACACAATATTGTTGAAGAAGAGGAAGAAATTAATCTTGCAACAATAAATCTTATTAAGGAATTAGTTGAACTTAAGCCTGAATATAATACTTCTGCTGAAGAAAAAGCACTTATGACTATATAATAGGAAATATATGAAATTTTATTCTGATGACGTTTTAGAACAATTTTATTATATTCTTGTTTCTAACATAGAAGATCCATATGAGTATAATGCATTTATTAGTGTTATAAATGATTTTCGTAAACTTTATAAATTAAAGCCAGTTTATAAAAAAGATGAAGAGACAATAAATAAATTATTTGAAAATTGGTCACCATATGACTTATTATCTATAGGAGGAGAATTTTTATATGGATCTTTAGATGATGAAGTTGAACCATTTTTTATATTTAGTAAAGATAAGTCTGAATATTATTTTGACTTTTTAGATGACCCACTTGCGGATCAATATAATAATAATTCAATAAAAATTGAATTTATAAAGTATATAATAAATATAAAAAATCCAAATAAAGATGAATGGCTAGTTTATGATAAATTAATTGAAATTATGGAAAGTTATTGATTAGGGAGCAGTACTTAGTCCAAATGAAACTTAGGGATATGGTCTTAAAGATTATATTGTTTTAGATAAATTTGAAGAACTGGTTCCTATAAATCAGTAACTGAAAGATTATTTAACTATATATATTTAAGAGGTTCTTTGAACCTCTTTTTTATTTGATTATTTTATTCATAATAATTGTTGTTTTATGAATAGTCCTGATGGAACAATAATCTCCAAATTATTATGTAATATATATATATTTATTTACAAATTAACATAATTAGTATATAATATAAAAAATTTATTTATATGAGGTTTTTATGATTTATGTAATATCTGACATTCATGGTTGTTATGATGAATTTCAGCAAATGCTTAAGAAAATAAATTTTAATCCTGAAAAAGATGAACTTATTATTGATGGTGATATTATTGATAGAGGTTCTCAAAATTTTGAAATGCTTAGATATATGGAATCTAATCCTAAAGGAGTTACTTTTATACTTGGAAATCATGATTATGATTTTATGTTTTATTGTAAAGGTATAAAACATATTTTTAGAGAACAATTTTGGGAAGATATGTATGATGTTTATGATTGTTTAGCTTTTAAGCGTTTTGTAAAAGATCATTATGGTACAGTAAAAGAACTTATTAAAACTCATAATGAGCTTACATTAAAAGATTTTGAAGTATGGCAAAAGAAATTTGAGTCTATACCTTATTATGTAGAAAGAACAGTAAATGGTAAAAATTATATTATAGTTCATGGTGGTTATATTTCAAAAGAAAATTATGGACGACATATGAGAGATTTATATTATAATTATGGACTTGAAAATATAGAAACTTTCTATATTTGGGCAAGAAATGAACAACTTTATCTTGGTGGAAAACCTGATACAACAATAATTTTTGGTCATACTCCAACAATTTTTGCAGATGAAGGTTTTTATAATGATGGTCGAGTTTGGAAATATAATAGAAAAACAGATAATTGTACTTTTATAAATATTGATTGTGGGCTTGTTTATAAAAAACAATTTCCAAATGAATGTGATAATGGACGTCTTGCTTGTATAAGACTTGATGATGAAAAAATATTTTATGTGGAGGTATAATATGACTGATAAAGATTTTTTAGATAATGGTTTTATTGAATTTGAACCTAGTCCTTTTGATGGTGAAGTAGAAGCTTGTTTTCAGAAAATTTATAAAGATGATGTAGGCGAAAAATATTCTATTATAGTAAAGAAATGGGGAGATTTTAAACATCCTTATACTAATGAGGTATTTCCTTTAGGTTATGAATATAATATTCAACTTTACAAAAAAGAAGAACATGATGCAGTTGATTTGTTATTTCATAATTCATGGGAATTAAAAGAAGTAGAAGAATATTTAGAAAAATTATGGCAAACAGGACTATTTGATTATAGTGAAAAATTTTAATGAGGTGAATTATGAAAATTATTGCATTACCTTATAATTGGGTTGATGATAAAAAATATAAAGATTATAATAATACACCTTGGATTTATTTAGACGGAGAATTAGATAGAATTAATGGTTATGATCTTTGTCATGTAGAAGAAGTACCTAATCAAGACGGAATTTATGATTGTGAAGTAGATATTAATGGAAAACTTTATTCTGCAAAACTTTATTATTGGCATTCTAAATATTTAGATGGTCAATATAGTTCTAGATATATTGGATATGTAAGTGAAATTAATGATACATTTTCTAATGCAGTTGCACAACTAAAATATGATACAAAATCAGATTTTGCTGGAATATCAGAAGATGACACTATAATTTTAAGACAGAAAGGATTTACAATATGAAATATAATTCTAGTATGAACGCTTATACTGATACAACAAATTTAGATGGACATGAAGTACCTATCTATTATACATTAGATAGAACACATGATGTTGGAGATATTGTTGATCTTTATACAGATATTGATGTTGTTAAAGCAGTAAATACTACTAAAGCATTCGCAGAATATGCAATGGCTACAGAATACGGGGTTGATATACAAGATTTTAAATTAGCTGGAATTTCAGTTTATAGTAGTTTTATTCTTTATATGTATAGATGTAGTTATTTAGGTATGCGACATCTATTTAACGTTTATTATAGCTTTGATGAAAAAGTTATTGAATACAATATTTCATAAAAATATTTTTAATTAGTTATAAGTTATTTAAAGAGGCTATAAAAAGCCTCTTTTTTATTACATTATAACATTATAACGAAAGGCTATTTATAAATATAAGGTTTATATAAACTGAACAAAAACATTATATTGATTTTATATAAGGAGACTATATGGATATTTATGCAAAATCTATTTTATCTAGAGACCAGTTAGATTCAAAAATGAATATTGGTTGTGATGGAATAGAGATACAATTAATTAATGAACTTATAGATCTCCCTACAACTAAATATAGAACAATAAATCAAGCTTTTGATTTAAAACAATTTAATGATTATCCTATTAGAGCAATACACGCTCCATTAATTAAAGGATTCGATACGAACATTGAACAACTTTGTGATTTAAATGGTCAATTTCTTTTTTATAATATGTGTGAATTAGCTGAATATTTTGGTGAATTACAAAATAGAGATATTATAATAGTTATTCATACTGAAGAAAGATTAGATCATTTAAAAACTATAAATAATATATTAAATAATATTTTACTTTTAATTGATAAAGGATTAAAATTATTTCCGCACATTAAAATAGCAATTGAAAATGTGCCTCCTATTGATTTTATTGATCAAAATATTCGATTAAGAAATAATGCGCAAGGCGAAAATATTATTTTAGTAAATTATATAAAAGAACAATTAAATACAAATAGAGTTGGAACTGTATTAGATACTTGTCACACTATTATGACAAAAAAGTATATGGAACCTATTTGTAAAATAATTGGTGTTGAAAAAGATTTTTCAATGAAACATTATTTTGAAATAAATAAAAATGATATTATGTTAGTCCATTTAGCGAACGCAATAAATAATGGATATGAAGATAATCACGGAACTGTTTTCGAAAATCCTGAAGATTGTTTTAAGATTTTAGATTTATATAATGAATTTAATTACAATTGTCCAGTAACTTTAGAAGTTAGAGAGAAAGACTATTTAATTAATAATAATTATAGACTAATGAAACAATTAGTAGATAAATATTTATGTATGTAAATTAAAAAATAAAGAAGAAAATTAAAAAATAAAATCTGAAAGGACGCGACAAATTATGAAATCAGAAAAACTAAGTAACGTGTTAGGTGAAATTATTTACGATCTTTTATTTGATATTTCTGCTGGAAGAGGCGACGAGAAAATCGATGCTCCAGTAGTTAGTCAAGGAAAAGGTGCTGAACAAGATTGTATTAATGAGTTAGTGCAATTTTGGGATGGAAATTCATCTGTAACACGTTATTTTTTATTTACAAACATTTTAAAGAAATGTACATCTAATAATGACGTACTTCCTGAAATTGCAGGAATTCTTGCAGGTAACTATCCAGAAGAACAAGAAGCAAAACTTTCTTCTAATAGTATTTTAGCAAGTATTAAGTATTATTGTAATAATGAAACTCCTACTGCACCTTCTGTTGAAGATGAAATAAATGACGTTAAGGAAAGTGTAGACACAAAGGAAATTTTTAAGGATCAAGATAAAAATCCAAACTATTTAGTTAAGACAAATGAAGAGTCTGACGCTACTAAAAAGAAATTGGAAGCAATTGAAGTTAAGAAAGCGCTTGCCGCAGAAAGAGCTGCATATAATGGCAAATAAGCTATAAAGTAATCATGAATCTGGAGGGAAATTATTTTAATGCATTTTAATATTGTAGAAAGGAGAAACTTAATGAGAACAAAAAAATTAGTTGCATCAGCCTTAGCGATGATCGTTGTTTTTGTACTAAGCAGCTCAGTATTTGCAGCTCCAGAAGAATTTGAATTAAAATTCAAACAAACTTATTTAGTTACAAATAATATGAGCATTGCAACTATTCCAGAATTAGATCCTTTTACATATACGATTTCAAATGATGTAGATACAAGTTTTACTACACTAAATGGAATAAATCAAATCTATAAAGGTGATTTAAGTAAAGTTACTTTAAAAACTACTGAAATTGATCTTACTCAAGAAATTGAAGCTAATACTACTGAAGAAGTTAGTTATGACATAGATCTTGAATTTAGTAATTTTGATAAAGTAGGTATTTATAGATATAGATTAGATCGAAATGATGGAGAATATGTTTACTTCGATATTTATGTATTCAATGAAAATGGTACTCCAACTGTTGGTGGATGTAATTTCTATTCTAAAATATTTAGTAATTCTGAACAACATAAAGTATTAGATTTCTTAGATAGATATGAAGTAAATCAAGAAGAACAACTTTCACATACTCAAAATTCAATTATTCGATTTGTTGATCAAACTGGTAAAAAGATAAGAAATGATATTATCTTAATCAGAAATTATAAAGATCCAATTAAAGCACAAAAGCCTATTAAACTTGAGTCAAGAAAGAAAATGGCAATAATTGATAATGAGATTGAAATGGTTGATGTTGCAACAAATGTTGACGCATGCATTGCAGAATATAAATCAAGCTTAAAATCTTATTTGAATAAAGCATATAAACTTATATCTGACCAAGTTGCAGATAATCTTGCTTTAGAAGCACCTGCATGGTTCAGTGAAGATGATCCAGATGAAGTTTTAGTTTTCGTAGTTAAAATGAAAGCACCTCCTTCAGGATTTATTGGGCCTGGCACAGGTGATGCATTTAATCCTGTTTATTACACTACAATTGCACTTCTTAGTACCGGTGCAACTGCTTGTGCAATAATATATATTCGTAAGAAAATTAAAAAAATAGAAAAAACTAATTAAAATGAGAGGAATGTGAACAAATGAAGAAAACACATCAAAGAATTACTAGAGGACTTGCGGCTGGTCTTTTAGTAGCAGCCTTAGCCGCAATGCCTGTTTCTGCTGCGCCTATTGGTAGTGATACTGGTATCGCTGAAGGTGGACCATCAGTAACAATTGATAAGGTTATAGCTATTTATAATGATGGTTATAATAAGTCTTGGAATCCAGATGTAACTTATACATTTGAAGTTTCTGCAGCTACAGTTGATAACGTAACTGTTACAGATAGTAATGGTACAGTTGTTACAGTTAAGCCTGGTGTAGCAGCAGCTATCGCAGGTCAGTCTGGTGGTAAAGCAACTGTAACTTGCGATTTTGCATCTGCAGAAGTTGTTGATACTACTTCTACTCTTGCAGAAGGTCTTAAGAGTACATTTGAGATTGGATTTGATGTAACAGCGTTTGCTACTACTGGTCCTGGTATTTATCGTTTTAAGATTGACGATGTTACTCCTGCTGCAACTCTTTTAGCTGCTGGTATTGTAAGACCTGCAGGTTATGAAGCAACAAAGTATCTTGACGTTTATGTTAAGACAGATACTGCAGATCCTACTCAGTTAGTAATTGATGGTTATGTATTAATTGATACTAATACATCTCTTGAACCTGATGATAGTCATAAGGATCCTGGATTTAGACCTGTTGTTACAGAAACTCAGATTCCTGTACCTGGTACAACTATAGAACAACCTAGTGCTACTACATCTAGTTATGGTGTAACTGGTATTAATGGTGATAATACATTTGACTATTATAAGACAGTTAACCTTACAGTAAGTAAAGATATTACTGGTAACATGGCAGATACATCTCATGCATTCCCATTTGTAATTGGTCTTACAAATCAGACTGGTGCAGCTGTTCCTGCTACTGTTTATGTAGGTAATGCTGCAAATGCATTAACTGGTAAAACTAATGCATCATTTAATGCTAACTTAGCAAAAGATGGAACTTATCTTGTATATGGTATCAATCCTCTTGCTACTGTTAATGTAAAAGAGACAAATGATACAAATGATACATATAGAGCCTCTATTAAAGTAAATGGTGCTGATGACGGTGCACAAACAGCTCTTGCACATGGAGATGAAAAAGCTATGACTGCTTTAGCAGTATCTGACTATGATTCTTCTGCAGCTGCAGTTCCTGCAACTATTACAACAGCTAATGGTGCTAATGCTTCTGCTACTGCTGCATTTGAGAATAATCTTAATGCTGGTACACCTACAGGTATCGCTCTTATGGTTGCTCCTTTTATTGCAATTGCTGCAGTAATTGCTACAATTTTTGGTATTAACAAAATTAAGACCAAGAAAGAGACTGACGCTGAGTAAGTTTTAATGTAAAGGACATTACTTGACATTATTTTAATAGTAATGTTGAGTAATGTCCTATTTTAAAAAAAAATAGGTACTAAAATATGAAAAAGTGTAAGGAATTTATAAAAAAGCATAATGAATTATTTCTAGCAATATTGAAATTAACAGTATTTGCATTGGCTTTATTTATATGTTTTGGAGTAATTTTAGGTATAAAGACAATGGATTCAGATTATATGCGTCCTGGATTAAAATATCGAGATAATGTAGTTTACTCTCGTTATGGAAATGATTATATTTTAAGGGATATGATTATTTATGAATATGAAGGAAAATTATATTTTGGACGAATTGTTGGAATGCCTGGAGTAACGATTCGAACTGATGCTAACGGCAATATTTATCAGAATGATAATCTTGTATACGAAGAAAACATCAACTATACTTCTAAACGATCGATGGAAGTAGAGTTATCCTTAAAAGATGACGAGTATTTTGTTATATGCGATAATCGTTCTCAAAATTTTGATAGTAGAAAGTTTGGACCTATTTCAAAAGATAAATTTAAAGGAAAAGTAATAATGGTGTTGAGGCGATTCGAAATATGAAATGGGAAAAAAGAGTACATAAAATCGTTTCTTTATTTATAGAAATATGTTGTGTTATTATTCTTTTACTCATGGGATATTTTATATATGACGTTATTAATATACAAAGATCTGCTAATGTAGATAATTATATAAAAGAAATTAAACCAACCATAAATAAAGAAACAAAAGAAGTAGATTTATCAGCTTTACAAGCAATAAATCCTGATGTTGTAGGTTGGTTAACTCTAGATGATACAAGAATTGATTATCCTGTTTTACAAGGTAATCCTGATTATACGTATTTAAATAGAGATATGTACGGTAATGTAAGTCTTACTGGTTCATTATTTATAAGTTATCAAGCAAATCGTTATTTTGAAGATGATTATACCATAATATATGGTCATCATATGGAAGCTGGCGGTATGTTTGGCGCAATAGATTATTATGAAGATGAAAACTATTTTAATGAACATTTAACAGGCACTCTAATTACTGAAAAGAAAATTTATGATTTAAAAGTACAAGCGTTAATATATTTAGACGCATATAGCGAAATATATTCTAAAAAAGATATAAAAACATTAAAAAAATTTATTAAAAACACAAAAAATTACGAAGTCAAAATTGGTAACATAGAGATTACAGACAAGACTTTATTACTGTCTACCTGTGGTCCCAATGGAAACACAGATAGAATTATTTTAATATTAAGTATGGAGGAAAGATAATGCTAAAGACAAAAAGAAAACTTCTGGCAACACTTGTAGCATTCACATTAGTCATGACATCAATTATGCCTAATGTTGCTTTGGCGTTAGAGTCAGTAGAAGACACTCAGCCTACTACTAAGATTACAGAAACAGAGCCTGCTGCTTCTACAAAATCTACAAAAAAGCCAGAATCTTCAAAGCCTAAAGAAGCAAAAGAGGCAACTGAAGATACAACAAAAGCTACTTCTGAATCAACAAAGGCAACTTCAGAAACAACTAAAAAGCAAGTAGAAATAACTACTAAGGCTACTGAAGAAACTAAGGCTACTGAAGCTACTACTTCAGAGACCACTAAGACGTCAGAAGAGACTAAAGCTAGTGAATCTACTCCAAAGGAATCAACAGAAACTTCAGCTGAAACAGCAAGTACAACTGAAACTTCTGAGACTAAGGAGACTAAAGAAACTGCAGAAACAACTGTAGAAACTTCTGAATCTTCTAGTAATACAGTACCTTTAGAGTCTACTACTGAGGAATCAAAGTCTTCTGAATCTACTACAGAAGAAACTATTCCTACTGAATCTGGAGAAGTTACTGAGTCTTCTGATCCTATTGAGAGCACAGAATCTACAGAGTCAACTGAGCCTACAGAGTCAACTGAAGAAACAGAACCTTCAGAGTCAAGTTCAGAAACTAGTGAACCTGAAGAAACAGAATTTAATCAGTCTATTACAGTAGATGGAATTAAGATTACTGTTACAGCTGATAAAGGTGTTTTCCCTAATGGAGCAGAATTAACTGCTAAAAAGGTTGAAAATAATAAAATTAATAAAGAAGATAACGTAGTTGCTTCTATGACTTTTGATATTGCTATTATGCTCAATGGAGAAGAAATTGAGCCTGATACTACAAAGGGTCAAGTAAAAGTTACTTTCTTTGATGAAAGATTTGAAGATAAGAACTTAGACGCAGCTATTTACCATACTTCAGATGATAAAAAGACTGAGGAATTAAAGATTAAGAATGTTGAAGGTGGTGCTGAGGTTACTACTGATGGATTCTCTCTTTATACAGTCGAATTTACTTATGAAGATATGAAGTATACTTTAACTGGATATGCTTCAGCTCCTCTTAAGACAATTCTTGAAAAAGTTGGTCTTACTGGTGAAGTTACAGACGTTAAAATAAGTAATGAAAAACTCGTTAGATATGAAAATGGTTATATCTTTGCAGTTAAAGCTTTCTCTACAAAAGAATGGATGAAAGTTACTATTAATGATATTACTTATATTATTACTCTTACAGATAGTCCTGACTCTCCTGAAGACGCTACTGCTGGAACTGATGCTTATGCAATTCTTTATGATTCTGGTAAATTAGTTTTCCAGAAAGGTCAAGATGTTATTGGCGCTTATGGTACTAAGCAACAAGAATGGTTAGTTCCTACAGAATTTGTAGATAATTCTGATACTACAGATGTAGATGAATCTATTCCTGCTTGGTGTTCTTATGCAGAAAACATTAATAAAATCATATTTGTAGATAACATTAAGGGTATTACTTCTTTAAAGACATATTTTAAGGGTCTTAAAAATATTACTACAATTTCTAATATTGATAGATTAGATGTTTCAACAGTTACTACTCTTAATGCTTTATTCATGGATTGTTCATCTATTACAATATTAGATTTATCATCTTGGAATACTGCAAAAGTTACAGATATGTGCGCAATATTTAATGGATGTTCTTCATTAAAAACATTAAATTTATCTGGTTGGAATTTCAGAGGATTAAATTATGGTGGTGCATTTAGTGGTGCACTTAATGGATGTACATCATTAAAGACTTTAGATTTATCTAGTGTTAAAATGCCTGTAAAAACTTATGATGTAGGTTTATGCCTTGGTTGGCATGCTGCAGGTGGTGGAATAAATCTTGATAGTATTGATGTATCAAATATTGATTTAACACAGACTAAATCTTTGTATGGTTTCTTAACTATTTCAGCAAAACAGATTATTGGTCTTACTACTTGGGATGTTTCTAGAGTAGAATGTATTAGTAGTTTGTTTAATGGAAATAATCTTGTTGAAAACATTGATATTTCTGGTTGGGATTTAAGAAATATGACAAATACTAATGGTTCTGCAATATTTTCTGGTTGTGCTAATCTTAAGACATTAAATATGTCTAATGTAAAAATGCCTGCTGATACTGGTGCATCTAATTTCCAATTAGGTTGGGGTAATATTGGTGGTACTTTAAATAGCATTAATGTTACTAACTTAGACTTATCAAATACAACAAGTCTTTGTGGTTTCTTAACAGTTCCTGCTAAGAATATTATAGGTCTTGATACATGGGATACGTCTAATGTAACAAATTTCAATAGTTTATTTAATGGTCAAAAATTTATTACTGAATTAGATTTATCTAATTTCACATTTAAATCAGGTGATACAGTTTATGCTATGTGTGCATCAATGCCTAAATTAACTAAGATTATATTACCTGCATCATATAATAATTTAACCATTAATGAAGATAATAACATAAGTGTTTCTTATATTTGGACTAATGTAGAAACTGGAGAAAGTTTTAAAGCAGATCAAATTACTTCCGCTGGTACATATGAAAGAATTTTAGGTAATGATGCATATGTAAACACAAATGCTTATGCGATTCTTTATACAGATGGTACACTTATCTTCCAGAATAATGATGAAGTAGATTCTACACATGGTTCTGTAGTACAGACTTGGGAAGTTGATGAATCATCACATCCTTGGACTTCATCTGAATATAAAGATCAAGTTACTAAAATTATTTTTGCAAATAAATTAATTGGTAGAACATCTGCGTACTATATGTTTAGTAATATGTCTAATTTAACTACAATTGAAAATTGTGGAAATTTAGATACTTCAAACATAACTACAATGAACTCAATGTTCTATAATGCTTGTAACTTAACATCTATTGATGTTTCAGATTGGGATACGTCAAAAGTTACTAATTTTAGATGGATGTTTGGTTGTGATGATAATGCAGCTAATAATTCTAAATTAGTTTCTGTAATAGGAGCTAAGAATTTAATAAAGGTTGCTGCTACTGCTGCAAATGCAATGTTCAATAATAACTATTCTTTAAAGAATATTGATACATCTAATTGGAACATGTCAAATATAACAAATACTAGCTCAATGTTCGCACAGTGTGATGCATTAACAAGTCTTAATACTACAAATTGGAATATGTCAAACAATACAAATATGTATGCTATGTTCTATGATAGTAATTCATTGAAGACAGTTGATATATCTAACTGGAATATTTCTAGTAATATGACTAATACAAGTTGGTCATTTACAAGAACAAAAGTTACATCACTTGATATGAGTAATTGGAATATGTCTAATGTAACTGATACATATTATATGTTCGGTGGATGTAATGATTTAACTAGTGTTAAATTGGGCGCTAATTGGAAATTTGCAACAAATAATAGTAGTGGAACTTTTGGTTATAATCCTACATTTAAGAATTCATCTAATGAATATGTTCAAATGTCTGATATTTATTCTTGGGATTCTAGTAAAGCAGATACATATATTATATGCGCAACTGTTGGAGAAAATGCTTATGCTTTACTTTATGGAGATGGATATTTAGTATTCCAAAAAGGTCCTACGCCAGATCCTAATCATGGTGAATTAATTGCTTCTTGGGCAGTTAAGGACGCTAATTATGATTGGACAGGTTATTCATCAAACATTAAATATGTTGATTTTAAGGATGAAATTTATGGTAGAACATCCACAGATCATATGTTTAATGAATGTGTATACTTAAACGAAGTATATAATGCACAAAAACTTGATATGTCTCAAGTTACTAACATGTCATTTATGTTTGCATATGATAAACAGTTAACTAAAATTAATGGATTAGAACAATGGAAACCTTCTAATTGTACAGAATTCAATTATGCATTTGGTTCATATAATGCAGAAGGTACTAAATTAACTGAAATTGATATGTCTAATTGGCAGATTAATGAAGTACATCAATTATTTAGAATGTTTGAGAATTGTTCTAATCTTAGAGTAATTGATTTATCTGGTTTTAACTGCGTAAGTGGTTATGCATGTGATAATATGGTAAATGGTTGTAAGAGTTTATCTAAGATTATTTTACCTGAAAGTATTGCTGTATATTCTGAAAATAATAGAACGAGAATTGGTTTAAATTCATCAAGTCAAACTTGGTTAAAAGATGGAACTACTGTAGTTGATTATCAAGAAGCTATTGTTGGTGGTACTTATGAGAAAATTCTTAATGTAGTTACATTTAAGAAAGACTCAGATGCTGCTAATGATGTAATTTTCTATATTACTGAAACTAATACATCTTTTGAAATACCTGATGAATTAAAAACTTTACCTAACAATACTGAAGGTGAAGCATTTATTGGATGGTATGATGGTCAGGATAATAAATATACAAATGAAAATATTACAAGAAATACTCCAAGTACATTATATGCAAAATTTGGTCATGCACCTCAAGATGCAATTTATGGAGATGACTTGTATAAATTACTTTATATAGATGCAAATAATCAGTATGTAGTTGTATATCAAAAAGGAAATACTCCTACTTCTGGTTACGGTACATTTGTAAGTAGCACATTAGTTACAACAAGTCAATCAAATGAATATGTAAATGGCGTTTATACTCCAGTTACAATATTAGATTTTGATTCTTATACAACAAATAATTATTCTAATATGCCTACAAAGGTAGTATTTAGAGATAGATTGATTAATTTACCTAAAGCTGATGTTAGATTTACATCAGAAAGAGTTAAAAAGTATGAAAACTTAGATTATATTGATATGTCTAATGCAACTGGTATTAGATTTTCTAATAAGTCTAATGTATATGGTTGTTCTGGAATGGCAACTTGGAATACCACTAATATTACTAATATGTATCAATTATTCTATAATACAAAAGTTGCTACTACAGATATTCCTAATTTAAGTAATTGGAATACAAGTAATGTTACAAATTTAAGTTATGCATTCTATAGTACAAATGGTGAAGTTAAAGGTCTTGAATCTTGGAATACTTCTAATGTAACAGATATGTCTTACATATTCTATAGTGCTAATATGCTTAATACAGATTCAATTAAAGATTGGAATGTATCTAAAGTTAAAAAATTTAAGTCTGCATTTTCATCAAATACAGCATTACTTGAAGCAGAATTAAATTGGGATATGAGATCTGCTGAAGATATGTCTTATATGTTTGATAGTTGTTATAAATTATCTAAAATTAAAACTAATAAGACATTTATTGCAACAGCTAATACTAATAATATAAATCATATTTTCTATTGCTGCGATAAATTAACAGATATTACAGATTTAGCAAAATGGGATGTTTCTAATGTAACAGATATGTCTTATGCATTTGCAAATTGTAATAAATTAGCTATTATAAATGCATTAAGTGGATGGGATGTTTCTAATGTTACTACAATGAAACACATGTTTAGTGCATTTGCTAATGCTAGTTATGATACTTGGTCAGGCTATGATGCTGAACGTGGTCCTGGAAATTTAGTTGATTTATCTGCATTAAGTAATTGGCAAACTAGTAGTCTTACAGATATTAGTTTCATGTTCTATTGCCAAGCTTATTTAAATAATATTAATGGAATATCTGGTTGGGATGTATCTCATGTTACAGATATGACAGCTACATTCTGTGGATTAAGCAGACTTACTTCTTTAGAAGCACTTTCTAGTTGGACAACTAGTTCATTAACTAAATTATGTTCTACATTTAAAGGAATGTATGCATTAAAATCTGTTGATGGATTAGAGAATTGGGATGTAACTAATGTTACTGATATGTCATTTATGTTAGATCTGCGTTATTATGCAAACTCATTAAGAGATGTATCTGCACTTTCTAATTGGCATGCTAATTCTTTAAATGATTATAGATATATGCTCTATAACTGTAATTTAATTCCTGAAGTAGATTTTAGTAATTGGGATTTATCTAGAACTGGTACAAATTCTAGAAGTGATTATGTATTTAATGGATGTGATAAACTCATAAAAATTACTTTACCTGCAAATTTTGTAGTTTATAGTTCTTCTTCATATGGTACTCCATTTAATTCAGATTGGATTTATACAAAAGATAATTCTGTTGTAAACTTACAAACTGAATTCTCTAATTGGACTGTTGATAAAGCTGGTACATATATAAAGAATTATTATGTATCATTATATCCTATGGGTGGTACAGTTGATCCTACTAAGATTGAAACTAATTTGAATCAGTCTATAGACGAACTTCCTACACCTGTAAGAGATGGATATAATTTCTTAGGTTGGTTTGATTCTGAAGGAACTCTTAGAACTTCAATTCCAGCTGGAGAGTATATAACTAGCTTATTTGCTCAATGGGAGTCAAAAGGAACTTATACATTAGTATTAGATCCTAATATTAATGGTTATGAACCTTATGTTGTAGAATTAAAACTTGATGAAAAGTTTAGACTTGATTATACTCTTTTAAATATTCCTGATTCATTTGAATTTAGTCAGTGGACAGAAAGAAAGAGTGGAGATGGTGAAGTTTATACTCAAAATCAAATCGTAGTTGGATTAGCTGAACTTGGTGAAACAGTTACAATTTATGCACAGTGGATAACACATAGTTCATTCCCTGTAAAGATGCATGCAGTTAATATTTTAACTGGTGAAAGAACATCTCTTGGAAATGTAGATGTACGTACTAATGAATATTTTGATATTTCTGCTATAAAAAATATAGTTAAAAATAAAGTTGGTAATACATATATTTATTATGCATCTTATAGAAATGATTTAGATTGTGTACATTTTGAATATAATGAAGAAGATGTAATTCATTATGAGAATCAAGGTTATAATTCTGCGTATACAAATGCAGGAAAATCTACTGGTGAAGATTTCTATTATACATATGATAGAATAAAAGATGATAGAGGTCAATTTGTTAATTCTTCACATATGTGGACTTTAGATGATTTTAATAATGATATATATGTTTATTATATACCTGCATTAAAAGCAAGAGTCTGGTTTAACAAAGAATCTGTATCTAAATTACCAGTAGATGAGCTTATTATGACTGTCGATGGTAAACAATATAAATCTGGTGAATATGTATTTGATTTAGATAATTCTAGATTTTCACCTAGTGCAAGAGTAAGTATTGGTGAAGGATATGTTCCTTCTGCTTATGCTAATGCTCGTTGGGAATATTATACAGATTCACTTCTTAGAAATTTTGCATATATGATGGCAGAAGAAAAGAATTATTCATTTAATTATCCTGTTTCATTAAATAATGCAAGAGAAGGTAAGGGTTGTCATAAGAGTGAAGAAGCTACAGGAATGAAGTATAGTTATTTGTGGTGGAATTCTCCTAATGATATAATGGATATTAGTATTACATTTGATTTAAATGTAGTATATGATTTTAATAATTCTGGACAATATGCTGGTCCATCTGGTTTACAAGCAAGAAATCTTTATACATATTATTCACAATATCCATATAGTATAGATAATATTACTCAGGTATATGGTATAACAGCAGAATCTAATGATGGTTATATTATTGAAGGTTGGTATACTGCGCCTGAAGGTGGTACTAAAGTATATGATCCTAATGCAGAATCATATAGAAATCCTATGACACCTCCTATAGACTTTTCTAATTGTCCAGTTGTAGATTATTCAGATAAATTAGACCAAATTAATAATGATATTTATGTATTTGGTGAACCTAGAATGACGCAAAATAAGTATGTTACTTTATATGCGCATTGGGTTCCTAAGTCTGAATATAATGCAAGCTCATCACAATCTACATTTACAGTAATTCATATTAATGATTCACATAATCCAACTGTAACAGAATATGGATATTCACAAAAATTTGTAGCTCCAAATAAGCTTACAGATGTACGTTGGAATAGCTATATGGATGATAGTTGGTCTTATGTAGATAATCCAGATGAATCATATTATTATGATGGTTATTGGACAATGGAGAAAGACTATGCTTGGGAGAAAGATCCAATAGAATTTGAAGATCATATCTTTGGTGGATGGTACACAGAACCTAATGGTCAAGGCACAAAAATTACAAAAGATATGATAATAACTGAAACTGGCGATATTACATTCTATGCATATTGGAAGAAACCTACTGAAAAGATTAATTTTAGTCTTGAAACAAATGGAGATCATCCAACTAGTGCTGAAATTAAGTTTAGTAATACAGCATATTCAAATTATTATTATATTACACCTACTACTGCATATATTTATGGTGCAGACACAGTAGCTGGTTATATGATTCCTTATGCTATGACTGATGAAGAGTATGATTTTATTGGTTGGTATGATTCAAATAATCATAAACTTGAAGTTGGTGATACATTTGTAGATGGTGCAACTTATTATGCTAAATGGGAAAAGAATATTGTTTCAGTTGAAGGTATAGATTATGATTTTAATTTTACTTTCAAAAATAGCAAAAATAAGATGAAATTAAGTAATCCTTATATTTCAAATGCATCTATAGATATATTATTTAAAATTAGTCATACAGAAAATATTTTACCTGAAAAAGCTATTAAAATCTATATACCTACTACAAATATTTTAAATACATCTGTTATTAGTTATAATGGTGATTTAGAAAATGGTAAATACTATAGGTATGATAATCCATCTTATGATGAGACTACTTATAATAATTATAATTGTATGATTTGTAATGCATATGATATTACAGGTAGTGCTGGTTTTACTAATGAAAAATCTAATGTTTCAATTGAAGAAGATGGCTCTGGTATACAATTCTATGATGCAGATGGTAATATATATAAACCTGGAAAAGATTATTATTCTAAAGTATATAAATCAGATCCTATTATATTAACTATTGATACAAATGGAGATGGTACTCCTGATATAGTTAAGTATAAATATTTATATATTGAAAGTGATCCTATTACAGGTGCTGGCGTATCTAATTTTGATAATATTAATATTAATGGTTATATAACTAAAACTTGGAATTCTGAGTGGGGTGAAGAACCTGCAGACGCTAGCGATTATCTATTTGTAACATGGCAAATTAGTAATACATATCTTGATATGTATGATCGTACACAGTATTATAATAACCAAGACATGTATTTCTTTGCAAATACTAAGTTACCTATAACCAGTGCTGGTCAAAAAGTATATAATAAGCAAGTTGAACATAATGGAGAAAATTATGAATTTGCATTTTCTGTACTTGCAAAACCAGGTAATTATAGTACTCAAGAAACACATTCTGAGAATAATACTATTGTTATGAAATATCCTAAGTCTCAGTTTAGTTATGATGCGCAATTAGGTGAAATTTCTCAGCAATTTGAGATTTTAGTATCACCAAGAAATCCTTATATTAATGGTCAATGGTATGAAGATACTGTTATTAAGACTGGTAAGGTTACTTGGAGTTGGGCTGAAGGTTCATCTGAAACCAATGGTCGTGATATGTGGGCTAATATGGGACGTTTCAGCGGTGGTTATGTAAGTTCTGTAAATAGTAGAAATACTATTCAGAAACAAAGACAATATGCTGTTTTAAATAACACTCTTGAAATGGAATGGTATAGCTTATATGCCCAGAGAATTATTAATGGTAATGATGAATTTAGTGTTTCAGTAAAACCTGGAGATTTCTCTTATGCTTCAGGTGCTTCAGAAAATTGTTATATGTGGCAACCTGCAACTGGAAGAACAGATTTAAGTACATATGATTATTGTATTACTGGAATTCAATACGCTGTATTTAATGGTTATTCTGAAAAGTTAAATGATGGTTATGATCCTAATGTACCTATATATGTTGGAGATATTCAAGAAGTTAACAGAAATAAATATGTTGAAATCTATGTAATGTATAGAGGTTCTAATACTTGGACTTTACTTGATAAAAATGGTTCTGTTTGGAGTGCGCCTTCTAACTTAAGGTCTTATAATGATGGACATGTTAATGTTCAATTTAATCGTGGTTATTCTCGTAATTTCGATTCTGATGAATGGGAATACGGTGAACCTTATAGTTATATTTATGATACTAGAGTTGTTGGTGTTAAAGTTAAAGCTAAGTTTGAAACTGGATCTAATTATCAAGCTGTAGTTGTTGTTCCTAAGATTAAAATTTTCCCTAGCTTTACAACACAAGACAAAGTTAAAATGGACTTTGATCAAGAAGTAAAATCTGCTATTACTATGACTGACTTTACAATTGATGGTTATAAGTCTAATGCATCTTATAGAAAAGGACAATGGTCTGATGTTACTGGTGCAATTACTGATTTAGGTCTTACTACTTGGTATCTTACTTCAGATGTTACTGATCTTGATTTAAGAAATAATATTAAAACATTAAATCTTAATACAGGCAATGTAAGTGGTCTTGAAGAAGGAGATGCACAGGTTGTTTGTGAAGTTATAAATCAGGCGCAAAATAGTACATATTACAAAGCAATTACTTCTGGTGATTATTATGTATTATTACCTGAAAATACTTCACTTAAGTTAGCTGAAACATACTTTGCTGGTACTAGTTATGCAAATTCAAGCTATTTTACAAATACAGATATAAATAGCTGGAATTATGGTGGATTAAGTTATGACAGTATGGGCGGATTAACTCCAGAAGAATGTAGTGTTGAAACTATTGAAAACTGGGAAAATAGTGGTAGAACAATGGTTATTTATCATCTTAAAGATTTAACTAAGAAATATACTGAAATAGATTTATCTCATTATAATAGTTTAATCTTTAAATTAACACTTCATAGAGAGAATGAAGATATTTATGGTATTAATGGTGATGTTGCAACTCTCTTTGTAGATAAGTCTGGTACTTTCTACATAAATAGAAGAGAAAAGTATGAAAATGCTGGTGCAACTGTACATGAATACTTTAGTAACTTAAATTCTCAAAATGCAGCTAAAGAAAGATCTATGGCTTATGCTTATGCTGACTTTACTTTCTATACTGAAATCTATAATACTGGTTCCGGTAATGAAAATATGGCGCATCAAGATGGATTTAATGATTATGTTGCAAATAGTTCAAATCAATATACTAATAATGTAAATGTTTTCCCTGGTGAAAACTATACATATAAAGTTCTTTGGTCACAAAGCGGTAAGAAGATTATCGATTATGGAGATCATACAGATGAAATTGATAATGAAACTAATAATGCAATAATTTATACAAGACTTGATGGTGTTGGTGTATTTAAAGGCGTTTATGCACCTGCTATAACAGGTAAAGTTTATTTAGATGATGAACATTTAACATCAGAAAATGTAACTGTTACACCTACTATCTGGTACTGTAAAGATCCTAATTTTGCAAGTATAAATAATTTTGCTGATTATGATTTAAGCACAATTATTTTAGATGCAGATCACGGTTGGTATACTTCTGCAAATCTTGATAGTGATGCTAAGGTATATGGAATGGCATTTGATTATTCTAAAGATAGTCAAGGCAGAGATGTATATCTTGCAGGTGATAAATTTATTGGTATTACTATTTATCAACAGAATTTAGAGTTAGCAAATCAAACATTTAATAGTGAGAGTAGAATTTCTATTACAAACTTTAATAGTGCTGATTATGGTGGATTAGTAACAGTTAATGTAGCTATTCCTGACCTTAAGATTGATGTAGTTTCAAATCCTGCGTCTGGTACAGCAACTAATCCTACTGCAGTTCGTTATGAACAAGACTTAGTTTATACTTGGACAGTTCATAATAGAGAAGATAGAGCTATTAATGATGTTATAGTTTCATTTAAGGTTCCTGATGCAACTACTTGTACATTAGATAAAATTAAAGTTGGTAATATCTCTATAACAGATTCTATTGCTATTAAAAATGCTACACTTGAAAATGGTATAGTTACACTTACTATTAAGACATTAAGTGCAAATGAAGATTTTGTAATAACTGAAAATACTTATGTATCTACAGGTGAAAATGGAATTATGATTACAAATCAAGGTTTCATTAATGGATATAATGGAATAATTCCTACTGATACTCAAATAGATGCAATGAAATCAGATATTACATATCATATTACATTAACAATGCCTGAACCTACAGGTATAGTATTAAACGTAATGCCTTATGCTTTAATCTTTGGTGCAATCTGCGTAACATTCTTTGTTTCAAAGAAAACATTAAAGAAAAAAGAAGAAGAGGAATAAGTTAGCTTAATTAAATAGGAGAGTCATTAATTTGGCTCTCCTATTTTTAATTTAGTAACAAATTTTTAATAGTCTATTTAATTATAATATAGTGTATGTAAAAATAAAAAATTTTTAAAATTTTTTAAAAATCGATAAAAAGTTATTTACATACCAAAGATAATTATATATAATACAATTATAAGCTAATTAAAAATTTAGAAATCTAGCTGAAAAGGAGATTTACAATATGAAGAAGATTATTCAGAATTCAAAGAGAGGTTTTACCCTTGTAGAGATGCTTCTTGTAATTGCAGTTATTGTAATTCTGTCTGGCGTAACTATCGTTGGTATTAGAGCAATGATTGATAATGCAAACAAGAATGCTGCAGCAGTTGAACTCCATGCAGGTTGTTGGTATGTAGAAGATCCGAATGGTTCTACAATATTGCCTGGTACAACTACAAAAATTCGAGTTGTAGATAGAAATACGCCTGGCGCTCAGTATTATAGCGATATGGACGCTATGTACGCACAGGTAAAAAGTATTCAGGGAACAGTACCTAACATAGAGCCTGAGCATGCACATGTAAATACTGGTGATGATGGATTCGACGATGAATGGTGGGCAAAGAATGATGCGGATTGGCAGAAGCAGATTGATGATTTGATTAAGGCTGGATGCCCTCAGGATCAGATTAAGGTTGTTAGAAATACGGAAGGTCATATCGTTGGTGTAAGTACAGATTGGAAGCCTGATTCTAATTCTGGAAATTCTGGTAACAATGATGCTAATACAGGATCAAATGGTTCTGGTAATTCTGATTCAAATACTGGAAACAATACTGGTTCAAATACAGGTTCTAATACTGGAAACGGTGATGCAAACACAGGTTCAAATGGTTCTGGTAATACTGGTAATACTGGTAATACCGGTAATACCGGTAATACAGGCAATACTGGAACACAGTCTTCTGGAGCAATTACAGTTCCTAATACTGTAACATCTGGTACAGGTGTTAAGAATTTTACAAATAATAATGATGGAACAACTACTGCAACATTAATTCTTAATACTTATAATACTGGTGAAGTTAAGTTTAGAACAAATCCTGATGGTACTCACTCAATTTATTGTGTAGGCAAGGATGGTCATACTGTTGTAGGTAATGTAATTGGTTATACACAGGATAATCAGTGGTGTAATGAAAATACTTGGATTAAGTTAACACCTGCAGATTGGGCTAAGCTTTCATCAAGTTACGGATTTAATTAATCTAAATAATTAAATTAAAAAATAAAGAGGTAGCATTAAGCTACCTCTTTTTTATTTACGAAGCTTTATATATTAGTATATAATATATAATATATAAAAATAATAATAACATATTTATTATATAATAACATTTAAATTGTTATTGTGCAATATTTATGTTACTATAAATGAGGTATACTTATGTATAAGAATGGTTATCAAATTAAAATAGAATGTAATCCACTTCCTAGAAATTGTCATGAATGCCCTTTTTATCAATATCAAGGAATGGATGATTATGGATGGGATAAGTTTAGATGTTCTCTTATTACTCCTATAACTATTTTTGGTTGTGCCTTACATAGACCTGCAGATTGTCCATTAGTAGGTAAAGAAATTAATGAAGATCCACCTACAGAAAAACAAGATGAATATGCAAGAAAGTTAGCGAGTGAAAAAGATAAAAATTATTGTTGTGGTTTCTATCCAAGCTTAAGAATACCATATACTAAAAAAGCATATTGGAAATTCATAAATGAAAATAAAGATAAAGATTGAGTATGGTTTTTACCACACTCAATTTTTTTATAAAAATTTTTATTCATACGGTTTATAAATTAAAAAAATATATTATAATATAATTAAACAAATTAAATATATGCATTAAAGAAAGGAATTTATATATATGTTTAAAGCAATAACTTTAGGATTAATTGTGGCTTCAATTATAACTATTGTGGCGTTTAATATTATAATTGAATATAAAAAGCGCCAGCAAGTTTCTCCTTTTGATACAGATTGTCCAATATAGAAAATATTTTTAGTACCGGCTAAATAATTTTGATATTTGTAATAGAAAAAGTATTTACTTCTGACCACAACGATATATAATAAGAGCTATATGAAAAAGTACTCAAAGTATTACCACGTATACGTTTGAATAAAAAATGTAATATTTCTCTTGTTTACTTTTCGCGATTTCTAATATATAATTAAACTATAAAACAAAAGAAAAATAACACACACCAAACACCAATAAATTAATTATTTAAAGCACGGAGGAAATAGCCATTATGAAAAAAATTATCGTCTTTCTCGCAGTAGTAGTAACTTTACTTACAGTTTCTACAACAGTATTTGCAACTAACGTAAATGAGAATGAGATGGAAAAACTTGCTCTCACTGCAAACAAGACAATTGAAGCTCCAGTAATAGTTGAAGAAGCAGATACTGAAATTCCTAACATTTGGGAAGTAATGCGAACAGAGCAGCCTGCAAAAGTAAGAACAATTGAAGATGATGGAAAAGTTATTCTTGAAGTTGAGGTTGGAGAGTATACATACGGATATGTAATTAATGAATAAATAAGAACCAAAAAAAAATGTGTGTGATATAAAAAGAGAAGGTGAGCCTGGAGGTGCTCACCTCTTTTTATTTTATGAAAGTATATTTAATTATATTAAAAAGTGGTTTACAAAGCAAAAGTTTAGGTATATAATACAATTATTGAAAATTTAATTATTGAGGTGTGGTGTAGCGGCAGCACACGGGTCTTTGACACCCTTGGTGTAGGTTCAACCCCTACCACCTCAGCCAAAATGCTCCAGTAGCTCAGTTGGTAGAGCAATAGACTTTTAATCTATGGGCCGTGCGTTCGAACCGCATCTGGGGCACCAAATTTTTATTAAGAAAAAAGTGGATTATATATAAACGGGTTCTCTCACTCTCCCTCTTAATAATAAACTTTCAAAATTTGCATATGAGCTTCCTTATATAGAGGATCGTTTTACATTAGAATTTTAGCTCTCGCGAATGAAAGAAAACATAAATGCATAGACGCTTCCTTACTTTCTGAGGATTATAAAATTACATTTTAGCGTTCGCAATTCTTTTATTCCGTAGTAGCAAAAAGTTACTACGGATTTTTTTTACAACAAACTATATTAAATCTCGCCTAGAAAGGCATAGGAGGAATTATAATGAATAAGTTAAATGAAGCTTTAGTTAAGTTGACACACGCAGTTATTTCAGATGCTAAGGGTACTCAAGTAGAGACGTCTAAGTATCTTAATAACGGTTTAGTATTTATAGATAAGAATGGTCTTGTTAAGACTATTTCTGAAAATGCAGGTAATTCTGTTGTAACGTATCTCAACAGAGATTTTTCTGCATGGAATAGACATTTTCATCAGTCTTGGAAAAAGGTAGCAGATGCTCCTATTGAGCAGCTTGTATTTGAGCAGCTTATGCACTATTTCTCTACTTATGGTCTTGAATCATTAGGTTTTGCAGCAATGCCTGTATTACCTTGTGAGACTGTTATTTCTGACGAAAATATGAGACCTACAGATCTTAAGGCATTTACAGTAATTAGAGTTGTTTCTGAGAAGGAAGCAATTGAATTACTTAATGATTATGTAAGATCTGTTAAGAAGCCTAGTGCAGATAATATGAGACTTATTATTGGTGTCATTAATTCATTAACAGTTAATGTTGATGAAATTCCTTCATTTGAAGTTAAGTGTGCATATTGTAAGGCAAAGAATATTGTTCCTACAAATGGTCAAGATTTCTTGAGATATGCTGTATATATTACAACAAACTCTACACTTCTTATCAAGAATAAGAAGGAAATTGAGACAATTAAGTCTACTCTTACTTATAGTTGGAATAAGTCTATTGCAGATGCAGTTGCAGATTTGTTTACAAAGGCAGATCTTGTAGAGTGCTCTAAGGTATTCTTGAGAAATAAGGCATTGTTCCTTGCATTCAAAGTAGATAAGAGAAATGCTCCTATCATCAATAAGATTAGAAGACTTGCTGTTGATAACCACCAGCCTCTTTCTGAACTTACTGTTGCAAATATTATGGGTCTTCTTGGTCAGAACAAGAAGGATGATGTTCTTAAGATAATTAAGAAGACATCTAATAGAAACCTTATTAAGTTGATTAACGTAGCTAATAATGATGAGACTGAAGACAGAATCTATAATATTAGAAATGGTAAGGTTTATGTCAATAACAAGGTTATAGATAAGACAAAGACAAAGTGGCTCTATAAGGAGTGTTTGAAGCAGCTTTCTCTTAACTTAGCTGGTAAGTTAGCTGATAAGACATTCTATATTCCTGCAGGTATTGATTATAAGGCACCTATTTCAGAGAAGCAGATGATTGGTAATATACCTTATGGTTCAACAATTACTGCTGATACTGATGACGATGCACTTTGTGTATCTATTGCTTGGGAAAACTATGATGGTATGCGTACAGATATTGACTTCCACCTTAATTCTGCCACAAGACAGTTTGGTTGGAATAGTGGTTATAGATCTGGTGAAGATATTCTTTTCTCTGGCGATATGACTGATGCAACTAATGGTGCAACAGAAACATTTAGAGTTAAGGCTTCAGATGAAATATTCCTTGCAACAGTATCACTATATAGTGGTCACGATAAGTGTCCTTTTAAGGTATTTTTGTCTGGTGCAGATAACTTTAGAGATAGAAACAAGGGTCTTGTTGATATTAACAAGGCATTAGTAATGCCTGTTGGCTTAGCTTTCAATGGTACTAGATCTATGTCTATCGGTTATATGGTAGATAAGACATTCACTTTCTATGGTGGTAATCTTGGTGCAAATATTGTACCTAAGGCTGATTTGTATAAGAATGCACTTAATGCTATTACAAATAGATGTGCAGCAATGATTTCATTAGCTGATGTTATCACTTTAGCAGGTGGTACAATTGTTACAGAAGTTCCTGAAGCAACAGATGAAGAAGTAATCAATCTTGCACCTGAGAATATTACTGAACAAATGATCTTCTCTATTGTTGATGGAGATTAAAAAATAATTTATAAATTTAAAAAAGTTATTTATAAGTTATTATGTGTATGATAAAATATATATATAATAACTTATATTTATAAAAGGAGTTGTTTTTAAATGATTGAACAAATATATAAGAGAGCTGATGGTTCTAAGTACACATGTAAAGAAGTAATTTCTACGATTGCAGAATTTATTGCTAAAAATCCTGATTATGAGTACGAACTTACTGTAGGTACAGACTCTCAGACTTTCGCAGATCATACTAAGATTGTAGAAGTTATTGCTCTTCATAGACTTGGTCACGGTGGTATTTACTTTTATCATATTGATTATGTTGAAAAGTTTAGAACACTTAGAGATAAGATTTATGAAGAAACAGCAAGATCTCTTGAAGTATCTAAAGATATGCTACTTGATGTTGCTGTAATTCTTGATGAAAAAGGAATAAACATTGACGATATTAATGTTCACTTCCAAATTCATTGCGATATTGGTACATCTGGTAAGACAAAAGAACTTATTAAGGAAATCGTTGGTTGGGTAACATCTGAAGGTTACGACTGCCTTATTAAACCTGACTCTTATACTGCAAACGCTATTGCAGATAGATATTCTAAGTAAGATCACTGGTTATGTGTAATAGCATAACCAGTTTTTATTTACGTATAATTTTTTATATGATATAATATATAAAATTTAATTAGGAGATTAATTATGTATATACCTGCAAATGAAGAAGAAAGAAAATATCTTGAAAAATATGATCCTAATAAGTATGCAAAGCCTTGTGTAACTGTTGATCTTATTGTTTATATTAAGGGTTTAGGTTTACTTCAGGTAAAGAGAGGCAATTATCCTTATAAGGATTATTGGGCATTGCCTGGAGGTTTTCTTGATGTTGGTAAAGAAAATACAGAAGAAGCTGCAATAAGAGAACTTAAAGAAGAAACTAATCTTGACGTAAATGTTGATCAGCTTACACTTGTTGGAGTATATAGTAATCCTGAAAGAGACCCTAGAGATCATGTAGTAGATATAGTATACACAATTGAGCTTGATAGTTCTTATATAGATAAAGTAAAAGCTGGAGATGATGCTAAAGAAACAAGATTTGTTCAGTTAAATAGAGGTCCTGTTACTGATGATCCTACATATAGTAAAGAACTGCCTATGGCATTTGATCATAATAAGATTATTAAAGATTGGATGAATAAAAGATGACTCGTACAATAGATCCGTCAAATATACCATCTTCGTCTGGTTATAATTTTGGAAAACCTAATTGGACTACGCTTATTAATTCTGGTAAGTGGAATTCAAGTATGAGTTCAAAATGTTCTGCGTGGGTTACTAGTCCTTATCAAAAGATAAAGTCAAATAATAATTCACAAGAAATGGTTAATAAAGATAAATTTACTCCTTGTTTGATTGGAGTAAAAACAGGTCATTATATTGAAGTAATTAAGTCTTTAAATGAAGGCAAGTTAAATAAAACTGGTAAAATACTTTTAAAGTATTATAAAGATATTAAAAATATTGATAAGTTAATAAATAATGGAACGATAAAAAAAGTTACAGAATATGCAGAGGACATAGAAAAAGTTAATAAAACATTTGATATTCAAAATTATTGTACAATTAAAGAAGTTATAGATTTTGCATCTAAAAGTAAAATTTCAATTATTTATATTTATGATGTAGATTTTGGTCAATGGTTTGTAAATGCAACAACAATTTCATTAGCAGATTATTCTTTTTATAATTTTTATAATTCTGTATCAATTACTTTAGATGATTCTGATAGTGCAAGATTTGTTTTATTAAAGGATTTGCTTAATTATTAATGTTAATAACTAAAATAAAAGATAATATGTTAGATTTTCCTTGTATATTTGCAGTTAAAGATGGTATCTATTTTAAATAACTGTAATATTGTATTTTATGATGATAGTCAAGACGGTTTTATAAATTTAAATGATTTATATAATATATTAAGTAAATAAGGAGTTAAAATTATGAACATTGAAGAACTTTTAAACAAAATACAAAATTTTAATGAATTTACTGCAGAAGAGAAAGCATTTTTGATACAAGCTGTAGCGGACGCTGAGAATTATAAAAGCAGAGCTAATCAAGATGAAGATATTTTTTATGGTGATTAAAATATGAAAACAGTTGCATTACTATTTATTATTCTTGCATTTATTGGATTATTTATTGTCTTATTAGCTAATACAACTAAGTTTGGTGAAATTGGAATTGGACTATTTGTATTAGGTTTAGCAGGATTTGCATTTAATATGTTAATTTTTGGATCAAATAAAATTCCTAGATTAGAAATACATGAATATACTTCACCATATTATAATATTGCACAAATGGCGGAAGAAAATAAAGCAAAGATAGAAAATGTAACTTGTAATGAGAGATTAGTTTATACTAGAAATAAGAGAACTAATGAAACTGAATGGATTTATTATAAACTTGATGATAGATTAATTGCTAAAGAAACTGAAGCTACTAAAAAGAAAAAATAAGGAGTTAGTTATATGATAAATAGTTTTAAGGGCGAATATTATTTTTTGTCTAATTTTTATGAAGTGCCTGTTTTCTTTGATGGAATTCAATATAAAAATTCAGAAGCAGCATTTCAAGCACAGAAATGTGAAAATTTTGAAGATAGAAAAGCATTTAGTCAATTAAATGCATCTGAAGCAAAACTTAAAGGTAGAAGAGTTAAGTTAAGATCTGATTGGGAATCAGTTAAGATTGATCTTATGACTAAGATCGTAGAAGCGAAGTTTACTCAAAATAAAGAACTTGCTCAAAAGCTCATTAATACTGGTTCTGAATATCTTGAAGAAGGTAATCATTGGGGAGATAAAGTTTGGGGAACGGTTAACGGAATAGGTCAAAATAATCTTGGCAAGATTCTTATGCAAATAAGAGATAAATTGAAAAATGGTTAATTAAAAATTATTTACAAGTAACCAAAATTAGTATAAAATAATATCAATACAAATTTTGGAGGTATACTATGAAATGTTAGTTTTGTGGAAGTAAGGGAATTTTAATTAATGAAAGGAAAAAGAAATGTCAAGAAATTTTAATTTTTCAGAACTAAACTCAAATAGAAATAAGATGCCTATAATTGCTAAGCTGATTATAGCAGGTATTATTATTGTTCTATTAATTATTTGCGGGTTTAGATGTTTTTATTCAGTAAATGAGCAGCATAATGCAGTAGTAACTCAGTTTGGTACTGTACTTAAGGTAGATACTGCAGGTTTCTATTTTAAGGCACCTTGGCAGTCAGTAAAGAAAGTTGATATGACTACGCATGGTACGCCAATTGGTTATTCAATTCAAGATGGTCAGAATATTCCTAATACAGATGATGGTATTATGATTACAGAAGATTACAACTTCTTGAATATTGACTTTTATATGGAATATGCTGTATCAGATCCTATTGCATATTTGTATAATACAAAAAATCCTGAACTTGTTTTAAGAAGTATTGCTCAGGCAAATATTAGAACTATTGTTTCTAACTATACAGTTGATGAAGCAATGACAACTGCAAAGGGACAGATTCAGGCAGATATTAAACAGGCAATTATTGATGAGCTTGATAAGAATAATATCGGTCTTAAGATTATCAATATTACAATTCAGGACTCAGAACCTCCTAAGGATGAAATTAAAGCTGCATTCCAGTCTGTAGAAAATGCAAAGCAGAATGCAGATACTGCAATGAATAAGGCTAAGGAATATCAGAATAGTCAGCTTCCTGCAGCTCAGGCTAAAGCTGATAATATTGTTAAGCAGGCTGAAGCTGATAAGGCTGCAAGAATTGCAGAAGCTAAAGGTCAGGTTGAAAGATTTAATAAGATGTATGAAGAATATAAGCAGTTTCCTCTTGTAACTAAGACAAGACTTTTCTATGAAAAGATGGAAAAGGTACTGCCTGGTTGTAAGATTATTATTACAGATGGAAAGACTTCTACTGTATATCCATTGGATTCTTTTACAAAGTCTAATACAAAACCGCCTTATGCAACATCTAATACAACAACTGATACGACTACAACTGATGGAGGAAATGGTTAATATGAAGAAGTATATAATTGGAATTTTAGCAGTTATTGCAGTACTTATTGGAATTATTATCTTCTTGGCTTCTGCATATACAGTAAAGACCAAGGAATCTGCAATTGTAGTAAGACTTGGTAAAGCTCAGACAATTGTAACTGAGACTGGTCTTCATACACATACACCTTTTATTGAGTCAACAGTAAAGATTTATATGGGTGAAGTTTTGTATGATATGCCTAAGTCAGATGTAATTACTTCAGATAAGAAATCAATGATTGCAGATAATTATGTTATTTGGGAAGTTACAGATCCTTTGAAGTATTACCAGACACTTGGTGGTGTTAAGGGTAGAGCAGAAGAAAGAGTTGAAGCTGCAGTTTATAATGCAACTAAGAACACAATTTCTTCAATGACTCAGGAAGAAATTATTGCTGCAAGAGGTATGACTCTTACAAATGCAATTACAACAGCGTCTAATTCTGATATTGCTCAGTATGGTATTAATATTAAAATTGCTGAAATTAAGGCGCTTGATCTTCCTGACAATAACAAAGCTGCAGTTTATAATAGAATGATTTCTGAAAGACAGAATATTGCAGCAGGTTATAAGGCGCAGGGTGATAGAGAAGCACAGATTGTTATAAATGAAACAGATAAGCAGGTTGCAATTATAATTGCTGATGCTGAAGCAAAGGCTGCAATTTCTAGAGCTGAAGGCGAAGCTGAGTACATGAAGATTTTGTCAGCTGCTTATAATGATAAGGATAAGGCTGCATTCTATAATTATCTTAGAGGTCTTGATGCTCTTGAAGCTCTTGCAAAGTCAGACTCTACAATCATTCTTGATAAGAACTCTGAATATGCAAAGATTCTTTATGGAATTAGCAAGTAAAAATAATTTTATATTATAATGAAAGAGCCTATTTTATATAGGCTCTTTTTTATTTACAATTTGATTACAATGATATTATAATATTTTTAATGAAGTAAATTATAAAGAATTTAAGAAGTTTATTTGTATTATGAATGAAAATATACAAATATATGGATCAGAACAAGCATTCATTATGAATGCTATAGAGTATGACTGCTATATTTTAAAGGTTAAATGATATGGATATTGGTAGTGGAAATGGTTATCCAGCTGGAAGTTTATCTAACTTTGCACCTCATAGATTTATAATTGATGGAGTAGAATGCGCTTCTATGGAAGGCTTTTTACAGTCATTGAAATTTAGCAATCCTGACATGCAAAAAGAAGTTTGTAAGTTAGTAGGTAGAGCAGCTAAATCTAAAGGTATTAATAAAAACTGGCAGCAAAAACAGATTCTTTATTGGCAAGGAAAAACCTATAAGAGAAATAGTCAAGAATATCAAGATTTACTTGATAAAGCTTTTAATGCTTTAGCTGAAAATACATCATTTCAAAAAGCATTATTGGCTACTGAAAATGCTACTTTGACTCATAGTAAAGGTAAAAATAAAATTACAGAAACTGTTTTAACTACTAGAGAATTTATTTCTAGATTAAATAGAATAAGAAGTGAATTAAAGAATAAAGATAATACTAAGTAAGAAACAAAAATTAGGTGGTGACAATATGAATTATTGGAAAGAAAAAATAGAATCAGAAGATTTTGTACTTTTTTATCATAGTAAAGATAGTTGGAGTCAAAATGATACTTATACAGCACCAAACATCACTAGAGAAAAAAGCATGAACTATATATTAATTAAAGGACTATTTAATTAAAAATATAGTAATATAAGGAGTCCATAATATGATTTTAGATGAATATAAAGATATTTTAGAAAAGGTAGACGAAATACTTCCGCCTAGAGAATGTATTGCATTTAATTTTTCTGATGATTTTACAACAGTATTTGATAATAAGCTTGGAGGTATTCCATATTATCCAAAAGATAAAGAATATCCAATAAATATGAAAACTGGAGAACCTTTAGCATTATTGGTTCAAATTAATTTTGATACATTTAAGTCTATTCCTAATTATCCTGAAACTGGAATTCTTCAAATCTATATTTCTACTGAAGATTATGGTATGAATTTTAATGACCAAACAGATAATACTGGATTTAGAATAATTTATCATAAAGATATTATTGAAGATACCTCAAAGTTACTTAATGAAATACCATATAATACTGAAGATCTTCCATATCAGAAAGAATATAAGCTTATTCCAACTGAACCTTATAAAATGTATGCTTCTATGAAAGAAGCAGATTTTGAGCCTACTTTTGTTGAAGAATATAATAAGTTAAGAAATGCAAATGCTGAATATATAGATGATATTGATGAAGAGCTAGAAAGAGCATTATATGAAAGAAATGAATCTCAGTATTTATGGCTTGGGGGTTATCCCACGTTTACCCAGGATGATCCCAGAACTACTCCTAAATATAGTAAATATGATTTAGTATTATTTGCTTCAGATACATATTCTGACGATTATGATTTCATGTGGGGAGATGCAGGAACTGCTCAATTCTTTATAACCGAAGAAGCATTGAAAAATTTAGATTTTTCAGATATTCTATACAATTGGGATTGTTGTTAAAATAAAATCAAAACTAAAATATATAAAAATGGTCTACTTTTGTAGATCATTTTTTATTTACGCATGTTATTATAAAAGATATAATAAAATTAATTTTATAATAAAGGAGTCTAATTATGCAGTTTGGAATATCTTTTATTTTAACAATTTTTGTAATTTTGATTATTATTTTTACTAGAGGATAAAAAAATAATTCCATTTTAGTATAATATATGATATAATAGATTATATGAAATATACATCAGAACAAATACATAAAATTATTGATGATTATGATACTTTATGTGATAAAGTATTAGTTCATTTGCGTAAAAATTATGATCCTGAACTAGACTTAATAGATGAAATTTCGTGTATTTATCTAAATACAGAATCAATATTTTTAGTTAGAGCTGCTAAATTTGAAAACTATAAAAAAATAGAAAGAAGATATAGATTTAGAGAGTCATTATTCTTTGAAAATAAAGCGTATAATATAATTAAAAAATATAAAAATTTATGCTTCGAAATACAAAATAGATTATGTACAGATAAAGTATTTATATTGACTACTAATTATTATATATATAAAGTTTATTATGTAAAAACAAGAAAGCATCAAAATTTAATAAAATATATAATAAATGATGCTTTTTATACACGAAATACTATTGCTAAAAATAATTATATACCAGAATTTTGGTTAACATGTTCAAAAAAAGATTTAAATAGCGCAAAAAATAAAACAAACGCTATATTAAAAATTATAAATAAAAATTTAGATAATTATTATGAAATAAGAGAAGAAACGCATAATATAAAAGATGAAGAAGAAACTTAATACAAAGTCAATAACATATTATAAAAATCGTGAAGATATACAAAAAATTATCAATGATTATGATAATCTTTGTAGGTTTGTAGAATCTCTTTTAAAAGATGTGTATAGTGATCTTATTGAATTTGATTATCTTGAACAAATTATATGTATAAAAAATACTGAACTTTTAGAGTATTATGCAATATTATGTATACATAAAAATAAAAAAACAGTAAGAACAAAATTTAATATATATTTAGGTGAATTAATAAGATTTAAGCCAGACATAGAATGTATACTTAATCGTTATTATGATGTATGTACTAATATATATCATATATTGCAAAGATTGAATATAAGATGCGGAATAAATGAATTTGTATATAAAATATATTATATAAAAAATACTAAAAAGCAAGGACGTCTTGCAGTTCTTACTTATAATCTAGAAACAGATAAGATTAAGAATTGTTTGTCTATTGTAGATAAATGGTTAGAATATTCAAATGATCAATTAGACAGAGTATATCTTATATTGACTACATTACCTTTTGAAGATCAATATCTTGCGCTTAGACACATAACTCATGATGATATAGGAAATTAAAATAATGCATATAAGAATATATATAAAGAAAACAATAAAAGAATATGAAAACTTACTTAAAAAAGTAGGTAAAATTGTTAAGAATAAAGTTAATGTAGAATTTGATTTTGTTGATAGTGTATATTATACAGAGTATAAGTCTGAATGGCTTAAAAATATTAAAAAAATTTTAGTTACTGTATATTCTGCAAAAAATAATGAGCATTGTCAATATGAAATTGACACAGAAGAATTAACTAATCACGATATTAAAATAATTAAGAATTATAGAAAATTGTGCGATAAAGCTACTAGTATTTATAAAAGCACACAAATATCAAAATATCTTATTTTTAATAATACTTATTTTTATAAAACTATTATGTTTAATCCTGTAAATGAAAATGCAAATGTATATAAAATATATTATTCAACAAATAATACAAATAAATTAAGTTTAAAATTTTATGACCCATCTATAAAGTTTTATTTTGCAAAACATAATATAATTCATGATGATTGGTTAGACTCTAATATAACAAATTATACTTTTAATAACTATATAACAAATTTATATCGTATAATATTTAAACGCTATAAACAATCTTCAGATTTTATAAAATTAAGAGCAATGACGCATAAAGGCATATTAGATTGATTACGTATATGAAATATACTGAAGAATATCTACAACAAATTATAGATGATTATAATGAAGTAATTAAGAAAATTTATCATTTACTTCAGTATCAAAATTATGACATTATAGAGTATATTCTCTATAATGAATATTATAATGTTATAGAAGTTTATGTTTATTCTATTGACACTCATTATAAATTACGTATAAAGCAACTTGATAAGTGTGAAATAGGCGCAGAAGTTTTTTCTAAAAAAGAAATTAAAGCAATAAAAGATTATATTGAAGTTTGTGATAAACTTACTAATATTATTAGATATGTATATAGGAATTATTCATATTTAAACGTAGTTAGATTTTATTTTGTATCAAATAAATTAAATTTAAAAAGAAAATTAGCTTTTGGAACTACGCATATAGTTAAAAATTCACAAACTGGTTTACATAAATATGAACATTGTCATATATCTCCAAAATGGTTATCTTATTCTGATGAGCAGCTAAATAGAGTAAGATATAAATTAGGTATAATAAGAGCTGGAATAAAAAAATATAATGAAGTTTATTCGCGTTTAATAAGTAAAACACATCTTAACGTGACTAATTAATTAGACTAAAATTACAATTTATTTACAAAAAATATTTACGCATTTAAAAAAGTATATTATAATAATATAATATATGAAGTATACACATGAGAATATACAATCTATTTTAAATGATTATAATAAGTTGGTTAAAAAGGTTGAACACCAGCTTATTAAAAAGGGTAAATGCTTATACGTAAGAGGAATTATTTTATCTCATAATGAAAAATATATGCATATAGCATATGAAGTAGTTATTAATAATCATACTAAAACTATATTAGAGTCTGTTAATATTAAGGATTTTAATAAGAATGATATTATGAGATTAAAGAAATATAGAGCAGTATATGATATAATAGATAAAATTCTTATACTTGCAGAAATAACTACATTAAATACGAGTACTGGTTTATTAAAATTTTATTATGAACCAACTAGAAAGAATAAGTTTGCAGTCATATTATTTGATATAAAAAAATCAACTACATCAAAAGCTACTTTATATATACCTGAAAATTGGTTAAATTATTCTAATGAACAATTAGAAAGAGCTATTTCAAAATATAATAATATAAAAAATTATTATAAACAATATAATGAAATAAGATCAAATACACATAAGGATATTACTTAAAAAGGAGTTGAAAAATAAATGGATTTTTGGTTATTTAAAGGAATAACAGAATTTGTTTATTGGTACCCCGCATTGATGGCTATGCTGTGGGTACTTGGCTCTCTTATTTTCTATTTTTCAAATGAAAGAAAGGGAGCATTGCCAATAGACGATCTGCCTTTTGTTTCAATCTTAATGCCTGCACATAATGAAGGTGACATTCTTTATAATGTTGTAGAGGAAATGACAAAATTAAATTATCCTAATTATGAGATTATTCTTATTAATGATGGTAGTTCAGATAATACTGCAGAAGTATTGAAAAATATTGTAAAAGCTTATGATATTGTAAGAGTTATTGATTTACATCCAAATTGCGGTAAAGCAAATGCATTATATCTTGGAACTATTGCAGCTAAGGGTGAAATCTTAGTAGGAGTAGATTCAGATTCATATTTGGATAAAAATGCTCTTAGATACTTAGTTTCACATTTTACAAATAAACATAATGGTGAAAGAGTCGGCGCTGTAACTGGTAATCCTCGTGTAAGAAATAGAGGTACATTACTTAGTAAGTTACAGTTGTGTGAATATGCATCAATTATTTCTTTAATTAAGAGAACTCAGAGAGTCTTAGGTAAAGTAATGACAGTCTCTGGAGTTTGTGTTGCATATAGAAAAAGAGCTCTTATGGAATGTGGTTTCTGGGATAGAGACATGATGACAGAAGATATTGCTGTTACATGGAAATTAGAGAAAAACTTCTGGGATGTTAGATATGAACCAAGAGCTCTTTGTTGGATGCTTGTTCCTGAAACAGTAAAAGGTCTTTGGAAACAAAGAAAAAGATGGGCTTCAGGCGGTCTTGAAGTTATTTTTAGACATTATGATATTTGGGGTTCTTGGAAGAGAAGAAGAATGACTCCAATATATCTTGAACAGGTTTGCTCTTTCTTTTGGTCTGTTTGTTGGCTAATTCTGACTATTATTCTTTTAATAATGGAATTTAATAGTCAGCATGTTTTTACAGAATATTTATGGAAGAGTCAATTCTTATCATTTGTATGTTTATTTCAGTTTGGAGTAGCAATGTGGCTTGAACAACATTATGATAAGAATATTCTTAAATCAACTTGGTCAGTTATTTGGTACCCTCTTATTTATTGGTATGTTAATGTATTTATTACATTAGCAGCTCTTTTGAAAGCTATACTTCCTAAAAAGAAGCTTGCTACATGGAAGTCTCCTGATAGAGGCATAACTCAAATGAATAAGACTGATACTGAAGAAGTCATAATAAAAACAGATAATGAACTTAATGTCACTTATGATGATATTAAAATGAGTAGACTTATTCAATCTATTGATACAGATGGTACAAAAGATCTTTCTTCTCCATTGATTGATGGTACAATTGAAAATCCTGTTACTGATCCTCATTCTACAAAACATATTGAAACTAGAACTGTTCAAAAGAAATGGAAAACTGTAATTGAAATTATTTTGACTGTAATAGCATGGATTTATATGCTTATATATTGGGCATTTATGATTTATGGAATTATTTGTGATAAGTTAGGTAAACCAATTAAAGAATGGTGGATTTATAATACAAATACAATAAGACAAACAGAGCATCATTTCTATATTTTATTTATTGCAATATTAATTGAAATCTTAGTTCTTATTATTTGGAAAGAATATAATAAGCATAGATTTGGTAAAAAAGATAGAAGAAAGTTCAAGCCACATGTAACAGAAGAAGAGCTTGATGAATATTTCAAATTAGATGAGGCACTGGCTTATTCTTTGCATCATGATAAATATATTGAGCTACTAGAAAATCCTATACCTCAAGGAATGGGACAAGGCAGAAATCATAAATAATAATTATATAATAAAAAAATAAGGAGATAAATTATGGATTTAAATCAAATTTCAAAGTTTATAAGTTTGATTCTTCGACATAAACCTGAAACAATAAATATTACGCTTGACTCACATGGTTGGGCAAATGTAGATGAACTTATTAATGGTATTGCTAAGCAATATAAAGGTTTTAATATGAATATGCTTGAAGAAATTGTCAGAACAGACAATAAACAGAGATATTCATTTAATGAAGATAAAACAAAAATTAGAGCTAATCAAGGACATTCTATTAAAGTAGATGTTGAACTTGAAGAAAAAGAACCGCCTACAGTATTATATCATGGTACGGCAACAAAGTCAATAAATAGTATTTATGCTCAAGGTCTTAAATCAATGTCAAGACTTTATGTACATCTTTCAAAAGATATTGAAACTGCAACTAAAGTCGGTTTGAGACATGGAGAACTTGCAATTATTGTAATTGATGCACAAAAAATGTATAAAGATGGTTATAAGTTCTATCTTTCTGCAAATGGTGTATGGCTTACAGAAAAAGTTCCAGTAGAATACTTTAAAGAATTGTTATATGGTAATTCAATATGATTTACAAAGATATAGATGATAGAGGCATTAAAGTTATACTTAAAGAAGATAATATAATAATAAGTGAATGCAAAATTTCTTTAAGTAATGGAATTTGGAGTATTACTGAGTGGTTTACTACAAAATTTTATATGAACCAAGGTTATGGTAAACAAACAATGAAAGAAGCAGTTAATTCTCTATACGAAGCTTTTGGAATGCCTGAACAAATTAGATATAATTGGAATGGTGTAAATGAATATGTTTATCTTTGGTTAAAAAAACATTTTAATGCAGTTCCATTACATCCTCCAATTATTGACTCTGAATGTGATAGTTGGGAAGATCATATCTATATTCTAGATAAAATTAAATTTATAAATTATTTTAAAACTGAATAATTAAAAATTTTTAATAAAAAGATACTTTTTAATAAGTATCTTTTATTTTTTATTTACAACGTATATATAAATATGATAATATATATAAGATATAAAATAAAAGGAGTGATGCTAATGAAACTTAAAGATATTTCAGATATGACACAGTTCCTTACATACAGATGTTACTGTCCAGGTGAAATTTACGATAGAACTGGTTTCTTCTTTGAGATTTTTAAGGAAGATGATGATTGTGAAATTCTTGTAGAAGGTTCTTACAAGGATGATAAGGTAACAGCAGTTGTATGTAAAAATCAGATTCTTTGTTTTTGGTTTAATGAAGATGGTACCATTATGGATGCCACTAGATATGATGCTACACCAAATAATACAGAAGAAATTGTAAAAGTTTTGACAGGTAAGAAAACAGCTATTGATCCTGATGACTTTAAGCCTGGTCAGACTGAAGCAAATCTTAAGGAAATTCTTGGTATAGCTGATGCTATTATGATTTCTTAAATATAGTATTTAATAAAATATATAAAAAGGAGATAAAAAACATGAAGTTACCTCAGATTATTAACAGCCTTTTAGAGAGTGATTTGTACAAATTTTCTATGGGTCAGGCAATTATGATTAAGCATCCTGAATATATGACTACTTGGTCTTTTAAGTGTAGAAATAAGGATGTTAAGTTTACACCTGAAATGGTAGAAGAGATTAAGGAACAGATTAAGGCATATTGTAAGCTTAGATTTACTGAAGACGAACTTGAATATTTGAATAATATTCCTTGGTTTAAGGGAAGTTATATTAATTTTCTTAGACTTTGGCAGCCTAGATATGAAGATTTTGAAATTGGAACTGATGCAGAATGTGGATTGGCAGTTGAAACTAAGGGAACTTGGCTCAATACATCTATGTATGAAATTCCTACTCTTGCAATTGTAAATGAAGTTTATTTTAGAATGGCTTATGATTATGATAAGTTGTTTGAAAGCTTTAAGAAGAGACTTGACGAGAAGTATGAAAAGCTTCATAGTTCTAAGTGGTATCTTGGAGTATTTTCTGAGTTTGGTCTTAGACGTAGACTTTCTGCAGAAGCTCAGGAACTTGCTATAGAAAAGTTTAGTCATCTTAATGATACAATGCATTGTTCTAGCAAGTTTATTGGTACATCTAATGTATATCTTGCAAAGAAGTATGGACTTACTCCTGTAGGTACAATGGCACATGAATGGATCATGTGTGTAGGTCAGGGAGATCATTCTCATAATCCTGCATATTCTAATAGATTTGCTCTTAATGATTGGGTAGATGTATATGGAATTAAGAATGGTATTGCACTTACTGATACAATTACAACAGATTGTTTCCTTAGAGATTTTGATGATAGATTTGCAACATTGTTTAGTGGTGTAAGACATGACTCTGGTGACCCTATTGAATGGGGCGAAAAGATGATTAAGCACTACGAAAAGCTTGGAATTAATCCTAAAACAAAGACTTTGTTGTTCTCTGATAGTTTGAATTTTGAAAAAGCAGATGCTATTTGGAGACATTTCCATGATAGAATTAATGTTGCTTTTGGTATTGGTACTTATATTGCAAATGATACTGATGTACCTGCACTTAATATTGTTATGAAGACTACTTTGTGCAATGGTATGGATGTTGCTAAGGTTTCTGATACACCTGGTAAGGGTATGTGCAAGAATCCTGATTATGTTGATTATCTCCAGAGAACAATTAAATGGAGAATGGAAAATGATAAGTAAGTGATAATATGGCAAATATGTATTTAGTTTGTGGAATTAGTGGCGGTGGTAAGTCTGTCTTAACGGATAGACTTATTACTGCTAATCCATATTTAACAAAATTTGATCCTGATATGTATTATGCTAAAATTAATGGTGATGAATGTGACAGATCAAATTGGTTTGATGTATGGATGTCATTATATCAAGATATTCATAAAGCAGAATTAGCAAATAAAGATATAATTGTTACAACAAATTCATTAACTGTATCGCAAAGAACTCAGTTTTTAGAATGGTTTCCAACATTTACACATCATATTTTATGGGTAACTGCACCAAAAGAACAATGTCTTGAAGGTAATAATAGCAGACGCAGACATGTACCTGAAAAGAGATTATTACAGCAATGGGAAGAAATGGAATTTCCTAATGCAAGTGAAAAAGGTTGGGAAACTATAACTCAAATAACTAATTTCTGGGAAGAAGATAATTATATTATTTTTAATCTTAAAGGTGATATTAAAAATTATTTAATTTTTTAAAACGGAGTATTATAATATGTATAAGATTTCCGATTTTCTTTTTAATCATGAACCGCTAAATAATATAAACAAGAAGGAAGAATAAATAATGGATTGGCATATACCTGAAATTCAGAAAGATATGAAAACATTTCTTAAAACTATTAATATAGATAATGCTGTAAATGAAAAGTGTAAGTTTATGGTTCATTGGGAATGTATTGATAATAGAATAAATGTTTGTATTAGATGTGATTTTAAGAATTATGGAGAATATGATCTTTATCCTTATCAAAAGATAAGTTCTATTGAAAATATAGAGCTTCCTTCTGATATTTTCAAAAAGATCGAAGTAATATCAGGTTCAATTCTTGACTCCTTTGATGAATATATTATGAATTATGCAAAAGAAAAGAATGTAACAATTAAAAGATTAAATAATGAAATGTGGCAAGTTTTGTAAGGAGGTATAAATATGAAGAAACTTTTAGTAATTGTAGATATGCAGAATGATTTTGTAACTGGAGCTCTTGCAAATCCAGATGCAAAGAAGATTATAAAGAAGATTAAGAAGTATGCAGAATCTTTTGATGGAGATATTGTTTTCACAAGAGATACACATACTAAGAATTATATGGAGACTCAGGAAGGTAAGAATTTGCCTGTACCACATTGTATTAGAGGAACTGAAGGTTGGCAGATTGTAGATGAACTTAAAGATATTCCTGCAAAGTATTATTTTAATAAGCATACATTTGGTTCTACTGATCTTGCAAAGGTGATTAGGAGAGAATATGCAGATGCAGAAATTTATTTTTGTGGAACATGTACAGGAATTTGTGTAATTAGTAATGCAATGCTTGCAAAGGCAAGTGCTCCTGAGGCTAAGATCAATGTTCTTGGTAAGCTTTGTGCTTGTGTTACACCTGAATCTCATCATACAGCACTTGAGGCAATGAAGATGTGTCAGATTAAGGTAATTTAATAGAGGACTAATATGTTTAAGAAAGTATCATTTACTGGTATTGATAATAAAACTAATATAAAGAGACTATTAGAAATTGCTGAAAAATATCCAAACACTGAATTTGGTTTCTTGATTTCTGAAGCAAATACTAATAAGAATATCAATAATAGATACCCAAACTTAGTTTTGCTGCAACAACTTAAGAATAAGAATATCAATCTTGCTTTACATGTCTGTGGAAAGCTTGCACGAACAGTTGCTAAGACAGGATCGTTGGGTTGTGTAAAGGAATTTATGGGTTCTTATTTTGATATGTTTCAGAGAATTCAGTTAAATCTTGTTGGTAATACAGTTGCTATTCCAATTACAAATACTTATGGAAAGCAAGTTATTATTCAAACAAATCTTGACGAACCTAAGTCAAAGGCTAATTATGAGTTATATGAACAAACTAATGTTGAGAATATAGTTTATTTGTCAGATAAATCTGGTGGTCACGGTGAAGTAACTGATTTTGATTTCTTTGATAAATATCAAGGTTTTGCAGGTGGTCTTAATCCAGAAAATATTCTTAATAGAAAAGCTGATATTGATATGTTAGTTGATTATGATTATTGGCTTGATATGGAATCTGGTGTAAGAACAAATGATTGGTTTGATCTTGACAAAGTAGAAGATATTTGTAGAAAGTTATTTTAAATATGATAATTGCTTTAACTGGACATAGAGAACAAAGATTAAATTTACCTAGTGATGTTGCCTTGGATGATTGGAAAAGTATAAGGCAATGGATTAGACAACAAATTATTGATAATAAAGCTGATACTGTTTTATCTGGTATGGCAGGTGGTTCTGATCTTGCTATTGCCTATGAAGTAGTTCAAATGAAAAAAGAAGGTTATCCAATCAAACTTACTTGTGTATTTCCTTGTAAAAACTATAATGTTTCAAATCAATATTATAAATATATAACTAGTAATGCAGATAATATAGTTGAGATACATAATGAATGGTTTAAAGGTTGTGATAATGATCGAGATCAATATATGGTAGATAATTGTGATATACTTCTTGCTATATTTGATGGAAATAAAAATGGTGGAGTATATAGTACAATAAGAAAAGCAGAGAAGAAAAATAAGAAAATAATTTATTATCCTATGTGAGGTAATGCATATGTACGATAATTGTGATGATTTTTATGGAAAATTTAAGGAGAAATAATTTATGAGTGTTTTAGATCGATTAACTCAAATACAAAATGGTTGGATGATCGCAATGTTTGCAGGTATGGGGTTTCTTTTGTTTTTTATTATTATTATTGGAATACTGTTTGCTTGTATAATTAAAAATAATCACGCATTGGATAAGGCATTTACAGTAGTAACCGTTGCTAGTATATTTTGTGTGATTGAAATCTTTGTTAGTCTTGCTGGACTTTTTATTTCAAGCAGTCAAGTGTCTAAGACCACATATTATGCTGACAGATACGATATAAAACAAATGGCTAATGATTATAATGCCAGAATTATTGAAGATGATAGAGAGCATAATCAGTATTTAGTACATTATGAAGGATATGGAATGGAAGAGTGGGTATATTATATAGGAAAGCCTGACCCTCAAGCCCAATATTTAATACAGAAGAGCTGATAAAGTTTGTGAAGAATATAAGCAACACATATCTTGAATTATTTATGCTTTAAGGAGTAAAAAGAATGGAATATAAACCTTTGAATATGTTTATGAAACAAACAGATGAATTAAAGAAACTTATTGCTGAGCACCCAGATTATCCAATTGTAGTACTTTGTGGAAATGAAGTAGTATGTGATGATAGTTGGGGATATTGGTATGCTCCTCGACTCTCTTTTGCTTTGACAGAGATACTTGATTGTGAGCAAGCGGTTAATGATGAAAAGACCTATGTGGATCGAGATGAACTGGAAGAGGACATCAGATATAACTTTGAATGCTGTGACGAATACGATAATTTGTCTGAAGAAGAGTTTGATAAGTTGGTAGAAGCTGAAATGAAAAAGTATGACCCTTATTGGCGAGATGTTATTGCAATTTATGCAGATGTATAAAAATTATTTACAAATAGTACTAATTTATAGTATTATAATCATAAAAATATTAAATTTTGTCCACTTTATGGTAAGGAATTGCAGGAAGATCTATGACAGATAAAAGAATTAGAATGGAATGTCCATTTTGTCATACAAAAGCTGAAGAGATTCAACTTGTGGCTATAGGTAATTATGTAGAAGTAAGATGTCCTAATAATAAATGTGCAGTAAAAATTACAGGCACAAGTAAGCAAGATGTAATAGATAGATGGAATAGAAGATGAAGTATATCGTATATCAAAATTCTAGAACTGAAGGTATTAAATTAAATATCATAGGTATTTATGATACTGAACAAATGGCAAAAGCAGTTCAAAATAAAGTAAGATCTAAATTACTTGAAAAAACAAATTTAGTACAAGATACTGAGATTTATATTATGCCAATTGAAGAAAATAAAACTTATTCATTTGAGTATAGTGTTGGAGATAATGATATTAAGATTAATGGTCAATTATCTGAAGTAAAGAATTTAATAAATAAAACAATAGATACAGACTATCTTCCATTTTGAAAGGAGAAAAAATTATGTTAGAAAAAATTATAATATTTGTAGTTGGATTTTTTGTTGGAGCATGCGTAGGTATTGTTTTAATTGCTTTAGTTTCAGCAAATAGACAGTCTGATGAAAAGTAAATATGAAATTTGTATTTAATCCAGTTACATATGATATAACTTAGCTTAACTTTATGTATATGTTCAGAGATAGTGAACCATTAATAGATTTTGATACTTGGTTAATTAAAAATAAGTATGTTTGGAAAGTAAATAATAAAATTTTTATAAATTTTAATGAAATGTATAAATATATGATAGAAAAATATAGTACTAATATTGGTTTTGATATAATACTACTTGAAGATGATTGAGGTTAATAATATGATTGGTATAGTTTTTGGTTGTTTTATTCCATTACATAGAGGACATATGACGCTTATAAATAAAGCTTTATCTGAATGTGATAAAGTTATTATTGGAATATGTGGTTCTGATGAAGATAGAGGTAAGGATTTTATTCCTTTTAAACATAGAATTGATTTAATGAAAAAAGCTTATAATGCAGACAATATTACTATTGTATCTATTGATGATAAAAAACTTGGTTTAACTGGAAAGTTTGATAAACCTTCTTGGGAAATTTGGAGTAAAGAACTTTTTGCAAATGCAAATGTAGATCCAAATAGTGATATTAGATGGTATATGGGTGAACAGCCTTATGCAGATAGATTAAGTGAAATTTATCCAAATCATGAATTTACAGTATTAGATAGAACTAAAGGTACTATTTCTGGTACTGCAATTAGAAATGCAATTAATTTAAAGGATTTTTCCAGTGTAATTCATCCAGTGTTTTATGAATATTTGAGATTAAAAATAGAAAAAGATAATATAATTAAGTGGATTCAAACATGGTTTAATGAAAATGGTCCTAAAGCAAAAGCAGTAATTGGAATTTCTGGTGGTAAAGACTCTACAATAATTGCAAAGCTTTTAGTTGATGCTCTTGGTAAAGATAGAGTTATTGGTGTTATGATGCCTAACGGAGTTCAGCCTGATATTTCAGATAGTGAAAAAGTAATTGAACTTCTTGGTATTAAAGGTTATGAAGTAAATATTTATGATCAGTATAATGCAGAAGTAAGTGCTTTAAATGAAGCAGGAATTATTCCTTCTAAAGATACATTAATCAATATTACTCCAAGACTTAGAATGACTACATTATATGCAGTTGCTCAATCTCTTCCTGAAGGCGGTAGAGTATGTAATACATGTAATAAATCTGAAGATTATATTGGTTACTCTACTAAATTTGGTGATGCAGCTGGAGATTTTAGTCCTTGTGCAGATTTTACTGTTACAGAAATGTTACAAATTGGAGATATTTTAGGATTACCTTATGATTTAGTACATAAGATTCCTTCTGATGGTCTTTGTGGAAAAACTGATGAAGATAATCTTGGTTTTACTTATGCAGAACTTGATAAGTATATTGAAACTAAACAGATTGATGATCTAAATAAAAAGGAAATTATTGACAGAAAACATTTACAGAATTTACATAAACTTAAAACAATTCCAACATATAGAAAGGAATAATAATATGACAAAGAAAGATTTTATGTAGAATGATCTTAAGACTAAGGTTATACATGCATTAGCTGAACATAATATTGAAGCTAGTACTTTTAGTCAGACTGACCTTGATTTAGTTCTTAAGTGGATGGATGAAATTGAAAAGAAGTATAGGGAATAAAAATTAAATCAAAACTTATAAATGTAATATAATTAAGTAGGCAGAATTTATCTGTCTATTTTTTTTATAAAAACTATTTACGAATGTATAATTAAAGGTTTATAATTATAAAGTAAATAACAGTAATGGAGAGAAAAAAGTGAAGTATTATATATCAGATTTACATTTTGGTCATGAAAACATAATTCGTTTGTGTAATAGACCATTTAGTTCTGTTAGTGAAATGGATAAGGCACTAATAGATAATTGGAATTCAGTTGTTAAGCCTAACGATGAGGTTTATATACTTGGAGATATAGTTTTTAAGTCTGCTAATAATCCTATAGATTATTTTAAGCAGTTAAATGGTAAGAAGTATCTTATAACTGGAAATCATGATAATCCAAAGCCAGAGTGGTATTCATATTTTGAAAAGATTAAGCCAGATTATTTTGTAGTTGACAATGGTAGAAAGGTTAAAATGTATCATTATCCAGTTGTAGAATGGGATGGTTATTTTAGAGGAACAATTTCTCTTTATGGTCATACTCATAATAATACAACAAATCTTGCATATAAAATTATGAGAGATATTCCAAATACATATAATGTTGGTGCAGATATTCTTGATTTTACACCAAGAACTTTAGATGAAGTAATTGAATATAATAAGAAGTTTAATGCAGAGCATAAAATTTAATTAAAGGAGATATAACTATGAGTAAGATTTATGTTGTTTCAAGATGTAAATATCCTAGTGATTATGATGCAACATTTGAGCCTTATAAGGCATTTAAAAATTTGGTAACTGCTGAAGTTTATGTTGCAGGTAAGAAAGATAGCGCAGAATATTCTATTACACCTATTGATTACTCTGAGTCTGATCTTGGAGTTGGAGAAGAGCATGTATATGCTTATTATGGTTATGGTAGATTAACAGAAAATCGTGAAAAAGATTTTGAAAAGATTCATGTTTATATGAGTAAGCATAAATCAAACACACCTACTTATTTTCAGAGAACAAAGAAATCTTATTATAGATGTAAAGGTTTTGTAATTGCTAAAACATCTGCTGAAGCAAAGAAAAAGATTATACAGACTCTTATAAATGCTTCAACATGTTATGAATATATTGAAACAATTCAGAATGGTGAAACAGTCTATACTGAATTGACAAAAAATGTTTTTTTGAAGAAATATAATCTGACTGCAGAAGAATTTGGTAGATATGGTATACTGCCTGCATATGAATGTTCTTTAAGTAATGATAACTTTAAAAAGTGGTTAATTACTGTTTAATTATTGCAGAGTATCTTAAGAATGAATAATATTTCAGATATTGATAAAGTAAAAGCATTAAGGCAAATTACAAATTGTTCTACAGTAGACTGTAAGAATGCTATTCTTTATTGTAAAGATCATACTGATTGCAATGAAGTTGGTTATCTTATGTCTAAAAGTTTTGCAGTTGTAACGCATTGTACAGAAGATGAAAGAATTCGACATTTTAGTAAATATGCCGAGTCACATTCTAGTGGTATACTATGGAAGAAATTTTTAGAAACTGGTGAAATACCATATTAATTTTCTTATCTTAATAAAAAATTTTTAAGGATGATAAATGAAATGAATCTTAATGATAATGTAAATAAAATTGTAAAACTTGCTAAAGAATCAAATGGTATAATTGAATTTATTATTAAAGGTGATGTAAATGACGCAGATTATATTTATAAGAAACGTCAGTATACTCTTGCAGAATTTAAAGCAAATAAAATTGATAGAGCATATAAGTTTTTTAAAACTTTAGTAGATGAAGTTTGGTGTTCTGATCATGAAGAAATTTTACAAAATCTTAATGATAAAGACTATATTGCACCAGAATGTAAAAAGTATTGGATGGAAAATTTAATAAATTTTGTTCCATTTAGTTATGACATGGCACATACTATTGTAGATGTTGAGCTCAGAGTTATTGTAGCAGAAGTTTAGCTAGAGATACTCGATTTAGATGTAAAATTGAAGAATTTATACCTGAATATGTAGAAAATTCATAATTTATACTTATAAAATTATTTACAAGAAAAAACTCTTAGTTTATAATAATTATATAACTAAGAGTTATTTTATAAAGGAGATAAATTATGACAAAATATGAGTATGAGCAGGTAAAAGAAATAGAAGCAGATAAGTGGACTGCTGCTATTTATTTTTTAATTACATTTATATGGATTTTAAGATTTTTTACACCTTTAGATAGTACAAGTATTATTATGAATTGCGTATGTATTTTTCTTTTGGCATCTTGTGGTATTATTAGAGTTATCTCATATATACATGAAAAGAAAAAAATACATTTTGAAGAGGAGATTAAATAAAAAATAAGTATGAGCGCTAATGAACTATTTAAGCAGCAACAGCAATTGAGTCTAGAAAAGAATTCAATTATAAATAAGATTGCTGATATAAATTTACAATTAGTTGAATATTTTAATAGTAGACTTACAGCAATTAAGGAAGTTGTTAAAACATCTCCTGAATTGAAAGATGGATATGAAGATGTATTGAATATGCAGCTTATTGAAAAAGTTGATTCTTATTGGAAGAAGCCACTTATAAAAGAAGAAGTTTTAAAGTTGCAGGTTTCATATGTAACATATAATCTTAATACATTGAAAGTATATTTAGTAACTGGAGATCCATTTTGTGGAGCAACTTGGATATTTCATGTAGAAGATAATATTGAAGACTTTTTGAATTCAAATACTATTAGAGGTAAGATTTATGCCAGACACAATGATAAAATTTAAGTCAATTAATTGTTCTCCAAATCATAAAGATGACAAGTCTTTTATTTCTGATTTGTGTATAACTGAGGATGAATTAGCTCTTGTAATTTATCATCTTTTAAAGAACTTGGATTTTTTGCCTTATGATTATAAATTAAAGGATAATACTATAAATAAATTAGATAAGATTATATCTGATATACCTAAAGATAGTGTATATAATGCATTTGGAGAGATCTTTGAGTATATTGATTATTTAATCGCAATTGCACTTAATAAGCAGATGCAAGCAGCTCAGGCATCTTTATCAACAGGAATTGATTTTTTATGCTCAATTCTTGAAAGTGATGAAGATTTTAAGAAATATAGTTTTGCTGAAAATTTTATAAAACTGCACGAACAAGATAAATATAGTATGAATTTTTGTTACAATGCAGCAAACGAAGAGTTATTTAATAATATCATCAAGTAGAAAGGAAATTAACTAATATGAGAGTTGAATTTATTGAAGCTGATAAAGGTGATCATATTGTAACAGAAATAATGTCATTTGCACTAATGTCTACTAGTAAAAATGAACCGATTGTTTGGTTGATTACGCCAGATGATATGGAAGATTATTTTTCTAAGGATGACGAATTGGTTGCAAATTTTGATAAGTTATCAAGTCAAATACTTAAAGACGGTTATGTAAAATTAACTGATTATTTGTTCTATACTGATCCTGGTTATGATGAGGGTGAAGACTTTGGTGATAGCTTTGATGATGACGGTTGGGATCTTAATTGATGTAATAGAATTGTTATACTAAAAATATTTACACCTTTGCGTATAAAAGATATAATAAAACTATCAATTAAAGCAAAGGAGAAATAAACAATGACACCAGCTAGAAAGAATTATATTGCTCGTGCTAACTTTGTAAAGAAAATTACAATTGTTAGAAACATTTGTGCTATACTCAGTTTTCTTTGTTTTGTTGCAACAATTGGAGAATATACTGGTAGACATTATATGTTATTTTATAATATTGGATTAGTACTTATTCTTGTATTTACAGGTTTAGTTGTAGGAATTGAATATTTTGTTTTAAATGTTGCAATCTTTGATGGTGATATTGATTTTAAACCTATCTTTGGTTGGAACATTGATTTTCCTTTTATTTCTTACAATGAATTTCTTAAAAAAAATGAATTAGAAGACACAGACAAAAATTATAGTGAATATAGAAAGGTGACAAAGAAATGTATCTAAAATGTAGAATTGCATTTGCAGCTGCTGTCACACTTTTAATTATATTATTGTCTATGCTTATATTTGAACCTCTTGCTGAAAAAGCAACAGCAAGAAAAATGAAAAAGTTTAATATTCTAACTTTAGAAGAAGTCTATAATATTACTTATACTCCAACTGCTTCTGCAAATATAGAAACAGATCCTGATCAAGAATTTTATAGACAATTTATTTTAGACAGTCTTGGAACTGAACTCTGAGTACCAAAAAAGTTTCATATTTATTCTCCTAAAATAGCCTGCAATTTTTTGTAGGCTATTTTTCTTTTTCGTAAACAAAAATTATTTACAAAATTTATATAAATATTTGTATAGTTTGATACCTTCCTGTTGGTTTATTTTTTAACCTCCATATAGTATAATATAATTATGAAAAATAAAAACGGAGGTATTAAATGATTGCAGCACTACTACTTATTTATTTCTTATATGTATTAGTAAAGTAACTAAACAACTTAAACACACACCAAAAAATCACATCAATAAATTAAGAAAGGAACTTAACAAAACATGAAGTACAAGTGCCCTACCCTCACATTATCTGACATTAAGGCTATTATGCTTGCAAATGGTTGGTACGAAGCTGGTTCTAGCGGAGATCATTTCTACTTTAAGAAAAATGAAATAAATTTTAAATTTTGTGTTACTCAGAGACACATTGATCAAAATAGAGTACTGAATGATTTTAAAAAGCTCGGTATTATACCAGATGTAAAACTTGCAAGAAAATATAGAAAGAAAGTTGCTGCAAAATAAAAAACAATTTAATATATAATAGTAATGGACCTATTACTTAGGTCCATTATTTTTTATAAAAAAAATATTTACACTAATAAAAAAGTATGATATAATAAATTATATTAAAATAAAAAGAAGAGTAAAAATATGTTTAAATTTAAATCAAATAAAATTTATAAAGTATTTTCAAGATCTAATTGTGAAAGATTTTGTAAACAGAAGCATGACAAAAATTCAATAATTATATCGATTAAATCTACTCATGATAAAAAGGCATCTAAAGTATTTTGTGATGAAAAGAATAATGTAAAAGCAATTTTATTTTTATCTTTTGATGATATTGAACAAGAAGATGTTCAATTTACTAATGGAAAAGAATTTTGTATGTCATTTGAAGATGGTAGAAAAATTGCAAAGTTCATTAATGAATGGTATGATAAAGTTGATATGATTATTGTTCATTGTGATGGTGGAATATCTAGATCTGCTGGAATAGCTGCAGCAATTATGAGAGTTAGAGAAGGTTTGGATTGGCCTATATTTGCAAATAAAAATAAGCATCCAAATATGACATGTTACTTAAGAACATTAAAAGCATTTAAATACATTTAAAAGGAGATTTATTATGAATTATAGAGAAATTGCAGAAGAATATATGCATCTTAAAAAAATTGCTGAAAAGATTGTTGAAGTATATTTTAATGTATCTGGTTATAAGGTAGCAAATGTTACTTTTAATGATGATAATACAATCAATATTGATTATTATGATGTAATGTCGCCTAGAACAATTACTGTACCTGAAAAGTGGTTATATTTGAATCAAGACGAACTTGAAGCTGCATATGAAGAATTTAAAATTATTAAGCATCAAGCATACGTTGAAGAGTCAAAAAGAATAAATGCACAGAATAAGATTAATATCGCAAATAGTGAAAGAGAAGCTTACGAAGCTATGAAGAAAAAATTTGGAGATTCGTAAAAAAGTTATTTACAAGTATATATTCATATGATATAATAAAATTACAAACTTAATAAAAAATACTTTTTTTAAAGGAGACAACAATATGAAGACATCTACAAAGAAGAAGATTAGCTTTATGGTACTTATCTGGACAATTCTCTTGGCTATGATTTACACAGGTGGTGGTGCACTCCACGTTATCACATCTCCTGTAATTGGAATCATCCACTTTGCAGTAGCAATCATGTGGGGAGTAATTGCAGTACTTGCTGCAAAGTTCTATGCAACACTTACCAAGACTGAGATTATTGAGAAGGCATAAGGAGAGATCTATATGACTAATGGAGGAATTGCACTTGCAGTTACTGTATCAATTATAGTTACAGTTATTGCAACTCTTATTCTAGCATACTTCCATAAGGAAGAAGCGCCTAGAGCATTTTCAGTTGGAGTTATTGCGCTTGCAATGATCATCATCAATGGTTTTTGGATCTATCAGATGTACTACTACAACAGCACACCTGAAGGTCAGGCTAAGATGGCTGAACAGAAGATTGAATTTGCTGAAAAGAAAGAAGCAATGTTTAGTCGAATGAGATAAGCTTTTTAATAAACAATTTTAATACAAAAGGACCTATACATTTATTGTGTAGGTCTTTTTTATTTACAAAAATTTTTATATAAAATATAATATTTTATATAATAAACTTATAGGAGTATAATATGAATATTCTAATTACCGCTGGCGGAACATCAGAATTAATTGATAAAAGGTATAAGTTATATACTAAAAGTTATGATAATAGTAGTTTAGCATCTAAGATTGCTGATCAACTTCTTTTCAGAGATAAGATTGCAGATCAAATAGAAAATCTTTTTTATATTTATACACCAGATGCAACATTAGTACCAGTTAAAAGTAACAAAGTAAAATATATTAAAGTAACTGATGTTATGTCTTTTGTTGATGCGCTTAAAATAATTTATGAAGAAAATACAATTGATTATTGTATTCATTTAATGAATATTTCTATTTATTATATTGATTATAGAACAGATGCAGATTCTTTATATTATGATATAAATAAATATGAAAATGACTCAATTAAAAATATAATTCTTGCAGGTCATTCAAGACAAAATAGAGAAGAAGATTATATGTATAATGACTGTATTGTAGTTTTTAAACCATCTCCAAATATTGAAAAGTTTATAAAAGAAACTTCACCTAATACAATACTTTTTAAATATTGTCAAACATTTGATCGAAGTATTGGAACTGCAAATGCATTATCTTATTACGATAATGTCTATACAATTATAGATTATCTTAATAGGTTTCAATTAATGTCAAATAAATTAAAATCATCTGATGAATTTAAAACAGAATATGAGATAAGTTCATACATTGCTCACTTTATTTACAAAGATATTACATTGTAAAAAGTTATTTACTAAAAATTTGTTTTGAGATACTATATAAATATCAAATAAAAAATAAGGAGGTTCTTGAATGTATAATAATCGAATTCCTTTGGATTTGCCAGATACTGACGAAGATCCTTTTGATTATTAAAAAATGGCTTATGAGGTATACATTAAAACGAATCGATCATTATGATATAGATACTAACAATAAAACTACTGTTGAACAATATTATGAAAAGACTGGTAGTGTTGGTATGGATGTAGATGAATTTGATATTTTTAGAGCAATTTGTAAAATGACAAATGAACCTCTCATTTTTACAAGTGATCTCTCTGCAAAAACAATTACAAAAACTAAAAATAATAAAAAGTATTTTACAGAATATAGATTAGAACCTATATTTGAAGAAGATGATTTTAAAATTGAATTTACATTTTAAAGAGGAATATTAATGGTTGAAAAGTAAAGTTCAATTAGAAAAGAACCTTTTAATGATTATATTGATCGAATGATTAAAATGAACCCAAATCTAAAAGATTATTGGGAAAATGTTAGAATTAAACTTAATAAACAAGAAATATTTAAAAAGAAAATTAGTAAAAAATTTAAATTAGTAGATATATCAGCTAAAATTTTTGTTATTGATATTTTAGATAAAACAGAATTTAAAGACTATACAAAACTTTATGATCTTGAAACTCTTGAAATTGTAAAGAAGAAAGATTTTAAGAATTATGATTATTTAGGTTTGATTAGTGTACAAGCAGGTTGTTTTGAATTTGTATTTTTTGATGTATATGAATATATAGAACAAAAATTAGATGAAATTTGGAAGGCGCCAAAATGAATAAACTTATTATAAACGGAAATTTATGCTTTGATACAGAAGATACAGATAATCTTACAGAGATTATTAATAGCATAGAAACATTAATTTTGTCAAAGTTAGGTGTAAAAATTGATGTTAAAATGGTGCAACTTAAAGATGAAAATAATAATGAAATTGCTAGTTATGAGTCTAAAATTTAGTAATTTTGTACAAATTTAATTAGTTATAAATATATAATAATTAGTTATAAATATATAAAAGGCAAACAAATAAAGTTTGTCTTTTTTTTATTTTATATTTTACTATATAAAAAAAATGAAATATAATATTACAAATAAAAAATAAGAGGAGGTATTAAATGATACACAAATTCCGATGCGATAGATGCGGAAAGACTTATTCACCATATCAAACAGAGGATATGAGTGAGTTTAATTTAGTTGAAATTACCGAGGACTGTATACTTGAGAAGGATCTTTGTCAAGATTGTTATCAAGAATTAGTTGAGTGGTTTAATAAATAATCGAGGAAAGGAAAATAAATGGCGAGTTTTGATAATGCAAGAAAAGAGGTAAAAGATCTTTACAGTCAATTGGCTCCAATTGTCGATGAAGTTGTTGCCAAGAATAGTAAAGAAATTGATTCCATTATAAAAAACATTAAATCAAACCTCACAAATTTAACTAATAAGGAATTGCACGAATATATGTTGCAATTGCAGATTGAAGCGTACGAGTTTGCTAGAACGAAAGATATGTCTATTCTTCAGCAAGAGTGCGCTTTAACTTTGCTTAAGGAAAAGCAAGCAAACGTATATAATGGAACTGCTGGAACACAAAGTGCACGAAGTAATCAAGCTATTATTGATAGCGTAGATAAGCAAGCAGTCAGTATGCTATATAATGCTGTATCAAATCGTATGAAATCAAAGTTAGATGAAACTCATAGAATGATTAACATACTTTCAAATGTCCTTATTAGTAAGAATGCTGAGGCAAAATTACGCGGTGGACAGAAAGATGACGATTTATACGATAACAATGTTTGAAAAATTAACAAAAATTGAAGAAGATAGTGATGGTAATATTTATGTTTTACCATTTCCAGAGTTCGGCAATAAACGATGCGCAGGTTTTTTTACAGATATTAATGAAGCGCTAGAAACTATAGAAAATGATGCTGAACGATTACATGATTACAGTTATGATTTTTGTATAATTGAAGAGTACACTGATGGTATTTTTATACCTACAGATAATCGATATTTATTCATGTGGCAAGATAATAAATTTGTTCAAATAGATGAACCTATTATTATGCATACAGTTACTAATTTTGCAATGGGTTAAACGAAAGACTATTTAATTATATATATCCTAGATATATTTTTTGTTAACTTCTATTAAAATTGTTTATTAAAAAAGAAAGGAATTTATAAAAAAATGAGTAGTGTTTTAGAAGTAGCAAAGGCCATAAATAGAGCCTGGAAGACAGATGTATTGACATCAGCGCAGATGATACCACCAATTAAGAAATGTTCGATGGGTACATTGTCTGCAGATTATGCCTTATATGGTGGTATTCCTCTCGGAAAACTCACTGTATTAGCTGGAGAATCTGGTGCAGGTAAGTCGCTTGGTGCAGCAATCATCATGAAGAATTATCAAGATAAAAATAAAGATCGTGTTTGTGTTTATGTAGATGCAGAAGAAACTCTTAGAGGTCAGCTTGATTGGATGGTACAAATGACTGGACTTGATATTTCACCTGAAAGATTTATTAGATATGATTGTTCTGGTAAGTCTGCAGAAGAAATTTTTCAAGATATTATTCAGCTTCAGCAAGCATCTGATATTGGAATGATAGTTATTGACTCAGCACCAATGCTTATTTCTCAAGGTGATATTGATAATGAGTTTACTAAGGATAATGGTCAGAGAGCTTCAATTGCAAAGTCTATGGGTAAGTTCTTAAAGTTCATGATTCCTGCAATTGCAAAGGCAGATAATCCTCTTATTATTATTAACCATACGCGTGTTGCAGGTACAACATTTACTGGTGCTAAGATCTATACTGAACCTTGTGGATATGCTCTTAATTACTATCCTACACTTAAGATTAGATTTGCAGCTCGTAAGTTTACTAAGGGTGATAAGCTTGATATTTCAGCATCTCAGGCTGATGATACAGATGGTTTCTGCATGACATTCTCAGTAACTAAGAATAGACTTGGACCTCTTAATAGAAATGGTGCTAAGATTATCTTTAGATATGATACAGGTCTTGATACAACAACTGACCTTATTGAAATTATTACTAAGTATGAGATTGCAAAGAAGCTTTCAACAGTTACTTGGTTACTGGTAAGACCTGGTACTGATGATCCATACCTTGATGAGAATGGTAAGGAACTTCAATTTGCAGGTAAGCAGAAGATGATTGACTATATTAAGTCTCATGATGAGTTTAGAGAAGAATATACTAAGGCAGTATCTGATTATATCAATAAGACTGGTAAGGATATTTCTCTTATTGATGATGAAGATCTTGCTGAGATCATAGCTGCTGAACGTGGTGTTGAGGAAACATCAAAGAAAGAAAAGGAAGAGTTTGAGCTTGATGAAAAAGCTGAAACTAAGGAAGAAACAAAAGCTACTGCTAATAACAGTGAAAATGAAGAGTAATTAAATAAAATTTTATAGTGGCGGAATAGGTAGACGCTAAAGGCAAGGTAAGAGCAAAGTGAATTAAGATGGTTGGAATAGCAATGGTATTAAATCAGCAAAGCCCAACTCACTGATATATACTAAAACCTTCGAGCCGTAAAATGGTTACCATTGTATATATTGCTCATATAAGGTGCAAATCCTTATCTATAAAATATATTTTATAAATTAAGATTATGAGATTACAAAGAGATAACAGTAATAATGAAAATAGTATGAGGCTTCATAAAGATGATGGAAAAAAGAAGCCAACAAGATACTTTTCTGATAAACAAGAAAAGTCTATTGCTAAAGCTATAGGAGCTAAGCAAACTAAAAATTCTGGAGCAACAGCGTATCAAAAAGGTGATGTTCTTGATGATAATTGGTTGATAGAGGCGAAAACTTGTACTAAAGATCAAAAAACATTTACAATGCATAAAGAATGGTTTGATAAAAATTTATCAGAATCAATTTTTATGAAAAAAGATTATACAGCTGTAGTTTTTAGTTTTGGACCGTCTAGTAAGAACTACTACTGCGTTGATGAACAAACTTTCAAAAGAATGAAAGAATTATTAGATTTATATGGAGATGGTTAAATAATTAGAGGAGCAGTAAAAATGAGTGAAAAGGAAATTTATGAAACAATTAAGTCACAACTAGTTTACTATGATCGTGCAAAGATTTATAAAAATAAATACGATTATTTTATTGATTTAACAATGAGTTGTGATAGACAGGAAGCAATTGATCAGTGTACTTATTTTATAAATGATGCAATTGAACATTGGGATATATTTGGAATATTAGCTGCGTATGATTTAAGAGAATATTTGAAGAAGCAAAGTAGATGAAAACAAAACTTTTAGTTGAAGGTCTATTATATATGAATCCTGCTTTAGAAATATTTTTTAGAGCAGCGCATATTATAAATGATAAAGACAGAAACTGGAAACCAGTAGAGCATAATGAGATAGGATTTATACATAAGTTTATGAATCCTAAATTTTTAGTTATTGTAGAAAATCAAATACATGTATTTCTTTTTGGAGATCCATATATTGATGAGTTTGGTAAAGAACGTGGTTTTCATGTTTATGTGATTGATGGTTTTAATTGTAAACATACGGCAGTTGATAAAAAGAAATTAATTGAGGAAATTAAATTTATTACAAGTCAAGAAAGATTTTTGCCTGATGAATGTATGAATCGAATAATATATATGGATAATAAGAGCGTTTATATATTCAATAAAATAACAGGTAAAAAGTTGTTCGGTAAATCTACTTGGAGTACCGGTACAGATATTTATAATGCAGGTGCAGTATCATATGAAACATCTGCTGACGAAATAATAAAAGAATGTTATAAACACATCGAAGAGCTTTAAAGGAGAAAAAAGAATATGAGTAAACGTGGTACTAATGATCAGCAACATATTATTGATGCCTTAAATAAAGGTGATTATAATTATGTATGGGAAAAAGTAAAATATATTGGTTATAAGAAAATGCCAGATATAAATGACAGATATATTATTTTCTGTAAAAAAGTTAAAGACTTTGATACTGAAAAGAATAATAATTTTATTCAGTGGTATTCACAATATATTGGTTATAATTCATCAAATGTAAAGAATTCTAGAATTACTCAATCTAGAGGAGTTCTTGATAAATGTAAAAATGAATATATTTCGCCAACTGATTGTAAAGGTTTTCCTATTGTAAAAGACATTAAGAATTGGCATTAATATATTATGAAGGGAAATTAAACAATGATTGACATAGTAAGATTAGCTGGAGAAAAAATTGATCTCTGTATTATGAGAACAGATGAAGAATCAATTAAACTTTATACAAAGTGGCAAAATGATGAAACTATAAATAAGTGGATTCATGCTAATGATAGAGTTATGCAATATAATCAAGAAGCTAATTGGATAAATAATTTAGATGAAGATACTTGTCAATTTTGTATAGTTGTTAAAGATAGTCGTAAACTTATTGGAACTTGTTCTTGTGGAATTTTTGGCAATGCTAGAAATGGTACTGTTGGAATTTATATGGGAGATGAGTTTAATAAAGGTTATGGTACTGAAGCAATTAAATTAATGGTTAAATTTCTCTTTAATGAGAAAAATGCGCATAAAGTAGAACTTAGCGTTATTGGAGGCAATAAAAGAGCAATGACATGTTATACAAAAGCTGGATTTAAAGAATGTGGCAGAAGACATGATCATTGTTATCATGATGGAAAATATGATGATTTAGTTATAATGGAAATATTAAGAAAAGATTGGAAGGATAATTAAAAAATGTTTATTAATACAGAAAAAATGAAAAAGATATTGACCATTCAAGCAAATATCTTTGATGACTCCAGGGTGTCTCTGGGAGCTAAGGGACTATTTACTCAAATATATTACTGTAATAAAGATATAAGTACTTTAAATGATATTCTGAAGTACGTGAATAATACTGAAGAAGAACTCAAAACATTATTTGAAGAATTAGTTACTACTGGTTATATTGTTAAAACTAAGACAGGTTTTAAGTTAGTTACTAGTGTTTCGAATAAAGATAAGCAAGGAATTGAAAATGTAGAAGAAGTTATTAAAGAAGCAAATGAATATGCTGAACAAACACAACCTAAAGCATTGTCAATTTATGATAAGATTAAGCTTATTATTGATAGTTATGAACTTACACAAAATGTAAAGAACCTTTTACTTGTATATTTTGAAGCAAGACTTAGTAAGAAAGGTAGATTTGCAGAAGGTGATGCATTGCATGCTAATCAAGTTAGAGCTATGATTGGAGATCTTGTAAGTTTTCATCTTAGTGAAGACCAAGAACTTGAATGCATACAGAAATCAATTGACATGCAGTGGTATAAGTTTGTTAAACCTGCACCTAAGCCTACATTTGATAAAACACAGATTCAAAGCGGTACATATACAGAAGAAGCAATTGAAGAGATTAAGAAGAAAGCAAAGATTTTAGAGCAGAATGGTGAGCAAGGAGTATTCTAATGAAATTACATGATTGTTTTTATAAAAATGTTTGTACTAAGAAAGATTCTGAATGCACAGAATTTTGTATTAGATATATTCAAATGCAAAGATTATTTGAACTTAGTAATTTACCTATAAAGTATAGAACTCCTGTTACTATTATTAGTGTTGATGAAGATAGACCTAATTATATTAAACTTGCAAAGATAAAAGAAAAGATTACTGAATTTGTTCAAAAAGGTAAAAATCTTTATATTTGCTCTAATACATGTGGTAATGCAAAAACAACTTGGGCAGTAAAATTAATGCTCAGATATTTTGATAGAATGTGGCCAAATAGTTATGATATAACTAGAGGTCTTTATGTTCATGTACCTACATTATTACTTGATTTAAAAAAGTTTAATAATAGACCTGCATATATTGATAGAATTGCAGAAGCTGATTTAGTTATTTGGGATGATATTGCGCTCTCAACATTAACTGAATATGAGCATGAACAATTATTGCAGTTTATTGATAATAGAATGGCAAATGGTTTAAGTAATATTTATACAAGTAATATTACTAATGCAAATGATCTTGCTACATTAGTTGGTAACAGATTATCTAGTAGAATATATAGTAATTCACAAGTTATTGAATTTAAAGCTGGCGACTGGAGAATTGGAGGTAAATTAGAATGATACAACAACAAGCATTAAATTATATTTTAAAGAATAGAGATGCAGATCTCTTAATTACGTATGACGAAAAGTATTATTTTAATTATACTGATGAATATAAAGCAATTCGCCAGCATTATGATAAGTATAAGACAATTCCAGACGTATTGACAGTCTTAGAAAAAGTTCCTGATTTTAAAATTATTGATACAAATGAATCAAAGCAATATATTGAACAAAAATTGTATGAAGAGTATGTATATGAATTTACTCGTAAAACAATGGATAAAAAGAGAGAGTTATTCATAGAAGATGCAGTTAAAGCAAAGAATGAAGTTATTACTGCTTTATCTGCTTTACATCCTCCAAGATTAAGTTATGGTACAGATATTGTTGCAGAAGCACAAGCAAGATATGATAATTTGTTAGATACTCTTGCTGCTCCTAATGCAAATAAATTCAGTACTGGACTTCCTGAATTAGATGTAATTCTTGGTGGTGGATTACATAGAGGAGAAGAATTCTTTGTAATCTTTGCAAGAACAAATAATGGTAAATCTTGGATTGCAGAAAAGATTGCTGTTTCTGTTTGGGCAGACGGAAATAATGTTGGTTTCTTCTCTCCAGAAATGAGTGCAATTTCAATTGGTCAAAGATTTGATACATTATATAAGAATTTCAGTAATAAAGGTGTACAAGGCGATGAGCCTGATTTTGGAACTGATAAATATAGAACTTACATTAATAATTTAAGTAAGAACAAAACAAAGTTCAGTGTTACAACTCCATTAGATTTTGATAAGGAAGTAACTGTATCAAAGCTTGCAAAATGGGTTAGAGATTTAGATTTAAAGCTTTTGGTTATTGATGGTCTTACATATCTTAAGAATGAAAGAGCAACTGGTCATCAACAAGAAACACAAAAGTTAACAGATCTTTCAGAAGATTTAATGACACTTAGTAATGAGTTATCAATTCCTGTAATTGCAGTTGTACAAGCAAATAGAGAAGCCGCAAGAGATGCAAATGGTGAAGTTAATAATGATACTCCTGAAATTGATACAATTCGTGGTTCTGATGGTATTTCACATAATGCATCAAGAGTTCTTTCAGTTAGATTTAAAGATGGTACATTAACTCTTTATGTAAATAAAAACCGTTATGGTGAAGTTAATAAAAAGTTAGTTTGGAAGTTTGATATAAATCATGGTAGATTTGTATATGTGCCTAATCCAAAAGATGGTATTGCACTTGATCCTGACGATACAAGAAATGGTTTTCCAGATTCAGGTGAGCCTACATGAGAATAGAAAATTTAGAAATAAATACAGATATATATAAAATTCTTGATAAATTATTTAAAGACTTAAATAAAGCAGATAAAAATCTTTTTGCAAAAGGCTTTAAAGAATCAGGAGATTATTTGATGGTTCAATGCCCATATCATAAGTATGGACAAGAAAGCCATCCTTCTGCAGAATTTAGAAAATCTGATGGTTTCTTTTATTGTTTTAATTGTAAAACATCTAAATCATTACCTAAAGTTATTTATGATTTATTAGGTGTTAGTGGAAAGTCTTGGTTATTAAATAATTTTGAAGGTTCAAGTACAGAAGACAGATATATTGATGATTTTGCACTGCCTGAAAGAAATACAGAACAAAAACATTATATTGATGATTCAATATTAACACAATATAATAAAACTCATCCTTATATGTATAAAAGAAAATTAACAGATGAGGTTATTAAAAAATTTAATATTGGATATGATCCTGATTTTACAATAACTAAAAATGGAAAAATTTGGAAATTTGGTGAATGTATAACATTTCCAGTTAGAGATGAATCTGGACATTTGTTATTTATTGCTAGACGTGCTATAAATCAAAAATTATTCCATTATCCTGAAGGTGCTGAAAAACCTTTATATGGTTTATATGAAATTTATAGAGAAATGAAATCAGGAAAAAGAATTAATGAAGTATATATTTGTGAGAGTATGATTAATGCTCTTACTTTGTGGGGTTGGGGCAAATATGCAATTGCTTTAAATGGTACTGGAAATAAAGAACAAATTGAAGCATTAAAGAAAACTCCATTTAGACAAATCTTTTTAGCATTAGATCCTGACTCTGCAGGTAGAAATGGAACTAAAAAGATTAAGGCAGCTTTAAGTTCACATAAATTTGTAAGTGAGTTAATTATACCTGAAGGTAAAGATATTAATGATCTTACTTATGAAGAATTTTGTAATTTGCCTATTAAAGACGATTCTTGGTTTATGTAACTAAAACTAGTTTACGATTTGATAAATTTGTTTTATAATATAACTATTATAAATTGTGCATAAATTATCCATGTACATTTATACTGTTCTCCTTTATGAAGAGAGGGTAAGCGATTGAGATGCTTGCCCTCTTAAATTTTTTATATAAAATATATTTACATTAAACAATGCTTGTGATATAATTATAAAAAATAAAAATAAAGGAGACTACAATATGTCACTTAATTTTCTTGATTCAAATAAGCTCAAGACTGGTTTTGGTAATGAGATTGTTAATGCAACTTCATATGAAGATGCACTTAATCAGTCAGGTCTTAATTGGACAGTTTCAATGAGAGATGCTTATGCTGATTTTGATGGAAAAAAGATTTTGATTCCTGGTCAAAAAGTTGTTGTAAGAGATGTTGATCAGACTCCGCTTGGTATAGTTTCAGATAAATACAAACCTGTAGACAATGTTGATGCATTGATGATTATGGACTCTATTATTGATACTGGAGAGGTTGTACCTCTTCGTGGCGGTTCATATGGTAATGGTAAAAAGGTTTGGATTGAAACTAGAATTAATAAAGATTTTAATGTTTTTGGTGATGATCTTGATTGTTATTTGATTTTTATGAATTCTCATGATGGTTCAGGTTCAATTAAGTGTATGATAGTTCCTGAAAGAAGAGCTTGCTTAAATGTAATGAATTTTCCTTTGAGAGGTCAGGCAAGATATTGGAGATGTATTCATACAGGTAATCCTAAAGAAAGAATTGAAGAAGCAAAGCAGATTTTACTTGCTGGTTCAAAATATATGGATCAGTTGACTAGATCAATTGAAATGCTTAGTAAGATTAAAATTCCTTATGAAAAGGTTAATGATATAATTGCTTTACTGTTTCCTATAGATTCTGATATGTCAGTAACTCAAGTTGAAAATACTACTAGAAGAAGAAATCAGTTGCTTGAAGTATTCATTAATAAAGAAGACCTTGCAGATTTTGATAGTAATGGATATAAGTTTATGTCTGCAGTAGCAGATTATGCAGATCATAGTAATGGTAAGAAAACAAAAAATGCAGCAATCAATAGATGGATGATGACAACACATGGACATCCTCTTGTTGATAGAGCATTTAATATAATTATTAGCCTTTAAAAGGCTATTTAATTATATATTGCTTCTTAAGGAGATGACTAAATGGGAGAAAAATATTCAGGTTCTGATTTACTTGATACAGTAAAAAAAGAAGCTAAAAAGTATATACATAACTTATATAAACCTAGTCGAATTGTAGGTGGAATTTTTATGTATCTTAATGGTATTGTTACAATAATATTAGTAAAAATATTTATAAATGCATTTAATTCAAATAATATTGGAGATTGTATAATTCTTATATTTATTGGTTCAATATCTATAGCACTTTTTAGAATGGGACATAATTTATTTCAAGCAGGTTATAGAATAATTGGAGATATAGATAATAATAATTTCTATTATTATGATACTTGTATTTTAGATAAGATTAATGATATAAAAGTATTATCTAAAATTGGTAAAGAAAAGAAAGAATTGATTGTAAGACCTGCAGAATATGATAATTTGAATGTAAATGATAAAGTTTTTATATTTTACATTGGAAAAGATTTAAAACAGTTTATTATTAAACAGTAATGGAGGTAAATTAAATGAATATTTCGGATAAGGATGCAATTTGTTATTTAAGCGCATTGAAAGATCAGATTCGTGGTAAGTATAAGAATGATGAACAGATTATTGCTTCAATTGATAAGGCAATAAATAAAATCAAGGAAGATATGGCACCAGAATTTGATGATACGCCTGTTGATTTTGGAAATTCTGATAACGGATTTATTGATTTTTAATGTAACGGACGGGAATTCTCGGTAACTTGTTTCCGAGATGAAAGTCCGTAAATGAACTATATGTATTGCTAAAACTCCACTAATTATTGATACCATAGGATAAATCTGTTATACTATCTGTATGAAACAGAAATATATACACGGAAGAACTTGCGTCTATAACATAAATTATCATATTATTTGGTGTGTCAAGTATCGTAGAAAGATACTCACGCAACAGATTAGTGATAGATTATATGAACTTCTCAAATCTATTGGTGATGAGAAAGGCTTTGAAGTTGTAAGGTGTCAGGTTGGTGAGAATGACCACATTCATTGTTTTGTGTCTGCTCCACCGAAGATTTCAGTAACCCAAATCGTTAAATACCTTAAAGGTATTAGTGGTAATACTCTTCTCAAAGAATTTCCTGAAATTAGACATTATTTATGGAAAGGTCATCTGTGGAGCGGTTCTTACTTCTGTGAGACTATTGGGTCAACTTCTGAAGAAAATATACTGAAATACATAGAAAGGCAAAAGACCTGTCAGATATGAACAAGGCAATTAAGTACAGATTATATCCTACCTCTGAACAAGAGGTTATGTTTGCCAAGACATTTGGCTGTTGCCGAAAGGTCTATAATCTGATGCTTGGAGATAAGATTGCGTCTTATCGAAGTAACAAAACTTTTGGTAAGCAGACACCTGCTATGTATAAGACTGAATATCCGTTTCTTAAAGAAGTAGATAGTCTTGCCCTTGCTAATGTCCAGTTAAACATGCAAGGTGCTATGAGAAGCTGTTTTGACAAAAATCGTAAGAAGAAAAATGGTTTTCCTAAATTCAAGTCTGCAAAGCATAGTCGCAAATCTTATACCACCAATAATCAAAATGGTACTGTTGCAATAATCGACAATAGGTATATTAAACTTCCTAAAATCGGCGAAGTCAAAGCAGTAATTCACAAAGATCCGGAACTTGATTGGGTAATTAAGTCTGCTACTATATCACAGGATAGCGATGGAAAGTTTTATGTCTCTGTTCTGTTTGAATTTGACAAAGTAATTGAGCAAATTCCTGTATCAGATAATGTGATTGGTTTAGACTATGCTTCAGATGGATTATATGTTGATGATAAAGGAAATGTAGGTTCTAACCATAAATTCTATAGAGAAAGTCACAAGAAACTTGCGAAAGAGCAGAGAAGGTTATCCAGAAAAGTAGGTTCTAAAAAGAACTCTGTGAAATCTAACAACTACTTAAAGCAACTTCGCAAGGTAAATAAGATACATAAACATATCGCAAATCAGCGTTTAGACAATCTCCACAAGAAGTCTACTGCGATAGCCAAGCAGTATGATGTTGTTTGTGTTGAAAGTCTGAATATGCAGTCTATGTCAAATAGAGGTTTTGGTAACGGAAAAGCCACTATAGACAATGGTTATGGTATGTTCCTCAATATGCTTGAATACAAACTGACAGAAAGAGGAAAATACTTTGTCAAAGTCGATAAATGGTTTCCGAGTAGTCAACTATGCCATTGTTGTGGAACAATCCATAAAGAGATGAAAAATTTGACTATCCGAACTTTGCGATGCAATTGCGGTATGACAATCAGTCGTGACCAAAATGCGGCTATCAACATCAGAAATGAGGGATTGCGAATACTGAATTCTGCATAACCTTTTATATTTACGGTAGGGTTGGAGCGACCCAAACCTAACGCCTGTGGACATTGTGTAAGACACAGATTATAGACTTCTATGATAGGTGCAGTAGTGGTTGAAGCAGGAAGCACGACAACTTGTTGACGTGTAGTTCACTAGACATTAATATACTTTTTATAATTAGGAGGTTTATATGAGTAAACCTATTTTAAACTGCGATGGATTAGATAAAACTAACGTCGCAGAATATAATTTAGCAATAAATATTAAAAATTATTTAGTTGCTGGAAATAGAGTTATTGGAGATCCTGGTGAAGGATTAAAACAAACTTTAGCTGCATTAGAATTAAAAAGAGATAGTAGAGTATTTGGAGTAACTGATTGGAAAACAAAAGATCCTGAACTTGAGGATCAAATTGCAAAGACTAAAGCAGGAATTAAGGGAGAAGAAGATCTTTGTGAGTATTTAGCAACTTTAATCAAATATGATGATAAGTTAGATGGATTGGTTGCTTTTGCTTCTCTTGCTTATAATTTCGGTGAAGAAAATAATTTAGATTATATTCCAGATACTGATACTTTGTTAGTTTATGGTAGTCATATTTTAGTAGTTGATGCTAAAAATCTTAAAACTAAACCTGGAAATCCTCTTATGTTAGTAGAAAATTCAGTTGTAGACGCAGAAAAAATGAAAGAATTAATTACTGTACATCCATCTACTCATATTTGGGAAAAGGTAATGGCTGATGCAGGCATTCCATTGTTATCAATTGATGGTTATGTTTGTATTGTAAATGATCTTGAAACTGAGATTATTAGAGATCAAAGTTGGTATGAGTCTAATACTAAACTTATTCATATTTCAGAATTAAAAGATATTCTTGAAGAATGGGTAGAAGGTAAAGAAAATAAACTATCTTTGAAGATGCTTACTGAGATAGGAAAGGCTCAAATCAAGAAAGAAAAAGAAAGTACAATTGATACAGATAAAATTAAAAGACAATTTAATATCTAGTTTACTTTTGTATTATTTTATATTATAAATAAATATTAAACTATGAAAGGAGTACTATTGCTATGGCAAGTACTATGAGAGCTAATGTAACTGATGAGTTTGAGAAGATTAAGATAACAAAGGCGTCAACCAATAAGGTTGCATGTAACCTTTATTATGATTCATTTGGTATTGAGAAGGTAAGAATTCAGAATTTCAATTATGACCAGAAGGTTGGCATTGATAGTTATATCGATTTTGAAGATGTAATTAGAATTGCTGCAGATTGTATGTCTGGTAAGATTATTAAGGATATTGAAAAGGCTGGAGCTGAGAATAAGCAGTATAGCCTTGGATATAAGGGTTCAAAGTCTTCACCTAATTATGATGGTAAGCCAGAATCTAGACAGATTACTTTTGGTTTGAGCGGTGATAAGATTTTTATTAATATGACAAGATGTGAAGGTGTAGTTGACCCTGAAAACAAGACAATTAAACCTAATCCTTCTAGAGATAAGTCCAAGGATTTGAAGCTTTCTGTAGGTGTAACAATTGATAAGTTTAGAGCAATGTTTTTGACTGCAAATGCTTGGATTAATGCGTATCTCTCTAGAGAAGTACCTGCACTTTATGATGAAGCTAATGCAAAAAGAAAGGAAGCAGGTAAGACAACCTAACACAATTCCACACACATTGGAGGTACCAAAATGACAATTCCGGAATTATTTGAAAACGAATTGAAATTTTGGATAGAAGCAAACGAAAAATTCCTGGGTGTCACCCCTATTGATGACACCTGGGATTATGCTATTATCCAAGAATCTATCAATCAATCATGTGATAAGTTTTGGAACACTGATAAGCCATGTAAGTTGGCAGTAAATTTAAATAAAGGTCTTTTAAATAGAGACGCTCCAAAACAAACAAAAAATTCATACAGACTTGAACTTAATTTTAAAAACATGTGTATCGACATCTTTGGAGATTATGGTGCACTTGGTGAAAAGAAAATTGGTGCAATGCCTACTCCTTGTCGAGATCTCTGTTGGATAATTAATCATACACATTATGTAACAAGAGTTGCAGCAACTAAAGATTTATTTGGTTGTGTAGGTAAGGTTAATTATGATACAATTAATGGTGAAGGTTGGAAATATACAATCTCTACAGATACATTTGAATGTGTTATTACAAAAGATGAATTCCAATTTGAACCTACTTTAGATGAAATTTTTGATAATCATCTTTCAAGACGTTCAAGATATTTGTTAGAGGCAGTACTTAAAGAACCTTTAACTAAAGACAATTTTATTTCTGGTTTGAAGAAGCTTCCTATCTTTGATAAAGCTTCTGTTTTTAATTATAAGTTCACTAGAATGGAATATTTTGAGAGTATTGTTCTTAACTCAAAGAAGTTTGCTCAACCTACTAAGAATATTCTTCTTGGTGTTAATATGATTATCTCTTCTAAGTCTAAACAGTATACAGCTACCGGTGAAAAGATTGATGGCTGTCTTGTTCGTTCTGAATCAAAGATTTTTGCTCTTGAAAACTTCAGAACTTGCGCTAACTTCTTCAATGTTGAAGATCCTAAAGCATCTGTAAATAATGTTCACTCAAAGTTTACATATAATGATGCAAATGGTTTCTTTGACTCATTTAAGACAGTTACATCTAAGTCTGCAGGTCGTCAGAGATTATTGCTTGATAACATTGTTACAAAGCATGGACTTCTCTGGGTTGTAGATGAAAATGGTGAAATGCATAATATGTATGAGTACATAGATATGCCTCAGAATGAGAGACTTTCATGTTTATCAAAAGCTCCTTTCTGTAATAATGATAAACCTAAGAGAATCATGATGAATGCTAAGATGACATCTCAAGCTGTTCCTCTTAAAGATGAAATTGATGATCTTACTCATAGAATCCAAGCTAGAGTTGGATTTACAGATATTGAAGGTTATACAGCGGCTGACTCAATCATTATTTCTGAGTCATTTGCTAAGAAGCTTAGAACATATGATCAAGAAATCTTATATGTAGATAAGAGTTCAAATCTTTATAAGAATATTACAAATGCAGACAAATTTGATCTTGAAATTCTCAAGCAGATTTTTCCTAAAAAGAATGATGCAATTCTTCTTTCATTTGAGAATGTAAAGATTGACCATATTGATCATGTAGATAATTACAGAGCTAGAATCTTCATTACTTGGGAGATTCCATTCAGACTTGGTGATAAGATTACAAATCTTCATGGTGCTAAGGGTACAGTTGGTTTGATCTTACCTGATGATAAGATGCCTCGCCTTACTAAGAAGGTTGGTAATATGAAAGCTGGACCTCTTGAAATTATTATTTCAGGCTATTCAGCTATGAGACGTGGATCTCTTGGCCAGATTTTTGAAGCTTGGTCATTAGCTTCTGGCTATACAGATGTTGATTTTGCTGCAGACGCTATTGAAAAGCACGGTAAAGCAATGGAAACATATAGTAATAACTCAATCGTTGAATATAATGGTGAACAGAGTATTATTCCTGTAGGCTATAACTATATTATGAGACTTTACCACCATGCATCAACTAAGGTTTCTTGTTCTTCTGCTGATTTTGCATATAAGAGAACACTTAGATTTGGTGAGATGGAAAAGCTTAATCTTGTAGCTAATGATTGTCCTGCAATTCTTACTGAGCTTGGTATTAGATCAGTTACTAAGTATATTGGTTCTCATAAGCTTATTAATGAAATTGAAACAACAAGAGAGCTTCCTAAGAATGCACATATGTCACTTCAGTTTATTGAAATCCTTAAGTCTATGGGATATAAGTTGAGTGTTGCTAGAGTATCAGATAACTATAGTAATACTGATGAAGTAGATGATGAAAACTATAATATGATGATTAAAAAGGAGATTAACAAAAATGAAGATAACAATTGAGCCTATCAACATTATTGAAGATCCTGCTAATCAGGTAACATCAGATAAAATCTTTCCAAAGAGAAAGATTAAGGATAAAGATGGTAATTATCTTTTTCATGAGGAAGGTATTTTCTCAGAAAAGATTTTTGGTAAGTTTGGTCACTGCAAGTGTGGTAAGTTAAAGAAACCTGGCTATTGCGAAAGTTGTAAGTGCAGAGTTCTCAATAAGAGAAAGATGCCTGACTTCTTTATTAAGTTTGGTTTTGATCTTCCTAATAGAGTTATTAAATACGGAAAGTATAATAAGACTCTTCTTAATAATTTACTTTATTACAGAGGATTTATGTATGAAGGTAAGTATATAGAATTTGATCTTAAAGCAGATCTTTCTGTATATGATACTAAAAAGATACTTTTTGGTAAAGACGCAATTCTTTCACTTGGAATTCCTGAAGAGTGGTATAATAGTGCAACTCACAGATTAATTTCTATTCCTCATACTTCATTCAGAAAGATTACTTTCCAGAATGGTGAACATTATCTTGGTCCTCTCAATACTACTTATATTGATATGATCAAGCAAAATCTCTTATATGAAGATCTTAAAGAACTTTCTAAGCTTGATATTAAAAATGAGCTGAATATCAGATATAAGATTTGTAAGAGTCTCGAAGAACTTTATAAGCAGCTTTTCCAGATTCTTGCTAAGAATAAGAGAAATGTTATTGATAATGAGCTTCGTGGTCAGCCTGAAACAGGTATGATTCGTGCAGTTATGACAAATAACTTCAGTCTTGACGAAGATACTGTACTTATTGGTAGTTACTTTATTGAGACACTTTATCCTAAGATCTTTAGAGAAAATCTTATTGATAGCGAAGGTAATCCTGTCAATTTAGATGATTGTCCTATTGATTATAAGCCAAATATTGCTGAAATTAATAAGATACTTAAAAAAGAAGATTATGTAGTTTTGTTTAACAGACAACCTACGATTGGAGCTAAGTCAATTATCGCAATGAGACCTGTCTTTTCTGAAAAAGATTCAGAGAAGTTCGTTATTCAGGCAAATCCTATTGTATATGATGGACTTGCTGCCGATGTTGATGGTGACTCTTTGAATGTAATTGCACTTTATTCTAAGGAAGCTTGTGAAGAAGCAAAGAAACTATTCCCTTCAGTAAACTATCTTGAAGGTTCTAATGGTTCTATTAGAAATGGTATTCTTGAAGAGTTTAGATACGTTGAAACTAAGACTGGAGAAGAATAATGGTTGAAGCAAAAGAAAAGAAGAAGACAACTTCTGGTAAAAAATCTAATAACAAATCAACTTATATTATCTTTGGTATTTTAGTTGTTATTCTTATAGTATTTACTATTATACTTCTTAAACCAAAGACAGTTAAATATGCTGCTAACTTTGGAGAAAATATTACAACAACTATTGAACTTAATGCTGAAAAAATTAACATGAATGTAAAAGTTGGTAGTACAGAAGTTAAGCAATCAGGTAAGCTGGTTGAGTTACAAAAAGGTAAAGATGATGCAGGTAAATGGGTAATTTATGAAGCAACATTAGATCCTAAGACTGAAAAAGATAAGCCTGAAGTAGTACAAATTAAAGTATATGATAAATCTTTAATTTTAGCATATGATTCAGGAGAAACAGTTACATACTACGCAAAATAAGAGGTATACAAACTATGGCTACTATGAATAGAAAAAAATATGTTGAGCATTATCACGATCTTGGTGAAGCAATGTTCAAAAACTGTACAATTCCTACTGTAGGTGATTTTGCTAAAGCATACAATAAAAATGATGCAGAAGCAAAAGAAAAAATTGCTACAATTACAAAATTTACAGGTAATGGTGCAGATATTGATGAATCAATGAGACGTAGAAATTCAATTTATTCTGATGCTGAATCTAAGAAATTCATGAACTCAGTTATTGCTGCTAATATTACAGATATTACAGATTCTGGTTGGTTTTATAAGAAACTTATTAGTTCTTGTGATGATATGACAATTGTTGCAGATGATTGCGGTTCTGCAGGTGAAGAATTTACTTGCCCTATTGATGAAGCAACATTTAAATACAAGATCAGAAATAGATTTGTTGTAGAACTTGATGATTTTGTAGAAGAATATAAAAAGTTACCTAAGAAAGGTACAATTCATGTAAGAACATTCCTCACCTGTAAGAAAGGTCCTAGACATTTCTGTGCTAAATGTGCTGGATTGTTCAGACGATCATATAATACAACTTTTGTACCTAAGAATATTGGTATTTATTCAACATTGATGATTACTGAACATGCTACCCAGGCTTCGCTTGACTCAATGAATAAAGGTATTTCTGATAAGTTAAATGTTTTACTTGAGCAGAAGATACCTAAGATTACTGATCTTAATGCAGCAAAAGATAAGATTAGAGAAATTATTGATCAGATCGGTGATGTTGGTGTTGAGTCTAGATTCTATGAAATCGCATTACTTTCTAGATGGAGAAATGGTGAGTTTGCTTCATTGATGAATTCATTCATTAAGCAAGAAGATTTATTTGGTGCATTCATTTATGCTCCAAGAGATAAGATCTTCAATAAGATGATTGAAGTTGGAACTTTTAATGCAAATTCAATGAAGACTAAGATTGCGTTTGATGTATATGATTAATTAGTACAATTAATAGTACTTAAAGGGCTCCTAACAAGAGCCCTTTTTAATATAAAGTTATTTACAGAAATAATAAAAAAGTATATAATATAAAATATGAGCTAAAAAGGAGTTTTATATTGAATGGAAATTATTACAGAAAATGGTAAAGATTATCTTGTATCAAATATTGCAAAGATTAACAATAAGTTAATTGATGCTAATGAGTTCTTTATTGATGCTCAAATTTTATTACAGGATATTTTAAAGAGAACTAATAGTAAGCATAAAACAAATAAGTCATATATTGGAAGTGGATATGGTTCTCCTATCCAGTCAATGCTAGCAAGATTTAGTGGTGATTATTTTTCACCTTCATTTATGAAAAGTTATGTAACAAATCCTGCACTTAATTTTACTTCAAATTTCTTTAATGAAGGCGCTAATGACGCAACTGCAATTGGTACTACAGTCCATAAGATTTTGGAAGAATATTATAAATTGCCACCTGTAGAAAGAATTAGAACAAAGCTTTGGGAATTAGAGATGCAATATCTTGGTCAAGATCAGGATAAGTCTAAAGTTGATGAATATATTGCAGGTTATATAGATATTAAGGATTATTTACATCCTAGAAAAGAACTTGATGATACTAAGCTAGAATGTGTAACAGAGCATAGAGGTAGAGCTAATAATCTTTATGTAAAATCTTGTGGTTATACAATTCCTTGTGCTGTATCTTATGTTGCAGACCGTATTGATATTCGTGATGGTGAACATATTATTCTCGACTATAAGACAGGTCATCCTAAGGAATCAGCTGTAACATTTGATGGTTACCTTGGCTCAATGCTTCTTTATAAGTGGGCAATGGAACAAGAACTTAATTGTGATATTACAAAAGGTTATCTTATTTGTCCTGGTAATACAGCTTCAAAGAAGTATATGACGCTTGATTATTCTAAGGAAAATGAAGAGCAAATGATACAAAATATTGATACATTCTATAAGAACTTTATGAGAGATAATAGATCTAGAGAATATGTATACACAGGTGAAGGTTACTTTACTTCTGATGATGCTAAAGCTTTTAGAGAAATTATGAATGATAATACAATTTGGAGAGCTAAGATACCAGTAAAGATTTATATTGGTGAGCATGAGGAAGCTGATTTGTGATAGACATTATTGACGTATAAAGTTTGGAAAAAATTATAAAATAAGTAATATACAAAAATAGATGATAAGGTAGATTGATATGACTATTTGGAAGAATTTTATAGCCCAACTAACTCCAAAGGATAAGGCAATGATGATATGCGAGTATTATCAGAATATAAAAGAAGGGCATATGGGTACTTGCTGTATGAATGAATGTCCATTTAAGAAGCATGGTGGATTCTGCAAAATCTATAATAAAACCAAGGGCAAACTTGTACCTGATAATAAGTTAGATGAAATTCTTGGTAGTGAGGTAAATTGATATGGAAGATAAAGTTAAGGCGTGTGCTAAAGATATTTTAGAGCAAGTTGAGTGTGTTCATTACAGTCCTGAATTTTCTGATTTCAGAATTCGTAAGGGTTGCAGAGGTGAGATTGAATACATTATTAATTTTATTCAGCAGAAGTATTTAAGTGAGGCAGATTGATATGAGTCACAGTCCAAGTAACATCTTATCCAGACTTCGCAGTAAAGGTCTTATTACTCAAGAAGAGTATGACAAACTTAAAAATGCAATAACCATAGCACGAGATGAGAATGAACCTACAACCTTTATAGGTGATAAGGGTGCATATGATGATTGTAAGCGTTGTGTAAAATGTGGATATAAAACTACTCAATATGTTATTTATAGTGATGCAAAATATTGTCCTAACTGTGGTAGGCAGATAAAAAAAATGATACACAATAAGATCATAGATGAGGTAGATTAATTTGGATAATTTAAGATGCTCTGATTGTAAGTATAAAGAAGATTTTACTCCTTCAGGTTGTGAAAAGTGTAATACTTGTGATTGGTGTTTAGGTATATCTGAGATACATACAAATTTTGAACCTATTAGACGTAACGAGGTAGATTGATATGACAGGCAAAGAGAATGGAATTAAATGGGAAGTAATCGATTGGAAAAGTCCAGCAGACATTACTATCTATGATACTAGTGGTAATGTTCTACATACAGAACAGTATCAGTGGATGCATGAACCCATATTTGGACCTGACGTAGATGATTGCATAGCGATAGATAAGATTCTTGAGAGATTAATTAAAAAATATAGTCAGTGAGGTAGATTGATATGGAAGAACTCAATAGAGATTTTTATAAAGATAAAGCCTCAAAGATGTTCGGAATACCTTATAATGAAGTAACTGAAGAACAGCGCACTAGTGTAAAGAATGCCATGTTTGATTATGCTTATTGTAGGACAGACAATTATCCATTTAAAGATTGTCTAATAACTGCAAAGTTACTTGAACATAAAAATAGTGATAATTCTCTGAAAAATCTCTATAATAAATTTATACGAAACAGTGAAATAGATTAATATGAAAAAACCTAGATGGACAATTAAACATATTAAGAATCGTATCAAGCATTTAATACAAAAACAATATGTTGCTAATCACATTTATTGTTATGGGTGCTCACATTTACATAATCATACTTGTAAGGTACTTGATCCAATTGAATATGACTGCAAGTAAGATAGCTTGATATAAAAAGTGATAAAATAGATGTAAAAGGAAATAAATGAAACACCATTTTACTGATTTAACTGATCAAAAATTTGGAAAATTAACTGCGCTTTTTCCATTAGATATAAAGGCTCCAAATGGTGAGACTTTATGGCAATGCGTATGTGAGTGTGGTGGTACCAAAATAGTTAAAAGTAGTCATTTAACTTGTGGTAATACTCAATCTTGTGGTTGTATTAGAAATAAAAAAATTAAAGGACAAAGATTTGGTAGACTAGTTGCAATCAGTAGTAGACGAAGAAAAAGAGATAATAGAGTAGTTTGGAAATGTCAATGTGATTGTGGTAGAACTACTGAAATTGTTACTGCAAATTTATTAAATGGATTAGTTAGTTCTTGTGGTTGCACTGGTAGCATAAAATCAAAATTTATGATTGCTACAGGTAATAAGACTAGAGATACATTAGATCTTGCAGGTAAACAATTTGATTATTATACAGTTTTATATGATTCAGGTAGAAGATATTTTGATTATGTAATTTGGACTTGTAAATGTAATTGTGGAAAGATTTTTTATGCTCCTACAGTTAATATTACTAATGGTAGAATTAAATCTTGTGGTTGTTTACTTGAACATAACAGAAATATCTTTGGTGATAAAGTAATGAAACAAAATAAATACTTTTTTAATAAAATTGGTATTGGATATACTTTTAAAGGAGAAAAGTTTTATTTTGATAAGGATGATATTGAAAAGATTAAAAATTATTGTTGGCGTTATAACAAATATGGTTCTCTTATTGCAACTTGGAAAGAATTATATCCTAAGAAAAGAGTTATACCTGCTTGGAGAGTAATTCTTAATAATTATGATATGACAAGACATATTACATATAAAAATGGTAATAAATGGGATTTAAGAAAAGATAATTTGGAGGTAAGATAATATGATTATACGAAATATCGGTATACTCATATTTGTTGTAACAGCTTTTTTAGTTGCATATTATGATCATACTAAAAAAGAAGTACCTCCTTTGTTAATTTTTGTAAATTATAGTATTATTTGTTTATTAACTAATTATTGGTTATTACTTGGAATTATTCCAATTTCATTACTTGCTAAATATGATAAACCTATTGATGCAGTTTATGTACTTTTAATAGTCTATTTAATAATAATAGGTAGTGCTAATATGGCTTGTTTACTTGCGCTAATAATTGCACTATTTTATGTAGTAATATCTGATAAAACAGTCAGTTATTTAGTACCAGTAGAAATAATCATATTTACAATTTTATTAGGAGGTTAAAATGGCACAGGTAGACAATGCTGTATTACTTGATAAAGTAATAAATTGTCAAAATAGAGACATTTATGTATGTAAAGCATATGATTGTGCACATGCAAATAATTTAGATCAAAATGAACATTTTAAGCAGTGTATTGATTTTATCAAACAACTTGATGAAGTAGCTTGGAATACAAAACTTTGTCAAGAAGAAGGAAAGATGCTTAATGTATCATGGAGAGAGTATCATATTTTATGTAATGAGATAATACCTAAAATTCTTGGTGAAACAATTAAAGAATTATGTATTAAACCAGTTTTTGCAGAAGCAACAATGTATGGTGACGAATTTAGTAAATTTTGTCCATTTTCAAAAGGTGATTTTGTTATGTATACTGCAAAACCTATACAAATTGAAGAGTCTTATATAGAATTTGAAGGTAAAAAATATAAGATCAGAGATAAAGATCGTATTAATGAAGACTATATTAAGATTGAGGAAACTCCATTTTATACAATATATGGTATAGTTTTAGAAATTTAAGGAGGTTAGTATGGTTCAAACATTGTTAGAAGGTTTAAAAAATTTTGCATTAGCCGCTCCTACAAATTTATTTATTGTTATAATAGTAGTTTTAATCATGAAATTTGCTTTTAAAGCAAAGACAAGAGACTGCATTTATGTAGTAGTTGCATACTTACTTATTGGTTTCTTACTTACACTCTTTGGTGTAAAGATTCCAAGCTTCTTAGCAATAGGTAAATGGTTCGTTAAATTATTCAAGTCAATCTTCAAGTAATATTTATAAAAAATTATTATATTACTTGTTAGATTTCTATTCTTTTATCCCTGTGAGGATCTATGACAGATTAGTCATAGATCCTTTTTTATTACTTATTTACAAGTAATATTTTGTATGATAAAATAAATATAATAATTAAAAAGGATATAAAGTTATGTATATAGCAATTGGATTTTGTGCAATTTTTATACTTGCATTATTACATTTTATATTGGAGTAAATTATGCCGCCTAAAACATTTTTAATGTATACAATTATCGTACTTTTATATATTGGACTTGTATTTGGTCTTTATGGCCTTTCTGAAATGAAAAGAGATAAAGAAGATCCTATGCCAATTAATTATGCAAGAGCAATTGTAATAATTGGTTTTTTAATGTGTACAGTTGCTGTTGTATTGTTTATTGTAAGTTATTTTATTTAAGGAGTTATTATGATCGAACTTAAAAATATAGTAAAAGAGTTAAAAAAGCAATATCCTAAACTCAGATTTGATACAATTTATGATCCATATAATATAAAAAATTTTGGATATAGTATTGCAGTCTGTTACGAAGTAAATGATATTATTGAAATTGCTTCATTTATCTATATTGATAGTGATGGTCCAATAATTGAAGTTAATAAACCAATGGTTACATATATTTATGGTGAAACTGATAAAATTACAAATAAATATTTTGAATCTATTGGAACTAAAGGCGTCGAAGGTCTTGCACTTATAAAAGATTGTCTTAAAACATTTAATTCAAAATATAAGAAGCAAGTACTTAAGATGTTTAAGGAGGAATAATAATATGACTATGAGTGAACAGGATAAGATTAATTATAAGGTATTTACAAATCTTGCAGATAAGATGCAAGAATCAATTGATACTGGTGTATTGAATAAAGAAACTATAAGTATTCTTGAACAAGAAATTATTGAATTTAGAACTAGAGCAAAACGCTATAAAAATCAACTTGAAAGTTATGGTTTTACAGTAGAAGATTAATAGGAGATAACAAGTGAAACTGATAATTGATGCACCAGATGAAATAGTCAAAAAAGGCTTTGAAGGGCCTTTAACCGATGAAGAAAAACAGATACTTATTCGTGCTATTGGCAATGGCACACTTTATAAAGACGAGTGGATCCCTGTTAGTGAGAGATTGCCAAAAGAAGATAATGACTACCTTGTTACTTATGTGTCATCAGGAGAGAGGGTGGTTTCAAAGAGTTGGTTTAATACTCGTAATGGATTTATATATGACAATGTTATCGCTTGGAAATATAAACCAGAGCCATATAAGGAAGGTGGTGCTGAATGAAACAAAGTGATTTAGATGCTTTGATAGAGGAATTATTAAAAGACCCTGAATTTAGAAAAGAGTGGAAAAAACTGTGTGCTGAGGAAATGAGGAAAAGTGGTATGAGCGATAATAAATCCCTCTGCGATACTTGTTTATATAGGTATAGTTGCGAGCAAAGCGATGCAGGAATTAGTATTGCTAATCATTTAGTTTGTCATGGGTATGCTCCGGTTGAAAATGAGAAAGGCGGTACAGAAGATGACAAAGATAGTAATTGATAAGGAGAACGAGATAGCAAAGTTGGAGAATATGTTAGAAACCCTAACAGATGAAAAGGATAAGCAATCTGTAAGATTTGCTATCAATGTAATAAGTGGATTTAATGATGTTTTATCAGAAAGACCAACAGGCGAGTGGATAATGCAACGACATGATCTAGACGGTTGTTTTTATACTTGTTCTAATTGTGGTCAAATGATAAGAGTACCTCTCTTTATAGATGACCCTGAAGATAATGAAACATTGGCAGATTATCCATTTTGCCATTGTGGAGCAGATATGAGAAAAGGTAGTAAGGAATGACAAGTGTTAATAAGAAGAAAAAAGTCAAGAACTCTTACTTATTTGGGGGAGCAGAAAAATATCAAGGAATGAAAGCGAAAAGAGTAATGTATTTTACAAAAGCAAATAGGCAGATTAATAAGCAGATATGTAAAAATGCTATAGGTGATAATAATGAAACTGATAATTGATACTCCTGATGAAGAATATAAAACACTATCTAAAATGTCTGAAAAAGAGAAGATAAATGAATTATCTTTCTATGAAAGAATAATAGCAAATGGCATACCTTATGAAGAAAAGCAAGGCAAGTGGGGCAAACATGGTGAATGTCCATTTTGCTCATATATTAGACAATGGGAAGATGATAAATTTTGCGGAAATTGTGGTGCAAAAATGCAGAAAGGTGATATAGAAGAATGAACCATTGTGGCTTTTTATCTCCTGACGCTGTTTTATATACTTGTACTACTTATGACCACTTAAACACAGCACTAGAGATCTGTGAAAAACTAGGTAGAAAATTTAATAACGGTGTGAAAGCCGAAGATTACTTGATGGATGCAGGCTGGGTGGTCGTTAGGGCACGTGATGTCTATGGTAGAATCGGATACCCACAACTTTGTGATGAACAAAAACTTGTATATCTTACAGATAAATAAGTCTTATGGTTAACGGAACACTATGCTGAATGGTCGCAAGATAAACAGCAAAGTGTAGATTATATGTTAGATTATCTTAACAGACGATGAAGAAGAATGAGATGTATATTATGAAAGGCGATGCGGAATGACTAACGCAGAAAAGTATCAAGAAGTTTTCGGATTTAAGCCAGCATATGTTTGTCCAACTTTTGAATGTTCAAATTGTCATATCGATGTAGAAACTTGTCTGAAACATGATTATAGATTGATACCAATAGCGAAGTGGTGGAATCAAGAATATAAAGGTGGTGCGAAATGATTATTGTTTTTGAAGAACTACAAGTTAATTCAATTGATGGTAATTATATTCCTACTGATGAGGAACTGGCAGAGTTATATGATAATTTTGAAGGTGATGCAGAATGAAAAAGATACCAACACTATTTAAGAGAGAGTTTGAAGGGCACAATATTGTAAACATACTCCCTGAAGTTACAGAGGGTATGGAATGGGTACTCAACGGAGAAGGTACAGCAACTGTAAAGATTGACGGTGCTTGTTGTGCAATTATCAACGGTGAATTTTATAAAAGATACGATGCAAAGAAAGGCAAGCCTATTCCAGATGGTGCAATAAAGTGTCAGGAAGAAGCAGACCCCATTACAGGTCATTTGCCTTGTTGGGTTAAGGTTGATGTTGATAATCCTGCCGATAAATGGTTTGTTGAGGCTGAAAAGAATGTAAATTATTTGTCTACTCAGTTAACAGAATTTCGTACTTACGAAGCAATAGGGAAGCATTTTAACGGTAATCCTTATAATCTTGATTATGATATACTTATTCCTCACGGAGAAGAAATCATCGAAGTAGAAAGAACATTCGAGGGCATCAAAAAGTATCTTGAAGAAAACTACATAGAAGGTATTGTCTTTTGGAAAGATGGAGAACCTAAATGCAAGATTAAGAGAAGCGATTTTGGATTCGAGTGGGGTAATAGATATTGACTTACAAGCAGAAAAAGATATGTATATAATAAGAAATTTTGATGACTTAAACACCCTTGTAGCAGAAATTAAAGCCAGATATAATAAATGAGGTGAAGTATAATGAAAATTGATAATGAAGACTTTGGAATTCTTGCAGTATGTGCAATAAGATATTGTCAAGGCAGAGAAACCTATATGCCGGAGTTAATTCGAGGAATAATCAGAAGTCATATTAATGAAGTAACAGATAAAGATTTGCAAGTAATGATAAATGATTGTGAATGCCAATATGCTTTTGGGGACGAAAATATTGATAAGCCTGGCTGGTTAGAGTGGAAAGAGTTCTTAATAAATGAGCAGAAAAAGAGGAAAGAAAATGACTAATGAAGAGGCTATTAAATTAATTCAAGAAATAGAAGAAGATGGTAGAAATGTTACTTCTGAGCATATTAAAGCTCTCGCGCGTGCTATTCAAGCATTAGAAACAGGCGAAGTATATATGACAGGTGAAGATTATAACTTGTATATAGAGGGGTACAAAGCAGGTAAAAACGATTTTGAACCAAAGTTAGGTGAGTGGATAGACGTTAATGGAGATGGTTCTCTTTGGAAATGTAGTGTTTGTAAAGAACAGTCTTGTTGTAGAGGAGCTTATTGTCCAGATTGTGGATCAAAAATGAGGAACGCAAAATTATGATGTCGTAAGAGGTAAAAATGATAACAATTAAATGTACTGAAAAAGAGTATCAAGTACTTAAAGAGCCTAAAAATATGGTTACATGTTATATTATGAATGCTCTTGGTTATTGTAGAGAAGATAAATGTCTTGAATGTAAACAAGATCAAAATAAAATAATTAAATGGGAAATTATTAAAGAGGTATAACTATGTCAGATTTTCCGTGTCATGATTGTATTGCAAGAGAATGTGATAATGATGCATCTTTTATTTGTCCATTTCTTGAAGAATATAGTAAAATTAAACCTGAATGTAAAAATTGTATTGAATGGGAATATTTTGAAGGTTATGGATATGGTTGTTTTGTAGGACAAACTATGAAACCTATTGATGCTACAAAATGTGAATTTTATCATTATTATAAGAGGTAATTTTCTATGAATATGGAATATATATTGCAAGAATTATGTAAAAAGATTGAACATATGGATAAGCAATCTTTTGAGAAAATGATTAAAAGATTAACAAAGGCATATAATAAAAAGCATATTTCAAAAATAAATGATTTATATGATTTAAATGACTATGAGGATTAATTTTTAATAATATGAAGTGGACATTAATGACAATACCAGCTTATTCAATTTTTATATATAATAATGAAAAATGGGCAAAAATAGGTAGTGTTAGCTTTAATGAAGATAAAGCTATATGTAGATGTCGTAATATAAATACAAATTTATATACAGATGATATATCTATAGATGAAGAAGTTCAACTTATAATTGTTGATCCTAATGCTATAAAATATTATAATATATTAGATAAAATGTATGATAATGAAAATTTTAATAAGACAATAGAATTATTAAAGTTAAAGCCTTATTATGATGCATTTTATACAATGTATTTAGAAAATACTAATATAACTAATTATTATTATCATTTAAAAAAAGCAAAATTTTATATTATAAATGATTTACTTTATTTTGAAGATACATTTTTTGAAATAAGTATAGATTTAACTGAAGAAGAAAAAGAATTTAATAAGGAAGCTAAAATCTATAAAGATAATCGAAAACATATAATGCTAAGAGTTAAAGATATTTATAAATATTTAAAGCAGGATAAATGGAAAGATTTACATCCTAAAAATGATACTATTGATTTAACAAAGAAAAGTATTAAAATTACAAATGCTGCTTATATAAGCATTAGGTATTAAAGTCTATTATTATAACACCATGGTGTTATAGTCTACTTAAAGGAGAATACCAATAATATGATAGATTCAATTAAAAATAGTATTGAAAAAAGAGAAAAATTTCAAAAACATCAATTTGATACAATTACATATTTTTTAAAACGTATGGTTATAAGTGATACAAAAAGAGCAAATGCAATTTATGATTCACTTAGACTTTTTATAGAATCAGATTATAGAGATTGTGATCCTGAAACAATATTTCAGTATGGAGTACTATATGGTATAACTGAAGAAGCACATGAAAAATTACAAAAACAACATAATAATAAAAGTATTGCAAATGCATTAGATAAAATAATTAATGATGAAGATTTTTGCGCACTTTTTAAAATATTCAAATATGATGTAGAATTCAAAGAAGATAATCTATATACTAAAGCAAATATAGATATAGGAAAATTTAGAGATTATATTTGGTATTTAGAAGATAATAAATTTATTATTGCAAGACATACAGCATATCATAAATATTATAAACTTACTGATTTAGGCATAGAATTATATCAAGAATATATCAAATTTTTAAAATGGCTTGAATAAAAAACTGTACTATTATTAGTACAGTTTAATTTTTTAACTTAAAAAACTATTTACATATATTATATTATATGATAATATATAATCATACCAAATATATAAGGAGTTTATATGAACTATATTATCGTTGCTTCTTCAAACTTCAATGACAAAGCACTTTTCATAGAAAATGTTAAGTTGCCTTCTGACGCAACAGTTATTGTAAAAGCAAAGTCTGCAGTATCTGAGTGGATCAAAGAAATGAACTTTATTCCTGCGGAATTCAACAACTACGATGAAATGCTTTCATTTGATCCTGCATCAACAAAGCTTATTGCTTTTTGGGATGGTGCATCAAAGAATGTAGAAAAGATGATAAACGCATTTTCTAATCAGCAGGTAATCAAGTACGAGAACCCTACATTGAAGTCATTCAATGAAATGATTGAGAAGATACAGAACGAGAAGTGGAAGCTTGGATGCAAAGAGCTTGTAAAGAAGTTGCCAAATTACTTTTGGGTAGTAGCTGCTTCCTCTTCAGGAAAGTATCACCCTAAGTGCGACCTTGGAACTGGTGGTTTAGTAAGACACTCAGTAATGGTTGCAATCAACGCAATTGATCTGGTAACAGCTGAGATCTTCGTAGAAGATAATATCATCAACAAAGATATGGCATTGATTGCTGGTTTGTTCCACGATTGCATGAAGCAGGGAAATGCGCACTCTGGTCATACAGTATTTGATCATCCTATTCTTGCAGCAGAATTCATGGCAACAGAGTTAAAAGATTACATTGAGGAACCTTACCTTTCAACAATATGTGGAGCTGTAAGAACTCATATGGGAAAGTGGACAACATCAGACTATGCACCTGAAATCACACTTGAAAAGCCTACAACCGCTTTCCAGAAGCTTGTACATACAGCTGACTATGAAGCAGCAAGAAAGTACATTGCAGGCCTTGAAGAATGGCAGTAATTAAAAAATAATATAAAGGAGCAAAAAACAAATGGAAATCGCAAAGTCAACATTTCTTGATACTATGGAAGAGGTACTTTATGAGGACTGTCTTTCAGATTATATTACAAAGTCAGAAATGAGAGACTATATTAAGGACATTAAAAAGTTTATTAGACATGCCAAGGATGGAGATGAATATTGGTATGCTGGTAGCAAGTATGTAATTACAGAATGTTAATATGAAAATCGGATTTTATCCTGGATCATTTGATCCATTTACAATTGGACATCTTGAAGTTGTAAAAAAGGCCTGTCAAATTTTTGATCAGGTCATTATTGGTATTGGAGACAATCCGCATAAATCAAGACGTTTTGATAAGGATGAAATGTATAATGCTATTCATAAAACAATTAGAAAAGAAGGATTAGAAGATCAAGTTCAAGTTATTTCATTTCATGGTATTTCAGCTGAAATTGCAAAAGAATATAATGCAGTTTGTTTAATTAAAGGTATTAGAAATACTGAAGATTATGAATATGAAGAAAAGACTGCAAAAGCTAATGTAAAAAGATTTGATATTGATACAATTTATATTAGATCTGGAGACTATTGTAATATTAGTTCTAGTATGGTATATGAATGTCATTTGAATAATGAAGATATTTCTCAATATGTACCAAAAGATATTTTTGATGTAATTTATAAGAAATAATACTTAAAGTATATGAAGATTAAAGATATTACAGAAAAAGGTATATATTGGGAAAAAGACTATAAAAGTAGTCCACCTAAAAATGTAGAAACTTATATTGATATTACAATAGAATTATTTAGATATATAGATCAGCACAATGAATCAATTGAAGATATTGAATTTTTAATACCATATTTATATTATTATTGGAGAGAAGATGTTATAAATGAATGTTGGTATAATGAAAATATAGATAAATATGCAGAATTTCAAATAGATAGATTAGCTTTGAAATTAAAATATTTTTATATAAATTTTAAAATAGATAAAAATTTTAAAAAGAATTTTGATATAAATTTTAAAAATTGTTTATTTCCAAATAATGAATTTATAACAGACCATAAAGATGAAATAGAAAAATTTTATAATATATTTAACGCAAAATTAAAAAAATATGAGAAATTATTTTATTAAAGAAATTGCAAATAAAGGTAAATTCTTTAAAGAAAAAGATAGTATACCTCCAATACATTTATCAGATTTTATAGAAGATTTAATAGCATTTGATAATTTTTTATGGACTAATGACGATAATAATTGTGGAGATATGCTTATATTAATGCCGTATTTATACTATTTTTTAAAAATTGATATTCAAACGTCTTTTGTAAAAAAAGATGATATAGAAAAATATGCAAGAGAACAATGTTTTACATTAGTTAAAAATACACTTTATTTTAGTCTTATACCTATTCAACTTTTAGTATTGTATGAAAAGAATTTTGATAAATTATTTAATGGTTATAAATTTCCAGATGGCTCTTTAATTATGGATTATAAAAAAGAAATAGATCAACTTTATATATGGTATAACGAAGAAGTAGATGAAACTTTTGATTAGAAACTAAATGAAAAAAATTTACAAATTGGCAGTTTAAAATTTTCAAAAAGAGGGTATAATATAATTAGAACGAAAAAAATATTGAAAGAAATGAAAAGAAAATGAAAAAATTTTAAAAAAGTGGTTTACTTTCTGAAAAAAAGTATTATAATATAATTATAAAATTACGCACACTTATAACACACACAATACTTTAAATAAAGGAGTTACTTTGAATGAGCAACATTATTACTATTATTAATGCTATTTCCCAAAACAAGTGCATAAAAATGGAAGATCTTAAACCTTATTTGGAAGAGGTTGAAGAGAAGGAATACAATGAGATAATGAACTATTTACTTGATAATAGTTATTATATCATTGATGATGAAGATTATGAAGAGTTAGATGTTGAAGCAGAAGAAAAGAATTCTTCAATTGGCGGTACAAAGTGGTGGTTAGAAGTAATTCAGCAGTACCCTTTGCTTACTAAGGAACAGGAACAGGACCTGTATATTTCAGGAGATTATGATACTCTTATTTGTTCAAATCTTCGTCTTGTTGTTTCAATTGCAAAGAAGTATTTGAACAGAGGTATTTCTTTAGATGACCTTATTGCAGAAGGTAATATGGCGCTTACAAAGATTGTAAAGAAGTTTGACCCTGAAAGAGGTACAAAGTTTTCAACATTTGCAACTTGGTGGATTAGACAGGCAATTACAAAGTATATTACAGATAACTCTAAGTCAGTAAGACTTCCTGTTCACGTAACAAATGATATTAACAAGTTGTATAAGGCAGCAAAGAAACTTACAGATAAGTTCAATAGAGAACCTACAATGGATGAACTTATTGAAGAAACTGGTTTTACTGAAGATCAGATTGTAAAATTCAATAAATATAACCAGGCTGTAATTTCTTATGATAGTTCTATTTCTGACGACTCTGATAACACTATTCTTGATTTTATTGGACATCAGGACGATGCTTCTCAGAATGAACAGAACTTCTACAAAGAAGCAGTTACTGATCTTATGACTGTTTTGACAAAAAGAGAGCAGACAGTAATTAAACTTAGATTTGGTCTTAATAAGGAACAGAAATGTTATGGTCTTGAAGAGATTGGTAATCTCATTGGTGTAACTAAACAGATGGTTAAACAGATTATAAAGGGTTCTATTAGAAAGATGGCAATAAGCAAAAAAGCTAGAAAATATGAAGATTGATGGTTTCATAGTGTTTTTTCCTTTTATAAAGTAAGGTCGTTGAAAAACGACCTTATTTTTTACGAAAGGCTATTTAATTATATAATGATAAATTAAGTTTACATTATAAAATTTTGTAATTATAATATAATGATGTATTAATTTTGTAATTAGGTGGAAAATAATGAATAAATTTATAAAACATACACTAAAAGGTTTAAATATTAAAGAAACTGACCCCAAAATGAGTATTGGCTTCAAAGTAAGAAATAATAAAGAAGAAGATACTATATTGATTTTTGGTATTAATCCTGCCGGATATGAAAAAGAAGCTGAATATAGTAGAACGCATGTTCTATATTTAGGTTATACAGGTGGATCAAATATTCCAGATCAAGTAAATAATAGATATTATGGTGGTATATATAGATTTGTTAATGCAATAACAAATAATTCATGCAAATTTGAATGGTGTAATGATAAATTTGAAAAAATTGAGCAACAATTACCTAATTTAACACCAAGACAAATAAAGAATATAAGAAAATTTTATGATAGTCATAAAGATAATCAATATACTATTTATTTAGGAGACCTTTTCTCCTATCATACAACAGCAGCTAAAAAGCTATATAAATATATTAAAAAAGATATTGATAAAAGAGAATATGCTCTTAAGATGCTTCAATATCATATAGAAGAACTCCAAAAACACAATAAAAAACCAAAGCTTATTTATATAAATAATGCAGAAGTCTCAAGTTGGCTTCAAAATGGTGAAAATAAAACTTTTGAGTATATTGAAGACATTCCTGTCTTCTATGGAGGTATGCTCACTGGTCAACATGCAATGGATATTACTTCTGTATATAGATTAATTAATGAAATAAAAAATAAAATAAAATTATAAGGATTTTTAAAAATGTTTTGTTGTAAAATTTGTAATAAAAGTTATTTAACTAATAGAGGTTTATTATATCATGTTAGTCAAACACATAAAATAAAACAAAAAGACTATTATGATACATATTTTAAAAAAGGAAATGAAGGAATTTGTAAAAGATGTGGTAAACCAACATCATTTTGGGGATTAGCTGCTGGTTATAGTGAATATTGCTCGCATTATTGTTGTAATAGAACAATGTTTGATAATGAAACAGAAGAACATAAACATGCTAGAGGACAAAAAGGCGCTATTTCATATAAAAAATATAGAGCAAATATGACGCCTGAACAAAAAGAAAAAGATCATATTAGTCATGTTAATGCATAGAAAAATAGAAGTATAGAAGATAAATTAAAAACAAGTCAAAAATGTAAAGCAGCAGCTGCAAATAGATCTGAAGAAGATAAAATAAAAATGTATAAAAAAATGGTTGAAACAAATAAAAATAAACCAGAATACATTAAACAAAAAGAATCTGTTATATGAAAACAAGGAATGAAAAATAGATGGAAAAATATGAGTAAAAAAGATAAACAACAATTTAAAGAAAATTGTAAAAAGTCTTATCATGAAAAAACAGAAAAACATATTTCTGAAATAAATGACAAACGACGTGAATCTCGAAGACAATTTATGAAAAATAAACCTAATTATAATGGAGTTTATTTTGACTCTATATGGGAATTAAATGTATATAAATATTGTATAAAAAATAATATTTCTATTATAAGAGAACCGATCTCAATTGAATATATATTTAATAACAAAACATTAAGTGCATATCCAGATTTTTTAATAAAAAATACACTTGTTGAAATTAAAGGAAATCAATTTGTAAAACAAGATGGAACCTGGATAAATCCATACGCAAAAGAAGATTCTGGTGCTATGGAAGCAAAACATCAAGCATTATTAAAGGCAAATGTAAAAATATGGTATGAAAAAGATGTAAATGATTTTTTAAGTAGAAATTTGGAGGTAAATTAATGGGTAAGAAAAATTTGTATGATGAATTTAGTATTATCACAGAAGATAGCAGAACCTTTTGTCGAAGAGTTCCAGCAACTTATTTGGGAAGCCAAAAATATAATACTAATCTCATCAAAGAAATCTTTGCAAACTCAGTTGATGAATTTGCAATAGGTCACGGTAATAAAATTGATATTACAATTGACACAAGTAAAAATATGTACTGTGTTGAAGATAATGGCCAAGGTTTCTTAGTTAATGCAGGTATTGATGAAGATGGAGAAACAATACTTCAAAGATCGTTTGATAAACTCAATACTTCAGGTAAATCATCTGTAAATGGCGTTTATAATGGTACTGCATTAGGTTTGAATGGTATTGGTGCAAAACTCACCAACTGGTTGTCACTTAAATTGAATGTTATTACATATAGAGATGGTGAGTTTGAGGAACTTAATTTTAAAGATGGTATTTTTAAAGATCGAAAAGTTGGAAAGACTAAACATGAGTCAGGTACAAAGGTAACTTGGTACCCAGATCCGCAATTCTTTAACGAAAATACTCCTGATATTAATTTGTTAAAAGCACATTTTGATATTATTACGTCACTTTGTCCAGGTCTTACAATTAATCTTAATTATAATGGTAAGACAACTACATATTATGAACCAGGCGGACTTAATTCTTATGTTGATCGTAAGGTTAAAGGTAAAGAATTATTTACAAATAGATTTATAATGGATAGAACTATTGATGTAAATTATTATTCTCATCCTAATTATTCTGGACTTATTTTGAAAGATAGTGATTTTAATAAGAATAATGAATATATTTATGATAGATCTTATGAATTAAATGTTGGTGAGAATACAAGTTCAACACCTGAGCCTAAAAAGGTAGTTCAAACTATTAAAAAGTCTGAATGTGAAGTTATTACAAGACAAGAGAAGCTTAATATTTGTATGACATATACGTCTGATTATACAGAAAATATTGATGCATATGTAAATCTTGGTCATACAGATTCAGGTGCTCATATTCAAGCATTCCATACAGCATTTGTTAGAGCAGTTAATAAATATGCAACTGATGTTAATTTACTTAAGAAGAGTGATAAGAATTTTAGTAGTCCTGAAATTTCTGAAGGTCTTTATGTAGTATTTAATATGACAACTACAACAGCAAAATATGATGCTCAGAATAAATCTCGTATTGATGATATTGATTCAAGAGTTATAAATGCAGTTGTTGGTGGCGACTTTGCTACTTGGTTAATGAATAATCCAAGCGATGCTAAGATTATTGTTGATAGAGCTTTAACTGCAAGAAAAGCTAGAGAAGCAGCTCAAAAAGCAAAGGAAAAGATTAGAGATGCTTCAAATGGTAAAGGTGCAAAATCAATGTTTGCAGATCTTCCTACAAAGCTTTCTGATGCATATCCTAAGAATAAGAAAGATAGAAGTAAGTGTGAGCTGTATATTTGTGAAGGTGATTCAGCTGCATCTTCTATCAATGCTGTAAAAAATTCTGAGTTCCAAGCTACATTCCCTATAAGAGGTAAAATATTAAATTGTCAAAAAGCAACTGCAGATAAGGTTTACGGTAATGCAGAAATTGCAAATATTACTAAAGCACTTGGTCTTGAAATTGATAAATCAACAGGCAAGTTAATTTATGATTTAAAGAAGCTTAGATATGACAAGATTATAATTGCATCAGATGAGGACGTTGATGGTCTTGATATTGCAAGCTTATTAATTACTGTATTTAACTGGATTTGCCCAGAATTAGTTGAAAATGGTCACATTTATCACGTTCATGGTGCATTGTTCAAAGCAATCTTTAGTGATAAAACATATCAGTTATTCCAGACAGAACAAGAACTTGAAGCATGGAAAAAGAAGAATAAGAAACCTTATACACTAACACGTGCAAAAGGTCTTGGTGAGCTAACTAAGGAAGAAACTAAGGAACAGTTAGTCAATCCTGCAACTAGAAATCTTCATAGATTAGTTGTAGATGATGTTGATGAATTTAATAAATATCTCGACATGGCTAAAGGTCCTGATGTTGGTCCTCGTAAGGAATTTCTTGATGAACATTTTAATGATTATGATTGATATTAAGTGAGGAAATTATTATGACTAAAAGAACTTCAAAAAGTACAGACGTTGAAATAGTTGAAAAAGAACCTATTTTGATGCCAATTACTGAAGAGCTTTCAAAGAATACAGTATTATACGCTAAAGACATAAACAAAAATAGAGCCTTTCCACATGAATTATCTGGTATTAAACCAATTGGTGCTCATGCTTTATGGGCAATGTGGGTAAAAGGTAGAAAGTTTAATAAACCTTATACAAAGTCTGCTACTATTACGGGTGAAGTTATGAATTATTCACCTCATGGTGACTCTTATAGTTCACTTGTAAGACTTTGTCAAGATTTTACATATCATATTCCATATCTTGATGGTCATGGTTCATTTGGTTCTGTTATAGGTGGTCCAACTGCAGCTTCTGCAAGATATACAGAAATGAGACTTAGTGAATTTATTCAAGATGTTCTCTTCTATAATACAAAGTTATTAGATATGGGAATGAACTATCTTGATGCTGATCCTGAGCCTATTCTTGAAACTTGGGTAGCATTATTACCTTTACTTTTTATAACAAATACTTCTGGTATGGGTTATACTGTTTCAAATACTTGGTCTTCAGGTAATCTTTTTGAATTCAGAGATCAGTTAGTTGAATATCTTAAAACAGGTAAAGTTGATTGTTCAAAAATTTATCCTGACTTTCCAACTGGTGGTATTATTATCAATAAGTCTGAAATGAAAGAACTTTATGAAACAGGTAAAGGTACAATCAGACTTAGAGGTAAGACTGAAATAGTTGGTGATACAATTAGAATTTTGTCACTTCCTTACCAAACATATCCTGAACAGTTTATGGAAGATGTTAAGAAATATGTTACTGGTACTCAAACAACAATTACTGATGTTGCAAATAGATGTGGTGACGATAAATTCTTAATTGAAATTGAATGTGAACCTGGTACTGCTGAATATGTAAGAGAAGTTCTCTTTAGAAAGACTTGCTTACAGGTAAGTATTTCTGATGAGCATAAAGCTGTTACTAAAGCAGGTAAACCTGAACTTATTACATTCCCAGATTATATGAAAACTTTCGTTGATGCTAATATTGAATTAGTAATTAAAGAAGCAAAACTTAATCTTTCAGAAATTATTGATAGATTAGAATTAGTTGATGGTTTACTTAATGCACTTCAAATTATTGACGAGATTATTAAGACAATTAAGAAATCAAAGTCAATGGATGATGCAAAGAATGCTATCATGAAGATGCCTAAGTATAAGTTTACTGAAAAGCAAGCTGATTATATCGTACATACTCCTCTTGGTAGATTAGCAAATCTTGAACAAGTTAAACTTCAAGATGAACAGAAGGAACTTAATAAACAAAAAGCTAAGATGGAAGACCTTATTGTTAATCCTAAATCTCAGAAGAAATATTTCCTTGACAGATTTAATAGATTGGTTGACAAATATGGTTGGCAAAGAAAAACTGAGCTTACAGATATTGAGATGCAAGATCTTAGAGTTGCTGTTGATAAACCTGAAAAACTTGCTAGACCTAAGAAAGAATTCTTTGTTGTTCTTACAGATGCTGGTACACTTAAGAGAATTGAAGTTACTAAGTTTAGATCTACTGGTGAAGATAGTAAAAATATTAAGGTTCAAGGTAATCAAAAGGTTACATTGGTTACAGATAAAGGTAATATGTATAAAGTTATGTCAAATCAGATAAGTATATGTTTACCTGCTGCAGCTGGTACGCCTATTAAAGATCTTAGACCTGAAATCAGATCAGATGAAAAAGTTCTTGCAATTTATGATGAATCTGTAACTGCGCCTTACATTTATTTTGTTACTCAGAATGGTATTGGTAAGTGTGGTAAGGTTAAGGATGTAGTTGGTCTTAGTAAAAAGATTGGTGCTACTGTATGTGGTCTTAAGAGTGATGATGATAAGATTATTGCAATCAAATTACTTAATGATAAAAATAAGATTGAAATCATTACAAATAAGAGAAAAGAAGTAATTGAACCTGGTAAAGCTCAAGGTAGAGGTTCTGCAGGTAAGAAGATTATTTCACTTAAGAAAGGTGAAACTATTATTGAGGTTCACTCAATTTAAAAATAATAATAACTCTAGCTGTGTAAAAGCAGCTAGAGTTTTATTTAAAAGGATAAAATATATGATTAATACATCAACTGTTTATTTAGGTGTAAGTAGTAATAAAGTTGTATATATTATTACTGAACCTAATGGAAATAAAAATATTTATTATTTAGAAAATAATAGAACTTATGAAGGTAATTTAACTGAACAATGTAAAAAATATATGAGAGACGTAATTGAAGAAATTGTATCTCATATTTATACTGATACAATTCATTTGTATGCTAATATATGGCATGGAGTATTTGATTTTTCTGGAATAAATAAAAAAATTTTAACAAAAAGAGATTTTGCTTTAATGGGTCGACAAACTCCTATAAGTGCAATTCGTCTTATGGATTTAGTAGATGAATTAGCACATGCTGCAAATAATATTGAATTTACAGATTATAATATAATTTTAGAAGATTTGTCATACTTATTTGATATAGATAAGAATAAATAACATATAGAGACAACAATTATAATAACATGATAGTATATTTAATTAATAATATTATATATTATTATTACTTGTAAATTTTTGCAAAAATGAGATTATTTTTTGAAAAATATATTATATTCAAATTAAGGAAAATGAATATACTTCTGATTAACAAGGTTGATCCATGTGATTATCAAAATTGATATACAAATAATATAAAATAAATTATAATAAAATAATTGAGTAAAATAAGGAGTTAAAAATGGATTTAGTACAAAAGAATAGAGAAATGCTTTTGGCTGGTAAATATAATATATCAGACACAAGGCAATTGTCTAGAATTGCAAGTCTTAAAGAACCAAATGATTATGACTTGTATTTAATTGCATGCGCATTATGTAATTATGATATTCCAGAAATAGTAGAAGTTCAAGATTTAAGAATGAAATATTTTACTATTACTAAGAACTCAGGTCTTGATTATTCTCATGTACCTAGTGATTATGGTAATATTGAAACAAAATTAAAGTGCACAAATACTGGACGTATAAACAATTATGGTTTATATGAATATGAAATTAATGTAAATGATAGAGATTTAGTTTCTGATCTTTGGGAATATAAGAGCAGAGATTGTCTTAAGTATGTTGATAATAAGAATGCAGATAAGATTGTTATTTCAATTAGTAAAAATCAGTTACAAAATTTTCAAAATATGCTTGATAAATTGAATATTTCATATAATAAGAAAAATCTTGAGGAAGGTATTATATATACAAATAAATCGACACAAAAATTAATTGATATAAATAGATTAAGCCCACCTTGGGAACCTAAAGATTACCAAATAGAGGACGCTACTGCAATTCTCAAAACCAAAAGAAAATTAATAGGCCATGAGATGGGATGTATATTTGGAGACGCAATTGTTTCTATAAAAGAAAACAATAATTATCAAAATATTACTTTGGCTGAATTATTTAATAAGTTTAATGAAAATTCAAATATTTATATTGAATCATTTGATATAAATCAATTTAAATATATGAAAATTAAAAATGTATTAGATAAAGGTAAGCAAAAAGTATTACAAATAAAAACAACTAATAATTCTCTTATTTGTACATTTGATCATGAAATTTTAACAATGCGTGGTTGGGTAGAAGCACAAAATTTAACTACAAATGATTTAGTATATGTAAAAAATGAAAATACTAATTGTGAAAAAGTTATTGAAATTACAAAATTAAATGAAGAAAAGACTGTATATGATGTAGTAATTGACAGTCTTGATGTACATAATTTTGTTGCAAATAATATTGTAGTACATAATTGTGGAAAAACATTTATAAGTATTTTAGTTGGTGAAAGTATAGGCGATTCTAAAAATGTAACATATCATACAACAGATAATTTAAATTATGATGATATTGTTATTACAGACAAAGGACCTTTACCTATTGGAAAAATTGTAGAAGAAAATATTGATTGTAAAGTTAAAGTAATTAAAAATGGTAAAGAAACATTTGTAAATATTTTAGATCGAAAGTGTATAGAAGAAGATGATTTGTAATATTTGCAAAAAAGATTTTAAATCTAATAGAAGTTTAGGTATTCATATTGTTAGTACACATAATATGACTACTAAACAATATTATGATTTATATCTTAAAAAAGAAAATGAAGGTGCTTGTTTAAATTGCAATAAGCCTACTCAATATAGAAATATTACAAAAGGATATAGATTATTTTGTTCAAAAAATTGTTGCAATACTTCTGACTATCATATAACAAATATGCAAAATACAATTATTTCAAGATATGGTGGAATGGGTACTGCATCTAATATTATAAATAATAAAATAAAGAAAACAAATATTCAGAAATATGGATCTGAAAATGTATATTCGTCTGAATATGGAAAAAATAAAATAAAACAAAGTAATCTTGAACATTTTGGAGTGGAATGTAGTTTACAATCTCCTATAGTACGAGATAAAATTATACAGACGTCTTTAAAAAAGTATAATACTACAAATCCTGGAAATTGTAGACAAGGCAGACAAAAAGCTGCATATACAAGAAGAGCAAATGATAATGATTCATCTTGGGAAGATTATTTTGAAATACAGTTAAAACAAAGAAATATTACATATAAAAAGAGATATAATTCTGATTCACGTTATCCATTTATGTGTGATTTTTATTTACCTAATTCAGATACTTTTATTGAGATAAATGGTTATTGGAGTCATGGTAAACATTGGTTTAATAAAAATTCAAAAGAAGATGTAAAAAAGTTATCTAGTTGGATTGAAAAAGCAAATAATGGTCATAAACAATATAAAAATGCTATTAACGTTTGGACAATTAAAGATGTTAAAAAGCTACAAACTGCAAAGAAAAATAAATTAAATTATATTGTAATTTGGAAATTTGAAGATATTGATAAATTTTTTAGTAATTTGAAAGGATAAATGTATATGAAAAAATATTCATTAACTTTAGAAAATGCAGATACATTTAGTGGAAATAAATTTTTACATATACCTAAATTAGTTATTTGCCCTGAATCACTTAGATTAAATTGGAAGAAAGAAATTAGTACAATTTGTCCAAGTGATGATGTTCAGGTTCTTTATAGTAAAGATTCACCTCATTTTGGTAAAGACTGGACAATTATTGGTTATAAATCTGTTCAAAAGTTTTTACCTAATCTTAAACATTTTAAATGTATATTTGTTGATGAATGTCAGAATTGTAAATCTGTAAATAATTGGGGTAAGCCTACTTCAAAGAGAGCAGCTGCAATTATGGAATTAGCACAATCAACAGATCATTTATATTTATTATCAGGAACACCTCTTCCTTCGCATAATAAGGATTTATTTAATATTCTCAAAATGTTAAAGTGTGAAAAATATGACTTTAATAGTCAATGGGCATTCAAGCATTTTGCAGATAAATTTTGTGATCCAAAGGAAACACCTTTTGGTAAAGATTATAGTGGTAGTTCAAATTCTGCAGAATTACATGAATTATTACAATCCTTAATGGTTAGAAGATTAAGAAAAGACGTATTGCCTAATCTTAAGAAACAAAGACAATTTATTCCTATTGAACCTGCATTTAAAAAGGATTATAAGGATATTGAAAAGAGATTATATACTCAAGGTAATGGTGATACTTACATGGCTCTTGCTATGACAGGCAGACAATTACTTAGTCAGTATAAATTTGATGCTGCAGTTGAATTAGCTGATAGTTTATTAAATAGTGATGAAAGTGTAGTTATTGTAACTAACTTTGTTGAAACTGCAGATAGACTTAAGGAATATTATGGAGATCAAGCTTGTGAAATTCGTGGTGGTATGACTGATAAACAGAAAGAAAAAGCTAAAGAGCAATTTCAAAATAAAGAAAAGACAGTTTGTATTTTGAATATGGCTGCTGGCGGAGTTGGTATTACACTTACTGCTGCGCATGCAATGGTTGTTGTAGATTATGCTTGGATTCCAGCTGATATGATTCAGGTTGAAGATAGAATTTGTAGAACAGGTCAAACTGAAGAATATTGTATATATTATTATGTATATTGTGATAATGCAATTTTTGATAATGTATTTATCAATATGCTTACTGAAAAATCAGAAAATATTGATTTAGTAGTAGATAATGCAAAAAATACTTTTAATTTGATTAAAGAAAAAGAGAAGTCTGATACTTATATTAAGGCTCTCAAAGCATATGTTAAGAAAGCAGCATAAGAAAGGATTTAGTATGAATAAAAGAATTATTACAAGCTTTTTGATTACTAGCCTGCTGTTTTCTTTAACTGCATGTAAGAAAAATAAACCTATTGAAACTACAATATCTGAAATAACTACTATTACAGAAGAAACAACTACAGTTGAAACTACTGCTGAGACTACTGCAGAAATATCTAAGTCACGCTCTCCAGAAGTTATAATTGATACATCAGTTGAAACAGATCAAGAATCAGCGGTTATTGGTAAAACTACAGTAACAGATCAATATAAAAAGACATTTAAAAATGAAATTTTAGGTAAAGTTACTGCAAGAATTCCAAAAGTAATAATTGAAGGTATAGATACAAAAGAAATCAATAGTGAAATTTTAAAGAGCATTAGCAAAAAAGCAAAAGGTAATAAATGTAGTTATCAGTATTATATTGGTAAAGATTATGTTTCTATTATTATTGAAATAGATGATAGTGGTATTGATCTTGAACAACATTATATTTATAATATTTCAAGAATAACTGGTAAAAAGTTAACTCAAGCTGAAATGTATACTGTTCTTGGAATTACTGAATCATCTTACAAATCAAGAGTAAAAACTGCAATTAAGAAAATGTGGAAGAAGAATGGCTGGATTACAGGACAAAAGAAGTTATATAATAAAGCCATTAGTAATAAAACAATAAATAAAGCAGTCCTTTATGTTAATAAAAAAGGTAAGGTCAGTTTCTTAGTTAGAAATATGAACTTAGGAGCTGGAGCAGATGGTTATGATGTCTTAGGCACCTGTTAACTATAATAGGAGAATAGTTATATGAAAGATGATAAATTTGATTATGGTTCAAAATTAGATGAAAAAGATTTTGAACAAAAAACTGCAAAAGTAACTAAAATTTCTGAAGACGTATTAGATGATGTACAAAATGAAGAAACTGATAAAGAAGAAAATAATTCATTATCTGGTATACGTCCAAAGATGCTTAATAAAGATTCAATATTGACAATAGTTGCAACTTTAGTTCTTGCATTATTAATTATTGGTATTGCTTATTTAAGAACTAAGAAAACTATTGATGATAATAATAAAGTTATCGAACATAATTATGCAGTTAATACTACAACAACTGAATCTTCTGAAGAAGATGAAACTACAAAAGATTATGGTAAAAATAATGATTTAATGGATCGTTATTTAAAAGGTACAACTGTAGATGAACCTTATCCTGATGATTATTGGGAAGTTCAAAATGAATCAGGAAAAGCAAATGAAAATGAAGAGCATTTAACTCAACTTTATTTCAATATTACAAATGATAAGTATTATAATCATCATTTATTAGATATTGATACTTTAGCAATTGATGGTAATCTTGTTGATTTTCCAAATACTTATGAATATTTAAAGAAAATATTTGGTGAATTTACATTTGATTATCAAACTTATGGTGAAAATTTTAATGAAAATTCTATAGTTGAAGATGAAGTTGAAGTTACTGCTGAAGGTAAAACAGGTATTGGTGAAATAGTTCTTACATTTAGTTGTGAAGGTACACCAAAAGCATTAAAAGATTGTAAATGTTCTGAAGTTCAATTAACAAGTTTTAATTATTATTCAGATAAAAAGAATATGACAATTGCTTTACCTGGTAATGTTAAATTTGGTGATAATTATGAAACTATAACAAATAATTTTCCATTTATTGGTGAATTGATTAGTTCAACTGATAATTCATTTACAATAGAGTATTCCACTTCTCAAGGTTATAAAGTATACTTAATAGGTGATATGGGTGGATTAACTCAAGTTATTATAAAATATAAGTAAAGGAGGTATTTATGGAAAGAATATTTAAAACAATCGCTTGGGTAGCATTACTCTTAGTTGTTTTATATTTTGGTGGTTATTCAATTCAGTCTTTCTCAAAGTCTGTAGAAATTGGAGATCCTCAAAAAGTTTTAGCTCCATTAACTCAAAAATTACCTGAAATCAAAGGTGATATTGAATTTACAGAAGGTACTCCTCTTGCAGATGAAACTATTGCTTCATCTACTATGGAAGGATTTGGTGGAGACGATGAATCACTTCCAAGTGGTACAGGAATTGATACTGATGAATCAATTGAATCCTCTACAATACCTTCTGATACTGGAAGCTCAGATAAAAAAATTAGTTTTGAATATACAAGAATATTCAAAATTAATGTTGATGGAAAAGAGTTAGATCTTTCTAGTACAACTTCTGCAGAATTTGTAAAATGGTTATCATTAAATTATAATAATAATATTACTTATATTGATGATAAAGGTAATAATGTAACACCATTATTAAAAACAAATGTTAATGCAAAAATTGGTAAAAATGAGACTACAACAACTGTAACCTCTGAGGTTACAACTACTAAAAATACAAGTAAAGTAAGTTCTACTGAAGCAAATAAGAAAACTAAAACAAAAGTTACTTATTCAGAAGTATTAAAAGACGAAAAACAACTTACTAATTTAATCAACTCTATTGAAATAGTTGATAAATTACCTTCAGTTAAAGGTTATAACAGAAAAGATTACGAAAGTCCTGAAAAGAAATTTAAATTGAATGGTAAAAAGATAAATAGAAATGACTACGCTTGGAAAACAAGTAAGTATTTCAATGAAAAGAACTTTACTTATACTTGTCCTTATACTGGTAAAGTAATTAAAGATATGGATGATGGTAAGAAAGATAATGATTACGGTACTGTAGATTATGATCATTTGTGCCCTCTCAAATCTTGTTATATCCGTGGTGGAAATAAGTGGACTAAAGAACAAAAGAATGCATATGCATATGATCAATGGGTTGCAGTAGATGTTTTATATTCTGCAAATAGAAGTAAAGGCGATAAAGGACCTCTTGAATATTTACCTGATATAAATATTGAAGATTATTGCTATTCTTGGTTACAAATTTGTAGTAAATATGAATTAAAGATGACTAAGAAAGAAGTTGATCTTTGTAAAAAGTATATTACAGCAGCCTTGAAAAAAGGTGAAAAAGTTGAACACATGTGTGGAAAAAATTAAATAAAAAAGGAGTTTAAATAATTTTATGCAAGGTAGAAAACCTACTAGAGAAGAATGGAAGATTTTGGAAGCTAATGATCTTAATACCAGAGAATGGTTAGTTCAAAAGAATGGAAATGAAATAATGCAACTAATTAATAAAGAATCTGGTAAAATTATTACAATTAGCAAAGAAATCTAAAAATAACATATATTGTAATAAAAATCTAATTTACTTTATATGTTCTAGTATGATATAATTATTTAAATAAAAGTATAAAGGAAAATTAGGAAGTACATGAATATTATTATTGAAGGTCCTGACGCTACAGGCAAAACAACATTAGTTGAAAAAATTCTAGCAAAGCATCCTGATATGTCTTTGCTTCATGATACTGGAAAGACTAAGAATGATAAAGAATATTATATGAGTCTTCTTGAAAAAGATAATTATATCTTTGATCGTTTTCATCTTAGTGAATATATCTTTCCTCAAATATATGGTAGACCTGCCAAACTTACTTGGCAGGATTTTAATGAAATCACAGATGGCTTAGATGCAAGACATACTTATATGATTATCTTCATCAGTTCAGATATAAATATCCTTAAAGATAGATTAGCTGAGCGCGGTGAATATAATTATTTTAAAGAAATTGTTCCGCAAGAAGAATTATTTGAACTCTATGGAAATTATATTTCTAAGATGTATAATTTTGGAGCTCAAAATATTTTTGTTGCAGATATTGCCAATAATGGTTATGAACTTTTAGATAAATGGCTTAAGGAGAAGGAAATTATATGATAGTTAATAATATTGCTATTGAAATCGAGGGAATGGATAGAGCAGGTAAAGATACACTAGCTGATTATATTAAATATCTTGGAAATTATGCATATACAATAAATGTTAGAGGTATTTTAACACAGATCGTTTATAATGATAAATTTGATAGAAATAATACATATGTTCTTCCTTATAAACCTTTTATCGTATTTCTTGATATAAATAATACAGATCAAGCAATTAGAGCAAAGAAAACTGATGAAGCAAAAATAAATGTAAATAAAGATAGAGAAGCATTTTATACTTATGCAGATGAACTTAAAAAGCATGGAATAACAGTTCTTACATATAATACGTCAGAAATTACAATGATGAATATTGCAAAAGATGTAATGAAGCATCTTGCAAATGTTAAGATTGAAGATTATATTTTAACTGAACCAATTATTCTTAATAGTTTAAATGTATATACAAAAGAAGATCTTAGAGACGAAGATGTATTTTATAAATTTACAGCGGAGGAAAATTAAAAAATGAGTGAGTTTAATGTAAATGATAGACGTTTTCCTAGATGGGAAAATCTTGAAAATAAAACAACTTTTGTAAATGATCTTGAAAATATTAAAGTTGAATTACTTATGGCGCCTTCTTTAGAAGAGTTACTTGATATTACTGCACCTGTTTTACTTGCAACTTGGGATAAATGTGCTAGACATAAAGATTCAAGTTTAAATAAAACAGAACTTTGTAATGTTTCTTATGAAGAAAAGATGAAACTTTTTTATAGAGCTATGCGAGGTGGATTTTTACCTGCATTTAAGGAATATTTTAATATAGTTGCAATGTTTGATGGTATTACTTTCCATGATTGTAGCCATATTTTTAGATCAAGACAACTTGCATTTCAAGCAGATTGTACTGGAGACAAGGTACTTAATGAGAGAGAAATTACTGTACCTGAATCATACGAAATTTGTGGTTATGCAGACGAATATAAGAGAATCATGATAGATATGATGAATCTTTATTGTAAGATGTATAATGATAAAAGAATTTCACACCATGATGCAAGACTTGTTACACCTAAAACAATGGGAACATTTGTAACAGCAAAAATGAATATTGGTGATGTTATGAGACTCGTTCATCAAAGAAATCCTCAAACTGAACCTTCAGCTGATGTAATTATGATGGAACAACTTTGGGTAGAAATTTGCAAGAAATATCCATTTATGGCGTCACTCATTGATATTGATGAACCTTCATTTTTCTATAAGAAAGAAGAAACAACTTGTAAGAATTTTGCAAGTCACTTTTATCCTCCTATGAATGATAGAAATAATCTTCCTGAAGGTGCAAATAATGAATGGCTTTATGATCAGCCTAGATCAGAAATGCCTGGTTATGATGAAAACTCTATCTTTAATAAACTTAGAACCGGTTATAGAGAAGAACTTAAGAGATTAGATACTCTTGCAAGAGAAACTTGGCCATATCTATATACTGAAGAATATAATAGAGATTACGGAGTATAATTATGGGATATATTTATATTATGGAAACACCTGCAAAACTAAATGTAGTTAAATTAGGTTATGCGGATGATGTCAGCAAACGTTTATCACAATTAAATGGAGCTAATCCAGATTCATTTCATGTATATGCAATTTATAAAACTGCAGATAGATTAACAGATAAAAGTTTGCATAATCTTATTGATGCATTAAATCCAAATTTAAGATATGATCCACATAAAGAATTTTATGAAATGTCTGCAGAAAATGCATATAAAATTTTTGAATCAATTGCAAAAATAAATGGTTTACAAGATTCATTAATATTAAATCCATATCATGATGATTATTTTAAAAATCGTATTGAAAATATGACATCATATGGAAGGCCTAAAGTACCTGGACGTGTTTCATTTGAAAAATTAAATATTCCAGTAGGTGCAATTTTAACATTAAATATTGATACGTCTATAACAGTAACAGTTGCAGATACTAAAAATCATGTTATTTATGATAATAAAAAGAAAGGTACTGTTAGTGATGTTGCATCAATACTTCGTAAAAGATTAAAGCATCCATATAAAAGTATAAATGGTTGGATTGAATTTAGTTATAACGGAATATCACTAGGAGAATTAAGAGATCAATATTGGACTAATAAAAATTGGTCAAATGAATAATTAAAAAGAGACATCTATATGGTGTCTCTTACTTATTATATAAATGAGGTATAATATGTCAAAAGGTTATGTTTATATTATGACTACTGCTGTTGATGGTATTATTAAAATTGGTAGAACAGATAGTTGGACAAGAAGATGTCAAGATCAATTAGAAATAAATGGATATAAAAATATGAATGGTCTTAAAACGTATTTTGTTGTCCAGGTTGATAATATGGAAGAAATTGAATCTATTATGCATGATATTTTTAGAGAATCTAGAGTATCTAACTTTGAAATGTTTGCTGTAGATAAAGATAGAGCAAAAAGAGTACTTTCTAAAATGGGTACACAAGTATATCCAGCCCAAAAAGTTATAAATAATAATATGAAATCTACAAACAATAAAAATGAAGATCATTTTAGAAATTCAACTAAATTAATATTTAGAAATTTACAAATACCAATTGGTGAAAAAATAAATGTACGAAAAAATGGTTATGATCTTGAATGCAAAGTCGTAGATAATTTTGATAAAGTAGAATATAATGGAAAAATTATGTCTATTACAGACGTAGAAAAAATAATAAATCCAGATGCTAAAAATGGTATATATGTAAGTTATTACAAAGGCATAAGATTACCGGAGCTTCCAAAAATGCACGAATATCAATATAATACTGATTTTTGGAATGCATTTAATAAAGAATTAGATAAATATAATATACCAGCAGATAATAATAAAAAAATAAATGTTAAAAGATGGTATAGTAATGATAGATTTAAATTAAAAACTGGTTTTAGAATAGCTGTAGATTTTTTCTTAGATAAAAATAAAATTTGTATAGATATTTTTACACATAATAATAAAATTTTTGAAAAGCAAAAAATTTATTTAGCACATAAAAATGATATTGAAAAACAATTAGGATATTCATTAAATTGGAATGATATATTTCCAAGAGATGATATAAGCAAAAATAGAATTTCATATTATATTGATAATGATTTTGCAATTATAGACCAAAAAGTAATTGCAGAAGTTGCAAAAAAGATTGTAGAAATTTATAATGTATTTAATCAATATGAGTAAGGTGTAAAATGTTAATAAAATTTAATGAACTAACAGATAAAGAATTTTATGAAATTCTTGAACAAAATACTGATATAACAAAGTATTTTAAAAAGAAGGTATTGAAGTGCTTTAAAAAACATTTGGAAGAAACATATCCTAATGGATTAGAATTAAATTATTTTATAGAAACTTGTCCTAGTGGAAAAGAATTTTACGAATTATTTGGTTATTTAGGAGAAAAGTAATGTTACCAATTAAGTTAAACATTCCAAAGAAATTTTTTAAAGAAGAACTTCGAGATGGTTATCTTGTTACAGAAGATGTTAAAAAATTATGGGCAATTCAATTAGATTTGCTTAATGAATTAATTAATGTTTGTAAAAGAAATGATTTAAAAGTTTTTGTTGATAGCGGTACTTTACTTGGTACTATTCGTCATAAAGGTTTTATTCCATGGGATAATGATGTAGATGTTATTATGCTTAGACCTGATTACGAAAAACTTTGTAAGATTACAAAGAAGGAATTAAAGAAACCTTACTTTTTACAGACTATGTATAATGATAAAGGTTATGCGCATTTACATGCAAAGCTTAGAAATTCAGCTACTACTGGAATAATGAAAGTAGAAGCTGAGTCTAGTATTTCATATAATCAAGGAATATATATTGATGTATTTGTTTTAGATTATGTACCTAATGAAGGTGAAGATAGAGCAAGTAAAAAAGAACGAATTGATTATATGAATGCAGTTGAAATAGAAAGAAGAAAGCTTTATCATTTAATGAGAGCTACTGTAAATTATCGAGTAAGACGAGATAAGTATATGGTTCAAACTGATTTTCTTAGATCAATTGCTGATGTATCAAATAAGACTTATGAAGAAATTTGTCAAGAACAAGCAATTGTTTGTGATAAAGTTATTAAAGAAACTGGAATAAGGCCAACAGATAGACTTTATACTCATGAATTTTTCTCATGGAGAGAAAGACACTTTTTTGATCCAAAGTGGTTTAGAAAAGTAAAGTATGCAAAGTTTGAAATGTTGAAAGTACCTATTCCAGTAGATTATTTGAATGTACTTGAAACTTGGTATGGTAAAGAATGGCAAACTCCAATTATTGGCGCGCATGCATTACATGGAAATATGATTGTTGACGCTGAAAAATCTTATAAAGCATATATAAAGGAACAAAACAAAAATGGATAAATTATTAACATTTATAGGGATTATTAGTTGACTTATTTGTTTTGTAGGAATTTGTATATTATTACATATACCAATTATGCTTAAAGAATATAAAAAATATTGTAAAGAATTAGTTAATAAATATTTTAATGAAAATTTATCATATGAAGAATTTGAAATAATTAAACAAGAATATTTAAGTCATTATATAGAAAATTATAAATTCAAATATATTACAGAAAGCTCTATTAATAATGTTGCATTTAATACATTTTTTGATAAATTTGCGCTTAAAATTTTTAAATATAGTGACTCTAAATTATCCACTAAAGATTTTGTTATAAAATATATAGCTTAAAAGACTATTTAATTATATATTAAAATTAGAAAGGAAATTACACATATGGGAAAGAAAGTTTATTTTGCAGGTCCTTGGTTTACTGCTGCTCAAGCTGAAAGAGAACAAAGATTGATTAAGAAATTGAGAGATTTAGGTTTTGAGGTATTCTCTCCTAGAGAAAGTTCAAATATTACTGGTACATTTTCAGATCCTAAGGTTCAGAAGGCTACATTTGAAGGTAATATTGTAAATATCGACGATTGTGATATTCTCTTTGCAGTTACAGACGGTAAGCAAGGAACTTGTACAGAACCGGATCAAGTTGGTAGACCTATGTCAGCAATTGATGCTGGAACAATGATTGAATGTGGTTATGCATATTGTTTAAGAAGAAAGTCTGGTAAGGCTCCAGTTATTGTATATTATGCAGAAACTCTTGGTGATAGACCTTTTAATCTTATGCTTGCACAGTCTGCTGATATTGTTATTAAGAAGTATGAAGATCTTGATAATCTTCCTTCAATGATTGAAAATTCAGAAAGAACAATTTATACTGGACTTATTGAGTAATTAAATAATAAAATATATTTTATAAAATACGCATAGTTAGATAGCTGTGCGTATTTATTTATTTACAAATAAGATATTCGAAATTATAATATAATATACTAAAATAAATGGAGAATAAGAATGATACAGATTAGAAATGGTAGTTTTGAGACTAATTCGTCTTCAGTACATGTATTGGTAATTCCAAAGGAAAATCCTATAGATATTCCAAATGAAGTAATTTTGACTGGAGGAGAATGGGGTTGGTCTCCTGGAATTGAACAAGATACAATAAATTATTTTTATCAAGCATGTCTTGATCGTGGTCCTAAATATGTAACTAGATTTATAAAATTCCTTAAAAAGAATGGAGTAAATAATATCGCAGTTGATCCAATTAGTTGGCATACTACAGATTATAAAGGTAATCCACTTGATGAAGATGAGTATTGGCCAGATTGTGAAGGCAGTATTGATCATTCAGGCTGTGTTCCTATAGATGAGCTTTTTGCTGACGAAGAAATGTTAATTAAATTTTTATTTGGTACTCGTTCTTTTATAGAAACTGGTAATGACAATAGCGATAATTGTCCTGAAGAAGAAGGTTATGATAAAAATAAATTTGATGTATTTGAAAAAGGTAATTAAGAGGTAAAATAAATGAAAGATTTTGATGAATTTATTGAAGAAATTGAATCTTTGAAACTTTATAGACAAACAAGAGTAAAGCGTTGGCAGCTCAGAGATTATGTATTTACTTCAGATGATGCTCAACATCAATTATTTGTAAGTCAAATAATTGTTATTCTTGTAAAGATGTTTAATATTCCAGAGAATACTGCATATAAAGCATTGAGTTATGGTTGTTGTCATGACTTTGTTGAATCTACTGAAGAGTCTTTAGGCGATGTCAATTATATGGTAAAAGAAAAGAATCCATCATTAAAAGCTTTAGTTAAAGATCTTGAAAGAGAATCAATGAAGAAAGTACCTGCATTTTATAATGCAATGTGTATTTGTGAATCTGATGATAATGCGAATCTTATTGTAAAACTTGCTGATAGTCTTGAAGCTTTGCTTTATGTAAATAGAGAAATTAGATTTAATGAAGTAAAAGATGAGTGGATTCAAGTTAAATCTGAATTAATGATTAGATTAACTGAATATTGGCTTAAGATTAATGAAATTTATAGTGAATAATTATGTATATTTATAAGTCATTTAAATGTCCATATTGTGGTAAAGTTTTTGATAGCGATCTTGGTGTAACTGAGTTTTATAAATATAAAGATAAAAAAGTAATAGGTCAAGATCACGGATGCGGACCTTTTATTACTGAATTAAATGATTCATATTTAGATGTTATTAATAAATATTATGGAATAGAAAATATTCCACTTTCAGTAAGAAATTCTATTTATGAACTTGTAGAAAATAATATACAAAATGTTAAAGATGAAAATGATATGTTTAATATTGTAGTTCAAGAATTACAAGAAGAACGTCCAATAATTGAATTACAATTAACTAATATTGTAATATTTATACAAATATGTATGTCATATCTTACTATGCCTAGATTTTCTTTACCTTTAACTGAAGATATAAAGAAAGAATTAATTCTTGATCACATAATTTGTTTTGATTAAAAGGCTATTTAACTATAATACAGAGTCAAAGTAACTCGTATTGTGTGTGTATGTGTAATAATGTCTTAGCAATTTATTTTGCTAGGACATTTTTATTACTTCAATTTAATTAGTTATATATTTATAAAGGAGAAAAAATAAGATATGTCTTTACAAAATGAAAATGCATTAAATGCTTTAAGAATTAGTGTAAAATATATGGAATCTCAATTAGAGGCAACACATAATTATATTGTAACTATTCAAAATGGCAGAAATGAAGATTCAAGCGCTTATGCATTAACTGAAGAAATGCAAAAGTTAAGAGATTCATATGCAAATACTATGAGTAATTATAAAAAATTATGTGAACTTCAAAATGTAGATTTTAATGATATTATTTAAGGAGGTAATATTATGAAAAAGATAATAAAGTCTCGTAAAGGTTTTACTTTAGTAGAAATGGTTCTTACTATTGCTATAATTGTTATTCTTGCTGCAGTTTTAATACTTGGTATTGGTACATATCTTAATAAAGCAAAGGCTGCCGCTTCTTCTGTAACACATCATAATTCTTCTATTTCTATTCTCACAAGTGAGATTGATGACGCAATGCAATAAGTTTATTATAAAAAATTAATTAAAATAAATTAAGGAGAAACTAATTATGGAAAGAAATGATGTTATAAAAGTTTATGATACTTTTTTAAAATATTTTGAAAATATTATGGCTAAAGGTGGTTTAGGAAGACTAGATGGTGATACCAGTCCTATGGATTGGGAACCTCAATTAAAAGCATTTCCTATATTAACTGATGATGATATAGCAAATATAAAAGATCATTCTACTAATGATATTGATACTTGTATAAAATTTATTATGTTTTATTCTTTTTATATAGTATCTGAACCAGATATATTTGATATTATTCGTTTTGTTAAAGATGAAACTAATATTCAATTAGATACAGATACAATTAAAAGAATGCAAATTTTTATGAATGAATTATATAATTAAAGAAAATATATTTATATAAAGAAATTTTATAAATTATGAAATTAAATTTAAAAATCCACTTAAATAATTATATTAATAATTAAAAGGAGTTACATTATGGAAAGTAAAGATATTGAACAGTTTAAGAAAGACCTTAAAGACAAATTAAATAGTGAACTTGAGTATTATGATTTTGAAATTACTCCTGCTTGCACAAAATGGGTTAATAGTGTAGTTGATTATTATGTAGATTTTGGAGATTTTGAAAATAATGATCTTAAAACAGCTATTGATATTATAATTGATGAATCAGATGAAATGGAAGAAGATAGTTGTTTTGAATGGCCAACTTTAGCAGAATCTGCAGTTATTGTAGGTCGAGCGTTAAAAGATGATTCTAGTCATTTTATGTATATAACAGATGCTCTTAATATGTCTATGAGTCCTGATGATTGTTTTAGAGCTGAATGGTTCTGGGAAGGTAGTATAAGACCCTCAATTTTAGACTTTATTAAAGATTATACGCTTGATTAAGGAGAATTATTATGGGACACGCTATTGGTGGCGGATTTTTAAATGCTAAAACTAAAGAGCAGGCTATGAAAGAAGGTTTAGCAGATGCTTGTGAATTTGCTGCGTATAATGTAGATCGATATGAAGATCCTTCTGGCTCTTATCATGGAAATTTTAGATTTTATGATAAAGTTTTTAATTCTGAAGAAGAAGCTGAAGAATTTTTTGATAGTTTAGGTTCTTATTGTGATGGCGTATGTATGGTTAAAGAAGGCGGAAAAGGTGCTAAAAATAGATACGCTAAAAAAGTAGAATCTATTCATAAAAAGCAAAGAGAATTCTTTAATAAAGTAATCGAAAAATTTAAAGAAAGAACTTCAAAATCTGTAGGCTGTAAAAAATGTGGAACTAGAGTTGCAAGTGATATAGCACTTAAAAGAAATTTAAGATGTCCTAATTGTGGTAATTGGATGGTACCTGATAATGTAAAAGAAAAATATAATAAATTTGATGAACAATTAGCTTTAGCGAAGAAACAATATAATAAAGATTGTGCAGAATCTGGTAAAATTAGATATTGGGCAAAATATGAAGTTCATTGTTGAGGTAATATATAATTTATTCAGTTGTTTTGAATACAAATGAAACACTTTTAATTATTTAATAAATCAAAAAGTAATTAGAAATAATCCTGAATTATTAAGATTTGCCGATAATATTTTATCTATTGAATAAGGAGAAATAAAAATGTATTATTTACTTGTAGATAATAAAGATATTCCTTTTGATGGAGTAGTTCAATCAAATAAAACCGCAGAAGAAGTTCAAAAGATTGTTGATTCATTACTGTCACAAGGAGTTGCAGGTAGTGAATTAATTGATGCATTAGAAGAATATGGTATAAAATATGTACATTTAGAAGATGATCATATTATTATAGAATGAGGTAATATATGTACTGGAAAGAATTATTTAAAGATAAAAAGATGGAAATTGTAGATAGTTTTACTGGTGAAGTAGATTGTGATTATTATAATAATTCTGATGATATGATTAGCTTTGATGTATATTCTGATGAATTAGAACAATACGGTTATTTTCAAGGTCAAGCAATTTTTGAAGAAATAACAACTAAACGAATTTTAGATATGAATCTTAAAACTGGCGATAGAGTTAATTTAGATATTTATAAAGCATCTCCTGAAGATTATGCTGAAGTTATGAATATACCTTTAGACAAAGTAAACAAATATGAGTTATATTTTGTAGACATTGTTGACAAATATTAAAGGAGTTTTATATGTTAAAAGATTATGAATTAAGTAAAGCGCTTGATATTATTGAAAAATGGTGTTTAGAAAATAATTTTACACAAAGACTAGGTAGAAAGATTCCACCTTTCAAGGTGGGATATGAATACCATAAATCTTTTTAGTTTAACTTTTAATAATACATATATTATAATTAAAATATACTTTAGAAAGGAGCTAAAGCTCATGATTAAACAAAATAAAGCAGTTGAGCTTCGGCTCTACCCTAACAAAGAACAACAAGTTCTACTAGCTAAAACTTTCGGTTGCTGCAGAAAAGTCTATAATTTAGCACTTGCTGAATCTATTGAATCTTATAAGCAAAATGGTAAATTTGAACATTCAAACTACATTACATATAGAGAACAATTCCCATTTTTAGGTGAGGTTGAAGCTCAGGCACTTAATCAATCACTTCAAAACTTAAAATCTGCTTTTAAGAATCGGTTTTCTAAAACTGCTAAAAGACAAACTGGGTTCCCGAAGTTTAGATCCAAAAGAGATAGACAATCTTATCGTACTTGTATGCCAAGTCCTAATGCACTACAAGACAGTTATCTTAAACTACCTAGAATTGGTAAAGTTAAATTTAGAGCAAAACCAAAAGTTCAAAATAATTGGAAGTTAAAATCCATAACAGTTAGTAAATCACCGACAGGAAAATATCATGCAAGTTTATTGTATGAATTTTATGTTGAAGAACCGCATAATGAATTAAATATTTATAACTCTATAGGATTAGATTATAAATCAAATGGTTTGTTTGTTGATAACCAAGGTAACGAATCTGATTATCCTAAGTTCTATAGATTGTATGAGCAAAAGTTAGCTTTTGAGCAAAGAAAACTTTCTCATATGAAAAGAGGTTCTAACAACTATTATAAGCAAAAACTTAAAATAGCAAAAGTTCATGAAAAGATTGCAAATTGTAGAAAAGACTTTCTGCATAAGCTCTCATATCTTTATGCTAAAAATTATGATTATGTTTTTGTGGAAAATTTAAACATGCAGAATATGAAGTCATTTCTTCACTTAGGAAAATCAACAAGTGATAATGGTTTTGGTATGTTTAGGTCTATGCTAGAGTACAAACTACAAGACAGAGGCAAAGTCTTTCACAAGATAGACAAGTGGTATGCTTCAAGTACAACTTGTTCTAATTGTGGAACTAAACACAAAGAGATTGTTAACAGTTTAGCGGTTCGTAAATGGGTTTGTCCTACTTGTGGCTGTTCTCATAACAGAGATGTCAATGCTGCAGTTAATATAAGGCAGCAAGGTATAAAAGAAATAACCGTAGGGACTACGGGGTTAGCTTGTTTAGGCTTAGTGCATTAGCACTATCGAACAAGAAGATTCCACTCTTTAGGGTGGGGTTAGTTCACTGAAAATAATTCTTATATGTACAGCGAAAAGCCAGAATATCATAGATCTGAAACAAGTATTCAAATTAATTTTGTAAATGATTTAGGTTTAAAATATACTGTAACAATAAATAATGGAGTAGGTTTTGATATTACAAAAACTGAATTTGGAAAAGGCGAAAATGAATATGGTCAAACAGTTGAAAAAGAATGGCTTTATCAATATTCTCCAATCAATGAATTAAATATTGATTCATTTATATTAATTCAAAGTTGGTTTATTCAAAATAGTAATTTTACAAAATTTCCAAATGTAAGAGATTTAATAGTTTATAGAGGTAATAATTAATGTTTTTAGTTATAACATTTAATCATCCTTATGGAGCAAAAAATATTGTATATATTCCAAATGATGATCCAGAGACAATAAAAGATGCTATTGAAAATAGTATAGATGAATATCCTTTTATATTTTTTAAAAATGATGAAATATTTGATTTAGACTATATTGAAGATCTTTTTAGTGATAATGAAAAATGTTTAGATGAAACTGGTAAATTTAATTTGGATATTTTTAATAAAAAATTAGATAATAACGAAATTAATCTTTGTGGTGTTGAACGAATTGGATCTGTAGAAATAATTGATGAAAATTATTTAAAACTTGATAAAAATGGAGATATAATATAATATAAAATAATAAATATAGATATAGATGATGAAGGTGACATTTATTAAAGGCTATTTAAATTAATAGTATGAATGCGCACAATGCCCAAGTCTTTAAAAGATTTGGGTATTTTTTTAAGGAGGATAAATAAAATGGCAGTAGCTCGTAAATTAGTTAAGAAAAAGAAGGCATTTGTAATAAATTTTGATACATTAGATCAAATGGAATCAATTGAACCTGGAATAAAAGAAGCAATAAAGTATGATTCAGATAGTAAACAATTTTTACTTGATAGTGTTGAAATGGGTCATTTTGGTAATATTGCTCAAATGGGAGATGTAGTTGCATATGAAGTTGTTTCAGATTGCAAAGAATGTCCTACAGGTTATAATTTATGGTGTATGGGAAATGTTGATAAAGCTTCTCAAAGAGTAACCATAAAATCTGAAACAGAGATCTATACTAAACCAACTTCTGATGATATTATTTTCTTTAGTGATGTTAAAGAAGCAATTGAATTTATTAATGAACATTCATCTGAAGGTTATTTTGAAAAGAATGTAATTATCGACGAAGAAGGTAATATTACAATTCATACAAAATATGGAGATGCTAAAGGTAAAATTGGAAATTGTTATATTATTTGTCATAAACCAGATAGTTTACAGCTTATTACTTTAGGAACTCCATCATTAGATGATTATTATATTTTTGAACCATATAATATGTCTGTTCAAAAAGCAAATGAATATAAAAAAATAGTTGCTAATACAAAAATAAAATTTAATCAGAATAATTGGACTCATATTACAAATGCAACTCATAATGATGATAAAAAGTATAAAGATATAAAATATACTAAATCAGATAATTTAATTTAAGGAGTTAATTATGTATTTAGATAAAGATAGACTTTTTGATGATTTGGTGAATATTGCAAAAAGTTGGCAAAGTAATTTTCATAATACAAAAGAAATAGGTTCATACTTAACTTCAACATGTAAAAGTGTTTGGAATAAAAAAAGTATAATTACTCATATAGAAAAAGGTTGGGACGAAGAAGATAAAGAAAAACAATTTTATGTATATGATAGTAATGGATTTTATTATTATTTTGATAAAACAAAAAAGATTTTTTATTTAGTAGAAACAATTAATGATATGTTTATGGGCGCTCATCAAATGTTATTAGATTTTAAAAATGATGAGTATCATTGGGATTTATTTTTTATATTTTCAAAAGATAAAACATCTGATTATTTAGACGCAGGAGATATTACAAATCTTACTGATGAAAATACAGATTTTAAGAGCCATAATAGCAAAGATGTTTTTAAGATATTAAATTATTGGAGTGAGCCTGGTTGGTATGAAAATAGAGAAGACTTTGTTGAAAAAATTCTTAATAAAAAAGATACTTATTATATAGAATCTCAAGTTGAAAAAGTAACAAAAGATTTTATTTATAAAATAAATGATTCTAAAAAATTAAAAATAGAAATGTATAATTATAATAATATTGACGAATATTTTAATGATGATTCAAATGATTCATATGAAAATCATGAATCTATAAATATTATTTCTATTGACACTAAAGAGACTATTATCTCTTTTGAAAAAGCTATAATTAATGATGAAAAAGTTTGTAAATTTATAGTTAATGTAACTAATATGGATGGAGATAATTTTAGTGTTAATGCTATTCTTAAAACAAAAGAGCAATTAAATCAATTAGTTGTAAATACTGCAAATGCATTAAAACAATATCCAGAATTTAGCAAATATGCTGAAGATTTAGAAAGTTGTATATAAGGAGAATATTATGACAAAAGAAGATTTTATTGGAGAACTTAATGGTTTTTATATATATAACGCGGAATTGACATACAGATGTGATTCTACAGATGAATATGATGGTGATCCAGATGATGTAGATATTGATGATGTAGATCCATATGAAATACTTGCGTATAGTTTAGAAGAAGAAAATTTTACAAAAGAAGAAATAGAAGAACTTGCAAATGCATATAAAAATAATACAAATGTTAATGAAAAACTTATGTATAAATTTTTAGCTTTTGTATATTATGATTCTAATATTGATAGAATAAAAACAAACATTAAAAAGCATGAATTTTCTAATGTTGAAAATTATACAGACGAAGATTTTGAACAAATAGTTGCAGCTTTAAAATTTTTTTAAGGAGCAAAATATAATAGAACAAGAAAAATAATGATGACGATGGTTGGGATCCAGTAGAAGATTATGAAGAAATAGATAATAAAACATTTAAAACAATTAATGTCGCATTTAAATTTTTCTATAATATTATAAATGATACTACTGATTTATATCATGGTTATGATAGTGAAAAATTAGATGATTTTATTACATATACAATTACGTTATATGAAAAATAAAAATATTTAGATAAAGTAGGAGAAATTAACTATGTTAAAAGCTACTAGAACTAAAGTATATCAAACTGAATTTGGTCCATTTAAAATTACTACATATGAAGGAAAATCTAAAAGAAGAAATGGTTATACTGGTAAAAAAGAATGGTACAAATTAAAGATACTGGCGGAGTTTTTGAAGAATGGCCTAATGCCATATATTTCTTTATTGAAAGAGATGGTCAAAATAGATGTGTAGCAAGTTCACAAGGTGAAGATTCTTATGAATGGATAAAATCTATTCATGCTAGAAATTATGACGATGCATTAAGAAAAACAAATGATGCAGTTGTAAAAGCATTTAGAGATTATTATGATGACGACTCTATTATTTAAGGAGATACTATGGAAAATATAATTATTAATGATCAAAATGCTAAACAAGTTATAGAAGGTATTTTAGAAAAATATCCAAATATAAGAAGTGAAAGTGATTATCAAAATTGGTATAAAATTTATATAAAGGCAAAAAGTAGTGCAAGTTTTGAAGAAACATTAAAATCTATTATTTTAAGACATTTAACTAAGGATGTTGATCAAATAATTAAAATAAGAGATGTTTATAAACAACCAGATATGTCAAGAATATTTGAAAGAGAATCATGTGTTCAAGCAGTTGTAGCATTTGATATTTTAGAAAAAGAAGTATATGGAGAAGAATAATGTTATCAATAAGAAAAGGTCAGTTTGAAACTAATAGTTCAAGTTGTCATGTATTTATATATGATAAAAAAGATAATGTGGAAGTACCATCTGTTGTTGAATTAAAAACAGAAGAAGCAGATGATCCATTAAATGTATATTTTTATGATAAATATATTTGGTTTAAAATGGATGTTGAAAGATGTCCTGCTACTTTGCTTGACCAAACTGATATGATTGGTTTTCTTAAAGACTTATATTCTATAGGTGTGTCAACAATTATTTGTAAAGATAAATATATTACAAGTTTAATTGAAATGATTAAAAATGGTGAAGAGCTTAATGGTTGGGGATTTATAAGAGAACCTGGTGATAAAGAATTATTAAAAATTATTTTATTTAGTCCAAATAATATAATTGATACAGTATCAGACGATTATGATATGAAAAAATATGTACAAAAAAAGTATGGTAAAAATAAATCATTTATCGCGTATAGATTAACTTGAGGAGTAAGTATGACTGACGAAGAAAGATTACAAAATACAATTGAATGTATTGAAATGTATGCAAAAACTTTAAGCCGTTATTGTAATGATATAGTTGAAGCAAAAAATAAAATCAATGATCCAAAAGAATTAGCAAAAAGGCTTGATTTATATATGGATGGTGTAAGATATAATAATAAAAAAATTTCGTCTTGTTATAAAAAATTATGTGATATGACAGATTATGATCCAGAATATGAATAAATTAAAAGGAGAATAAATATGGCAAATCCAACTTTACGACAACTTATGCATGCTAAATGGTTAAATTTTGATAAAAATAATTTTGTTCAATATGGTATTATTCGTACCGATTTTATGATTAGTAAATTAAATGCGTTACCTGATAGAGATAAAGAACAAATATATGATATTGTTGGTCATGGAGATCGTGTTAAAGGTGAACAATTAATGCAATCACATGAAGTAGGTCGAGATGAACTTATACAATGTTTAACAAAAGTCTTTCCTAGATGCGGTGAAAATGAAATAGAAAGTATTAATCGTACTGCAATAGTAATTAGACACTTTAATATATATTTTGGTGGTGAATTTAATCTTGAAGATTGGTATGTTTATGAATTAGATTTTGCAAATCATAAATTATACCTTATAGAACCAAGTTTAACAAATTAATTTATATTGGGAGGAAACTTATATGTTAGAAATATATGGAGAAAAGTTAAATAACTCAATGTTATTTGAAATTAAAGAAAAATCAGTTACTGAGGATATTATAAAATTAATAGTAAAAAAGATACATTCAAATAACGTTTTTAATGTTTGTACAGTTTATAATTTTATTATAAAAGATATTGTGGCTACTAGTAATGGAATTGAAATTACAATTAGTAGCGCAGAAGATAATATGGAATTTTCAACTAATAATAAAAAATCAGTAACAAAAGAATTAGTTGAAGATTTTTATGAAGATTTTAATGATATTATTTATAATGTATTAGTAAATTTTCTTAAATCTGAAAAAGAAAAATTACAAAGTAAAAAGAAAATTACAAAATCTGATCAAGTATTATTAGATTTTTTAAATACAAAATATAGAATAGTTCCAGAGAAACCAGAAATATATAAAGCTAGAGTATCAGCTCAAATATATAATACATTAAATGAAATTGATGATGATCTTGTATATAATGCGGATTTCTTTAAAGATTAAGGAGCAATTTTATGAAGAAGCAAAAATTTGAAATTATTAATACAGCGATCGCACATTTTACATATGAAATTGCAGATAAATTATTAACTGAAGAAAATATTGAAAATACTATACTTCAGAATTGTCTTAGAGATTTAGATGGAAAAATAAATGGTTTTAGAGTTTATAGTGATTTTAATGATAATACATTAACTATTACTATTGGTTTATTAGTAAATAATCATTTTTATAAAATTGGAGAGTCTGAACAAATGCTTTATGATTTAGATGATGCGACTAAACAAGATTTATTTGATTTTTCAAATACTATTTCTTCAAAAGTTATTAAAAATTTAAGTTATTTTGCAAGATATAATCCAGAAAAAGGAAATATTGATTGTACATTAGATGATAGAAATATGCCTAATAAAATTTGGACAGATATAAGAATTTCTGTAAATTTATAATTTTTTAAGGAGGTACCATTATGGGAAATACATATTATGCTGTAGGATATATTGTTGGTAATGATGATATAGATTTTAGTTCATTAAAATTCTTTGAAAAAGAATCTGAAGCAGAACAATACTATATTACAAAATTAACTGAATTTGGTTTTAAAGTTGCAGATGTATTAGCAGTATTTAAAGTAGAAAATAATAGAATTACTAATGTAAGTAGATTACATTCTTATAATTATGAAATAGATAAAGGTCCTGTAGGTCCTGTTAGTGGTATTGAATCAATATAAAAAGGAAAGTAAGAAAATGGCAAAGTTAAGTTTTAGATATGGCGCAATGGGAAGTTGCAAGACAGTAAATGCTTTAATGATAAAGTATAATTTTGAAGAAAAAGGTAAAAAAGCTGTTCTATTAAAACCAAAATGTGAAAATAGAGATGGTGCAACAAAACTAAGATCAAGAATTGGATTAGAATCTGATTGTATGTTTGTAGAAGATTTTTTAGAAAATCCAGAGAAGTGTGATTGTATTTTAGTTGATGAAGCGCAGTTTTTAACACATGAACAAGTTGATAAACTTACTGACTTTGTTGATTTTGAAAATACACCAGTAATTTGTTTTGGATTAAGAACAGATTTTCAAAGTAAGTATTATTGAGGAGAATAATTATGAAACTAATGGGAATTAATGTAGATAAAAAAATTGAATGTGGTTGTAGATTAGATTTTTGTAAAGATGATGAAATGTCTTGGGTAGTTGTAAGACCATGTGGTGATTCAGATACTGATAAAATATTTTTGTATAAAAATATGGAAATAGGCTGCATAATATGTGATGAAGGCACTTTTGGTGGTAAAATAGAAGAAATTTATGTAGGCACTGGTCATGATTGTTATTTTAAAATAAATGATGTCATTTTTGATGAAGATTCTAAAATATATGCTATAGGTATTGTTGGTGAAGATAATAGACCTACTATATAAGGAGAAGTTTGACTGATTATTTTGGAGGGATATTAAAATAGGTAAAGGTTCTATAATTGGTGCTGGTTCTATAGTAAATAAAGATGTTTCAGCCGGAATGGTGGTAGCTGGGAATCCGGCAAGAGTTATTGAAACTGTAGAAGAATATAAAAATAAACATAAATAAAAAGAAAGGAAATTATTAAAAACGAAGATTATTAAGGAGAATAATTATGAATATAGAAAAACTATTAAAATTATGTAAAGGCATTAATGATACAATAGGAAACACAGAAGAACGCGATAATGTTATTCAAGAATTTGCTAATTCTATTCATCCAGAAAAATATATTACAAAACAAACTGTATTAAAGTTAATTGAACGTGATAAGCAGAAGAAAAATACTAATGTAGAAAATATTAAAGATGAAGATAAACTTATAGCGTATATGTTTATTGAAAGAACATTAGGATTATGTATTAATGTTATTGAAAACGTATTGCCACTATTAAAATGCAGTATTTATTCTGGAGGAGAAATTTTTAAAGAATTATATCTGAAAGTGGGAATCAAGTATCAGTCTTTAATATTTAATATATATGATGAAGTTAATAATTTTCATAATAGACTCTCTATTTTTAGTAATAAATATCCTTGTTATATTTGGACAAATAAATGGGATGGATCAAAACATTTATGTGTAAAAGAACCAGATCATTTGCGTAAAGATGGCTTACAATTTGATTATGATAACCTTGACAAATTGATAGCAGATTTATCTAGATTATATAAAAAACTTGAAGAATGGTTTGAATTTAGAAATAAAATATATAAAGAAGAGCAAAAATATAAAGATTTATATAAAGAATTAGAAAAAGATCCATTATTTGTTAAAAAAGATGATATTCATGATATTCAGTATGAATTTAGTGTTTGGTTCAATTCAAGAAGCCAATGGTATATAGAATATCAGATATATTTATGTCAAAAATATCATGAAAAACGAGCATATCTTATAAACATAGAACAATCAATTCACTTTAACAATAATGAATATATTTCTAAGTTAGATAATATTAAAATTAATGATTTAGTAGATAATATTAAATTAACTAATGGAAAACCATATGAATGTGAGGTAACAATAGAAAATTTACCAACTAGAAGCAAGGCAGATTCATCAGTTATTCAATATATTATTGATAAAGATAATTCTAATAGTAATTGTAGTAATCTTTATATGTTAGCTAAACAAATTGATAGTAATGTATTTTTAGATATTACTAATAGTTATATTATAAATCGTTCTGATGGTCAAGGACACGGAAGTATTGGTATTGTAATGTCAGTATTTTATTTTGATCAAGACTTTGATGTTCATAAATTCATAGCAGAACTTAAAAATTTGTATTATAGAAATATGTTAGCTGGTTTAGCAGTTTGGCATGCAGATATAACAATTAAAGATTTAGGTCAATCTAATAAAGAAATTGTTAAATTAATATAAAATAATTTAGAGGGAAATTACAATGGCAAAGTTAAGTTTTAGATATGGTTCGATGGGAAGTTGTAAAACAGCAAATATACTTATGATTAAGTATAACTTTGAAGAAAAAGGAAAAACAGCTATTTTACTTAAACCAAAATGTGAGAATAGAGATGGCGCTCATAAACTTAAATCAAGAATAGGATTAGAATCTGAATGTCAATTTGTAGAGGACTTTCTAGAAAATCCAGAGAAGTGTGATTGTATTTTAGTTGATGAAGCTCAGTTTTTAACAAAAGATCAAGTAGATCAATTATCTGATATAGTAGATATTAAAAATATTCCAGTAATTTGTTTTGGATTAAAAACAGATTTTCAGAGTAATTTATTTGAAGGTTCAAAAAGATTAATTGAACTTGCTGATGAAATAGAAGAAATTACTACTATATGTTGGTGTGGTAAAAAAGCGAGATTTAATGCAAGAGTTATAGATGGTAAAGTTGTTAAAGATGGAGAACAAATTCAATTAGGTGGAAATGAATGTTATACATCTTTATGTAGAAAACATTATAAATTAGGCCAATTATATAAAATAGATTAATAGACTATTTAATTATAAGTAGTAATACTTAGTAAAGAAGAACTGTAACTAAACGTTACAGTTAGGAAATAAAAGTTATTTACAATATAAAAAATTTATATTATAATAAACTAAATTTTATAAGGAGGAATATAATGACAGGAATAAAAAGTAAAATATTTGCTACAATTATTTCAATTATAATGGTAATTACATTGATTCCAGTTACAGCTTTTGCAGATTCAAATTGGTCATATAATCCAACGACGCATACATTAACTATTTCATATTCTGGTGCTATGCCTAATTATACATATCAGTCTTATACACCTTGGTATAAATATGAAGGTGATATTACAAAGATTGTTATTGAAAATGGTACTACATCAATTGGTAATTATGCATTTAGTATGTTCTTTAATGTAAAAGAGATTGTATGGCCTACAGATGGTAAGTTAACATCTATTGGTAAATATGCATTCTATTGTACTGGAATTACTGAAATCGTATTACCTACTGGTATTACTACAATTGGAGAATCTGCTTTTGGTGATTGTGATCAAGTAACAAAACTTGTATTACCTTCAACATTAAAGACAATTGGTTCTGGAGCTTTTTGCGCTGAGAATGGTATGAAGTTTACTTCTCTTTCAATACCTTCAAAAGTTACTTCAATTGGTACTTATGCATTTGCAAGAAATACAAGATTAACTACTGTAACAGGTGGCGCAGGTCTTGTAACAATTGGTAGTAGCGCATTCTTAAAATGTTCAAAGCTTACTACATTTAAGATAACATCTCCAGTACTTAAAACTATTGGCGCACATGCTTTTGGTAGCTGTTCAAAGCTTAAGACAATATACATTCAAAAGACTACAAAACTTACTAAGAAATCAGTTAAAAAGAGTCTTTGTAATTCAAAGATTAAAACTGTGAAAGTTAAAAAGTCTAAGGTTAAGACTTATAAGAAATATTTCACAAGTAAGAACTGTGGTAGATATGTAAAAGTTAAGAAGTAAATTAAAAATCCTGCTCTAGTAATAGAGTGGGATTTTATTAAATTAAGGAGCGAGAAAAATAATGGCAGATTTAAAAACAAAGATTTTTACAGGTATTTTATCTTCTACGATGGTATTCACGTCACTTCCAGCTTTAGCATCTCATGCAGATACTGTAAAAGCAAATGATACTGTTATTAGTATTGAAAAAGATGATGGTGATTATGATCCTTATGCACCAGTTGATAGCGGATATTGTGGAACAAATTATGCATATTGGAGTTTAGATAAATATGGAACTTTATTTATCTCTGGTGATAAAGGTGCTAAAATGAATAATTATAAAAAGATAGGAGAAGCACCTTGGTATAAATATAAAGATCAAATTACTTGTATATATGTTATGGGTGGTATAACTAATATTGGTAATTATGCTTTTGCTAATATGTATGGTTTTATTCGTATGGATGAAGCAACTGATTTGAAAACAATTGGTAGTTATGCATTCTATAATACTCAGTATGATTATGTAGATCGTCCATTTGTATTTCCAAGTGGTGTAACAAGTATTGGTTCTTATGCATTCTATAATGTTAATATTATAGATGTTAAATTACCTGCTAGTTTAGTTAGTATTGGATCACACGCATTTGAAAAGACACTTTGTCCTTCAATTGTACTCCCAAGTAAGGTTTCTAGTATTGGCTCATCTGCATTTGCAAATATGCCTAATTTAGTATCAGTAACAGGCGGTTCACTCGTTAAAACTATTGGAAGTTATGCTTTCCATAAAAATCCTAAGCTGGTTACATTTAAGCTTACATCTTCTAAGTTAACTACAATTGGTAGTTATGCATTTAGTGGAGATTCAAAACTTAAAACAGTATATATTCAGAAAACTAAAAAGTTAAAGAAGAAGAAGGTTAAGAAATCACTTAAAGGTTCTTCAGTCAAGACTGTAAAGGTTAAGAAATCAAAGGTTAAAACTTATAAGAGATACTTTACAAAGAAAAATTGTGGTAGAAAAGTAAAAGTTAAGAAGTAATAAAAAATTTGATAAGGAATTTGAAAAATGCTCTGTGTAAAAAGCAGAGCATTTTTATTGTAAAAAATAAGGAGTAAATAAAATGAATGAAGATTTTAACTTAAAAAATGAGTTAAAAAATAATATAAAGGCATATAATGAACAGTTACAAAATGAAGTAACTGAATTTGAAAAATATTTAAATACATTTTTTGAGAAAAAAGAAGATGAAATTTATGATACAATTAAATATGCATTAATAAATAATACTAAACAAGGTGATTCTAGATTAAATATAAAAATTGAAACTGCGTGGGATATATTTATAATAATTATTGAAGATAAATGTTTAAATTTAAATATGTTGATTCAGCAAAATGCAAATAGACGCGAATGCGTATTGTTAACTGCTGTAAGATTAAATCAATTTTTATTATCTTTAAAGTCAATAGATTTTAAAGTACCAGAATTAAATATAAATGATGTAGCTAACAGAGATGACGAAAATATTGATTATTATATTCGTTATACTGTTTATGCTAATATATAGAGGATTAATATTATGAATGAAGATTTTGAATTATCTAAAAATGTAAAAAATAATTTAAATAAAAAAGAACAAAAAGACATAGATAGATCAGTTGAAAATAAAATGAGAGTAATTAACTTTTTTGAATCTAATGATGCTGCAATTTATGAGGCTATTAAATACGCTGCATTATATCAAAGTAAAAGAGGAGAAATAGATATAACTATTGTTATAACTGCATTAAATAGTGGTAGTTTAGAATTAAAAATTGGTGAAGCTGAATCTTTGTTTATACATACATTATATGTAGATGAAGAGATAATTAGATATACTGCAAAAAGAATGAATAAATTTTTATCTTCTTTGAAATCAATAAAATTTAAAATTCCTGCTTGGTCTTGTACAAAAGAAATAAGCAAAAATTTAAAAGATAATTATTATTTATATTATCCAATTAAAATTAAAGGAGTATAATATGAAAGAGGACTTTAATTTATTAAATGAGATAAAAAATAATTTACAAAATTATAAACAAGCAAATACACCTGATTACTCAAAATCAAAACAAAAAGTTGATAAGTTTTTTGTTGATAATGAAGATAAGATATATGAAGCAATTGAAGTAGCAGTACTTGATTTAAGAGATAGAGGATTAACAGATTTATGTGTATGTATTCGTGGATTTAGTGATATAGTAATAGGTATAGAACATACTTCTTTTAAGATAGAATTAAATCTAAATAAATCTGATGATACATATGAAATGATTAAATATATTATTAAGAAATTTAATGAATATATAGCATCATTAAAATCTATAAAATTTAAAGTTCCAAAATTGGATGAAAATAGCATAAAACAAGATTGGAAAAATTATGACGAATTTGAGTATTCAATATATTATAAGCTTCATATAAAATGAGCATAAAAAAAAATAATTAAAGGAGAAAAATACTTATGCCAAATGGATTAGACTTTAACGCTATTAAAAAGAATTTACAACAATATAAAGATAATATAAATGGTGAAGTTGAGCAATTTAAAAAACGTATAGATGATTATATAGATAATAATGAAGATGAAATTATTGAAAAATTACAAGAAGCTTTTAATACTACTGCATTAAAACATGGAACAACCTCTATTGAAATTAATGTTACTTATTATAATAATTTTGATAGAACTTACCCAAATTCTTGTGCAATTAAATTTGATCGTGATGTACTTGTAAAATTTTTTAAAGATTGTAAAATACCTCGTGGTAAAGAAGAAGAATGTATTTCATATGCTCTAGAAAAATTAATTAGTATATTAAGAATTGTACCATTTACTAGTGATACATCAAAGAAAACTATAAAACCTAATATTAGTAAACCTATTGTACGTGATTCTATGACTGGTAATTTTGCTTATGGTTATTTTAATGTTTCTATAGATATAGAGAGGTTATAAAATGTTTTTTACTAGATTTATTTATGGTGATCGAATAAAATGTGATACTAATCAAACAATTACTAATAAAAATCCAGAAAAAGCAATAATATTTGAAGGAAATACAGTACATATATTTCATGATGAAAATGGTAAAAAAGTAACTCTTATTGATGGTAAAAAATATGAATTATTTGTAATAACGCAAGACGGTCATGCTTGGGATGGAGTATATACTGGATATATATTAGATAGAGACGAATTTTGTATTAAATTAAATGATATAATATTACCATTAAATACAATAATATTTTTAGGTATAAAGGAGTAATAGAATGACAGTAGTTACAAAAGAACAATATAATACATTATATTCTAAAATTGAGCAGGAAATCAAAGAAACTACAAATAATATATTAGATGAAAAACAATATAATGAATTTGTATTATGTACTATTGGTGTGTATAAAGATAATTATAGCACAAAATATATTTTTGATGGTTATTTTGATTCTGAAGAAAAAATTGATTGGGAAGCTTGGCAAAAAAATGTTTTAGAGTCTTGGGAAGATATTTGTAAGTATAGTATTACTGATGAACAAACTTCTCTTACAGTTATTGAATCTATTTGGTTTGCTATGCAAGATATTCCTGACATTATAAAAAATGTTTTACAAATTGAATAAAAGTATTCATAAGAGGCTATTTAATAATAATGGATGATGAAAAATGCCTAGCCAATATGGTTAGGCATTATTTTTAAAAGGAGAACAGTATGGTATTAAATAGTGAAACATTTAAATCATTTATTAACACTATAGATTGTTATAAAAAAGAAATTGATTTAATGACCAAAAGTTATGGTTGGGTAGGCTTAGGAGATGGAAATAATATCTATCTTTATATGGAATCAAAAGCATTTAAAGAAAAATCTTTAGCATTATTTGGTTCAAATATTAAATATACAGATGATTCAATGATAGCAACACATAGAACTTTTCAGTGGATAAATAAGATTGGTTTTATTAAAACTAAAGATTTAACTGAGACTGTAATAAACAGATTAGAACAAATGAGCATGACATATGAGTCTTTAACTAATTATTTTGATGGATCATATGTATCATTTTATATAACTAGTGACAAAATTATGCTTATTTTAAATACTCCAGACACTGACGCTACTAAAAAAATTGTAGAAAACTATTATAAAACAAAAATAGATAATAATGTATATGAAACTGAAAATTTGACTATTTACATTCAATAAATTTATGATATAATAAAAAATAAAAAAGGAGAATTCAAATAATATGAATCTAGATGAAAAGAAGTATGTAGATGTATTTGTAGATTTTGTAAAAGAGGGTAAATTATCTCATCCTTCAAATGATATTGAATACGAGTATGTTATAAGAAAAATACCTCCTGTACGAGTAAATGGATTTAAAGCATATTTAAGAAGCTGTTCTCTTAGACCAGAATTAGAAGATCTTGATGCTTATGATAGATGGTATGATGATCTAACTATTGATAAAATTGCAAAAGAAGATTTTGCAAGATGGAATCTTTTAGAAGAAAAAATTACTATTCAATATGGTTGGGAACATTCTATTGCAAATAATATTTATAAAGCAGCAAAAGAATATGTTAATGATGCAGAAAAATTGAATTTGTATGATAATAACATTTATGTTGGATATGAATTTTCAGCAAGAGGTATACAAGTATTTTTCTATGCTCCTAAAAATGTTGAATTATGCAAAACTTGTAAAAATGGTGTAGGTTCAGCAAAAGTAGAAGTTAATAATGCTTTTAATGCTTTTATTAGTAAAGCTGAAAAGATTTTACAAGAATATAAGCAAATTGCAAATAGTCAAGGCATTTTTATTGATAAAAATATTAGTAGAATTGAAGTAGATAAAGAACTTGACGCAAATGGTAATATAATCAAGATTCCTGATCCTGATTATTATTGTGGTAGATGTTTTAGTATTAGTAAATACGATATTTCTTCAAATATTAATTCAGTAGAAGGTACATCTACATTTGATATTATGTTCTTCTCTATTGTAAAAGACGCATATACATCAAAACAACGTCCTCCTATTAAGTAAAAATTATTTACAAGATAAGCAATATATGATATAATTTAATTATTAAAAATTAAGGAGAATTATCCACAATGACAAGAGAAGAGTATATTGCTAATATTGAGAAGTTAAACTATTATACAAAGAAGTATGATGAAGGTAATCCTGAAATCTCAGATGAGGAATGGGATGCACTTTATTTTGATTGCTGCCTCTATGAACAGGAAACAGGTTACATTGATCCTAAGTCTCCTTCATCTACAATTCAGTATGATGTTCAGAACGCTCTTAAGAAAGTAACACATAATCATCCTATGCTTTCTCTTTCTAAGACAAAGGATATTAATGTTATTACAGCTTGGGTAAAGAGAAAGAAAACAATTGTAATGCTTAAGATGGATGGTCTTACTTGTTCACTTAAGTATGAAAATGGTAAACTTGTATCTGCTGAGACAAGAGGTAATGGTACTATAGGTGAAGATATTACACAGAATGTAAAAGTAGTACCTTCTATTCCTAAGACAATTCCTTGCAAAGATACTGTTATTGTTGATGGTGAGATCATTTGCAAATATAATGATTTTGAAGAATTCATAACTGAGTATAAAAATCCTAGAAACTTTGCATCAGGTTCAATTCGACTTCTTGATACAAATGAAGTTGCAAAGAGAAAGCTTACATTTGTAGCTTGGGACCTCATCAATGATGAAGCAGACCTTGATAAAAAGCTTGATAAAGCAACAAAGCTTGGATTTGAAACTGTTATCTATGAGCTTACTGACATTGATCATCTTGAAGCGCAGCAAGAAAGAATGAAGCAGAAGGCTGCAGCAGCTAATTATCCTATTGATGGTCTTGTATATAAGATCAATGACTATGCTGAATATATGGCTGAAGGTGTTAATGATCATGATTATGCAGGCGGAAAAGCTTTTAAGTTCTATGATCAGCTCTTTGAAACAAAGTTGATCGATATTGAATGGTCAGTTGGTAAGACTGGTACAATTACGCCTATTGCAATCTTTGAGCCAGTTCATATTGAAGGTTCAACTGTTCAGAAAGCTTGTATGCACAATTTGACAATTATGAAAGATTTGCTTGGTAATAATCCTCATGCAGGTCAGAAATTATGGGTATTCAAGGCTAACATGATTATTCCTCAGATTAAGAGAGCTGAAAAGTAATAAAAGCACATTAAAATAAATTAGAATAAAAATGGGAGCATCCTGGATTACTAGGGTGCTTCTTATATTAAGAAAGGAAAAATTTATATGGATGTTGACCAATATAAAATATGTAAAAAATCTTTAATATCTTTCGGTATATTTGCTTTGTGTATTTACCTTATTGCTTTTATATAATATAATTATTATTTAAAGGTAAATACATATGTTTAAATGTAAGATATGTGGACGACAATTTAATCAAAATTATAATTTGAATAGACATCTACAAGATGTTCATAAATCATCACCACATTATATACAAGATGATGATCCAAATTTATATAATTTTATTTTTTATATGATAAAAAATAAAGTTAATAATATGCGATATGTTGGTGCTACTACTCAAAATTCAGTAAAGAAAAGATGGAAGAATGGTAAAGGTTATTCATTTAATAAAGAATTTACTGATGATATAAAGTATTATGGTGTTGATAATTTTGAGTTAATTGAATTAGAAAGAAAAACATGTACTGTATATGTTGCTAAAAGATTAGAAGAAGAATATATTGATAAGTATAAACCTGAATATAATAAAAGCAGATGTGGTATAAAAATAATGTCTCCTAAAATGACATTAGCTGCTCAAAGAAAGTTAAGTAATATACCAGGTTGGTATGAAAATAATATTAATTCTTGTCGTAAATGGCAAAAGAATAATCCAAATGAAGTTAAAAAAATTGCGCAAAAAAGAAGTATAGCTGGTGCTCATTCAAAAGGCAGACCTATTATTTGTATTGAGACTGGAATAATCTATCCTTCTTCAAATAAAGCTGCTCAGATATTAGGAATAAGTCCATCTAAAATATCTGAATGCTGTAGAGGAAAATCTAAATCTTATAAAAATCAACATTGGAAATTTGTTGATGAAATAGAGGAGAACAATTTAAATGATGAGGACTGAATTACAAGAAATCCGGTATTTTGCTAGAGATATTGTTAGCGATTATACCATGCTAAAAATGCAACAACATATACATCACAAAAAATTAAGTGTATTTGATCATAGTTTATCTGTTGCAGTATTATCAGTAAAATATGCAAATTTTTTAAATAAACTATTTCATATTAAATTTGATAAGAAAAGTTTGATTAGAGGCGCAATGTTACATGATTATTTTTTATATGATTGGCATGAACCTCATCATAAATTCCATGGATTTACACATCCAAAAATAGCATATAATAATGCTATAAATAATTTTAAAGTAAATAAGATAGAAAAGGATATAATAAAAAAGCATATGTTTCCTTTGACACCTTTTCCACCAACTAAACGAGAAAGTATTATAGTTTGTATAGCAGATAAGGTTTGTGCAATACGAGAATATCTAAATAAGAAAGCTAAATAGTCTTGCTCATTTTGTAAAAGACTATTATAGATTAGACCGTTTTGAAACTCTTGATGAAGCAATTGAAGCACTAGAAAAATATTTGATTAAAAATAAAGAATATTAACTACAAAAATAAAAAATATTATAGTTTTAAATTATTTAAAAAAAAGGAGTATAAAATATGTTTAATATAAGACACGGAATGTTTGAAACCAATAGCTCAAGTGTACATAAATTAGTAATAATGAAAACATCTGATTTTAAATCTTGGGCAAAAGATATTGATGAATATGGAACTTTAGAAGATATTATGTTTTGGGATAGCTTTGAAAGTGGTCAAACTCCAGAAACTCAAAAATTTAAATCTGGATCTGAATTTATAGAAGAAATGATTAAAGAAGGTTGGAAAAGAGAAGAAATTGAAAAGACAGATCTTATTGATTTTGCAGCAAATAATGATTATTTTACATTTGAAAATACAGTAAATGATTATGAATATGATAGTGTAACACAAGGAGATATTACTGCGTTTAGTTATAGTGGTTGGGATGGTTAAAGGAGGAATAATATGATACAAGCTAGAATTGGAGCATTTGAAACTAATAGTTCAACATATTGTTCATTATATGTAATGGTTGCTCAAGTTGAAGGTTTAAATATTCCTCCTATTGTTAAATTTGAGTCAGGTGGTTCTTGGTCTGATGATGGCTTAAAATGGATATATTGGAGAGCTGAATATGCTAATGAATTAGATAAATTATTTGGTTTATTAAAACATTCAGGAGTTAAAGAAATATTTGTTGATAATAAACCTATTGAAGGTGAATATAATGATTGGCATACAAAATTTATGCCTGAAGTTTGTATATTAGCAAAATGTTTTGGTGATTTTAAAACTTATGCAGAATGGGATGGTTCAGGCGATGAATGGGAAAATACATCATTTTTAAAGCCTTCAGAAATATTAGCAATTCAAAATAAGATTAAAGATCCAAATTATGAAGTTATTTGTACTGATGGAGCTGAAGATAATCCTGAAATAATTGATTTTCCATATATTGATAGAAAAATAACTAATGAAGATTTGGAACGAGAAAGAAAAGCAAGACAATACAAAAATGAACCAGATCTATGGATTCCTCAAGATGAAACTGAATTAATTGAAGATACTGAACCTGAAGATCCATATGATACTTATACAAATAAAATAAAAGATAAAGAAAATAAAAATCGTAAGAAATAAGGAGTTTTTATGGTAAAATATGCAGTAGGAAACTATAATCCTGCAAATCCAGAAGTAGTAGATTTAAAATCATTAATGTATTTTAATTCTTTATTTCAAGCTGAAATGTATTATATAGATAACTATATAATGCGATTTGATAATTCTAAAATTTGTAAAGCAATTTTTACAATTTGTAATAATAGAATTGTAAATGCAGATTATTATAATTTTAAGAGAACAAGTTTAGATATAAATATTTACAAATGACCTATTACTATATATAATATATGTATGAGGTAAATAATATGGATCAAGCATTTAGAAATCAAATGATTTTTGCAAATGTAGTTAATGCAATTATTGAAGCAATAATTGTACTTTTATTAGTTTTATTTAGCGCACCAAATGTAGCATTAACATTTATAACTATATATTCTTTAATTTTTGGAGTATGTATAGGATTAGGTTTTTTATTTAGAAATATTATAAAATAAGAGAGGAAATTTTTAAAAAATGAAATTATTAGCTAAATATCAAAATGGTAATTATACAGTTAAGATTTATGATGATGGAACTAAAATAAGATATAATGACCTTGATAATTTGACTCCTGCATTTGCAGAGAGCATGGATGTTACAATCACTGAAAAATGTGATGGTGGGTGTGAGTATTGTTATCTAGGATGCACAATGAAAGGAAAGCATGCTGATTTGAATAATCCTATATTAGATACAGTTCATGCAGGAACAGAGATGGCAATTAATGCAAATGATTGTTCTCATCCTCAATTAGATGAATTTCTTGAAAGAATGAAGAGTAAAGGTGTTATTGTAAATATGACAATAAATCAAAAGCATCTTCATAAAAATCTTGATAGACTTAAGAATTGGCAGAATAATCAACTAGTTTGGGGTATTGGTGTATCTCTTACTGATTCATCAGATCCAAATTTAATTACTGATATAAAGCAACTTAAGAATGTTGTTCTTCATGTAATTGATGGTTGTTTTTCAAAAGAAGATATTGAAAATCTTAAAGGTCATGATATAAAACTTCTTATTCTTGGTTTTAAACATAAAGGTAGAGGTATAGATTATTATAATACTCATAAAGATGAAGTAGATAATAATATTGCATTCCTTAGAGATCATTTGTATGATTATAAACAAGATTTTGGCGGGTTTGGTTTTGATAATTTAGCAATTGAAGATCTTGAAATGATTAAAAAGGTAGCACCAGAACAATGGTCACTGTATCATATGGGATCTGAGGGAGAATTTACATATTTTTTAGATTTAGTTAATAATAAATACGCTGTTTCTTCTATGGAAACTGAAAATATATTTCCAATAGAAGAAAATGATACTTTAGATACAATGTTTAAACATATTAGAAAAATACAAGGATTTGATAAGGAGAATTAATTATGAGTACAATTAAATGGTTACCAACTGCAACAATAAATAATGAATCAGGCGTAACTGTAGTAGGTACTCCAGGTAATGGAGTTGCTTTTTACGAAAGACTATTTAATATATAATAGAGATAAGGTACTCCAGGTAATGGAGTTGCTTTCCATACAGAAATAGTAAAAATTGGAGATTATGATTATTTAGTTGCTATACCTCATAGTGATAAAATGCTTCCTAAAATAATGAGGAAATTATAAGAAAAATACAAGGATTTGAAAAAGGAGAATAATTATGTTAGTAGTTGTAGAAATTTATGGCAGTAATTTAATTAAAGTTTGTGAAGTTTCAGATTTATCAGTTGAGTCTATTCTTGATGTAATGAATGATGATTCTAGTGGGCCTAGTTTTTTTAGCCCAGATCTTGTAGATCAAAAAGAAGCTCAAATAGATAAATGGTATGATTTAATTGATTTAGATGATATTGATGAAGAAGATGAAGACATATATGATGAAGACGGTAATATAATGCCTGATGCAGATTTTAGTAGTTGTGACACTATTGGAACTTTTAAAGTTTTAACTGGAAAATCAGTTTTAATTGAAGGTGAACTCTATTAATAAAAATAAAATATAGTAAAAAACAAAAGAGTGATTTAAATATCACTCTTTTTTTATTAAAAATTATTTACATTAGATATGTTTATATAATATAATATAAAAAGTAAAAATTGGAGAAGAATTATGAATATAGATAGATTTAGACAAGCTCAAGCAAATGCTAATGCACAATTAGATTATAATGCTCAGTGGGTAAAGAATTTTTTTAATCAAGTTACGAGTTATTGGATTAATTACGTTATTGGATTGATAAATCAAATTCAAGATAAATATTTAGATAGTATTATTACTAATAAAATTAAAAAAGAGCCTAATGCAGAAACATTGCAATTAATTCAATCTATCCATGCTCCATTATTAGTATTTGATGATATAAAATATAATAATGTATTATATTATAATTATATAAAACATCCAGATATATTTAATACTAAGCCTAATAATACAGATTTATGGAAAAATACTAATTTAAAATATGGATATAAAAATCATAGTATTATAGCTGCAAATTTAAAATATACTGAATATGATAATGTTTCTTCATATAGAACAGAAATTACATTAAAATTTGATTATCAAACTGAATATGTAAATAGGTATTTTATACCTTGGATTCAAAAAAGATTAACTAACTATGGATTAAATATACTTGAAATTAATTGGAGTTGTGGAAATATTTATGTAACTATAAAAAATCCCGTATATGATACAAGGAGATAAAAATATGGATATTGAAAGATTTAATAATGTATATAAAGAAGAAACTAATAAAATTAGTAATAAAAGACAATATGCAACTGAAATTTTTATAGGAGTTTTACAATTTTGGCATAAAACAATCTTAAAACAAATAGATAAAATTACAGATGAATATTTAGATAATACTATTGCAGAATGTATAAAAAAAGATCCTTACGCAAAAACATTTAAATTATATCAAACTTTAAATGTGCCGATTATATATAAGGATTGTATAAAATATAATTATGAATATAATAAGTTTAATTCGCTTTGGAAAAATACAATTGTGCAAGGTAAATGTGAAAATGTAGATATGAGTGTATTAAAAGAATTTGCATATGAAAATCATTATGCACTTGATCGTAGTGAAAAAGATAATTTTTATTATTTAAAATATTCCTTTACTGCTGAATATGCAACAAAATATTTTATGCCTGCAATACAATATAAATTATCAAATTATGGATTAACAATTGTTACTTCATATGTAAGTGGTGGATATGATAATGAAAAGCCATTAATTTATGTAGAAGTTAAAAATCCATGTATAAAATGAGGAAAATAATAAATGAATGAAAAAATTTTAATTTGTGGCAGAAGTGGTTCAGGAAAAGATACTTTTGCAAAGTTACTTAAACAATTTGGATTAAAAGATGTATGCTCTTATACTACAAGACCTAGAAGAGATGGTGAAGGAGATACACATATATTTATTTCAGAAAATGAAGTAAATAAATATCCTAATAAGATTGCAATTACTGAAATAAATGGATATACATATTTTGCAACTAAAGAACAGCTTGAGGAAGCAGATTATTATATTATTGATCCTAATGGAATTGACTATTTACATTCTCACTTTCCTGAAATTAAGTATAGAATAGTATATATTTATGCTGATAGAAAGATTAGAAAGCAAAGAGCAATTGCTAGAGGTGGTAAAAAAGAAGGCAAGATCTTTGTTTCAAGAAATAAATCTGAAAATGCTCAATTTTCAAATTTTGAAAAGAATTTGTATAAGCAAAATGTAACAGTATTTGTTAATAATGAAGATAATATAGAAAATCTTAAGAATTTTGCAAAGATGTATTTGTAAGAGGTTAATATGACAGATAAAGAAACTTTAATGAGAATGTTCTCAAAATTAAATTTAAAGATGACTGAAACTCCATATACTTATGATGAAACTTGGGCATTTTTGACAGTTTTTTCAGCTGATGGCAGCAATATTAATGGTCATTATATATTTAATACCGATGGTGAATTAGTTTTAGTTGGGTATTGGTAATTAAAGGAGAAAATATATGACAAACTTAAATTGGACTGATCTTGGAGCTATTGAACCTGGAATATTTGCAAAACATGAATGGGCTTGTAAATACTGTGGTCATAAAGAAATTTCTAGATTTGCACCAAAAGAATATTGTAATGAATGCGCAAAAAAGAAATTTGAACAATATGATCAGTTTAAAAATAAATTTAGATAAATAGAAAGATTTTTATATTAAGGACAAAGAAAATGAAGATAATAGATAAGTATACAGATTTTTATGACTATCTGCAATATACAAATTCAGATGATGTATTTACTCTTATAAGAGAAAACTCATATGATTTAACAAAAGCAAATATAGCAGAAAAGATAGGTTTCTGGGCACAATATAATCGTCCAGTCTTTTTGCTTATGCAAGTATGTAACAGATTTTGGCTCTTTAATGTTCAAACTACAGAAAAGTACGGAAAATGGGGTTATGATAGACATTATGAAATGACTGATGTAGAGTTGCTTGCAACTTGGGTTGATTATAATACTCCACATATGTCTTTCTTTAGTTTTTATGTAATAGAGTTTGATTGGGACATATCTTATTCATTTACTACATATGAGTCTAACGATAAATATTATAAAACAAGATCTGTTGATTATGATAAGGTAAGAAACAAGATAGATATATTAAAGCAAGCAATACACAATAAGAACTATGAAATAAAAGGTTCTTATAATTATACTGTTCCAGAGTATAACAATAACTATTTTGTTATGAAGAAGATGCCACTTATAAAGTCATCTGGTCTTATACATCTCATAGATCCTGTAGATGTATATAATGCTATGGAAGAGTATTTCTCAAATGTTAAGATGCAGTCTGAAAGAACAGATGCTATTGGAACAACAAATAATGATAAAATAAGAAATCATGGATTTGACGTAAAAACTTCATTTAGAAAGTCAAAGCCATAAATAATTTATTTAATATTATTAATTATTTGAAATTATGATAAATAAATTTTTATTATAAAAAGATGATAAATATTATTTAAATGATAATGAAATAAAATATAAGGAGATTTAAAATGATACGACCACTTATTGGAGGTGGCTGTAGTGAATGTAAAGCTACAGATGATAGAGTTGGCAGAGGTAGATGTAAACATCTTCTTTGCCAAAGTTCTTTTAATGCGCTAAAAACTCTTAATATTATTCATGAAAGTGGTGGTGAAGCATATCTTGTTGGTGGTTGTGTTAGAGATATGGTTCTTAAAAAGAAACCTCATGATGAAGATATTACTACATCACTTACTCCTGATCAAGTAATAAATCTTTTTGAAAGTAAAGGTTATTCTGTAATTCCTACAGGACTGCAGCATGGTACAGTTACAGTAATGATTGATGGAGAAGGATATGAAATAACTACATTTAGAAAAGATGGTGATTATTCAGATGGTAGACATCCAGATTCAGTTGAGTTTAGTACAAATGTAGAAGATGACTGTAGTAGAAGAGATTTTACTTTTAATGCTATGTATTTTGATGGTAAACAAATCATAGATACATATAATGGCCAAAAAGATATTGATGATAAAATAATTAGAACAGTTGGAAATCCTGATGAAAGATTTAATGAAGATGCACTTAGAATGATGAGAGCTATCAGATTTAGTTCAAAATTAGGTTTTGAAATATCTCCAGAAGTTATCCAGTCTATTAAGAAAAATAAAAAATTAATACGTAATATATCTTCAGAAAGAATTCAATCGGAGTTAACCAAGACGATTCAGGGACCAAATAGAAGATACGCGTTACAAGTTATGCAAAAAACAGGTTTAATGAAAGAAGTTTTACCTGAACTTGATAGATTAAAATCAGTAAAACAAAAGAGCAAATATCATTATGAGGATGCATTTGAACATACAATGACAGTAATGGATAATTGTGATTCAGATGATGCTCAATTACAATTTGCTGCAATGTTTCATGATTTGGGAAAGGGTACTACTAAACAAGTAGATCCTGATGGAACTGAGCATTTCAAAGGTCATTCTATTGATTCTGCAAGACAAGCAGATGAAATATGCAGAAGATTAAAAATGTCAACTGCAGATAGAGAAACTATTGTTAAATTAGTTAAATATCATGATAAATTTGATATGGTAGATATGAAAAATTATAGAAGATCTGCAGCTAAATTTGTATATGAACATCAAGATTTAACTGACGTAGAGTATCAAAAATTACAAAAATTATGGTTTGCAGATAGAAAAGCGCATATAAATGCAAATTATGAATCATTAATTAAGTATACAACTGAATTAAATAAGATACTTGCAGGACCTCATAGAATAAGTGAACTTTCTGTTAAAGGTGATGATCTATTAAAATTAGGTTACAAAGGACCTCAAATTGGTAAAGCACAAAAGTTCTTATTAAAACAATCTCTTGCGAATAATACAAATGATAAAGATGAGTTAATTAAATTATTAAATGGTTTTAAAGAATAAAAGGTTATTTAATTATATAGAATGGAAGAGCACAATACCTAGATATATTTTATCTAGGTATTTTTAATAATGAAAGGAATTTATATTATGTTAGAGCTTGATAAACTTTTATTGAATACACCTTATGAAAAATCTGATTTTTCTGAGGAACAAATTAAAGAAATGGAACTTGGATTAAAACAAAATAGTACAATTGATTATTGTAATCCACTTATTCCAGTAGAAGAAATGAAAAAATTAAGAGGACCTGCAAAGATTAAATTTTAATTAAAGGAGAACTATATGAACAAAATTGAGCTAATTTTAGCAGATTCAACTTATGCAGTTGAACAATTTAATAATGAACAGATTGCTACATTAAATGAAATGATAGATAATAAGATTTCAACTGAACAAATAGCAATTATTGCACATCCAAGTGTAAATGAATTATCTTACAGTGTATTATTTGATTATTTATCAAAAGGTCATTCTATTACATCTCAAGAATATCAAAAATACCTTAATATAGATGCATCTCGTATTAATGATATTATTGTAAATGTTTATTTAGGTAAACTTCATGGTTTATCTGAAGAACAAATTAATTTATATGCAAGAAGAGATGTTTTTAATATTAAAGTTGCAAGATTATTAGTTGAAAAATCTAAAGACGCTTCAACAGATCAACTAAACCAAATAGTAAATGGTAGATTTGGCACAAAATCTATAGTTGGTAAACAAGCTATTCAAGATTATTTAAATAATGATTTATCATTAGAAAAATTATTATCTTTAACTGCATGTAATGAACTTACGCAAGATAATTATGAATATATTAAAAATGCAGATAGTAGAGTATTATCTATAATTAAAGATTTTTATACTCACTTTAATAATAATACAGATAATTTAGTGTATAATTATTATGTACAACAGTCTATTCAAATAGATAATAATAATACTTGTGTTACAAATAACATTAAAATAGGTAAAGAGATATTAAATAAAACTATTCATTTTGATAGTTTAGATACATATAATAAATTTTATACTATGTATAAAATAATTGCAGACTCTGATTCAGATTACCAGAAATATTTACCAAAGTTATTTGAATTTTATAATTACAATTTTATATCAAATAATCCTTTTATAAAACTAGTAAATATGAAAGATACTGGAATATATTATTTATACAGTAATGATATTAAAATACAAGAAAATATTTATAATATATTATATTGTTATTATACTAAAAATAAATATATAAATTGGAGTAAAGATATTGCATATTGTGATGAATTTGAAGATTTAGATGATTATCTTACTACATTTATAAATACGCATGGTTTTAAAGATTATATTGAAGCAAAATGGGTAAATAAATTAACTGAAAATGGAATGAATATTATTAAAAAAGGTTTAAATTTATTAGATTATTTATTTGATTTATATAAAACTAAAAAAGATAAAGAAACTGAAATTCCATATTTAAAAGAACATTTAGAGAATATTACAGATAAATATATATCAGAAGTTATCTATATGAAAGAAAATAAATGTACTAATGATGAAATTCATTTATTTATTGAAAAATATTTATCTAATTATAAATTTACACCAACAATATATTTTGATAAAGAAAATGAATATCAAAAAGATTGGTCTATTTCTGAATTTTTATCATTTGAAAATAGCGCAATAACTTTAGATAATTTATCTAAATTAAAAAAAGCTAAACTCACAAGTGAAGAAATTAAATATATAGTAGAAAATAACTTAAAACTAGATGATTATTCAATTCAAAAAGATTTAATTAAACTTTGTATGGAAAATAAATGGACTGATAAATATATCACATATGATGATACAGATACAGAAAAAATTCTTAATAATTATAAATTTTTAAAAACACATTTTAAAAATAAACCAAAATGTATTGAATATCTCACTTTTTTTGTGAATAAAAAAGATAAATATATAGAAGAGCATTTATTAAAAAATATAAGTAATTTTGATGATGAAACTATGTATAAAATAGTATTAGAGTCTTCTAACTTTATAAACTTTGCATTAAAATTAAGTCCAATTATTACAGATTTACATAAATTAAATAGTATTTGTGCAGATATTTGTTATAATTCATCTGCTGATGCGATAAAGAATTTTAATATGCAAGATGAAAAAGTTACTGCAGATGTAATAGTTAAATTTTGCAAAAAAGAAAATATTGCAGTACCACAAGAAATAGCAGAATTATTACCTGCAAATATGGATTCAGTAATTGAAAAATCTGTAGATTATTTTGGTTCAAGTAAGAACTTTAAACCTATTAAATATGATGATGAAACTATATATGTAGATATTATAGGTAATAAAGCGCTTAAAGGTAGTCATATTATTACATTTAATAAAGAAAATGAAGGATATGAGTATATTTTTGAAATTGCTCATGAAGATGATACTTTAAATTATTCTGCAAAAATTACTACTAAAAAAGATGTAATAGACGCAATTAACAAATCTATTGCACTTATAGAAAATATTGATGAGTATAAAGAATATGCATCAGAATTACAAGAAATGTTAAAAACAATTTAAATAATGAGGCTAACAAATATGTTAGCCTCTTTTTATATGAGGTAAGATATGACAATAAAAGAAGTTAAAGATGTAATTAAAAAACTTAAAAGAGAGTCAGTCATTTGTTTTATTAAAGAACCTATTAAATTACCAGAAAAAATTTATATGGATGATAAAGAATATTTAACATCTAAATTAGAGCAATCAAATAATGGTATAAAAGATGGATATTTATTAAAAGGAACTCAATGTCTTGTAATTGATCATCCAAGTTTAGAAGATAATGAAATTGAAATATCTTTTTTCTTTTGTACATATTGTTCAATTAAATCAGATGATGATATTTTTGATCTTTGGGATTTTCATATACAAGAATTAGATAATTTATAAGTATTTTACATTTGTAAATAAGTTTATTATAATAATTAAATTCTATTAAGGACTATTTAATTATATATATATTAAAGAAAGGAAATTATTTAATATGAATAAAGGAGTTAAGATTGGAACTGTAATTGTACTTTTTGTAGTATTTTTGATTACAGCTATTGTAGTGGCTCCCAGCAAATCAAATAATATACAAGAGACTTATGAATATGTTTCAAATATTCCTAATGCCGCAATGAAGACACCTATTGTTAAGGAATCTGAAGAAACTGAAACGTCTGAAACAACAGAAGAAAATGATTATGAAATAGCTAGTGATTTTATACCATTTCCAACTGAAAAAGCAAAAGAAAAGAAAATAAATATAATGAAATTATCTGAAAAACAGATGAAGAAATTAACTCTTAATCAAAAGGCAAAAGCAGTTGGACTTTCAGTAAAAGCATTTAAAAATATGACTAGTGTAATTAATCATGAAGCTGGAACTCAAATGGAAGATAAGATCTTAGTTGCAGCTGTTATTTGGAATAGAGTTCGTTGTGAAAAGTTTCCAAATTCAGTAAATAAAGTAATTAATCAATCTGGACAGTTTTATGATATTAAAAAGGATAAATCTGGTTCTTGGGAAGATAAAAAAGCTCAACTTGCAATATTGATTGCATATAAGAGATTAAAGAAAAAGCAAATACCTCATAATTTGTTATTCTTTAATAGTATCAGTTATAATACAAAGAATAAGAGAAGATATAAGCCTTATAAGCATTATGGTAATTATTTCCTTAAGGACTCTTATTGCTGGTGTGATTGGTGTAAGAAAACGCAGATAAAAGGTATGTAATTTAGGTTATTCCATTCAAGGATGAGTTTTATGATAAACTCAGTTTAATTCCTCCGTATTTTACGGAGGTTTTTCACGCAAACTTTTAGGTCAATTTAGACTCAGTTTGAAGTCTCCATTTTTATGGAGGTTAATTTTTTATTTACAAAAGTTGTAAAATATGATATAACATTATATATATAATAAGGAGGTAAAGGCAAATATGAAACTTATTGAATCTTATAATACAGATGAATCATTTTTATATGATAAGACTTATATTTTCATAAAAGGTTATGCAACTGCACTTAATCTTAATTATACTTTAAAAGCTTTACCGCTTGTCAGAAAATTTCATAATGGACAATATAGAAAAGGTGAAGTAGTTGTTGATGGTAAAACATATAAGTTACCATATGTTCTTCATGTATTAAAAGTATGTTCTACTTTAATATCATTACATTTACCTTTATCAAATGAAGACTTAGATATATTGTTAGCTTCAGCATTATTACATGATAGTTTAGAAGATTGTAAAGAATATTTTCCAACTGGAGATACTGATTTGATGACAGTATATAATTTTCCTAAGCAAATATATAATAATGTTGTATTAGTTAGTAAGCGTGAAGGTGCAACAGAAGAAGAGTTAGATGAATATTTTAATAAGATTAAGAAAAATAAATTTGCTTTAATGATAAAACTTGCAGATAGATCTCATAATGTAGAAGATCTTCATGTAATGAAACCAGATAAACTTCATAAGTATGTTCAAGAAACTAGAGAATGGATATATCCATTAACAACTTATGGAAAAGCAAATTATCCTGAATTCAGTAATGGATTTACAATTCTTAAAGCAAAAATTGTATCATTAACTGAATGCACTGAGACAATTATCAGTATTTATGAAAAAGAAATTGAAAGTCTTAAAGAACAACTTAAAGCAAAAGATAAAGAAATAACAGATCTTAAAAAGAATAAAGGAAAATAAATGAAATTTAATAATTCTAACTATAAAGTATATTTAGAAAGAATGGATAAGTCTGCAGCTGTTTCTAGTAAAGGACTTATTCTTAAATATGTAAAAGGTAGAGTATTAGACGTTGGATGCGGAAGTGGTGTGCTTCTTAGACAATTAGATAATGCAAAAGGAATTGATCTAAATATAAATGCAGTAGAAGAATGTATTAAACAAAGATTAGATGCAGAATGTATTTCTTTGTTTGATTTAACTGAGAAATTTGATACAATTATCTTTTCGTCTGTATTGCATGAGTTTAGTTCTTATGCAGATAGTGGTAGATTTGGTAAAAAGCCTATTGAAGCTGCATTATTACAGGCAAGAAATAATTTAGATTATAATGGAAGAATAATTATTAGAGATGGAGTTGCTGGAGATACATATCCTATTATTGTAACTGCTAAATCAATAGAAGTAGTAGAAGCATTTAAAAAATATATTATAGATGCTCCAATGTGGGATAAAAATGTAAAAGTTAATATAGATAATCTTAAGATAACTGCTCCATTTAATATATTAAAAGAATTTATGTTTACTTATACTTGGGGTCCTGAAAGTTATCCTCGAGAAGTAAATGAAAAATTTGGTATTCTTAGACCAGGTTCTTGGGTAAACCTTATTGAATCTTGTGGTTATAAAATAGATTATATTCAGTATTTTCCTGAAGAATATGAAAAATACTTATCTAAATATTTTGAAGATGACGAAGTTCTAAATATGATATTCAAAAGGTCAGTAGTACTTATAGTTGCTACTAAAATATAAAGACTTAGTTCATTCTAAGTCTTTTTTATTTAAAAAAGTTATTTACAAATATATTATTATTTGATATAATATTTTTATAAAATTAAGGAGATTACTATATGTTAACAATTCCTACAGTTTGTCCTATATGCGGAGCACCTACATCAATTGAAAAGAAGCATGAGACAGAAGTACTTGTATGTACAAATCTTAATTGTGGTGCAAGAGTTGAAGGTAAGATTTTGCAGTTCATTGGTCCTCATGGTCTTGATATTGAATCAATGTCTACAGCAACAGTAAGAGACCTTATTAAACTTGGTTGGCTTACAAGAATGGCAGATATATTTACACTTAAGAACCATAGAACTGAGTGGATTACTCTTAAGGGATATGGTGAAAATTCTGTTGATAAAATCCTTGATGGTATTCCTACATCACTTGAGCTTTGGAAAGTTATTGCTTCTGCAGGTATTCCTAATGTTGAGAAGCAGACAGCAAAGCTTCTTGCAGATCATTTTGTAACTTGGGATGCATTTAGAAATGCAATTGATACAAGATATGATCTTACAAAACTGAATGGTATTGGAGCATTGACTGCAAATACAATTCTTAACTTTGATTATACAGAAATTGATGATGTAATGAATTATATCACAATCAAGCAGCCTGTAGTTGGAGGTAAGCTTGACAATAAGAGCTTCTGCATTACAGGTAAGCTCAATAACTTTAGTAATAGAGATGAACTTGTAAAGCTTATTGAAGCTAATGGTGGTAAGATTGCTTCTGTTGGTAAGGGACTTGATTACCTCATTTGTAATGATACAAACTCTACTTCAGGTAAGTCTAAGAAAGCTAAGGATCTTGGAATTGCGGTTATCACAGAAGATGACTTCATGAAGATGATCTAAGGAGCATATATGTATACAATATATTCAATTTGTATAATAGCAGTATTTATTTTTGGTGTAGTACTTATAGCATCTCTAATTATAGAATGTATTAGAAATTCAGATATAGCTTTGAAAGTTATGATTATTTCTATAATACTTTTGATTATTGCTGGTATTGGTGGCTTTGCAATTGAGGGTAAAGCAAAGAGCGAAGTGGTCAATAAGTATATAAATCAAGGTTATACGTTATATGTAAATGGTGTTAAAGTAGATCCTGATAATGTATATGTTAAATATTATAAAATTCATATTGATAATAAACAGCATAAGATACTTGCTGTATCTAGAGTGTAAACTAAAATGAAACTTATTACTATTCAACATAAAAATGTATTAGATCAACTTTTAAGTGGTAATAAATATGTTGCTACTAGAAAAGTAGAGAATTTTTTACAGTCTGCGTATAATACTCTTAAAAAAGAGTATAATTATGAAAATAATCCTGTATTTGCTTGTCCTATTGATAGGTATTGTGAATTTATGGGAGCATCTACTGAAGATACATATTTAATTGAATTAGATGTACCTGATGAATTTATAAAATTACAAAATTATTACGAATGGTCTGATTTAATTTATTTTTCTGAAAGTCCTGAAGATTGGGACTCAGATATAGCAGATTTAGAAAATTTTATAAAAGATACATTAAATGGAAATAGAACAGAGGATAAAGATGAAATTATCCAGGCTACAATTCCTTATATTGAACCTAGTTGGGTAATATCATATCACGAATTAACAAAGAAGTTTATAAATAAACATATTGGTTCTGGTGGAAATAATATTTTGAAAGAAATAGAAAATTATATTTAAGGAATAATTTATGAAGCATGATGTAACAGTATCTGATTTTTTAAGGTGCTTTCTTAATGGTAATAAAGAAGGAGAAGGCCTTATACGAATAGTATATCAAAATACTAAAAAAGATATTTATTTTGGTACATTAAAAGGATTTTTTGATACAGATAATTATAATGAAATGAAAGATCTTATAGTTAAAACTGCAAATCCTTGTGGTTTAACTGGTATAGTATATTTACAAGTATAATAATTAGGAGAAAATATGAATACTTTTACTTGGTTTGTTATTGTTTGGGTTGTTTCAATTGGAATAACATATTGGATGTTGTATTATACAGCATCTAATTTTGTAGTTACATTTGCAAAGAATGGTTTATTAGTTAATCCAAATAAAATGCCACATTCTAATGGTAAATTTTTTACTCTATTGTCTTTTATTCCAATAATAAATATATTTTTTGGATTTTATCTTGGATATAGATATGCTACATCAATGCAAGCAATTTCTGCAACTAGTAGTGTAATTTCAGATCCAATGACTGATTTTGAAAAAGAAAAGTTTGCAAAGAAACCTACATTTTTTACTGTTTGTAGTATTTTTGCAGAAAGAGAAAAACTTGAAGAACTTATTAAAGAAAGAACTGATAGACTTAATAAAATACAGTCTGATCTTAATAATCTATTAGAAATTGCAAAACAGCAAAATTTATTAGAGGCAGATAAAATTAAAGACGCAAATACAACAGTTCAAACATTAATTGATACAGAAAGAGATTTACTTGACGAATTAAAAGATAGTAAAATTACAGTAGAAAATTATCTTGAAAGGAGTAAGTTAAAATGAAAGTTCTTTTTAGAGATGTAAATAATAATTTATGTTTAGTTGATGCAATTTCAATTCGTAAAAGTATTGAAAATCCTAGAGGAATTATAATTCTAGAACGATTTAACATATATACATGCACAGATCTATCACTTTATAATGAATTTAATACTTTAATGCAGAGTGAACCTTTTAATAGATGTGTTAATTTTTCAAAATATATATTTAGGTAAAAAGTATGGAAAACAAATATATTGAACTTATAGAAAAAGTTAGAGAACGCATTAAAAATAAAAATGTTGATGATATAATGAATGCGCTTAGCTGGATTACATTATTGCAGTTAGCAAATGTAACAGATAGAGGTCGTTTTTATAATGACTATCTATTTATGCTTGTAGATTATGATAGTGCTGTAACAGAAATGTTATATAATCAAGGTTTATTTCCAGGAATGGTCTATCAAGGACTTGAAAAAATAGAAGATTATAAAAGATGTGGTTCTATATATGTAGTTTGTTATGAATATCCAAATTATATTGGAATTCCAAAATTTGCAATTCAAGTTCCATATTTTAAATTTAGTGAATTAACTCCAAATGAAACACTTCATACTTTTGATAAGTTAATGCAATTAAATAATCAATATGAAAAAGATTTATTTGGTAATGGATTTGATATAGTATAAAAGGTAACTTTTAGTTACCTTTTTTATTTAAAATAATTATTTACAAATATGAAATTCTGTAGTATAATATAATTATAAGTTATTAAAGGAGAAATAAGTATGATAACAATTGAAAATTTAATTGAAAAGTTAGATAAATTAGATAAAGATGAAAAGCTTTCAGATAGACTTTATGCTTGGAAAAGTTTATTAGAGATTTCAAGTTCTTATGATTGTGCATATGTTAAAGATAATTTTATATTTATTGGTATACCTCTTGATAATGATGGACTTTCATTGCTTTTTAAATATGATTTAATTACTGAAAATTCTTTTGAATTTAAAGGTTGTGAAATAAATAAACTTGAAGAAGGTGTAGAGCCATCATTATTAATTATGTATGAATTAATAAATGATGAACCTTATCCAGTAATTGCAATGAATACTCCATCTCCTGACATTCCTGAAGATTGTAGAGATACAATTTTTACTGGATTTATTGCTATGTATACAAAAATGAACTTTACTACAACAGGTGATGATACTGATTCTCTTGAAATAGAGTAAAAATCTATTTATATAAAAAGAGGTAAAATATATGGATTTTAATTCAATGATTGATGAATTAAGTAAAAATATTAAAGAAAATGGTTCTGAAAAAACCATATATTGGGCAATGCTTATTGATGTTTTAATGCGACATGATTGCGCAACTTTTTATAAAGATAGATTATTTATAATTGTTCCAAGAGACGCTGATAAAATACTTGATGAAATGGATAACTTTGGATTTCTTCCATCTTATTTTGCAGAATTTGATTATTCAGAAGTAAAAAAGTTATATAAAAAGAATGGAAAACCTTTAGATCCTCAATATCTATTTTGTTACGAGATTGAAAAAGGTTTAGGTAATCCTGTTCTTGGTATTGAACTTCCTATCTTTTTTGATTTGTCAATAAATGATGAAGCTCAACAGAATGCATTTAATAAATTGATTAAACTTTACGAAGATGATGATGATCCATTATTTGATGAATTGGAAATTGATGATGGTTCAGATAATGATTAATTAATAAAAATAATTTTACATTTTATAAAAAGAGAGCTAATTACTCTCTTTTTTATTTTTATTTACAAAAGGTTATTTAAATAAAATAGGTGATGGATTTGTAATATATTTGTAAAAAATATTTTAAAGTCTATTTAATTATATAAGTATAACTAAAAAGGAGGGTAGTGTAATGAATTCAGTTTGCAGATATATGTGTAAATATAATCCTACAAAATTAGATGCTATTAGAAAGATAGTACGATATTTGGAAGATAAAAGACTTGATCGTAATTATCATAAAAAGAAACAACATTTTTTGTGGGGACAGATTGATAGATGTAAGTATGGTATGACATGTGCTAAAATACATACATATAATTCTGAATATATAAAATTATGTCAAACCGCAGATGCACTACTTTCTGCATATATAGATTCAGATGATATTCAAGATTATCATACAATTTTGAATATGTTTAGAGGAACATTTCCAGCTGTATATACGCAGTTTGAAATGCTTATACGTAAGAAAAACGTATAAAGGAGGGAAAGTATAAATGGAATTATGGAATTATACGTCTTTAAAAACACAAGATACAAAGATTTATGATATTGGTGGTTATAAAATTGCAGGAGGTCTTTCTATTGAATTTACAAAGATAGTTGGACCAGCATTGCTTGTATTTATTGCAGTAGGTTGGGGACTTGGTGCTATATTTGGAATTAGTTTTTGGAATTTTTTGTCTCCACATTTTAAACTTTGGTGGACATTAATTTGGATTGGAGCTGGAATAGGTGTAGGTTGTGCATTATGGTATATTCAATTTGCAGGTTATAGATTATATCAGTATTTAGGTGCATACTTTAAACCTAAAAAGGTTTATATGAATGATTGGAAACATACAGAAGTTACATTAACAAATATACAAATAAAAGGATTAGTAAAACATTTATTGTAAGGAGGTGAAAAATAATGCCTGAAGAAAAAGAAAATAAGAAACCAAAGAAAGAGAATAATTTTACAAAACCTAAGGTTAATAATCTTCGTAAGAATGATATTAGAATTATAGGTGATAATATTCTCTATAATAACGGTATAATTACTGCTTTTTATATTCTGCCTTTAGTTAATTATTCAACTGCAAGTCAGAGTGGTATTAGTTCATCTATTACAAAATTAGTAAATATGATTGCAAACTTAAATACAACTAATCCTGAACTCACTTTTACGCTTGAAAGAATTGAAAAGAAGTTAAAAGTTAAAGATGTATTACGTAATTTATGTGATACTATACATTTATATAAAGAAGAATATGAAATGCCTCTTGAATTTACTAAAATTATAGGTGATGATGTTCAAGAATATTGTCTTTTAGGTGTAGATATTCAGCAATCAAATCTTACTGACGTTGAAGATTATACTATCACAGATACAATTAAAGCAATTTTAAAGAATGCTGCAAATAGATTTGCAGGTCTTGGTAATTTGAAATGTGATCCTGAACTTATATTGGAACAGGAAACAAATATTTACAGATCTTTAAGAAACTCAAATGCAGTTAGAGCTTCAAAAGATTTTGTATTCTATACTTATGTAAGTAAAGTTTATCCTTCATATATTTTATCTTATGATAAACTTTCATATATTAATGAAAATACATATGAAGATATTATGTGTGCAGTTGCTCAAACTGTAACTGATAACTTTGGTTGGTTTGAAATGCATAATGAAGGTGTTGAAATTTTTGGATTAAACTCAGAAACAACATATGGTTGTATGCTTAATATTATGTCATTTCCACCTTCAATTGATAGTAATAATTTTCCTATTGATTATCCAAATGTTGTAACAACTATTCAGTGTTTAAATAAAGATAAAGCAAAGCTTGATCTTAAAAAGATAAGAGCATCAAAAGAATATGAATTCAATCAAGGTGCTGAAGGTGATGCTCAAACTGAAGAAATGGAAAAAGTTGGTAAAAGTATCAATATTGCAACACAAGCTATTGAAGAATTAGAAGATGGAGATATTCTTTGCCAATTTAATACAAGTATTCTTGTATATGGTAGAACTAGAGACGATCTTAAACAAAATGTAATGAGAGTTATTACATCTTGCAAAGATAGAGGTATGTTAGCTTCTAAATCTCTTACACAAGCTTTAGATTTCTTAGATGTTTATATAAATAAGAAACCTAGACAATATAGGCATATGACAAATATCAGATTTCCTCTTAGCTTCCAATTAAATCATGGCGCTAATGTTGGTGATGATGATCTTTGGGTTCCAGCAATAGGAGAAGACTTATAATAAGAGAAAGTTTATAAGGAGAAAATTATGCCAATAAAATTTACAAGTCCATTGGATAATAATCAAATGGAAGAAAATGAGATTGATGAAAATCAAATAGATGAAAATGCAAAAAAGGAAAATGTTACTCTTAATACAGATGAATTAAGAAGACGAGATATGTCTGTTGCTGATTTATTAGTTTTTGCTACAGAAAATAATTGTTCTGACTTATATATTAAATTATATTCTCCATCTTATGTTTCTAAATTTAATAATTTAATTCAATTGCCTTGTATACCATTAACAAAAGAAAGATGGCATGAATTTTATAGTTTAATATCAAATGAGTTAAATGCAGAATATGCGGTAAATAGAACATTAGATACATCTATAGATATTGATGTGCCTGAAACAAGTGTAAATTATGGTAAAGTAGATTATTATCATTATCGTGCAAATTTTGGTTATTCAGAAGATAAAAATACAGTTATTTTCAGAATGATTAAACCTAATTTAATCAGTTTTGATAATATTAATTTTAATCCACAATGTACAAACGCGTTATATAATGCATATAGTCAAAAAACAGGTATTTGTATTGAAACAGGTCCTACTGGTTCTGGTAAATCTACAACTATGGCAGCTTGTATTAATACTTTTACAAGACCTAATGGTCCGTTAGATAATAAAGTTATTATTACTCTTGAAGATCCTATAGAGAATAAATTTGAATCTACACCTACTGTTTTAATAAATCAAAAAGAACTTGGTTCTGATTTTAAATCATTTGGTTTAGGTATTAAATCTGCATTACGTGAACATCCTAATGTAATTATTGTAGGAGAAATGAGAGATAAAGAAGTTATTTGTACTACAATTGAAGCTGCAAGAACTGGACACTTAGTTTCTACTACGTTCCACGCTTCTGATGTTGGTGGTACTATTTCTCGTATTCTTTTCCACTTAGATAATGATAAGAACTTAGCATTTGACTTAATTTCTCAATTAAATATTGTTATTTCTCAAAGAATGTTGAAGAGAGACGATAGATATTTAGTTGATACACAATATTTATTGTTTAATAAAGCAATAAAGAGCCATTTAATTCAAATTATTGAAAATCCAAATCTTAATGTAGCTGTTGAGATAAATAATCTTATTTCGCAGCCTCAGTTATTACAAGCTGGATTATCAAAAGACTGGGAATATCCTAACGAAATATAATTTAAAAATAATCAGTTCTCCATACTTATGGAGGTATAAACTATAAAATAATGAATGAGGTTAAAAATATATGTCAGACTTAAATATTAGAGAAAGGTATAAAATTCTTACTGTTGAAGAAGTAAAGCAAAAGTATGAAAAATGCTCACTTGAACAATTAAAGATTTATTTAATTGCTGTTATGAGTGAGTATACTCATCTTGATACTATCAAAGTAAGAAGGCTTGAGATCAAATCAGGTAAAAAAGATACCAATATTTATGCTGATTATGAATTAGAAATAAAAGTAATTTTGGAGATGATTCATAATAAATTAGTTCAAAAAACTGGTTGTTGATAAAAGACTATTTAATTATATAATATTGTGCGGAGGAGAAAAATGGGAAAAGATTATAAAGCAAAGTATTATAAAGAATGTTATAAAAATTCAGAAAAAGAAGCTGAATATTATAAGAATGAAGCAAAGAAATTTGAAGATCTTTATAATACATCAGCCAGAAAACCCATGACCTTTTAGGTCGTGGGATGAATGGCGTCAGATTTAAAATGCCTATATTTTACTTAAAGACTATTAAATCAGTAAAATATATGATATAATATACATACAGGAAATCTTATTTCCGAGTCTATGAAAGGAGAAATCTGCATATATCTTACTGTAAAACAACAAGTCAAGCATCTGTCTAAGGAAGAGTATCTTACAATAAAAGAATTGTGTCATACTGCAAAAAATCTTGCTAACGAAGCTATTTACAATGTGCGACAGTATTACTTTACTGAAGGAGAATTTCTTAAATACGAAAAGAATTATGCCCTATTGAAGAATAGTCCTAACTATAAATCATTAAATTCCAATATGGCACAACAAATCCTTAAAGAAGTTGATGGTTCTTTCAAATCGTTCTTTGGACTTTTAAAACTGGCTAAACAAGGTAAATATACTTTTAAGGATTGCAAATTGCCACATTATCTTCATAAAGATGGATATACAACACTTGTCATAGGTTTTGTAAGACTTAATGGAAATAAGTTAATACTTCCATTTTCTAACAGTTTTAAGAAATTACATAAACCTGTTGAAATCACAATACCACCTGTATTGCTTGATAAAAAAGTAAAAGAGATTCGTATTATACCTAAAGCTAATGCAAGGTTCTTTGAAATTCAGTATATTTACGAAGCTGAATGTGTCCAAAGAAATCTTAATAAAAACAATGCACTTGCTTTGGATTTAGGGATCAATAATCTCGTAACAGCTGTATCAAGTAATGGCAAGTCCTTCATTATTGACGATAAAAAGCTTAAATCTATCAATCAGTGGTTCAACAAGGAAAACGCTCGCTTACAGTCTATTAAAGATAAACAACATTACGGGAAAAAGACTACTAATAGACAAAAAGAGATAGCACGTGATCGTAATAGCAAAGTCAATGATTATATGAATAAAGCTGCTCGTAAAATCATAGATCACTGCATTTTAAATGATATAGGAATTCTTGTAGTTGGCTATAATGAGACATTTCAGCGTGGTAGTCGTATCGGTAAACAAAACAATCAGAATTTTGTCAATATTCCATATGGCCAGTTGCGTAGTAAGCTTGAATATCTCTGTGAACTTAACGGTATTGTGTTTGTAAAACAGGAAGAAAGCTATACGTCTAAATCCTCATTTTGGGATAAAGATGATATTCCTGTCTATAATGCTGATAACCTAAAAGAATATCAATTTAGCGGTAATAGAATATATCGTGGTCTTTACAAAACAGCGAGTGGTAAAACATTTAATGCCGATGTAAATGGAGCATTAAACATTATGCGTAAAAGTAGCGTTGTGGATCTTAATATCCTATACGGTAGGGGCGAAGTGGACACGCCCGTAAGAATAAGGATTGCCTGATATTTCAGGTGGAAACTTAAATATCAAACTTCTTAAATAGAGCCGTTAGGCTCTTAGAAGCCCATTACCTTTAGGTGATGGGTAGTTCACAATAAAACTAATGAAGAGCTCAAAAATATAAAATCAGAATTTGCAAAATTTAAAATGCAAGTTATGGATGTTACTAATAAAAAAGAGAAAAAGTAATCATTAAAGTTGATAATTCGTCTTTATTTCGATATATAAAAATACAATCCACAGTTTTTAGTATTCTGCTCAAAATACTACACAGCAGGTATGTGCTTGTAAATCATACCAACAGTTTACCCTACTAGAAAAGGAGAAAAAGAATATGATTGACATTTTAGACAAAAACGGACGTCTATTAGAAAGTACTAATAAAAATGGACTTATCCGCAAATTATTGAAAGAAGGCAAGGCCAAAATAGTACAATATCGTCCGTTTGTGATTCAATTATTAAATGATGAAAATAACTCGGAGGATATAAAAATGACAAACGACTTAAAGAAACTTATTGTAATAACAAATTCAGATAAAAGACCTGATACATCAAAATTTAATGCAGAAATTACACAACAATGTACTTTCAATCAATTTGTAATATTAGCTACTGAAGGTTTTGAAGTAGAAAATGATACTGGATTGCTTATTGATATTGACGGTTTAACTGAAGATTTGTATGATATGCTTAAACCTTATAAAGAGTATATAAAAGACATATATTATTTCAAATTTAATACTAGATTATCTTATTTAAATGATGAAACTATTTTCGCATTAGATGAAGAAAAACCTAAGTCTATTGAAAAAGAAATAAAACCTCTTTGTGTTAAATTAGATGATAATACTAGTACTATGGGACACATTCTTATTTGTGGACAAGCAAGTTCTGGTAAAACTACTTTAGTCAAAAATATTGGATTACAGTTTAAAAAGAATGGTGCTGAAGTTGAATATATTTCACCAATACCAGATATTGAAGCGCCTTTTGATACAGTAACTACTTGTAATGCTAAAATTGTTGCAGAAAGACTTGAAGCTTATCATACAGAAATGATGGATAGATTTAAGCAAATGCAAAAAGAAAGTGTTAATAATGCAGCAAAATTAAAAAATAGACCAGCAGATAAAATACTTATTATTGATTGTTTATCAGAATATATGCTTTCTGATGATTATAAATCTGTTGATATTATTAAAAATACATTAGGTAGCATTGCTAGATTAGGCAGAGCTGCTAGAATTATCTTAGTATTAGTAACGCAAAGACCATCAGGTTCTATTGTTTCTACTTCACTTAAAGATAATATGCAAGATCTTATTATAACTGGTGCATTCAGATCTGATATGTCAGTACTTATGTTTGGTGAAGATGTAGAATCATCAAAAACCATTCCATTAGGTAAAGCAACTTATAGAAATCCTTTTATTCAATCTGATACGTCAGATTGTTATGTATTATTTAATATTGATAATGTAGCAACATTATAAATGTAATCAGCCAGGAGATGTAAAAATCTCCTGGTTTTTTAATAAAGACTATTTAATAATATAAAAAAAATAACAATGGAGGAAAATTATGGCAAATGAAAAATTTTTAGATGCCTTTAGAGCTTTAGATACAGAATTAAAAGATCAAGGCTCTACTGTTCTTGAGTATGAGAATTCATTAAAAGAAGGTAGTGTGGAAAAAGAAAAGCTTAAAGTATGTAGAATTATGAGAAATTATATGAGTCATAATGATACTACATTTTTAACTGCTTCAAATGAGCAAATTAAGTTTTTAGAAGCAGAAACAGAAGAAGTATTAAAAAGAGCACATCTTGTAAAAGATGAAATGAAAAGAGTTAAGACATTTAAGGCAACTGCACCTATCAAAGATGTAATTGCGGCTCTAGACAAATTTCCAGTTGTGCCTATTGAAACTAAAGCTGGAATTTATTTAGTAGATAAGGATATTTTGGTTCATCAATTAGCTGGTGGAGCAAAGAAGATTGCTGTACCTACTAAATTACCTAAATATAAGACAACAACTAAAATGACCAAGATAGAGGATCTTACTGAAGGTACTTATATTGTTACCGAGAAAGATGCTTATATTGGTATTATTATTGTTTGAGGAAATGATTATGAATAAAAAAATTATTGCTATATTATTAATATCTACAATGTTATTTGTTACTGCGTGTTCAAATAATATAAATAAACCTAATCCTATACAAGAAACAACTATTACTCAAATTATAAATAAGAATAAGTTATATGATTGTACTTGGATATATAAGGCTAAGGATGGTTCTAGTGCATCTTTTATATTTAATGAAGACGGAACTGGCGAATATACATCAGGTGGTAAAACTGGATCTGAAAGTGCATATTTTACAGAAATTACATGGACATTAGAAGATAATAAATTAAGTGTAACTCGTAGAGGTCCTTATACAGATAATTATATTATTTGTTTTGAAGGAGATAATCTTATTTTAACTAATGAAAATAATATTTCTACAACATATATTAAAATGGAAAAGAGATAAGTTTTTAGGAATTATTGTGAGGTGATAAATATGTACGGAGCGATTTTAGGCGATATGGTAGGTTGTCCATATGAATTTGATCGTGGAAATAAATCAAAAGATTTTACAATGTGGTCTGATCAAAATAGATTTACTGATGATACAGTAATGACAATTGCAGTAGCTGATGCATTATTACAATCAAAAGATCAGTCGGATGAAGCAATAAAAGGTGCAGTTATAAAATCAATGCTTTATTGGGGATTAAAATATCCAAATGAAGGATATGGAGCAAGATTTGGTTGGTGGTTAAAACAACCTGATCCTCAACCATATAATTCTTGGGGAAATGGTTCTGCAATGCGAGTATCTTCTGTTGCTTGGTTATTTGATAATATTTCAAAAGTAAGAGAAGTAGCGAAATTAACTGCAGAAGTAACACATAATCATATAGAAGGAATAAAAGGAGCAGAGGCAACAGCATCAGCAATATTTTTAGCAAGAGCTCATCATGATAAAAATTATATAAAAGAATATATAATTAATAATTTTGGTTATGATCTTTCTAGAACTTGTGATGAAATAAGACCTACGTATCATCATGTTGAGAGTTGTCAAGAAACTGTACCTGAAGCAATTACAGCATTTTTAGAAGGAAATAGTTTTGAAGATGTTATTAGAACAGCTGTTTCTTTAGGCGGAGATTGTGATACATTAACTTGTATTGCAGGCGGAATGGCAGAAGCATTTTATGGTATTCCAGAAGATATGAAGCAAGAAGTTATAAAGAGGCTTGAACCAGATATGCTTCTTGTATTAGAAAAATTTGATGCAGAAAGGAAGATCTAATTATGTTAAGTAGAATTGAACAAGAAACCATTGTCAATTCTAATAATGCAGAAAAAATGGCTGAAGTTTATACAGCAGATCCTGTAATGATTAGAAAATTAGATAAAATGGTTGAAAAGTACCCAAATACTTATAAAGTAATTAAACAAGACGATGAATCAAAAACTTATCAGTTTCCAAAAAAATTAATTAGATTCGGTGCTCCAGTAACTAGAGTCTATACTGAAGAAGAGAAAGCAAAACTTAGAGAACAACTTAATAATATTAGAAAAAAGTAATTTACAGTTTGCGTTTAATGGATTAAAATATATAAAATATATTAAACGTAAAGGAAATTAAAACAATGCTTTGGATTACTGAAAAAACAAATAAGCCTTTTGAATTTATTGCGCATCCAATTGATGGTGGAAATTATATTAGATTTAGAATTGATGATGTATTTAATGGAAAAGAAATTGATATTAGATCATCAAAAATTTCAAAAGATAATGTTCGTTTTATAAGAGAAACATTTGCATCTTTGCCTGAAGAACCATCTGCAGCAATTGGTAAAGCATATTTGTATGATGATAATAATAATTATATTGATAGTAAAATTATTACTGCAACTCCTATTGAATGGGAATGTGAAGATCCAAAGCTTAGATTAGAGGTTGATTTATAAATGAAAACTTTTGAACAAGCTCCTTGGATTGATTATTTAGATATTGATGAAAAAACTGGAGAAACAATTTTAATGGAAAATACTCCAGAAGATATTCGTAAAAAGTATGAACAATATCTTATAGAACAAAATAATAATTCAATGAAGTAATAATATAAGGAGAGTAATTTAATAAAATGAAAAAACTTATACCGATTATTTTAATAACTGCTTTTGTATTAACAGGTTGTGGTAAAAAGATTGCAAGTGAATCAACAATTATATCTACTACTACAACTACAATTACTACAGAAGCTACAACAACTACAACAGCTAAACCTACAATTATTGGTATTTGGCAATGCGGAAATACTTTTTATGCATTTAGAGAAGATAATACTGGCTTTTTATATATGGGTGAAAAGCAAGAATTTAAATATGAATTATTTGAAGCTGGATCAATTTCATTTGATTTAGGAAATAATAAAATGCAAGCAATGGCGTATTCTTTAGATGGTAATAATTTATTCTTCTCTGATAGTTGGGGAAATATGACTCGATTTGAAAGAATTACTAATTATGAATTTGAAAAGAGAAAAGATTTAAAGCCTACTCCAACTAAAACACCAACAAAAATACCAAAGAAGAAAATAACTAAAAAGAAATAAATTAAGGTAGTCAAAAGACTACCTTTTTTAATGAGGATTTTAGTATGGATGATTTATTTGATATAAATAAAATTCTTGAACAATGTCGACAAAAGAATTTATATGAACAAATAGATTCTGAAATTGTAAAGAATATTTATAAGAACGATTCAAAAAAGATAAAATCTATAAAATCAAATGATGACGTCGTTTCATTATTATTAGAATTATTAGGTGATTTCTTTGATTATGATGAATTATGTATGTCATATCAAGTTGATTTTTTATCATTTAAACAAGTAACAAGTCTTCAACTTCCATTAGAAGATGCTCCAACTATAATTGCAATAGTTGATTTAAATGCGCAAGCATGTATCGATGTTGTAGAATTAGATGGACCATTATCTAGAGAAGAATTTGAAGATTTCGCAAAAGATTATTATAGTAAACTATAAGGAGGTTTTTATGCCTCCTTATTTTTTTATAAAAAGTATTTACAAATTCATCTATTTGTAATAAAATATATTTACATAGTAATATTTTTGTAATAGAATAATACTATACGAAGATAAAAATAATTTATCATTCAAAAAATAGTTAAGTGAGGTGTAACAATGAATAGGACAGAGATGAATGATATAAGAAAGACGTATCGATCTCAGCTAGCGCAGCTACGACTTGAAAAGGGTTATTCGTTGAGAGATATAACCAAACAGATCGGAATTCCATCTCAGACTTTGCATAATTGGGAAAATGGTACAAATAAGAATATTGGACCAAAGTACAAGAGAGAAGCAATAAAGCTTGCAAAGTTGTATTCTATTTCAGTGGAGGAACTCAATAATCTTGTTCATAATGCTTGGCTGGATTTTAAGAAGCAGACAAGTAGATATAAGGCAGATTTAGAACAGAAGAATTATTTGTTTGAACTTAGAATAAATAATTTTAAGACTCTTCAGCAGGTTGCAAATGCAACAGGTACATCATTGAGTCAGATTCTTCAGTACGAAAAGGGAGTTAAGACGCCTACTGCAGATGTATTGAATAAGTTGAGTACATATTATAATATTCCATATGAAACTTTATATAATAAGTTGGTGAATAGTTAAACTTTCATTTGTATTTTACTTTTTATAAAAAATTTAATATAATTTAAATGTAATTAAAAATAGCTCTTGTAACAAAGAGCTATTTAATTATATAAGGTAAAAACGAAGTCATACCTTAATTTATTAAAAAAAACGTAAGATATAAAAGGAGTTTAATTAAAAATGAACAAAGTAATTATGACAGTTACCCTCGGAGCAGATCCAGAAGTTAAGACAGTAGGCGAGACAAAGTTTTGTAACTTTTCAGGTGCAGTAAACAAGAGACGTGTTAAGGAAGGCGAACCTAACGCTGATTGGTTCCAGTTTACAGCATTTGGTGCAACTGCTGATTTCATCGGTAAGTACTTCAAGAAAGGTTCTCAGATGCTTATTACAGGTAATCTGCAGAACAATAACTACGAAAAAGATGGTGTTAAGCACTATGGCAACAAGATTATAATTGAGTCTGTTGAGTTCTTTGGAAGAAAGGCTGATGGAGATCAGTCTGGATCAACAGCTGAAAGTGCTCCTGCCGCAGGTGGAGAGTACCTCGATTTCTAATTTCTAATTAGAAAAAGCTGACTTCGTGTTACCTATAAAAGTCCTGGTAATTTTTATCAGGACTTTTTTCTATTTAATTTTTTATTTACAAGTTTAAAAATATAAATTAAAATTTAATAATTACAAAAATATAAGGAGGTAAAGGTTCATGAGAAGTGCAAAGAAACAGATTGAAAAAGAAGCATATCAAAATAAAGTTAATCCTGGACATAAAGAGTCATATCAGCAGCCTTTACGTCCTAGATCTGCTGTATTTAAATCAAAGAAAGATTATAATAGACAGCAAGATAAAATAGATATTAAAAAAGGAAAATATGATTAACATAAGGAAGTAAGTAAATTATGATATTAAATAGTATTGATATTACAAACTGGAAGTGCTTCGATCATAAGCAAATGAATTTTGACAAAATGACTGTTTTGAATTGGAAAAATGGTGAAGGTAAGACTTCATTAATTCAAGCAATTGTTTTGTGTTTATTTGATAAAAGACCAGATAATCTTGATTTTGCAAGTTTAATTAAAGATCCTGAGAAGCCTACAAAGATTATACTTAGTTTTACTCATAATGCTGCAGCTTATGTTATTGAAAGAGAAGTTGGTAAAACATCAGGTTATAAAGTTTTTAAAGATGATGAGTTAATTAGTAGAACTGCAGCAGAAAGTAAAAAGATACTTGATGATATTATTTCAGATTCAGTTCTTACATCATTATGGGGTTACGCACCTCTTGCAAATTCAAATGTTTTAAGTACAAACTATTTATTTGAAATTCTTGAACAAGAATTTAAAACTGCACTTGATATTAAACAATATTTTAATAATGATAAAAATTATAATCAAAAGCATAAATCTACACTTGAAAAGCAGATTACAAATCAAAGTGTAACTCAAGCAGATATTGATAAATTAAAAGCTGAATTAGATGCACTTAATGATAAAATTAAGTCAAAAGCTTTTATTTCTGATGATGAAATTATTAAGGCAAAGAAAGCAAAAGAAGACTTTGCAAAATATCAATCATTAATGAAGCAATTACCTTCTTCTGTACCATATGATAGAGAACTTTGTTTAAGACTTAAAAATTATGGTAATTCAGCTGAAGAGTGGAAAAAGCATTTTGATAATATTGAAAAACAAATTGCAGATGAAAAGTCAAAATCTGTAGCAAGTCCCTTAGCAAAATATCCAAAGAATGTTATTACTGCACTTATTAATGAAAGTAAGTGTAATTATGACACATGTGCTCTTTGTGGAGCTAAGAATTTTAAAGAGCCAGAAATAAATTATGATGCTATTGACAATGATAAGATTCAAAGACTTGAAAGAGAACTTGAAGATAGAAGATATAATTTTGATGATTATAATAAATCAATTCAGTATTGGGTTCTAAAGAAACAGATTGAAGCTGTTGAATATTCAAAAGATGTTGATTTTGAAAAGATTATTAGTGGATATAATGAAGAAACTAATAAATTGTATGATGAATATAATACAAAGAAAGCACAATATGAATCATTAGATAAAGATTTTGCAAAGATTTCTGAGTTAATGGAAGCTCAAAAGAATTATGATCTTGCAAAGAATTGTATTTCAATTACTGATGAATTTATTCAAAATATAAAAGAATATTATGCTGATGAAATTGTTAAAAGAGCAGCAGACTTAGTAAAAACAATAAACACAAGATATGTAGATTTGTTTATTGAAAATAATGTATATAAAGCAAAGATTTGGGATAAAGATTTTACAAAACTTTCAACATTGCCTGTACAATCACTTTCAAATGGTGAGAAAACTTGTGCAGCTCTTGCATTAATACTTTCTATTAGAGATTTATTTATGCCTGAGCTTCCTCTTATAATGGATGAATCTTTTGTAAATTTGGATGCTGACAATCTTGCAGCAGTAAGAGATATTATAAATAAAGACTCAAATCAGTGGATAATTGTATCGCATGATGAACGTCTTGTCAATTAAAAGGAGAATAAATGTATGGATGCGCAAAAATTTATAAGACTTAAAGATATTTATATCAAACTAGATAAAATAGAATTTTTTTATTTTGTACCAGAAGAATGTACATTATATATTGGTTTAAAAAATAATTATTTTGAAATTGAATTAGATCCTGAAGTTGATGACATCAAAGCAATTCTTTCAAAAATGAATAGTTTATTTAATTATGAATTAATAGATGTACTTTTATAATAGGAGGTAAATTATGAATATTTGTATACCATCATCTAGCAGTTTAGAACTCAAAGCATCAATAGTTAAAATAAATTTTACAATTAATTTTAGTGGACGTAGTATTGATGAAACTTTATTTAAGGTAAATAGAGTAAAGAATATGTTGAATGATCTTATTGTTGATAGAAAATCATATGTAAAAGGTTCATATAAGCAATCAACATTAGATATTTCAAAGAAATATTCAGCTACAAATGTAACAGATAATTATTATGAAATTAGTATATATTGTAGTTGTGTATTGAATATAAAGAATAAAAAGACTGCTATTGAAGATTTTATTGACCTATATAATTTTTCAAATGTAAATTATATTAAATTTGATTATGAATTTGATATTACAAATGAAGAAAGAAAGCAAGCAACTACTGATTTGACAGCTCAAATTATTGATAAAGGAATGAGTCAAATTAGATCAATTATTGAAAAATCTACTGAATTGGCAGGTACAAAGCCATTTTTAAATAAGATAGAAGAACCTGAATTGAGAGCAAAAATTAGTAATATTATACCTGATTTTACTACACATGAAGCTACTTTTGACTCAGATTTTATTATTACACCTGATTTAGTAGCAGATATGTTTGAAAATACAAATATTCATATGCGTAGTACTTTGAACTTATATATTGATTTAAAGTCATCAAAGACTTTAAATTAAAAGACTATTTAATAATATAAGTATTTAGAAAAAAAGGAAGGAAATTATTGAATGAAATTAGCAATTTGGAGCGATTTACATGTTGGATGTAGAATGTATCGTACAGATGAAAATAACATCAACAAGTATGAGCAAGCTATTTACAAGGCATTAGAAGATTATGCTGAAGTAATGATAAATGAAAATCCAGATTTAATTATCGACTCAGGTGATGTATTTGATAAGGCTAATCCTTCTGTTCTTGCAATGAATAAATATGCAAGAATTCAACAAAGATTTGAAAGACTTGATATACCTACAATGACAATTTTAGGTAATCATGACTTTAGTTTTCCAAATAGAAGAAGTAAATGTAGTGCTGCAGCTATGGCATATCATACATATTTTGCAGATTATGATATTAAATCTGTTGATATTGATGATATTCAATTTGTTATGATGCCTTATATTTATGATAAAGATGAAAATATTGAAGCATATTTAAAGAAATGCGAAGAAGTGGCTAAATCTAATCCTTTGACTAAAAAAGTATTAGTAACTCATGGTGTTACTGAAAAATATTATAAAGATAGTTTTGTTGGTGACAAAATTATGTTATCTGATGAATTAGTTAGTCTTTTTAATTTAGTAATAATTGGTCACATTCATACATCATTTGCATATAAACAAGGTAATACATTAGTATTATCTCCAGGTGGATTAATTGATTATCAATCTTATAAAGATAGTACTGGACCTTGTTTTGTTGATACAGATACTTGGCAATTGAAAAAGATTAAAGTTACAACACCTCATATTATTAAGGTTGATTGTAATGAAAAAAATATAAATGAGACTCTTAAAAATGTAACATATAATATTTATCAGATTACATATAAAGGTGATACATCAAAAATTGATAATGATTTGTTTATTGAAGCAAAGAATAAAACTTTAAATTTAACTATTAATCCTATTGCAGATGAAGTAGTCGAAACAAAGAAAGTTAAGAAAACAGCATTAGATATAATTACTTGGGTATCACAAAATTATCCTGATAAAGTTGATCTATTTATTAAGGCAAAGGAGGCTACAATGTGACAAAAGAACAACAAGAGTTTGAATATTATTGTCTAGATAAAACTATGCCTTTGCCTGAAGAATTTCCATTAGTATATAGTAATGGAAATGCAACTAAAAAATTATATTTTAAAGTTGGGCTAAAAGCAAAAATAAAACATATTGATTGTGTAATTATTTATTCAGCTGTTGAGTTTGAAGATAATCTTGAAAGATTTATGTTTATTCCAGCTGAAATTTTTTATGCAAATCAAAAAAGATTTTTTACGGAGGTATTGTCATTAGATGAAGTAAAGTCAATTATAAAGATAATACCTACAATTAATATTTTTGAATATACATCTTTATTAGAGTTTACTAATATTTATAAAGATTATAAAGATTTAGTAATTGAAAATTGGGAAAAACTTGATATGAATAATTTAATAGAAATTTAAACAGGAGGAAATTTATAATGGATATGCGAAAGTTAGAGCTACAAAGAATGATCAATGGAGAACATGGTATAGATTACCATCGTAATATTGATCTGAGTGGCTATACTTTTTATTTAGGTGAATCATTCTTATCATTTGAATTTTGTGATATTGAAGGATTTACTGTAGTTAAGATTAATTATATTTTTATTACAAGTAAAACAGCTCTACTTAAATTATTTTCGCAAGCAATTGAATTTTGGAAAGGTTATGGCGTAAATTATGTCTATTATAAGACACATAAACGCAAAGCAAATGTTGCAGAAAAATTCTTGGAAAGTATTGGCTTAAAAGTAATAGAAAATGATAATTTTAATGGTTGGAAGCATGACTGGAAGTCTACAAACGGTTTTCCTGAAAAAGAAATTATTGAGGCGATAACTGACAACTAAATATATATTACAGAAAGGATGTAAAATAATATGAGCAGGATAAAAAGGTTTGTAGCTGCTTTATGCTGTCTTTGTGTTATTTTTACATCTTTTTTATCTGTATATGCTAAAGAATATGAAAAATCTGGTGAGACCAAAGATGGTGATAAAACTGCTACATATTATATCTTAAAAGGAAAAAGTTATGATAAACTTTTTGATTTAAAAATTACAGATATAAAATCTGGTCAAGATATGATAAATTGGGTCTTTAACTTTAAATCTTTTACTGTAATTAAAAAATGGAAAGATAAAGACGGAAAAACATATTATAAAGGTTACTTTAACGCACCAAATTTACAAATGCAAGTAAAAAATGGTGTAATGGCAGATGCAGCAGATGGTTTTACAGATGGTGCATATAAAGTAGAAGATACAGAATGGTTAGTTAAAGTTGGCTCACATGCTAATACAGAAAATGCAATAACTAGGTATGGTTTTAGTATACCTAGTTATTATTATATGGGAGAATATCCTAATACTCAAATGTCTACAGCTAATTTAGTTATGAATATGACTAAAATTTGTAGCCCATTTTTCGCATTAAAAGCATTATTTGGAGCATCTTTTATTGATGCACCAGACGCTTCTTCTTTTAATACAATTACATATGATAATCATACATATATTGATAAAGAAGATAGATTAAGTGAATTTATTCAAAATTATTGGATCCCTTATTTCGTAGCAAGAATTGGTACTAATGATTCAAGATTTTCAAAAAAAGGAAATTATACAGATAAAGAATATTTTAAAGATGTCGATGATCTTTTAAATAAAACTATTTCTGATGAAGAAGTACATTCTGCAGAAAAGTATATTGAAGAAAATAAAGAAAGTTATAAAGAATTCACAAAAATTAAAGTAGCGTATAATGCTTGGAAAAATAAAGCATCAACTGTAACTGTTTATACAGGTGATAAAATAAAAACAAATGGTTTTGCAATGCCAAATACAAGCGCTCTTTGGGGTGATAGATTATCACTTTTAGGTTATGGAGTTTTATGGGATGGAACATTAATTGATATTGCTCATAAACGTCAAGCAGAAACTTGTAAAACAGAAGCTGAACCAATTGTTTTTAGATCAAATGCTGAAAAGAAAGATACATTTAAGAGTTGGCTTAATAAAAATGACAAATATAAAACTGCAGTTAGAAATTGGTGGAATAAAGGCAGTGGTAACAACTCTAAAGAAAATAAAGCAAAATTCTTAATGTCTATTTTATTAGATGAAAAGAGTAATCCAATTGCTAAAAATATGCCAAAGAAATGGTCTAATGATGTAATTAATTACTTCAATGGATATTTTAATGGAACTGATGATAAATTACTTGATTTAGTAATTGAATTAATGGGTAGAAATTATTATGGTGAATACTATTATGTAGGAGCAGATGATAAAGTTCCATCTAATAAGAAAAAATATCCAGTTGGTGGAAAAGGTTCTGCTAAATTTACAGTAGAAGTTGAAGAACCTGTTTATAAAAATGGTAAAGTTGTTAAAAAGAAAAAAGTAAAGAAAGAAGTTACTTGGAAGCCAACAAATCATAAATATTATTTTATAGACTCAGGAAATAATGCTATTGAAATAGAAAATAGCGTTGTAAAAAGTTATTACAATATTTGTTTCTGTAATTGGCAAGGTTTTACTTTAAGTGATTGGCTTACAGATAGAGCACTTACAATTATGCAAAAATATGATGAAATGGTTGATTTAACTTTTGCATATGATAATTTTATTAAAACATTTAATAATATAAATGCTAATACAAAAGGTTTTAATCCTAAAAAGAGTTCAATGACTGGTATTGCATATGGTCAATGTTTAATTAAGAATACAGGTAAATCTGGCCAATGTATATCAAATAAATATGGAGAAGATTCAACTTATACTGTTGAAAGAGTATATGCTTCTACACGTGTAAGAGAATTAACAGTAGATTTTAATTATTCTGATTATTTTGGTGAAAGTAATAAAGGTTATTGGACTAAAAATACAAAAGTTTATGAAAGTCGTACTAAATTAACAAAATATGCTGCAACTGAAGTTATAAATAGAATTAAAGATGTAACAAGTTCAGCATATTCTGAAGTAATGGGTAATATTATTAAGTTAATAATATTAAATGCAAACTCTGTTAATGACAGAGGCCCAAATGACATGATGAATGCTGAAGATGATAGAATTATGCCATTTGATGTTAGTGCATTAACTCCAGAAGATCAAGAAAATTATTCTACTTCAGATCCAAGAGTAAATTTATATAGAAAAAATATTATTGGATCATTTGTAGCGGATCTTAATTTAAATATTGGAGGTATATTTGCTTGGTTTAGACCACAAGCTACTTTATTAAATATAATTGGTAAAGTATCAGAACTTTCAGTATTTATGCAACAAATTTGTAGTTTTGATCTTTTAGATAGTTGGGGATTATCTCCAACAACAATGTGGAATAGTGCATTTGGATTATTATTAATGAGTGCATTAGCATTATTCTTTGTTGTAAAAACAATTAAAGCAGTTATTGGAGTATGTACAAGTAGTAGTTCTAGTGATGCTAAAATATTTATAAGTTTCTTAGTTCTTATAGTTGAGCTTGGAATAATTACATTTATTTATATAAATCCTGAACGAACTTGGAACTTTGTAAAAAAATATGATACTATGGTTATGAATTTAGGTGAAATGGCTACAGTATCTACAGATAATAATTTTAAATATCTCTATGGAGATAAAAATGATCTTGAAGTAACATATTATCTTATATATCTTGATGCTTGGTCAAGTTATAATACAGGATATGCTATGACTGATGATCAACAATTAATTAAAAAAGATGGTACTCCAGAAGTATTAAATATGTATAATCCAGGCATTGGAAATAATGATATTAAGCATTGGTCTATATTATTAGCAGATTCATTTGAATATCATGGAAAATCTAATAGTCCATTTACAAGTATTACTGAAAAAGATTCAAAAGGTAATAATCATGTTATTAATGGACCTTATATAAACAATAATGCTTATAGAGTTGTAGATCATTTTATGGCTCCACGTGTTAAATTTACCGAAACTAATGGCGGTAAAAATATAAAAATGCAGGTTACACAAAATGAAAATTACAACGGAAAATTCCAAAGTGGATTTGATGGTTTATTAGTAAAATTATTAATAGCATTATTTATGTGCTTTATGTCATTAGTTAAATTATTAACATTCTTCTGGCAATGGTATTTAATCTATGTATTATTCTTTAGAGTAATATTAGGTAAAATGGCAGAAAATAAAACATGGAAAGAAATACTTGCACAAACATTTGCACCAACTGTAGCAATATTCTTTATTGGATTATATACAGGTACAGTATTCCAAGTTGCAATAAGATTATCTGGTCTTGTTGGAATAGTTATAATGTTAGGTTTATTTATTGTAACATTTAAACTTCTTGGATGGTGGTATGAATTAAAACGTGGTACTTACTTCCCTATGACTCTAAAACCTATTTATGCAATAGTTGGTCGTGAACAAATCAATAAAGCAATTAAGAAAGAGAAAGGTATTAGAGAAGGAGAAATGTTGGATGAAGAATGGGCAAATATGTCTTTTGCAGAACAATACGATTACTTATATGACGAAAATGGTAATATGAGAAATGAGCGTAAGAATGCTAAAGATAGATATAGAAGAGCTGAATTCAGACAACGTCTTAATAGAGATCTTGAAGGAATTGATCAGACTACTGGACGTACTAATCTTGAAGAGTATAAGAACAAGCATGCTGGCGAAAATGAAGCTAATAGAAATCTTTATAAGAATTTCCAAAAAATTATGGATGATTATGATCTTGATAGAATTGGTGGAGTTGATTCTCGTCAAGATATTGAATATTGGAAGCATCAACGTAATAAATTTGGATTCTCAAATGATAAACATATTACAGAAAGTATGCATGAAGCTCAGAAACAAGCTAAAATTGAATCTGGAGATCCAAATGCAGAACTTGTTCATGAAGATCCAGAAAAAGCTAAAAATTCTTCAAACAATAATTCTAATAATAACTCAACCAACAACAATTCTAACAATAAATAGAACATGAAAGGAAATAGCAATGAGACAGATAAATAAGTTAAAAGATATAAAAAAATCTTTAACTAATTTTAATTGGTTAAAGACAATTAAGTCTGTAACTTGTTTACTTATCATTGCTGTTATCCTCTGTTCTACTGGTATAATGGCTCGAGCTGATATTTGCCAGAACTTTACTGGTAGAGAAAATGCAGAAGAAAGAAATAATTTCTCTAGAGCACAAGATCAAAATATTTATAAAATTTGGTCAATGCTTAAAAGTTATGGTATGAATGATACTCAAGCTTGTGCATTTTTAGCTGTTATGTTTTGTGAGGCAAATTGTAATCCAAATACAATTGAAGGTGATTATAGAATTGCAGCTAAATTTAATCAAAAGAGTAGAACATCTTCATTTAATGAATGGTGGACAGAACATAGAACAGAATATACTAGAAAATTATTATCAACAATTTATGGTGTATCAGATTCAGATTTAGATAAAGCACAAAAAGGTCATAAATATTCAAAACAATATAGAGTTAATTGTTTAGCATATTTTAATAAAGGTAAAGGTGCTTGTGGTATTGGTTTATGTCAATGGACAGGTCCTAGAACTGATGGACTATTAAATTTTGCATCTAAACATAATGTAAAATGGTATACTATGGAAACACAGTTAACATATATTATTTCAGATAAAAAATTAGGTGGAGATGATTATTATTCTGGAATAATTAGTAGATATAAAAAAGATTGTACAAATAAATCTTTACAAGAATGTGTTAACTGGTTAGTTGATAAGTATGAAGGTTGTCCTGGTGCTACTACTGCAAAGAAAATTAGAGGTAAGAAAGCTTCTCAATTTTATTTAATAATGCATGGTAAAAGTTGGGATAGAAAATATGGAGATAAAATAGTTTCTGGCGCAGGATTAACTCCAGTTGCTCCAGAAAGTGGAATTCAAGATAGATCAATTCTTCGTGAATACGCATCTCCAGGTATATATTATCCTAGAAATGGTGGTTTCCTTTTAAATACTGAAGATGATCTTAAAAAGAAAAATCAAGAAGTATATCAAGGTTATACAAATACATTATTAGGATTAAATGATAATTCTAAAACATATAGTTTATTTGAATTATATGGTGAAGATTTACATTGGTATAGATATATGGGTGAATCTAATTTCCAGCCTGGATTAGCAGATCACTTATATTCAGGATATAATCAAAATAGAATTGATGAATTAAAAAATATTCAAACTATTTTCTATAGTGCAAATAACTATTTGTCAACTCAAGTATATCCTGAAAGACCTAGATGTTTAATGCCAGAAGAAAAGAAATTAGGTTTACAAGATCCTAGAACTGATGCAGAAGTAAAAAGTGCATTTACTGGCGCACCATATGTAATAGGTACATTATTTATGTCTATTTCTAAACTTGTATGCTCTTCTGTATCATACTTATTAGGAGATAAGATTATAAAAAATATTGCTTCAATATTTGATGCAATAGAAACAAAATTAACTCAAAAGAATATTAAAGCAATGATCATGCCAGTAATATATTTGTTATTTGCATTTGCAGTTATTGCTTTAATCTTAAGTCTTGTTAAGAAAAGTGTATTATATGCTAGAGGTGTAAGTGGTGCACCTAGAGATATTATATTCAGATTTTTAATAAGTATGTTAGCAATGGGACTTATATTTGCTTGTATTGCAAGACCAACTGTATTTAATAAAGTATTAGTAAATATTGCTTGTGGAATTGATGGATATTTTAATGAAGCATTAGCAGAATCATTACAAGAAGATGAAGTAATCGCAGTACAAGATAAAAATATGGCTACTGAAGCTGCATTATGGAAAACTTGTATATTTGAACCTTGGTGTAAAGGACAATTTGGTCTTCCATATGAGCAATTATATACTCAGTATGCAGATCTTTCAGATGCAGATGTAAAAGCGAAGAAAGCAAAATATGATCAAAGTCATACTACACAACAAGAAGCTGAAGCAGCTAAATTAACAACTGAATATTATAATAGTGCGCAATTAACTGGTGATGTATTTGTTCCAGTAGGTGGTGGAAAGAAGATTCGAAATTGGGCAGCATATTTATATTCTTGTGGTACAGATTATCATATTGATAGTACAATGGTACATAAAGAAAATGTAAAAGAAACAACTGCAAAATGGCCAATTGCAAAAACTACTGCAGGAAATACACAATTATATGCAGATACATTTAGAGTAGTTGATGCACAAATGAATATTTCTCCACAATATTATACAGATGGAAGAACAGTAGCAAATTATACTAATTCAAGAAAATTAGATACTCATTATTTAACACAAGGTTTTCAAATGTTATTTAATGCAATGATGCTAATATTCTTAATTCCAGCTATATATGAAAAATTAAAGAATTTTATATTATTAATGTCTACAATTTTCCAAATGATCTATAGTTCTTTCTTAGAGTTATTCAAAGAAAATACAGGTTTTCCTGAATTTACAGAAAGATTTAAAAAGTATTTCTTTGGATATTTTATAGCAAAGATTAAGATCTATGCAATGGTAGTCTCTTATTATGTATTAGTTGGAAAAGGTTTTGTAGGAACATTAGTATATATGGTAGTATGTGTAACAATATTAGGACTTACAGTTCAAAATGTATCACAATTTTATAGAAAAACTAAATATAGAGTCAATATGGCTGCAAAAAGAATTAGTGGTAAACGTGGTCTTTCTAAATCTTGAAGACCTAAAAATAAAAGACTATTTAATTTTATAAATATCTAATAGGAGGGAAATTATGAGCATAATTGTTGTTACAAACGACAAAAAAATACCTAAGGAGTTAAATGACTTTACTGTTGAAAAGTGGTCTGCTAAAGAATTTTTAGAGAACGCTTATTCCGATGATGGTATAGACGTAGAAGAGTCATTATGGTATCATACAAATATTTTAACAGAAGAAGTATATAATGCATTAAAAGCATTTATTGAGAATGGTATTGATATTGTATATTACCGTTTTGATACAGATCCTGCGCCTAATTTTGATGTTGAAGAAGCAGTTCTTCAAGATCCTGAAAAACCAGCAGGAGCAGAGCCTGAAGTAGTTCCAAAGCCACAAGCTGAAGTGGCTCCAGCTACTCCAGAGCCAGAACCTCAAATTGAAATAGTTCCTCCTGCTCCTACAATTAATCCTGAAGAAACAATCTCAACTAGACCTGGATCAAATTATCCTACAGCACCTCAAGTACCTGTTCAACCTCAAGTTGTTCAGCCTCAGGCGCCTGTAGTACAGAATCCAGCTCCAGTAGAACCTGAACAACCAAAGCCTCAGGTTTCAGATCCATTCAAATTTAATATTCCTCAGATTTCAATTCCAGGAATTACAACACCAGCTGCTCCTCAAGCTCCTGTTCAGCCTCAAGCTCCACAGATAGTTCCTCAGCAGCCTCAGATACAGCAAGCTCCAATTGTTCAGCAACCTGTACAACCACAAGTACAAGTTCCTGTTCAGCAACCTGTTCAGCAACCTGTACAGAATAATGAAAGACCTAATAATTCTGGAATGAGAATTAAGATTGCTGGTGGAGATATGTTTAATGGTAATAATCCTGTTGTAAATCCAGAATCAGCAAATCAGTTAGAGGATATAACAGAAGTAGTACCTAAGTCTGTAGAGAATAATGGTGCAGAAGTAATTATATTTGGTAGCTCAAAAGGTGGTACTGGTAAGACCTTTACTGCTTGTATGAGCGCATATCAATTTGCAAAAGATCATCCAAATCTTAGAGTTGCATTAGCAGACTTTGATATTATTGATGGTCAGGTTGCTATTACTACAAACCAAGTTGGTCCTACAGTTCAGGATTTCTATATTGATTTTGTAAATGGCAATAAATCATTCGGTGATTTATCTAAGTACAAGGCAACATCTGCAAAATTTAGTAGAAATATTGATTTCTACCTTGCGCCTGCACAAGATATTCCAGAAATTACAAATGATAATGAATTCTGGAGAACAATATATAATCTTTTAATTAAGAATTATGATGTTGTATTCTTTGATACAGGTATTGATTATATGGGTAAAGAACCTATTAGTGAGCTTTATAAAGTTGCAGATAAGATTATTATTACTTGTAATACATCTATCAACTCTGTTAAATCTATTATTAAGCAATTACTTACTTTAAGTGGTAAGAGAGCAAATAATATTTTTGACGCAGATGACGATATTCTCAATAGAATTAATATTGTTTTAACTCGTGTATCTGATGATTATGAAGATGTAAATAATGAAGTTGTTAACAGATTGAGTAAATACGCTCCTATTATTGCTGCATTTGGTAATATTGATGGACTTGTTTATAGAGTTCAGTGGGGTGGTGCTTGGCAGTTAATTGATAGTCAGGAAGATATTGTTGACAATCTTAGAAGAATAACAGATTTAACAAGTGAGGATGAGTAAAATGAACAAAATAATAATTGATGGTTGCGTACAAAAAGACGCTAAATTGTATGAAGAGATTGCGAATTTCAATATCTCTGCAATAACTGGTGAATATACTTGTATTGATGGCACCAAGAAGAATAGATTTACATATATTAGAGTTGTATTTCCACAACAGATTACAAAATATTTGGAAGATATTCTTCAGCCTGGTGCAATGATTAGAATTTATGGTAAATTAGATTCAGAGCAATATAAAACATCAAGTGAGAAGATCGTATATAATAAGATTTTAGTCGCTAATAAAATTGTAAAAATAAAATATGATAAGGAATTGAAAGATTATGTGGAGGTAGATTAAAATGTTAGGAAAGAAAGGCAAAAAAGTAAGTGAAAATACACCTGCTAAGTCTGCTGAAGAATTTACCAAGAATTTACCGCCTATTGCAAAAAAATATGGATTCAGAGTTTCAAGACCTTATGGTTATTTTCATGAAGATGTAGATAACTTGATCATGAAACTTGAAGATGAGATTAATAATTTGACAAAGGAAAATAAGACTCTTTCTGATAGTTTAGATAAAACAAAAGAAGAGCTTAAAGATGTTAAATCAGAATTCTCAAGATACAGAATGCAGATTTCATTTATGCCTTTTGGTGAAAAATCAGAAGAAGAAGAAATTGATCAGATTAATGGAATTAAAGATATAAATGCAAATAATAAACCGTCTATAAAAATTAAACCAGCAAAAACTGATATACAAGCAACTTCTACTTCTGACCCTAACAAAAAGAAAAAATCTACGTTTAATAATTTAATTAGACCTAAACAAGACACAAATGGAGGTTAATACAGTATGTCTGCATTAGATAGAATAAATAAATTAAACAGTAATACTGAAAAACCAAATCTCTCAGTTGATGCACAACTTTTAGCTGCAAATGATCTTGAAAATCCTGAGAATGAAGAGTTTTTTGGTGGAATGTCAGAAGAGGCAAAAGAATCTTTGTCAAAATCATTTTCTCAATTTGAAGTTCGTATTGACTCTACTGATCTTATAAAGTCAGATAAGAAAGAAGAATCAACTGGAATAGCTGAGGAATCTGATGCTGAAGAACCAGTTGAAGAAACAAAAGAAGATGAGTCTAAGGAAGAAGTTAAAGTTGAAGAAAAATCTGATGAAATAAAGATAGAAAAAGAGTCTGAAGATAATAGGCTATTTAATAATAATAAAGAAGAATCGCATGGTAAGTCTCGTGGTAGACCAAGACGTGAAGTAAAGGAGCAATCACAAATGAGTCAAGAAAATTCTATGGTAGATTGTAAGCCAATCATGGATAAGTTAGTAAAAGATCTTATTGATGATTTGAAGAAAAATAAGTATTCAATCGGTAGTTTTAGTGACGCCGAAATGAAGATAATTTATGATTACATTTATAGTAAACTTTAAAGGAGGAAACAAAAATGGACGGATTTTATGTATTAGCTAATACATTTACTCCTGTTGCGCTCGAATCTGATTTCGTAAAAAACATAGTTTCTTATGCAGCAATGATTGGCGGTGCGATTTTAGCAATTTTCTTAATTGTAGGTATTGTTAAAGATGGTATTGCTTACGCTAAAGGTGGTGGATCAATATTCCCTATCATTGGTAAAGCTTTATTCCTCATTCTTTGTATTGGATTAATATTCTTAGCACTGCAATATAAAAATATTGGTAATAAAGCCGCAACGCTTGCAGAAAAAGGAATTAATATAATTGAAACAGAAGTTCGTAAAGCAGTAGATGGCGGAGCATAATTATAGTAAGTAAATTAGAAAAATAAAGTAAGGAGGAATATGCATGTCATTGGCTGATTTTATGAAGCAATTGCAAGATCAAGATGCTTCTGGTATTGTATATAGCCAAGTGCCTGAACAACCTGTGCGTGTTATTCCGCCTGAAGAAACAGCGGTTAAAATAATTGCGCCAGAATCAAAGGTACTAAATCCAGTTAAAAGTACTCAACCTGCTAAAATTAAATTAAAACTGGAAAGACCAAATCCTCAGGCGCCTGAACAACAAATTCAACCGCAAATTCAAGTACCTACTAATCAAACAGAAACTGAAATTATTCCTGAACACATAGTTCAAGACATTCAGAATACTATTGAGAAAAATGAAGAACCTGTTCCAGTAGCTCAATTGAGTGAAGAAGAATTATTCATTAAAAGTGGTACTGAATCTAGTAAAAAAGATATTTGGCTCGACTATTTTGCTCAAGCAAAAGCGAGTCGAAAACATAATCCTGTTGTAGATAGAATGAGATTAGGTAAATTTACAATTACACCTGATAATAAAGTTCTTATTCTACCGGACTACGATGTCGTCAATAAAGATCCTGACGATATTTTGAAAGATAGTTGGTTTTAACCTCCACATTAGCTCTATTATTTGGGTCTGTGTGACATTTCCAATAATAGTATATATATAATTTATTTATTTTATTTTATTTATAATGTGCCTGGTTAAATCTCTATAAAAAGAAATGGTATATACTTCGGTATATACCATTTTTTATTAATTCTATACATTTTTTATTCCCTAGAGTACATTTATTAGTACTATTATACAAATTATCATTTTTTGTATACATATTGCACAAAACCTATACAAAAATATATAACTGCACTTGTACAGATGTACAAATGTTATACATTTATACCAAAAGTGGTTTATTTTTTTAGAGAATATATTATAATATAATTAGATAAAATAAATACGATTAAGTACTTTATCTTATCTCTCGTTTATCAAGGTAATTACATTATATACCAAGTAAACGAAAAAATAAACGAAAAAAATATTACAAAACTGAAAAGAGGAAATTAAAATGAGAAACAGAGTAACCTACATCACAGTAATTACATTAGTAATTATCATGTCTGTAGTTTCACTCGCAGGCTGCAACAAAGAACCTAAGTTCAAGCTGATCGCAACAGAAACTACAGTAGAGACAACAACAGAAACAGTAGCACCTACAGAGTCTAGCGAGACAACAGTTGCTACAACAGAAACAACTGTAGAAACCACAACTGAGGAAACAATTACAGAGACTACAGTAGAATCTAACTATAAGAATAACGACGTAGACTTCGGTAATGATAAGAAGGCTGCTGAAACTCACAAAGATAATAAGGGTGGCAAGGTAACTACAACTAAGTCTCCTTCTAAG